TACCAAGAAGCAGTGGGAGGAGGCCTCCCAGCAGCGGGCTGATGCCATCGATGCCATGTACGAGCAGTGGGCTGATATCATTGCCGACATGGAGAAGAGCGAGCAGCAGCTGCGAAATCAGGCGGCCGATCTAGAGAGTAAGCATGATGCTTTGCTGGAACAGATTGAGGCTGTATCAGACCAACTGGAGGAGACTCCCGACGACGAGGAGTTGAAGGCGAAGAGGCGCAGCCTCGAAGAGGCCATCAACTTCATCGTGAGTGAGCTTGACAGCGTCACGTCTGTCATTCGCTCGTTCGACGCGGCAAAGTCGGCGACGGACTACGTCGACGAGAAGCTCATCGACCAGCTAGCTGACGCCAACGACGCAGCCTCTGCCACTCCGGGTATTGAAGATGATGATCTTGTCGTTGACCTAGTCCAGCAGGCCAAAGATACCCTCGATCTGATCGAGAAGCTTAGGTCTGAGGTTCTTGCCATCCGGAAGAAGCAGGATTCAAACACTGAGGCTGTTTTCCATGCCCGCAAGCTCTTAGACAAGGCCCCTCTCACTGATCGTGCGACTCGTAATGTCCTCAAGCGAGAGCTGAAGAAATTAGAGGCAGAGGCCAAGTCACTGGCTTCCAAGCTGTCCACGGCCGTCATGAACATCCTCCAAAAAGAGGAGCAGCTCAAGGATCTACGCGTCGAGCAGAAGATCCTTGATGTATTGGAGCAGAACCAGGGGGAGCCCAAGGTTACCCCAGGGGTCAAGCCGCAGGCTGTTCCTCCCATCGAGGACATCAAGAAGCAGGTGGAGAAGGAAGTAGCCCCTGATCCGAAACCTGATCCTAATGTTGCTCCAAAGATGCTGATGGAGCGGTCAGAAAAGCTCCGTACCCTGGCACTGACGTATTCAAAGGACTATGAGCAGTTCATTCGTCATAGGATCGCTCCGGATATCCCTTCTGACCCCAAGATCGATGCGGAGATCCAGAAGATCAACGCCAAGATCATCTCTCGTGCCCTCAAGGCTAAGGAGGCGGTGAAGCCGTTCATGCGCAACCCCATGCATCGAACGGCGATGCTCACCATCCCCAGCCTCTACGAGTACATGGCCAACGTCATGAACGCCTCCCTCATTTACGAGGACGATGACGGTAATCTGGTTGAGGCTCGGGCCATCTACACCTCACTCCTGGAGGGTGACCTAGAGAAGGATGCCATCTCGTTCAAGGACTTTGGGAAGAATGTTCTAGACAAGGGCGTGGAGCTGTCTAAGTCACTGTTTAGTGGGACAAAGGACCTGGTTAAGCAGATCAACGACTGGCGCGAAAAGACGCAGTACGCGAAGAAAGATCTGGGCTCTAGGCGAGAGTCTCCAAAGGACAAGCGTCGTAGAGTAGAAAAAGAGCTTAGTGACATTCGCAAGTTCTCCAACAAAATCAAGCAGTCGATTGCCGCTTACCGTAAGGCGTTGCGCGAGACCCGCGACCCCGCACAGCGACAACTGATCCAGCAGGAGCTTCGTCAGCTAAACCAACAGTTAGTGCTGTTGGGAGAGCAGCGCGAGGGCATAGATGGGTCCCCCTTGGACGGGGCAATGGCCGCCGAGGAGAAGAAGCGCTTCGAGCTACTTGAGCAGGAAAAGCAGCAGGACGATGTCAAGCAGCTTCAGGCGTTGCTTCCGCAGCACAAAGCAAAGCTAGTCCCTCTCCTCAGGGACAGCTTCCCCAGATCTGAGAAAGCAGAACTGGAAATCCTCAGGCACTCTGAGGCCATCCGAGACACTGCGAACACCTTGGGTCAATTCGCTGCCAAGCACACCAGCGAGTACCCTCATTTTCGACAGGCTAGCCTCGCTTACTCCCTCATGTTCAGCTTCCTTCATGACACATTGATGGAAGCTTTGCGGCCTGGGGGATGACGTGGCTGACCTAGTAACCGCACTACTAACCTATGGTCCGTTGGGAATCTTCTGTGCCGTCCTTTGGATGGCCTACCAGAAGGAAAAGTCCCAGGTGAAGGAGCTGAATGACCGCATTCAGGAACTTCTGGGATCTCATTCGAAGCAGCTTGATGCCATTCGTATGGGACAGACGGAGCGTGAGCGTGAAGTTTCGAAGCTCTTAAAAGACTATGGAGAGTCCATTGTCCGGGCTACAGAGGGACTTCAAGACCTGGCTGAGAGAATCTGGAGTATCCGGCAATGAGTACACAAGAGGCACCTGACCTGGACGACGTGGACGTGCTGCACAAGTCGCTTGAGCAGGACAACCGGTCTACTGCTAGCCAGCAAGTTGAGAAGATCAACAGTTCTCTCCGCAAGATGCGAAAACTCAGTAGAGTTAGCCAGCGGCAACTTCGTGCAGTGGCAGACGAGACTACATCTACCGTTGAGGAGTCTACCAACCCTAACCTGGTAGACACGATTGAACTAAACTCATTTCCTGCAGATAGGGCCGTTAGAGATTACTCCACTGGTGAGTTCCTGATTCCTGAGCCTGATGCAGGAAAGGGTTTGTTCGCTGACATGCTCTCAGCCGCCACACAGATTGTACGCCGGGAGAAGGCTTCAATGAAGCCACTGTCTCAACGTGGTAAAGTCGTCCACCGCTGGAAGATTCTGTAATGGCAGACGTCAAGACGATCGTGAACGATGCAAACAGTGCTTTGCTTGCCGCGGTGCGTCTGACATCCCCGGGCATGGGCAAAAAGCTCAACGTCATGATGCAGGTGGCCGATACGGCTAAGTCCGCCGCTACTGCCCTCAATCGATCACTGGAACAGCATGTTTCCCGCAAGGACCCTCAGCTTCTAAATCCCAATAAACGTATTGAGGATATCATGAAGCAGCAAAACCAATGGGGAGTTTCCAGGGTACCAGAGAAGTACCGGAACAAGATCTACAAGCGGCTTCTGTGGCAGAAGTTGTCCCCTCTCATTCACCGAGAGAAAAAGACCGAGATGCAGCAGTACCAACACACGGTGGTTGCTGCGAAGATTTACACCTCCTACTTCATCTCCCTTTCCTCTGCCTGGCAAGCTGCTCTAAGCAAGCTATCAGCTCAACGAGACGCTGAAGAAGCGATTTCCGACGATCCTGAGTTCGACGCAACCAACTCTTCTATCGCCGACGAACTAAACGTAAAGCCATCTGGTATCTCCGAGCAGGCGACCAAAAACAACTCCAAAAAGCTCCAGATGAAGCCCTCAGGGGTCCTTTCTGATGAGGAGTTTGCTCAGTTTGTGAACAAGCACAACCCAAAGGTAGAGGCGGTTCGGAACGCCATTCTTGACCACAAGGACGCCATTCATACGTACCTGGTCGACGCCGACCCACGGATCTTCTCTAAGATCTCGGCAGGGAATCAGAGCCTCACCAATGCTGCTCAGCTTTGCCTGTCGCTCGCCTACGAAGCAAACAGTGCCAAAGATGGCGGGACCTTCATTGCTGCCAAGGCGACGGCAGTTTATATCGACACCATAGCCAAGGTCCTGGATTCTTCAGTGCGCGATATGAAGAGGCGACACCGCGAGACGGAGCGTCGTACCAAGGAACTTGAGAGTGTGGATTTTGACGAAGAGATCGGCTGACTTATCATGGTAGCACGACACCTAAGCAACACAGTTGCAACCACGCCGGAGGTACAGGCTCACATCTTGTACCACTGGCTCACGTACGTTAACGGATTCCTGGAGGTGGAATCTAGTGGGTCCGCCTGGACTCCCACTGACTTCAGCGGATCTACCGGTGTGGTCCAGAGCCTCACTCCTCAGCAGTTCTACGATGCAAACACTGTGTTTGACGCCACTTTCGTGGGTAAGCACATTGCTATCAAGGATTCACTGAATCCTGAGAACTGCTTTGTGGCGGAGATCACCGCTTTTGTTTCCGCCACACAGATCACTCTCGACAGTACTGCGGTACTGTCGGTTGATGCTACTGACGTCGAATATGTCGTATTTGACACGTCATCACCTCCCTCTGCGGGGGATTTCTTCGTCATCCAGACTCCACGCACCACCGGCCCTCAGTGGCAAGCTCGCTGCACCGTAGGGGCGGCACCTGCTTCCCTACACTGGGATCTGGGATTCATCGGTGGCTGGGACATTGGTACGGGATCGTGGACCCTTCCAGTGTCTTCCCTGCACTACATGCACGACTCAATGCAGCAGCTGTTCTGCGTGACCGACCCCGACGCAGGGTTTGTGTTCCTCTGGTCGGAGGATCCTCCTGGGGGTGCTGCAGTAAATCGCCACGCGCTGTGGTTGGGAGCCCTCAGTCCTTTCCACTCACCCGTGGAGACTGGGGTCCCCAAGGACTTGGCATACTCAGCCATCTTTGGGAGTACAAATGCCACCCCTCCCGCAGACAACCTGAGTAGGGACACCGCAACGGCTGATAACTTCTGTGTAGGAGAGATGCTGAACACCAGCAGCGCCGTGGTCCCAGCATACATCATGCAGAACCGCCTACTGTCCTCTGGCACTGACGTCATGACAATCTCTGCCGCATCTGTGAACCCTCGTTCGATGCAGCAGGATGACTATGACGCAGTAGTCTTCCATGTCTCTCCCGACCAGGCGTGGCGGGGTCGCCTAACAGCAGTTCGTACACTCAATGACATCGTTGCAAACAGGACCCCACTCAATAGCAACGGGACCTATGTCCTGGGTAATGGTATCGGTTGTAGCTGGAACGGGAAGGCCCCGCTGCCGTGACTTTTAGCTCTACGACACGACGGATCCTCGCCGAGCTAGAAACCAGCCAGAAGATCGCGTCCAGTGACCACGTGCAGTCCATCTTGGAAGTAGGGAGGGCCTTGGCACGTGACAACGATCCCAGGGCACAGCTGGCTCAGAGCATTCTCCCGTCTTGCCTAGCCTGCTTGGAGCAAGGGGACTCCTTCCGTCAGTCCTTCAAGTCAGATGTCTTATCTGGGATACCGAAGGTTCGCTGGTTTGACGACAAATTCTGGTGTGTACTTCTGATGCTCCTTGACCGGACAGGTAAGGATAACACCCACTTGGGCGGACCTATTCACCAGATGATCTTGGAGATTCACGATGATTTCGATCCTCGTGACATGATTGATGGCTAGCTTCTCCTCAGACTTTTCAGTTAGTTCCTCCTTTGTGGGGGCTGGTACGTCAATTGACGCTACCTTTGGTCAAGCTTGGCCTCCTGAGGCTGGGTGCATTGGGTACTCTGTCAGTGGCCTACTAGGTGAGGGCGTCTCCACCGTTGTAGCTGCTGTTACTGACGAGGCTCGTGAGTACATGGCACGGTCGATCACTGACGGTACTTCCTTCCAGATCACACACGTAGCTGTTGGTAGTGGTGGTTACGACCCCGCAAATCCGCTTCTAGCGACCATCGTGGACCCCACGGCAGCCTCCCTACAAGCAGAGGTCTTTCGTAAAGAGGTCGATCAGGTTGAGATTACCACTCTAGATGGTACCGCCAGATCGTTTGTCATGCGTCTCGGCCGTGAGGACATTGCTGCTCCCATTGGTGAAATTGGCCTGTTTGCCACCATCCTCTATTCTCCGTTCTCTTACGAGGTGGGAACTCAGTTCCTTTTTGCTGCCGCTCACCAGCCCCTCAATGTTAAGACCAACCGACACGTCGCGTCGTACCGCGTCGTAGTAGCTCTAGGAAGCTGAATCATGGACTTCTTCAATACATTCAAGCAGCTCCTCAAGTTGTCCGTGTCAGACGAGGAGGTCGTGGCTAAGAACTCGCTTCTTGCCGACACCGACTTCGCTGCCGCCATTTCTGCGCACATCGACGCACTGACGGTGGACCACAATCTCCGACTTAACACCACAAATGTCTCGGCTTCGAGCGGTCTTCTTGTGCCTGACGAGAATTCTCGCGAAATATGCTACGACCCGAAAGGCTCAGGTAAGGTCATTCAGGGTCATCTAGAAGCAAACATCAACAACGTTGTCAAGATGTGGCAACGGTCGGATGATGCCGACGGTACAGCTACTGGAACTCCGTACGGCACTTTAGTAGATGGTCGTCGCTTCTACATCACTGATAGCTCGCGTGGGGTGTTATACCTAAACGAGCATGGCCAAATACTAGGTGGTGTTCCTGGGTTTAATCAACCATCTCCTGGGTACGGAGTTCCCTCATCCGCCATCACCTTCCAGGTTGGAGTCGTGGAGTACTTGGCTGTTTGCTCCACTCAGGATCATTTCATCCAGGTATATGATACCTCGGATTTCAGCCTTGTAAGTACTTTTGGTACTTATGGAGTTGCAGGACTGCCCTCCGGAGGGGACGTGGATAGTCCCACTGACCTGGCCTTTGATGAGGCTACGTCTACTCTGTACGTGTCTTGTATTGCTGGCATGCCCCCTGGTGGAACGGGCACAGGGTTCGTCTTTTCCCTTGACCTCACGGATCCGGCACTCCCCGTGTTTGGTTCGTACCTCGCTGTCAATGATGGCAGTACACTTGATCAGGGGTCTGTTGTCTCCCCTATGAGTCTGTTTTATGACTCGAACCTTTCTTCCCTCTGGATCCTTTCTGTAGACGCTCTAAACGTTACACGCCCTTTAGAAGTTGGCGCTCTGGCTGTCACTGGGACCGCAGGTCTGGGGTACCTAAATGGGTACTTGGAGTTCCGCGGGACGGACTTTTCGGTTAGTTCCCTTGCATCAAAGCTTCATGTAGACGTAACTCGTCGTCGTCTATACCTCACAAATTCCCCCGGGGTTGAGGTGTTTGATACTACTTCCATGAAACACTTGTACACGTTTGGTGGATTTGGTCAGGATGAAAGTTCTGATGTGCCTGATAGTGGCACCACACTTCCTCCCACCGCAAGTTTAGTAATGAGCGTAGTGTCAGACACCCTTACGGTTGACGGTGTTGACATCAACTTTCTCCTCTTCACTGATTTGACCAACAACCGAGTTGTGCGCGTTGGTGAGAACTTGTATGAGGGTGAGAACATTGTAGTGTTCACTGCTATGGAGTTTGATGTTCCCATTAGTCTCCATGGGTACTTGGTAAAGGGAAGCCTTTCTTCCTCCAAGGTGATCATCGAGTACCGAACCTCTACAACGGGGGCATGGCAGGTACTTTCCCCTACTGACTCTGTCCCAGCCCGCGAGTGGTTTCAGTTCCGACTCAAAATAGCATCTGACTTGTCAGACATGATCCAACGTCGTGCTATCCACGAGATCTTGGTAGTAGGTGAGCAGGAGTAACTATGGCTTGTTCGACGGCGTCGTCCGCCGCTGAGACAACGACTTCAGTCGTCTTAACTGCCACTTCGCGTACGTTGTCTGTGCGTCATGAGGCATTCTCCATCTACAGTAACCCCTGTGCCTACCTTCAGGCGAATCTCCTACCTCTAATAAGTGCGGATGCGTCCATTCCTGCTAGCGCCTCATATACATGTAGTCTTGACTCTATATCTGTTTTATCGAGCGGCAAGCGTCTGTACTTGTTCACCCTTGTTGCTTCTTGGACGGAGTAATACCAATGGAAGACATTTTAGCCATTCTTGAGCAGGCAGTGGGATTTCTTCTTCCACACTTGCCCTTCATTGGAACTGTGCTGGTTTTCACCATCATTGGACAGTTCACCAGTCGTCGTCTTTTCACGCGAGAGCGTGCATACAAGAAACAGAAGTCAGCCTGGTACAAATTCTGGGAGAACCAGTGGTTCTGGTGGTGGATGCGGGAGTCTCTGCCTCTTCACCCGATCATGTCAGGTGCTCTTCTGGGCCTTGTGTGGCAAGACCCTGAGGGACATGGCTGGGCACCCTTAGCCTCCATGTCTTACTTTGCCCTCGCAGGGGTACTTAGCCTATTTTCTTGGGCTGTAATCCGTGGGGTTCTCAAGAAGCGTGGCATAGATTTGGTACTCCCTGGAGAGAGCGTTCGACCTCCACGCCATTCCTATCCCTCACTGTCAGACGAGGACATTGAGGAGGTCCTGTGACATCGGTACAGGCAAAACTTAGGTACGTGGCCTCAGTTGCGTCTTCTCGTGGGTTACGCGTTCTAGCTGCTCGCCTACAGCGGGTGGCTGGAAACTGGAAGTCTACTTCCTCTGATGAAGTCTTGGTTGACGGGATCGAGGAAGACCGCGCCGATGAACCTCCTCTGGAGGAGGTAGACACTGACGCTTCAGACAAGCTATATGAGGAATCAGATGAGGAATCAGATGAGGAATCAGATGAGGAATCAGATGAGGAATCAGATCTAGAGGACAAGGACGCTTCTTTTGGTGGTGGAATCCCTGTGGGTTCTCTTCCTCACAAAGAGCGTCGTCAAGGGCCCCACCCCAAGGACGTCGAAGTGGGCAAGCCTGACTGGTGGAATAAGTGGTGACTAGTCGTTTGAGGGCTTTTACTCTCTTGGTAATCCTTATTACGGGGCAAGCTTGCCTCTGTTTCGCTCAAGAGGTACCTACGGGCCCCCAGCTATCCGTGCCCTTGCTGGAAGGGCGTCCAGCGCCTTTCACTGGCCTTTTAATCTCAGAAGCCGCTGCAGGTGAATGCATCGAAGATGCCGCCGAGGTAGACCGTCTTAGAGTAGAGACACGAGTTCGCCTCAGAGAACTCGAAGTGAGTGCCCAATTGTACGAAGAGTTTGTAGGGGAGCAGCGTTCTCGCATTACGGCCTTGAGTCAGTATAGCTGGTGGGACGAGAATGGCGCTCTATTTTCTCTTGGTGTAGGCCTAGTTTTGGGAGTTGTAGTCTCACTCGTCGTTTTTGCACTCGCTCAGTAGGTAACACCATGGCTGATCTGAAATTCATTGGCACCAACTACCCGTCAGAAACGATCCAGCGGCAGGCAAATCCCACTGCTGACTCGTTATTGATCAACCGGGTTCGTCCAACTGGCGGTGGGTTACCTTTTGTCATTGAGCCAGTAAATGACAGTACTATTGCGAGCGCCACCCTCTTTAGAGTACTTGACGCCCCTGCAGGGACATCGGCAGTAGAGCTGACCAGGAACAGTACTGGGAGTTCCTTTGAGCTTGATATTGCTGGAGAAATCTTTAGTAGTCGTGGCACGTTCAATTCTCCGTGGGAATCTAACTTTGTTGATTTCGATTATCAGCTAGCTCTTACCTTTGCACCCTCAGGCACTCCGTCTTATGGGCCAGCAAGTTCGGCCTCCGTAGTATACGGCACCGGGTCCGCAGCCCCTGACGTTACCGGATTTGCATCAGGGCTGGGATCTCTGTTGTTGACGTCTGACGGAGTTGCCTACATTAAGTCGGGGCCTACTAACACAGACTGGTCACAGCTTTCAACTGTAGATGGAATCTGGCCTCAACTAGCTCCGTCAGGGTCAGCTGCAGCCCCAAGCTATGCTTTCGCACCAAATAGTGGCACTGGTGTTAGCTCCTCCGTTTCAGGGGACTCACTAATCATTTCAGCAGACGGAGACTCTGTACTAGAGGTACTGGGGGCGCCGGTAGACGGATCTGGTGTCACGTCATTTTTGTCCGTAGCAGGGGATGCTTCACAACTTAACTCTACCTCTGATGGGTTTACCCTTATCCAGGGTAACGTAGTTGACACTGCACTTGGAGCTTCTGGGCCCAAGTTGCTGCTTTCTTTGGGGGTAGATTCTACCCCTGTATGGGAGGTAGATAGTACCGGTACACTAGTCACAGGAACGATTGGAGGGGCAGCTGGAGGTGACCTCTCGGGTACATACCCAAATCCCACCGTAGGCAAGCTTCAGGGACGCGATGTTGCTTCTACGGTGCCCACCAACGCCTACGTGCTGACCTGGAATAGTGGAGCTGCTCGGTGGGAGCCGCAGGCGGCCCCCGGTAGCACAGTTACTCTTCAAGATGCGTACGATGGGGATCCCACAGTCACTCTTGTGTCCGCGACTCCCATCGCGCTCACTGCGGCAGGGGCGAATGAGGACGGGGTCACGGTCACGGACGGTACCGCCACAGCGCGGTACCGAGCAGATGCGGTGGTCGTCGAGGGCGACACGCTCACCATCACCGCCGGAGGTGGTCAGGCCGCAGTGGTCGACGGACTGCTAAGTGCAGCGACCGGTGACGAGGTGGCCTTCGACCTGTCCTACACGGTCAACAAACTGACCAGCGGAAACTACACGGGGCTGAAGGTCAACGTCACCGAGACCTCAGTGCCTGGCAGCGCCAACAAACTGATGGATCTTCAGCTTGGTGGCACCAGCTTCATGCAGCTGATGTCTACTGGACAGCTTCAGGTCGCTGCGGCAGGAGCAGGATTGCCGATCATCGCTAGCTTCACGGATGACGACACTGGGATCACGTGGGCCGGCAGCGGCGACGACATCCTGCGTGTTGCCGCGGGCGGCGAAGAGGTAATGCGCGTCGGCCCCCACGATGCGGCGAACGGCAGTGGCGAGATCGACTTCTGTAAGCTGGAGTTCGACCCCACTCTTCAGAACACAGTCGGAGATGGCTGGAACGCGCTGGCAGTTGATGTACTGGCGCCCGGTAATGGTAGCGGCGCGGATCAGCGCATGATGGATCTGCGGCTCGCTGGAACCACGGTGGCTGCCATCGACGTTCAGGGAGCACTGCACGTTAGTGACGGCTATGTCACTGATCCCTCACTCTCTTTCTTGAGCGAACCCAGCACGGGCTTTCGGTGGAGTGGTGCGGGCGAGATGCGCGGCGTATGTGCCGGCACAGACATCTTGGTCCTCACAGACGCCGCCACTGCCTCTGATCCGATCCTAGAGTTGCAAGACGTAGGCACCACGCGAATCACCGTGCAACGGGATGGGACGATCGAGGCCAACGGAACGCTTACAGCGCAAGGTAGTGTAACCACTGGGTCTCCTGCTGTGGATTTGACTAACGCCAATAGTTTCACGGGCAGCAGCGGCCTTCAGGTCTTTGCGCAAGTTGCAGGCACGGTGAATCAAACCGGAACAGCCGGGTACGCAGGACTTGTGGTCAACATCACAGAGACTGCGACTGGGTCTGGTGGCCGTACTGGTCTGCTGGTGCAGCAGGGCGCTGACATTGTCTTTCGTGTGGCTGACGATGTGGTGGCTGTGCCGCTGGACGGGACAAAGGTAGCCCCCGCCCTCCAGGTCGGAAACCAGGCCATGGGCTTGTACGATGGTGGCACTAACATCCTGGGTATTGCGGTGAACAGCGAAGCTGTGCTGCTCGATAACACTGGTACGGATCCCGAGTTCACACCCGATGTCGACAACACCTGGATGTGCGGTACTTCTTCGCTGCGATGGAAGGAGATCAATACGGTGGTTTCCAATGTGGGCGACATCGAACTGCATGGACAAACTGACGATGCACACTGGACAATCAATGAGGATCGTCATGGCCTTTATGCGCATGACCGTAAGACGGGAAGAGTGTTCAAAATACCTCTTGTTGAGATTGATCCGTCAGAGGCCCCAGACCCGGTGAACTAAGTGGCTGACTTTATCGTTTCAGGCGGTGGTTTGGTAGTTTCAAGTGGTGGCTTTTTAGTCCAGGCCGTCTCAGCTGTCTTGCTCGACTACGGTGATGCGACGTTCTTTCGCGCCAGTAGGAGTGCGCTAGTAGACCCTCGTGAAGGATGGACGTACGACGCCGTAGGCTGGGCCTTGCACGAAACACCAAGCCCAGACATTGCCTCGGACTGGGTGACAGTTCTTTCGCCTGTTATTACAGGCGGACAAGCAGATCCGAACGGTGGTACCGATGCAACCTATCTTGAGGATGACAACGCCTCTGGGTACGAGGCGGTGGAGTGGATCGGGTCGGTGGCCATGGCCACCGACGGTACTTATCGGTTCCGCGTCTACATCGCAAAGGATGCTGATGAGACGCGGTTCCCAGAGTTTCAGTTCAAAGACAGTGCTGGTAGCGCGCTGCGATACATCGATGTCAACACTTCGACCGGTGCCACAGCAACACGGGTGAACACCGGGTGGATCTCAGCCTCTCACACGCTCACAAGCCACGACGCGTCGTGGTGGCTGCTCACTGTCGAGCTTACTTCGCCCAACACGAACACCATCCAACTCCTCATCCACCCAGCCGTGGGCACAACCCTCGGGAGTGCGACGGTTACGGCTGTCGGGGGCGTCACTGTCTACGTCGATCAAATCGATTCCGAGGCTGGATGGAAGGCCACGGATGTACCACGCATCCTGAGTGATGGTGCCCTCTTGGTCGAGGGGGCCCGGACTAATCTCATCACGCACAGCGCCGACCTCTCGGCGTGGAGCGCTAGCAATGCCTCAGTAGTGGGAGGAGAGATTGCACCTGATGGTGGTGTTACTGCTTACGAGGCAACTGATGCCTCCGCGGTAGCACAGGGGTATCGGCAGACCGTTGTTACGACAACAGCAACAGGGGCGCACGTGCTCTCTTGCTACATAGCAAAAGATGCAGTCACCTCTCGTTTCCCTCACATTTCGATCACAGCCGGAACGGGTACTATCACTCCGTCTGCGGTCAGTTTTCGCGTGAATACGTCCACCGGGGCGTACCACGACTTTTCCGGGTCTGGTACAAGCATTACTGTGCTCGATAGCGGTGCGTGGTGGCATGTGTGTGTGTCGTTTAGTGTGGCCACGACTGGGTCGCTGAACGTGCGGCTATACCCAGCGGCTGCGTCAACCATCGACGGTGGAGGCGAGGTGGCCACGCTGGGTAGTGTGATTTCGTGGGGTTGGCAGTTTGAGGCAGGGGCATACCCTTCTAGCTTGATCCAAACAGAGGGAGCATCTGCGACGAGGGCGTTTGAGCGTCCAAGTTTTCTGAGTTCAGAAGGGAGCCCGTGGCCTGAGCGGATCAATAGTGGTCGCTTCACTATCGATGTGTGGCCGGCATGGTCGAGCGCAGAGGCTCCTGCGGGGCAGTTCTCCTATATCCTAGCGAATGGGAATAGTGACGTTTTCTACCTCTACAAGAACGCCAGTACATTAGAGGTGCGCCTTCAGGCCGCAAGTGTAAACGTCATTACTCCGTTGGGCATTACGTTCTCCGCGCACCAGCGACTTACATTTACGATCGATTGGCCAGCCCAGGAGCTTACCGTGAGTGGGGCTACTACTGGAGACCAAACGGCCGCGATCACAGCGGCGGAGTTCACCATGACCTCAACGGATCGTCTTACTGTCGGACATAGCACGTCCACCACGGGCCGTGAGTTCAACGGAGTTCTTTCCTGGCCAGTAACGTCTTGAGGCGAATCGTATGATTTTCAGAGCTGAAACTACTTCCACCACCACGTCTGACGCAACCCCCAAGTTGTTCTTCACCTGCCCCGCTGGTGATCGTGCATTGGTTATCTTCATTCAGGCGTATGAGACTGGTGGATCACGAGCAAACCATAGACGCTTTGCCTACCACGCTACCCGGTACACCACCTTTGAGGCGTCTGTGCTAGTGGATTCGATTTCTATGCATGCCGACGATGGCAGTGCAGGTGGCGCCGCTTGGGCAATAGAGATCCAGGATAATGGTGCTGGTGCTCTGGAAGTGAACGTCATTGGTGCTGCTGCCACCAACATTACCTGGACCGCCATGGTTCATCACTGGGATACTTCCACGATCTAAACTAGCCCTCACATTGAGGGCTCCCACTTACTCATTCTGACTAAGGAAACCATGACTGACGTAACGGCCAAAGACTATATCCAGCTATCGCCTGAGACACTTGCAACTTTAGACGAGCACATGAAGCGACTCTACGCCAACAAGGCTCAATTTGGGCAGGTGTATCTGGAGCTGACTGATGCAAAAGAGCAGTGGGCTAGGGTGCTCAACGAGTACGAGCAAGCCCTAACTGATGCACGGAGAGAGGTAAAGAAGGCGCAGGCAACCCTTTCCAACTATGGCCAAGGCCTCGCAGACGCCCATGGATTAAACCTCAAGGAGGGCTCCTGGGTCCTCTCACTCGAAGAAGGTGCCTTTATTCGCAAGGATTCAGGTGAACACGAAACCACAGGTACCTGATGTACGAAGACGCTTTGCTGATGGTGTTGACGCCTGTAGTTATGTTCGGAATTGGCTTCGGGCTGCGCGATGCAACTATATTTGATACCCCACGTCAGTGGGCGGCTGCAAGGTCGCAGCTAGTTGACCAGCTGCTGCAATGTAGGTACTGCACTGGGTTTCATGCAGGCTGGCTAGCGTTTGCACTCCTACCGAGCAGTTGGGTGTGGGATCCAACCACACTGCTGTATGGATTGATCTATGCATTCATGGGAGTGTTCTTTTACCCTTACCTGGATCTAGTGCTTCTAGGGTTGGAGAAGAAGCACGAATCGTGAACTCTCTCCTGTCTCAGCTTATTTGAGGTGGGATGCGAGTGTATGCCTCACCATACGGAGGGCTTCATCCTCTGACTCCCTCTTCTCTCCTGGCCAACAGCGACTCAGTTGTTATCCAGGAGAGTGCCAATTGTGGAGATGTACGACTTGTACGCCAGCCTGACATATGGGAGCCTAGAGGGGGCAGGTTCAAGAACTTGGCAAACCTGGGCCCTGTGTTTCGTATGGGATTCTTGGTGCAATGTGCCAAGAAGGACAACCGCCCCCAGTCAGGTGCTCCGAAGCGAGTGGTCCTTTGCTGGGCTCCGCTCCAGGCTCCTGGTCTGTCGGGAGACAACGTGGTTCCAGGTCGACCAGGTCCGACCAACCCCGTGTGGGTAAGCTGCTCCTGCGCCTATTTCCGGTACAACTGTGAATGGGCGCTGAGCCGTTATGGCTCGTCAGACATCCTGTACAGTAACGGCCAGCCTGCTCGGATCCGAAACCCTCGTGGAGTAGGAAAGGTCTGCAAGCATATCTATGCAGCACTACCTGCCTCGATTCAGTTCTGGAGCGAGCAGGCTGTAACCGACCAAGTCGTAGAAGAGCCGGAGGTCGAGTCACCTCCGCCCGCTCCTCAGATGCAGCCGCAAGACGAACAGCCGTCACAAGAAACAGAAGCCCCTGAGGAGCAGGAAGAGGAACTTCCCTCCGAGGACGAGCTGCCTCCACGTGAGGCTCGCTTCGCCAGGATCTCCGAGAATCTGCGATCTCTCGCCTTCTCTTATGACACGGACTGCTGCTAGCCATGGGTCGAATTCGAAAGCTTTTCGAGCTAATTAATGGCAAGCTGCCAAGTCACAACTCTGCGTTTGTTAAGACGCGGGGTATCGCTCACCCCCTTGATCCCTTCTTGTCTGGGCGGCTGAGGTTCGCCCGCAGGGTTGGCTCACCTCTGCCCATTTGGCTCCCAGAGAACCAGACAACCCTATCCTCTGCTGTCTCAGCAGAGACCAGTCGGTTACCTCTGTCTGAATCGATCTCTTGGATTGACGTAGGGTCCAAGATCAAGCTCGATGACAAGGTGTTCGTTTTTGTGGATGACATCTTGGACGATGGGGACACTCTACTGCTGTCTGAGCCCCTCATCACAGGGTACCCATCTGAAACTGAGGTCAGGTTGTATGGGCACCCGCTCGAACTCAACGGGACATTTTCCCCAGACCCTGACGGCGCGGCAATTGCGGACAAGTTCGTCAGGGATTTGGACCCGAAGGAATCCTGCCGTGTGTTGGCAGACTCCAACCAGAGCCTAGTAGGGGAACCTACGGTTGATGGCGTGGTTTTGTCTGCGGGGGATCGCATTCTTCTGACGGGACAGACAGACCCCAGCGAGAATGGTGTGTGGGAGGTATCTGTTTTCGACTGGAGTAGACCCTCTGACTTCCTTGCGGGATCTTCGGCTTCCCACTCCCATGTCTTCATCCTTGAAGGTGCCTCCTACGCAAGTAGCAGCTGGGTCTGTACTAACGAAGAGGGCTTCGACACAGTAGCTGATTCCACACTAGTCACCCCCGTGACAGGTGACAACCTGACGTGGAGTCGGTTCTCTTCCGTAACCACTTTTGTGGTTCACTCAGACCATCCCATCTACCCCGGTGACCAAATCAACTTCAAGTTCTTCGACTACGATGTTGTCGAATCGACCCCATCTGGCTTTCACCCCGACGGACGTATCACCTACCAGATCACAATCGATGTAGGCATCCCGGATGAGCTAGAGGATGGCAGGACTGACCAGCTGTACCTAGTTGCCAACCCCTCTTACGAGTCAGAGCTTCTGCCCCTGCCCAAGATCCCGCTCACGGACAGTAACATCGGTCCGTTCCTGCTCGATCGTGTGTCGGGGTCGTTCTTTAATGACTTGTCCGTAGAAGAACACGACGTGATCACTGTCCACAACGCCTCAGGGAGCCCTGTTAGGCGCATCAGACAGGGCTCCAAGAACGAGTTCATCTACAACGTCGCCATTCCTTCAGACTCATTCCTATTTTGGGATGTGGCACAGGGGACCGTGAACTACTCACGGTCCCGGCAGAACTTCGTGGCCTACACAGACCACAGAGGGCAGTTCCATGCACACTACATCTGTGTGCCTGAGCTGGAGCGCTCTCCGGGGTTTGATGGGTGGTCTGCTCAGGTAACGCCAGAGGTAGACACCTGGATGAACGTTCATTTGGACCCGAACCCTCTTCGAGCCCCGTTCACAACTCGCGTCCCAGGTGCTTCTCCACCTCCTCCCCCTCCACGTGGGGGTCTGTTCCTTCCCGCTGGAGTCACCACCACGGTAAACATCGATCTACCCGAGGGATCTGAGCCCGTGAAGCAGATTCACGTCCTGTTTGACACAGGCGGAACTCCGGAAGCTCGGGTAGACATGAAAGGGTGGGAGATACGGGGCGTTGAAACTGCTGCCTTCGTATCTCATGCCACTATTGCTCGTGTAAGCGGCCGAAATGTATGGGCCAGCGGCTCAGCTTTCGCAAAGCCTTACTGGCTTCGGCTTACTTATCTACAGGTCCAGTCGGACCTTTACTCCCGTTTTAACGCCGGGTTACTCGCCACATGAGACGCATTCTACTAGCAGCTCCAATGACCCTCGACATGCTCGAATTCGAGCGTGACGTCCTTGTAGAGGAGATCCTGGAGCGAACAAAGCTTTTGTTTGCGTCTGTGGATGCGAACCTGAACAAGTTCGGGATTGTGGATAGCGCTGACCCCGCTGACGCTGTGGCTTCAGACCTGCGCCCCTTCGTCGTCACAGTCAACTCGGCCGATCCAGGCACAATCGATGTGCGTGGCGGCACTGTTGTCTTCTCTAGTGGGGAGATTCTTCTCCTAAATGAGATTTCTACTCGCATCCCAGTGGTGGGCGGTATCGGCACGAAGTCAGTTGTATACCTGTACTTCGATGAGCAGGAGCTTTACCCTAAGCTTACCCGCCACGACACCCTCCCCAACACGCGGCTGGACTACCTAGACAGCGCTGCGGACTACATTCGCGTCAGCACTCTCACTGACTTTGCCTCGCTCAGCTCTGCGGAGCTGGAGCGGGTGATTCCTTTAGCTCAAGTGACTGTGCAAGCAGTAGCATCTGGGGCTGGGACCATTTCAGAGCTGTTCGTAGACATGTCCAGGGACAACCTGGCGACAAATCGTCCCTGGTTCTCGGCTGTCGATATTGAGCACCGCAGCTATACAGGGTCAGGTGTAGTCACCTCGAACAACCCACATGGGCTATCGCTGAACGACATATCAGCGACAGGGGAAGCAACCCTTTTCCAGCTTCACCTCGACCATGGGATGATTGTGTCCAAGGACAAGGACGTTCCCAAGGTGCCCGGGAAGTTGTGCTCTGAGGAGATTCTCCCGGGTGCGATCGAGGTGGACACGACCGGTTCCGTGACGGGTGTGATGGGTGCTTACTACTTCTTCACAGGGAAGTTCCCCACACAGATCATTCGCTGCTCAGATCCGGACAACTTCTACGATTACGCCCCAGTTCACGTCACTCGGAAGAACCTGGTTTTCCTTCTGCCTGACGATGAGTACGTCCCAGGTAACTCGATTCTCATCGACTACATGACCACGTCGGCCGCGGAACCTCCCACCGAGACCCCGCTGACTCGCCTGACGTTTGGCTCCATCGACAGCCGTGAGACAGTTATCGCTGACGGTCGGACGGTTTCCACCATATTCAACACAGAATACACCTTCGAAGATGCTGGGCCTATCCCTCAAGATTACACTGTCTATCTCGATGGCGATGGAGACTTCCAGCGGTACCCACACACTGTTCTCTGCTACAAGAAGCTCACTGCTATCGGGTCTACTCTTCAGCAGTTTGACACAGCTCTCGTCGGGCCAGGTAGAGTCAAGGTCGCTCTTTCCAACGCGGTTGCATCGGCTACTCTCTCAGTAGAGATTCAGATCACCGGTACCGACGCAGAGGGCACCATCATCACAGAGACTGTGTCATTCGGCTCCTCTTGGGTAGACAACGCTGCAGGCAACTGTGTTGAGTCCTCTGACCAGTTCGTCGTGACAGGGAACACCTTCGAGACACTCACCAACTTCATCGTGGTGACCAACACAGACTCTGGACCTGACGCTTCTATCGCCATGTACGGAGACGTGACTCCTCTCCGCACGGAGGCCTTGGCTGACATCCTTCCGATCGTGAAGGTGACGTGGGACGGTCTTCAGGTCTGTGATATCGAGGACATTCGCCCCATCAACACAACGATGCACCTGCCCCGGGTAACCAAGCACGCAGCTGCGGGTGCCCCTCTGTCAGAGACTACTCTGATTTATTGGCCCGGGTACATGTTCAACTTCTGGGTTGAGGACTTCGACAAGCCTAAGTTCGTCACCACCCGATGGACCGACGATTCTACCGCTGTGTCACTCTCACCGTCTGAGAGTGAGATGCAGCGCATCTTTGAGGGTAGTGACATTGGGGACCGATACATCTCCAAGCCCGTTGCAGTTCGCCCTCATACCTCAGGTCCTACTGCCCTTCGTATTCTTCCAATCGAGCCCGACCGTGACTTCAACATGTGGGTCCGTTTCTTCGACGGTTCCGGTGCGTGGTCGGACTGGTCCAACATCTCAACCCTGCTAGGGCCCAACTACACCATTGACCTTACCACCGCCGCTTCGCCCCTAGTGAAGTGGCAGGTTCAGATCGAAGGCCAGTGCAAGGGGTTCTTTGCGGTATACGTCACAGACGGTGCAGGTGCCTCACCGATCATGGTGTTCGATGTAGGCACGTTTGACAACGGTGCATTCGAGTAATCCATGAGCAAAAAGATCATACTCAATGACAATGAAGTTGTCACAAATGAGGACGTAACCAAAGCGTCGGAGTGGCCAAATAGGGACCACCTCCGGGTCATGGATGGTGTAGTGTCAGGCGACATGGACGTAACAGGTCCAGCCGCCGGGACCTTCATTGCAGAGGCTATCGCTTCTGGTCTAGGCATTGATTTCAGTTCCACTAACCTAGACGTAACAATACAACCCGGACAGGCACTGTTCCGTGTGGGGACATTCGATGCCGATACAGAAACCCCTCTTCAACTCGCCACGTTAGAGTCTCCCTACACTATATCCCTTCCCGTCGCCGACGGTTCTGGGTTTCGTTGGTCCCTTATTGAGGTAGGGGTAGAGACTTTGGTGGGTAGGGAGGACCGGGAAGTACTGACCCGGGTAGGGCCGTATCGAAAGACCCTCGTCACTACCTCAGTAGAGAAGACGAGAACCCGCAGCTTGCGTTTCCGAGTGCGGTCAGGTGCTGCCAACAGCACGTATGAAGACGCTGCCCTTCCCTCGCTTCAGCCTGATCTTTCATGGCTGCCCCTCTGGGCAGTACTGGTAGCTCCCTCTCAAACTGTGATCTCAGGCGCCAACCACATGGACATGCGCAAGTTCGCGCATCGCATGGTCTCTGGAGGCAACGCTTCGTTCCTTCGGGGATGGGATTCTGCTCCACCCTCCCTCTACAAGCGCTCCACCTCCGTCATGATGACCTCGGCACGCGAGGTAGTGGTTGGCGGCTACCGTGGCACCCTGGTGGGGCTCAATGCTCGGTCCTTCGTCCCTCAGGCACCGTCGGTAGGAGCGAACGACAACCTTGCCCGCCGATCAGGTCTAGCTCTCAACACGAACGACTGGTTCTACATCTACGCCTACCGTCCGAGTAGTTCCTGCGGCTTCATCGGTCTCATGATCGACAGTACACCTCCCCTGCACGGCAATGAGGGGTACGAACACGGAAACTTCAACTCCGTCTTCGGTTCTCCGGGGGTTCCTGGGCCTTTCCCTGCGTCAGGGACTGCCTCGTACCACTTCCTTGGTTCCGTCAAGTTTAGACTTGACGCCACTAGTGGACTGTTTGAGTATCGGGACTTCCACAAGGCGGGGAACTACGTAGTCCTGAGCGGCGCTCGTAGCACCAACGTACCCACCGGAGCTAACTACATCGCCCAGTCTGCTCTGACCGGGCCTGGTACAGTTACACTGAATCTATCTGCCCTAACTGACGTAAACGGGGACCAGATCCTTCCGGATCATGCACGGATGGCAAAAATCAACTTCAGCTTCCTTGCAACGGGTGCGGGTAGTATTTCAATCCAGACAGATGACGGATCTCAGCTCTGGGCCACGGCTTATGCGGGAGCTGGAGGCAGTGATAGTATCACGTTGGACGTCCCCCTGCCATTCAGTGGCAACATGGGATTTATTGTTGTGAAGCAGGGGACTCCTTCGATCACTTACGACATCGTTGTCACTGGATTCTATGAGGACCTGCCATGACTCAAAATCGTACATGGAACTTCGGTGACACCTTTACGACTCGTCGAGTCGGAACCGCATGGTCGTCGCTCTTCCCTAAGGGCGTACTCGACGGATTTGACTTGTCAGTGGCAGACACAGACAAGGTCGCGATGTCCGCGGGATTTTGCATGCTCCCCAGCGGGATCATCCTATCAGAGTCCGAGGTCCAGGAGTTTGTTTTCTCCCCGCTCACTGCATCCGCTCGCACTTACACCTTCACGGTCCGCCACACAGACGCAGACACCATTGGTGGTCAGGCTGGCATATTCGCAGTGGAAACCGGCGAGTTGCTTCCTGCAGACGTTACGAATGGGGTTGTTCTTGGGTACCTGTATTACCCCGGCGGTGGCGTTGCCATCGAGGCGCATCATCTATTCTCTGCTCGGAAAGTTCCAGCTCGTTCCCAGGATGAGCCTCGTCTTCTTCCCAGTTTCGTGTCTGCTCCCTTTTCCACGAAGTGGGTTGTGACGGCGCAGGGCTCAAACACGCAGATTTCTGACGGCTTCACAGCTCCTTACACCTACACCTCAGTAGAGACTGATGGCCTTGGTCCGGCTCCGCCCAGCTACGAGACAACAACGGCCGTCATGACGTTCCCTGTAAGTCGTTTTCGGCCTGTAAGCATTGACGTCAGGTTAGAGGTTGACGCTAATTCTGAGTTTGAACTTCGGTTATATGACAGTGACGGAACGCTTGTAACTCTAAGTGATCAAACTGTTTCTGGTCCCTTTACTCCGGCCGCTAGTCATCGCGTCGAGGTAGACCCAGGATCGGGTGTCTTCACAGATGGGAGTCACTTTGCGCTTGAGTTGGAGTTCCGAACCCCTCAGCTCGATTCAATCGAAATCCAGACTCTAACAATTAATTACGATCCTCTGCCTTAATGGAGCCTTTCAATGCTTTGCATCCTCAAGTTCTTCGAAAACACTAGCCCCCTACCTTCTGGGGCTGCTTCCGAGAACAAAGTCATCTCTCGCACCATGCTCAAGATTGCAGTAGTTTCTCGCTACTACAAGGAGCGTAATTCAGGTAAGAGGATGCCGGCTCACGGTGAGCTGTGGAAGTGCCGGATCGTCAAGGAGCTGCAGAGCGGTGAGAACCGTGGCCTCTTCATCGTGGAGCCAATCGAGCAGGTCAGTGAAACCTCCATCATCCGGCTCATTCCAGGGTGGTACGATACGAAGCTCGTTCGTGGTAGGTTGATTGTCATTCCTCGTAAGCCCGGTGAGAACTGGATCATGCCCCTGACGCATAAGCGCATCATGGCCGAGGAGAACAACGCCTATTGCGTCATCGTGCAGCTAGACGGTCTCCCGTTGACCGAAGCCCCTAAGGACGAACTTCCTCCTGCCCTGGCTGTAGACGAGGACGTCGATGTCGGGTAAGTTCTTTTACGGAGAGTTGGCGGCGTCATTGCGTGTTGGTGACAAGGTACGCTTTTGCAATTCACCTACGCCAGGCAAGGCTGGGAAGATCCTCGTCCCCAGATCAAAGGCGGAAGAGAACGCAATCCTGCGTAAGATCAAGGGAAGCGTAGGCTGGGTCGAAGTACTGCCCCAGCTTGGGGCTAAGGTGACCTCTCACGCCATTGCTGAGTCAGGCGCCGCCAGTGCCGTAAACCTTTCTGTCCCTGTTTCGGTCCGGGGACGCCTGAAGATCACTTGAACTACGCATCTGCCATTGAGCGGAGGGACGCTCTCAATAGCAAGCTCAAGCGAAAAGAGCTGCAGAGCTACGTATCCTTGCATCCATTGGACGACGGGGAGTACGAAATACGGTTGATCATTCACCCGGATGAGTCTTTCCTGGAGGGCAAGTTGGGTATTCCTACACACCCCTGGACCCAAGAAGACGCCCAAGGCTCACCTTATGTAGAGATGACTCCTCGCACACCCAAGCAGAACATAGATGAACTTGGGCAGTACCCCCATGGGGCACGTAGGCGCGTGGATGGTCCCTCTCATTCTCCTGACGTCAATCCAGCATACCCAGGACTTCGTCGCATTCCCGAACTTCAAGACATCGTGAAGGTTGTAGCTATGACCGAGAGTATTTCCGACCGACTTCAGCGCGTAGATCGCATGCTGTCCCTGTGCCGGCGTCTCTCTCGTACGGCTGACGTTCGTAGGTTTGCAGGCAAAGAGTCGTCTTACATCCTATCTGAGCTTATGGATCAGCTTTCGGAGGATGGCTACAACGGTAGGCACAAGATCGTCAGGCTGACCAAGAAGCTTCAAGCTACGCTCAAGTAGGTGTTTCATGACCATGCCTGGAATGGTGCCGCTGCCTCAACTGATCACTTTCCGTGACGACACAGATGAGCAGCATATCACAGACGCAGATCTGTTCGCTGCTCAGTATCGCTGGCAGTTCCGTCAGTTGGAGAACCTCTCCATCGAGAGGCGTAAGGATCTGTGTAAGCTGCTGCTCAAGCAGGTAAAGCAGCGCAAGCTCGACAAGGGCAAGATGGCTAACTCATCGGCGCTCTTTCTTTGGCAGAAGGTTGCGGACGACCCGTCTTGGCCGGATCGACTTATGAACCCTGACCAGATGGACGAGCCATCCGATAACGAGGAGGGCTGAGATGCCTACGTTCAAGGGACGATACAACAGGAAGTCACTTGTTGTCAGTGCATACGGCGGTATCTCCTACCTGCCCAAGGTGAACCTCCTAGACCAGCTAGGTACCGACCTTGACGAGCTTCATGCTGCTCTCGTCTCCAAAGACGAGAACGCGATGGCGTTGCGTCAGCAGGAAGTCGAGAACCGGAACAAGGCCGAGAACGAGAAGAGCACGTCGGTCAAGGCCCTCGATCCTCTCAACCTAGGCGACCCCTCTCTTACTCTCAAGGTAAAGGTTCCGCCGGATCCCACACGGTCCATGAGAAATGACCGTACAGGCAAGACTTTCCCCATCGGAACAGTCACTGACCCTGAGACCGGAGAACAGCTCAAGAAGGTGGAGTTTGAGGTACGGAAGCGTCCCCTCAAGAACCAGCTCATTTACTCTGACCCTCAGAGTTCTGAGGGGGTGTTCTACTACGCCGATGAGAAGGGTCACCTCGCGACAGGCAGCCTCGGTGCCACCACTACCGTGGAGTCAAACCCCAGCCTCATCGTGAGTCTACTCAGCCACAAAATCTCAGTGGGAGGCTTCACGACTTCCTATGGCAAGGCCATCAACTGGCCTAAGGAGGAGATTGAGGCGCTGTACTTGAAGTTCTACGCCAAGGACGACAATCACGAGGCGGACATTCAGGAGAAGCGCAAGGCCATCATGGCCAAGTACCCTATTGATCCCGACACTCCTGGCGTTCCTCTGTTCATGTACAACTTCGACAAGAAGTTCCTTGAATACGTCAACTCACGCCTAGTTGAGATCGAGTCCCAGATCGAATCTGGGGAGCTACCTGTGTACGTACCCTCGAACAAGGGCGCGTCCCAGTTGGGCGAAGAGTATGCACAGCTGGTGGCAACCGCGTTGTTCGCCCAGGAGTACTCGCAGCTCCTCAAGGACACTAAGGAAGAGGAGCGTAAGGCTCTTTCTACGTCCCCCGAAGACGCCCCCATCGTCTCCAATATCAAGGAGGACACTCGATTCCTTCCCCACCAGGCATATGCACTGTCCTTCATGAAGGACAGAAAGTCGGCCATGGTGGACGCAGACCCAGGTGCGGGTAAGACCCTCATGATCCTGGCAGACATCCTTGACAAGCTCAATCGTGGCAAGGTCAGTCGTCCCCTCGTCATCATGCCGAACTCTCTTCTCGGTCAGCAGAAGCTGGAGTTTGAGCAGTGGACCAATGGCACAGTCAACATTCTTGCGATCAACACGCAGTCCGTTAAGCGGGCGGACCCAGAGGCGACGCCTCTCAAGTCCGGGCCTAACGCGGGTCGTATTCGCGACGGCAGCCACGACAGAGGTCTTCAGGCTCTTGCCGATCAGATCAAGAGCGCGCCCAAAAACACTATCCTCATGACGAGCTATGAGTGGCTTGCACGGCACAAAGTCGTTCGCGCGAGCATGGACTCATTCCCTCGTGTGAATTGGCTGCTGAGTCTGGGTGTTGATATGGTCTCGCTCGACGAGTGCCATAAGGTGCGAATCAACTCCTCTGGTGGAGCTTCAGACGCTGCTGAAGCCATCATGCAGATGAGTGCTGTGCCTTACAAGCGGGCTTTCTCTGGTACCGTGGCTCCAGCTAGCCCTGACGATGTCTTCCTTCCCGTTTCGTTCCTCGATCGGTCTGTTCTAGGTACGCGTGAACAGTTCATCTCGCGCTACGCCATGAGCACCGATCCGTGGTCCAACTCCTCGACCTACAAGAAGGTCGAAGCGTGGAAGCCCGGGGCCATCAAGGAGCTGCGTGACCACGTCTCGAAGCGTGTGGGAGTTTCTATCCGACGAAGCGCCTGGCTGGACAAGCTCCCTGATCTGCGGGTCAACATCCACGATGCCCCCATGACCATTCTTCAGCACAAGGTGTACGATCGCATCGTCGACCGCATCCTTGCAGAGGAGATCGGAAACTCGGACATGAAGATCGGCCTCGATCTTCAGAAGGAGATGGCGGCCAAGAACGCCTCCAACCCTCAGGCCCTGAGTCAGATTCGGGCGTACCAGGGTGGACAGAGGAGCATCACCATCGAGAACGAAGACGGTGAGCTAGAGCGCCTCACCATCAACGACAACTCCTCAGAGTCTGAAAAAGAACTCTTTGACATGGGCAAGCGCCGCCTCCAGGAGGGGTTGCAGCGTTACACCGAGGCGATGGTGGACGCCGACGATATGCCGGGCATCGAGGACGAGCGCGAGTTGCTCACCAAGTTCCAGGCCATCGACAAGTACCTCAATGACCCTGCTTCCGACGAGTTCGGGCACTACTTCTTGACCGATGAGTACGACCGTATCTCCCCCAAGGTCAAGGTAGTGGACAAGCTTCTAGCTGACCACTTCTCGAACCCAAACAACGGTAAAGTCATCATCTTTACCCACTACAAGAATGTAGCTGCCCACTTCGCGCAGAACATCAAGATGAAGGATCGCGCTGTAGTCTATGACGCTGGCAGGCAGAAGGCGCTGCAGAGCTTCAAGGATGATCCCAACGTCCAGATCATCATCGCGGTAGAGCAGTCCATCCAGGAGGGTCATAACCTTCAGATGGCGAACCGTATCATTCGCCTCGACCTTCCTTGGAACCCGGGTAACTACCAGCAGTCCATCGCTCGCGCTTACCGCCTTCCACCGCGTGATAAGTCCAAGGCCAGCTACCCTGTAGTGTACGTGGATATCATCCTGTGTAACGCTACGGCCGAGGTGACCAAGTTTGCTCGGATGGTGTCGAAGATGCACGCCACAAAGCAGCTTGTGTCTGGTTTCACTCCGGGCGAGGGTGAAGAGTTTCCGCTCGTGGGCATGTCCATTGAGAACATGCGCAGGACCTTCTGCACCCTGGAGCAGGCATCGCAGCACATTGAGGCCTTCCATCGCATGCGTGAGTACGAGAAGGAAGAGGCCAAGCTCGCCCCTGAAATCTACGGTACCGACCTGCACGAGCTGGCCACAGGCGAGCAGATGGACGGGGAAGTGGGCAAGATTGAGACGCCGCCACTAGACGACGATCGTCTCCGGGATCCTTGGAACGTAGATTCATCCGACTACCGCGCAGGAACCATTCAGCCTACGTTCTTGCAGTGGAACGGCGTCTATTACCTCGCAGTCCCTCGTCAGAGTGGCATGCAGCGCTTGCTCATGTACTTCTCTACCCCTCGCTCTCCGCTAGGCGCCTTCCGTCGAGTCGATACTCTAAAAGATGCCATCGATATCGTCAGAACGATTCAGCGGGACGGAAACACTTCCGTAGTAAACGCGCAGCAGGTCTTCGCGATCCTCTCAGGGCAGGCTCCTGTTGATGCTCGGTTCCCCACGCTGACGGTGAACATCCCATCGGGAGCCAGCAGAACTGCGAAGCTTAAGCGGGCATCAACGGCGGACATCGCCGCCATCAACAACCCGTCTACGGTCAAGGATATCCTTGCCTACTCCCCCTCTCAGGAGGACATGGTGGCGGCCAAGCGGGCAATGGCCCAGATTCACCAGAGTTTCTTCTCAGCCAAGAAGCTCACTGACATTCACGTCTTGTTCGCGGCCAAGGCCATCGGCCTTCTTGGCATTGACCCCTTGGAGGGGGCTGCCAGTAGTCCTACGACTCCTCAGTCTTTCTGGAGGAACACGCACCGGGCCATCGTCATGACGCCTGGGGCTAAGAAAGCACTCAAGGCCCAGCTAGGTGGGGGCGCGGCTGAGCCAGCGAAGCAACCAGCGAAGCAACAAGCCCCGGCAGCGCCTACAGCCCCCGCCGTCACGCAGCAGGTAGAAGAGCCGGCTGAGATCTCTGACGAAGCACTGGGAGGGCCGCAAGACGACGAGTTGGCCGGTCTGAACCTACGCGTGTGTCTCATGGGCAAGATGCAGGATGGGGCTCCCAAGCCTCGCCCGTACCTATACGTAGATCCTACTTCTCCCTACGCTGAGCCCCTCACAAAGTTCGGCTTCCACACTTCAGACGAAGAGCTGGGAATCGAGGAAGGGGACAGTCTTTGGGTGCACTGCGGCTACACTCTTGCAGAGTGCAAGAGCGTGCTGACGACCTTCTCCCGTCGACTTTACGAGTGGGGATGGTCGCTCAAGGATCGTGAGGACTACTTCTCGATGTTGGCAACTGCAGGCTTGTCACGCGCCGATATCGAGAAGATCTGGAGCGTCGACATGGAGACCGGCAAGAAGACAGCTGAGGCTGCGCTGCTGGAGGACTTCCCCGAGTACACAGACCTGATCCAGTCTATTTTCGCGTAGGGTCTTTTCGGGACCGTAAAGACTGCTCATGGGCTGCAACTGCAGGTCCTCTCGTAAGAGGGCTACATCTAAACCGCGAAGCGCCCCCGTTGTTGCTCGACGGGGCGCTTCGGTATGCTCTCAAGTGGAATCTGCAGGGGACAACCTGTCCGTAAGGGTTGGTCCCACCGGTAACCTGACCGTTGAGTACCCGTTCAAGTCAGGTATTTCGGCTTCTGTTCTGTTGAACACGCATAAGTGTTCTTCTCCCTTTGCCAAAGCTCTCGCTTCGGCTGAGGCGAAACTCACACGTCTCTTCTTCGATCCTTCCAAGAAGGATGCTTTTCTTGCCACGTTGGGGACTGCTAAGGTCCTCAAGTTCGGCTACCTTAGGGACATCCTTCGTAGCTTATAGTGATTAGGTAGTCATGGAAGAGGTAGTCACCCGGAAGCTCAAGCATGAGCCTGAGCATTGCTACGCATGTCCGTTGAGTCGAGACTCACGCGTGACAAACCAGTACATCACCACTGACCTCACCTACATCAGAGGGGCCAAGAGTGTGGATGTTCTGGTGGTAGGCGATGCCGCTGGACCATCAGAGAACGCAAAGGGGCTTCCTTTTCAGGGGTCAGACGGTCTTCTTTACCGGCGGCTTGCCAGACGCGCAGGAATCACCTCTGTTGCGTACAGTCATGTACTCAGATGTCGACCAACGTCTGTGGCCTTGGTTGGTGACGAGGCTGAGCTAGTCAACCGTGCTCCCACCATCGAGGAGCAGGGTGCTTGCCTAAACTACTTCCACAAGGACCTAGATCGGCTCAAGCCGAAGGTAGTCATACTGGCGGGGAACCAAGCTATCCAGGCGATAGCCCCCTGTTCGGAGTGGTTGAACAAATCGGCCCACGCACTCAAGGGACAGATCTGCGAGAAGGACGGGATTACGTACTTAGCGACGCTGGCGCCTAGCTCCGCGCACGGAGTTCCGCCTGAAGAACGTCGGCTTCAACTTCACTTGAACTCAGTCCAGCAGCTTCTCTCAGGCGAGGCTACCGACTACTCCAAGAAGGGCCGAGTCAAGCTCATTCAGGACGTTCAGACGTTCAAACGTCTGATCAAGTTTCTCCTGAAGAAGAACACAGCTCCCATCGCGTTCGACTTTGAGACCCAGAACCTAAACCAGGTCGCTGAGAACAAGATTGCAACCCTTCAGCTCTCGTGTGGTCCTAACCTGGCCTGGACGATTCCTATTGACCACTGGGAATCTCCGTGGAGTCGTAAGGAGAGGGCTTACGTTATCAAGGGGTTGCGGGCCCTATTTCGTTCCAGGGCAACCAAGTTCCAATATTGGATCGCACACAACGCTCCTTTCGATATAGCAAGGTCGCTTCAGCTTCTGGACATTAGGTACATCCACAAGCCAGTTATCGACACGATGTTCGTGGCGTACTTGCAGGATGAGAACCAGGTTGGGGCTGACACCGCTGGCTTCGCCACCTTTAGGTTAAAGGACCTTGCTCGTGACTTTCTTGGATTTCGTCTATACGACACTGAGCTATCTGACGCCATGGCTGCCCGTTCTGGCGCCAGCGGCGGTAGCCTGTGGGATCTTCCTCTCGACCGTCTTTCTGAATACGGAGGGACGGATGCCTACGTCACCTGGAGACTCCTCCACTATTTCGTAGGACTCCTTTCTGCGGAAAACTACCACACTGCGATTCCCTTTGCGCTGAAATGGGGGAGCCGAGCCTCGCACCTCCAGGTCATTCTGAAGAAGAATGGCTTCTACGTCGATAGGCACCATCTCGACTACCTCATGCAGGACGACTCTCCGATCTCGGACCGTCTTGCTGAGATCCCCGGGGAGTTTGCACGTCACCCCCTAGTCCAAAAGGCCAACAACTTCATTCTCTCCGATGATCCTGCTACTCGTGGGATGCGGCCTCTTTTTGGGAAGAAGCCCTGGGTTTTTGACCTTGCGAAGAAGGGGCATAGGGTCAAGCTGTTTGTCGACGCTTGCGCTTTGAAGCCGCTGGCGTACGGCAAAGACGGCAAGCCCAGCATCAACAAGCAGTACTTCGATGAGTACAGCCACCACGATCTGATCAAGCTGTACCAGGAGTACTCTGGGCTCTACAAGCTCAGAACTAGCTACATCAACTCAATTATTGAGTTGATCGAGACCAACCCTGACAACCTGCACGACAAGCGAGTACACGCTAGTTTCCATGTAATTCGTACGGTTACGGGTCGAGCTGCTTCGAGCAATCCCAACCTCCAGCAGCTTCCCTCAGGGAAGCCCTGGACGGCCAAGGCTCAGATCAAGTCGATGTACGGGGCTTCCCCCGGCTGTGTGATCATCGAGTGCGATTACGGCCAGGCTGAGGTGCGCTGGTGGGCACAGCTAGCCGGCGATCGGCAGTACGCGCAACTCTTCACTGAGATGAAGAAGCTCCGGGACGAGTACAGGCGTACAGGTGACGCGGACCTAGGTCGTCGTTGCAAAATCGAGGCAGATATTCACCGCAAGGTGGCCTCGATCATGTTCCAGAAGGCACTGGAGGACATCACTGACTTTGAGCGTAAGAAGGCGAAGTCTCTCTGTTTCGGTGCCGTGTACGGTCAGAGCACCAAGGCCCTCGCGCTCATTCTTGGCATCGAGGAGCACGAAGCCGAGGTACTTCAGCGCACCTTCGTGGGCGAGTTCGATCGGGCAGGTAACTGGCTCACCGAGATTGAACAGACTGCTGCAGCGAGTGGTATCACCATCACGCCCATGGGACGTATCCGCCATCTCGCCGACGTCTTCCTTCGCGACGAGGGCGCCGGTCAGCGTCGAGCCAGGAACTCACCCATTCAGGCCATTTCCTCCGACACCACTATGCTGGCTGCGTGGCGCATCCAGCGTCACATCGAGGAGAATGACCTCCCCATCAAGCTTGTGAACGTAGTCCACGACGCTGTGTACCTGGAGCTTCCCCTCGACTACGAGCTGATGGCGGACACCATTCATCTGCTCAACGACAAGATGGTGGAGTCACTCCCCGAGTTCCTCAAGGAAGAATTCGACATCGACATGATTGTTCCCATGGAGATCGACTTCGACATTGGTCTTCGTCTGGGCCACATGCTCAACTTCTCGGGGCACATGCCCGATCTGAAGGGAATCTACGACAAGTGCGTGGAATGGAACCGTAGACTAGAGGCCAAGGAGACCTGGGTAGACATCTCTATGTCGGAGCCGCTCTTCCAGCCTCCCCCGCCCAAGGCAGCCTGATGTTTCGCCTGTTAGTGCCTGGGCTAACCCTGGCCATACTAGTACTGACACCGACCACCACGTCAGCTGCCACGGTGGCGTGGGTGGGTGATAGTCACTCTCAAGCATTGTGTCCTAGGATTGGTCCTGTTCTAGTTGAGAGCGGGCACGAGTTCACCTGTACCGCCAGACCTGGGTGGTCAACCGCTTCGTTCATTCGAAATCGTGGCTGGCTTCAAACCATTACCTCGGACACTGATGTAGTCGTGGTATCGTTGGGAGGTAACAACCACAGACCAGTTGCCTTGTACAAGCAGGACCTGGATAGGATGGTTCTGCTGCTCCGACAGCGCAGTCCTGGCGCCTTCATCGTCTGGTATGGGCCAGCTTTCGCCACGAGGCAGGACGTGCTACATCGGCACATTACCACCGTGACTTACCAGGAGGGACTCCTCCCCTTCATGGGGGTACAGTGGTTCTCCACTGTGAATATGACATCAGACCTTCGTCTTCGTCGTGGGGGCGTCCACTTCAACACTGAGTCCTACAACATCTGGTCGCACAGATTACTGAACCACCTTGCGGATCTACTAGATGATTAACTACGATGCGAGCGCCATTCAGGTCCTAGAGGACCTAGAACACATCAGGAAACGTCCTGGTATGTACATCGGCTCCGCGGATTCTGACGGGATCCGCCAGCTACTGAAAGAGTGCAGCGACAACGGGATCGATGAGTTTCTGGCTGGGCATGCGACCGAACTGTCGGTCGTTATTGACTCTGAGAATCAAGTCTTCACCGTGCGTGACAATGGTCGTGGAATCCCCATCGAAAAGCACGAGAAGACAGGTGAATCCACTCTCATCACGGTCTTCACCAACCTGCAGTCTGGTGGAAAGTTCGGTAAGCAGGCGTACGCCGTAAGCGCTGGACTTCACGGGGTGGGGCTCAAGGCAGTCAACGCCCTGTCCGAGTACGTCGAAGTAGTAGTCTGGCGCCGTGGCAAAGCCCACACTCAGCGTTTTGAGAGGGGAGAGCCTAAGGGTACGCCAAAGCGTCTGAAGTCTCGCGACAAGGAGGTAACCTCGGGCACAGAGGTGACTTTTCACCCAGACCCGGAGGTCTTTGGGGACAGCAAGCTCCCTCTCAAGCCTTGTATTCAGTCTTTGGTACACTCGGCGCACCTGTGCCCTGGCCTGAAGCTAGAGATCACGGTGGACGGGAAGACCAAGGTATTGAAGTCTTCAGGGCTGCCGGATCTTGTCTCTGTGAGGGCCAAGGCCCATAAGGCTTCCCATGACCCCATCTATTTCGAGTCCTCAGACAAGACCACCCAGCTGGCCCTTCTGTGGACAGACGGTGAGGGTGACAACTGGTTCTCCGCCTGCAACGCTTCCGCTACTCCGGAGGGAGGGAAACACGTAGATGGATGTATGAAAGCCATCCACGACGTCTTGTCCCCTTACGCCAAGCGGAAGAAGGTGGATGCTCGCGATCTGGTGGACGGTCTTTTCGGGGCTGTTCATGTGCTGGTGAGCGACCCGCTGTTCAAGAGTCAAACCAAGGAAGCCTTGGCGAACAAGGAAGTCCTCCAGCGCACCTACGACGCTGTCTATCCTGCCGTCAAGGCCTTCTTCGACAAGAATAAGAAGCTCGCGGACTCTATCGTTGCGCGTGCCGTCGAGGCAAAGAAGGTCCGAGACCGCTACAAGCAGATGCGAGCCCACATGGGGCAGGTGTCTGTCAAGAAGGACAAGGTTGGAGTCCTACCAGACAAGCTTGTCGAGGCTGAAGACTGCCCTCCCGATCAGAGGGAGCTGTTCATTGTAGAGGGGGACTCTGCGGGCGGCTCCGCGAAGAATGCACGGCTGGATTTCCAGGAGGTACTGCCCCTGCGTGGGAAGATTCCCAACGGGGCCCAGAAATCAGGCGCTGCGTTCTTCAAGAACGCCGAGATCAGCGCGATGTTGACCGCCATCGGCGTGACCATTGATCCCAAGAGTAAGAAGGCCGACCTGTCTAATCTTCGGGTAGGTCGCGTTCTGCTGCTCATGGATGCGGACGACGATGGCTACCACATCACCACCTTGGTTCTAACGTTTTTCGCGCTGTGGATGCCGGAACTCATCGAGGCAGGGAAGGTCTACATCGTAGACTCTCCGCTGTTCGTGGGGCAGTACCAGGACAAGAAGTGGTTTGCCCACACCCTCAAGGAGTTGGAGGCGTTGAGCGGTAAGCCGTCCTCGAAGATGCTCGTGACTCGGATGAAGGGACACGGTGAGTCCGACGTTGAGGACGTACGGCGCTACGCTATGGAGCCGTCTACTCGCCGGCTCTACCAGGTTTCCTTAGGAGAGAACGACGATCAGGTTATCCTAAAGTTGATGGGTAGTGATTCCGCCGGTCGGAAAGAGCTTCTCGGTATCGAAGTATAGAATAGGGGTAATGATGAATTGGTTCTCAAAGATGGAAACTTCCAGCAAGGTCATGGTGATTGGCATTGCAGTCCTATTCTTGGTCGCGGGAATCCTCAGCGTGGTGGCAATTGTTACCCACACTGAGGCTGGACTACTCACTGGGTGCGCCCGTGGGGACGGCATGATTGACCCCACTGGCGACTGTGACAACATCATGTGGGAGCGATCTGATTTCCCCCTTCCAGTATATGTGTCCAGCTCAAACCCCCATCCTCCGGCAGACCCTCAGCAGGCGACACAGTCGGCTATCGATCTCATCAATAGCCGTCTGGGCTTCACCGCCTTGCGTCAGGTCGCTGATGTAACTGAAGCTCGTATCCGTATCGATTTCGAGGGAGCCGCCGAGGTTGGTGGTCCTATGTCCGACCCAGGCGGCGTGGTTCACCACCGACGCGACGCGGAGGGTAGGCTTCACTGCGACATGTACACCTGGAACAACGGGTCTATCACCGTAGTCGATGGCGTCCTGATTCACGAGCTGGGGCACTGTTTGGGACTCGCTCACGATGACTTCCCGGACTCTGCGATGTACGACCAGTTTATTGTGACTCTGGGAGCTGAGCGCATCAGCAGGCTCCGCATCACGGACTACGACAGGTCCCTGCTTAGGGACCTGTACCACGAGGCTGACTAACCCTGGCCATACTAGGTCGTAAGGAGGTGCTCCCATGGCATACAAACCCATCGACCCCGAAGACCTGCGGGTAGCAGCACTAGAGAGCGTCTACGTCCTGACTCGGGATAACGAGAGCGCAATCATCGAGAGCGACCAGGTGTGGTGCATCAGCTGCTCCAGGACTTTCAATGCCAAGCGTGTGACAGTATTTGCTTGTGGACAGGGATTCTGCCCTCACTGTGGTGAAACGGGTATCGTCCCTGACCACTCCCTCCCTGAGGACGTGGACATGACCAAGACTCTTTTTGGGGAGTTGAGCGAATACTTCCATATGCGCGGGATCACAGACCCTGAGTCCGACTTCGACGAAGTTTCTTGGATCTTTGTGGGCTAGCTAAAACTATCACCCCTTATGTGGGAATTGAAATCCACATAAGAGGTGCGTCATGGCTAGTATTGTTGTTCAGATCATTCTTGGTATCGTCTTCGCGAACTGGTTTGAATGGGCAGCACACAAATATGTGATGCACGATCTGGGACGCCGCTGGCGTTGGTTGTCTTGGCACTGGATGCAGCATCACCGGAACTCGGCGTTGAACAAGTTCCACGACAAGGATTACCTCAAGAGCCCATTTGATTGGAATTCAAGGGCAAAAGAGATACTAGGGCTAGCGTTGCTAGCTCTTTGTGTTTCACCCGTGTCCTTGCTCGCTCCTGTCATGTATGCAACGATGGTGACCTGGACGGTCCTGTACTACGTCACGCACGCCAAGTCGCACCGAAACCCAGAGTGGGCCAAAAAGTACGTGCCTTGGCATTACGAGCACCACATGGGTCAAGCCCCTGACGCGAACTTCTGTGTGGTGATGCCGCTTTGGGACATCATCCTCGGGACTCGTGTCTATCATGAGACCGATCAGCACGGTAGACTTGTAAAGTTTGGCCGTTCGATGCGTAAGTAATACTCCAACCACCTCAAGAAGTCTTAGATATGGCACGCAAGAAAAAGAGCAAGCTCCCCGAGCTTGACCCCAAGCTCACTACGCCTATCGAGTTGGGCGAGTACTCCAAAACAGCCATGCTCAGGTATGGCTCGTACGTCCTCACCGACCGGGCCGTCCCGGATATCCGTGATGGTCTAAAGCCGGTTCAACGCCGTATCGCCTGGGCCATGCATGGCCTGAAGCTTCACAAGACTTTCAAGAAGTCTGCGAAGATCGTCGGCGAGACGATGGGTAACTACCATCCTCATGGCGATATGAGCCTCTACAGTGCCATGGTGAACATGACCTTCGACCGCTACCCTCTGGTAGAGGGTCGAGGGAACTTCGGAGGCCCAGACGACAACCCCGCAGCTTCGCGGTACACCGAGGCCAGGCTTACGCCTTTCGCGCAGGAGCTACTCCGTGAGATCCACGTCGCGGACATGGTCCCTAACTACTCGGGGGACATGGAAGAGCCTCTGGTCTTCCCGGCACGGGCTCCCTTGGCGCTTCTGAACGGGTCTCAAGGTATTGGAGTAGGGCTTCGTACCAACATCCCTCCCCACAACCTGGGTGAGCTGGTCAAGGCCTTGGCCTACTACCTGAAGAAGGATAAGCCACGCCTCGACACCGCGATGAAGTACCTTCAGGGACCAGACTACGGCCCCGGGCAGGGAATCCTTCTGTCGTCGCAGGAGGAGATTCGTTCTCTGTACGAAAATGGTGCAGGAAGGCTCGATTATCGCTGCGTCTACTCGATTGAGCCGGACAAGAAGAACAAGCAGATCCAGGTTCTGGTGGTCTCCTCCCTCTGTCCTGGGTTTACGATCTCGTCCTTCATGAAGAAGATGATCAAGCTTCGTGAAGACGGGCTCATCGAGTATGCTCGAAACCTCTCCAAGGCTGAGGGCATCCGAATTGCCGTGGGCTTCAAGGACCCTCTGGTCATCAACGAGCGGGTCATCCCCGAGCTGTACAGCTCACAGAGCTACCAGTTCTACGTCACCAAGCGGAACGAGGAGTCTCTGCTCGACGAGACCACCCTCTTCAGTGGTGGCCTGTTCCGGCTGTTCGACGAGTTTCTTCACTTCCGATCGATGGTGGAGAAGCGTCGCCTGAAGAGCGAATGGGCCGAGGCTAAAAAGCGACTCGTCAAAGCTCAGGCTATCCTCAAGGCTATCGACTCACTCGACAAGGTGTACAAGGTCCTCAAGGAAAAGCACACCTCCCTCGCAGAAATGCGTTCGCGACTCGCAGAGGAGCTAGACCTGAGCGAAGAGGCTGCACAGTTCGTCCTGGACATGAAGGTCCATCGTCTGGCTCGTATGAACGCCGACGAGCAGCAGAGTGAGATCGACGGCATCAACGACCAGATGCGGAAGATCAAAGCAGACGCCGCCGACATCAAGGGGGTCATTCTTCGGCATCTCAAGGCTCTCCTGGAGTACGACGACGAACGCGGCATGGTGGCTGACTACCTGACGCCAACCAAGCCCCCTTCCTTGAAGGTAGGGAGTGCGCCAACCAAGTACGTGCTGCGACAGGGCACCAAGATCACACGGTTCGACGAGGCCCCCTCCCGACGCCGATCAAATATCGACGACCTGGTCTACGACACCGCGTCCGTGACCGTTGTTTGCCGGGACAACTCGGCCGAGCAGCTACAGCTGTCCTACTTTTCTGAGCATGCGGCGAGCCAGGACGTTGTGGGATTGATTCCGGGTGGTTGTGATATTGTTGTGGCCCTCGATAAGAGGTCTTACGTGGTTGCCCTGGACCACTCCATCAAGAAGACGAAGTTCGACGTCATGCGTGACGCAGTAGAACTGGTCTCCGCCGTCGGGGTGAAGTCCGATGGCTGGCTGGCTATCCTCAACGAGGAAAAGGGCAAGGGGTGGCTCCTAAGGGCATCAGATCTGTCTGTGCGTAAGACCACCTTCTCTCGTGGGACGGGCAAGTACAAGGGAGCTACGAAGCTCATCCGCCTCAGCGAGGGTGAAGAGCTGTACGAGCAAGGCTCGGGTCGTTGTATCACCTGTTCCGAGCCTGGCACGTTTACCTTCAAGGACAAGGTCGTAGCTCTAGGTCTTCGAAATCACGTCATCGATACTTCAGGGAAGGCGCATCATCTATCTGGGGATGAAGCTCTTGCACTTCTTGTAAAGGCTGAACTAGCACACAGCTGGACACTGCCTTCACAAGAGGACTAATGACTAAGTACATCGGCATCACAGGTCTCAAGGGCCACGGCAAAGACACTCTTGCGCGCATGGTGCGGGAGTACGAGCCTCAGTGGCACAACGCCGCCTTTGCATCTCCACTAAAGACGATGGTACAGCGCCTGTTCGGCCTGACCGAGTACGACGTCTATGACGAACAGGGCAAGGAGGCGGAACTCCCTCAGCCTATCTTCATGGACGACCATCTCACTCGTATGAGATACGCCACTGGCTTGCAGATCGAGTCGCGGGGACTAACTGCCCTGCGCCCCCGCGACCTACTGCAGCTGTTCGGGACTGAGTACGTGAAGAGTATCCAGTCAGACTACTGGATGAAGCTTTTGGACCAGGAGACGGCCGATAGCGATTTTGTGTGCATCACAGATCTTCGTTTCCCTGATGAGGAAGAGTGGCTGAACACCAAGGGTGCGTTCATTGTCCGTGTAACACGGTTGGACCTTCCCCAGGGAGTGGACAGCCACTCATCCGAGTCTTACATTCCCAAAATTCAACCTGATCTAGAGGTATTTACCCGTACTGGCAAGTTTTCTCTCATGGAGTCAGTGGCTCGTGAGCTTGCCTTCTGCAACTTTGATGTTGCAGCTCTCTACAACATGAAACTAATGCCTGCCATGGCGGATGCCTTGGCAGAGATGGTCCCCTACTACCAAGAGGACCAGTAAGACCCTGGACGCCGGGATCGTAGGCGTCGGTTCTCCCCATGAAAACGACAACCACCGTTCTCTTTGCTGTTCTGCTACTTCTTCCCAACCTGGCCCTCGCCATAGACACGCCACCTGTTACGGTAGACGCACTAGGAAGTGCCATCTTTCGTGTAAAGACGGGTGAGAGGGGCGACATTCGTTGGCCTGAGTGTGGTTCCTACATCCGAGGAGATGAGGCACGCCTGCGTGCCTGGCAGTATGCTTCTCTTTTGGTCTCTGCTCACCAAGAGTACCCTGAGTTCGACCCGTGGGTAGGGGCTGCCATCATCTTTCAGGAGTCATCGTTCGACCGCTGTGCCATCAGTTCCGAGCAGTGGCGCCAGTTTCAAGAGGCTTACCAAGACAGGTACGACAGAGACCCCGGAGAGCGGGACATTGCACGCCTCTTGCGAAACCATACCTACCGCAGGTCGCTGGGAATCCCAGCCTTTGATGCGGGACTGGCTCAGTTTCGATGGCCCGGTGCCGCTGCCCGCAACGCAGGGGTAGAGGATCCTGCGGACTTGCTCGATCCTGAGACTAGTATCTCGATGCTAGCTCGGGCACTTACTTCTCATTACTCCTCGTGCGAGGAGGATTACAGCGGCACGTACACACGTCCTCTCCGTGATGGTAGAGTTCGCGTAATCCGGTACAGGGTGTCGTGTGATGACGGTTACTGGGTGCAGCACAACTCCCCCGCCCGTTTCAACTACAGGTACTACAGCAACATTGTGCATAAGCGTGACGCACTAATCGCTGCGTACGAGGAGATTTCAAGAAATGACTCAATCAGTGGAAGTAGAGAAGCTTCGTAACGCCGACCATGTGCGTGAATCGGTCCTGGACACCGACCGCACCTTCTGGGCATTTGGTCTCAGCGAGCATGGCGTCCCTGCCATTGAGCGGGACCCCGCTACGGGGCACCTTGTTGCCCTCATCTTCACGAGTAAGGACCTCGCGCACAAGTACTGCTACCTGCGCAAGCCTGAGGAGGCTGACAGTATCGTCAGTCTACCCACTCGGCGGATGCAGGTAGGGAACGAGATGCGCACCATCCAGTCTGGGATCATCAAGGCTGCGCGGCGTCTGAAGCACGACAACATCAGTGTTGAGTACTTCGTCATCGATCACCCAGGTACCAGGGGTAAGGCCATGTATGCTCACATCGAGGACCTGACCTACCTGGGTCTGCCGCAGGCCGAGCCAGAGCCGGAGAACGACCTACAGGGTCTTCTCGACGATATGGAAGACTGATCTAAGTACTCCGCTCCTTCCAAAGGCGCCCCCGCTCAAAAGGCGGTGGGCGCCTTTTCAATTCCAGTCCGCGTTATTTGGACGGTATGCCCGAAGAAAAGCCAGAAGACTTCATCTACTCCGCTGTCCCAATGAGCAAGAAGGAGTCTGTCGCTCGTAGCGCCGAGGCTCGGGTTACTGAGACGGTAAAGTCCGCCGTCCAGCACCACCTGGCCAGTTTCCTGGATCCCAAGGGGAAGCATCGTAACCTCGTAAATCTGGCTGCGTCTTTCAGTGTGCAGTACGAGACTCGTATTTCAGGTCCTCGGGACTTGGACGACCCCTCCATCTATGAAGTGCAGCTAGCTCGGCTTTGGCAGGAGCTGCGGCAGAGGTTGCCCTGCATCATCATTGTCGACACTGGGTTCGCGTACCAGAATCCAGGTCTTGGTGGCCTCGTAGACTCGTGGCCGGTGAGCCGCAGCACGAGCGGGGTGAGCATGTCCATGCTGGCGACTGTCCCGATTGAGCTGCAGATCGCTGCTATGGATCAGACTTCGTGCGGAGACCTTCGGGATGTTCTCTCCCTCATTCTTGGTCCTCTGACTCACTTCACCAAGAGCCACGTGATTCGGTCCCTTCGAGGATCCGACAAGTGGGAGGTCCGCCTCCCACTTGAGCCTCAGCAGGCCGGACTGGAGAGCAGAAACGTAGGAGATGATAGCAAAGACACTTTGTATGTCACCTCCATCTCTCTAGAGACTGTTTTCGAGGGAATTATCCCTATTGGGTTCGACAACCAGATCCAGCGAGAGCAATTCAATCTCATGGATAACTATGATGGTGTAAATCCTGTTGGATTCCGTTATGAAGATGGGAGTGTGGGACCTCTTCGCAGCTGCCCCTCGGTAGATACCATTGAGGTTCCTTCGAGTGTGTGCCTCAACCAACACGCCAAGATCACGGCTGACTGGCTCCCTGTTCATTCACGTTTCATCAGTGATGACCCGAAGATTGCGTTGGTGGACGGGCAACGAAAGTCCATCATTCCCAAGCGGCCTGGCACTTTCAATCTAATACTCATGGACTACACCCCCGGCCTCGCGGGCGGACCCAAGCCGCTCAAGACCTGGCCCATTCGTGTCATGCTGGGGTGAGCCTCATAATTCAAGACTTATGGCATTTTCAGCAGACTCAAACTACGTTCTACTCGGCGACAACTTAGACGTTCTACGCAAGATTCCTGACGAGTCGGTAGACCTAGTGTACATGGATCCTCCATTTAACACTGGAAACCCTCAGACGCGAAAAGACGTCAAGACACTTCAGGACGAAGCCGCGGAGAGAGCCCTTCACGCTTCCGTCATCGAGAAGATGGGGAAGTCGTACTCCTACGAAGACAACTTCGGCGATCTCTTTTACCCCTTCATTCGACTGCGCCTCACGGAAGTACAGCGGGTGCTGAAGCCCACTGGGTCTGCCCTGGTCCACTTGGACTGGCGCGAGGCGGCGTACATCCGCGTGCTGGGGGACTCCATTTTCGGTAGAGAGAACTTCTTCAACGAGATCATTTGGGCCTACGATTATGGAGGTCGTAGTAAGAGGCGCTTCCCTCGCAAGCACGACAACATCCTGGCATGGGCCAAGGACGAGAAGCAGCGCTTCTTTGAAATCTGCGACGAGGACCGGATCCCCTACAAGAGCGGTAAGGGGGGACTCGTCTCAGACGAGAAGCTGAAGAAGGGAAAGCGTAGAACAGATGTTATCTGGCATACGATTGTCCCTACAAACTCCCACGAGAAGACCGGCTACCCCACCCAAAAGCCTATCGGGCTCCTAGAGATCCTGATTCGGGCTCTTTCCCCTAAGGATGGGCTTGTGCTTGATCCCTTTGCTGGGTCAGGGACTACGGGTGAGGCCGCAATCCGCAATGACCGCCGGTTTATATTGGTAGACGAGAACCTCCAGGCATTGGAAGTGATGCGAGACAGGTTCAAGCCTTACTTACTTTCGGGTAAGTCAATCAAGTTCAAGAACATGACAGTTCACGCCTCAATAGGGGCAAAGTAGTCAGCAAGGATCAGATCAATGGAAGAAGCACAGACCACCGCCGCTCAGGTTACCGCCTGGATTCGTTTTGCCTTTACCGCCCCGTGGGCCCTTGTTGGGTGGCTTTGGGTCGTTGTCATGTGCTTCGTCGTCTGGGCAGCGGACTTCAAGAAGCTGCGTTTCGAGGGAGCAGGCATTCTGACAGCCGAGTGGCGCCCCTGGGCCGCCCGTTTCTGGCCTTTCTCCACGACCATTGGTCGGGGCATCATCTTCTTCCCGGGAGCCCGTGACGCTTCTGACGAGATGGACGAGCGCCTGGAGCGCCACGAGCGCATTCATATTTGGCAGGTGGAGGACCTCATGCTCCTGAGCTTCATCATTGGTCTCGTCGTGTCTTTCTGCACGGGGGACTTCCTTCTCGGCTTCTTCCTGTGGTGGAGTGGAGGTCTTTGGCAGCTCCCCAACTTCGCTACAGCCCTCCTTCGTTTTGGTCACACCCTGCGCTGGCCCACCGAGGGAAAGTGGCACGAGAAGCTCGCTGGTTTCCTCAAGGATCTCTTTCTTGGGGTGGCGTACCGTGACTCCGAGCACGAAAGGTCGGCCTACGCTCAGACCAGTCTTTGGCCTAATGGTCAGTCTTGGTTCGAGGCCCGCGAGGGCCAGCGTAAGTGATTCAAATCAGGTCACAAAAAACGACCTGATTATCGTTACCTATAACTAGGTCATCTCCGACCGCAACTTTCACGTCCTTTTCCCCTGGACCCAGGCATTACCAATGAGCGACACCGTTCAGACCCTTCTTAGTCAAATTGCTCGTCTTGCTGAGACGAGGAATCTCGATGACGTCTCCACACGTCTAGCCTCGCTTCAGCGGGAAATCAACTGCAACCGCTCAGTGACAGCTGCCAAGGGCGATCAGATTGAGATCGAGTCCTGGCCCGATTTCCTGAACTGGTGGAACAACAACCGGGGGCAGAACCTGACCTACATCTTCATGGATACCTACGGAGGAGACTCTGAGCAGGTGACCATGGTCAAGAAGTTGGTTCGCGACGCCGAGAAGCACGAGAAGGATCTGCACGAGTTCTACCTTCGTCTGCGCGACCTGGCGTCGCAGCAGACGCAGCAGGCCCCTGTAGATGATGGCCAGGAGTCAAACCCCACAGAGGGACCCGGCCCAGTTGACGTTGATGGTGCGCCTGGCCTTGGCGAGGACATGACAGAAGACGACTCTCTTGACGAGATCGCTCTAGACCTTTGATTTCGGGCGTGTAACCCACGCCCTCAATGACTAATAATAACGAATTCTCCGTCTACAGGGAATCCTGAGTGCGGAGTGAGTTGAGGAAAAATGGCTGATCTTGCTGTAACCGAGAGGGTAACCAAGCCTGGTGCCTACATCGGTCGAATTAACCGAGTCGCCCCAAGTGGAATCACAGGCTTCCGTCGGGCCCCTTGCTACGTGGGACGCGGATCTCGCTTTCGCACGGTTTTCAACCAGCCGATTAGGCGCAGCTACCTCTCTGACGTAGATCTCGCCTTCCCTTCCTCGGCTCCTCACGTTGTCGCCCTGGCCTACCCTGCACAGAACAACCAGCAGGTGGCTCGCCTTTTCCGGTCTGACGGTGTCATCATCCCCGCCAGCCGTTGGCAGTTCCTTGACACGGATAGCGACGGCTCTTACGAGTCCATCCTCCTCACTCCTGAAGCGTACGACCCTAACTTCACGTTCGCCCTGGACTACCAGTCCACTTCTACTCTCATCCGGGATGAACTTCCGTTTGATGACGTTCGCGCCATGCGGTATGTGGGAGACACTGAGAATCAGGAGCTGTACGAGGAGTTCACCCACTATTACCTACCAATCTCGATTACTGCCCCTGATCCTGCCCTCGCCAACGCGTCTAGCGGATCCACTGACGTAGGGTTTGAGCCTGCACAAGTCACAGGATCAGCATCAGCGCCGTTCGTTTTCGCTGGCGGTGAGATTCTAGACCTTGACATTGACGGCACAAATTACAGCGTCACATTCACCGCTTCCACTGGTACCGGTCACTCCGCTGCTGAGGTGGCAGCGGAGATCAACGCCGTGCTAGGGGACGATGGTCTTGCAGTAGACGAGGGAGGCCAGATCGGGATCCGCTCGGCTAGCGTAGATCCGGGACTCTCTGCTGTGGTAATCAATGCAGGTACGGCGAACGCAATCCTAGGCCTGACTGGGGCTCAGTGGCCGCCCGCCACTTCCGGACAGGCTACTGGTGGCTACACGCGTCAGACGTCAGGTGCTAGTGACTCTGCACTCATTATCACGTCTAGCGCTAGTAGCAACCATGACTATAACCGCAGATACGAGATCACAATCACAGGCGTTGGGGCAACGATTTCTGCTGAAGTGCAAGTCTACCTAGATTCTGGTGCCAGTATTCCTGAAGTTGTTGGTGGCGGCACGCTCACAGCCGCAGCTGCTTTTGGGGCCACTGCAGTTGGATCTCAGCCGCAGCTGCCTTTTCATTCTACCTATGGTACCGCAACAACCATCTCTTTTGACAACCCAAGCCTTGTGTCTAGTGAGGTAAGCTTCACGGACATCACTGGTGACACCATCACAATGGTGCTCGATGACTCAGGTGCTACCCCCGTTGTGGGTGGTGAGGTGTTTGAAACCTCGTCGGTTGGTCCGAGCATGGTGGAGATCAGTTCAGCTGTTCAGAACACGCAGCAGCATGCATCCTTCTCTGCAGTGAGTAAGGGGGCAGTTTCAGAAACTGCCGCTTTCCCAACATTTAGCACAGTGATTGCGGCTGCATCCGGCACCTCTTCTGGCAGCTTGTCTATTCGAGCTGACGCCGAGTACACAGGAGTGTATAACCGTCGTTACGCCCTCGTCTGCACAAGTGCCGCTGGAACAGCAGGGAGCCGCACGGCTTCATTCGTGTGGCAGTCGTGGGGTGAGCACGCCGACCTACAGTATGATGGCACCTCACGTACCATCAATATCTCAGAGGCCCTTTCCACTGAAACAAACGTGGACCTCGGCGACGGCATCCTGGTCGACTTCGACTTCGGTACTGCTGGCTCTGCCAACTTCGAGGTCGATGACATCTTCTGGTTCCAGGCCAACGCTGAGCGCTCCCTGATTCGTGCCAAGGATGACCGCGCCTACCAGCTCGATGTGTCAGCTATCGGCACAGATGGAGCCGACAACGTAGTCACCTTTTCTTACGTAACTGGAACCTCCGAGGGTAGCTTTGGTTTCGTAACTGCGACTGGTCCCGAGGGAGACCTCGCTTTCAGTGGTAACATCCAGTTGTTCGTTCGAAACCTTGGTAGTCAGACTACTGCCGCCAACCGGTTCGCGATCAATGACCAGTGGACCTTCGACACCATCGCCGACGATGTGATTGACTGGTCACTGACCACCATCACCTCCGAGACCATCGACACGACTCAGATCTACACCGATGCGCTGGGAGTGATCACTGGGACTGTGGGTCTTGCCTACACAGTGCTGCAGGAGGTACCGGACTCTGTCATCTACGTCAAGGACACCGTCACTGACGAGCTGATCACTTCGTACTCTCTCCCATCAACCGAGCAGCCCTACCTGGCGTTCTCGACTGCGCCCACAAACGCGGTTGAGGTTCGTTACGAGTATGCGGGAGAGGAGCCCGGTGCTTCTAGCCTCTACTACGTGACGGCGAACATCGTTCGTGAGGACGCCTACTACGACACTCCGCAGCAGGTCTTCTCGTATGAGGATGCGGCCCGTCTTCTTGGCCCGAGTGCTACCAGCAATGATCTCCTGATCATGGCGCAGATCGCACTTGAGGACAACGACGCACCCAGCGCCTTCTTCTGTCAGGCGAAGGACTCTGACGGTGACGGGGTCATTACTCCGGTAGATGTCAACTCAGCCATTGAGGCGACAGAGGATGTTCGGTCCCTGACCGACGTGGTAGTGCTCAACAGCTTCTCCTCGCTGTCCACCTCACTGGCCAACAACGAGAAGATGAACGACCCCTTCGAGCGCGGTGATCGTGCTCTGTGGGTGGGCGCTCCCATCGGTACTGACATTGGGTCGTACGACACTCCCGGGACTCTCATCTACCTGGCTCGCCGCTCACTGCAGGTATTCGGAGAGAACCCTGCACACGGTAAGCGCGTACTCATTGGAAACACTGAGGCTACCAAGACCATCACTCTCACCGATGGTACTCAGGTAACCGTTACACTGGACGGTAGCTTCATCGCTGGTGCGGTGGCTGCGCGTAACGCGAGCTTTACCTCTCCCAGTGAGACACTCCTTCGTAAGAACCTGTTCGGGTTCGATTCCATGGAGGTCTACACCGAGCCTGAGGAGCTTCGCCTCGTCGGTGCCTCTATCCTCTTCATGAGCAACCAGGGTACGGAAACTGCTCCGGTGTTCCGCATCGAAGAGTCCACCACCGTAGACACTTCGTCTGACGATAACAACGAGATCTCAGTTGCTATCAACCAGAAGGAGTACGTCACACGAGTCGTTCGCCAGGAGATGGACGACAGTCTCATCTCTATCGTTCCGCCGAGCGAGCAGGCCGGTGTTGCCATCGTGCGCACCTTCCTCGCGTCCCTCCTGAACCGCTTCATCGGAAAGGGAATCATCAGTCCTTACACGGATGGTGATGGGTCTGACCGTATGGTTGATCCCGACGAGGATATCGTCGTCTTCCGCGACACCAGCTCTAAGACCACCTACAACTTCAAGTACTGGTGGGTGGGCAAGTACCCCCTCAAGAGGCTTGCAGGTCTCTACTCTGTCGACGAGAAGCTTTTCGGCGAGCAGGTCTAATCACAAATCGAGATCGGGGAGGGAGCTAAATCGTTCCCTCCCCGATTATCTAACTTACGGCGAGACGTCGCCCTAACAATCTCCGGAGAACAAAAATCATGTCTGTGCAGAGCAAGCTGCGAAAGGTAGAGGCCCAGGCCCGCCGCGAGCTAATTGCGGAACTTGAGTCAAGCATCAAGTCCGCCAAGAAGTTTCCTAGTCCCTCAAAGGACACCGTCCTTCGCAAGGACAAGAAGAAGGTCGAGACCGAGCAGAACATCGGACCCAAGACCAAGAAGACCCAGAAGAAGTCTCTCGACGAGGTTGACGCCAAGAACAAGTCGCTTACGTCGGACACTCCGGAACTTGCTTCCACTCCCAAGCCCAAGGTCAAGAACCCTACGGTAGACGACTCCAAGGATAAGACCATGGAGATGGATCTTGCGGAGGCCAAGCGCAAGAAGAAGCCGAAGAAGATCAAGAAGAAGGCCCTGGACATGAGCCAGGAAGAGGCCGAGGACCTTGATCGCGACGAGGTTCGCGATGAGGACATGCAGGACATCACCAACAAGGGTAGCAAGCGTCAGCTCGCTCCCGTAAGTGAGCTTCAGCAGAAGCTCAAGGGCCTGGTCCCTGAGCTGACCAAGTCCCTCTCCCAGGCGAACGACATGCTTGAGTCAGCCGTTCTCGGCGGCGATCTCAAGGCGATGGATCGTGCCCTTCGTTTCGTGCTCACCATTCTCAAGAAGGTGACACGTCAGGACCTCGTCCCCCTCTTCGGCACCGTCTCCAAGCTCATGCAGAGCCTTGGCAACAAGCACGCTTCCTCCAGGAAGACTGCAGCTGTCAAGCGGGCTCACGCAACGGTAGAGTCCCTTCAGACTGAGATCGGCCGTGGCAAGGTTCTTGTCAAGATGGCGATCGATCAGTACGCCAAGGTCTAATCTCACCTAATGACCCTTCCCGACATTCAAGATCGTGCCCGGATGGCTAGTTTTCTTATTAAACTAGCCATCCGGAAGATGAAAGCGGCTCACCGCCCCGTGGAGCCTCAGGTGGCTATGTCTGCCTTGGCCTCGCTTCGGGGCGACAAAGCCGTCTCGTTCTTTGAGCAGTTTGATGTATCCTCGGCTGCTAAGACCACGGCGGGGGCCCGCCTTCTGTCCTCTAAGGACAAGGCCACCCTACAGAAGGTGACCGCGGCGCAGACCTTCGTACCGGGGCAGGGTCCCGGGGTTCGGGTCAACTCCGCGATTGGACCTTTCATCGTGCGGGACACTCCACAGGGTCCGATTATCTTGAATCGTGATGTGGTTTCCTTCCGGGGTATTGTAGGGCACTCTTCTACCTTCGACGTAGACGACTGCCTGAAGCCCAAGGATCTGTACGAGCAGGTAAAGGAAATCCTGGGTGGGGTCAACACCAAGCTAGAGGCTAGGGTCAAGGCAGCGGAATCGGTGGCGAACAAGCCGTTCCGTATCGAGCGGGACTACGAGATCCGAACTGTCGGCGACAAGGCTCGTAGGGTCATGATCTTCAAGATCGTCCGCAACGATCCCAACGGGAAGCACGACGGCGAAACAGCCTACTGGATTGATCCCAAGATTCAGTCTCGTGCAATTCGTCAGCAAGAAGAAGCTCAAAGGGCTAAGGAGCTTGGTAAGGACGACGTTGTGGTGGACAACCAGAGTCCAGAACAGCCCGCCATCTTCACTAGCGCTGACAAGGCGGCTGAGGTGCTCAACGAGCTGACCGACGCCCACAATACCACGTCCATTCGAACTGTTCACCGGTTCATGGAGCGTCGGGTGTTCCTGCTTCTCTCCACAACGTTCACGGCTCGTAGCCACGCAGACGCCTTCACAGTGTTCAGCGAGGCCATCCGTGATAAGACTGATCCAGTAGGTGAGCTGAACCAGCAGGTGCCCAAGATCAAGAACCGTCTGCAGCAGTTCCAGGAGTTCAGTAACACCCCTGAGCCCGTGGCAGTCGATCCTGCTCATGAGGAGCGTCTAAAGCAGCTGAGCACCCCGAAAGATGAGGCTGTCTGATGGCAGACCTAGAAACACTTCTTCGTCAAACAAGTACTGCCATGGTGGAGCAGGACGGTGGGATCTTAGTCTACAGTCCCACTCCTCAGTTCGTTAGCACAGGGGTACTATTCCCCTCTGCGGACGATGTTGCGTCGTTCCTGCTTCTATACCGTCGCGACCTACAGACCCACGGCTTTCGGTCTCCTCAAGAGTTCTGGCGGGACAGCGGCAATCAAATCGCTCTCGATGGGGTAGAGACTCCGAACCGGCAGGATAGCCAGTCTGCCTATTTCATCAATGCTGCCTCTGGCACTGATTCTTCAGGCTCCTCCGACCTCGTTGGAAAGTACAACCTACTCATTGCGGCTAGGCAACTAGAGGTAAGGGCTGACGTCTTAGCGTTGACTGACGAGCTTGACGTTACTGATCACGCCTTGCAGCATTATCTAAAGAGGAAAGCTTTCATCAAATCGCAGTTTCCTCGCGATTAGTAGTTTCCGGTCGTAGTTCTACACACGACCAAAGGAGTCCGTTTTGGCCAGCCCCGTACCCTTCGCAGAAAATGCCCATGGTGTGCGCGTTCGTCCGCTTGACTTTGACGCGGAGGGTGCGCCCACGATTAAGACCTACCACGGCATCTCTATTGTCGTTGGTGGCCGAATTGTCGGTCGTATCCAGAGCTTCAAGCCCAACATGTACACCCGTCAGGGCAACCATGTTTACGAAGTCAACCACCTGACATTTGGACGCCCCGTCGACTACGTTCCTTCCATCAACGAGGGATACAACATCTCCGTGTCGCGTGTTGAGGTCTGGAACCAGGAGTTCGAGCTTGCGCTTGGCTACTCCGCCGTGTGGTCCGATCTCATCGACCAGAACCGCCCCTTCACCATTCAGGAATACCTGTTCAAGGGTAACACCGTGTACCGCGTCTGGCTGTACAGTGGTTGCTGGTTCACCAACCGAAACGAAGATGGATTCGAGTCAAAGGGCGACGCGCAGATCAAGGCAACTGGCGAGATTCAGTTCGTCAGTCGTACTCGCACCGTCTGAGGTAAAAACTCGTATGGACCAACCTGAAGACAGACTTAAGACCGTATCCGACTACGTACTGAAGAAGGCGCACGAAGGCGCAAGTACGGATCGGGTTACACCGATCCAGTCGCGGCATCAAAAGGCGCGTCTTCGTGAGGCGGTCGCCAAGAACTACGTGAACTTGGATGAGCTTGAATATGTGTTCAAGGACATCAACTCGTCCAGCTCACTGAAGTACTTCTCGTCAGAGGACGCTAAGCTAATTCGAGCTGCTGCGTTGTCTTTGGCGGAGGCACGTCGATCCCTGCGTAAGCTAGGTCAGCGTGAGTGGCTCAAAAAGTCACCCTCAAAGGATTGATCCTTGAGTGTGTAGGTTACTTGATCGTGCAAGTCGTGCCTTCCACACAGTGGAGCAGCGACACAACAACCGACCTTCGGGTCACAACTAGAAATCATCATTAAGGCACTCACCTCCTACATTTTTTTGGTGAGCAAGAGGTCACAGATAATGGCGCATCCCAAGGATCTAAACCCTATCCTAGTCGAGATGGACGACATCGCTTCAGATCTTGAGAAGACCGGAAACGCCGACCTGGCGTTCATGGTTGATCAGTGCTCTGCTGAGTTACAGGCGTCCCCCCGCAAGACTGCTACCGCGAAGCGCAAGCCTGCTGCGAAGAAGACTCGCTCAGGCAAGCAGAAGCGTGCTGGCAAGTCCCGCAAGACCGCGAAGAAGAGCGTTCATGCTGCTCGCAGCAAGATTGCGCAGACCATGCGTAGGATTGCTCGTGCTCAGGTCTCAGAGCTTGAGGACATCGCGAAGGAGCTTATCAAGGAGGGCGACAAGAAGGTTGCTCTTGAGGTACTCAAGATCGCTGAGGAGCTTGATAGCGACTACAACTACTCCGACGCCAAGCACTCCGCTCCGGAGAGCAGCGGCGACGCCTCACAGCGCTACGACCGCGAGAAGGCCAACAAGCCCGACGCGAAGATGGACGCTGAGGAGAAGGAAGAGCTGGAGTACCCCTACGGCGACGCCGAGGGCCTCGGTTACCCCCTCAAGGAGGGTGGCGTTGACGCCGCGCTCAATGAGCTTCTGAAGGCGGCTGGCGAGGACTTCGACTTCGGCGGCGACGAGTCGGACGATGACGAGGGCTCCGAGGGTCTTGACCTTGGCGACGAGGCGGACGAGGACGCCGAGGGCGACGAGATGGACCTCGACGGTGAGGACTCCGACGAGGACTCCGACGAGGACTCCGATGAGGATCTCGACCTCGACATGGGCGAGGAGGGCGACGACGACCTTGACCTCGACAGCATCGACCTCGATGAGGGCGACGGCGAGGACGAACTTGCGGCCATGATGGAGGCTGGTGACGCTGAGGACATGACGGCGATGGACCGCATGTACGAGGCGGATGAGGACCTTGGCGACGACATGGATCTCGATCTCGACCTGGGTGATGAGGATCCCATGGCGGACGAAGACATGGACGAGGACATGGACGTCGACATGGGCATGGGCGGCGACGAGGACCTTGGCGACGAGGACCTTGGCGACGAGGACCTTGGCGACGAGGACATGGACGAGGACATGGACGAGGACCTTGAGCTGTCAGACGCCGAGGACACCGAGGCCATGGACCTTCTCCCCAACCTTGAGGTCTCCGGCCCGATGGGCACCGGCTTCAAGTTCTCCACCGCGGACAAGAAGCGCCTCGCGAAGCTAGCCAAGGCCCTTTGGAGCCGCGGCGACAAGAACTCAGCTCGGCGGATCGCGAAGATGGTGAAGTCTTCCAAGTAAGTCTTCCTTTCCCCTGTAAACAAAGACCCAGGCCATTGATTTGGCCTGGGTCTTTGTATGTGTAGTACACAGGAACCAATGACCTACGAGACGTAGGCAGGAGTAATGAACATCTCATGATTAATGATGACGACCTTGGAGAGAAGATTGATCCGCTCTCCATCTCTTCCACGCCCATCAAAGGCGCACTCCCTCACCCGAAAAAGGGCCCGTGGGACACTGCCGAGTCGGTAGATTCCGAGTTCAATCCGGGGCAGTGGCCGCAGCGCCCCTCTACACCTCCCCCAGTAGGTCGTGAGGTAGCGTACAACCCTCAGGGGGCAGGTCCCTCAGGGCAGGCGCCCACATCCGCGCAGGCTCCCGCTACTCCGCAGACCAAGCCTCTCCCTCCCGCACCCGTCTCAAAGCGCTTCAAGGCGACGGCTAAGGAGAGCCGCGTTCTCGGTAAGTTCAGAGAGGCATTCGGCCTCAAGCGTGTCGACAGTGCGGATGCTGTGATCACACGAAAGCACCCACGCGACCCCGAGCAGGAGATCAGCATGAAGTTCACCTTCCGTGGGCTTGGGTACGACGACTACCTTTGGGCTCTCCTGACGGCTGCTAACTCCGGCATGCCCAGTCAGTTTGCGTTCAGGGTGGCATGCTGCGCCATGATGACAGCTGCCATCGACGACACTCCCATCTGGGAGGTCTTTGGGCTTGAGCCCCTTCACCCGGATGATGTCACCGATCCTTTGTATCCTCACAAGGGCATTCGCTTTAACTCGGCCGAGATGTTCATGGAGGAGCTTCGTACGTCGATGCACGACATCGTGGATGATCTCTTCAACCAGATCTCCGAGAAGGTCGATGACCGCTACATGCTCAAGCAGGAGACTCCTGAGGAAGCCGCAGACGGTGCCGCGGAGCCAGAGCGCCCTTTACCCTAGAGCGGGTTCAGGAGCTTGATTCGGACGTTTGGCTGCGCGGCGTCGTAGCGGCAAAGCTGCGAACGACTCCTTCGGATCCGCGTATTCGCAACTCTAGTCGTGAGGAGCTTGAAACCTCCCTCATCTTCTTCCAATGGGAGGAAGACAACTGGTTCAATCGCTGGGAGAGGATGTTGGGTCTGTCTTGGACTGCAGAGGACCTGAAGCAGTTTGCAGCTTCAGCACGCGCAGAGGCTGGTGTCGCAACTCCAGACGATGTCCAGTATTTGGAGGCAGCTCCGAACTCCACCGTACGAATCCCGTTGGCTTTCCTCGTTAGACCCGAGATCATCGAGATGCTCCAGAAGCGAGCTGCTCCGGAGCTGGGCGGCAAGGACGGCATGAGCCACGTTGACGCCGATGCCATCTCCCTTTCTACTGTCTCTAAGGAGCAGTTCCTAGAGAGACTTGGGCAGAGGGTGGCTGATCCTTGGTTATCTTCAAAGGGCAAAGATCAGTTCGATCCGGCCCATGAATCCAGGGTTAAGTCTGGCTTTGGCGAAGGACGAAGCCGCAGGCTTGGCGACCGAAGGTGATTCTTACTAGTGAGACTATGAGACGTGCCCCGCAATCCATTTGACAACGGAAACCGCACAAATCGGGCTGCGGCGGCACAGTCTCGTGCCCTAGAGAGGGCAGCCAAGAGCCTTGAGGCCTCCATGCGGGGCCAGATTCAGACCCAGAACGATCTGACGGCTGCACGCTCAGTAAGTACACAGCGGCATCTCCAAGAGCTTGAGTCCCTGCGCAAGTCCTTAGGGGCACAACAGTCTTCCCTCCGCGACCTTGATGCTCATAGGGCCAAGTACCACGACGAGGAGATGAAAAGGTCGTCGACCCTCCTCCAGCGGTACGAGACCATCAAGCAGGCCCTGAAGGAACTACAGGAGGACTTCAGTGACACCTCCACCATCGTAGGCTCTTTCATGACTCCGTTCCGTGAGGGAACGGAGAACATGCTCAAGTTCGGGGAATTACCTAAGGTCTCACGAGGGATTCGTGACCTCGACGCGGACTTTGGTGATCTTGGTGGTACGGCCTCACGCGCAGCAGGTCAACTTGGCGACTTTGGCTCGGCTGCTCTAGACGTCCTACCTGCTCAGCTTCAGTACAAGGCATCTCTCGACGACCTAGACGTGAGTCTCAACCGTATCAACACCCGTGTGGGTGGGAATATCGAAGAGACTCGCAAGATGGCCCGTACCTTCACGGACATGGCGAGAATCGACATCGTCAGTCCTGGGGCTGTGGCCGAGGTGGAGAAGGTCACCGAGACTCTCAAGTTTCTGGAGCTACAGGGACTCGACACGGGCGACTCTATGCGCTTTGTGACCGAGCAGTCCCGCCGTACAGGTAAGGACTTCTCTGAGAGTGCCGAGGACCTTGAGGTATTTTCTGCGCAGTCTACGCTACTTCACCAGCGTCTCGGTGAGACGAACAACAACCTCAAGGGACTGACGTTCACTGTACGCACAGGCTTCATTCAGGCGATGCAGGAAGCCACCAGAAACCTGACTAGCCAGACGCACCAGGTTGAGGCTGTCGGGTCTGCGTACGTCTATGCAGCCAGTAAAATGGCGGACTACGGTCTCGCTGCGAAGGGAATCGAGTCCACCTCCAAGGCGTTTGGGGACTTCCTGTTCACTGAGCGTCAAGACGCCAACACGTTCTTGGCCGGCGGCGAGATGAGTTCAGAGCTTCTTGATCGTTTCAAGGAGCTGAAGGACTCAGGGCAGAACACACCGGACATCGAGGCCCAGCTTGCTCGTGAGTGGTTTGGCGTGGAAGACGCAGACTCCTCACAGCTTGAGGCCATTCGAGAGTCCTTGAGCGCGGCCCGTGAGGGAGGCCTAGGTCAGGTCGACGTGGCAAACATGCTCATGACGACGGAGAAGGGCATCGAGTCTCGCCTCAACTCACTTAGTAACATGCTGAGTGGGACAGACACCTCCACCCACCAGCGCCTGCTTCAGAACAACTTCGGGGTGAACCTGGAGACGTTCGAGGCTCGTAGATTCTCTCGCATGATGCAGGAGGGGCGCGGCGAGGAAGTGGCCAAGGAGATTGCCGAACTTAGGCAGGACTCCGAGCGGCTTGCCCAAGATCCCATGGACTTGGCCAAGGACACAGTTTCGGCCCTCAAGGCCCTCAACGACCCAGTGCAGACCCTCTTCAACATCAAAGACTACGTCAAGTCGATTGCTCTCAACATGAGCAATATGATCAAGCTCGTCCAGACTATTCCTGGTGTTGACGAGCTGACAAACTTGTACAATGACTTCACAGGGGAAGCGCAGGGCCGCGACACCTCGGGTGAGATTGCGCGGCTACAGGACCAGGAGAAGGAGTCCACTCGAAATGTGGATCGCCTTGTCAAGGAGCTTCAGGAGTCTGACCTAGCCGTCCAGCGTGCACGTGAGTCAGGGAACACGGCCGACTTGAAGCAGGCCCAGGAGGCGTTTGGTGAGGCATTTGAACGCCACAACGCCGCCATCATGGAACGGGCATCTACAGCCACCCAGATTGCGGAGACAGCAGCGGTAGAACAGTCCCGAGACTCTCTCCCGGATACTTCCATTCTGACGGAGATGGCCTCGGAGGCGTACGCCCACGCCCGCTCTTCCATGTCTATGCCCAGCTTACCTGAGATGGGTACATTGGCCGCGTTTGCCAACCCAGTCCATGCCGCAGCCACGTCAGGACTCGCCTCAGCCGCTAGACTTGCCGAAGGGGTCCTAGGAGGCGAGGGCGGCGGTCGTCTAGAGACCGACCCCAACGGGAACACCTGGGTTAACCTAAGGCTCCAGTTTCAGAACTTCAGTGAGGCCGTGGCCTACCACACACTTGACCAGCGCCTAAACAGCGCAACAGACTAATCCAACGAGGTATTTAGAAATGAGCGCTAAGCTACTAAAGTCACTAGCCATGGGGCAGTGCCACGTACGCAACGTATCCAACGGCGAGGTCATCGTCTACTGGAAGAATGACCGACTCCGCACAGATCATCTGACTGTATCACCGCAGCAGGAAATCGACCTGACCAAGTATGCGTCTATCGCACAGCTTCGTAAGAGCCCAAACCTGAAGAACCTCTTCAGTCGGGGTCACCTTCGAATCGTCCCTGCGTAGATCACGTGAGTAGTCCCGACTTTGTCGTCTGTTACATCGAGGGCAAGCAGTACCCCCGTGCTGCTTGCCATCGACACCATCTAGACCCTCGACACGCCGGGGGTTCAGACGACAGCGAGAACCTGGCGTGGCTCAGTGCTACAGCTCACCAGCTCGTGCACAGGGCCGCACAGATGATCAAGGCCAAGAAGCACGGGCACGCTCAGGACCTTGCCATGAGCGCCTACCCCTCCCCAGCGATGAGGCAGCGCTTCATGGCCGTGGTTCAGTCAGAGGTAGAGCACTCTGTAGAGGCCAAGGAGCAGGGAAAGGGGAAAAGCACCATCATCGTTGAGGTGCCTTTTCCCCGAGATGAATACGCACGACTCAAGCTTTTAGTTGCGGACCGCAGGGCCGGCGGCAAAAAGATGAGTATTCATGACTACATCGCTAGACTTGTGATGAACCACGTGAGATCTACCGGAGGGTAGTTCCGGGTTATTTGGGGGCTGTATGGCCAACTTCAACAGGCTAACACTTACGATTGTGGCGGTTCAAGCAACCATTGACAAGCGCCACTATGCCGCAGTGTACCTGGGAGACGATCCTGAGGGCAACAACTTCTTCAAGATCTACCTAAACGGCAAGCCCGTCTCGGTCATCAAGTGGAATCGTAGAGCCCAGGCGTTCTCAGGCCTTCAGTGGACTGTCTACGCACGCAACCAGAACCTCCAGGAGAGTTTCGTGTGGCCCAATGAGATCCGCAAGAAGCTGCACCGTAAACTAACCCAGGGCACACTCTTCCGTATGGTCAAGATCCGCTGAGGTAGTTCGTGAAAGTCACAAGAAGCCTTACAGAGACCCCCTTCGCTGGGGTCTTCGACGTTAAACCTGAAGCTCGACTACTCTACTTTGAGTCCTTGCTCCGGGAGTACGTCTTCGCCTGCCGTGCGGGGGGGCGCTCGATGCCCCCTAGCGCCTTCCTATTCAGTGAGACAGAGTCGCACTTCTTCAACGGTCTGGAGTTCTCCACGCCAGCGTCCTTCCTAGAGGCCATTCGCTTCCACGCCGCTGACCTGGACTGCTCCCTGTGCTGCATCGCGGCCGAGGTGGGAAACCCTGCCCAGGACGATCCTATCGTAGTCTTCGAGGTGTCTACTCCCGACGATAGAGCTAAGGGTGCTTTCGAGGTCTCCTCCCCCCAGGGAATTCTGGTCGGAGATCAGTGGGAGATGATCCTCGCCAGCGGCAAGGACTTCGTCGCGGTTGGAGTAGACCAGTTCATGGGGGATGTCTTTGCTTCCCTCTGATGATTCCTTTGAGGAACTGCGGCACCGACTGACCAGTGGGAAGTACGATAGAGCGAGGGAGCAGGTCTTTGACCATATCTACTCCCACCGCTCCGCCTCCCTACTTCAGACTTACCTGAACAAGGGTCTCCATGTCCCTCAGGTGCTGTCCTGTATCAGTGATGTTGTCTTCGACGAAGACTGCTCCACTGCTATGGTGGATTTGCATACGAGAATCGTCTCTCTTGGGATTGAGTTCGTACTTGAGCACGTAAGAGGGTGGGAGGACCTATACTTCATCCTTTTTCACGAGCGTGGTCACGTCCTGATTGACCGGCTCTACCGGTCTCGAATGGACAGCTTCCAGTCGTTCGCTTTCGCGAACGGGTGGGAGGACCTCTACATCAACAACATGATACTGCTGTTCTTCGACAGCTCGTTTTGTCGGGAGTTCTACGCGGAAGCTGACGACGAGGATTTCCGCCTATTGCTGCAGCAGCGTTTCTCAACGTGGTGCTACACGATCAGGTCATCGACTAAGATGAGTCCCGAGCTGATCAGCCGGTTCAACTCAATACACAACAAACTTCCTAAGGGGAAGACCAACTTCTTTTCGTTGAAGTGCTCGTACCCCGCGTGGATGGAACTAGGCCTACAAGTAGAGAAGCTGTACGGAGGAAAGAACGCCTCCATGAGTACAATCGACTCCCATGGCGGTCTACTCCCTTCGGGCAGTTCAACGGAACAGGAGGAGGAGGAAGCACCGCTCCAAGCTGACATTGACCGCCAGGCGAAGATGCGTGCTGTAGAAGCAGGCGTATCAACCCGTGGTATGAAGGGCACACCCATACCTAAGCCGCCGAAGGTCGACCCCATCGTACTGACTGCCCTTCAGTCCTTTCCGAAGGAAGCACTCCCCGCAGGGATGCAGTCGCTGATCTCTCCAAATCAGGTCCTGGAGCAGACTGATGCGTTCATTCGGAGTGAACTCGTACCTGTAGTACAAGATGCCGTTCTGGCAGAAGAGGGGGAGTTCGGAAAAACCGGCATGCTAACAAGCCTTTCCCGCTCAGAGGCCTTACTGCTGTCCTCGGGGATCATCCCTCTCTACTGGGACACTCATGTAGAGGGAAAGGTAGTCAAGTATCGTCTGTATGTGGACGTGTCAGGGTCTATGCAGGACTACTGGGGCTTGGTCCCTCTCATTTACTCTTCCTTGCACAGCCATGTAAACGAGTACTACCAGTTCTCTGGAAGGGTCGTTCCGAGTAGCCCCACTGACACCATTCTAGTACACAACATGGGCACGAATTACGAGGCAGTTGCGTCGCACATGCTCCGGGACGGAGTAACACACGCAATTGTTGTTACGGACAACACAGACAGTATTTCCAGCAGTCAGAGAGAAGACCTCTCCCGGCAGCTAAGCTCCCTGATCCTACTGGAAACCAACCCCGTCGGTAAACGTGGTGGATTCAACGCCATTGCCCACACGCGGTTACTTCTCCCGTCTCTTGGCGACTAACTTACCATGACTGAATTAGCTCTATCCAACTTGGGCATCTTGGGATGGGAGGACATCCAGGCTCAAATTCTGGTAGCCCTGTTGGCCAACCAGCCGATCTTGCTCATTGGTCCTCAAGGGTTGAACAAGACTGATGGACCGCACCTACTGGCACAGGCAGCGTTGGGAGATCGTAATTGTAGGTTCGCCTCTTATGACACCAACCTGATCACCACTGACGACCTTCTAGGGTTCGCAGACCCAAACAAGCTCCAGAATGGAGAGTTCGGGCATATACACACCCCCCAAACTATCTGGGACAAGGACGCGGTGCTACTCGACGAGATCAACCGCGCCTCCATGTTTTCTGTGGGCAAGGTCATGGAGATCATCCGGGCTCGTCGCGTCATGGGTGTGCCGCTCCCCTTGAAGTTCGTGTTCGCAGCACTCAACCCACCGGGAGACTTCGAGACGAGGTACCTCGACCTCGCTGCGGCTTCCCGCTTCGTCTGTGTTCGGGTGCCAAGTGCCTCCTCCATGGAGTCAGTGACCCTGATGGACATCTTCACGATGCAGTCCAACCCCGTCGCTGACGAAGCGCTGCACGATTTCCATCAGTCATTCACTCGTGCTCGTAGCGTTGTGCACGACAGCCACGCCTGGCAAACTGCCGCAGGGTGCGTTGTGGCGTTCGTGCGTAAGCTTTACGAGGAGACCAAGGTCGATGTCAGCCCCAGACAGGGCAGATCGATGACTCGCATGCTACTTGCATGTGAGGCACTTAGCACCACGTGTCGTTTTCTCGTGACAGACGCTAGCAAGGCTGCTATCCTTGCGTCCATGGTGCCGGAGGGGTTCGGCATCTGCCGTAAGTCCGTCCCTTACGACAAGGTTGTCCATACCGCACGAGAGGTAGTCGTCGGCTACAAGCGACGAGATCCTCTAGTCACCTCGACTACCTTGACCGAGTTGGTGTCTTCGGATATCCAAGACAAGGTTGCATGGGGCCAACATGTTAAAGACATGTTGGGTTCTAAGTCGAGTTTCCAAGAAGTGCGAGAGTTTGTCGTTGCCCTGACATCCCGATGTAGGGATGACAGTCAATTCCTTGACACGGCTACGTTCAATGCGTTAATGCAGTTGGCCTTTGAACGCCTGCTTCGTGAGAGCAATGGACCTATGGTGTCGCTGACTTTCGATCGTGAAGAGCTACTTCCGATCATTCAGCAGTTTGGGGATGGGAACACATGATCGTAGCTTCACCTAAACTGAGTGCTCTCACTTCGGCGGCGAAGTCCAATTCCAAGCTGTCTTACGTCAAGCTCCCTGTCGCCACTGTTGCTTCGAAGGCGCAGCTTCGGCTTCCCATCGTTAAATTCGATACACCAAAGTCTCGCTCCGCGGCACCCAAAGTGCCTGTGTGTGACGAATACGTAGTGCTAGTGGCGGGTAAGCTTGTTCGTTCGGATCTGGAAGGCATCTATACTGTCGAGGTCTTCAAAGACAAGGTCCGTGTACTCACGGACGACCCGACGGCGTGTACCATGCCGCTCTCGAAACAGAAGGAGCTGTACGACAGGCACGGCTTGGCCTTCCTCTTCGGGTCTGCCCCAGAGGGGCTGGGACTGGACCTTCGTTCCAAATTCACGCGAATTATCGTTGCACCCACCTTGCAGGATTACCGCGATGCTGGTATAGCTCACCTCCTGCTTCGGAACCTCGTGCCATCCGCTAAGGTCTTCCGCAACCAGCTTCGTCTGAAGGACAACTCACTCTACACGCCAGATTTCTACCGCCTCTTGGTCGGGGAGTAGACGTTACAGTCACAGTGCCTCTGCAGGCACGGAAAGAGCTAGGTCGAAACTTCATGATGTTAGATCGTCTTGTGCCGTATTTCGAGGGGCTCACTCGAAAAGAAAAGAAGCTGGCCAGGAGAGCCATTGCTCACCACATTCTTATCGAGGACTACCGCAAGTACTGTGCTCTCATAAAGGAGCTTCCTTCCGGGGCACTTGAGTTGTTCAAGACTGAGGTTCGCGAGTACCTGAAGCACTCGTTTGAGTCCCGCTGTATCTGGCGAGCTGTCTATGCTTCCATCTCTGTCAACGACCTGGCTATCAGCCAAGCCGCTTCGAAATTCAATGTGTCGTTGCGTGACATCGCGTTTCTGTGGAACGCCTTGGAGGGGGAGGATCGGGAGAAGATCAGGGAATTCTCCCAGAAGGAGTCCTCCTGGGAATTCCTCTCTCCTCAGGAGATGTCGAAGCTGGTCAGTGATGTCAACCGCCACATTGGCAAGGTCAGTTACTTCAAGCTCCGGTTCATCAAGGACAACGACAACGGGGTGAGTCAGGAGGATCTCGCCGCGGAGCTGATGCGGCAGGCCATGTACGTCATCCGGCGCTACGAGCACACTGGTAACGTGGCTCTCGTGCGTAACTACGCCAAGCAGGCCGTTAGCAACCACGCCATCAATCTGATCCATCACCACACCTCGGAGTCGCGGTCCAAGGTACAAAATAACACCACCGGCTGCGGTACCTGCATCTACTGCCTCTCGCAGAAGCCCCAGCGGTGCTACCACGACGTCGCCACCTATCGTGTACGGAACTTCTCTTTGGATTCCTCGGTAGACCAGGGCGACACCACCGAGTACTCGCCGGCCCCGACTCTTCCGTGTGACGACATCAGTGTGGAGGAAAAGGTATCCAACCAGGAGTACCTGGACACGCTCCGACAGCAGCTCAGCTCTAACGCCGCGCGGATGGTCAACGTCGTCACTGGTGGGTACGACAATGATTTCGAGGGGTGGCTCAGTGACAGCTATGAGGCCTCTGTAGAGGACTACAGCAGCAACCCTCGAAAACTGGTAAAGGCTTTCAGTGAGTATATCGGGTCCGGTGACGAGTTGATTCATGAGATCCAGCGTCGTTTCCGTGCCCTTGAGCAGGTCGCGCTGTAAAAGCTGCATACCACTAATAAAGGTCTCCCCACTGAGAGTGGGGGCAAGCCGGAATAGAGCTTAATGACTAATCATGACTCTGGGACTGAAGACAGCACTGCCTTTGCATCACGTTTCGTGGACAAGTATCGACCCAAGGTACTTGATGACGTAGTAGGGCACGATCGCGTAGTTGAGAGCCTGAAGGGCATGGCCGCCTCTGGCAAGCTTCGTGGCAACACGATCTTGCTTTCTGGTCCCCACGGGCTTGGAAAGACCTCGATCGCTCGCGTCATTGCCCGCACTGTAGCCTGTGAGGAGCAGGGCGAGGTCCCGTGCGAGAAGTGCATGTCCTGTAAGCGGCCACTGGAGGCGCACGCAGACATCATGGAGGTCAACGCCGCCAGTACTCGCGGTATTGACGATGCACGCAACCTCATCGAAGCATCGAAGATGCGTCCACGCTTCGCTGGCAAGACATTCATCCTCGATGAAGCACACCAGCTGACAGCGCAGGCAGCCCAGAGTCTCCTCAAGGTGTTTGAGGAGCCTCCGCCCTACACGACCTGGGTGCTTTGTACTACCGAGCCCTACAGTATTCTCAAGACCATCAGGAGTCGCAGTTCCTGGTACAAGCTTGAGCCTGTAGCGACGAATATCCTCGCCAAGTTCTTGGCCAAGGTCGCCAAGAAGGAAGGATTGCCGGCATACAAGGAGGTCCTGTACTCCATCGCGGAGGTCGAGGATGGTCACGTTCGTGATGCCCTGCGCACCTTGGAGCAGGTCTACTCTAAGGTGGCACCCGAAGATAAAGAGGGTGCTCTCGCCTACGTGCCGGAGGCGAAGGATCAGATCAAGGTCGTGTCCGTGCGTCAGGTACTGGATAAGTACCTGAAGTCTCTAGTTGTGGGCGACGGAAAGGCCCTTGTTTACGCCCGTAAGGTCGAACACCCTGAGGCACTACTAACACAATCGTGTGCCTTCCTTATGGAGGCAGGTCTGGCCGAAAAGCAGCCAGGTCTCGTCACGAACCGAGGTGCTCATGCCTTTATCAGGCAGGTAACCATCGAGCAGATAGCTAGGGCGCATGCGTCCCATCTAGACTGCCTGATCAAGATTCGCAATGGCGCTCCCGCTCAGGCCGTCTTGGACTCCATGATCCTATCCTGGATGGCAAAGAAGTGAGCAAGTACAAACTAGATGTGCTTCTGGCATCTCGGCCACTGCAAGGTAACACCGCTTCGTCCGCAGAGGCCGCTGCCACCGACTGCAGCTATTGCAGGTCCCCCTGCTGTCAGCTGCTCGTCGTCCTCTCGAAAGAGGAGGCACGTCGCTTCGCCTCTGAGGACCACGTCATCGATGGTGTGAAGCAGAAGATCCTTCAGCGTCGCAAAGAGGACGGGTACTGTGTGTACTACGTTCACGGTGAGGGCTGTTCCACCTACGACGACAAGCCGCGTGTCTGCGACATGTACAGCTGTCGCACTGACTCTCGTATTACCGATTCCATGAAGTACCAGCTGTTTACTTACCCTGAGGGGTGACTCTTGCGTACTGAGTTCGAGACACTTCGCCTGCAGAATGCGGGACCTTTCCGTGACTTGGTCACTGTTCCTCTCAAGGAGCAGGGCCTCGTCTCTATCCGTGGTCGCAACCTAGACGAGGGAGGGAGCAATGGTTCTGGTAAGTCCTCTCTCTTTGAGTACTTCTACTGGCTTCTCACTGACAGTATCACTAAGACAGAGCGGAGAGTTTCTCCCAAGGACCTAGTGAACCTTCATGTGGGTAAGGAGTCTGTCACAGCGGTCGACTGGACTCGTGATGGGAAGTACTTCTACGCGGAGAAGTTCCGGAAGGTAAAGGGCAGAGGCACGGGTCTCCTGCTTACTGAGGATGGGGTAGACATCACCCCTGACAACCCGACGGAGGCGAAGCGCAAGATCCTGTCCTCGGCTGGAATGACCAAGGATCAGATCCTAGGGCACCTGTACCTCTCCCAGAAGTACATCCACACGATGATTCAGGGAAAGCCTTCGGCCAAGAAGGCATACCTGTCATCGTACTTCGGACTCAACAAGTTCGATGCCCTCCTCAAGGAGAATCAGAAGCGCATCAACGCCATCCCGTTACCCAATGAGCGGGAGATCACGGACATGATGGACCACGTCAAGTCTGAGATCAAGGCGTTGGGGGATGTCAACGCTGCCAAGGTCAGGGCAGCAGAGGTCAAAGAGAACCTAGCCAGTCTTCGTGAGGATCAGCTGGAACTGAGGCAGGCCATTGCAGCCGTGGAGGCTGCCAAGCTCGTGGCCGCTGACCGATCCAGGTGGGAGAAGTACCTGAAGTCTAAGAAGATCTCCCCCGATCGTGACTCTATCAAGGAGTTCTTGCGCAAGGGCAAGGCCAAGCTTCTAGCAAAGAAGGAGGCGGTAAAGCACTGCCGCCAGTACCGTTCCCTCTCCGCTGAACTAGCCTACCTTCAGGCGGAAGTAGCAGACCGAGGTATTGTCGACGACCCCAGCGAAGAGCTGCGTGTTATCGACAGCCGCATACCCGCCCTTCGTCGCCGTAGGGCGCTGCAGGGTAAGCTTGATCTCACCGACAACCTTTCCAAGGTTCGAGCACTGAACATCGAGAAGGTCGCCGCGAAGCTGGACAGCAGCAAGGCGGAGCTTCTGAAGCTACAGGGTCAACTGTCGGCTGTCTCAGCAGAGCTGCAGAAGCTAGAGTCCGTGGACGACGTGTGTCACGCCTGCCTCAGGGATATCTCCCACTCAGCCAAAGAGTCCATGGTCTGTAATCGCCAGACCATTGTCTCAGCTGTCGAGCCCCAGATCAAAAAGCTCACCGCAACGGTGGCGAAGTACGAAAAGTACCTCAGTGACCGCGAGGAAGTCGACGAAATAGACGATGAGCTTGCTGGCATCACGGTAGAGGGCGACTTGGATGCCGACCTCGCCCGCCTTAAAGAGCTAGAGCGACTCTCCAAACTCTACAAGGAGAGCAGGGACCTTATCAATCGACGAGATGTTGTTCAGCTGCGACTGAGCGAGATGGACGCCCCAGATGAGGGCTTCGATGTGGATAAGGTAGTGGCGTCCTTCGCAAAGATGGAAGAGGTGCTGAGCACTGTCTCCGACGCCTATGACTTCTTCGTGGAACACGGTAAGTCCTCGTACAACGAGTACGAGCACCAGAGGCTCGTATCCACCCAGACGCAGCTCGATAGTCAGCTACAGGAGCTGGAAGAGGAGCAGCTTTACCTCCAGGACATCGTCACCAAGTTCAAGGCTCTTCGTGCTCAAGAGAAGACTCTCAAGAAGTCCCTGGACCGGATCGCAGAGGAGAAGCAGCGCATTCGCGTGTCCAACTACATCTCTGTTTCCCTTGGGGAGCTGAAGAAGTTGGGCCTACGCCAGAGCAGTCAGCTCCTGACTGACGTCCTGCCCCTGTACCTGGACCAGATGTTTCCCAAGGGGGAGATTTCACTCGGGGTCACCGATGACTCTGCGGGGTTTGACCTGGTGTTCAACAAGGGCGGGGCTGACATCCCCCTCACCTTGATTTCAGGGGGCCAGGAGAAGCGTGTAGGGTTGGCCATCATCTTGGCGTTTGCTAAGCTAGGCCAGCACCAGACCAACATGATCATCTTCGATGAGCCCTTCCGGGACTTGGATGGACCCGGTAGGGAATGTGCGTACGAGATCATTAGGGACCTAGATATTTCTACGGTCTTCCTGACTTCGCATGAAGTCGACATGCAATCAGACCGTAAATATGACCAGGTGTGGACGGTGGAGATGAAAGACCACCAATCACGCCTCATTAAGTAGTTCTACCCATTCTGGGTACTTTCGTACCCTTTCTGGGCATCAATAATCGAGTAATCATAGTATGACTACACTAGTAGGTATTGCGTACACAGCGCCTGAGATCGCTGTGATGTCACTAGACCGTGAACTGTTCCGCGCCTTTGTCTACGAAGGGCGACCAGGGGAGCTTCACGCCTTTCTACAGTCTACGGATGACCGGCACAGTGTAGTGCTTCTCCGGAGCATCTCTGAGCTTGTACGCGTCCAGAACGTGGCAGGTGTAGGCGCCTTTCTGCTGTTCGATGAACCCTCTGTCATGGCAGAGATTGAGGGAATCAACCTCATCGACAGCGAGAAGGACGGCATTGTCTTCGCCAAGAGGCAAATCAGTGTTGCCGAGCTGAATGCGGCGCTCCTCCAGCCTGGCGAGTTCACAGTTCCTGAGGATTTGCGCTCGTCGGTCCAGAGGCTCAGCCAGTCCATCTCTCTGGTGCAGCTCCTAGACGGCATTGAGCCGTACGAAAAGGATCTGCCCACTGAGTGGTACACAACTGTGTGTTCGTACTTGGCAGGTCAGCTACAAAAGCGGTCTTGGGTGGCACGCGGGCAGAAGCCTGCGCTGAGTGCCTCTGTCCCTGTGGAGAAGATCGCAGAGATAGAGAAGTTCATCCAGGACGCACCCTCGGGCGAGATGCTGTGGCGGGCCTACTACGACCACGTTGAGAACGACGTCCCTGTAGACGACGTCTGTGCTCAGTACGAGTGCCCTGCCGCTGACCTGGCCTACATGGTTAAAAGACTCGGCAGCAAGAAGGGTCACAAGTACTACCGCAGTCCCATGGACAAGCCCATGGTGATCAAGAAGAAGCGGAAGGTACGAAAGAAGAAGTCGAAGAAGGCCACCAAGGAGAAGGCACACACCCCCTCCCTCGGCAAGACACCTTCAGCGAAGCGTGGCGTCGTCTCCTCCAAGAAGGCCAAGACCGCAGATGAAGCTCCCGCTCATCCTATCCTGGCTCACGTCCGAGAAGTCACCCAGGCCACCAAGTCTCACGATTTCGTGAGACACGTCGCCGCTCGTGTGGTGGGGCTCACCTCCAAGCGCAGCTTCACCTTTGCCTGTAAAAGGGCTGTCAAGGGAGGAGGGAGCGAGGACCTGGTAGCCGCGGTGCAAGATTTCGTAGAGTCAGATACAGAGGGTCTCGTAGGCCCCGTTCGTGCCGCCTTTTGCCACTACTCCTACCATCGTGGAGTTAAGCCCAAGGATGCGGCAGAGAAGTACGGAGCCAGCACCTGGCTGTTCAAGCTGGTACTGGCGGCCAAGCCGCTGGCCTACGTGGCGACGTGGGCCGATTGGCCTGAGGAGGTAGCTAAGTGAGGTGAGGCGTTCCTTGTGTGGCCACGGTCTTATATGTAGAGTACGACCGTGAGTGGGCCTTACACATCCCCCAGGGGGCCTCCCAGCGGAGGCCCCACGAGTCGGGAAAGATTTTTGGTTCGAGGATGGCCAACAAGGACATCGACCGGCTCGTCACCAAGCTGGAAACGAAGCTACGCGAATCTGGGCTCAAGGGGACGCATCGTCCCCTGCGTAGCATCAAGAAGCTACGAAAGGCTCTGAAATCAGAGCCCAGCGAACCCTCGCGGGACGGTGTGGGGTAACCCTGGCCACACTAGTTGGGATGAAGCCCGTTACAGTCCCCGTGGAGGGACAGAGAGTGTCTTACCAATGAGTGCAGAGAACTTCGATTTCGACTTCCTGGAAGCTACCTCACTTTGTGAGGCGGATGTAACGAAGCGCATGCGCGAACAGCGACAGTTCCTGTGCGCCTCATGTGGGACCGTGGGTCTAACCAGAGAGTGTGGGTGTGAGGCTCCCAGCTGTGTTCCCTACATGGACATGCGCCCCCTACAACTAGGACCTACCGTGAGGACGAAGATTCTGGAGCTGATGGACGAGGCCATCGACTCCGCCGATCAGACCGATGACCTGTCGTATGAGCACACTGTCCACACCGAGTACCTCCCCTTCTTGGCTCACTGCCTCAATCAGACGCAGCTGGCGGACATGCGCGTGGCCTCAGGCGGTGGAGGGTACCGCTCGTCTACGCTGAGCGACGATGAGATCATCGCTCTGATCATCGACCAGAGGCTTCCCGCGAAATGAGCTGTTGCCGTGCCTCGCAGGTAGGGGCAGATAAGCAGGCTCTCGACGCGCTGCGGGCAGCCGTAGAAGCGCTTGAGTCTCGGTCAGACGACAAGATTCGCCAAGACATGTCCATGGTCATCAAGAAGAGTCTGTACGATCGCCTGCTGGCTCAGGCAGTTCGTGTCACGAAGCTGACGGAGGAGTAAAATTGGCTAAGAGCTATCCCACACGGGTAGAGAAGAGCTTCAGCTCTCTACTGACTTCATTGGGGAAGGAAGGTTTCCTCTCCGATCCTATCATCACTGGTGCGCTGGGCGAACTTCGCACGGCCCTGTGCACGGACGGTTTTCAGTTGGCCACGGTTGGTCCCGAGGAGAATTCAGTGTCAGTTCTTATGGTTAGCATGGCGTCTGAGACGGACGCACAGCGACTCTGCGCGTTCTTCGATGGAAGTAATACTCACGTTCGTACGCTGACTCGATCTGGACGTGCCTACGTTCTAATCAGTGATGCTCCCCTCACGCGTGAGGCTGCCGCCGAGGCACTGAAGGAATACAAGGAGTCTGTCTCGGTATGAGCGCCCTTCCCGCGGAAGAGTACGGAAACCTATCTTTCGACGATCTGACCCTCAAGGAGGCAGCTGAGAGAGCTGTATACAAGCTGCAGGCCAGGTTGCGCGTGATGGGGGTACAGCCCTCAGATCAGGTGTATAAGAAGGTCTTGGCACTGCGTGACAGCATGAGGAAGAACAAGCTGAAGAAGTACGACTTTCAGCTCGTCAAGACCAGTACGCTGCATCCTGCTGCCCCCATTGTTATCGAGGATGACAAGAGTGACCTCGTGGCGGAGGTCATCGCCCTGAAGAGTGGTCTCCCCTTCAAGTCTAAAGAGGTTAAGGTCCTCCCAAGTGGATTCATTCACGTGAAGGTCATTCACTTTGGCCCCTCCGACTATTTCAGGGTCGACCCTGGACCAAACGCCTCCGTAACCAGGCATGGGTTCCAGCGTGAGCTGGACGAGGTCATGTACCGAAAGCACAAGGGTACAGTCGAGCGTTTTAGCACTCACACGGTGAGGGTGAAGTGCAAGGGTGACAAGGCCGCCATGTCGGTCTCTGCCTATTACCGAGTAAGCGGCACCAGTGGTTAAGCGCAACCGGATTGCGTCTGTGGCGATCACCGCCACCAAGGACTGGGACAGAGACATCAAGGTGGGATCTCGTGTTCTGGTCAAGGCCGACCCTTTTCCACACGTGTACGAAGTCACTAGCTGTGAGAGTCGGTTCCTAGGCGAGCATGACCTGTGGAACTACCCCTCCCTCATGCAGAAGGGATTCGAGGCTGGGGATGAGATCTCGCCCCTCTTGGTGTTGGTTCGGTCTCGCCTTGCTCCCTCGTGGAACCGTGATGACGGTGCCGTGTTTACTCGCAAAATGGACGCACAGTTTGTGCACCTGCTAACGCCTGCTGATGTGCAGGCAGTGATCGACAACCTCAACGAACTGATGGCAGAGCTATGAGCGGAAACTTCGACCGAGACGCGAGTACGATCCTCCTGTGTGTGAGTGGTAGCCGTAGCTATGGTACCGCTACACCTGCATCTGACTACGACTACCGAGGTGTTTGCATTCCTCCTGCTGAGTACTTTCTTGGGTACTTCGCAAAGTTCGAGCAGTTCACCGAGTCAGAGCCTGATGACAAGGTCGTCTACGACATCAGGAAGTTTTTCACGCTTGCGGAGAAGGCAAACCCTAACGTGGTCGAGTCGCTGTTTGTGCGCGACTGCGATATCGTCGAGCTGACCACCCTTGGGGAAGTACTGCTCGAAAATCGTGACCTTTTCCTCTCCCAGCGGGTCTTTAGTACATTCACGGGATACGCCCACGCCCAGCTGAAGCGTCTTCAGTCGCATCGCGGTTGGCTGCTCAACCCTCCAGGTGACAAGCCACGCAGGGAGGACTACGGGCTCCCTGAGATGTCGAAAGCAGACCAGCGACAGCTGCAGGGTCAGATCCAGTCAGTTGAGAGCAAGAACTACGAAATCTCCGATAACATGATGTACTACATCACACAGGAGAAGGCGTACTCCAGTGCGCTCAAGAACTGGCACAGCTACCAGCAGTGGAAGAAGAATCGGAACCCTGATCGCGCTGCCATGGAGGCGAAGTTCGGATTTGACGGGAAGCACGCCTCGCACCTCATCCGTCTAAGCCGTAGCTGTATCGAGGTACTGCAGGGCAAGGGCCTGCGGGTGTACCGTGATGACGCCGAGGAGCTTCTAGCCATTCGTAATGGTGCCTGGAGCTACGACCGTTTGATGGAGGAATCCAGTAAACTCTACGCAGAGGCCAAGCAAGCGTTGGAGGTTAGTCCTATTCCGAAGCAGCCAGACCTTACGAAGCTGGACAACCTGTGCATGCGATTGGTTCGCAAGCACCTTAACCTGTAAACAGGTTATGTACCTGGTACGGCACACTGTTCAGTAGTGCCAGAGAGACCCTCGCCGTTTGACGGCAGAAAGACAACACCTAGTTATGACTAACCCGAATTACACTCACATCGAGATCATTCTCGACCGCTCTGGTTCTATGGGAAATGTGTGGTCCGACACCCTTGGTGGCCTCAACCATCTTCTGGAGGATCAGAAGAAGATTGAGGGCAAGGCCACGGTGAGCCTGCGCGTCTTCGATCACGAGTACGAGACCCTCTTTGAGATGTCGCCCTTGGCCGAGGTGCAGAAGATCACCAACGAGATGGTGCATCCTCGTGGTGGCACCGCCCTACTCGACGCTGTCGGCAGGACCACCACCTCCCTGGGCGCCCACCTTTCCGGCATGAAGGAGGAGGAGCGCCCCGGTAACGTCATTGTTGCCATCCTCACCGATGGCTACGAGAACGCGTCTAAGGAGTTCACCTCCACGTCGGTGCAGACGATGGTGAAGGACCAGGAGGACAAGTACTCCTGGAACTTCATCTACATCGGCGCTGACGTGAACGACTTCGCCAACGAAGCGGTCAACCTGGGCATCAAGGCAGGGAACGCTCTGAGGTACACCAAGGGCTCTGTGGGTAACTCCGCTGCGTACAACGCACTTGGAGGCGCTCTGCGCATGACGCGCAGCCTCGGCACGCAGGGTCAGACCGTAGGATCGGTGGCCTTCTACGCCAATGCTGGCGACGCAGAGAACGTGGACGATGCTCTGATTCAGCACAGCGTGGCCATTGGGAACTCTTCCTCGACTTCCCTCGAAGACAAGCCCGACCCCGTCTGAGGACAGGCAGCGCCAACCCTGGCCACACTGGTGAGTATCGAACGTTAGGAGGACTACGTGGCGTTTACACATCAGTGTGGCCATTGCAATTCCGTCTTCGAGTCCGATCGAAAGACTTCAAAGTACTGTCAGCACCCCTGTGCTGTGGCGGCCCGGACGGCCGCACGTCAGGCAAAGAAAAAGACCGTCACCAAAGTATGCCCATGGTGTAGTGACGAGTTCTCAGTCCCTCAGACAATGATGGGGATGAGGAAGGCGTATTGTTCCCGTAAGTGCGCGTCAGCGGCTGTCGCGGCTAAGAGAAAGCTGGAGCCTCTTCGTACACCCTGTAAGGTGTGCAACGAAATCTTCGAGCATCCACGCACATCCCCCAACAGAGTGGTATGTGGGGAGGCGTGCAAGAACGAGCTGAAGCGGCAGCAGCACGCAGAGAAGCGTGCCCAGAAGGTTGCGGTCATGGCTCCTTGTGCTCATTGTGGGACTGACTTTGAGGTCATTCCTACCCGGAAAAAGTACTGCAGCAAGGCGTGCGCAAATCAGGCTATTTGTGTGGACAAGAAGAGCCTAGCTACCCAGACGAAGACATGTAAGTGCATTCTCTGCGACTGCCAGGTGACGGTCACGAAGTACCACAAGAATTCTGTTGTGCTATGCAGCGAGCACGAGCAGATGCGCCGCCGGAAGAAGTACCGCAAGAGAGTGCTTCGCGACATGCTCACACATTTCGAGCAGCTGCCTGATGGCAGCTACGGTAAGTTTCTTGAGTTTGAGTGTTCGCCTCCGTACAGTGGGTACATGGCGGTCGCCATCAAGGCGAACAACTCGAATACTAGCATGTCACTCCTCACCATTGTTCTAGCCCACCAGAGCAGAAACCCGGACCGGGCTATCCTCCTTGACTACTCCCAGTTCCTTCTAGAGACCAAGCTAGGACGCCGTCTGTCGCCAGAGGAGTCCGTGGGTTTCGTCGACGGTGATTGGAAGAACTTCAACGTTCAAAATCTACGTGTCGAGTGCCACCTATAGGTGTAGAATGTCTACTGAAGCAACTGAAGCATATGCGAGATTCCGGAGACGGGTGGCTGAACATGTCAGCGCTTGGTTCGATTCCTTACCCGAGGACCAACGGGACCAGCTCATCGCTGGCATCGTGTCTCTTGATGGCTCAAACGTGACCCCACGTGAAGTCGTGAAAGAAATCCAGAACGGGACGGCCCTAGGGGACGCGCTGCTGGAGCAGGCGATGACTCTTGCATCCTTGGACTCTTTTAGCTCCAACACCTGGAAGGCGTAAAGGTCCTAGTTATGTCAGTAATGAAGCTACGGTACTACCCCGACCCCATCCTCAACGCTCCAGTCGATGACGTGGAGACGTTTGACGACGACCTGTCCAAGTTCGTCATGGATATGGCTGAGACCCTCTATTCCACCAAGGTGGGAGTCGGACTCGCGGCACCACAGGTAGGCAGGAGCCTGAATCTCTTCATCATGGATGTGTCTGATCCGAACGAGCCTGACGAGCTTCATGTTCTGATCAACCCTAGCATCACAGCATCGTCTGACGCGATGCTGGTGGCGGAAGAGGGGTGCCTCTCTTTCCCTGGCGTCGTAGAGAAGGTTCGTCGTCACGTGTGGGTGGAGGTGGACTACCTCAATGAAGAAGGGGAGCCACAGTCCACGAGATTCGCAGGCCTTGCGGCTCACGTGGTGCAGCACGAGTACGACCACCTCCACGAGAAGACCCTGGCGGACCGCGTCTCCCGTCAGACGCGGAGAGGGATGCTCAAGCGGGTCAAGCGCGCTCTCAAGAAGTGACCGCGCTTCTCGATCTTATCTGAAAGGTGAGAGCTAGCGCACACCGCGCCGGCTACAGCCTAGGATAAGATAGGTGAAGACGACAAAATCTGCGCGTAAGAAGAACATCGAAAACAAAAAGCGAGCCATTGTTGAGTACCTCAGTCAATGCTCGTGCGAGGACTGCGGCGAGGCTGACCCGCTAGTACTTGAGTTCACCCGCTCAGTTGTCATCCCCTATAATCCACGACTCCGACGCAAAGCACCCAAGAAGTCCGGCAATGGGATCTACGATCTCGTACAGTCTGACTGCAATATGGAAAAGCTACAGCAGGAGATGAAGAGTTGTTCAGTTGTGTGTTCTAACTGCGCCTCACGCAGGGATCACCGCAACGACCAGTCCTATCGGTGGAAGTATCTCCGCAAGAGTGCGTAGTCAAGTCGAGTAGACTATGCTCAAAGATCTGAAGATCTCGTTTATCTTCAATAGGTGCCTGCCTTCCTCATGCCCTCGGAGATACGTCGGGGCGATCTTCTAGAAGTAGGCGACGTAAAGCGGCGGGTAAGACGCATAGTTCGTGAGGGCCCGGTTTACGTCGCTCACTTCTACCGGTACAATGGTGGGTTCACCCACACGGACATGGACGTATCGGTTCGACTTGGTACTCATCCAGTCAAGGTTTTTCTGTCGGGTCACCGGGCCCAAAGTCTGGGGTTTGGCTGGCCTCTTCCGGAAGATAGGACCTTCTTCTCTCGCGGTGTGCAGTCCTACTACACCGCCATGGCAAGGGCGCAGCGCCGACAGCAGCTAGAGCGTGAGAGAGCCCAGAAAGCCCGTGAGAAAGCGCAAGAAAAGGCACAGAGGGCAGCTGAAGCTCGCTGGTACAGGGAGTTCTACCGCCGAAAGCACGCATACAAGCGGGAGTACACCTCCAGGTACAAGCGCAAGCGGGAAGAGCGCGCAGCCCTATACAGGACGCTTGGTGTACGAGTGGGCGCTTCCCTCAAGAATGTGAAGAAGGCATACCGTAAGCTGGCCCGGGAGTGGCACCCGGACAGGAATAAGTCACCCGAGGCAGAAGCCAAGTTCATCGAGATATCAAAGGCTTACACAGCCATCCTTGCTGAGAAATCCAAGAAGTAGCCCCGTTATATAGAGGCATGGCCAGCGACAAGTCTCGAAACTCTTATCAGAAGGACTACCAGAAGAAGCGTTATCACTCCCGTAGGCAGGAGGCGATCGACATTCTGGGTGGGAAGTGTTCTTCCTGCGGATCGACTAAGAAGCTAGAGTTCGATCACAAGGACCCCAAGAAGAAGAACTTCGCGGTCACAAAGCTCTGGTCCACGCCGGAGAAGGAGTTCAAGGGAGAGGTCAAGAAGTGCCGCCTGCTGTGTAACTCCTGTCACAAGAAGAACACTGCAAAGCAGCGGGAGAGTGGGGAAGTAAAGTCGGTACCTGGCAAGAAGTCCTACGATGATAGTGGCCGCAAGAAAAAGAGTGCAGCCGCTCGGCTGCTGAAGGTGGCAGAGGCTCTCGACTTCTCCGCTGCAGTGGCCTCCCTCACTCCCCTTGTAAAGTCGTTGGCGGCCGACTACGGTATCGACGAGTTCGCCCAGTCAGACTTCGACAAGAGCAAGATGCTCACCGAGCCTGTCCTGGTGTGGAACTGCTTCAAGCGGGACGGTGGAGGCCACCAGGGTCTGGTTACGGTGTACTCCCCAGATAGCCACAGCAAGGCTGCGGCAGAGATTTTCGCACGACTCAAAAGTCGTGCACCCAAGTCCGGATGTAAAGTCGACTACGAAGACGACTGGTCTGAGCCAGGTCTCGTAGGTAAGACACTGAGTCTGCTAATCGAATAGCAGCTTCCTCCGCGAAGCTGCGGAGGAAGAATGAGCGACAAGCTAGTCATCTACCACGGATCGTGTACCGATGGGTTCACTGCCGCATGGGTAGCTCGTACCGCCCTCGGGCCTGACGTTGAGTACGTCGAGGGAAGATATCAGACATCGCAGGAGCTGAATGTCGAGGGCAAGGATGTCCTCGTGTTCGACTTCAGCTTCCCCCGTAAGGACACGCTACGGCTGGCAGCTGCGGCTAGGTCTTTTAAGGTCATCGACCACCACGACTCCGCAGAGAAGGACGTGGGTGACCTAAAGTTCTGTTACTTCGATCAGACGAAGTCGGGAGCCATGCTGGCCTGGGACCACTTCTACGACGAGGAGCCCCCTCTCCTGGTCAAGTACGTCCAGGACAGGGACTTGTGGCACCACGCCCTTCCGCACACTCGTGAGATCAGCGCCCTCATCAACTCCTACGAGCGGACCTGGGAGAACTGGTCAGCACTCAGCTCTCAGCTTGACATGAGCTTCGCCAGCAGTGTCAGGGAGGGCTCAGCCCTGCTCCGGCAGCGTCGGCGTAACATTGCGTCCCTGACGAAGCACGCTCAGCTCATGACGTTCGCGGGCTACGACGAAGTCCCGGTCGTCAACACTCCCGGTTTCTTTGTTTCCGAGCTGTGCCATGATCTCGCCGAGACTGCGAAGCACCACTTTGCTGTGGGGTGGAGTCAAGGGAGTGACGGTCGGTTCAAGTATTCTCTTCGATCGGTTGGAGACATGGATGTCTCTGCGCTTTGTTTCAAGTTTGGTGGCGGTGGGCACAAGCACTCCGCTGGTTTCGTGAGTAACTCAGCTCCCTGGGAGATTGTCTGATATGTCTGCTATTGATCCTCTTCGCTACATGCAGCTACGGGCTGTGGCAGCTACTCTCTCCCCCGAAACACTGGGGGAGCTTCTCGACCACGCAACCGCCGTTTCTGACGTAGGATGTGCACTAGCACAGACTGCGGACAACCTTCGTACTGTGGTCTCCCGTCTCGCCGCCGAGAATCAGAACACGAACAAGCGAAGAAACCCGCTGGCGACCGAGTTCGGCGCAGAGCAAGACCTACACAGCACCGTACAGAACACCTTTATCGGGGTGGCTTACCGCAGTTTCAGTACGTTGAGCAGCTTCATGACGGAACTGAACTCCGTCATCGAATCTGTGGCTCCCTCTGGAATGCTTCTCGACTCCGGGATCGATATCCAGGACTTGTCCAAGGCCTCGGCGGAGGAACTGACTCGCTACCACATGGAGATGCAGATCAACGGATCCCATCTCCAGAAGCTAGATCAGGCCCTTCTGCAGCTTGGTGCCATCCAGTCCGCGGTCTTCCGCTGTTTGAACAGCATCATCGACGATCTAGAGGGGTACTACGTGTACCTCCTGAAGCGACACACGGATAAGAACATCAAGATCCATGTGTCTCCGGTGATGACTGACATCGCGGAGCAGATTTACCAGAACATCGATTCCCACGGTGAGGTCAAGGGCAGCACCGACCTGGATGAGATCAGTGCGTTCTCTCGCCGCAAGGCGATGGTTTTGGTAGAGGCTTTCCGAGACGAAGAGCTGAGGGGGTGGCTCACTTCCCCGGAGAAGTTCATCCGTCCGGTCGTTGACGCCTTCTCTCTGCTGTGGCTCTACGCCGGCAAGATCAGTCGCACGCTGGGCGACACCGTTACGGCCTATGAGACCCAGTTTGGGCGCACTCCTCCCAAGGTAACGCAGAACGAGTTCTCCTCGCTCGTGGCCTTCCTGGAGAAGGACCTCGACTTCAACAACATCTCGTATCGGGAAAACGCCGGTCTGCAGACTCGTGAAGAGCTTATGCAGGCGGAGTTTTCGGACGAAACCACGGCAGAGATCTGTCGGTTGCTGGCGTCTCCGGACGTCTCTGCTGAAGCTATCGTCACCTACGTGCTAGAGCGCAAGAAGGAGCTACACGGCAAGCTCCAGGGTGAGAACAGCTTCTACAAGTGCGAGATTGGATCGGGCAACTCGTTCACGGGTGTCGCACCCGGTGGCCTGACCATCGTTCCCGGCGAGCGCCCGGTGGTCAACCTGGATGAGATTCGCGGCAGCGGGTTCAACGAGGTCAAGAACTTCATCCAGCAGATCAGCTTCTCCTCACAGTTCCGCGACCTGTTCGTAGCAACCAGCCCCAGCCGCTCAGCCGACAAGAACAACGTCCTCCTCATCGGGCCTCCTGGCTGCGGCAAGACGGAGATTCTCCGCTCTGTGGGAGGCGACACGAACTCCATCGGTATCTTCGCCCAGGGGTCAGACTTCATGACCTGCTGGTACGGGGAGGCAGAGAAGAACCCCAAGCGCCTCTTTGACGGTGCAGTGAAGATCCAGAAGGAGTCACGCAAGCAGGTGCACATTCTCCTCGATGAGATTGACTCTGTTCTCTCTACGTCCGGCAGTGGCGGAGCTGCGGGTAAGGCGAACCTGTCACGGGAGTTCCAGATTCTCATGGACGGAGTGGTTCGGTACCCTGGCATCACTGTGTGGGGCGCCACCAACTTCCCGGAGTTGATCCCGAAGGCGATGATTCGTCGCTTCGCCAAGGTGCTCATTGTCGGGCGTCTGACGCAGGCTGACCGCGTTGACCTGCTCAAGCACTTCGCTGGGTTCCTGCCGCTGGCAAAGATCTCAGACGACCACTGGGAGGACATGGCGAAGCGGCTCGACGGGGCTACCGGAGACGTGATCCGCAAGGTCATCGACATGGTCTGGAGCGAGCGCATGGCCAAGGGGGTCCGGGACAACGCCGAGAAGGCCCAGGAGCTGGTGCAGTGGCTCAACACGACTTGGGACGATGAGATCGACAAGGCCCTGCCCCAGAAGTTCGACGTGGGGTCGTTCACTCCCTCCCAGCGCAAGGAGCTTCACCGCCGCTTGATCAAGATGGGGGTGGTGGTCACGCCCAAGGACATCGAGAAGTCCGTGGACTACCACCTCGGCAACATCGCCATCATCGACGACATCAAGACTGCCGTGTGCGTCTACCAGACAGCCGATGAGCTGGTGCGTGACCGGAACCGGGTAGACCTGATCGCCGACGCGGCGGAGTAGAACTAGCCTCCGTCTCGAACATTCATGAGAAAGGCAAACGGCTGAGGGTGTGTTTGAAACACCACAGCCGTTATGTCTTTGGGCTCAATGGTCTGCAGCATGTGCCCTACCCGAGGGTACATGATGGAGCGCTTCTCTTCGTCGTCGTGGGCCAGGCCCAGAGCGTGCCCTAGCTCATGAAGGCACGTGGGGAGTAGAAGGTAGTACGCCAAGTCCGAGTCCAGCTGAATGCGGGCGTAGATCATTTCACCCGAGACTCGTGCTCTCGTGCTCGTGTTTCCCAGCGCCCTGGTCCCTGTGAGCGGGTTTATCCCCAGGTCCTCTTCCGTAACCCTCACCTCTCCGTAAAAGAGGACTCCAGGCGTACCAGGGGCCTCCTCTGCGACTACGAAGAGGCGAACCCCCGCTGACTCGTTCCAAATGCGAGCAGCTGCCCTCATATTCCGCTTGTACTCGTCTGGTAGACGCGGGTCGAGGCGTACCAGCAGGGGAAACGCGCCAGGCCGCCACTGGCGAGGACCTGAGCCTGGAAGCTGCCGCAGTTCGGAAGCCAGCTCCGGGGGTATTTGACGAAGGCGGGGTCGTTCTGGATGCACTGGTCTGCTACAGGCACAAGAGCCTAGTGTAAAGGTCAGTAACGCAACCAGCAGCCTCACTTCACTATCACCTCATCCATCACCACATAATGTGAGATTCCTCCCATGTTTTCCAACAACGATTTCCGTAAAGCAGCCGAAGAGGCCTACAACGCCTACGCAAAAGAGGCCAACTGGAAGAACTACCAGGGTCTTCCGATGCCGCACTGGCTCCAACTACCTGACCACATTCAGCGTAGCTGGATCGCGGCTGTCACTGCAGGATCAGACTACCTCGGCTACAGCAGAGAGTCGTGCTGCAACTGTTCCGAGCAGTTTTTACCTGGTGAAGTTGTTTATTGCGCTGCTTGCATGGAATTTACGCAGTCTCTTGTAGCGGAGTGCGAGTGCTAACGAAGGGCTACCTCAAATGGATCGATCTTCGGAGCATTGAAGTAGATATGACTACGCGTCTGGAACGGCTGTCCCGCTTCATCGGTACAGAAATCACTCAGCTCCCTGGTGACATCTACGACAACCTGGTGTCCTACCGGATTTTGGGCTTCAAGCCGTGGAATCTGGAACACCGCACCATCATCGTGAGCGTAGAGGCTCTCAATGACGCGGTGAACGAGGGACCACTACGCCAAATCATGAATCTACCCAAAAAAGGGGAGACAGTGAACCTGAACTTCCCGCTCACGCACATCGAGGAGCTACTCCACACGGGCAAGATGACCATCAACTCTGCAATGCACACCGAGGTGTGGATGGTAGGTACAGGTAGCGATGAAGTACTTTGAGCTGAAGAAGGACCACCTCACTCTCCTCAAAGAAGTTTCGTGGGATTGGAATGACTGCGCATTCGGGGCTCCGGCGATAGACTGCAAGCGCCCTTTTGGAAACTCAGGCTACCAGGTCTACCATGATATCAACGCCGCTTTGGGAGGTCGATGGGACGTCTCCTTGGACGAAGACGGCGACTTCAGCGAGGAAGCTGAGCACGAGATTCTAGATCTGTACACGGAGCTTATGGTGGCCTTACAGGTCATCTTCACGGCCCAGAGCCTCGAACCGGGTGTTTACCAGACAGACTCAGAGTGGCCGCACCAAGAGATCTGGAGCAAAAGCCCTACAAAAGAAAGCTAGTATGATTGATCTGACTACGTGGGAGTTCATCAAGAGCTTGTCACTCCGCGACACCAAGAGCCTGAGTCAAAAGGCCCTTAAGTGTGCGGAGGAGTGCGGTGAGCTTGCAAAGGCAGTCCTGCCGTACGAGGACGCTCCTGGTACGTTGCACAGGTTCGGAAACCGCGCAGCTGTGCTTGAGGAGTGTGTGGACACCATCCTGACCGCTGTCTCCATTGCCTACGACATTGGTGCGTCCCACGAGGAGATCAATGACGAGCTTCTTCGAAAGTCTCGCTACTGGGGGGACATCCAGTCTGTGGAGAATACCATCGAGTGGCCCCTGCCTTTCGAAATCCATGTGACTGTGGACGCGTCGACCTTCAACTGGCCTCTGTTGGAAGTCTCTGACGCGGATAGAGTTGTCGCTGCGTTTCGTGAGGCGTGCGCAGAGGTAGGAGTCAAGCCCCTCCTCCTTGACCTTGATCTGCACGACGCAGGATCCCTGAAGGACCTGATGACCTCGTCGGTCCACATGGGAAGCAACTCCAGCGCGTACGCAGAGCTTTGTCGCATCTCTGAGTCTTTGAGCAAACAAGGCTTCATCGTTCTACGCGAGAAGATTGAAACCGTCCCCTGGCACCCAGCTGCCCCCTCTCACAGGAACGAGGGGAGCACGATGCCGCCTCATTGCTACTTTGAGAGTCACATCCCAGTACTATGCCCACGGGACCGGGAAGGTGACCTGCGTGAACTGTGCTCCAGTGCTGGAGTTCACATGTCACGGAACGCCTTCAAGAAGGTCGACGACAACTGCAACGTCATTATGGTGACGATGCGGAATAGCGATACTATGCGGGAGGAGTTCGACCGTGCGCTGGCTGAGGTGACAGCGACTCTAGAAAACGCGGACTTCGACCTAGGAAAGGTCATCACGGAGTTCAGCGTCTTCGACACTCGACAGAGCTATGACAGCTCGTGGATCGCGGCACGATCGGCTTCTCCGGAACGTAGTTCCTTCATGCAAGGAGTCGAAAAGGCGCGTGACAGTCTTAGGAGTAAGGGATTCAAGATAGAACTGTTTGACACATTGGAGAGGGTGAATGATACAAGCGAGGAGGACGCGTGACTGACCTGGACAGAGAAGGAGAGATGGACGAGAAGAAGCATGAGCCGCTGATCGTCGATGTCACGGAGGAAGACATTGCCATCGGAAGAGAGTGCGACTGCATGAGGTGCCCTATCGCCCGCGCAGTCAACCGCGCCTACCCACCAGGCGGATACCGCGTGCATGAGGGCGAGATCGACCTCGATGGACTGACCTGGGGCCTCCCAGACGAGGCTTGCGATTTTGTCTTCGCGTTCGACATCGGCGACAGCGTGGAGCCGTTCACCTTCACGGCGCAGCCGCGGAGGACGCGTGACTGACCTGTCCGACATTACCGCCGAGGACCTGCGGAGGTACCTGCGAGCGGAGGGGTGGGAGGCCGTCGACACCTACGGACTCGGCGACGTCTGGCGCCACCCGAGCGGCAAGCCGCCTTGCGCGGTGACCGTGCCCTTCCACGCCGACGACTACGAGGACCGGATGCAGATCGATAACGCGATCGCCGCCGTCGCCCAGATTGAGCGGCGTCCGAGTGTTGCTGAGCAGTTGATCGCCGACGTGCGCAGGCTGCGAGACGAGGCGCAGGCCCCGCCCGAGCCGGCTGCCGACGTGCGCACGGTGACGCGCTGCGAGGACTGCCCGGCGTCGTACGTGACCCTGGACCCACTCTGCGGTCCGGAGCGGTGGTGCGGCCTGGACGACGCGCGAGCCCCGTCGGAGGGCATCCCGCCCGACTGGTGCCCCCTCCGACGGGGGCCGGTGACGCTGCGACTGGAGGTGAACGGTGGCGGCCAACCATGACTGACCGCGAGCGTAAGGTATGGGATTTAGGCGAAGTTATTGACTTCGCCCATCTGGCCAAGAGCCGGGGGTTGTCTATCTCCACAGGACCTGGCGACGTGTTCCTGTCGGTGTACAGCGTCGAAGGGGATTGGTCGTACCATATCCGCTTCTGGCATGACGGTAGGGTTGACACCTTGGCTGGAGAGTTCCTAAAGGGACTAAAACCCGTGTGGATGCTCCCAGAGCCAGAAGAGTGGCGTTGCTTTTTCGGCCTCAACACGCTCGATCAAGACGCCCTGATTTCAACCAGCACGAAAGGTTAACATGAGCAAGAGAAAGTTTAAGTACTTCACCCTCACCTCCAACGTTGAGTTGGCTGTCGACTTCTACGGCAAGCCCACAGCACAGGAGCAGCGAACGCTTGAGTCAAAGTGGGTCACAGCAACTAAGCTGACATCAGAGCTAGATGACGCGCTTTGTGAGCTGTACAGAGGTCTTAGTTACACTGAGGTTCACGCGGTGTACACCGAGCTAGACAAGTCAGATCGAGAAAAGCCCCGTCTGTCCATGACCTTCAAAATCTACGGTGAGCGGCCTCAAACCGCGGAAGAGAAGGAGCGGTGGAAGGCCGAACAGGAGGAGGAAGTCGATTTGCAGGTCACAAGAGACATGCAGGAGCTGCGTGAAATCAAGGAGAGGAACCCCGAGCTACTGGCGCAGGTACTCAACGAAGGCTGAACATGGATTCCGAGGGGAAATGAATGACCCTGCGGAGACTCGAACTCCGTTCCAGAGGGTGAAAGCCTCTGATCCTAGCCTATAGACGACAGGGCCGTCGCTCCCACAGGGAGTTGAACCCTGGTTTCCCGGCTGAGAACCGGGTGTCCTTGGCCTCTAGACGATGGGAGCTTAGCGGAAGGAGGAGGAGTCGAACCCCTGTGTTTTACCACCTCCGGTGTTCAAAGCCGGCGGCCCACCACTGAGCCTTCACCTTCCTTACGAGCGGTAGTCGGAGGTCTCGATCCCCAGTGCCCTGCAGCACCGCTCCGATTAGCAATCGGGCTTGATCCCTGATCAATTCGACTACCAGAAAGTGGAAGGAGACGGAATCGAACCGCAACGCTGTTACACGTCCAGCCGCTTTCCAAGCGGTACCTATCCCAGATAGGATCACCTTCCGAGCACTTGTTCTTGCTTTTGTGGTCCCGCTCAAGCTCCACTCCATCCAGAGTACCAGTCCAGACTTCGCTTCACAGCTTGACACTGCTTTGTCTTCAGGTGATCAATCCTTCGCAACAACGCAGCGCCTCGGCTCTTTTGGTACCAGCCTCAGGCGGGTCCACAAAAGCAAGAACTAAATCGGGGAGACCGGATTCGAACCGATGTCCCATGCTCCCAAAGCATGTGCTAAACCAGCCTCAGCTACACCCCGATATTTGGCGGCCTTAGGGTGGCCGCCGACCCTTTAGGAACCCTCGTCTAGAGTTCCGTGCCAGTAGCACCAGTTGGCCCACTGTTCAGGCAACGTCGATTGCGGATCGATGTGGAACCGCACCACGGGCAAGCTATTGGGCTTTACAGGCTTACTGAGCAGCCGCATGTTTGCTTGAGCAGGGGTCTGGTTGCCCTTAGTGCTGTTGCACTTTTGGCATGCCATGACAATGTTCTCCCAGGTAGTCTTACCTCCCTGGGCCCTCGGAATTACGTGGTCGTAGGTGAGACGCTTAAGTGTGTGCTTCGTACCGCAGTACTGGCACCTGTACTTGTCTCGGGTGGCAACGTTGATTCGAGAGAACTTGACGCTGCGGCGACGAGCCACTTTGCGCAGCAGACGAACTACTGCGGGCATTTTGATGGTAATAGAGATTGAGCGGATGTCTTCGTCGTACTCCTCCAAGATCTCTACCTTGCCTTGGAACAACATCGTCACCGCTCTCTGCCAAGAGACGACTCGATGAGGTGAGTACGACTGATCGAGCACGAGCGTCCTCATTTCAGTCTCCTGGTTAATCAAATAAGCTGTCACCAACCCACCCTGTAAAGAGGTAAGCTATGCGACCTATTCCGACTCTGAGTGGCACCTGCGTACAGTGCGAGCGATATACGATGGTCCACGACGACGACACGTGCGATGCGTGCGTATCCCGCATCCCGCCTCCCCCACGGAATCCAGGAAGGGTTCAAGTGATCCTGTCCTACACTTTCCTGGGGAGTCTTGGACTTGGGGTTTTAGCAGCCGTGCTGTACTGCTGCGCGGCCACCGTCCGGTGGGGCTTCGGCGAGCAGGTGAGCAGCCCAGCAGTATTTGGGCTTGTCATTTGGTTTGTGCTGTTCGTTGTATCCGTTGTATATGCAGCTGATGTAGTGTGTGCGCACCTGGGTAACTCTTCGAGAGAAGGCCGTGCCACTCGACCCAAAGAGTTCTGATGGTAGCCGCGGTCGGATTCGAACCGACACTGTTCCTGAAACTAGCGTCTGTTCTCAGAGTCTTACCTGACATTCTCATGCCGGTGCTCTGTTGACGCTTCACTCGGGCTGGTTTCGCCATCTGCCGTAAGGCAGTTGGCCAGAGCCTTCCCGTCCACGTCCTGCAACCGAGGAACCCCCGGCCGTAAGTTTATTGCTGCGTTGAGGTCACGGTCACAGTTGAATCCGCAGACTTCGCAGTTGAAAGTTCGCTCACTGAGCGTTAGCGATCCATTTACGGCTCCACAAGAGGAGCACGTTTTTGACGACGGGTAAAATCGGTCATGCACGAATACTTCTGACCCGTACCACTTGGCCTTGTATTCGAGCTGCCTACGTACCTCAAAAAACGAAACGTCATGAATCGCCTTGGACAGCCGTCTGTTCTTTACCATACCACTGACATTGAGGTCTTCGATCCCAATGTGACCGTACGACTTAGACACGATAGACGTCATCTTGTGAAGTGCGTCTCTGCGCTGGCAAGAGATTCGGTAATACAGACGTGCAACCGCTGCCCTTTTTCTTTTGTACCTATTTGACCCCTTCACTGACCTGCTCAGTGACTGTTGGAGTCTTCTTAGTTTCCTTTCACTGTTTCTTAGTGCTCTAGGGTTAGAGAACACGGTTCCGTCAGACAGGGTTGCCAGTGTCTTTATTCCTAGGTCGACTCCGACCGAGTCTCCGTGGTTCTTGGGGACCTCGATGTCCTCCTCGACCTGGAATGAGACAAACCAGTGACCTGCCCTTTCAGATACCGTTGCAGATAGGATCCTGCCCTTGATTTTGGGCGTCTCTTTTAGCCTGATGCGTCCGAGTCTCGGGAGCTGAACATGCCGATCAAGTACCTTGATCACACCGTATAGCTTGAACGTGCCCAGGCCCTTCTTTTTACTCTTGAAGCGCGGAAATCTTGCCCTCTTCGAGAAGAAGTTGTCGTATGCTCGGTCCAGGTCGCGTAGTGCTTCCTGCATTGCACACTTGGACACCTCGTACATCCACGGGAACTCTGTCTTCTTGAGGGCATTGAGCTGCTTGTGCTGTGTCATCGCCTTGGATGACTTGTACTTAGGCAGTTCTTCCCCGGCGGCCTCCTTGGCCTTGTACTCAGCGTATTCGTCAATGCGGCGTCGAAGGCCCCAGTTAAAAGCGAAGCGCGCAGCACCACAATGGCGAACGAGATGTCCTCGTTGCTTGTTGTTAGGTCGCATCTCGACCTTGTAAGCGCGATTAATCCTCATCACCTGAGGTACTCAGTTTACATGGTAAACGTCCCCACGTGGATTCGAACCACGATTTTCGACTTAGGAGGTCGAAGTTCTATCCATTGAACTATAGGGACAACTAGCGATCGCGATAGGAATCGAACCTACAACCGCCCGGTTCGTAGCCGGGTGCTCATCCTGTTGAGCTTCGCGATCCAAGAGGCGCAGGTGAGAATCGAACTCGACCTTCGCGGATTTGCAGTCCGCGTCCTTCCCAGAAGGACCGCGCCGAAAGCGGGTAGTCGGAATCGAACCGACTTATCCAGGGTGGAAGCCTGGCGCATCGCCATCAATGCTTTACCCGCGAGAAGTGGGCCCTGATGGAATCGAACCACATAGCCAATTGGCACCTGTGTTACAGACAGGGGACCGTCCCAGCGATCTATTCAGAACCCGAAAGTGGAGCTGAGGGGAATCGAACCCCTGACCCCCTGTCTGCCAGACAGGTGCTCTCCCAACTGAGCTACAGCCCCAATTGTGTCGTTCGAGTGGGACTCGAACCCACGGCCTCTTGCATGCTAGCGCTCTCCCAGCTGAGCTACCGAACGACACATGTACCCGGACGGAATTGAACCGACATCCAGCGGACCACAACCGCGTGCTCTAGCCGTTGAGCTACAGGTACCACAAAGCTCCGAGCCGGACTCGAACCGGCCGTCTCCCACGTACCAAGCGGGTGAAGCGCCACCTCTTCTTTCGGAGCAATACTATTGGTCCACTGGGAATCGAACCCAGATTTCTCGCGTATCAGACGAGTGCCCTAACCATTAGACGATGGACCAGTGAGTGGTGGAGGAGGGACTCGAACCCACAATTCCCGAAGGAGCCGGATTTACAGTCCGGTGCCGCTACCTGTGCGACGTCTCCACCCCATGCTCGGAGTCGGAATTGAACCGACGACACCCTGATCTTCAATCAAGTGCTCTACCTGCTGAGCTATCCGAGCCTGTAAAATCAAGCCATGACTGACTATTACGACTTTGAGTTTCCCGTGAAGCTCGATCGAAGCAGAACATCAATAGATGTTCTCACTCCGCTGAACGAGATGCATGGGTACGTCCCGTCCTGGGATCCAGTAGACCAACAGTCTGACCATGTCAGAGCAGTCCGGACCGCGAAGGCCCAGCTCAACTCCAGCTACATCGGGGCCTTCCGCCTCCACAAGGACGGCACCATTACTCTACGGTCCCTACGGGAATCGAACCCGCCCACACCTGGATGACAACCAGGCTGCCTTCCCAGCAGCATCAAGGACCTAACAGGCCACCGAGGAATCGAACCCCGCAGACGGTCGGATTTGGAGTCCAACCCGGTTACCCAGACCGTGACCTATGATGGAGGCGGTAGGAATCGAACCGTACTACCCTACTGGATACCATCCAGTGCTCGCCTTGAGCTTCACCTCCATAGCTGGCCCCCTGGGACTCGAACCCAGAACCCTTCCGTTAACAGCGGAATGCTCTAACCAAAATTGAGCTAGGGACCAATACTTGGGGAGGATGGTGCCTCCCCTCGGAATCCATATTCAGTTGTCATTGTGTGGGTCTGGGCAGATCCCAGACCAGAAACGAAAAGAGCCGCCGGGTCCTTCGACCGGGCGGCTCATCAAGGTTGACCTGTTATGACCTGGTCAGGTGTTGATGGGACCGCCCTTGGTACCGAGGTGATTATCGGAGGAGGTGGTAATGGGGCTGCACGCATACGGCATAAACGCACCACGCCACTCGCTTCCGGCCGATTCGGCCTGGAGCAGTGAGAGCGCCTCGATGCGCTGCGTGTTGGTGACGTTTGCCATGATGTGGGGTAGTATGCGGTGTCTTGTCGCTATGTCAAGCGGGAAGTCGATTTTTCTCGATCGTCCTTGACTGGTGTCAGGTAGCTGCTACTCTCGGTTTCCCTTCGCAGCGGCGTATGGGACAGATAACCTGAAAAACGAAAAGTCTAATGCACGTCGAAATCGACCTGTAAACGAGACGTATAAGGAGAGGTGGCCGAGTGGTCGAAGGCGCACGCCTGGAAAGTGTGTGTACCTAACCGGTAATCCCACCCTCTCCGTTTCGCGACTCAGTACGAATGGTAGGTCCTGCACATGGAGCACGAGATCAGCATCAGATTCGAAGGTGGGTCGCAGGCCGAGGCACGCGAGCTACTGGCTGAAGCCCTCAAGCAGCTTGAGGATGACGGGGTAGTAGCTGACTGGGGGATTGCAGCCGTGTTTCCTTGGGATGAGCGCCCTTCCCGGGCTCTCATGTTCGTCTCGTCGTTCAATGGCGACGTCACGCAGGCCCTCATGAAGCTCAATCTCATCCAAGGGATCGAGCGCCTCCATGTCGTCCCGACTCGGTGGCCTACCAAGAAAGTAGCTTCTCTTGGAGACGCTCAACTTGGAGACGCTCAACTTGATGACGTTATGAGGTATGTCACCTCAGCCTGTGATGAGGAGCCGGTGAAGACAACGGGTGTCTTGGTCGACTGGCTGTACGACCTGCTCATGGGTGGTCGAATCGACCTCATGCAGCGGACGCTCCAAGCTCTGGACGCCGAAGTGCTACCACTGCGGGCGCTCACCGGGACACTCTTGGTCACGAGGTCTGCAGCTGAGGATCTAGGATCGGCCAGGCGTGATCTGCTCGCTCAGCTTGAGACTGCCCTGCGTGTTCGTGAGGGTCTGTCCCCGGAGCGCGTGGCGGAAACCATTGAACGAGTGCGGTGAGTGAAAACGAAAGGCCGGTGTGACTCCCCCGAGTCACACCGGCCTTTCTACTACACCCCCAGAACCGGGCTAGGACCGCATCCTGCTCAGCTGGTCCTTGACCCTAAGCTTTTCGCGCTTGAGTGCGGTGAGCCGGACCTGCTCGGTCGGCGTCAGCCCCGCACGTGCGGTCAGCTCAGAGACCTGCGCGTCGATGTTGGCGTGGCGCTGGGCGAGCCACTCCTTCTGGCGGTACTGCTTGGTCGTGTTCACGGTCCTCCTACTACGCTGCCTTGTCATGCTTGGTCGGGTCCAGGTCACAGATGAAGGGCTTGCCGTCCCTTACCCTGATCTGCACCAGCTTGCCGTCGCTCACCTGGATGGTAGGCGACCCTGCGATCTTCCGCAGCACCCGCAAGCTGGCGAGGTAGTCCTTCTCCGCACGCTGCAGGCGCGCTTCGCACATCTGCACCAGCTCGTACGCCTCCAGCACCGCCTTCTCCCGGTTGCTGATGGACTCCTTCACCTTGTTGAGCTTGTTCTTGATCTGAGACTCCATGGTGTTTCTCTCCTCTGCGGACTCCACGTGTCCGCTTTCGTTCTTGAGGACACTTGGTCCTCCTTCTACCTATGACCACTGGTCACTGTCGCAATAACTGAACGTTTGTACTAGGCCCTTCCCGCGTGGCACTCTGACTGACGTTCCGCTGCTGCTCACGTAAGCAGCACCCGTACCACACCTGGGTGTAAGGGTCCCCCTGATTTCTCCCTCCTGATGCGGATTATTTCGCGACACTTGGTAATTTCCGTCACAGACATGCTGTCACACCGATGCTGGAGATAGCTCTATCTGTGTCGCCCTCACGGTTACTGAACATGTGTCATTGTGCCACGTAGTGGGCCTCCCGTGAACCACTGGACACACTGCTCTTCGTACTTACTATACACCAACGACATGCGAAATTCGACCACAAACCTCTACCTGCAGCCCGGTGAAGCATGCGTTTTCAGCGTGAGGGGTAGCGTCAGGTATGGCAGGGTCACTGAACGTCACGAAGATGATAGAGGTCTCTCTATTGCCTATGAAGTCAGTACCCCACACGGGTCTCGCTTCATAGTTTCTTACTCGGAGATCCGCCGAGCCACGCAGCGAGAGCGACCTCTTCTCTCGTGGTACGAGCATCATGCCCGCTCCCTGTGTAAACCAATGTACGGCGGCCGACTGTCGGACTTTGCCTGACCTCGCCGGCCCATTGTTCCTCAACAAATCGGATTACTTAGTCAATCATGGACAACTGGAAGAAGTGGCACGCCACTACCAACTACATCGTCGACATCAGCGAATCTGGCGACATTGTAAAAGACACCCGTCTGTGGAACTTTGCTACCTTTACCTCCGAGGGGAAGACGCTGGGTGAGTTCCTCTCCTACCTATACTCACAGCAGCCCGCTGTTCGAGTGCTGGAGATCGAGGAGTTCGACGTGGTGGATGACGAGTCCATCCCGCGGATCGAACTCGACGGGTGGTGGGAGTACGAGGGAGAGGCCATCGATCCTTTGGTCGAGGCTCGCGTCTCGGCCCTCGTTGCCCTTCGACGGTACGAGGAGCTGGCGGCTCGGTACACAGAGGAAGAGGTGAAGGAGGCCAGCTCCTTGGCTACGGACTTCATCTACGAATGGGAGGCGGACAGTTCCCTCGTCTACGACGTAGCTGACTGGTTGTTCAAGACACGGTGTGCCTGACTTGCTTCTCCTTATCTAGTAGGGGATGGCAGAGGAACACACAACTGGGGACCACATTAGGGCCAAGGCCACCATCAAGATGTTGGGGGGCCAGGCTTCTAACTTGATCAACGTGATGAACTCAGTGATCGAGTTCGTTCACGCCGACTCGAAGGCGAGGTACAGTCCGCTTCGCCTCATGGATCCACTGTTCCGTGCCGTTGCGATGATGAAGATAAGTGACGCGGACCACTACTTTGGTAAGGGTTTGAGCACGAACAGCATCGTCAACGCCGTCGCCTCCGACCTGAGGCGCAACGCAGGTGGGAGGATCTCCTCCTCGAAGAACCAGACGGCCGCTGCCCGCCGTCAGCTCGTTGCAGCTCGTGGTTGTATCGAGAGGATCCAGGTGCAGGCTTCCAAAGCCGCGCCGGATAACAACCCCTCTGATGCCGGTCAGGGCAACCCCAGTCAGTGGCTGGAGAAGTACATCACCAAGCGCGACGAGGTTCAGTCCTTCTCCCTCAAGGAGCTGAGTAAGTTCTTCGGGCACTGGGCCAAGTTCGCCGACATCATTGGGTTCGACAGGCAGTCCCGTCGAAACCTGCGTAAGATCAGCAAGCGTCTCCTCACCGCCAACAAGCGTCTTCGACGCAGCCGCAAGCTGTAGTCACAGAAAGAATAATCATGTCTGACGAGTCAAAGCCCAAGGGCAACGTTTTCAGTCTCGATGAAGCGCGAAACCGCGTCAACACTGCAGACGGCAAGTACGTGAAGTTCCCGCTCATCAACGATGACGCCGTGGACTGGATCATGGCCACGGATGAGGGAATGGTTCTGGTGATGCCTCCCGACTACGACGCCAACGATCCTGATCGTATGCCGGCGTTCGCCATCGACACGGACAGTGCTCGAAGCTTCGCCCTTGCACTCATCGAGGCGGCAGTGGTAGCGGACACCATCGTAGAATACGGTGAAGATCCAGACTCCGACTAATCGGTATCAACGTCAACTTATCTGACCCCCATCTGAGTAATCATGATCTGCCCAAGCTGCGGCGACTCTCAGGCCTATATCGGCCTGACTCAAGTTCTTTGTCCCAATGACGAGTGCTCTCATTTCGATGAGACACAACTGTCACTTTCAGTTGGCGATAACGACGAAGAGGAGCAGCAGCCTTGGGAGGACATGGTCACCCCAGAAGACTGGGATGCTTTCTACGCCGACATAGCGCAGCAGTTAGATCAGCTGTTTCTGTGGGACACAAGTCCAGATCCAGTTCGGCCTCGGCATAAGTTGAATAATGAGTTGACCGATGATTCGAGTAGTTCTTGTACTGGTTGTAACTGCCCTATGTGCAGGCGCGTGTTCCCCCGCCACCTCTACCCCTACTGAGGTGTGCCGACCGAGCCGGTGCCTTCCGGACGAGCAGTGGAACGCTGACAGCTGTCGCTGTGAGCTGCGCCCCGACGCGCATGATTGAGTGAATGACTAATCATGAGTACGTTAATCAGCCGTGTGCAGAACCTCTGCGTGCAGATGCATGGAGAGCTGCACGTGCCCGGGTTCGAGCTTCACCTGTGGCGTGATATCACGGGCAAGGAGTTCTTACCCGGCATGACCTTCACTGACCGGGCCGACCTTCTCTACGTTGCTAGAACGGAGAAGCGCTGGGTCATGTGGGAGACGGACAGGTACGTCTACGTCCCCATGGACAAGTGGCGCCAGATCGATAAGGAACTAGGGAATGTATAGCCTGCGAGACCGCCGCTTCCACGAGAGCCTGGAAGCTTTGGGATGCCCCACCGAGGAAGAGGCCGACGAGCCTTCCTCACCTACAGAGACGGGAGAGGGCCAGGGCAACCCTGCGGAGCCTGTAAAGCCTTTTAACTCCGGCAGCGGCACGGCGTAGCCGGGCCATACGGAACTTCTTCTTGAGGTCCAGGGCGTGCTGCACGTCACGTGGAGTCAGCTCGTCGCCCTTGGGCTGCTTGGGGCTGTCCTTCTCGTAGATCGTCTTGAAGACGAAGTGTGGCTTTCCTCGGGAGTCGATCTCCCAGTTGAAGGCGGCCTTAGCTCCATCGCTGAGGTAGCGCCAGCTCGTCTCCGGCAGGAACTTCACGGCGGTTCCCAGCTGCCGGTTCATCTGCTCGGCGAAGTCGCGCATGTTCTTCTTTTCGAACTCGCGAGAGGTGGACCGCTGCTTGTGGCGCCTGTCGATGTGGTCGCGCTGCTCCAGGCGTCGCTCCTGGTCCCACTTCCGCTCTGCGTGCCTCTTGGCCCCACCTGTAGGTAAGTTGTTCATTTACTTGCCTTAATTCCCACGAATCCATCCGTCGCGTCCTTGTCGTCCATCCGTGGCAAGGACCGCTGGGATGGCATCACCAGCAGCTGTGAGAAGAGTACCGAAATCTCCTTGCTGCATTACCGTTCCAGTAATGCCTCCCTTTCGGACCCCAATTTGAGTCCCGGCAGCAAACCCGCTAAACGATGTACCTGTTCGCCTGCAGGAGATCACACCTCCGTTGGTTACTACCATCCCCCCAGTAGGTGCTGCTGTACTTGTAACTCCCTCAAAAGTAGTACTGGCCACTGACGCGCGACCTGGCTCTGCGTTTTGGCCACTGCCATTGGCTGATACCACCAGACAATACCCTGCGTTGGTTTTACGTATCACACAGCGCGCACCAAGGTCTAAGCTGGAACCACCTCGTACCAAAAGACAACTGGCATCTGCTGCATTGGTTTCGTTAGTTATGAGTGGAGGTGTTGAAGCAGAGGCGAAAATTCCGTTGATGGAAACATTCGCGAACCCTTTTATTTCGAAGCAATCGGTGCTGGTGGTTGTTTTGATACGACCCCCTCGCATCCTAAAGTGAGTGCCCTGCACCAAGAAGACGGAGTTGGCGGAGTTGGAGTTTAAGAAACCCTCCCACTGCGTACGGACCCCACTTAGAGGATGCGCACCTATCGAAACAAGTCCATACCCGCTCCATGCTTGGAGTTCCGATGCAAGACCCAGGCTCACAGGCAAAGTGCTAAACTTGGCACTACTATCGGAAAGGCCCAGGGCGACTGACGAGTCGCCCACTTGGAACGCTGAGGAGCTAGGCGGGTTCGCTAAACGACAACCGTAGAAACTAACATCTGTGTTACGCAGAGCCAATGCCCCAATAAATAAACCAGGTTCGTGAGAAAAATCTAAGTTCGTAAAGGTAAGCCTATTCTCCCCATAGTTGACGGTGTCAGTTACATCTACAACCCCCGATCCTTTGACGTTGAAAAACCCAGCGGTAACAGTAGTATTAAAGCTCTCTGGCATGTTAATTGTAACCGCAGGTCGTACTATTCGATAGGAATCTCCATCTGCAGGAGCATTGTTGTAGTAGTATGCTGGTGTAATCGTCGTTGTCGTGTTATCGCGTATTTGACGTCGATATCCCTCTGCATTTCCAGAGGTGAACTCAATGAAGTAATCAATGTACTCATCGACTGCAAGACCCCCTGTTGTTACTACAGCAGCCGCACCTGTACCTGCTTGTGCCACACCTGTAGCTACCTCAACGAAACCGTCGTCACTTCCTTGCCCCGCTCCATCTCCTATGAACATTAGCGGAGCCTTTAACGTAACTCCCTGTAGACTACCAGTTAAGTCATAAGTGCCGTTTCCCAAGTGCACAACTACTGGGTGGTTAATCTGATCTGGGATTAGGTCAAAGACGCGTGCCAGGCTACGTAGCGGTTGACTTGAGGATTGCCCCTCATTGGTGTCTGATCCTGTGGTAGTCACATAGAGGTCTAAGGGGGCTGAGGTTACACTCAGCCCCCTACCGATAGGTGCAAACTCAGCACCATCATCAACTAACGTGCTATTTGTCTCCACGCTCCATGAGACTAGACCTCTACCTGCTAACTCAACAAGGGTATCCCGTAGTTCCTCTATTTGAGCTACAGTCAGGGTAACCGTCTTTGCTGAACGTCCTCCAAGTTTGCCAATAGATAGCCCAATGCCTAGTGTGGCGCTACCCAAGTTAGTTACTGTCAGTATAGGCATCGAGGTTTCCTTACTTGAAAATGTTACTTCACATCGTGAATTAAAGTGTGCGTACCGTTATACACGGTACACAGCGGACCCATCAGCTTCTAGGACGTAGTCTCCTACAGTGGTCAAGCTGGAGGCTGGAACCGCTGTAGGAACGGGTCCGATATGGATATCTGCGGTGGTAGTGGTAAAATTTGGTGTTACTTCTCGTAGGTGAGCCTTTGCCCCATGCTTTAGCTCAATGCCTACATCAGCTGTAACACCTACTTCAACATGAAAGAGCGCTTGGGCCCCTTCGCCTAAGTATACCCCACTACCATTTTCTGCACGTAGGCTAGTGGCGGTAAGCCGTACTTGACTACCAAAATCTCGGACGGTGATGGCATCACCTGTTAGATGAGTAATGTGACATGTCAGATCGGGCAGGTATACCTTAGCATTTGCTTCAAATATAGCCCCATTTCTGACCGTCACTCCTTTCTCAAAAATGTTTCCTCCGCGAAAGTGGACATTAGTCCCCGCTCCATATATGTGAAGTTGAGGAGCAACTAGGCCATAGAAATACATATAACTTGAGTGGTCAATAAATACCTTTCGCTGCGCATTCAATCCCCATCCAACCCAGTCTTGTCGCCCTCCTCCTAGTCTACGACTAATATTAGAGTATTCCACATATGGTTGTGTTGGATTATCGGTGGTGGCGCCAAAGATCTGGTCTACTCCTGCAGTGATTGGACCTTGGAATAGTGCTCCAGACGGAGCATCGGCGTTCAGCTCACACCCAAAAAGGCGCACATGGTGTCCCGCATTTATGTTAAAACTCCCTCCTGCTATCACAAAATTGACCAGGTTTACACCTGGGTATTCCAGATACCTACCTTCAAACCCATAGATGGCCGAGTAAACCGACTCTCCTGCAGTTATGCGCCACGTTTTTTGCGGAACCAGTTGTGCCATGTCTAATCGAACGGCAGGCTCGATGACACGAAACGCTTGACCCTGAGCTATGCCTCCACCCTCCCACAGTAGCGCTGGAACAATGTTTTCATCAGTGTGGTACTGAATGGTTCTACGCCAGTTGGCCGAAGGTCCTTCAAGCATTTCTATCGTCTTGCCTCGATAGGTGTCGACCCCTAAACCTGCTTCCGAAATCACAGCCACATGACTAGAGCCACTCTGGGCCACCCCCGAGAGGAGCAGATTGCACCCGTTTCCTAGCGTCCCCCCTGAGTCTGCAACTACGTCTATACTATAGTGGTATACCCTCTGACGGAACTCTGGTGGCTGGTACCCGTTCCCTCTATGAGGGCCCACATGTATAGTAACAGGATGAGCCACGATGTCAGGTATACGTTTTTCCGCCTCTACCAAGCTTGCCAAAGGTTGAGATCGCGTGCCCGCATTGCGATCTGCCCCTGTGTGGGCGTTTACCCATAAGGTCAGAGGTCCCTGTGTCTTCGTAGCTAAAGCCTGCGCAGGATGAAACTCTGTTTGCCCTTCCTCTCCATGCGTGTCAGGCGTCACCTGCCACTCTACGAATCCCTTTAGCTTTAGCTTGTTTAAAGTAGTTTCTACCTGCTCTAACTGGGCTACAGTAAGGTCTCTTACCAACGACGCACCCGGGTCCAGCGTACCTAGTGAAGACCCAAGCGTGAGGGCACTAGAGGAAGTATTCAAAACTCGAACTAACATCCGCCTTCTTTCTATACTTTAGTGTAATGCTCATCCATGGTAGGCTACTTACCCTGTAAAACAAGGTCAACATGACTGATGAATCACATTTGTACGACGACTTCGGAGCCCCGGTTTCAACCCTGGACAGACTAGGGGAAGAGCGGACCGGGGAGGAACGGATCGAGGATTGGGGCCCTGGCTTTAGGGCCAAGATATGGAAACTCCTCGCCGAGTTCTCAGATGCCTACGAGCTTCATCGTAACGATGATGCGGCCAAACTAGAGACCCTCCTGGCAGAGACAGAGGCCAAAGTGTTGGAGTTGGACCTAGAGTTAGAAGCCAAGGTGGCTGAGCTTGAAGACTAAAGATGGATACTAGGTCGGTAAACTAGAAATTAAGACATGTCAGAGCTTTCGCCTCAGGCGAAAGCCAAAATGCGGTAGGAAGCACCGTTAGTCACAGTTACTACCACGCTTGTAGTAGTATGAGTGCCTTCAGTGATGGTCGGGAACTGTGTTCCCGACCCACCTACACCGTCATGACCATCAGTGGGGATAACCATGACTACAGAAGGTACAACTCCAAGGCCATGGGCTGTGCTCTGGGCTGTGCCGTCTGCTGCAACGTCAGCCGATGCGAACATCTGTAGCTGTGCCGCACCTACATTTGCCTCAAGGGTGTCTGGGACAAGGGGGTCCTCAGACATGAGGACAGAGATTGTGCCGGCTTCAACCGCCGCGACGAAAGCCGCCGACTGCTCCATCTCATCAGTGGAAATCCCGTCAAATGTAGCAGACTGACCAGCCCTTACGAAGTCCGCGATGGGGCTTGGTACAAAGTACTGGCTCGTCTGATTGTTGGTAATGGTTACTCTGGCCATTTTTCATTTCTCCGTCTAAGGATAGGAACTTCCACTTGGGATAGGACCAACCTACCCAGTGGAAGAATATCGGATCAAGTAGAGCTTGCTCCTAAATAACCCCCAGATAAGAGGAAAGGCACCCGTGCAACAAAGGAATCTAAATGTCTAGCCTTGGCGACACAGTACTCAGCTTTTTTCTTAGCCGGGTTGGCCTGCTTACTACCACTGTAGTTCTCTTCGGGTCCTGCGCCTCGCTCGGCGTAGTGGAGCACATGGACAGGGAGACGCTGACGGTGCAGGTGACCGACAAAGAGCGGATCGTGGAGGGGAGTGGGAACTCTGTCTCGTCTCGCTACCTCATCTTTACTGACCGTGAGGTGTTCGAGAACACTGACTCCCTCCTGGAGATGAAGTTTTCTTCGTCGGACCTGCAGGGTCGCCTGAATGTGGGCAGCTGCTACGAGATCGTCGTATACGGGTGGCGTATGCCGCTAGTGAGCAGCTACCGGAACGTCAGTGACGCGTTCGAAGTGGAGTGCCCAGATGCTGAGTGATGAATCTAAGAAGCAGTGGATAGAGATGTGGACGCGCACTGGTCTGACAGAGGAGCATGCACTCTCCGTTCTTGACCAGTCTGAAAAGTTGGCGGCGCTTTACGCCTTTATGCTTAGGCACAATGAGGACATCGCTCCTAACTACTTCACTGCCCGCTTCTCCTACGAGGCGGACGACTCCAATCCTGATAGCTTCGCGTATGACTTTACCATTCAGCGAACTAGCGGACTCTCCCCTGACGAGCGTTGTAAGCAGTTCGAAGAGAAGGTCGCTTCTCTGGAGGCACAGCTGGGCCTCGATTCTGACGAGGAATTGTGAACAATTACGACACAGTAGAGGTGCTGTTCTCCACACTGGAATCGGGTCGGATCTTCCGTTTCACTGAGGGTGGCCGGTGGAATCTGGCACTGGGAAATCTGCGGTACATCGATTTGCCCAGGGGGAAAACTATCGACCTACTCCTGAAGCTGGACCCGGTGAGGCGGGTGACTCGCATGAGGGAGACGCACCCCGAGACCACGGTCTGTGAGGGGGCCAAGTTTACTGTCTATGCTGTGGAGGAGCGCATCCTAAGGAATGAGGACTACTTAGTGGCTTCGACACCACCTGCGGGTGTGTTCTGGCGGGTGTGCATACCGTACGGGAACACGGAGTGGCACGTGGGATGTGGTGTCGGGTGGGATCGTGCAAGGGAGGACTGTGTCCGCCACGTCAGGGTCAGTGAGGACGATGCGAAGCCTTCACAGCTTGCGCAGGCTTGTATTGACTCTGGGTGGGAGTTCCAAAGCGGTGTGTGGCTATGTCCAGATCACAAAGGGGCAGAATGACTGAGTACAATGGTGGACCCTACCGGTCCCCAGCACCCCCGTTGGAACCACCTCAGTGTTCTGAGAAGCCCCACGGCTGGCTCAAGATGACAGCTTTGTGGTTGCTCTCTGGGCTCGTGGGGGTAGGCGCGGTTGCCTCGTGGAATGCCTACGACGCTGCGATGAGCTGCATCTCTGCCTGTCAGGAGCCTGGCGGGGAGGTGGTGGAGTCCTCGTCAACCGACTCGGTGCGTTGCATCTGCATCAATGACGGCGTCATCACCCGTTACGACCGCCAGTGGAACGTCGTTTCGGGAATTCGCAACGAGTGAGTTGACTACTCCATATTTCGTGTTATATGGTGAGGACGATGCTGTTGACCCCGCACAAGCAAACGACACAGGCGACATTAGTCACTGTGCAGGCCTGCGCGAAGCGAGTCCAGCAAGTCAAAGGCTAGCAGCCAGTAGGTGCCTCCCGAAGAGGTCGTTTCTCTCCACCGCTGGCTGCGTGCTAACCCTGACCACACTAGGGTGGGTGGCAGGTAAGGGACCTTAGCTCAGCGGCTAGAGCATTCGGCCTTTAACCGAGCGGTCGTGGGTTCGAATCCCACAGGTCCTAATACGGGTCGCTAGCTCAACTGGTAGTAGCAGCGGATTCTTAATCCGCCGGTTCGGGGTTCAAGTCCCCGGCGACCCATTACTCTACCCTGTAAAGGGTAGGTACCTGAAAACTAAATCGAGAAGCAAAAATGATCGGGCGTAGTTCAGTTGGTAGAACGACGGCTTCTGGCGCCGTATGTCGGGGGTTCGATTCCTCCCGCCCGTATGACACAGGTTGCTCTACACCTACTAAAGTAGAGACGAGACAAGTAGAGAGGGGACGTGGCGGAATAGGCAGACGCAGGAGACTCAAAATCTCCCGATCGAGAGGTTGTGTGGGTTCGATCCCCACCGTCCCCACTAATAAACTTACGGCCGGGGGTTCCTCGGTTGCAGGACGTGGACGGGAAGGCTCTGGCCAACTGCCTTACGGCAGATGGCGAAACCAGCCCGAGTGAAGCGTCAACAGATCACCCACACGTGAGTGTGGGGTAAGGCTCTGAGAACAGTGTAACGGATGAGCTGGATGGATAGCTCAGTTGGTAGAGCGCTGGTTTTACACACCAGTGGTCGTCGGTTCGATCCCGGCTCCATCCATAGGTAGATAGCCTGGCTATACGCAGGTCTACCCGGACAATTAGCGTATAGGTTCGGGGTGGCGCGGACACACAACTGCCACACTCGGGGCCTTAGCTCAGTTGGGAGAGCTCCGGCTTTGCACGCCGGGTATTTGCGAGGGTTCGATTCCCTCAGGCTCCATAAAACCCTTTAGTATGATTTGCCTTCGGCGTATCTCTGACGGCGGTAGTGTCTGCCTTTACCCCTGTTTTTGCCCTTGTACGTGTCTGTAAGTGCGTGGCAGTTTGAACAGATCAATCTTAGGTTCTCATCCCTATGATCATAGGGATCCCCATTGATATGGTCAGCTTCTAGTGGAATATCCACTCCCTGCCACTTCTTTCTGCGGCAGACGTCACATCGTAACGGCCGAGTGTGTAGTAAATAGTTCCGTAAAGTGCTCGCGGACGGATTACCTTTGCGCACACTTGAAAACGTTCTGTGCAGTGCACTGCACGTACGCGAGCAGAACTTACTAACTGGAAGTGCTTCGTACGTTGTCCCGCACTGGTTGCACTCCTTGAGGATAATCTTCTTCACCCGCTTAGGGTATTTACTGTTATTGATAGTTGCTGCACAGCTTTGAGAGCAATAACGCCTGTTATTCGCAGGTAAATCCATGAACTCTGTGCCGCAGTTTCCACAATTTATTGGCGTGCTCTTGCTCCCTCTTATTCTGGAGACCAGAATTCCATTATTCTGTGCCCAGACACGAACTGCATTCGCAGATCTTCCTAGTTCGGTGCCAACTTCTTTGTGGGTGGCACCCTTCCGCAATAGGGAGGCTGCCTTTTCCTTGTCTTCCGTTGTCCATTTTCGCATTATTACGTGCCCAAGTAAGTTAACAGGTAAACTGCGGCCTTTGTACCGCCGATAAGACAGTTCGAGTCTGTCCTTGGGCTTCAGATAACTCGATGACAGCTGTTTCGCGTCCAATGCGCAGCTGGATCGATAAATGAGATGTTCGGGCTTAGTTCAGTTGGTAGAACGCCAGGTTTTGGTTCTGGATGTCGGGGGTTCAAATCCCTCAGCCCGTGTGAAATAGGTCGCTCTATACCTATAAGTATAGACAAGTCCCTCCGCCCGTTTCAAAACAGGAAGGAAAGGTAGAACTCATGTTTTTGTTCCTCGGCGGAGCCTTGGCCGGTGTACTGTTCATGTGTGCGATCATAATCGCGCACTACCTCCGTGGCGAGCACCAGTGGGCGCAACAGCTCTTCAATCAGAACGAGCCCAGCCGCCACTACAGCAGCATCAGGGAGGTCAGGGCCCATTCCACGTCAGATGACGTGGCTAGTGCCTTACTGTCCGACATGGATAAGATCCGTGGTGACTTCGACCGTGTCGAGGAAGACCTGCGCCGCCACCTAACCCTCTACAACCGAAACCCTCAAAAGAGGTAGCAATGCGTGCACTTATTCCTTTCCTGTTCAGTCTAGCTGGATTGTGCCTCGGCGCTGCTGGTATGTACATGCTACGCAAGCTGTGGCTTCGCCTAGTCGACAAGGCAGCCACCAAGAAGTACGTAAAGTCGCTGTCCGACCAGGACATCCTAGCGGAGTACAAGCGACGCGACCTCCAAGAAATCAACCCCAAGGTCTATCGCTGACCTAGTAACCTGAAGAAAGCCTCATGAACAGTTTCAAGTTTCTCATTCCGCTATTCGCCCTGTCCATCGGCTGCAACCACACCGTGGACTCGGGTCACGTAGGCGTAGCCACGGATTGGGGCACGACAGAGTCGTGGACCTACCACGAGGGCTTCCATTGGATTGGCTTCGGGACCGATGTCTACGACATGACTGGGCAGGTCCAGGCTCTCGATTTCGTCGACGAGGACCACATCACGGTTCTGTCGAAGGACCGACTACAGATGGGAATGGACCTCAGCGTTCAGTACCAGCTCAATCGCGGCACCGCTCCTCAGGTCTTTCGGTCTTTTTACGACCGTGAGAACGAGGTGGAGCGCTACACCAACCGCGTCGTAGAGCCTGCTTCTCGTGAAGCTATCCGAAACGTCGTGAGTCGTCTCGACGCCCTAGACGCAGTGCAGCAGCGGGATCACCTTGGTCCGCGTATCCGCCAGGCTGTGCGCCGCTCGGTGGCCGATCTTCTTGAAGATTCGGGTGTGCCGCGTTACTCCATCCGTATCGTGGGCGTCCAGGTTCGAAACATCACCCTTCCCGAGCGTCTGCGCGAGTCTATCGCTCGCATTCAGGAGGCCGAGAATCAGGCCATGCAGCGACAGCAGGAGATTCAGGTGGCCCGCCAGGAGGCGGAACGCAACCGTATTGCGGCTGAGGGGCGTGCTCGGGTGTCCCGCATCAACGCGACTCGCGACGCTGAGGTGACGCGCATCCGTGCTGAGGCCGAGTCCAGTGCCAACCTCCTGGTCAGCCGCTCTCTCACTCCAGCAGTCTTGGAGGCGCGTCGAATCGACGCTCAGCGTGCTATCCTTACCAACGAGAACACCCGCACTTTCCTTCTGGGGAGTGGCGGTAACGGTCAGAGCATGCTTCTCGACCTGCGAGGCATTGGAGCTGCGCAGTGACGATCTGCTCCAACCGGTTCCCGGCCCATGCTTCCACTACGGAGGAGGCATGGGCCTACCTGCGTAATAGGGGCATGCAGCTCAGGCCAGAGGGGTACCGGCCCCTAGCAGCCTTCCCCGTTACTCAAGGGAACCACACGGTCGCGGTTGCAGTTACCTGGGGTTTTCTCGGCCTCAGGTTCTTCTCAGTGTACTTGCTGAGCGGGTCACGTGGCAAAGGGCTCTACAAGCGTATCGTGACCCACTCACGTTTCCAGCCACCTTTATATGGCCGGGTTCTCACTGTTCGCGACTGCAACCTCCACCAGTTTCTAGTAGAGAATGATATCCCTGCACGCGTGGCGCATGGGTATTTCGATTCCGACGCCTACGCGTTCGCCAGCTCTGTACTGACGGACAAGTACGCCAAGAGATCGGGCCGTCACTACATGGAACACGTAGAGGAAGGGTGCTTCATTCTTGAGTGCTTGTCTTCTGACGTGAGTCTGTCTCCCTACCACATCAGCAATGCGCAAGAGGTACAGGAAGCGTTTTGCCTGCACGCGGTCCTGCAGCAGGACGAGGGCATCAAGGAGCACCTCATGCGCCTCAGTATGTTCCCGAAGAACATACCAGTCACCGGAAACCGTTTAGGAGTGCAGCCCTACGTTGTCGGCCTGGCCGTGGAGTACAGGTCCGTGGCCAACGACTACTTGGCACACATGCCGTTGAGAGACCCCAACAAGATCAGGCTCTCGCCTGTGCCTGAGGTCAACGCCATGCTGATCGCCGACAAGGTTCAGAACTACGCTGATTTCCGCAAGTACGCCTCTCTGGAGACGCACCCCAACTTCGACCACCTCAACAGCTACTTCCTTAGCTGGTTCGAGGCTCTGGGCATCTCTGGGACGTACCAGCAGTTGGTAGACAAGCTGTCGTACACGTTCCCTCCCCTCGACTACAGAAACCCCGTAGAAATTCCGGTAGACCTATGAAAAACGTCACTGCGACCTTCTCGTACAACGAGATCTGTCAACTCATCACCAGTGTGGACGATCGGCTGGCTGACCTCAAGGAACACCCTTATTCCAGGGCAGAAGACCGTCGCAAGTACAAGGATCTGCTCAATCGCTTGCACGACATGCGGCGGGAAGCACAACAGGAGGACGCAGACTGATGGCCAAGAAGCTCACCAGGACCGGGTACAAACTCAAGCTCGACAAAGAGTTCGACGGTGACCGCGGAGAAGAGCTTCAGGCCATTGGCACACTAGTTCGCGTCATGACGTCGGGGGACATTCAGATCCCCCTGACTGACTTGGACGCCTACCCGGCCGACATGCCCGTGATTCGTCGGATTACGCACTGGCTGGCAGAACTCTTCAACACGAAGTACGGCGGGGGAGATTTCTCCGCCACCGAGCTTCAGGTTCCTGTTGAGCTGGGTCTGGCTGTTGGGCGGCACCACATCATCTTGGCTCTTGGAGATACGCCTGAGGTGCCGACGCAGTCCAGAGTGATTTTCGACGACTAAGGAGCAGGTAGCAGTAGTGGGAAGACGTAGTAAGAAGCGAATCATCAAAGACGAGTCATACTTTGCCGCGCAGGAGCTGCGCAACCACAGGTACTACAGGCTTCTCTTGTCCCTTCTGGACGAGCATCCTCACCGTGACGGGTCCTCTCACCTTCACTCGTCGCTGATCGTCAAGGGTGGGTCCATTCTGGGTCGGGGTGTGAACGCCCCGTTTGTCACGGCGTTCGGGGCTCGGTACGCCTACCACTGCAACTTTCAGCTGCACTCTGAGTTCGCGGCGGTGGCTTCTTGCCGGCGTAAGTCCAACCTGCGTGGTTGCACTATCTACAACGCCAAGGTCAACGCCCACGGCAAGCTTCGAAACTCCAAGCCATGCCCCTCGTGCCGCCAGATGCTTTTCAATTACGGCATCAAGAAGGTCGTGTACAGCACGGACACAGGCATCGAGGTGATGAAGCTCAACGAGGATGCTCTCATCCCCTTGGTAGATACCCGATATTCCGACGAGATTGTCGAGCCAGCACTGTAAAGAGATGGCTTAGCGTGCGTAGGCACCGAAAGGAAACAGTACAGTGGATACTTCTCTCAACATCATCAACAGTAAGCGCAACTACATCTGGGGCGTGTTCAACACCTCCACGGGCAACCTTGAGGCTGTGGGCACCACCCGCGAGCAGGCTCGTCAGGCCCGCCGCAACTTCGAGGGCCGCAACTTCACCGTGCGCAAGGCCACTGTGAGCGTGCCGACCTCGACCGCCGACTGATCGATCTCGTGTCCTGTAAATGAGGGGTGCCCTGTAACCGGGGCACCCCTCATTTACGTCCAGCCACCTCGGAGGTGACAGTGAGAAAGTGCAAGAAGAAGCCCAGGCGCATCAGCTTGTTGTACCATAGTATCTGGTATGCCTGCAAAACAGTGTGCCCGGCGGTCTATCTGCCTGCAGCGGTCGCTGTGTACGTCCTGGACAGGATTGACCCGATGCCGGTGGAGGACTGGCGGTGATCGACCTGGCTCGTGAGTGGGATGAAAGAGCCGACAAGCTGCAGAAGGCTCTGCGCCTAGCACTGAGGTCACGCCGTAGGGAGCTTGGTTTCTCTGCTGCCGCCATATCGAGCAGGCATGGGAAGACTCCAAACTGGATCAGCGCCATGGAGTGCGCAAAGAGGCGTAAGAAGACTCCTCGGCTGGATACTCTGATGGAGTTGGCTATCGCTCATGAGATGACTCTGGTCGAGCTGATACAGAAGATTGAACACTTCTACGGTACTCTGAGGTAGCCGAATGTAAATGCCTATGCATGGCAATTCGCTACCGTCGGGTAACCGGCGATCATTACGTCATCAGTAATATCAACTACAAGGCTTCAGCACTCAAGGCCACGGACGCAATCGTGGCCCATGAGGACGGGGAGCTGGTGGGTTTCTTCCGGTACGAGAAGACGCCTACCATGATCAAGGCAAGAGGAACCAACGTCAGGGTCGACAGGCACAGCCGAGGCATCGGCACACGCCTCTGGGAGTACGCCCTGAGGTCTTTTAAGCGCGAGCAGGGACGAACCCCTGCAGTTCGCGTAGTAACCACGACAGAGGCCGGGGAGCGCTTGGTGTGCCGCATCAAGCGGCGGCACCCCGACCTTCTAGTGGATGGAGACTTCCTATGAGATTTGGAGTCAAACCCATCACCGAGCCGGTGGTGAAGTACCACCTCAAACAGGCCATGGCGTCACGGCGAAAGCACCGTGACCGAGCCAGGGCCGCTCAGCGCCTGTACGACGCAGACCCCACGATCTACAACAAGCTGCGCCTCATGCAAGCTATCGAGGCGTCCCGTGGGAGTAGAATCTCAGCACGGAGACTGCACGAGAAGTGGGAGCCGGCGGTGAAGGTTGTGCGCCGTGTAGGTGGCTTCTCGTGAGGCAACTACTTATCTGTACCCACTGTGGTAAGATGAGGTCCTCGCCTTACTCAACGTTGGGTCACGTACTCGTGTGCAGTAAGTGCTGGGAGCCCATCCTCAAAACTAGGACAAAATTGTCGAGACGCATCTACCTCAAAAACAAGCAGATGGGGTGGCAACCTGACCGTGACAACACGTTCTATGAGTACCGAGAACTTGACCTTTCATACACCTAGTTCGCCGTCCTGTCTGAGCCTGTCGACCTCATAGGACGCTACTTGGCCTTACCCGCCTCTCCCCTGCCCTAGGATATGGCCTAAGAACTCGTTAGTTATGGACTAAACCGTGAGTTCACGAGGGGCCATGCCTAGACTTCAAATTCGAAACCTTACGCGCCAGAGGATCTCCCTGACTCCTCGGGTCATTCAGATCCTACGCCCTCTGGAGATTTTGGTTACAGACGTAACTGTGGCTGATCTTGAGGCACTGAGGGCTAGCCTGCAGCAGCACAGAGATCTTGGATTGATCACGTATGGGGTTGACTCTTCTGACTCCTTCGCTGACACCGAATTCGTCACACAGCAAGACCTTCTCGATGGTGATTTCATCGAAAGTGCGCGGGCTGCTACCATTGCGAACCTGACCTTATCAGGGCCACAGACCGTGGATGGGGTGGCTCTTACTCCTGGAGATAGGGTCTTGGTGAAGGACCAAGCGTCGCCTGCGGAGAACGGCGTTTACATTGTGGCAGAAGGATCGTGGACCAGGTCCTCCAACACGCTTTCTGCAGGCACCCTTCTAGGTGTGAACGAAGGCACCACACAAGCAGACACGGTGTGGAAGGTAACCACCGACGGTGAAATCGTTAGCGGCACCACTGCTACTGACTTTAGTCAGGTCACCGGAGGGGGCGGTGGGGGTGGCGGAGCTGTTAGCTCTGTTTTTAGCCGCACTGGCGCGGTAGTAGCCACGGCAGGAGACTATGACGCGAGCGAAGTAACCTTCGCGCCCGACGGCGATATTGCCGCTACCACCGTCCAAGCCGCAATCGCAGAAGTACGGGACGATACAGATACCAAGCTAACCGCTAAGGTAACCGGACCTGCAGGCGCTAGTGATAATGCTCTAGCTCGCTACGACGGCGCTACGGGCCGGCTGGTACAGAACTCAGTTGTGCTGGTTGGAGATACCGGAGCAGTCACAGGTGTAGCTTCAGTAGATCTTGACCTTGCTGCGGCACCAGCCCATACCGAAGGGCGCCTGTTTTACGACCAAGATGAGCACTGCCTGGCCATCTATAATGACCAGGCAGCAGTTACTCACCAGCCAGGACAAGAAGGGCTAATTCGTGTCTACAATGGCACGGGGAGCCCTATTGCGGATGGTACTCCAGTCTACATCGCTGGAGTGCAGCTTGAAGCCGGCATCGCTCGTCCTTCGGTTGGATTGGCTCAAGCCAACGCGGTAACGACTGCGAGGGTCATTGGGCTGACTACTCAAACTATTGCCAGTGGCTCCTATGGGTACGTTACCAGTTGGGGACATATAAATGACCTTGACTTGAGTGCGTTCTCTTCAGGGGATGAGCTGTGGCTCAGTGATTCAACCCCTGGTACCTACATCAACACACCTCCCGCTGTGGGTAACTACGTCGTTCAGCTTGGTTGGGTCACAAACGCGTCACTAACTGGGCGGTTGCTTGTGTCCCTGAACGCGGAGCTGTCCGAGCAGGAAGGCGTTGCAGCCTCTGCTCCTACTGGTGTTCTTAATGGTGGTGCACTTAGCATAAACGCCAACCCTGCACAGTTTGATGTCACAGCTGGCAGTGGCGTGATTGTTGATGCCGTCACAGACCCAGAGCATGCCACGATCACCCGAGTGACCTGGTCTGCCTCCTCCGCGAACGCTGTTACGAATCTCGCAACCACTGCGTTTACTTGGGTAGGCGTGAATAGTGCTGGCACTCTTATTCAGATTTCAGATCGTGCGCCAACGCCCATCGAAGCTCGTACCACTATTTGGCTAGGCCGCCTTGGTCACCCTAATAACACCGCTATTTTAGGTGTGGCCAACCGGCCGTTTACCGCAGTACAGACTTCCTTGGGCATACTGGATATCGCGAGGTCCCTTGGGCCCTTCAATGTCTCTGGGAACGTCTACTCCGCCAACGGTGCAAACCTTAACATCGACCGGAGCGCAGGGACCACGTTCCTCTACGGATCTAACTTCCAGACAGATAGCAGACAGCCACATCAGATTGATTTCCTTACGGACATCGCTGTTGACTTGGCCTATCGCTATCGCAACGGCAGTGGCGGTTGGATTAGTGGTGCCACACGCACGACTATCGACCCAGGACAGTGGGATAACGGTAGTGGAGTACTACAATCTGTATCCCCCGCAGGCAACCGTTGGACAATCCAGCGTATTCAGTTTTCTACTATCGATGCCACTGTCATCTATTACGGGCAAGTGCAGTACAACTCTCGGGAGGCTGCTTTAGCTGCTATTGAAGATGCTACAGAAGTAGATCCTGCGCTTGAAGAGACCATCACCCGAGGGTGGTTGGTCGTGCGTGGTGATGCTACTAACCTGAGTGATCCCACACAAGCAACGTTCGTATCAGCGGGTAATGGTCCCGGTTCGGCCCAAGTGGCCGGAACAGTTACCGGAGTTACGGATCACGGTGCCCTGGAAGCCAGCTCTCTTTTAGATGATGATCATCCGCAATACCTACTAGCAGATGGGAGTCGTAGCCTTTCAGGTGACCTAGATGCAGGCGGTAATGAGATTCAGAACGCCAGCAACCTGTTGAATCTCTACCGTGGAGTTCGAGGATTTACCACTGGCAACTACTTAGAGCGTGCTGCGGGCAGTGCGCTGAACGGCAACGCTACGGCTTTTGAGTTCATGGTCGCTGTCTTAGCGGATAGTCTAGAGGGAGCCTCTGGGTTACGTGAGCTGGTGTCCTGCACCGAACAGTTCATTGGGCCAGGGTATAGCGCAGGGCTTGATGGCGTGCGCCCTAAGCTTCTGTGTACCGATGGCGGGGGAACTCGCTTTGAAAACTTCACGGGTTTCTGGCACCGTAATAGTGGTGGCAAGCTGTTGACTATCCTGCATGGAGGCTATGACGGAACTACTCGTTTCTTGTACCTGAATGGGGTATTGTTCTACTCCGCCTCGCAAACAGGGTACAGTGTAGGCACTCGTCCCTTCCGCCTTGGAGCTAACGCTGGTGCAACGCCAAACAGCCCTGCCAGTGGGCTAACATTCCTTGGCTTTGCCTTCAAGAGCAATGGCGCCCTAACAAGCACGCAGCGTGAAGAAAGTATCCGTACTTTCCTTACTACAAGAACCTTCAGTGGATCACTTTTCACGAGCGGGTACTCGGGGGCTTCTTTAGCTCCAGGAGCTATGCCAGCTTCCTGGGCTGACGAGATTGGCAGCTTGGACCTCACACTAGTAGGGTCACTGACCGTTGTGGATGACGCTGCCGCAGGCGTGGCGCTGACACAGTTCCCGGGCCCCGACAGTATTGCAACTGTCAGTGGTAACGCCCTGGTGCGGCCTTTCCAAACTGTGGCTGTGGCAGGGCCTACGACAGTGTCGTCAGGTGTTGTCTTCTGTGATACAGCTGCCGCAACTATTGCTCTCACCCTTCCCTCTTTTCCTGCATCTGGAACTGAGTACTTCATTGTAGACAATGCCGGTAACGCCGCGGTCAACAACATCACTGTTAACCGCGCAGGATCCCAGCTGATCAACGGGGCAACTACCGCTACCGTGGCATCTAACTACGGGTCCTTGTCGTTGATCTACGACGGCACTAACTGGACTATCCTGTGACATTTGACAGGGACTTTCGGGTACTCTCTCGTTCAACTACGACGGGTGTACTCTCGGGCGGGTTACTTGCCTCTACAGCATCTCCCACTGCGTTCATGGTAAACGCCGGAGTCGGGGTTATCGTAGACGATTACACATTTCCATTGAATCCTACAATCACTAGAGTTGAATGGGATGCACTGGAAGTAGAAGTGGAGGCGATTAGCAGTGCAACTGTTACTGAGGTAGCCATTGCTAGTAATGGTATGGTGATTCAGCAGCAGTCTCCTTTCACAGAGGCGCAACATCAAGAGCTGATAGTGCTGGGACGCGTTGTACACTCCGACCTCGCCACAGTGACACTTGTCCTTCCACGGCCGGATCTTGCTTTTGGTTTGACGAGTGACGTACAGGACTTTATCGCTGCACTAGGTACATTTAACGTAGCGGGCAACACGTTCGGGCCTGCGGCAAATGATCTGACCTTGAGTAAGTCTAGCGGTAAATCTTGGCGCAAGAACATCAATGCAGCAGTCTCCCCTCAGATACCATCTATTACCAACGATCCTGCTATAGTTAGTGTGCCTTTTCGCTACACATATCGAGACGGTACTGGCGGCTGGACTCGTTTCGATGGGGGAGGAGCCTCCCGCACAGCCGTCGTCCCAAACTTGTGGGACGACGGCTCAGGCACGCTACAAACAGTACCTAACCGACGCTGGTCTATTCAGCCCATTTTCTTCTTTCCCGGGTCTAACGGTGTTTTTATCCAGTTTGGTCAGGAGGTGTACAACAACTTAAGCCGTGCCCTCTCTCACGTAGCCCTAGGCGCTCTTGTAGACCCAAATCTACACGAGTCAACCCAAAGAGCTTGGCTAGTAGTGCGAGGGGATGCTACCGACCTGAGTAGTGCAAATCACGCGCAGTTTGTTTCCTCAGGCAGGTTTGGCATACATGCATCTGGGGGTGCCTTGGATGTGTTAAACATTGGAACTACCGTCACGAACATAGCTACAGCTGGCACAACCTTCTTGGACGAAGTAACTAACGAAGTTCTAGTTTTAGTAGATGCTACGCTTGGAGCCGTAACAGCCAGCCTCCCAGCCCCCTCCAGTAAAAACGAAGGGCACAAAGTCATTGTAAAGGACGAGGTAGGCTTAGCTTCAGTTCTGCAACCGATCACTGTTCAAGTCACAGGCGGTAGTTTGATCTCGGGCGTGCTTACTTCGTTGCTGACTAGCGCCTACCAATCTAGTACTTTCATTTCTGACGGGTCTAGTTGGCACGCTGTTTAGTCGTTACTAGTAGGGCCTAGAGCTGTAAACAAAACAGTGGGCTTTCACCTGGAAATAATCATGCTAGACTATGACGAGGACCTACTCCCTATCAGGTCCAACTTTACTAACGAGCTGTGCTACACCTGCGGGTACTCCCACTCCACTGAGTTTCGCTGCGAGGAGACGATCCGTAAAGAGGACGACATGAAGATCAAGCTATCCAAAGAGGCAACGGATGAAGTTCGTCGCCTCAACGAAATCTACGAACACGCCAAGAACTTCGAGCCGGAGTACGAGACGCGAGTAGGCGCCCTTCTTCCTTACGGAGGTCAAGTCGGGAGCACTCCCAACACATCACCGCCCTCTCCGTCTGATGAGGATCCCATTTCCATTGCCATCGACGAGACCTGATATGCGGGAAAGCAGTAAACTACGCTGGGACCAACAGTCCGCACAGTTGTTTTCCAAGACCCACGTCAGAGGATGGAAGAAGAGTGCAGCGGCAGGTAAAGCTGAACTGGCAGCCATGTTGCGAAAGATTGGTTCCATTGTGTTTTTCGACTCGGTGGCTCAAGTCCTGACAGGCGTGCCCGACGATGCAGTTGTCTGGTCTACTAGTGATCGCACATACACTACAAAGCACATGCGTGACCACCTTTCTCGTCGAGACGACACTGCAAAGCAGTTCGCATCGGAGCTACTTGCGGTGTCACGACAGGTCATCATGAACTCCATTGAGAAGCACGAGGAGAAGGCTGCCGCGAAGCTAGACGATGTCCCTAGCGTCGCCACTGAAGAGCCTGAGCAGGAAAGTGTTATCTAGGGAGTAAGATGAGGATCATATTCAACGTCTTAACTTACCCGCTCTACCTAGGAGTTCAACTTCTGGACAGGGCATACCTACGTATCCACGCTCGTCGTCGGCGTGGTAGGCCCAAAGGATAACGCTGTGGAGTCGGAGACCGTCAGCTCTCAGTGTCCTTGTTGCGGCTTTGCTTCCATCTATACCGACGGTACAAACCCGTGCTCTGTCTCATGTGCCGTGGGTAAAGCCTACGAGTTGGCGACAGAACACGGGGTCCCTACGGATGTAGCCGCCAAGGTGGCGGCAGATGAAGCGAAAGAGCAGGGTTTACCTGAGGCCCCAAACTCACGTGACGTGAACGAGAACAAGTACCGGTACGTTGTAGTAAGGGAAGAGAAGCTCTCTCGTTACTGGAACATTGACAGAGAACTTCTCGCTGCAGGCTTCAACGTGGAGTATATCTGGGTCGTCCAGGATGTCGCAGGTTTCCGTTCTAGGGTCTATAGGTTTGCTCCATCACTGATGCCCTTGCTGCCAGAGGTCATGCTTGACTTCAAGTCAAAGAAGTTTGATAACTCTACGCTGCGAGGCTGGGCAGGCGGTTTCCCTTACTGGCATTTTCTCCCCAGCCAGATCTAGTTTCAACCTCTGTGTGTCTCCACACACCTGAAAAAGCAGCTCGTTATTTGGTTAGTATGGATACCTTGCGTCCAAGCGCCGTAAAGGCATCGCGTATCCGAAAGCTACGCGATATCGATAGGTTGAAAAGAGACACGAAGGAGCTGCACGACCAGATAGTAAGTCACTACCGTGAGCGTAAGCGCATTGCCCGCAACGCCCGGAAGCTCGCTAAAACAGTCCGGAAGCGTTTCCCGGACATGACCGTCACAGGAGAGACACTGACCCTGGAGGAATACTACTCCGAGCTTGCGAGTCGACTCTACATCGCCCCCAACGAGAACGCACCCGAGTACGATCCACAGGATCCTATTCACCGTGCGGAGAGCGCACTTACTGGTATCTTTGCTTTTCTGGAGAAACTTCTCGACGTACCCTGGATCAGGTGATCGTCGCTGTAAATGACTAAGCACTAACGAATCGTAGTAATCAATCACGACTCGTAATGATTAATCCGAAAGGGGCCCCTGAGGGCCCCTTTCACTTTAAGTGAGCGCAGCCCTCACACAGTGTAAACAAGGACTTATCATGCTAGTAGACGCACAGGGAAAGCCCCTCTCATCTGGGTCCACCGACCCGAACAACCCCGACAACCTCCAGGTCACGGAGTCCGACGGGGAGTGGATCTCCGAGACCATCCAGGACATCATGCCTGGCATCCTCGGCGAGGAGTGGCTGGAGGAGGGAGTGCAGGACACCAAGGGTGGCGCCGCGCTCAACCGCTTCCGGCAGCGTGGAACCAACCTCGTCGTGATGGTCTCCATCCGTCCCATTCGACTTGCAGCTGACCCCAGCGCCAAGAAGGTGGCGTACACGGTCACCGTTGCGAGGGACGAGGACGGGAAGATCCGAAAGCCCAACACCGCGGACATCAATCGTGCACGGTCTACGTTCTTCTCTCGTGACCTCACCGAGACAGAGCGGCAGTACGAGGGCACCATTGGTGACTCCAAGGCTCATCACATCATGGCGGTGATCGACTGGTCACCCATCGTCGTAAAGGGGGCGTGACACATGACCGACAGATACCTGACAACTCAGACTATCCAGCAAATGCTTTCACAGTACCCTGCAATGAAGCCTGAGAAGCCGAAGCCCACTACGCGTGAGGTGGTGTGGGGCCTCCTACTGATGCTGGTAGGCGCACCGCTGAGCCTCTACCTCGACATCCTGACTATCTACCTACTGTGGGGATGGTTTGTTGTCCCATTGGGTGTGGTGGCTATCTCGTTCATGCATGCTTGTGGTCTGGTTGTGCTGATGAACTTCCTGAAGTACTCCGTTGCGGACTACATGAAGTCTGAAAAAGCAGCGGGTGATTCTGTGGATTCACCCACGCAGTACCTACAGAAGGTTTTGGGGTACCGTATCCTTGCCAGCTGCTCCTGTATGGCTTTCGGTTACGCTTTCTTCTACTTCATGTCGTGAGGGTCCATGCCTTTCTTAGACTCCAAGGTGTACTACTGGGTCTGTGACGTCTCTCCTTGTGTTCACACATCTGAATACATCTACACGACAAGGTCTGAGATCGTACCCACTGGGTGGTCCAAGATCTGGATGGAAGGCGATCACCGCAAGGTCATCTGCCCCAGGTGCACCCTCCTAGCCAAAGAAGGTAGGCTCGGCCGTGGATCCATGGGGCAGATCATCATTCTACCTGAGGAGGAGGCAAATAGCTCCGACCTGACCATTGAGGTAGTGAATGGCTGACTGTAGGGAATGCGGGACGCCCAACGTGTACAACTCGGGCTTCTCGTACGAGTGTTCCAACCGCAAGTGCAGTTGGTTCACAGACGATCAGCTGGAGGCTGTTGAAGCTCTTCGTCCGCGTGACACTGCTCTCACACTGTGGCGCATTGAGTACCAAGGAGCTAGGTACTACTGCTGCTTAAAGCACGCAACTCCACTCGAAGCCACAGACCTCATCCACCGGGTGGATGGTACCAAGCTATCATTGTCATGGGAGCATATGTCTCCTTTGTCGGAAGAGTACGCACGTAACCAGGACATCCTCATCTCGTTCGACGAACCCATCGTCACCTTATGGGAACTGTTTCAAGAAACCAACTGGCCTGCCGTGCTTCACTGCTCTGATTGGCGGCCGTCAAGAAAGGGACGCACACATGCTCCTTGATATGAGATGGCGTCTAGAGACGCAGTACCTTGATTCCTTGCGCTACGTACTTGACCACGGGTCGGTAGAGACCGACCGTACAGGTACGGGCACGATGGACGTAACAGGGTACCAGTATCGCTGTACCCTACAGAAGGAGTTCCCGATCATCACCACGAAGAAGGTTCACTATCGCGGCATCGCGGCAGAGCTTCTGTGGATGATGCGAGGGCAGACAAACATCAAGCCCCTGCAGGACCAGAAGATCAAGATCTGGGACGAGTGGGCTGATTCCAACGGCGACCTGGGACCTGTGTACGGGTACACCTGGCGTAAATGGAACGCTGGAGGCCCGGACCAGTTAAAAGACACTCTGACTGCTCTCCGTGCCAAGAGTGACTCGCGGCGCATCATTGTGTCTGCGTGGAACCCTTCCTTGCTCCCACTGCAAGCTCTTCCCCCGTGTCACCTCATGTACTTCTTCCGTGTAAAGCAGGGGAAGTATTTGGACACTCATGTCATCCAGCGCTCTGCCGATGCGTTCCTGGGTCTGCCGTACAACTTTGCGAGCTACGCAACGCTGGCGCACATCATGGCTGGCCTCTCCGGTTTGATTCCGGATACCTACGTTCACACGGTGAACTCGCTGCACATCTACTCGAACCACATGGATCAGGTAAAGGAGCAGCTTTCCCGGAACGCAATCACCTCACCCGTGCCGTCACTTCGCATCGACTGCGAGATGAACGAGAGCATGGACTTGGACGACTTCCTCAAGTCTGTAAAGACTGAGGACCTGCAGCTTCAGAACTACAATCATCACAAGGCAATCAAGGCTCCCGTAGCTGTCTAAAGGAAAAGTAATGAACGACGATATTGATGAGAGTTTCGACGACTTCGAGGATGACGACGACTTCGACTTCGAGGACGATGACCTTGACTTCGACGAGGACGATGAGGTAGAGACCCCAGCCCCGGCGAAGAAGGCTGCCAAGAAGAAGGTGAAGGCACCTGAGCCCGAGCCTGAGGACGAGGACGAGGACGAGGACGAGGACGAGGACGAGGACGAGGACGAGGACGAGGACGAGGACGAGGACGAGCTTCCCGTCTCGTCGATCCCCGAGGACCTCGACGACGAGGAAGACGAGGATGATGACCTCGACGATGAGGAGGAAGAGACCGAGGAAGATGATGACGACGAGGAAGACGTCGACTTCTCGAAGCCCCCGGCAGGACTAGAGGCGCCACCCCCGGCCCCTAAGCAGGGTAAGGGTGTCGCACCGGCAGGCTCAGCTTCACCTCCTCCCGCTCCGCCTCCCCCGGCTGACCCCACTCCGTTCGAGACTGCGGCCTCTACCCGTGTAAAGGGTGCCATCACAGGGATGGATGCCGAGTCGAAGGCAGTAGCAGACATCACGGATCTTCTCCTTGCGGGTGAGGAATCTGAGATCGTCAGCATTCTTCGGGACTTCTGCCCCGACAACTTCGGCATCAAGCGCTCGCGACAGCTCCTGCGCGAGGCGCAGGACAGGGCCATCGCCCGTACCAAGCGTCTCGCTGGCGGTATCGGGGTCACACTCGATGAGTGGAAGATGGACTCCGAGTAAACTACGTCGGGGGCTAGGAGGGCGCATCTCCTAGTTTTTACTCGACAAGGGCAGGTGGGCAATGATGCTCGCCTGCCCTTTCCTTTTCAACCCTGGCCATACTGGTGAGCATGCACCACCTCGAATCCCTCTTCGCCGCTATCAGCTGCGTGAGCGCCACCAACAGTGGGCCACGTGAGTTCAACCTCAAGCGACCTGTGCGGGACATCCGTACCAGCATTGGGGAGGACCTCCTGCGTGCAGCCGTGGACATCATCAACAGCCGTGATACGCCTGTGGCTCACTTCCGTGTACTGCGGCACGATCCCTATTCCCCCGAGAAGTTCGACGAGCTGAGGAGCCTCGCACCGTCGCACGGGATAATGGAATTGAACTCGAACCTGTCGATCCTTCCCGGGTCCCGGAGTAAGAGCTACATCCAATACACGGACGCGAATGATGTCCCCGTTCGTTACTGGGTCAACTTTGGGTCCATGCCTGAAGACATGGATCACGCCTACCGCATCTACAACAGTCGCATCCATATCCTGGTAGAGCTGACCCTCTCGGTGTTGGCCAACAAAAAGCTACCGTTGTGGAAGGAGCTGGAGGAGTCTGGAGGTCTTACCCCGAGCTAGATGCCCAACCCTGGCCATACTAAACAGGGAAGCCGGTGGTGACGAGCCGCCAGAAAGAACATATCATGAGTATTTTCAAGGTCCTAGCCGCGGTGGTAACGGCCCTCGCGTCGGCCTCGACAGCCATCGCACAGCCCATGACGCAGCACGATCGGGAGAACCTGGCCCGGCACTACTACACCGCAGGTGTTCAGGCATACGAGGCGGAGAACTGGCTCCTGTGCGCCGAGCGCTTCGAGCAGAGCTTCACGCTCGTCTTTGCCCCTGAGATCCTGTACAACATCGGCCGGTGCTACGAACGGTACATCGGTGAGCAGGAGGGCGAGGTTGCCTACCAGCTGTACGACAGGGCGATCGCGGCCTTCACCCGCTACCTTACGGATAGTCCCGATGCTGCCGACGCCGACGACATCCGGGAGGGCATCCTCAGGCTTCGCGCTGCCCGGCCCGATCCTGGTCTCCAACGTGCCCCACACGTCCCCGATCCGGAACCCGAGGAAGTGGCTGCCCCGCCCGAGGAGGAAGTCATACTCCCTTCCCCTCAGCCGGAGGTAACCGTGGACCCTGTCATCTCTCCGGTTCTCACCGTGGAGCCCGCGCCTCCTGGGCCTGAGTTCATCCTCACGCCCATCGCCGGAGCCACTACGGCAGCCGCTCTTGTTGCCGCCATCGCACTCGGAGTCGCTGCCCAGAACAGGTTCAACGATCTTGAGCGTATCTGTGCTCAAGGGCCTGATGGATGCAGCGACGCAGACATCGCGGGGATGCACTCCATGGCGGACTCCGCCAACATTCTCTACATCACCGCTGGCGTTCTTGGTGCCGGTACCGGTGCCCTCTTCGCCCTTGAATACACTGGAGTATTCTGATGACCCGCTTCGCACTCGCACTCTTTGCGCTCCTCCTGGGAGCCTGCTCTTTCGACACCAGTTCTTTCCAGCACGACTCTGCGGTCACAGTTGATGCTCATACGTTTATCGACGGAAGTTCGCCTGCGGACACAGGAACCAACGACGGAGGAGCGCCGGATGGTGGTGACCTAGGAGATGGTGGTGGCACTATCACAGACGCTAGCCATGATGGCGGAAGTACTCCTGACAGTGGGAGTTCCGACGCAGAGTTGCCTCGTGACTCTGGTATGGATTCCGGTAGCGAGGTACTGGACGCTGGAGGTGTCATCTGCACCCCCACCGGAACTTATCAGTTCCGGTCCCTAGTCGACCCCTTCAGCGCTTGTGGAAGTTCCTGGGATGCAAGTCACCACAACGACACAGCCCTTTCCGGTACCTCCCTTGTATTCATGGGGTCTCAGGGGCCTTTTCTTCCGGCGACCATCTCTCAGACTAATGTCTGCGAGTGGCGCGGTACGTTGCGTGTGAACATTAGCTTTGGACCTAGCTTCAGTTGTATAGTCACACTACGCGCAGCACAAATGGAGGTGTCATGTACTGAAGATGCCTCTCGACGTGCTCCGTGTGAGTGGGTCCTTGAGAAGGTCTAGTCTTTCGTGTCGTCCTTCTGTGGGCCCTCAAGTTCAGACAACACCTTCCTCTGGCGCACCGCAGGAAACGCACAGGGAGAGTATTTCTTTAGGCGTTTGTGCCTATTTTTCTTCCACGGATTAGTCTGCATGGCCTCATCGGTTGATTCTTGAGGACTAGTTCCGGGAAGAGTTCCGAACGGATCTACTCTAGCAGGAAGCCCTACCCTCCGTAAGACGACGGGCAAGTGTTCGTCACAGGTAGTGTAGTTGTTCCCTTTTTCGTCTTGCAGTTTCCATCGGCACTCGTTGGTGCATGCTTCATCTGCGCTGTAGTAATAGCATAAGTACTGTGTGGTTCGTATTGTTTTAATGTCGTCTGACATCCAGGTCCTTTTAGGCTATTTGCGCCGTTGAGTTTGGGGAATTCCTTCCCTACCCCTAAATACAAGGAAAGAACGATGACTGTCAGGAGCTTTGGTTCGCTAGACGAGATGATCGCTGCCATGGAAGAGGATAAGCGGGCGGCAGACTCTCAGGTGCAGGAGTGGCAAAAGAAGTTGAAAGTTGGGGACTACTTTCTCCGCGTCGAGTGCGGAATCCACATCTTCTGTGAGGTTCTTGATCCCTCAGTGCCTCCCGATGGGTCGCTAGATCCGGAAGAGGTGGAAGAGATTCGAAAAGAGGCAGAGATATACAAGGAGCCTCACATGACAGGGTTTAGGTTCTGCCGCTGTTTCAGCTCTGTCTGCCCCGAAGGTGAGGTTGGGGACGTCCATATTTCCACGGCAGGGGCCAAGCTTCGCCAGGAAGAGTTTCTGACTGCTCGGCAGAACGACTGGCTACTCTAGTCGCACGGGTCTCGAATGATGCTCCTCAGGTGGGTAACCATCTCTACTGCATCATTCGACAACTCGAACACACTCATACAATCGTCAAAGCCTGACGCGTGGCGTGGGTCTACTACTGCCGCAAGGACCTCCCCTGTGCGGGCGTCACAGATGTCCCGCTCGTCAATGGCGGGTAGACTGTAGCGCGCCCTGTGGCTCTGTCCCTCTTCGTCGGTGAAGACAATGATGATCTTGGCAGCCCCCGGGCGCCAGGTGACCCCCAGATCTCCAGACATCGCCTCCCACACCGCATCATATGTAGGCTCGTCGCCTCCAATCCCGGTGGTTGGGATTATTGCTAGCGCTGCGCCAAACTCGGTGTACCCCGTCAGGTCATGAATGAGCTGCGGTGCGTGCCTGTCGACCAGCCCCGGAGCGTAGGCCAGGGCGAAGTGCCAGTCCCCCGCCGAGAACTCCTCGGAGAAGCTACGAGTGGCCTCTGTTACGGCTCCGATTTCGTCCGACATCGAGCCTGAGATATCGATGATGTAAAGGACATCAAAGCGGGCCGAGGTTGCTGGCTCGCACAGTCCCTCTGCGTTCATGACCCCATCGGCGCAGCCGTCGCAGTCATTGTCGATGCCGTCACAGACTAGAGTTCCAACTTCCTCGATCGGCGGAACCTCACCACGGCAATCACTCCAACCACCCATCTCACAGGTGGAGACCCCTCGCTCACAGGGGGCGATAACTTCCGCAGGAGAGCCCCCGCCAGAGATACACCACTGTGCTAGTGGGCCTCTTTCGTCTCCGTCAATGACCCCGTCGCAGTCATTGTCGATGCCGTCGCACTCCTCAGGGACGCAGTTCACTCGACTGCAGTGTCCCTCTATGCACGCAAAACCGGCTGCGCATTGGTCGTCGAACTCACACCTTGCACCTTCCAGGTCAACTTCGACACAGCGCCCGAACCGACAGTCTTCGCCCTCCCCGCAGGCTGGGCCATGACCGCATACGCACTCCCCTCCCTCGCAGAAGTCCGCGTTGTCAGGATCACACTGAGCGTCACATGCCCCGCAGTTGTAGAAGTCCCGGTCTGTAAAGTCAGGTTGGCAGGTGTGGTCAGGCGGCGGAGGCCTTACTGCAACCCCCGCATCGGGCTGGGTTGAGGAAGAATCTGGTAGTGGGATTGTTTGGTGCGTACAAGCAGCCAGAAGTACCACGACCTGTGTAGCAATCACCCTTGTCATCTTGTTCCTCAGTTGTGATTTATGTCACAGTCTGAAAATAAGCTGTAGAACTACAGCGACTGCAAATCAACGACACGAAAGTCATACCATGGATCTCCCTACTCGCATGAAGCGCTACGAGAGCGCTAGTTCTACTGTGGTTACACCCCGAACCCCCGTCGTTGTACGTGTGGATGGGCGTTCCTTCTCCCGCTACACCGCACCCCTACGTAAGAGTGGGTTTGCCTCGCTTGAGTTCCGCACCGTCATGGCTGAGGTGGGGCTGGCAATGGCGAATCAGTGCTCTGATGTTGAGTGCGCCTTCATCCAGTCGGATGAGATCTCGCTCCTGTTCCATTTCTACAAGGATTTCGAGAGCCTTCCGTGGTTCGGCGGCAAGATCCAGAAGATCGCCTCGGTCACTGCGGGCATCGCTTCCAGTGAGTTCACTGCCCGAAGCCCCCAGATGTTTTCTGGGGAGATGAGGCCCGCTCACTTCGACTCACGGGTCTTTGTCCTTCCCGAGGCAGAGGTGGAGAACTACTTCATCTCTCGGTTCCGGGACTGTACTCGGAACTCCGTGCAGATGATGGCCCAGTTCAACTTCTCCCACAAGGAGCTGCAGGGCAAGTCCATCACCGAGCAGCAGGAGATGCTCCGCAACGCTGGCCGTCCCTGGGAAGCGCTAGACGCGTACCAGAAGTACGGGACTATGATCGTCAAGGACGCGGACACTCGTGAGTGGGTGTCTCACGCAGCAGGGCCCATCATGAATGACCCGCCCACGCGCAACGCCCTGTTCCAGCGGCTGCTAGCCACTACCTGACAAAGAGAAAGGGGTCCTGGTTTCGTCAGGACCCCTTTCAAGCAAGTGTCGGGTAAGTTAGGGCCAAGCCCCCAGTAAGATCGTATTGATTAGATAAGCAAGATTTGCCCCCGAGAGATATTCATGGCTGCACGTAGAAGCGGAAAGACACCGGCCTCCCAAGGTGGTGGTTGGATACATTCACCCACAAGGTGGGCGATCTACCACCGAGATGACTTCCGCTGCGTCTACTGCGGGAAATGCGACTCCCTCACCCTGGACCACATCCATCCAGTGGAGGAGGGAGGGGACGACCACCCCTCAAACTTGGTGACTGCGTGCGGTCGCTGCAATACCAAGAAGGGTGCGAAATCCAAGGTGGAGTGGTACCGTGAGCTGCGAAGCCACGGCATTTGCACCGAGAAGGTTCGGCGCCGTATCAAGAGCCAGACGAAGAAGGCTCTCGACAGAGCCGTAGGACGACTACTCAGCACTCGGGGCGGGTCCCAGCCCAACCCTGGCCATACTAGAGGGCTCATCCCCGCCAAGACCGTCATCACTGTAACTACCAACCGTGAGCATACTAATGAACTCCAAGCCTGATCTCTTGTCCGGTCTCAGATTTATCGAGGACGACGACATCCCGCCACTCATTCCCGGGCACCACATGAGTTCAACTCAATCATGGAAGATCACGAGTGACAATTCAAGTGGCAATTCGTGCCCTGCGTGCGACCTGGGCTTCGAGCCGGTAGCCGTCAGTTACCCCTCCATGCATGATCTGCAGTCTCTTCTAGATGAGTATCCCCGCCTCGTAGGAAAAGACTACGCGGTGATCGCGGGACCGTTCGGTAGCGGTTTCGCCACCTGCACCGACTTTCCTACCGGGGGTCTCGTCTCGCTGCTGGACGAGAACACTGACCCAGACGAAACGAATTGGGTGGAGTCCCTGGAAATCAATGATCCAGAGGGGGATTGCCTGACGGATGAGGATGAGGACGGAGAGGTCCTCCTTCAAAACGGCCTGTTCATGCTCACCTTGACGTCGTCTGCGACCCAGTTTGGGTCCGTTTCTTTCGACACCACGATTCGCCGCCTCACCGACGAGGAGGCTGTCCGTGCTGCTGGTGGAGATATGTGGATCTCGCTGGAGGATGAAGAATTTGCTCCCTTTGTGGAGCAGATGACGCAAGACCAGTACGCCATGTTCGTGAAGGAGTTCGCTCTGCTGTCCAATGAGGACGAGAGCTACGAGCACGTTCTGGCCTCCCTTCGGTCCATGATGCCCGAAGTGGAGGGGTAGGATGCAGGCCAAGGCGCGTTTCTGCGGGACCAGCGGTGCCCCGAACTCGTGGTCTGGTCATGTCATCATCGAAGAAGACGACCGCTCAAAATCAATGACCCTGGAGGCTTGGGGTCATAGTTTGTTCGACGCGAGAGAGCAGCTTGAGGGCATGCTCAAACACGTCGCCAGTCATCTGCGGCTCCTGGCCGCAGACGCTATTTCACTCGCTTACCGCGACGTGGCCTGACGCCACAGAGAGAAACCACCATGCGTAACATGAAGAATACGTTCCACGGAGTCGACTTCTACTCCTCCACGTTCGATCCCAAGACCGGTGTCATCGTCCGGGATATCGAGGTCACGGAGGGCACGGACAGCTTCGACCAATTCGACGTGATGCATGCCACCATCGCTCGTGTGCTTGGTGTGTACGAGAAGGCAATCAATCCGCCGGAAGTACCTGCGTACTCCAACAAGTACCAGGAGGCGAAGTACATTGTCGAAAAAGACTTCGAGGCGTTTCTCAAGCTGAGAGATGACTGGGAAGAGAGGTACGGAATCAAGCGCGGCAACGACTGGATTCACCTCCAGGAGGCACGCCAGTCCTACGCATGGTCCCCCGTCCCGGAGACCATCGACGTCAAGATCACCGACTGGTGCAACTTCGGGTGCGATTTCTGTTACATGTCTTCCACCAAGAAGGGGAAGCATGCACCGCCCGAACTGATCGAGAACATTATCACGGGGTTCGACCAGTCGCCCTACCAGATCGCCTTCGGGGGAGGCGAGCCCTGTGCACACCCCGAGTTTCCCCACATTCTGAAGACCACGGCAAAGTTGGGTTCCGTTCCCAACTACACCACCGCAGGTCACATCTTCCGTGAGGACGTGATCAAGGCGACCAACGAGGACTGCGGCGGTGTGGCCATCACGTACCATGCTTGGGCGGGCCTCAAGAAGTTCGTGGAGACGTACACAAAGTGGGACAAGGCACTTCGCCCCGGTCTTCAGCGGAACGTCCACGTCATCGCTGACAACAACGTGGCGGCAAACCTGCTCGATCTCATGAACTCGGGTCTGCGTAACCTGAACATCGTTCTCCTGGCCTACTACTCTGACGTGGGCTTCGCGCAGTCTTCGGGACATCCCTCGAAGTACGTGTACAACGAGATGCTCCCGCGAGTCATCGCCGAGGTGCAGGAGAAGGCCAACTTCCGTATCGCCTTCTCTGAGGGCCTTGTCCCCTACTTCATGTCCCGTGACATCGAGGGTGTGGGCAAGAAGTACATGACGCGGCAGGAAGGCCTGTTCTCCCTCTACGTGGACGACCAGGGCTTCTGCTCTCACTCTTCGTTCGCTCCGGTCGACACTGACCTGTCGAAGGAGAATGAGCAGTCCCTGCCGTACAGGGAGAAGCACCTGCGGAGTGTCAACCTCTACAGCACCTCCATCCAGGAGATCTGGGACCGCGCCACCTTCGCCCCGTCTTATTCGTTCATGAACGGGTACTCGCTGTGCGACCAGTGCGAGCACCAGTTCGACTGCCACGCTCCTGCCTTCGACCACTTCATGATGTGCGGGTTCAACGACCACAACAAGATCCCGTCGAAGAGGCCCGTGGAGTACACGCCTCACCCTGACCTTGAGGGCGGGCTGGTTCAGCTACGAAAGAAGGGTTCCTGATATGTACACCATCTCAGAAGAAGACATCAGCGAGTCTGACCTCGCGGGCCTCCGCCTTCAAAAGAAGATCGTCGAGGTTGGCGACTGCCTCTTCGTGTTTTCTGCCATGCGCCGCCGCTGCCATAGTTTCTATGTGCGAGCCAAGGTTGACGAAGTCAACTACATCTGGAGCGCTCCTGGGATGCCCACTGTGTGGCACTACCGGAAGGAGGACGAAGAGGTTTTTACCCACGAGACTGAGGAAACGACCGAAGGCGGCTGGAAGAAACACAGGAGCTTCGGCCTTGAAGAGTTCCTTCAGCTCAAAGAGACCCATGGATTCAAGCTGGTGAATCAGTTTCCTTGGACCGATTGGCCCATCGGCCACGCCACGTACCTCGGCACCGACGGCTTCTTTACCCTTGAGGAAGCTCGGAGTGCCTATGGTCGCTTCTCCAAGCGAAAACTCGGTCGTAGAGTAGACAGGTACATCAAGGATGTCTTCGGCTTCATCAAGGGGACGTGGGATAGAAACAACCTTGAGTTCCCGTACGTGGACTTCGAATCTTACAGGAGACGTGCCTACGTCTGAGCTTAGAAAGAAGTGACGATGAGAGACTTGACCCCCATCACCGTAGAGACCCCCAGGTTCAAGATCGAGGGGATCTCTGTCGGAGGGATGTGTACTTCCATCTCCGTGCCTGCCCTGAACGTTGTTCTCGACGCCGGGATCTCAGCCCCCAGCATGGCCAAGGGGAACAGCCTATTCTTCAGTCACTTCCACCTGGACCATGTAGGTGGCCTGGGTACCTATCTGGGGATCCGAGACCTTCGCCGGAACTCCAGCAACCTGTACTGCCTGGAGGGGCAGAGCCGGGCGTGTGCGGACCTGGTCAGCTCCTTCAGGTCTCTGTCCGAGACGGATCTCAAGGTCGCTGTACACGGCGTGGGGTTTGGTGAATCTGTCAAGTATGACACGGGGCTGTACGCCAAGCCGTTCCGCACGCTGCATCGGGTCCCTTCCGCGGGGTGGCTCTTCAGCCGCAAGAAGAACAAGCTCAAGCCAGAGTTCATGGGCATGAATCACAAGGACATCGCGAACCTGCGGAAGTCCGGGACTGCGATCACAGAGACGGTGATCTCCAACGAGCTTGCCTACGCCACGGACACCAAGCTGGAGGCTGTACTAGCGTGCGAGGAGGCCCTCACCGCGGATACTCTGATCCTGGAGTGTACCTACGTGTGCAAAGACTTCACTGTGGCTGAGGCGCGAAACAGGTGTCACGTGCACCTCGACGAGATCATCATGAACGCGGAGAAGTTCCAGAACCAGAACATCGTGCTCATGCACTTCTCCAACCGCTACGACCGAGACACGATCATCAAGACAGTATCTAAGCGTGTCCCTGCAGAGTGGCTGCATGGCAAACTACAGTGGCTCGTATAGAAAGAGAGCAGACAATGGCAAGAAAGATCAGCATCAACACCGGGTTCGTGACCAACTCCTCGTCCGTCGTGTACTTCTTCCCCAAGGAAGTACTGGAGGACCCCGAGGTGAAGGCGTTCATGGAGCGCTACGAGATCGGAGAGTACGTGGGCAAGGACCTGTGGTACCGCAATCGCTGTGACTCCTTTGCCTTCACCCCGGAGCAGAAGGCTCAAATCAAGGGGGGCCTTGACGCAGGGGAGTGGCAGAGCGTCTCTCCCGAGTACCTGGCCATGTTCGACAACGAGGACGAGATCGTTCTTGTCTACGGAGACGAGTATGAGTCCCTCACGATGGAGCTGTGTGTCATCATTTCCAACGCGTACTCACGAATGACCGATGGTACCGCTAACTGCGCCAACCGCTTCGACTACAACTAGGAGATAGATATGGCAACGATCGTAGAGGGACCGCAGCCGCGCAGGGTGGCTTGCCGGGACTGCAAGGCGGTGATCGAGTACCTGCCCGAGGAGGTCGAGCGCCACGATGGCCGCGATTGGACTGGGGGTCCCGCGGGGTACGAGCGTGTAAAGTGCCCACGTCAGGGGTGTCCCGGTCACGGCTATGTGAGATCGTGGTGACGGACGGAGACGGGCGAAGACCCTGCTGGAGATGCGATAGGGACATCGGCGACGACGCCCCACCACATCGTCGTCGCCGAAGGTGCGAGACGTGCCGGGACCTTCTGTGTGGGGCCTGCTGTGTGAGACAGAGCAACGTCACGCGTTGCCCTGAGTGTGCCGTCGCTGCCGCCCCCGCACGCCGTGTGTTTCTAGGCGACCGACAGCCCGAAGAGGAGATAGAACTGTGACTGATAGAGACCCGTTTGACTGGCTGGAGTCGCTAGCGAAACTAGTGAACGAGCAACACGCGCAACGTCAGAGTGAGGCTGGACATTTCTACGAAGTTCACTGGATCGAAGCGGACTGGTCTCTCTACGACGCCCTGCGAAGGACACTACCGGACTTTCTAGCCGTTGTACGGCGGGCAAGTGAGACCTGTGCCGTGTCGGACACTGCACTCACCGATGCCCTTAACGATCTCGAAGCACGGCTACGCGTGGAGATGCAGGGAGGCAATGATGAGTAGCGGAGCAATCGCGCTCCTGTGTGAGGTCTTAGTTGGCTCCTTCGTGGTGTTCTCCTGGGACACGCCATCGCCGCCATGAGTGATGGGCGCAAGTGACCGAGTTCAGCAACGGGTATGGGCAGTGTAAAGCCGATCTGCTTCGGGAGATCGGCGTTGCACTGGACCACATCAATGACTGCTTCGATGCTGTGATGCAGCAGGGACGTGGTGCGCCCGATGCTGGCACCTCCAAGAAACTACACGCTCGACGAGAGGCGCTGCACTGGGTGCGCGCCATGGTCAAGGGGTTGAAATCCCCTCGATAATAGAAAGCAGAACCCATGACCGACAACAACGATTCAGACTTTCAACTTCTCTCGATCATGCATAGCAGCGAGTCAGAGGGTCCAATCTACGTCAAGTTCAGCCCTTCAACTAGAAGGGTTCGCATCGATATGTTGTTTAACGACAACACGCTCGACATGCACATCTCGGAGTTCCTCATGGCTGCCGGGTCTGTCCTGATGGCAGACGGCTCCTTCAGCGACGCCGAAATGCTCTACGCTGCGGCGGAGGATCGCATGCTGGCTCTGGAGGACATGGAGCGGGACCAGGAAGAGGAAGCATAGTGCGCGTCTTTGTCCAGCGGACGTACGGTCACCGTGGCTTCTATGACGATCGCGGCGCTCTAGCCTTCCAAGGGTTCTCTCGCGAGAACGAGCAGGTCGAAGATCTGTTCGGTGAGATGGACTTGGTCTCCACGGACTTCCAGCCGGGGGACATCATTGTGGCGGAGCCAGTCATTACCATGGCAGCCCTGCGTCGGGCTGGTGTGACTGAGTCGGAGCCCGACTTCTTCCCTACACTCATGCGCCGAGCCAACAAGTGGATGGACAACATCCCGCGGCTCGCTCGGGTCCGGGATGTCCGCAAGGCGATCCAGGGAGACCTGTTCAGGCCCCTATGGCTCCGACAAAAGTCCTGGGCGAAGAAGCCCATCCTTGTCCCGCACACCAGCGACATCATCAAGCTCGAACACCTGGAAGAGGACGAGTGGCTCTGGACGCACGACCTCATTGACTTCTCCTCGAAGTACCGAGTGTACATCAGGAACGGCGAGTTCCTGACCATGGCCCTGATTGACGGGGACCCGCTCGCACGGATGGACCGAGTCACACTCAACCAGATGATTCCCCAGCTGTGTGCCCTCCCAGGTGAAGTGGTCGTGTGTGACATTGGAGTCGCCAACTTCCCCGAGCGACCGTCCTCGATGGCCTACCCCACCCTCTTCATCCAGAAGCAAGACATCCTGTTCGCAAGTCCAGTTGGACTTAGCTCATCTGAGTATATCGATCTCCTCCGGGCACGTTGGCTGGAGGTTACACATGAAGGTTCAAACACGTGACGACCGGTTCAATTACCATGGACACCAAGTTCAATGACCTCCCCTGGCACGAGTACCTCACGGGCAAGCGTGTAGCGATCCCGTGGTCTGTAGCCAGGGCCCACCTCTGGCAGCACAAGAATGAGCTGGAGGGGTTCGTGGTCCGTGAGTCAGGGGGTCTCTACGTTGTGCACGGGTACACCACAGTAGTGGTGCGCTACCACATGGAGAACCAGGTGGGTGTCTCCACCCCTGGGGACGACCACGAGACCAGTCACGTGCCCCTGGAGCACATCCTCCACGTGTTCCCCGACGACGTAGGTATCCCTGACGTCCTGGAGCTTGAGTGGAAGAGCCTGCCTCACCTGACCGTGGAGTAGTGAAGTAGGCCATGGAAAAGTACCCCAGCATTTCCAGGGATCCCCAGTACGGGGGTCCCTACTTGGTCTACGACAAGCTGGACGGTCAGAACATTCGTGCGGAGTGGAGCAAGAAGCGAGGCTTCTACAAGTTCGGCTCCCGCAAGGTGCTGGCTGGCGATGGCTTGCTAACGGTGGGCGACCGTGAGCTGATCACTATCTACGAGGGTGACATCGAGCGAATCTTCAAGAAGCTTCGTATCGACCGGGCCGTGTGTTTCTTTGAGCTGTTCGGCCCCAACAGTTTCGCGGGGATGCACAAGGACTTCGACCCGATGGAGGTAGCACTGTTGGACGTGTACATCCATAACCGCGGCATGATGGACCCCCGTGATTTCGAGAAGACTTTCCGTGGGAAGGTCCCCATGCCTAGTCTACTATGGCGAGGCAACTTCAACAAGGAAGACGCGCAGGCCGTCAGAGATCGGCAGGTGGAAGGAATGACTTTCGAGGGCGTGGTGGTGAAGGGGCCGCCTCCTCGTAAGGACTCTCTCCCGGTCATGTTCAAGGTCAAGAGCCAGGAATGGCTCGACAAGGTAGCCTCTATGTACGGGGACAAAGCCGAGGAGCTGCTCTGATGCAAGACAGTAAGAAGGTCCGGCTAGGTCATATACGTCATCTAGGTCAGCTGGGTCATGGGTACATAGGCCCATACAACCACAACATTCTAAACACACCCGAGCAACGTTACAAGTTCACAGATTTGATCTGCTGTGACTGCGGCAAGGTCTTAGATAAGACTCACATTAACAGTCACATGTTTCATGCAACTGAGACGTACCTTCTCCTACTAGAAATGGCCTGCCCAAGTTGCAGAAGGTGCTCAAGTCTAGTGTCGGCTGAAGAAGGTATGGGTGATCCATATAAGTCCCACCTTCGCGGTCTCGAACTCAACGATCCGCAGCGGTAGTCCTCGCCCTGTAAAGGCAACTCGTGGGACCAACACGACACAAGCCGCGCAAGACAGGCTCAGACCCTGCCCTGATGGACAGGTCCCTGGTTGCACTGCGTTGCCTCTACGTCGGCATCCCGGTCGAGTTGGAGGGGTACGTCTACCACCTCGGTCGATCCGCTTCAGGTGCACTACAGCTCCACACCGAGGTCCTATTCGACGCAGAAGGGGAGGACGAGTGGGGAACTCCCCTCGAAAACTCCTTCGCCTGCCCTGTGGACCTGGACCTCAGCGACTTCCTTACCCTAGCAGAAGACCTGTCGCCCGAGTACGTGGAGTGCCTCAGGTCCAAACTCAAGAAACTAGAGGACAAGTAGATGCTCGCAAATCTCCCCAAGCACCTTCAGTACTACTACGAGACTCACGCGGCCTTCATCGGCCCTGAGGTGTACGACCTGTGTAAAAGGAACCAGACGGTCACCTATGAGGAGTACAAGCGTTTGCGCCTCAACTCCTACGAACGCCGCATCGTCATGTACTTCCTCGATGACCACGCCCTAGAGGAAGTCACCCGGTACTACGTGCAGAACTCATCACACGATCTGGCACACGCCTTCGAGTCCCCCAACCGAACCCCCTCGACCTACGACCAGGCACTGGTGGGAGACATCATTCCCACGCTACTGGGACGTCTGCGTACCAAGGAGAGGAGAGGGAACGAGCAATAGGCTCAGGAACTATTTTACCCATTCCAGACAATCTAGTTGGGGCAGACGGTGCAGACCTTGTCTGGGATCCTGACGGTGGAGAGTGGCGGGTCATGCTGTTTGCAGAGGGCGGGCATTCCCACGTCTCTGTGAGACTTGCAGCTCTGTGTGAGTGGGTCGAGGAGCAAGGAATCAGTTACAGATGCACCAACGAAGATACTGAACTGACATAGTAAACACACACCGAGACAACAATGACGAATAGCAATCCAGAAATCACGGCCGTCTGTGCCGTCATCAACAACCGTGGCGGTGAGGTCCTCGCTGTTACCCGTCCTTTCCGGGATGACCTGCTGGGTCTCCCTGGTGGGCACATTGATCCAGGGGAGACGCCTGAAGAGGCAATCGTCCGTGAGATCTACGAGGAGACGGGTCTACGGGCTCACTCCGTGTCTCAAATCTACCTCGGTTTTGTCCCTGCACGGGAGAAAGGTAGTGGCGAAAGTCACTGGGTTCAGTGCTTCCAGGTAGACTCATGGGGCGGCACCCCCGCTAGCCCGGAGGTAGGGACCAAGTCCATGTGGACCACCTGGGATGTGTTGTGCTCTAAGGGCCAGCCCTACGCTCTGTACAACTATGCTGTGAAGATGCAGTTAAAAGAGCTTGACGCGGCGGAGTAACCGTGAGTGCTCCTACCTGCGGCTGCGAACTCACCCCTCTTGGGGTTGGTTGGACCAAACTCTGCGCGGAGCACCAGAAGGTCTTCCAGGACTTCCTGGAAGTCCTGGTGTCCAGAGACATTGGGTTCCTCGCACATCGTGAGTGCCAGCGTTGCGAGGCCAACGGCATTGAGTCTCGCGGCGAAGTCACGTGGTGTAGGCAGAGTTTTATCTCTTCGTTCGCTCCGTGGGCGCCTAACTTCACCTCTCATCTTCCCATTGCACTGTGCGAGCGCTGCAAACCCACGGAGTCCTCCTGATGATGTTACCGACTATACCACGCCCTTCCTTTGCGGCCATCGCTGCCATTGGTGAAGACAACCAGCTGGGTCTGGACGGGTCGATCCCTTGGAGAATCAGCGCTGACTTCAAGCACTTCAAGACGATGACCACGGGCTGCCCCATGATCATGGGGCGCAAGACGTTCGAGTCTCTTCCTGGGCTTCTTCCTGGTCGACCCCACCTGGTCGTCACTCGGGACCAGAACTACAAGCACCCACTACTAACCGCCAACCCCGACTCGGTGTTCGTAGACACCGCCATTAATAACGCCATAGCTCGCGCAGAGAGTATGGCAGCACCGCAGCACGACGCTGATCAGAAGAGGGTGTTTGTGATTGGTGGGGAGGAGATCTACCGTTTCTTCCTGTACCATGACCTCCTTGACGAGATGGTATTGACCCACGTCTCTTACAACGGTGACGCGGACACCTACTTCCCAGAGTTCAATGAGAACCCGTGGATGTCGTCGGAGATCTCTAGCGGAGAAGGCGGCGGGTTCAAGTACAACATCGTTCACTACACTTCTGTCCGTCGGTGGGCAATGAGTTACCCCACCGAAGAGAGCAAAGAGCTTGAGAAGTTGCGGGCTGAGGTTCACCACCTGAAAGAGTTCGCTCGGACAATCAGTAACGTCTACAAGGAGCATCGCGGGTGCTTCTGTGCGGTGTGCGACGCTCTCTACGCTCTTAGGTCCCCTCAAATGGCCGGGGTCAGGCTTCACGACTGCACCCAGGAGTGTAGCCACTCATGACTGACGCAGACGACGACTTCGAAGACGACGACTCTGACTTCGAGACAACACTCTGCCCCAGCTGCCATGGCTACGGGGACGATGACTGCCCTGAGTGTGACGGTGAAGGTGTCGTATGTGACGAGTGCGGGAACTCCCAGTGTGTCTGGGAGCAGCAGTGTGTCATCGATGACATCAACGCCAGACTAGCTCGCGAAGAAGAAAGACTGGCCAAAATCAGAGCTGAGCACGAACGGCTCCAGGCTATCTCAGGACCCGCCTATCTACACTCTGGCGGCAGGTTGGCCGTGACCAACGCGAACGGTGGCGTCGATGTCTACCGCGTGTGTATCGAGGGCCCGTGGGAGAAGAAATAATGAAGTCACAACTACCTTTGTCCGTGGATCAGCTGTCTGAATCAGCTTACGAGTTACTCATGGAGTACAGTCATAAGTTGTACTGTTCGATAATCGGCGAGACTCCTATACCTCCACCAGATTGGTTTCTGCAGGACGTTTACGACGACCTACTGGCCTTTCGAGACGAATCGAGGGATTGTCTTGAAAAACTTGATAACCCCGCCGAGTTGCTTGCTGTGGCGAAGAGCTTCGGGGTCTTCAAGTACCAACCATCCCTATTACCGGAGGTTCTAGCGTCACCCACTAAGCGAGAACACCTTCGGGAAGTCATGATCGAAGAGTACCAAGAGACACTGAGTTACTTTGTCGACAGTACCTCCATAGAGGGGTATTTGCGCATAGCGATCAATGACATTGAGAACTCGAAGAAGACCTGACTTATATGTCAGTCACGGGTTGACATGACTCGACACAGAGGTTACGGTGCCCCACATGCCTAGAACAGACAAGCACTAGCTCCGAGTACGTGGACCTCCTGTAGTCCCTGGTTCCAAGAAATCAGAGACAACAAGATACAGGAGAATACCATGGAAAACGAAGAGCAGATTCGCAACAAGAAGCGCGAGATTCGCGCAGAGATCAAGAGCCTTGCGTCGGCCATCAAGGCCGACCGAGATGAGAAGCGGGCAACGCCCAAGGGCCAGAGACAGGCCTGGGCCTATGGCTATGGATTAAGCGGAGACCCTTTCAAGGTCCGCCACCTTCTCCTTGCGTTAGGGTACTTGAACGGTCGTTTCTACCACGACATCGAGCGTACCACCAGTGCAAAGCCCAGCATGTGGCAGCTCCTCAAGATCCTGGAGGATGTGGAAGTTACCAAGGAGGAACTCAACGCCTGGCTGTCTAACAGGCTCTACATCGTCGTGGCTGAGGACCTGAGGCCCGGCCAGAGGGCCGCCCAGGCCGTTCACGCGATGCAGGAGTTCTCCCATCGCCATCCCACGGTAGTCGCCAGGTGGTACGACAACAGCAACACGGTCGTGGTGCTGGTGGATCCCGACCCAGAGCGTATGGTGATTGGCCTTTGGGAGACAGGGGACAAGTTCGCTGCATTCAACGAGCCAGATCTCGACGGTAGGACTACGGCACTGGCCATCCTTGGGCCGACGAAGAGTCTGGACCATTTGTCACTAGCTTGACCTGACTTGACTTAGCTTGAAAAGGAGTCGGATTTAATCCCCGGCTCCTTTTCTTTGAGACCGTAGCTCAGATGGCAGAGCTGGGAATTCTAAATTCCTGTAAGCGAGGGTTCGAGCCCCTCCGGTCTCATGTTATTTGTGTGGTATGGACGACTACACTAGATACAGCCTGCTACGGATGTCAGACAGGCTGACCAGGTCTGCTGGTGTGACCAAAGAGTCAGGTGCTTCTACCTTCATCAAGCAGTACCTCTTCACCAAGATCACAAATCCCATGAGGCGTCGAATGGCAGCGAGTACATTCGCTGACGTTCTATCCGCGATGCGAGGGACGTCGCTCGATGGGCCACTGATGCAGGCTGTGAAGAAGTTCAGGGCTGACGGGGAGCCTGAACCGCTGTTCAACGTGGTTGTGGACAACCTAGATGTATTTGCGGACCATGTTGCGGAGAGGCTCAAGAAGCGTGCCATCGGTAGCGCTGACCCTCGACTGAACAAGGACCCATCCTGGATGGATGAGGTGAAGATCTGGTGGAAGGGCTCCTTCAGGGAAGAGGCACACGCCATGATCAAGGGCAAGCTGCTCGCTCCGCTACAGAAATACATGCGGAGTAACGACGTCATCACCCCGTCAATGATGAGTACGCTGCTGAACAAGACAGTGGGACTTCTCTCGTAGCCGACAGCTGGTACCAAGCAAAGTAGGTTACAGTTATTTGGGGGCTATGAACCGCCGCTTCGCCCCCGACTTCGATGACGAGCCCACCTTGGACATCCCAAACTTCCGGGTGCAGGCTCAGCGACTACTGCAGATCTGCGGAGGCGGAATGCTGCATGCGCAGGACTACGTCGAGGCGATGGGTGAGTGCGAGAGTATGCTCAAGGAGATGTACCAGCACGGGTACGAGAACGCCAAGAAGCGCCTCGCACACGCCCAGATAGACGCCCAGAAGCTCTCGATGGCAGTGGAGCAGTCCACCCTGCGGCCCAACAAGAAGATCTCTTCTGGCATCGACGAGCTGGACGCTATCGTAGAGCGGGATTCCGCTCCGTACGTACAGAAGTACTCCGAAGAGACGACTGCGTGGTCACGTCCGCCCGAGGCGTCCGATCCCGACGTCGAGTGGGAGAGCCCAGTCCCGGGGCAGAAGTATTTAACCCCTTCCATCGAGGACTTCTCCCCCAACCCCGTCAGCGGATTCGCCCCCACTTCCCCGCCACCCAAGGCACCCAGCGTCTTCGAGGATTTGGAGGAGGTGAAGGAGGCTGTAAAGAACGTGCGTATCCCGAAGCCACCACAACCTCCACGAGGTGTGCCGTGTGGTGTGTTCTCCCGTCCTAAAGAGGACAAGGACTGACCTATAGCAGCCCAACCCTGGCCATACTAAGTAGGAAGCCGGGGGACAAACGAGTAAAGTAGACTATGAGTAACGATACCAAGTACAACATGTCCGATTACGACAAGGCTTTTGGTACCATCAACGAGCTGATGGACAAGTTCGAGACCGACATGGAGAACTCAGACTCTCCTCCCACGAAGGACTACGCGCTCTTCGTGGCGCAGTGCCTGCGCATCGTTGAAGAGAAGGCGCGCAGGATCAAGGAGCTTGAGAAGGCGAGGATCAAGTGACCACTCACAAGATCAAGACCCTCTGGTCGAACATCTCCAACTGGATGCGAAGCGAGGCTTTCGGCTTCGTCTGGGAGAGTGACTTCGACCACGACGAAGACATCGAACTCAGCGTCAGCAACGGCCAGCTGGTCGTGGCGCTGCTATTCACCTCTCCGATCCTCATCATTGTCCTGTGGGGACTGGCCAAGTACCTGCTCCTGGGCCTGCTCACCATCATAGCAGCGTACCAGATCGTGAAGTACCTCCCGCACGACTAGCTGAACCTACACAGTCTTATAGACCCACAGTCTCACAGAAAGGGGCAAACGTATGCCCAGGAAGAAAATGCCCGCTCCCATGAGGACGGTCAAGAAGATCGACCGGCTACTTGAAACGATGGTGGAGGAGTACGACATGGATACGGACGTTCGTGATGACGTTGTACGAGCGTACGTAGACCGCGGTTGGATCGCGATCCTATTTGCTGACGGCACATGGACAGTCAGCTATGACCGCCTAGGGGCCCGGCCCTCTTACGATGGATATTTGGCTGGAAAGTACACTACCTACATCTACGACCTCGTCCGGGCCATGGAAAAGCTGGAACTCATCACAGAGGATGAGTTCACAGTGTTTCATAAGTGGTTTGACCGGGCAAAAGAAAAATACAGCAGGAAGACTGAGTTGCGTCGGCTAGAGCAGACTGCCCACGATCTGGGGTATAAGCTGGTCAAACGGGAGAAGGTGCAGTGACTGACGTCTACGAAGAGATCAGGACGGTGCAGGCCGACGGGACTGTCACGGTGAAGCGCAAGCTCAAGACCGCGGTGGTTCACCGTTTCATGCTCGCGCTGCGAACCGTTCCAGCCACAAAGCTTCAGGAGCTGCTGCTCAAGATTGTAAAGATGAATACGACGTACTGGGTGGACCGGGCCAATCGGCTGCTGGAGGAGTCGCAAGACAACTCCCGTACGAAAGAGGAACGTCGTGCTTCCCGCAAGTCTTACGTTCATGCCTTTCAGCAGTCTTGCCAGTCGTTCCGCATGCAGGAGGGCCTGACTCGGGTGCGAACGGAGTACCTCAGTGAGGTTGACTTGAACCTCCCCTACAAGAAGATGGGCTGAGACAGGACGATGTACGACATCAACACACGTGCCTACCTGGGAGACCAACTCAATTCTGAGGTGAGCTTGACCCAGCAACGCGGTTTCCACAAACGGAGCAACGGGTACGCTCCCTCGATTGAGCCTGCCTCCGACTTTCAGTACGACATGACTAGCACTGACGCGTGGGACGTTTTGTGCAACTCGTGTTCGGAGTTGATTCCTCGGCGGCCCAACCGTGCGAACCGTTCGCGCCGCACTGTAGACTGGGATAGCATCTGATGTCTGGTAAAATCGAGAAGCAAGACAATCAAAATGACTCGATCAACGTGACTGGCAGCCCGAAGTACCCCTGTAAGTACATAAGAGTAGTAAGTTCAGTGCCTGCTGTTGAGGTCTTCCTCCACATGCGCGGCAACGATTTAGGCATCAAGTCTCTCGAACTTGTTCCAACTCGCGTAAGAATTCACTCACCGCAGATTAGAAATCGCTGGTGAGACCCCACTGATGCCTAAGAAATCGAAGCCTCCTGCGGATGAGTATGAGGTTCAGGCGCTGTCCAACGGTGTGCTACGAACCGAGAAGACTCATATGATCTGCCGTGTCTCCTACGCCGACAAGAAGCTCCTTGAGCACATGCGGAAGAGCCTTCAGGCTTACGTGGACGAACACATTCGAGAATAGCTGGAAGCACATGACTAAGCGTTACTCCCAGATGCTCCACGGGCGGGTTGTCAAGCCGCCCGACAAGTCGTACATTGCCTACAAGAAGATGGTGAAGCTGTGTCGCCGGTACGGCGTGCATGTAGCCCACGTACAGGATCAGGAGTCAGTGCTTAGGGCTTCCATGGGGACGATGCCTTTTTGGAGGCGCAACTCCAGCGCGTCGGGGCACTTTACGATCAAGCGGTCGCTGGGTGAAGCTCCGCTGATCATCGCCTGTAAGTACAAGAGGGCGAACAACGATGACAAGGAACTGTACGCGTGTGAGCTGCTGCACGAGCTGTCCCACGCACTACTTCCTGGGCATCCCGGGAGCCATGAAGAGATCAATAGTGGGAACCTTGGGTTCGAGGGAACCATTGCCAGACGGCTCCGGCTTAGGGGTTGGAGCAAGTGGATGCACCACTACTACACCCATGAGGGTCTATGGCGCGACCAGTCTGCCGAGGTGCAGGACCAGCTCATCCGAGAGTCCGCTGAGGTTGCCAAGTACTGGGGTCTACTCACTGCCACGGACGAGCCCACCCACACTCCGCCGTGGGATAACGAGAACAGACTTGAGGAGTGGCACAAGCTAATGGTGGAGGAGCATCTCAACATGATGATCTCTTCTGGCTACGACGTCGAGTACAAGGGGCGCGTGCCTGATGACAGCCCTCAGCCCTGACCTGCGATCGCACATCCTGGTTGTGGCTCAGCTACTCGTTCGGCAACCGCAGCGTGGGATTGAGTATGTAAAGCACCAGTCAGATCTACCCATACGTCTCTGCGTAGCACTGGAGAAAGCGTTCACTGCTGGTGGGGTTACTCACGCTATCGAAAGGCTTCGATATGATAACTCTGCTGAAGTCCGTGAGGTAGGCGGAATCCTGCGTTGGGTACATGAGGCGAAGTCATCAACCACCCGGAGGACAAATGCTCGAACCACCGATTCCGCTTGAATACCGAACCTCCCAACAGGTTTCCAGTCAGGGTCACTTCAAGGCTCGTCGTGGTAGGTACTATCACACGGGTGTGGATCTGTACACTTCCCCCGACGCTCCCGTGCACGCCATGGCTGACGGAGTAGTCGTAGGCGTAGAGAAGTTCACCGGCCCTGACCAGCACCCGGGGTGGCGTGAGACCATGGCTGTGCTGGTGCTGCACCCCTTTTCATGGGTTGATCTGGCTCCTGGGGTCGTGGTCTACGGCGAGGTAGACCCCATGGTGGTTGTGGGTGATCCCGTTACTGCGGGACAGCAGATCGCAACCGTAACTCCAGTCCTGGCGTCGGGACAAGAACGCCCAGACATCGAGGGCCACAGCCGGTGGATGCTTCACTTGGAGTTCCACGCCGAAGATGTCAGGCACACCTACGACTGGCTCGTGGCAGAGCCTGAACCCTCAACACTTCGCGACCCCTACCAACTACTAGCACTCACCCAACTATGACACAGCAATACGACGACTTCGACACCATTCTCAGTAACTCCTTCTGTGGGTGGCACAGCCCGCACCTGAACTACCTGTGCCTCAAGCGGACCCCTGAGCGGGTACACAAGGTGTACTTCATCGAGCACACTGAAGATCCGGTTGTCTCGCCGCACAACCATCGATTCAACTTCGAGACCTATGTCTTGAGGGGAGATGTTGTGCATCACACCTACGTACCATGCGCTGTCAAGCAGGGCGAGTTGTACCAGAAGTTCCACTACCACTCCCCAAACGTAGGCGGCGAGGGGTTTGCGTGGGTGGGGGAGCAGCGCCTCCAAGAGAACCGGCAGTGCTACAGTGCCGGGGAGCGCTTCTTCCTGTGGGCTGACAAGATCCACACTCTGCGGTCTGCCCGCCCTGGTAAGATCCTGATCCTCGAACAGATCCAGCGTGAAGACATCGTCCCGGCCCGAGCCTCCACGGACATGTACCAGAAGGGGATCTCCCACGACCCGCCGAGTCTTGAAGGTCTTTACCGCAAGCCGGACCGTGTGGCCGTGAGGGAGTGGCTCGACACATACTTCTCGCTTCGTGGTGACTCTCTTCGAGGTGACTCGCTGGCAAAGCCAGAAGCAGTTTCCAAAGCCCCTCCCAGTTAAGTACCTACGCGTTCTGCTAAGGTCAACAGGGACAATCCGTTCTACTGAGTCGTTCTAGCATCTACAGTGGCCAACCCTGGGGATACTAGGTAGGGTCAGCGGGTCGAAGGACTCGTTGGCCCTTCCCAGTTTAACCACCACTAATAATCACCAGCGGAGTAACCACCATGACTCAGCTCGCCATCGTCGCCGAAGATTCCCGCAACAACAAGATCGCCGGCAGCCACCGTGTCGCCGCCAGCTACGCTCCCACCAAGCTCACCTGCCCGAAGAGCTGCCCGCTAATGGATGACGGGTGCTACGCCACCATGGGACGCACGGCCATTCACGCCAACCGCCTCAACCAGGCTGTAAAGAAGGGCATGCGGCCTGAGCAGGGGGCTCGTGCCGAGGCCAAGGCCATCAAGGCCACATTCAAGGGAGGACAGATTCCCCAGGACGGGAAGAAGGGCGGACGAGATTTCCGGCTCCACGTGGCAGGAGATGTTCGTACGAAGAAGTCCGCAGAGATCCTGGCCGACGCTGCCCGGGACTGGAAGAAGCGGGGAGGAGGTGACATGTGGACCTACACCCACAGCTGGCGCACCATTCCGCGGCACCACTTCGGAAAGATCTCGGTGCTCGCCAGCATCGAAAAACCCGCAGACGCCGAAGAGGCGCGCAAGCAGGGTTTCGCTCCGGCGCTGGTAGTTCAGACCCACCCGTCCACCAAGGCATTCAAGGTCGAGGGAACCGACACGGAGTTCATTCCCTGCCCCCAGCAGACCCGCGGCGTAGCGTGCTCCGATTGCCGCCTGTGCTTCTCGGAGAGCAAGCTCTTTCACCAGGGCAAGGGCATCGCGTTCGCCGCTCACGGAGCCACCCAGAAGATCAAGAAGCACCTGACGGTGGTTTGACCTACAGCCCCACCAAAACCACGAGGTACCCCATGACGGAACAACTAGACCTCCTGCCCACCATACTCAACGTCTATAGCGTCGCCGACGACCTGAAGCTGTTCCTGTCGGAGGGATCGTGTAACGACCTGCGGCAGCTACAGTTCGTGGAGAAGGGAAACAATCCTCTGCGGGGCCACTGTTACGTGGCCTCGGAGGTCCTCGCTCACCTTCTCCGGGAGAGAGGCGTGAAGATCACTCCCATGCAGATCAACCACGAGGAGGAGTCGCACTGGTACCTGAGATGGCAGATCGGGAACAACCAGGGCGTGGTTGACGTGACCAAGTCCCAGTTCGCCCGCCCACCGAGGTACACACAGGGTCGGGGCAGGGGATTTCTCACGAAGGATCTTTCCAAGCGGGCCGTGGAGATGCTCCATCGCTACTCCGCTTGGAAGCGCTTGGGCGAGACCGCCCACGTTGGGGTGTCGGAGTCGAAGTCTTCGCCGCTCCAGGAGGAGCCTACCAACATCGGTCTCATCTACGCAAAGGTGGACTCGAAGCATGTAAAGCTGGTCTTTGACCTGAAGAACAGCGACCACCCCGAGCGCATGGCAGCCACGGACTGGGAGGACGTTACGGATCTCATGGATGCGTTGACCGACCACTTCAAGCCAGACCTCAAGTGTGAGCTGGCTGTGAACCCACGCAGCGTGGTGATCAACATCCTGGGCCACTGGAACATCTTCAACATGCCACCCCATCCTGACGAGCGTTTCCTCTCGTGGGCTGCTGGGTTCCTGTACGCTCGCCAGCTTAATAGGAGAAACCAATGATTGACCTAGACACCACCGAGGACAAGCGGGTATGGGTGGTAGCCGAGGAGGGTGCCACCGACGAAGGGGCGATGTGGGTGCTGGGCTTCCAGCCCACGGAGCCCGACATGCGCGAGATGTTTTGCGCCGTGTGGGGCTACGAGCCTGACCGAGTCTACTACCACGACGGCCACCTGCGCGCCGAGTCCGGGCCGATCAAGCGAGCACTGATCTGCTGGCGCTGGGGGATGCTGGTCACGGAGCGAGGCGAGAGCTTTGCGGAGGCACTGTATGACGACTAACGACGACATCACCGCCGAGGACCTGCGGAGGTATCTGCGAGCGGAGGGGTGGGGCGAGGGGTGGAACTACGATCCGCGTTCCGCCGAGGATCTGCGGCTCGCGAAGAACCGACGGAAGGTGATGGCGCGGGTGGCTCGCCACGAGGGCCGCCCCCTCTCCGCCGTCGCCGCCGACGTGCGCAGGCTGCGAGACGAGGCGCAGGCCCCGCCCGATCGCGTGGAGGCGGCCCGCAACGAACTCATCCGCGTGGTGCGTGAGTGGCAAGATGCAGTGGGCGAGGACTCGCTCCGACGCATCGGGAAGGAGTCGGGGGAGGACAGGGAGCCCGCTGCTGCGCTGGCGGTACTGGAGGCGCTAGAGGCGCTGGACGTGGCGGAGGAGAACTAGCTGTGACGTTGAACTGGGAAGAAGAGAAGGCGAAGGCCATCGCGTGGATCATCGAGGGCAGCAAGAAGGCGTTCGCCGCCAAGGCCATCGATGAGAGGGCTATTCGCAACGTCCTCCATAACAACAACCTGACCGTCAAGTTCTCGGGTCGCATGGTGGACACCGTGGGACTGGCCTTCAATGGCTACCCCAAGAAGTCTCCCCGCAAACTCGCACGCTGGATCAAGCTCAGTAAGTTTGCGTGGGAGCATTTCTCCGAGAAGGACAAGAAGGAGACCGTTCTTCACGAGTTGGCCCACATCTTTGTGTCCGAGATGGTGCGTGCGGGAAAGCTGAAGGAAGAAGGCACCAGGCGTCGACGTGTAGTTCACGGAAAGAACTTCAAGAACATGTGTGCTGCGTTGGGCGACGCCTCCTTCTCATTCGCCAGGCATGACTTTGGCCTGCCCCCACACCCCACGCGGCATAAGAACCACAAGCCTTCTTTCTGTGGTTGCCCTGAAAGAATGCAGCCTCGCTTTCACCTCTCCCCGAACCAGCAGAAGAAGCTCAAGAGTGGCAATAAACTCTACTGCCGATCTTGCAAACACTACATTGGACTGACGAAGGAAGACGTAGCGCCCATGCCTGTCAGGCGCCGTAAGCGTACCGTCACTGCTCACACCTCCACTAGGTTTCCTCGTGACGGGGAGCCGCTTATCACTTTCATTGACGTCTAAGGAATCACATGGAAACTGAGAAAACCACGGCCAAACTCACCGACGAGCAGCGCAAGTCCCTTCGTAACTTTGCGCGTGTCCTCCCCATCGCTTTCGCCACGGGACAGCTCTGTAACTTCTTTCAGTCGTACGTAACCTTCGACCTGTGGCATCTGTGGCTCACGGAAGAACTTGGGTGGGGCCCCAGCTTCTGGTTTGTGTGGGGAGCTATCATGGTTTGGCGGGTCGCTACCCACGAACACTCTCAGACCCCGCCCAGGTACTCCCTCCAGGTGAGCGGAATGTCTCACATGCTTCTCCCAGAGAGGAAGTTCGATGACTACCACTGGAGGCCCCTCTACCGTGGAATCGGAGTGGCCATTCTATGGGGAATCAACTACCTCATTCATTGGATCTTCGTACAATGACTGACAAGTACTTTGCGTGCCAGAGGTGTTCTGGGTGCCTGGGCCTGGCTGGGGATGGCCAGTGCCTGGATCCCGTGTCCCGAGCGAACCCCCTCCCCCTCCACCAGCCGACCCCAAAGCTGCCCGGGTGGTGGAGCGTATCGTCGAGGACCTGATGGGACGCGCGGGTCTTGGGAATGTGTGGAACGAGATCGACGAAGAGTTGCAGCAGGAGATCGAAAAGTCGTGGGCCAAGATCGTGGAGGAGTGCACGTGACCAGCATCAATGACATGGATATCAAGGAGCTGGGCCGCATGGTCCATGATCTCTTGGGGGATCGCTTCACGGAGCTGAAGACTCAGTGCCGTCTCAGTGCGGAAGAGCTGCAACGTGCCAATGATGATTGGGTCGTGGAGATCAACACTTCCAATGTGAAAGCTGCCCTGCGTACCGGAAATGTGGTGTGGGTCAAGTACGAAGGTGGGTGGGTTTCGTACACCATCATACGGGACAGTCGGCAATGGGCCCAGAACACGAATTGTTCCGATCTAGAAGAAGTATTCGAGACCACTGCTCAGGTACTACATCAACTGGAAGTCAGCGAGAACCTCGCTCGGTGGTGTAAAGACAACAAATACCAGGCAGCTCCCTGATTCCCTGGTACGCACACTTCATCACCAACGCATAGGATTCCATGTCCAATCATCGTATTCGTGATATCGATACTCAGATCCAGTCCCTGACCGCGCGAGTTGAAGAGCTTGAGCGCGAGAAGGCAGCTCTCTTGCAGCCAGCGGGTCAGCGTGTCATGGTTCGTCGCTCCACGTACGGAATCGTACCCCACAATCTCAAAGAGGAGCCAGGCGTGCTGGTAGGCTGGGAGACGGAAGGCACCGCCAAGGTGCAGTTCGACGACGGCCGGGAAGAGCTTGTGGGCCGCTTCTTGATTCGTTGCGTGGAGTGATCCCGGGCTCCCGACTTAGAGGAGCCAACCCTGGCCATACTAGGTAGGGAGCCGACGGGGAGCAGGTCAAAGCCTGCTCTACCTAACCACCAATCAATAACCTTCCAGGAAACCACCATGGAACTCCAGACCACCAAGAGCGACGTGATCATCTCCGAAGGCCAGGAGGTGGTGGATTGTTCGATCAAGATCGACGCAGCCACCTTCAAGATCTTCAGTGAGACCCTGTACTCTCGTACCTACGACGCCATCGTTCGTGAGCTTGCCTGCAATGCTTACGACAGCCAGACTGTGGCCGGGACGCTGGACCGTCCCTTTGAGATCAATCTCCCCACCGCTCTCGCCAGTACCTTCAGCATCCGCGACTTCGGTACCGGGATGAGCAAGGAGACGATGAAGAGGGTCTTCTCGCAGTGGTTCAACTCCACCAAGCGTGAAGACAACACCCAGACCGGGTGCTTCGGGATCGGCTCCAAGGCGCCTCTCGCCTACGTTCCGAAGTTCACCGTCGTCAGCTGGCACGGCGGCATCAAGCACATCATGCAGATGGCGCTACAGGACGACGGCGACGGCCGAGGTGGTGTCCCTGCTCAGGTGTTCCTGTCGGAGACTCCTTCCGACGAGCCCAGCGGTCTGGAGGTTTACTTCCACGTCCAGCCGGAGAACTACTACGACTTTCGTGTGGCCGCCGAGACGGTCCTTCGTCCTTTCCCTGAGGGGTCGTACAAGGTCGTCCGAGGAGGCAGCCACTTCGATGTAGAGGAGTACCCCGAGCGTGACTTCCTCAGTGGCGAAGTCACCTCTCCCTCCATGGGTAAGTTCCCCTACAAGGTCTACTACTCGAACTCTGGCTTTCGTTCCACGCTTGTGATGGGGAACGTGGAGTACCCCCTCGTCAACCAGAACAAGTTCTCCCTCAACGCCAAGCGCGTCGCCAACCTGTCGATCAAGATCGACTGCCCGCTCAACACCTTCTCGATGACTCCGTCCCGGGAGACGGTGCAGTGGTCGGAGGACTTCTCGATCCCCCGGGTCAACGAAGTCCTGGAGCTGATCTTCGAACAGATCGACGAGCGCCTCGACAACGAGGTTGCCGCGGCCGACTCCTACTGGGAGGCTTGCCTTCTGGCAAAGGCGTACTTCCACAAGAGCCCGTTCTCTCAGTGGGGACACAAGCCCCAGTGGAAGGGAAAGAAGATCCAGTTCAAGATCTCCGTCGAGTCCGATCTGAAGGACGGGGACGTCACCATGACCGGCGTCCAGGCAACGACCAAGAGGGGCGACACGCTGGCGAACAACTCCGCCAGTGAGTACGGCAAGGTACGTGATGTGGATGTGGTGGGGTCCACCAGGTTCTTCATCAACGATCTTCCGGGCAAGAAGGGGCTCTCCCGGATCAAGAAGCACATTCGTTACCGGATGGCCATGGACCAGGTCTGCTACCTGATCTCTTCGGAGGACAAGAAGAAGCTCGACGCTCTGACGAAGGAGACGCTGGGTCTCCACACCACCAAGATCGAGCCCGTGTCGTCCCTGGAAGACTTCACCCCGCCGCGCCGAGCGGGTGGTGGCGGCGGAGGTGGCGGAGGTAGCAGCTCTGCTGTGTCGGGGACTCGCTGCCTCGCCTACACGCCAATCAACGAAGGCCACTACAGCCGCAGAGCTGCGGACAAATGGGAACCCTCCGATATCGATCTGGAAGAAGACTCGGGTGTCTTCGTCGAGATCAGTCGGTGGAAGGTCTGCGACAGCATGACTGGCGAGAGCATCTCTGACATCCGAGACATCCTGCGAGATGTTTGTAAGGTTGCTGGGATCGACGAGCCCATTCTTGTGGGAGTTCGGACTTCGCAGGTACAGAAGTTCCATGACTCTGACAGCTGGCACAGCTTCGACGCTTGGGCACGTGACATCCTAAAGGATGCGTGGATGAACGACACGCTTCTCCGGTGGAGCGTGGACTTTCACGCGAGAAGTTCTTTCTACCAGACGAGCAGCTGGGGTGACAGTGTCGTGTCGTCGAGGCACCGGGACGCGGTCAAGACCTTCTGTGCGAGGGTCAACAAGAGCCGCAACCTCTTCTCCGGAACTCCTTGGGTGCTGCACTACGTCGACAAGATCAATGACATCATCTCAAAGAAGGCAGACGAGCAGGCGACGCGGTTCGTGACCTCCTACCTCAACTTGAAGCTCCACGAAGAGTTTGGGCTCGTGAGTCCGAACTACGGAGGCAAGATCCAGTACTACGGGGTCCTCGCTGATCGTATCCCGCTGCTTCAGGAGTTCTGTACCTACAGTGGCTTGAGCCTCAGTGGTCAGGACCTGGCCACGCTCGTGGAGATGAGCAGCCTTTACCTGGCCAAGAAGGAAGCCGAGAAGCAGGCGCGAGACGCGGCAGCGCAGGCAGCTGATGGGGACGACGATCCCAACACCTTGAGGGCCGTGGGGTGATGTCATGAGTGTGGATGTCAAACAAAGACTCGAACACATCAAGAGCATCATCAAGCAGGCTCCGGTAGAGAGCCGTAAAGTGGCTCATGGCCCTGCACCTGAGTGTACCGGTGGGTCTAAGGCTTGGCTCTCTTACTCCCCCGGAGGGCCCTCTTGCTACTGCGGAGGGCGCCGGTACACCTGCCCTGGGTGTCTCCGGTTCATTCCAGAGTGCCTGGGAGCTGACGATGTTCTGGCCGAGTACTGCGACGATTGTGCAAACGCGATCGTAAAGTACGCCTCGCCCGATGGCGGGTGGCCAACCCTGGACACACTAGACGATTGAGCTGAGCAGCTCCAAACAATCAGCCATAAACCACTGAAAGAAAAGACATGACTGACATCGCATACATTCTCGGGCCGACCGCGTTCACGGTTGTGATCCGGGGCGAGGTTTTCGAGATCGGGAACGACCACCCCAAGTTCAACGACATCCTGGACGTCATTCGCAACGCTCCGGAGAACGAGACGGCCGAGCAGAACTTCGACCGCGCAGAGTTGCTCCTGAGCCTCGTCAAGCAGGACAGCGCGAACGCCTTCACCAATCAGCTCGAAGAGCTGGGCATCGAAGACATCACCGTCGAGAACGGGCAGGTGCTCGTTCGCGGTGAGCCCATGCACACTCACCTGACCGACCGCATCTTGGAGCTACAGAAGGCGCGGCTTCCCTTCGAGTTCCTCCTCAAGTTCTGGGTCAACCTCAGCGCCAACCCGGACGAGCACCCGCGGCAGAACCTCTTCAAGTTCCTGGATTCGTGCCGGTTCCCGCTCACCGACGATGGGTGCTTCCTGGGGTACAAGTTCGGCAAGTACAACGACGAGGGTCAGATCGTCGACTGGTACTCCGGAACGACGGTCCTTGAGCCGGGTGCCAAGGTTCCCATGAAGCGTGAGGACGTGGTCGCTGACCCGAAGGAACCGTGCGCCCCGGGTCTCCACATCGGAACTCTCAACTACGCGAAGGGAATAGGGGCCAACAACCCCATGGTGGTGGTCAAGGTGAACCCCAAGGACGTTGTTTCCATCCCCAACGAGTACAGGTTCCAGAAGCTCAGGAGCTGCTACTACGAGGTGGTCAACGTCTTCCGCGGCACCGTAAAGACGAGCAAGCAGTTCGTCCGTCCTGCCTACAAGGAGGAAGAGTACTCCTCCGAGACGTGGGAGGATGAGGAAGACGTCTACGAGGTCACGATGGGTGAGCCCGAAGACGCCCGCCGCGAGCGCTACAGCGCGATGAGCCGGGATGAGGTCTGTCGCATCGCTGCCTCAGAGGGGGTCTTCTTGTCCACCAACGAGGCGCGGGACCTGGGCAAGGACGTCGTGGTCGAGAGCATGGTGGCGGGAATCTTCCCCTACCAGAACTGCCCGAAGTCTGCCATGGTCAAGCTGGCGCTTCGCCGCAAGATGTTCACCTCGCCGCGCAAGGCTCAGCGCACGCCGGCCGAGACTCTGTCTCAGCTCATCAAGGACTCCACTCGGGAGGTGCGAAACCAGACCCTCGAATCGGAAAGTGAGGGTTGACACCGAGCCGGCCCCTGCTAGTATAAGCGTGAGGTAAGGGTGTTTCCTCCTTTCTTCCCTTACCTGATCGCAAAGTCCGGACAGTAAGCTGAGCGTAGAAGTCTCCGAGGGTTGGTGGTTCTCCCATCGGACAAAAGACTCCGCGGCTGAATAGCCGGACACCCGAGGCCGGAGTAGGTTGTGGTTGCCTACTCCGGCCTCACCTATTTAACCACGAAACCACAATGACCTGTAAACGACCTGGGGGGTAACCAGTGAAGAAGGGTAACTACAAGACGATGACGCTTGCTGCTAATGGTGCTCTAGACCTACTGAATTCATTGGTAATGGGGGAGCCACCTCCCGAAAGCCCCAAGCTACACTTGGCGGAGGCTGTACAGGTTTCTGCTGGGATCAGTGGTAGAAACTGGAAAGAGAAGCTGAAGGCTGCGAACCTTCACCTCACCAACGCGGAAGTTGAGAAGCGCTGGGAGTCCCTGAGCGCTACCAAGCGCCGCCGCTTGGACAACGTTTCGCTGCTGTCAGAGATTGTGCAGTGCGCCCCCACTGACCTCGCACTCTTCCAGAAGCAGGGTGTCTTCTGGAACCAGTCTGTTCCGCCCATCGGGGACGCACGATGGGAGACTGTCTGTCTAGGTCTCGTCAAGTTCATGGACATGAACGACCGAACCTACGACGAGCTTTCTTTGTGGGGGCTCTTCCACGGGATGCACGACTGGGTGGTTCGGAACCTGATGGCGTTCCTGGAGGACCGTGGCGTCGCTGAGAGCTACCTCCCTTCCGGCGTGGACAAGTCGCGACAGGGTGCGTGGGTGTGGCGTGTACGGACCCAGGAGGAGTCGGAGGAGGAAGCTCGTGCGAATCTGCTAGTGGAGATTTCGAAGGCCCAGCAGCAGGGTTGAACTGAGCTGACTAGATGGTTATCTGATCCTCAGGAGGGTTCGAATGCTCCCACCTTACGTCATCGAGCAAATCAGAGAACGTGAGCGCCCTGAGCGAGTCGACAGGCATAAGTCCAAGTATGCCTACCTAGACATTCCTGCCCCTCCCAAATACCAAGATCCTGACGAAGTCAAACCAGAGCGTGGTGTCAATATCATTGACATCATGGGCTGAGGCCAAATGTCACAGTAGGCAAGTGCCTACAGAAAGAAAAGAACCATGCTGAACGACGACTTGGACTTCGGTCCTATCCCCGAGCCCCTAGTGCACATTGCTGACCTGACGGATCTCTCCGGCGGGAAAAGCTCGGTGGTCACTACCCTCAGCTTGAGCCGGCAATGGCGCTTTCATCAGCTACTCAAGGCGGGTATCTGTACCATTAGCCCGCGGGATAACATGGGAGACAGCGATTCTTTCGTGATGACAATCCCCTGCTCGGACCTCCTCACGGAGGAGGGCTCCAGCATCCAGCTGCTGCAACTTCCCATTTCTCGTCCGGTCTTTCACGCTCACTTCGGGCAGACTTTCCTTCAGTGCACTGTGCGGAAGGACAAGCACGTCCCTCTCAGGTGGCCCACCCCGACCTACCAGGAGAAGCTGCACCAGATCAAGCGTGAACGCGTGGGCAAGACCAACTTGGAGGGGCCGTTCGCGGAGTACTTCCCGCCCTACGACGACGCGAAAAACCAGGAAGTGGCCAACTTCCTTTACGGTGAGTGGCTGGAGATTCGAATCTCACCCGTTCCTTCTTGGCGACGGGAGTAGGACCTATACCCAGGTGTTATTTGTTGGGTGTAAGTTGAGGGGGAGAAGGGGAACAGTTACCTTATCTAGGGACTAGAGATGGCAAACGACAACCCGACAGACTGGGCCCCTACGCTAAAGCATCTGCGGATCGCTGTGGCGCGTTTGATTCACAACTTTGCCATCCACGCCAACGTCTCCCAGGTGGGAGCAGCAACTGAAATCGCAGGTCTAGCACTGGACATGAAGAAGGCTCTTTTGGCCGAAGAGCGCGAGCAAGAGATCGCTAGTCGAGACGAATCGGAAGCGGAAGAGGGTCCTCTTCCCTGAGCCCGAGCCACTCCACGTGGTCAACTTGTGACTGCGTGAACGATCCCACCTTGTGGATGATCATGGCTCCAATGTGCTGCCCGATGGCTTCTTCATCAATGTTTCCATCTTTGTCACGCAGGTAGTGTAGAACGTTCTCTCCGAGTTCCACACCACCGTCGACCTGCGCATAGCACATCGTTCCAACCGCCTTGAAGTACTCAAAGGGCGCGGGATCCTTATTGATCTCACGGTGCCAGATGAACGGGTAGCGCCGTGGGCGCTTTCCTGCGATGCGAAGTTCAGCTGAAAAGTGTACAAACATCTCCTCTACTAGATAACGCAGCACGCAGATACCAATGGGCCAACCCTGGCCATACTAAACAGGGAAGCCGAGCAGCGGGAGCTGCTTTGATTCAAACCACAGTTCTACTAGAAGCCTAGAGCAAGGGAACCACCAATCATGACTACCGGATTCTACCGCTGCATCGACATCTCCATCTCGCTCGAAGACTGGATGAAGCTCAACTTCAACCGGGTCTCCACGTCCCTGGTTCAGCTCCTGCTGGACAAGGCGATGAACGAGGGGACGGATTCTTACGAACTCCTGGAGCGGCTGGACCGCGAGCGCCCCGAAGAGCCGGAGGAGCCCGAGGACCCGGAGATGGACGAGCCGTGCCTCGACGACTTCGAGAACGAGGAGGACTACTCGGCCGCCATGGACGAGTTCGACGAGGCCATGGAAGAGCACGAGAGAGCCGTGGCTGAGTACGAAGAGGCGTACGCCGAGTGGGAAGACTGGAGTGAAGACTCTGATCTCGCTGGATTCCCTGCGGCGTGGGGGACCATGTGGACCTGCGAGGACACCCCCGCTACGGTCGAGGCGCTGATCGAGGCCGGGTTCGTGGTCTACCGCACCAGCGGCTTCATGGAGGACGTGGGAGACATCCTCTTCGGCGTCGACGGTGGGGGCTACTCGTTCTACGGGTCCCACTGGCTGCCGCTCCGGGCACAGCTCGTCGTGGAGTTGGCGCGAGGTAAGTACAGCGCTCTCGACGAGAACAGCGAAGAGTTTCGCACCATCATCGAGCACTTCGTGGATCGTATGGAGCGGGAGGGGGAGCGCCGCGACGAGGCGTTCCGCCGCTTCGGACTTCAGGACTGGAAGGTGGGGGAATGATTAACGGGCACTTCTTTCGTGATGGCGACGACTATGTCGTGGTCATCGTTGGGATGCCAGGAACGCCCGTGCAGATGGGGGTGGGCGAGTCCCCCGAGGAAGCTCTGGCAGAGGCCTCGAACACTCCCATCGAGTCGGGCGGTAACTGTATCGACGTGGCACTGAACTGGGCCTCTGGGCAGGGCTGGATCACCTCTGCCGCCGACCTGGTCGAGATCGAAATCGAGGAGGAAAAATGACCGCCGCTACCACACTCTCGGAGGCTATCGAAAAGAGTAAGGCCTCCCCCAAAATGATCGTGTACTTGGAGTACACGGACCGGCTGTATGACCTGGCCATGGCCCGACTGACCGACCTGAAAGACGAAGAGGTCTACGACTCCGAAGAAACTCTTCACGGGGTCTCTTTCTACGGGCCGCCGAAGCACGAGGGGTTGTATGAATGGAGCGTCTACCTCAAGCGCTCATCTCCCCTGCGCTACAGCGCTGAAGGGAGTGTTCGAGGCAACTGTGGCCACAACCACAGGTCCATCGACACAGCGTGTGCTTGTCTTCTTCGAGACCAGCGGGACTGCGCTTCGCTGGGAGGTGGGACGTACAGCGACCGAAAGGTGGTGCGATCTGACGGTCGCCCACTAAACTACGGGGAACGAGAGCGAGTCAACAGCTGCCTCTATTACAAGGAGGAGTTGCTGGGGGAGATGTAAAAGCTCGGGGTGACTCGGATACTTCTCTCGTTCAGGGGCAAGGCATTGCTTCCGGAAGGCCGGCAAGCGATGCTTCGCCTCTTGCTCACTGTCCCTCGTGTTGAGAGCTTCGCCCTACGCAAGAACTACTTGTGGTTCGAGGTTCGTGACCCTGGCGATAGTCTAGTCCAGGAGACAGTCAGCCGACTGTGGGCTTGGATATCCACGTCACCCGACGAGGAACGCGATGCTTGAGCACCTGTCAGGCTGGACCGCAGCGGTTGTGCTGGCGCTGAGTCAAATTCTACTGAACGGCCTGCGCACCCTCAATATCAAGCACATCACCAACCGTTCAATAGGGAAGGCCGTTCTGTCTTCGAACGCACTCAGTGCTGTGTACTTAGCCAACACTGCGTTGGGGATCAAGTCTCTACTCGAAGGGGACTTGATCCCCTTCGTGGGTTTCTTCATCGGCTGCACACTAGGTGTGTGGCTGGCTCTACGGAACTGAAGCCATGAGTCTTGTCTGTCGTGTCAAAGCTCCAGCAAATGTGGCTGCACTGTCTCTGACCGAGATCAGAAGTCGCGAAGAAGACGCCTTCACAATCGTCTCTGGGTGGGAGAACGAGTACGACGATCCCAACACGCTCCTGCGGTCCAGTCACCCAATAGAGGTCTCGGGAAAGAAGATCTGGACAGCCATCACTGTAGAGGGTGATGAATCCAACTGGATCTCCACGCTGCACATTGTCCCGCTCGGTCTCATGCAGGACGTAGCCATCTCGACTTACATCTTCATGTACCACGGCATGATGGATGAGGTCCGCGACGTCGACCACGTAGCTCGAACCAACCTAGCGTGCGAGGCCATCATCAAGCTTGGGTGCTCTCTACCGCTCGTGGTATACGAGGGCTGGAAGGCCAACGAGATCGTCAGCCTGTGTAAGCGTGAGTCCACGCTGCTGAGGAACAACTTCTACGCTTACTGCACCCTGGCCGAGCTGGCCCAGCCCATGAAGGATTTCCAATGACAGCCCGCAACGACGTAGCGTACTCTCAGTCACAGATGGTAGCTCTGAAGCGTTACCTCAGCTCCCCTCCCCAGCAGCGCCCTGACCGTGCAAGTGCCCTGGCCATGCGGGCCCTGGCAGCTATCCATGGCCCGCCACCTGGCGGTGACTCTTCACGCAAGGCTATGCACTTCGCGAGAGCTACAGACGCTGTAAAGGCGCAGCACAAGAAAGAACGCCCACGAGCCACCCGCGTGTCGGTCGAAGATGGACCGGTGCTGTGGGCGAGTGTCAAGGGCAATAGCGACTGTGGAGGGTGAGATGGGCATGACGTTGGACGGGTTGGCCAAGTTGGCCGAAGAGCTGGGGGAGTTGCAGCAGGTCGTGGGCAAGCGGCTGGCCTACTACACGACGGAGCAGCACCCCGACGGCGGGCCGCCGCTTTCGGAGCGCCTTGAGGAGGAGATAGCGGACGTTATGGCGGCCTGTGATCTGGTCGTCGGATTGCACCGTCTCGACTCCTGGCGAGTGGAGGAGCGACGACGACGAAAGCTCGCGCAGTTCCACGAGTGGCACGCAGCGGCGTCGAACGATGTGCACGGCGTGATGCCGCCTCGGGGCCGGCTGCCCACCGAGGACCCCCGATCAAGGGCAGAGGAGGACGCGTGACTGACCTGTCCGACATTACCGCCGAGGACCTGCGGAGGTACCTGCGAGCGGAGGGGTGGACCGAGATGGGGCCGTCACCGTACGCCGTCGATGGCGACGTCGGGATCCGTCGGTGGGAGAGCGGCCCGGTCAAGCTCGACTTCTGCGGCGAGCCCGAGTGCGACCTCCGCGACCTAACCCGCTGGGAGGGCCGCCCCCTCTCCGCCGTCGCCGCCGACGTGCGCAGGCTGCGAGACGAGGCGCAGTGCCCCCGCACCATCGCGGACGGGCCGCACAGGCGGTGCGAGCACTGCCCGCCGGACGAGGCGCGCATCCCAGCGCTGCCGGTGGACCCGGACGTAGACGACGCCGTCGAGGCGCTGGTTCGGCAGCACGACCGCAGCGGCGAGGTGCGGCCCATCCCGGCAGACCGGCGGGAGCTGCGAGCCGCCCTCGACGCGCTGGAGGCCGACCATGGATGACCCGCTCGATCGAGAGCCCTCGGGACTGACCGCCAAGGGCAAGTGACAAAGGGCGTGTACCCGATCTAGGTGACCCAACCCTGGCCATACTAGGTAGGGAGCCGGGGCACCAGCCCACCAAACCACCAACCGAGGAGCAACCAAACCACATGCTACTCTATAGCAACATGCGCCGCCTGTCCGATCTCACCACCGAGGAGATGCTGCCGCCGGAGTACGAAGAGTTTCGGGAAGCGTTCATCAAGTGGGAGTCCGCCGAGCTTCGGTGGAAGGGAGTTTCACCGGAGCTTGCGAAGATGACCGCGGAGCAGCTGTTCACCGACGAAGAGAACTCCGAGACCCCCTTCGCCAAGCGGAACAACGCTGTCAAGTGCAACCGCACCATCCCCGCCAACGAACACCACGGACCCGAGAACTTGCCGGAAGTTCTTCAGTCCTTCGGTGCCTGATCTTTCCACCTAATCACTAATACACGAAACAAGGAGAACCACCATGAGCTACAACGTTTACATGATCTACCCCGAACTCAACATCGGCTACGCTCCCGGCGACCTGCTCGCTCAGGGCATGGTTCGAGCGGTCGAGATCAAGGTCGGTCAGGCCGACTCGGAGTACGAGGCGCGATGCCTGGCGCTCAACCTTGGGATCGCCAACCTGAAGGACCGTAAAGCTCGGCGGAACCGGAACGAGGACGACACCTCGACGGTGATCGGGTTTGGTATCCGGTCCCGCTACACGCCGCCCAAGACCTCCCGTCGGCAGCACGAGAAGACGTACCAGTGGGAGATCTCCATGCAGGACATCGAGATCATGATCTACAACGAGGTGCAGCGCCGCAAGCGGGAGGGTATCCCGCTCGAAGGGACGAAGGGGAAGAAGTGAATGGTCTGTAAGCGATGCGGTGAAGACACCACCCACCTGATCGACTGTCTGTACTTTGGCGATGTCGAGGACTACCAGCGAGCCACTACCGAGGAATCTCGCTGCAAGGACTGCGGTGCACCCCTCGGTGACGACCACTACATCGGTTGCCGCTGGCTGTTCGAGGTCACGGGCACACAGTGTCTAGATGATGATTGAGTTAGTATGCACGATTCAAGAATGGCCCACCTAACCCACGAAAGCTGCGTCCGTGAGGGTTACATCTTCGCCGAGATGCCAGCCGATTACGACCCAGCGCTAGTGACGTCCGAGGACTGCGCCCACGACGGTGCCATCCGCGTCCTTGGCGTCGAAGAAACCGAAGCTGAGATGGAGCGTTAAATGTGCCCTACAGAGACAGTGACATGACCATCGAGAAAAAGCTTGAGCAGATCCACAACGACATTTCGGTCGACCTTACGAACTTACGGGCTGAAGTTCGTCACGCAAGAGCATTCAGCAAGGACAAGATGCAGACTCGTGCAGTCGTTGTTAGTCTGCTCTTCCTCCTGATCTTCTCACTGGCCGGTCTCGGAACTTGCGCCCACTCACAGTGGCTGGACATCTCAACCACCGAGGGCAGATGCTACACGGCATGTGGCGGGGATGTGGAAAGCGTCACCGAAGAAGAGTGTATCTGTCGCCAGAAAGCTCCCGAAACCAACGAAACTCCCTAACAGCCTCAAGCTCTAGCCAAACAAACAGAAAGCAGGAAACACCTTGAGCATCCCCGCCATTCAGGAAGTCACGACCGCCTCCGTTCTCAAGTACCTTCGGGAGATGGACGGTCCCTCCGGTACCTCGCCCAAGGGGCTGGGTCGTGTCATGAAGGCTCTCAAGACGGACAAGTACCGCTCGGTACCCTCTCTCGTCAAGCACTCCAATATCAGTGAGATCGTGGCTCGCGGTGCGGTGACGTTCCTGGTCGCGAACGGCCTGGCCGACTCGTACCGCGACACCAGCAGCCGTAGGTACGGTCGTCCCCCGACGTTGTACCGGCTGCGGAGCCGAGCGGTCATGGCCAGCGACCAGGTGCTGGCCGACGAGTTCGGCTGCCACCCGAACCTGGTTCGGTACTACCGAGCGGTTGTCGAGTTCGGCCCGGCGACCCTGCGTGAGCTGGACGAGCAGCTCCCGGGGCTCTCGTGGTACTCGGTCAAGATGCAGCTCCCCAAGCTTCGTGACATGAACGTGGTCTGCCAGAAGCAGACTCAGGGACACACGCATGTGTACTTCGTGGAGGAGCCCGAGTCTGCTCAGGAGCCCTCGAACCTGGAGTTGGCGCAGGCGGCATCTCAGGGTCAGCTCACCCAGACGCAGCAGACTCAGCTGAACTCGATTCTTCCTCCGATCAGTACCTTCGCTGGAAACTACGAGGGCACCGACCTGACCATGGTGGAAGAGACCGAGGAGCCCATCGAGATTCGTCCGCTCATCGAAGATGCGCAGCTTACCAAGGCCCTGATGACGCTGACGGGCATGGCGGAGGCGCACAGTAACGCGACCGTCAAGGCGGCTGAGATTCGCTCGGCGGGGCTCCTCCAGGTGGGCCAGGTGGTCGGCGGGGCTATCTTGCAAGGTCTGACGAAGATCGCCAGCGCCATCGAGAGCACCGCAGCCGCGAAGCAGGATCGAGAGGAGGCTCACCCCGACGGGGTCAACGGGAACGAGACCCCTGCCGTAAAGGTGGCCTCGGACAGGGGTACTCTCCTCCCGCCTGGTGGGCGTACTCCCGGCCGCCACCCGGGCCGCAGCCGCAACGGCTCCTACCGCTCCTAGTACAACAACCCAAGGGAACATGAAGTGCCCCGCAACCCGAACTCAGAAAACCCCACAGGGCTGAACCATACGACTGTAGGGGAGTTCTTTACTGAGGACCAGTTGCGGGAGTTTCCCCCTGCCAAGTTCAGCTCCAATGTGGAGTCGGAGGCGGCAGGGGACATGTTCCCGTTTAACTCGTGGTTGGTGCAGCGGATCCAGTCACCCCTGCCTAACGGTGGGGCTCGTCGTCTTCGTCCCCACGCACCCCTAGAAGGAACCAAGTGGGAGGAGATCGCCGACTTCTGTACGCTGGACTACATGGGGGCTGCCGAGTTCGAGGGAACTACCATCCCCGCAGTTCTAGCCGATCTTGCCTCTGCCGGGGACGAAGGTGAGCTAGCAACCGCGTCGATGGTTGTGCTTCCCCACGTCTACCAGAACTCGGGTATCGCAGCACAGCATAACCCAGAAGTTCCCCCTCCTGGTTTCTTTCCTTCTAGCCCTTTCCGGTTTGATCTTACGTACCAGCGTGGAATCATGGTTCCACCCACGAGGCCCAAGCGCCTCTACGTGATTGCTCCGAAGGAAAGTATTCAACCGGCGGTGGACCGCATCAACAGTATCGTGGCGGACCAGTTCGACATGAAGTGCGAGCCGCTCTGTTGGCTGGGTCTAGACCCGATCCACAAAGACGACGCGACTTACCGAGGCTGGTTTGAGTTGGACCACGGGTTCATGTTCTTCACTGACCACGGCATGTTCCAGAGCTTTGCGCAGCTGCTCGGCGCCACCAATGATTGTGATCACGCAGACCTCCCGGTCGAGCCGCAGTTTGAAAACCTGCGAGGCAGCAAGACAGAGATCAGCGACTTCATGGTGGCCAGGTCCATGACAGGCGAGCCCAAGGGTTTGTTGCACTGGTGGTGGACGCTGAAGGACCGCGCACAGATCGCTAACATGAACATCGAGGATACCCCAGGGTGGCCTGACAACCCGGATTGGGACTTCTATCCTCAGGGGGTTCCAAAGAGAGACCTGGGTAGCTGGGATTCCACAGAGGGCCTGATGTCTCGATTCAATACCTATGGCACCAAGCCACGTGGCCGTAACATTCAGAAGTTCGAGGCAACGAAGAGAAAGGTACTTGAGAGGGGCGCTACTAAGGCACACCAAGTGTGTTGTACTGTTTGCGGGTACTCCGCTATCAAGTCGGCCAACGGCTTGAGGAAGCACTACGATATGTTGCACCCCGGAATTCTGAAATCCCCCAGCCCCGTGTACGGATCTTCCGATCCCTTCCCTCTACCAAAGGTCGACTAGTGTTTCATCTTCATGTGTCCTACAGTCTCGGCCACTACGAATGGGGCGAGCCTGATGTTCAGCTGGCCAGGGCGGTAGGACGAACCACCGACGCCTCTGGAACAGACTTCATGTCTCCGCAGCGGGACCTCACGTGGGACTTCGAAACCACGGAGGAACTGGAAGACGCCATCAAACGCGTCAACGCACTGAACATGAACTTCCTCTCGATTTCATTCACAGAATCACAAGAGTAAAGTCAATGACTATGCAGTACCCTCCTTTTCAGGACATGCCGTGGGCCCTGTGGCTCGACGACATTCGCAACCCAAGCGTTTACTTCGACGCTCTAGGGTACACGATGATCGAGGAGGTCAAGGACCTCCCGGTTCTGTGGGCCCGCGACGTGGAGCAGGCGGTTTACTTCGTCAAGTCTTTCGGGACTCCACAGTTCATGTGCCTCGACCATGACCTGGGTGTGCCTGCGTACTCCAACACCCCGGAGAAGAGTACCAAGTTCCTTGGTTGGCTCGCGAACTACGTCAACCTTGTAAAGCCCATTCCGTACCGCACACACTCGGACAACCCCGAAGGGTGTAAGAGCGTGGTGGCGTTTCTGGAGTCCTGGTACAAGTCTTCCCTGCTTCCAGGGAACGAGCACGCCTACCAGGCCCTAAAGAACGAGGAAGAAGAATGACACAGAAGGAAGTGATCGCGCTGGCACTGATGCAAGCTGCGATTAGGAGGGTCAACACTATGGGGCTCTGTATTGATGTCGTTGATGCCGATAAAGACATCAAGCCCCAAGACGTTAGAGTACAGAGGAGGACCAGTCGTGGGCCTGACTTGCCCGCCGGTGCGCGCAGCTGTCCTGCGTGCCTTCCTGAGGGGTGTGCTTACTGCGGCGGGCGCGGATGGCTCGAAGCCTCTTCGCCGCACTTCCCCGTTGATCCCACGACCTGGTCTATCGAGCACGAAGTCGAAGCGCTTCTACAATCCCTGGGCGGGTCGTTAGAGTTGGAGCGCAGCGAAACAACTCGTCGCAACGACACCGCTTGCGTCGTACAAGCCCTAGACAACGCCGTGGCCCACACGATCGAAAAGATCGCACTGTATTATGAAGGGCAAACTGGCCTTACCTATCTCGGCCCCGAGATTCGACGTCGGTTTCTGTTTGGAGAGGAATGAGTGCCAGCGCCTGGCTGGTCCACCAACTACTCATGGATTACTATGCACCTACTTCTATGCCTTTTTATCCTGTTCATGGCAGGTCTTGCCGCGGTCCTCATGCAGCAGGGTGAATTCACGGGCGATAACCACGAATCAGACGAAGATGACGAGCCAAACTGGCCTGTAGGGCCGGAGTAGAGGCAAGGTCTTTTAACATGACGAACATCATTGACGAATTTACGGTTGCCGTACGCACTGGTATTCAAGCCGTGGTGGCGGAGAAGATTGCCGCTACAGAACAGGCGCACAGGGAAGAACGAGAGAGACAAGGCTCCCTCGAACGAGAGAGGCGTGAGCTTGCCCTGACCAGGAAGAGGAAGGCTGCACTGGAGTGGGCGAAGAATGAGCTACCAACCGTACTCAAAGCCCGCCTCCCCGTTCCTCTGGTTGTACAATCAGGGATTGTGCATTTCACACTTGAGGCGAGTACCCACCCTCTCAAACGGTCAGACTGGCCCCCGCATCTCAAACTAGAGCCTGTGGTTGAAGCTTTGAATCTCATCCCAGGGATCAAAGTTCTGGTCGCGGACGCCAGGAACGAATCTGGTAGAGATGCCAGTGAGTCCTGTAAATCGTACGTGATTAGATGTTCCCTTGATCTCAGAAGGCTAGGATTACGTGACGAAGTGGCTTTCTAGCTGTGAGGAAGAAATCGAGCATATCTTAGCTCGCATCAAGCGCTAAAGTAGACTGGTATAGTGGTCAACCCTGGCCATACTAGATAGGGTCGGTGGGCTGCAAAGCTTGCCGGCCCTTTCTGCAATTCATCATTCAACTCAGGAGAACCACCATGGGTCACTACATTTCCACTTCCGAGCTTCCGCCCTCCGTCTCCGCAGCCCTTGAGAGCGTCGGCTACGGCCGCAAGGACATCGAGGTCAAGGTCCAGGAGAAGATCTCCCTCAGCCCCACTTCGGGTGACGGTTTCAAGGGGTTCGTCGTCGCTTGCAAGCTCGACGGAAGCCGCGAGTTCTCGACCACGTGGGGCAGCTGGGGCGGCACCAACATGTTCACGAAGACCGTGGACGATGCCTACCAGCTGATCGACGTGCCCGCCAACATGGGCTTCCTCGTCGGGCGGATCGGTGGCGGCAGGCCCACGTACGCCTCGCTGGTTGTTGGCCCCGCCAACATGAACCCGACTCTACTGCCTCCGCAGTCCGAGCTGACCGAGAAGGAGCGCTGGGCTCTAGGCGTCTTCAAGACGTACAAGAGTTCCTACCGTAAAGAGAAGCTCCGGGAGCGGGGCGTCACCGCGGAAGAGATCAAGAGTCTCGCCGACCGGGGCTTTCTGAAGATCGCCAAGAACGGCGCCACTAGCATCACCACCGAGGGGAAGAACAACGCAGCACGCGTCTTCTGATACCTATGGCAACTTGGTCCACATACGGAGTCAAGCCCAAGAGCTTGGCGTACAAGATCCTGGGCAACAAGATCGTCAAAGCGATCGCACACGACATGGGCACTGAGTACCGTGTCGTGTGGAAGCCCCCTTCTACCTACGAAGGACCCACGTGGGACGGAACCACATTACGCAATAGCTCTCATCCTGAGATATACGGTATACACGACGTGGCGCACCTCATGGAGGCGCCCAAGTGTCGGCGTCACCTTCCCGAGTTTGGCCTGGGCACAGACCCCGGAGGGAGCTACCCCTATGAGTATGATGACTACCTCACCATCGATCTCAAAAGAGCCGAGCGTGAAGAGTGGCGTGTCTGTGACCTGCACTGGGCGCTGGCTGCATACGTAGGTGGGTTAAGCCATGCGTCCTTGATTGAGGACCACCTCAACATGAATGAATCCCCTACCGTCACTGTTGAAGCTATCAATCGTATGCAGAAGTACGTAGATCGTGGCTGGCTCCCGGATAACTTCTTGGAGCGGGTCCTCAAAGTCCAAGCGAAAGAGCTAAAGAGGGACTCTTATGGGGGATAAGACATAGTGGAATCACTCAGCTCTGCACTCGACTACTACCTGATGATGTTGCGGGCGTTCCCCTTCCAGATCGGATGGCTGACCTGTACGTCCCCTCTCCTGATCTGGTTAGCGTGCGTTCTTGGGAGGCGTCTTTGGAGCTGGCTGTTCGACACTTACCGATAGATCTATCTTTCGTCCACACGTAAAGTCGCCTCAGAAATGAGTTATTTTGTAAGTAAGAATAACTGAAAGTAGGAAGTTTTGCTCGACTACATGAAGTGGACAGAGTTCAACTCTGTATGGCCGTGTAACCGGTGCGGTGAGCGGTCCTGCCAGGCTAAGAATCAGTGTGACGACTTCTTCCTGGACGTGGGCATCAAAGAAACCAGTGGTCACATCGACGCGATGTCGGAAGAGGAGTTCGTAGCACACAACTCCCTTCCCGCAGACATGCAAGATGCAGAGCGTATGATCATGTACAGAGCGGCGGCTCTTCTCCGGAAGTGGCGTGACGAGCCCACGTTTACCACTGCGCCCACTATCGTTCCACCCCCTACCAGGTAGCTGAGACATGCACTCGTGGCGGAAACCTCTCGACAAGTTCACTCTGCGGTACCTGATAGAGCGTATCACGGAAGACAGAGAGCTGCACCTGGCCAACGCCAAGGAGGCCAAGGAGTACGGAGAGTCGGCTCACGAGAACTTCCTCATCCGTGCGGAGGAGTGCGCTCGCATCCTTCAGCAAATGAAGAAGCAGTACGAGTCCCTGCGCTCTACCCCTCCGCCCCCTGTTCCGCCAGCTGCGGGTGACTCCTTCCGGCGCCCCGTGGCTCCTGACATCACGGAGGAGCCGCTTCGCCGCGCCACCTACAAGCGCAAGAACAGCTGGCCCTGATCCTTCATTACCCCTCACCAAGCTGAGACAACCCAATGACCACGAGTAGAGTACGTGCCGCGGACATGTTGCCAGGTGACCGAGTTCTGGAGGAGGGTCTGCGTGCTCTCGGGTTCGACACAAGGGCCCGTATCCAGGTCCGCTCTGTCGCTTTTGAGAGTAGCGACCGCATCCGCATCGCCTACAGCTTCCTTAGCTCGGTGAGTGACATGTGGCTCAACAATGAGCTGAGTTTCCCTGCAAATACGATGATTTGCGTCGAGCGAGCGTGACCTAGAGAGGCCAACCCTGGCCATACTAGGTAGGGAGCCGAGGGGCTGAGGCGACGTTGGTTGTCTCAGCCCCTGCTTATTTTCCCTTGACTTCTTCCGTGCCGCGAATCAGATAGATGAATGAGCCGAGGTCGCGGAGACCTCAACGAGAGAACGGCGGGCACGGGAGCTAGAGTGGCCAACCCTGGCCATACTAGGTAGAGACGCCGGGACAGCACCGGCAACCAACAACGAACCGCTAACAGTCAGTAACACACCGGGTACGGGACCAACCCTACAATGAGGTCCCAGAAAGACACCAGTACCATGGCCAAGTCCACCACCAAGTCCAGCGCCTCCACCGTCACCTACATGCAGCCCATGCTGGAGAACGGGTTCGGCAGCGAGCTGGAGAACGCGGTCGCCGCGCTCAACAACATGCTGTGCCGGGAGGGCCGCACGGCCCAGGATCCCGCCTCGATGCTCCTCGGGACCATCAAGAGCGAGCTGGGGAAGATGGGCGTCTCCTTCGACATCGTCCCCCGCCCGCTGGGTCTGGCCGACGCCACCCCCAAGGTCACGGTCCGCACCGAGACGCCCCCGGCCACGCCGAAGAAGCGCCGCAAGCAGAAGAAGACCAAGCAGTCGAAGGCGAAGGCCACCACCTCGGACGGCACGGTCGACCAGCGGACCATCCACCCGATGCAGCGCAAGGCGGCAGAAGGCGTCCGGAAGATCGACCACGAGGAGCTGGAGCGTCTCCAGGTGGCCGGGACGGTCGACGAGAACGCCGACGCACCGTACGGCTGTGACTCGGACGGCAACAAGCTCGCCCCGTACGGCGTGAAGACCAACGGCATGCCGGCCAAGCGCCGGGGCAAGGTCGCCGTGGCGTCGCCCACCGAGACCGAGGCCACCGAGAAGACCGAGCCCAAGACGGCCCCCAAGGCCGAGACGAAGCCCAAGGTCGCCCCCGAGACCCAGAAGGTCGCCCCGAAGACGGAGCCGTCGACGGACACCACGGCCGTGGCGGACGCCGACATCGACCTGACCGACCTGGACGATCTCGACGGGCTGTTCGAGGACGCCGCGATCGCCTGATCGCAGCAGCTCTGTAAAAAGGGGGAGAGACCGCTAAGGCCTCTCCCCCTTTTGCTGTTTAAGGAGCTGCACGTGTGCACACTTGAGATTTTCAGCCCGAAGAACGAACATCTAGCAACCATCCTCGACTTTCCTGGGGTTCCTACAACGGGGACTAAGGTCGTCGCTCTTGTGGGAGTGAGGATGAGGGGGCTGAGGATTGCAGAGGAACCTGAGTGGGCCTGGGTGGACGGCAAATACTGCGCCGTCGCAGTGGCTTTCGAGTTCGATCTCACGAAAGGGCAGGCAGCTCGCTTCGCTGCTCTCCACAAGACGTCGTCCGACCACTGGAACGGACGCTGAAACTACGCCTCCAACCAGTTACTTAACTGGTATGGAGGTAGCTATGGTTCTTGAATATGTCGCACTCGCTTACTTCGCAGATGGTACTCGAATCACTTTCTGGAGTGAGGATTTCGAGGAAGCGACAGCAAGAGCCGCAGCCTGGCACGATATCTACATCAACGACCTTTGTGGAATGAATACGAACGGCGCCCGTGTGGCGTCGATTGTGGTTAAGTTCCCTGATGGTAGGGAACAGGAGCTATACACCTGTGCTGAGTACAGACGCGGTACACCTCTTCGCAAGTTCGAATAGTTCACTCTTCAATCCGGCCAAGGATAGATCCTACTTGGTTGTCGACAACTACACGGAGAAGGGAGTATGCTTCACTTCTCACATCTGCAAGCTCGGACAGTTCCGAGAGACTAGACGTGTTGACTACCTGAATCTCTACAACATGCGGAACCCAGACCGTAGCGATTCCCTGATGCTGAGTTACCTGGAGGGAGCCGACAAGGGCCAGTCCCACGAACTCAACTCCATCGTGGTGGTCTCGTACCTGGGTCACAGCCCTGTGGCTTGGTCACTGGCTTTCCATACCCGGGTGGTCAGTTGCCTCGATGATGAGGGGGTTGATCCGGAAGAGATTCCAGAAGATGATCCCGACGCCGCGTACTTCAAACCGTTCCGGGCCTACAACCTGAACGTCTTTACGAATCCTTCGTATCGTGGTATGGGACTTGGGTATGCGACCGTGGACACCATGGTCAACTACCTCAAGGGCCGCAAGCGCCGCCTCGTGTGCCAGCCCTGGGACGCCGCAGGCTGGACGACTTTCATGAAGGCGGGTGTCGAAGTACTCGATCCTGCCGCCCGCTTCAAGTAGCTGATTTCGCTTTACTTTTACTGTTCATGCTCTGAGAGGGGCAACCCTGGCCATACTAGTTACCGTGGCGGGGAGGCCGTGTTGGCCTTTGCTCCTCACCTCCAACCTGAAACCCTCAATAAGTAGATAGGCAAAATCATGGCACGTAACTCATCCACCGCCCCCGGTATCCAGCGCGTCGGTCACCTGCTCCGGTTCCCCCTCACCAAGGGTGGGAGCTGGCTCGTCGACCCGGCGGAGATCGTCTCGATCGCAGCGCACAACAAGGACCACAACGTCACCGTCTGTCGGCAGCGGGACGACAACTTCAACTACTTCATCCCGTTCCCCCTCGAAGTGGTCGACGAGGTTGTCACCCAGGCGCTGGGTGAGGGCGACGAAGATATCCTCGACTGATATCTCTGCTCGCTCTAGTAATGACTAACCTCCAAGGAGGTCCCCATGGGCTTCAACAACTACGACGACGATGACATTCTCCTGGACCCGGTACTGATCGCCCAGGACGCAGAGCTGCAAGCACAGGAACGATCGCTCCTGTACGTGGCTCACACCACCGACGACATCAACGAGTACACTCGGCTGCGGAACCAGGCGGAGGAATTCAACTACGCCCGAGGCAAGATGAGGGAGGCCGCCGTGTATGCTCGCCAGATTCGCGAAGATGACCTCGAAGAGCAGCGGATCGCTCGTCGCCGGGAACAAACGCTTCAGCAACTGGTGGCATACTTCAACCGGGAGGTGGCTCAGCCCCGCATCGAAAACTTCCGGGCGAAGAGGCGAAAGCTCTGGCACGAGTACCTGGCGTGGAGCGACAACGGAAGTTCTCGCCCCATCTGGGAGTACCCCAACATCCAGGAGAAGCGGGCGTACCTTCGCCTCACCGACTCTGTGCTGGTGTCGGTAGCCCACGGCATGGACCACTGGATCGAGGCGGAGCCGTATCCTGGGCAGGTGAAGGACATGTGCGTGTTGAAGCTGCCGGCAGACGGCAAGCTCGAAGACGTGAACCTCGACGAGCTGAAGAGCCTGATCGCAGGTGGGGTCATCGATATCACCAGGCACGAGTTCAGGGTCCGTCCCGACGTGAGGGAGAACGCAAAGAACTACATCCGTAGGGCTTGTGCAGAGAACGGGTGGTCGGTCCCTGGTGATTGAAGCGCCTGAGCCTCGAAGGAGAATTAGACGATGACAAAGACTAACACCAACACGCTCGACCGCCTCCGCAACACCGACGACGTTGAGCTGTACGAGACCGACAGTCGAGGCTGCAACCTCACGGAGGCCGGCGCGCAGTTGGCCGAGGCTGCCGGCCTGACCGTCGACGTTGATGCCTACGGCAACGCGTATGTGGTGGAGACGACTGGTGAGTGAAAGCGGTGACCCCTCTGACTAGTGCGTTGGTTTTCTTTCTCACTGCTCTTAGTTATTAACTCTTAGGCTGAGCAGACAGCTGCTCAGTGATGACCCTGTAGCTCAGCTGGATAGAGCAGCGGATTTCTAATCCGCAGGTCGCGTGTTCGAGTCACGCCGGGGTTGCTTGAAAATGGTGCCATCGAAAGGTCAGTAGATATGTGGTTCACTTTCTCACAAGATCGCAACGTTAGCCCATGGCGTGACAGCTTCACCATCACCGAGCAGGCAGGACAGTTCGTCCTCATCGAGGTGGAAGGTATACGCGATGTGAGGGAGGCCAACGACCGGTTCGAGAAGTTCACGGGGGAGCACCTCCACCGGTACGACAGCTCGTGCGGCTCGTCGTACGACGACGAGGACATCCACCGGCCATGGAGAGCGGTTGACACCGATACCGCTAGACACCGTCCCACGGTGCTGGGTCGTAACATCGAGGACCCCGAGGACCTGAATACTTTCCTCTACCTGTACTACAGCACGCTTAGCTGCGGAGAAGCGGGCCTGCAAATCAACATGTACTTCGCCAACGGGGAGAGCAAGAAGCTCACCTTCAGCGAAGAAGACTTCAAGAGTGCCAGGGCTGCCTGGGCCGAGACTCGCCCCAAGATGTGGGCGACACTCGTGAACAACCACGGGGCCTTCGAACCACGCGTGGTGGTCCTCCAGAGTTACGGAACCAGGGCCCGGGACTACTGGTATGATGTCGAAGGAAACTTCGGAGGTGAACTTGTACCCGAGGGTGAAAACGCCACGCGGGACGACGGTCCCGCTTACTACGCCTCTGCAACCAAGGGCAAGGTGGAGGAGTACGTGAGCGGTGCACTACGCGTCTTCAAGGCGGCCGTTGCCGGTGCTGAGGCGGAGATGAAGAAGATCCGCGGCACCCGAGGGACCACCAAAGAGCACGCTCTGGGAGCGAACCGCGCCCTTTGCCTAATCAAGCAAGCGCTGAACTGAGCAACCGGAAAGAAGAAAATCATGAGCCACCTCGTATACATCGTCTCCTGTTCTGGTCCGAACCCCGCCAAGGCGTCGAAGGAGAAGCTCTTCCTCGACTACGAAGAGGCCGAGGCCCACGCCGCGGAGCGTTCTCGGGATGACAAGCCCGCCAAGTTCTCCGTGTACCCCATGGTCATGGAAGAACTCCGCGATCCCAAGCCCGATTCCAAGCTCCACCACGGCCGGAGCCGGCACAGGATCAAAGACAACCCCCTCGAAAAGCGCTTCGCCGACATGTGGGAGAAGCTGAACGGGTTCGACCCCGGACGTGGAATCCTCTCGTACCTGCTGGCGAACGACAACAACCGCCCCGATGACGTGAACGAGCGAGACGCCGAGGTGGCCGCCACGGTGATCCAGTGGCTGGGTTCCCCTGTGGGGATGGGGTTCGTGCGTGATGTCCTACAGCTGGACAAGATGAGAGACGCGCTTCGTTACCTCAAGGAGTCCATGGACGCCACGGCGGACAGCGCCCCTCCTGGGTCTCGTGGTTACATCCGCGACAACGCACGGCAGGTCAAGCGAGTCATCAACATCCTCGACAACATGAACGGCTAGGCGTGAGGGGAACGCATGGTTGATTGGGAGGCCATGACGCAGGTGAGGAACTTCATGGTCCAGAACCAAAAGCTCCTGCCTCTGTCGGCGAAGAAACTACACAGCCTCATGGACCCGAGCTGGAGTACCAGTAAGATGTCCCACCTCATGGATCTCCTTGAGGCCAGCGGAGACGTGGTGTCCGATACAGTGCGGTACACTAGCGAAAAGCAGAAGGAACACAACCGAAAGTACGCAGAGTTCGGCCTGCGGTTCTCTACCAAGGTCCGGGTCTACTCCCTCTCACCTTCCCTGGCGATCCCTCACGAACTATTCCCTCTCACATCAGCAGGGCACGATGAACATCAATGACTACCTAGTCCAGTACAATGACACTCACGACTTGCGCCCGTGGACTGCGAGCGAGCCGGACAAGTACCGAAAGAAGATGGCAGGACGCTCTCTTCAGAAGGTGGCTGCGGGTGTCGTAGCCAGGGCACTCAAGATTCACGAGAGGGTCGGCGCGCAGGGGGACCCACGCTTCGACAAAATCTACACTGAGAAGTGGAACGCTCAGTGGGAGCTGTTCTCGTCGAGCCTGCGGCCCGCGAAGAACGAGACCGAAGAGCAGAAAAAGGCACGACTCAACCAGCGCAATAAGTCGTGGGTCACGCTGAACGCGCTCGACGCGTTGTCGTATAGCGGGGTGCGCCTCGGTGACATGCAGATCGATGTCCGGCGCGCACTGAAAGGGGAGAAGTAATGCATCTAGGACCTATCAGCTACCGTGAGCCTGCGTCGGTCCCTCAGGCAGAGGAGACCGAGCCAGAGCCGGGGCTCTCCAACCACGAGATCGAAGTGGCAGTGGTCTACGGCCAGTGGCTGGAAGACTGCAAGGCGCAGAAGTGGCAGAACATACGAAGCATCGTGTTTGAGATCTTCTTGATTCCGATCACGGCGCTGTGGTATACAGTAGTTATGCTCGCATGCGTCCCCGTAGATCTTGCTCGCAGAGTTGTCTACGGGAGAGACTTCTACCTCAGCGAGCCAACCATGGTTGGGAGGGCCGCGCTCCTCTGGTTTTCATGGTTCCCTGTGAAGTACAAGCCTGTCGAGCCGTGGAGTTCCGTTGCCGACGCGGAGCGTGCGACAGCAGAGAACGAGTCAGTCGACGCGTTTCGCCACCCACACTACCAGAAGAAGTACCAGAAAGCCCTGAGGGCTGAGACCACGTGGAGTAGGCTGCGCAACTCGGACGCGGCCCGAGAAGTCTACCGACGATACCTCAAGGAAAAGTACGAGAGGGTTTGCTAATGAAAGAAATGGAAATTCCGATGCCTCCCGACTCCCCTGGTGAGTCCCCCTACCGTAAGAACGCGCGGCCCCCTGACGAGGACGTAGATAAGATCATCTCCGACGCGGAAGCCCTCGCGCTGGAGATGGGGGAGTACGTAGAGAGTCATCACCCTATCGGCGGATCCCTGCTCTCGACGGCGTTCATCGAACACTACGACCAGGTGAGAGGGGCCACTTACTTGAAGTGGCGTGAGGATGTGACCAGCCGTAAGTGGCATAGGCTGGCCCTGATATTTCTCGCGCCACTGTGGATCCCTGCGTACATCGTGTGCGAACTGTGGGTAGTGCTCCACTACTTGGGCCAGAGAGTTCTCTATGGGACGAAGGACAAGTGGGTTCTCATGAAAGTGAAGAACCCCATTGCTGCGTTTCTGAGGAGTGAGCCGCGACCGACGTTCTCTGTCGTCCTTGGTCAGCAGGGTGATAGGGCACGTTCCGCGGCCTATACGGGAGACCTCCTTGCCGAGCGTGCGGACAGACTCGCTAACGTGTGCGACATGAATCTCTCCGACAGTCTCTTGGCTGTGCAGTTGGATGACCTCAAGCGTCTCTCCAAGACACTAAGGAAGCGAACAAATGAAACGCGCTTCACAGCTAGAATGCTTAGGGGAGAGGAACGAAAGTGGCGGTTTGACGTGGAGGACTTTCAAGCCCTGGCTCAGAAGGTCAGTCGCACCCATGCTCCTTCGGCGATCTCAGTGCTGTCTGTGTACGACAGAGCGAAGGCTCTAAATGCACTTTGACGACGAGATAGATGACGAGATACACCCCGATGAGCTGAGGAGGATCTGGGCGAATAGGGAGCTACGACGAAAGGTACGGGCGCAGCGTGGTGGCCCGTACACCGGTCGCTGTGCTCGGTGCGGAAGCTCCGACCTGTGGGACGACAACCTGTCCTATGGGTGCCGCAAGTGCGGACTAGTACACGTAGGCAACATGTAGAGGGGCCAACCCTGGCCATACTAAGAGGGGTCGGGGAGCCTTGGGCTTGCTGACCCTTCTTGCGTTCCACCGACAACCAACCACAAGGAATCAACCACCATGCAGACTCAGAACCACGAGAAGTCCCCCGTCATCTTCAACATCGACAAGTCCTTCACCGAAGAGGACATCGAGACCATCCTGGTGTCCGGCTTCGAGGGCGGCATCGGGTACTGGGCGGTCCTGCTCGACCTGGAGGAGCCCGAGAACGTCCCCGAGCGCCTCTCCAAGATGGGCAAGTGGTACCGGGCCATCCTGGCCGGCGGTCACGTCACCATCGCCGACACCGAGGAGCACTACCGGGCCGGTGGTGACGTGTCGAAGATTCAGACCTGGCGCCTGGACCTGGACGCCCTCAAGCGTGGCCTGGAGGCTTGCCGGAGTCACGAGTACACCTGGCGCAACGCCCAGGACGCCTGGAACATCGACGCCGACGTGGCGGACAACATCATCCAGTTCGCCCTCTTCGGGGAGCTGGTCTACGGCTGATTGATTTGGGTTAGCCCCTAGCCGTCGAGAAGTTCTCGACGGCCTGGGAGTAACTCAAACCACAAAGGAGAACCACATGAACTTCGAAGAGAAGCTTCGAGAAGCCGAGGAACAGTACGACGAAAGGGTGTCTGCCATCGCGGAGGAGGTGCGCCGGACGTTGCTGATTCCTGTGTGTGACAAGTACAACATGCTGTTCATGGCAGGCAACGGTACCTGGTTCCTTGAACTCACCGACGAGGAGGGGGAGAAGTTCTCCGTTGAATCCCTGGAGGCACAAGACTCGGAGTTTTGCTTCTACGAAGACAAGGCAGAGCTAATCAAGAGGCTCAGGGAAGATCGAAACGTACGGAAGCTGATCGAGGCTCTCAGTCTATCCGTGGGAGATTTTGATCTGGGCAGTGTCACTAACGACTACGACGGGAGGCAGTGATATGTCGAACTCGATGACCGAAGATGACTTCTGGGATCTTTGGGAGACCCAGGGTTCCCAGAGGGCATACGAAGTACTAGAGGTTGTCGGTGGTAGGTTCTACGGTGGTAGGTTTTACAGCGAAGGGGAAGAAGAGATGACCAACAAGACCAAGACCAAGGAAAAGTTCAATCAGCGGCTGGCCTCCTTCGTGGAGTGGTTCGTCGACCACGGAGGTGATGTCGACGGGACCGCGTTCAACGATGCATGCTCCGAGCTGTTCGGCCTGGCACGTGACTGCGTGGGCAGAGGCAACCCTGTTCCGCTGGTTGTCCAGAAGTCGCAAGGCATGTTCCTGTTGGACGCGGCGTGTGCGCTGATGGGTCGTCACGTCCCACAGGAGCTTCTGCAAGTGGATTGCCTCCGCGTGGAACGATACCTCAACGCTGGGCGGCACGACGACGATCGGGTAGTCGGGCTCGTGGAAAGGAAGTGAAGTAGGTATGAGAATCCCCGAGAAGTGGATGCGCCACATGCTAGACGTGGTGGCGAGCAAAGCCCCCGAAGGTGAAGACATCGAAGTCAAGTTCGCCTCGGAGGGCGGGAACCTTCTAGTGGTGTCCAGGAAGTGCACCGGGGTGGGCGATGATGGGTCGCCGGTCTACGCCTGGGAGCTTCAACCCGACCCGGAGGATGAGTTTGGCCCAGCCAAGCAGCGGATTATGCGTGCGGCAAAGGAGCAGTCGCCGCGTGAGGCAATCCGTACGCTTGGCAAGTGCTGGTCTGACCTGGATGCCATCAGTACGATGGCGGAGGCGCAAACACGCATCGTCCTCAGGAAGATGGAGGACCCGGAACTGGCTCCCATTCCTCCTGGCCTGGCAGGGGCGTGGCTACATTCCTCGCTATATGCGGTGGACAACACCGCGAAGCTGGCAGTGCGTGCAGCACTTCACGCTTTGGGAGATTTGGGAGAGCGCAAGCTGTCGGTACAAATCTGTCGAATGGCAGGAGGCAAGGCAGAGGTCGAGTGGTGGGACGTCAGAGAGTCAGAGCTAGTTTCTAGCTGGATATTCTACCCGTCGGAACTGAGGTGGCCAGGTCTACGGGCCAAGGTTTACTCACCAAGTGAGCCAGGATCGTTTCGACTGATCTCGAAGAGATTCTACAACGCCTTCGATCTCATCGACGACCTCTGTGCCGCAGCTGCACAACCGGAGTAGGATAGTCATGTGTATGCAGCCAAAGTGCGAGCATCTCTGGGAGCCCCTTCCTAGATGGCAGGCCCGGTATCGGTGTACACACTGCCGAGTGATTGCTTGGCGCCCGAAGCTGGCGTGCGGCTCTGGGTCCGCCGAGATCACACCACTCAAGTGTTCCTGGAAGTCTCGACGGTCAGAGCCCGCTTGCCACAACCCGGCTACTCACGTTCGCAAGGATGTGAAACATCGGAGAACGCATACGTGCGATGCCTGCCTGCTCAAGTGGGAGGAGAAGCAGCTCCAAAAGTACGGCTACGTCCCTGACGACTCTACTTGGTAATACCAGCAAAGACGAGAACCTAGAAACTCACACTGTGTGAGTAGAAAGAAAACAATCATGAGTAAAACCACCAGATACGAGAAGCGAACCGACATCCACCGTGTGGGTGCCATCGTCCCCGCAGACTACGAGTACCTCAGGAGCTACTCCCTAGCTGGGTCGGAGGGAGGCTGGCCCGTCCCTGCGTACGGGATCAACTGCGAGCTGGACTACCGGACGGAGAACAAGAAGACGGGTGAGATCAAGAACGGCGAGCACCGGGCCGACGGTCGGTGCTGCGTGATCGGTTTCTTGCATCACTCGGGACTGAACCGCCCGCCCAAGGGAGCCCCGGGAACCTGCACGGTGTGCGGAACCTGGCACCGGCACGGAGATATCTGGCTGCACAAGCCCACCGACACGTTCATCTTCGTGGGGCACCAGTGTGCGGACAAGTACGAACTCATCGCAGACCGGCAGCAGTGGGAGCGTGATCTGGGCAACGTCCGTGAGCGGTCTGCACGGGAACACGCGATTGCCATGCGACAGGAAGAGCGGGAAGACTACCTCGCTGCTACTCCGAAGGTCGCCGCTGCCCTGGCCTGTGATGGGGTCGAGAAGCTCGTGCAGATCCGAGAAGCGTTCATGCACTCTCGGTACACTTCCCTGACGGAGAAGCAGGAGAAGTACGTGCTCGCCCTGCACCACCGCTTCCTGCACCCCGAGGAGGAGAAGCCCAAGGTTCCGGCGCAGATCGAGGAGGGCAAGCGCCAGGTCATCGAGGGCACGATCATCTCTGTAAAGGAGAGGGAGGACCTCTACCGTGGTGGGGTCAGCTACAAGATGACGATGTCCATCCCGCACGGGGAAGGAGAGTGGCTGTGCTGGGGCACCGCACCCGCGGCGCTCTGGCCCATCCCGGAGGGGAAGCAGCACCGCGGCTCGAAGATCCGCATCAAGACCCGACTGAAGCAGGGACGCGATGAGTATTTCGCGCTGTCTTCCAGGCCCTCCCTGGTCGACGTCATCGAGTGGGCGAACGCAGAAGAATAGAGTCTTGAGGAGCACACATGAAAGCCCTGTACGAAACTTACACAGCTCACTGTCATGTGTGTGAAACACAGCTTCAGTTCACTTGGGACGACGTGACGTATAACCGGTGGCAGGCCGCTCACTTGATTGAGTGTGTGGCCTGCCGCGCGGACATTGAAGTGGCAGGCCCAGGCTCCGACGCCGAGGCCATCAAGGAAGTTCGTACGAGGTTCAAATGACGATGCTAATCGATATCGAAAGAGACGATGAAAAGAAGGTCGAAGTAGACTCTCTGCCATTTGGACAGGTGTTCAAAATCGGTGAAGCCTGCTACGTGAAAGTCAGTACCGTCAACCCCCATTTCAACGAAAACTTGGCGATTATCCTGCACTCCCCGACCAACCCATCACGAGTATTCTCGCCCCAGTACCTAGACAAGAAGCAAAAGGTAATCCCCCACGAGTCTACGCTTCACGTCGGGAAGGTGAAGTAATGGACTGGTCATGGTTTGACGAGATGTGGTGGCAGTGGGATGAGCAGCATGTGCCTCCACACCATGGGGACGACGACGAGGAGTAGTCCAGTGTACGATCCGAACAACAGTGAGGTTGATTTCTACGCAGCAGACTTTGTCTGGGGATGCGAGCAGTACCTGCGGGGGAATCTAATCTCACTGGTCTACAAGCTCACCTACTTCAAGAGATCGGCCACGCCACCTGATGCGAGCGGGTTCGAGCGCGAGCTTCAGAAGCTGATGCGTGACAAGGGCATCACCTTGGAGCGTATGACCTTCGCGGAGTTCGCAAGACGTGCGTACGACGCGGTGACTAAGTAACCCAACCCTGGCCACACTAAGCATGGAAGCCGAAACCACCAAGCTCAAAGGAAAGAACATGGCAGTCAAGGTACACAAGTTCGAAGTGGTCATCGTCGACACCGACAACGTCGGGCCTGCGAAGCTCGTGGCAGACCTGGAGACGTCTGACATCGTCCGTGTGATGGACCGCGAAACGATCGAGGTCGACGGCTCGACCCCCTTCAATCACAACGACTATCGGAGACTCTTTCCGAAGACGAAGGTCACCCCAGAGCAGATGGAAGACCTGAAGGGGCTGGCCGCCGACCTGGAGGAGGCGGCCAAGCCGTTCTATACCTTCAACCTGAACAGCCTGGCGATCGGAAGCCTCAGCTCGAAGGCGGAGAAGGTCTACAACACGAGCTTGCACGTGGCGAGGTTCATGCGCTGGCTCGCAGGCGAAGAAGACTAACCAACCCGCAGAAACCACAAGGAAATAACCAATGACCTGTGACATGATCAAGGTTCAGTACACCTCCCAGGAACGAGAGTTCGATTCCCTGGAGGAGGCCGCACAGTTTCTCTCCAGGCTGGGTCAGCGCCCCAGCCTCGACGGGGAGGAGATCAGCATCGAGTACCTCGACGACGAGCACGGCCCACTTCACTCGGAGACGTGGCTGTGTCTCCAGGACTACGGGGACAGCGAGTTCAAGATCAGCCCGTGGGCCGACACGGGAGACTTCGACAGGGACTGCTTCTTCCTTGATATCACGGACGAGGAAGAGATCGAAGACGCCCTGGAGCACTTCAGCAGCCGGGGGCTAAGGTCCAACCTTAGGAGAGATCGCATGGTACCTTTCCCAATTCGCACCACAGAAGATGAACTCATCCTAGTCGCTGTCAAAGTCCAGGACTTTCCGGTGGGGGCCCTGCTCTTTGATGGGAAAGCCCTTCACAGGGTGACTCAAGTCACTCGCACCAAAGACGGCATGGTCTTTCTCTCCTTTGAAGGGGAGTTCTCCGTTGAAGGGGAGAACAAGACCATGTCGAGAGGCAGGGGCGCCCGGGTTCCGCTAGTGGCAGGGGTTAGAAACGCTCTACTAGTGGGCCTCCTCCACTACGAAGGCTAAGTCCCAACCCTGGCCATACTAGAAGGGGTCGGCGGGAAACCGTCGGCCCCTTCGAGAGTTAATCAGAAAGGATGAGCAATGGCAAGTCGACAGAAGGTTACGTCCACGCCTGAGGAAAACCACCTTTGGCAGTGGCTCCTCAAGAATCGGCCCAACAAGAAGGGTCATCTCTACATTCAAGGAGAGAGAACCCGTTCGGAAGTCTCTCCTTACGAACTGTCCTTCGCTGACAAGAACTTCGTTTTCCTCATCGAAGTTCATGAGGATGAAGAGAAGCCGAGTGATTTCACGGTTACGTTCTGGACCGTGGCGTATGTCGGCGACCCTCATGGGAAGAGCGGTAACTACTATTACCACTCCTATGCTGGTTCGATTGGCGGAGACACCAGAAATCTTCAGGAAATCCACCGCAAGGGCGGTCTCCAGATTGACACGTTCTACAACGACGACTGAGAGGTACCATGAGCACACGACGACGGCTTCGAATGAGAGATGAGAGAGGGCGTCGCTTGCGTGGGTACTTCTTTCTTTACCACGATTTACCAATCATCTCCTTCCATCGCACGAAGCGCTTAGCGAAGAAGATGGCGGATAGACGAGCGCGAGAAGTGATGGAAGAGGATCGCAGGCGCATTGAAGAAGAGAAAGAGGACGCATACCATGAGTGAGTACCCGCTAGGCGACCAGAGAAACAAGCGCCCCACGCACGAGATGGGCAATGGGGCTGACGTATTCGTAGCTGAGAAGTCCGATGGTGCCCTCATCGAACTGCTTGGTGGGGAGTACAACAACCAGGTCATGCTCTCTAGTTCTCAGCTCGGCGAGCTGAAGAAGTTCTACGGGTTCGACGAGAGCGAAAACCACCCCCTCATCAAGTCCGGTGATGTTCGCAACCTGTTTCGTCAGGTGGAGATCGACGGGGTGAGGATCATGGCTTTCCTAGCCAAGCACGGCCTTCTCGAACAGGGAGAGGATCCTGTTCGGTCGCTGGCGTGGGCCATCGACCAGGAACTCTACCGAACCACGCCCGACATCTGGAACGAGGGAGAAGAGGACGAATGACCACTACATTCTACGGAAAAGAGTTCGACACTGTGGGGGAAGAGAACGAGAAGCTCCTCGACGCTGCCCTGGTGGCCTACCAAGAGAGCTTCACTTACACCTCGGAGTGCTGTGCGGCCGAGAGCACCAGGCTCATCAGCCCCAACACGTTCCGGTGCGAGAACTGCGACTCCCTGACCCGCAGCGTGATCACGATGGCGGAGGCGCGTGACCTCCTGGCCTTCTTCGCTGCGGACCTCCTCACCAACACCAAAAAGAAGCAGAGTAAGGAAAACACATGAGCTTCGCAATCATGTACAAGATCAATCCGGACGGGACCCTCGAAGGAGCAGCGGGGTACCAGAACGCCCATGGGTTCGCGGCATTCGTCTGGACCTCGCTCGTCGAGCGTTACGGGCTGACGGAGGATCAGTGGCGGGCCGACAAGACCTTCGAAAAGGAGCCGATGGACTACGGTATGTTCGGTTCCTGGAGGTACGTCTGGCACCTGCACGCCCAGGGAAAGCTGGGACTCGCGCCGTGGGAGCACAACGTTCTCATGGCCACCTACGACCGGTACATGGTAAAGGCCGAGGACTTCCAGGTCTTTGCGGACTCCCTGGAAACCTTTGCCGCGGAGCACAACGATGAAGGCAAGCGTGTCTGTCACCTGAAGACGATGGCGGATGACGTTCGCAAGCTCATCGATTCGGATGCGATCGGGGTGTGCTGGTGGCCGATGAATGTGTCCGATAACCTTTGGTCGACCTACGACTACGAGACGGACGAGTCGGTCTGGTACAACTTTGTCGATGAGGACAACCACACCGTGGCGAAGATCCTCACGCAGGAGAACTCATGAAGCTATACCAACTCAAGGTGAGGCGAACAGAGGATCAACCGGAAGGGGCAAACTTCGACGAGTGGTTCACGTCTCTGGAGAAGGCCAAGAGTAGGCGGAAGAAGCTGATCAAGGAGCGGGCGGACAGGACATCCAACTATCTCGTGGGCCACGACTTCGAGATCTACCGCGTGCTTGTCAAGGAAATGAGCCCTCGTAGTCTACTGCTGGCAGCGCTGAACGGCAAAGCGTTCGCTACTCACAGTGAGCAGGTGGTCGCCCCCTACGACCCTGAGGACCGCGAGGGGCAGGGCTGGCGAAACAGGTGGGAGTTGGGTGGGTTTTCGCCCAACTGGCTCCAGCTGAATTCGCGATTCGACCGGGAAATCGGGCTGGCTCTGAGCCGGTACGCGTACCGGTACACACTCAACTATGGGCAACACATTGCTCACCAATTCGAGGGCCCAGTGATCGGGCGGGGTGATAGAATCAGGGAAGACGAAGACCTCATCGAGAAGGCTGTAGAGTGGGCTGAGAACCTCATCGGAGAAAAGCATGAACAACGACAGTAACGTAAACGTAAACCGGTACTTCAAGGACAGCAACGTAAAGCGGTACTTCAACTGGCGGCGAGAGCTAAAGTTGATGGACATTCAGATCGAGACTATCGAGCAGGAGCTGGAGGCGTTGCGCGAGTCCAAGAATATCCAAGAGAACCTGTGGCTCACGTGCGACCACATCTGCAACAGGTACACGTTCGAGAACCGCGACACCTGGACTCGAAACAGCCTTCTCGATGAGGTGACCGCTGTTCTGGGTGGTTGTATGTCGGAGAGCGAAGAGTTCATCGACTCTCACTTCACCAAGAACGCCACGTACAAGTGGGACGCGGATGACCGTCTAGCTCGCACCCCGGTATGATATCACGATGCTAAGAAAATGTCGCCTGATTATCGCTATCGCCCCCTTACTATTACTCGCCACAGGGTGTTTTACCAACGGTAGGACCGTCGCCCGAGCAGTTGCGCACAGTTTGGCTGCGACAGGGGAGGCGCTAAGTTGTCCGGGCGGCAGAACAACGAGAGGCTACTGCTGTACTCAGGGTTGCTCCTGCGGTGGTTCATGTATCAACTGTGGGTATACTTGTCACCGTGACGTCTATGGGCGTTACTGGTACCAATAAAGAGAGAACTGATGGCATGGCTGAGCGGAAAGAGATGGTGAACTTCAGGGCTAGCCCTCGTCTCGCCGAGGCTATTCGAGAGGCCGCCCAGAAGTCCTCCGTGTCTACTTCCACGTGGCTTCGTGCTGTAGTAGCAGAAGCTGCGGGGAGGCCGGACCTGGCAGGAGAAGAGGGGGCGAAGATTCTTCAGACCCCCGCACGACCGTTCAACGAACAGCTCGACGAGCAGATTCGCGAGATTCAGCAACACGCCCGTGGAATCGAATGGGCTGCGAACAGCTTGAGACTACTCAATAACCCAGACAGAAACAACCACTAACCAGAAAAGAAACCACCATGCAAAAGAATCCTCCCACCTGGCACACAGGCATCAAGCACACCGCCACGCTCTACACCCTCAGCCGTGCTCGGCAGGGGAGCGCGGAGCCGCCCAAGTTTCTCTACGCCAGCACCACCTCGGGGGCCGTCATCAACATGACCCGGGCAGGGGTCGGTCCTCGCGGGGAGTACGACGTGCTCGGCGAGATCATGAGCTGCGATGGCGACTCTTTCGAAGAGGCGATGACCAACCTTCGGCAGACGCTGCTGGTTCACCCGCTGTTCGAGTGGGCCCGCGTCTGGGTCTGTAACAGCCGCTGGGCGCACGAGACGACGCACCTGCTGCGACGGTACAACGAGGACGGGTACCTCTCCAAGCGCCTACAAGAGTGGGACCCCGACGTCTGGGAGCGACCCGAGTGGGCCAAGGACTTCAAGTACCCCTGGACCCAGCCCGATCCCGCGTACCTCCTGTAAAGCACTCCCTACCACCCCCTACCACCCCTCGCCTGCCACCTTCCACGCGACAACAAGGAGCCTCCCATGGCCAAGAAGACGAAGACCAAGAAGTCCAAGAAGCCTTACAAGGTCACGGTGCACAAACCTGACTATGAAGACCTCGAAAGTGACATCATTGACGAGAACGTTGAGATCGCCATCCAGGCTTTCCAAACCCCCGAAAGCTTTGCTGAGGCACTGTCCGAGGCGTGGGACACCCATGTGCTAGTCCCCGGCGTAGACAGGGAGGACATCGACGCATTCGACCATGGTATCATAATCGACGTCACAGGCGAAGGCGAGCTACGGATGTGGGGCACCATAATGGCGCAGCGCTATCGTAACCTCACGGATGAGGAGAAGAGGGTCCGCGATAAGAAGCGTCAAAAGGAAGAGGCAGAGAAAGAGAAGACGCGCGAGAAAGCACTTGAGCGACGCTTCCGCGCGGCCTTCCAGCACCTGGGTGACCTCGTAGAGGAGGACCCCAAGAGGGCCAGCGAGGAGCTGGCCAAGCTACAGAGGCACGTAGCCAAGCTACAGCTGTCCCTGTCCGAGTAAGGGATAAAGGATCGATCATCATGATGACACTGTTGTTGAGTTTGGGCGTTCCCCTGCTGGCCCTCATCGCTGCGTCGGGTGCGATGACCTACGTCATCAAGCGTAGGCACGCTCGCAATGAGCTGGCGTGGCAGGCACGGGAGCAAGCGGACAAAGAGATGGAGGCCGTCTCTAACCTGGGGTCCAGGATTCTCTACGACTCAAGCCTGACGGGCGACGAGTGGGCAGAGATCGACGCCGAGGTAGAGCGCGCAACCAAGACGGGATGGTAGGGAAGATGAAGAGATTCATGGTGTTCGCAGGTTCCCACTACTACCCAAGCGGTGGAATGCATGACTTCGCGTCTTCCCACGACACGAGGGACGAGGCAAGAGCCGCTGCGAAGAAAGCAGTGGCGGCAGGGGAAACAGGAATCCACTTCAATGACTGGGCTCACGTGTACGACAGTGAGACGGGTGCGTGGTGGGACGAGGAATCAGAGGATTGGACAGAGGAAGCAGAGGAAGTGTGAAGTTCAAGCTCCTAAACCCTCAGGACCGGTACTCCGACGTGATGGGAGTACCGGTCCCCGAAGACCACTTTCTTCTGGACGTGTTCGCGAGCTTCCCTCGCAAGCAGCACACCGACCTTGAGCTGAACGAGCAGCACACCGACCTTGAGCTGAACGAGTCTACCGAGGTCGACATCAGCATGGGCAACGAGACCCGTCACTACGTAGTGGAGCGAGTAGAGTAACCCTTAAGCGGCCAACCCTGGCCATACTAGGCTAGGTGGGACGTCCCACCTAGCCTTTTCACGTTCTGCCCCGAAACAATCACCAAGGAACAATGGAACAATCATGACCTACGACATGTACGGACTGCTCAACCTCGACGAAGCCTACATCAAAGCCACCGTGGGGTGGAAGCGCCTCTACGTCTCGCTGGAGACGAAGTACTACGAGGGCCAGGCCCGAACCCTCCTCGGGAACAAGGCCACGGAGACGGTCTTCCGTGCGATGCGAAAGCCCGTCTACGGACTCTCGGACATCGAGGAGGCAATGCGAGAGGCGATCGAAGACACCTGCACCCTTCAGCTCAACCTCTTCGGCGGGGAGTTCATCGAATGCTGAACTGTGACTGCTACACGAACATCGACAACATGAAGGATGTCAAGTGGCCCACCTCCTTCGTGTTTCCCCCTCGCGTGGGTGACAAAGTGGAGGGAGAAGATGCAAGGGGAGGGGCACACGTTCTCACGGTGGTAAGAATCACGCATACGATGAGGCACCGTGGCCCTGTGGTCATGGTCGAGCTTCACCGCTGAGAACTATGCAATACATCATCAAGTTCTACGAAGACCACTTCCAGCGAAACCTGAGCTGGCTGCTCGATGCCGGGGGCCTGGAGGACGTCGGCATCGAGCAGTGGCGTATGGTATCGACTTCCTTCCGCGAAACGGACGTGGTAGAGACCAACTACCACCCCACAGCGAGAGCGCGAAAGGAAGCTCCCGCACCCCTGAGGCACTACATCAAGGCGACCCAGGAAGTTCCGAGCCGCTCCTTGTACTATGGATGCGGACGTGACCTTCCAGGGCTCGAAGCTTTGAGCCGAGGAGGACAGACCGAGGTGGTGGGGTACGATCCCTACCACCCGGACGAGAAGTTCCGCAGCGAACCACAGGGCGCATTCGACGAGATCGTTTGCGTCTACACCCTGAACGTAGTCCCCCAGGACGTGGGGGAAGAAATCCTAGACCACATGGCATCGATGCTCAAGCCAGGAGGAAAGGCTTTGGTTTCGGTGCGAAGGAGAATATAATCATGCACACGCACACGGCACGCGACATGGAAAAGATGATCGTAACGAATGTACGCTCGTTACTTCCCCGACACAATCCCGGCCTCGGGCTACTGTTCACGTTCGAGATAGTCTTCACGTTCCACGACCCCACTGACATCACTGACCCCACTGAGAAGAGGTCCGTGGAGATTCTCGTGGAGCGCCCGGACAACTTCACGAGGGTGTTCTCCCGGGTCTTTTCAGGGGTCGAGGACCGGGGTCCAGCGCTACGTAGAAGCGCACTGAAGGCAGATGTACTGGAGAAGTGGGAAGAGGAGGCATCTAAGAAGTGGATGCTCGACTGTGATCACGACTCGGAGTGGACGTCCTTCAAGGTGCTGAAAGAACTGGACTCGTACAGTCGCAGAAGAGCCGAAGACATGCCAAAGGGCGAATACTAACCAAAACAAGGGGCCAGGGTTAAAAGACCTTGGCCCCTTGTCCCGTTGCGAGAGGAAAAAGACATGACAGATGAGAATGAGCGCGAAGGTGAGCCGGTCGTCATTGACACCTGTTACAAGTTTCAGGGATCTAAGCACATAGGAGACGGGCTTTATCGCGATCTGGTTGAGTCCCCACAAGTACTCGGTTACGACCCCGACCAGCTTACTGCGATGGGGGATCAAGTACAGATCAAAATTCCTCGCGTGTCGGCGGAAGACTTCGTGCAAATGATGAGAAGTATCATCGCGAAGGCATCAGAAATGGGTGAGATTCAGCCAAAGGGGAGCAATATCGGGGAAGTTTTCATCTACCAAGGGGAAGAAGGCGACCTACGATTTGGTGGGGGCTATCTTCTTCTCTACATCCTCCGAGATCCCACTGAAGATGAGGTGAATCTTCTCCGGAAGTCGTGGAAAGACCGTAGTATCGAAAGAGACCGAGGAGGGAAGGACAGCTTGACGAAGGCGCTGTGTTCCGTAGCAGACTACATGGAGGAAGACCCGCAACTAGCGTACGAAACTCTCTCATCACTCTACAACAGAGCTGCCCAGCTCACGGGGAATAAGGAATGAGCTTCGAAGGATACACACAGAGCTTCTGTAAGAACGGTCACCTGGACACGTACGAACTACCCACGTACGGTGACACGCACAAGTGTTCGATCTGTAATGAGGATTGGGCCATCGAGAACATCGTAGACGACACCAACTGCGAGATGTTTGGGGAGATCCCGCAGGACGTACTGGACACCTGGGTCGTGCAGGGAGAGCGGGAGGAGATGTGCAACCTGGGACACCTTCATGTCGTGGGCAATACGGTCTACAAGATCCCAACGGAGGAAGAGATCGAGGCCGCGCGTCATTACTACCACGAACGTGATGGGTGGGTAAAGATCAACCCGTAGAGTGGGGCCCTGAGGGGCCCTACTGCTTAAGGGCCAACCCTGGCCATACTAGATAGGGAGCCGGGGGACTGGCCGCCAACCAAGAAAAGAGAGACCACCAATGGAAGACACCGAATACCCGAACCGCCACGACATTCTGCTGGGCACTGGCACCCCGGAGGACAACGCCGACGCTGGCTGGTGCACCGGTCACGACACCAGCGACGAAGCCGAGGCACGAGCCCTGTTCGAGAGCGACGAGAAGCTCCGGGAGATGTTCCCGTGGTTCTTCAAGCAGCCCCATGTGGTGCTCCGCGAGAAGGACGTCATCGTCGCCCTCATTCCGCCGGAGGGTGAAGAGGAGCACCGCGTGGTGGTCAAGGCCGACCCGAAGGCCGCGCAGCAGGCCAAGCGACGCGAAGAGATGGAGGAGCGCGCAGAGCGCCGCGAGCTGGCCATGGAGGCCGGGATGCTCCACGGCGTGGACGCGTACAACGAAATCATGGGGTACTGATCATGGAAGAGAACGAAAAGGCAATCGAGATCAAGGTCAACTGGTCTCTGTTCTGGAGAGACTACTTCCGGTGGGCCATCCCGTTCCTGTGCGGTTGGTGGGGGAGCGCCCTCTTCACCTACCTGACGAGCTGAGGAGACTGTCTATGGACCAGCACACAACCTACCTGAAGCTTCAGGAAGCCGTCCTCAAGGAGGTACAGGATCTTCGGAAGGAGGAAGACCGCGAGGAATGGGCAGCCGTACTTTCCCGGCTCGGGATGCTGTACGAGTTCGAGAGTCTCAACGGGCAGGATGGAACTGTCGTTCGTGCTCTCACCGAGAGGGACGCATTCGAGGAAGCGTACAAGCACCTCGGCTCCGAGGAAGAGATCATCCTGGTGAGGGTCCACGATCCTCGTGACGGGAAGATCGTCATGGACACCTTGGCCGACGCAGACAAGTACGAAGACATGCTCGACGCAGACGAAGACTACTTCGACGGCAACGACTGAGCAGAAACAGCAAACAACGAAAGGTCAATGACATGAGTAAGAGTAAGAGTAAGTACCGAATCACTCTGACGCTCGACAACCGCGACAGGCTCGTCTTGGAAGCGGACCAGGAGCGCCTCAACTTGATTATCTCCGACATGGGGGATGACCCCACTGCGTGGGGTATCGTCAACTACATCTCCAGGGAAGCAGATCTTGCGAGAGCACAGAACAAGAGGCTCGACCTCACGTTCGGTGATGGTGAGAACGTCATCCACGTCATGGACCTGCGTCAAGTGGTGGCGATCAACGTGGAGACGGTGAAGTAACATGCACTTCTGTGCCGACGAAGCCATGGCGATTGCGTCCGCCGTGCCCCTACTGTCCTACCTGGCCATGCGAATCCGTGCGTGGTTTGGGGGTCGACGGTAGGGCCCTGCCAGGACATCAATACCACAACAGAGGATCCGAGCAGTGCACATCAATAATCAGATACAGGCTACGCTACATAACAGCTTGTTCCCTCGGGCAGCAGAGGAAGACATTCCACTGAAGCTTCGGTGGCTGAAGCGGCTGGCATCACAACTGGAGAAGCAAGGTTCTTGGGCTCCGATGGAACCCGAGAAGGTGGAGCGGGTCATCAGTGTCGTGGAGCAGGCAGGGGACCTCGTTCGACACTTCCCGGCGATGAAGGTAGAGAGCGTGAAGGCGACGGTGGGTGAGGAGTTCCACCAGGAGATCGCAAAGACAGACGAACTCATCACGGAGATGTGGGATCTGTGGCAGGACCTGAAGGAGAAGCACAACCCGCCGAAACCAAAGAAGCCAAAGCAGGGCCGCGAAGTCATCGACAACATCGCGGATAGAATGGCTCCGGTACCGTCCTCGCTTCCCAAGGGCTGGGTCCCTGCCAAGAAGCACGAACCCAAGCTGTGCCACGTCACGGGAAAGGTTCGGTTCTCCTCGGAGCGGCAGGCCAAGGTAGCACAGGGACGAGGGCGAAAGAAGGATAGACTTCGCGTCTACCGCTGCCCTCATTGCAACGACTTCCACATGACCAGCCAGATTCGTTCCATGGACGAACCCGACGCGAACCCCAAGCACCGCCGTCGCCGTCGCCGTCGCCGCCGCTAACCACCAACCACCAACCAAAGAAAGAGAACAGATGCCGAAGATCAAAGACGCCAAGGGCGCAGAGATGAAGCACACCCAGCTCCTAGTGGACTCCGAGAATGGGGGCATTCACCTGGTCTACCACGAGACCGCGGTCATGAGCCTGCTCCCCACGGGGGTAACTCTCCGAGACGGAGGGTGGCAAACTACGACCACGCTGCGGCGAATCAACCAGGGAGCTGAGATCTTCAGGATTCCACTGAGTGTCTACCTGAAGGATGGCAAGTGGATCATCCGATTCGGTCGCACCGGGATGGAGTGTGCCTTCGAAGACGGGATGGAGTTCCCGCCTGGCGCCCTGGGCATGAGTGTCGCCGAGATGGAAGACGCGTCACTGCACGTGAACAAGACGCGCCGCCCCAAGGATGCAGCCACCAGCTCCGTGGAGCTGTAACCCACACGCTAACAATCAACCTACCCAACTACCCTACCCAACAACACTACATGAAAGAAAGCACCATGAGCAAGATCAATCACGAAGGACCCTATGGGGTGATCAACGAGGACACGACCTACCTGCGGTTTCCGCGGCCCGTCGACGAGGAATACAACACGTTCGGTACGGCGCTGGAGAAGGCGGCACAGATGGTGGCCGATGGCCACGCAGAGACCGTGTCCGTGGTCCGGGCCCGGTGGAGCACTCAGCAGAACTGTTACGTCGAGCTGGGCGAGGGCGGATCCGTACACATCGACGCCACGATGTGGGATAGTCAGGAAGAGGAATGACCCCCTTTGGAGGAGGAACGATGCATGTCTTTGTCGAAGGAGTGATGTACCACATCAATGACCACAACCTCAAGCTGCGGCCCGAAGAGTGGCTCATGGTCGCCCAGAGGCACGGGGAGGACGTGAACAAGGTCATCGAGATGGTCGACACCCTCATGTTCCGGGGCGACAGGGACGCGGCCTACATGGTGGGCTGCTACCTCCTGGACTGCCTGAGAGCGCAGCCCAAGGACGTCAACCTCATCAAGCTGGGAACCACGCTGGCCAACGCGCTGGAGAGGAACCTGAAGTAGAACTGGTGTGAGCTTTCTCAGACAGTGAGTAAACGCACTGTAAATAATGAATGAATAGGAGGTTCTGCTGATGAATGATCACGAGCGTAGAGACAGAAACCCTGGACGTGAGCGTGGTCTACGTCACGAACCGGTGTTCCGCCCCCTCCTCTCCGACACGAGAGAGGCCAAGCTCAAGAAGGAAGAAGCCTACATCGAGAGGATGATTCGGCGAGACAAGGAGCGTGGGCTGGTCTAGACGCCACGCCGTACAGATGAGACAAGGGCTGCCTTTCGGGGTGGCCCTTGTCTCATTAACCAAGAACGTTACTTAACTACGACAACACAACAGGAGTGCCCATGAAGACAGTTTGTATTCTACTTTTCTCTCTCGTTATCGGCTGCCAGGTGGATCCGGTGGCCTCGACGTCGCTCGCCCTTTGCGCAGACGGTGCGCCAGGCTGCGACGATGCAGGGGCCACCGACAGCGGCACCGACGCCGGTCCGAGCTGCGCGCTACCCGCGGGGCCGCTGTGCTCTGGCTCGCGCTGGCTCGGCGACTCCAGCGGTTCGACGATCGGCGGGCTGCCAGTGATGCTCGCGTCGTGGGAGCAGTACCAGGCCGGCGTGTTCCGCGTCGGGCAGGGTCAAGCGGGCATGACGTGGGCGAGCCTCGACGTGCTCCAGCTCGACGCGGACGACAAGATCTCGTTTCTCCTGGACGGCGGTCAGGTGATCAAGCTCCAGGATCATCCGCAGGTCGGCAACCTGTGGTGGTTTGGGGACGTCGCGCACGTCTGGTTCGGCAACACGCTGCGCCGTGACGCGGACCTGACGTTCCAGGGCACCAACAGCGGGAGCGCGGCCGAGGGCATCGCGAACAGCCTCACGATCCGCGGGCAGAACATGCATGCTCTCGCGGGAGCCGCCCTTGCTCAAGGGGGCGACGTGGAGATCCGAGCCGGGAACGCGGCCAGCGCAGACGGTCTTGCGGTCCGTGACCCTGGCGAGGTCGTCATAGGCGGCGGCCGGGTGGGCTACGAGACGCGAGGGAATATTGCCCTTCACGAGGAGCCTGAAGATTGGGGAGGTATGGAGGGCGGCATCTTTGTGCGCGACGTCCGCACTGCGCCCACGGCCGACCCAAGCGCGGGCGGCTACCTCTTCGCGTCCGGCGGGGCGCTCTACTGGCACGGGTCGGCCGGGACGATCACGCAGATCGCAGCTCCCTAGGGTCGTGAATGGTGTGAGGGTTGGCCCTTGTCTCGTTAAGGGGCCAACCCTGGCCATACTAGATAGGGAAGCCGGGGAGCCCGGCTCGGCACTGAATCGAACCACCGACAACCACAGAGGTAATCAATCATGAACGTCACCAGCCAGCTCCGCACCTTCGCCGACAACGACAACCGCGACGAGGTCCAGGCCAGCTACGAGTACCGGCGGGACTTCGTGCGAGGCTTCATCGACGCCTGCGACGACACCTGCGACACCGACACGTACACCTCCGACGCCTACATGGATGGTCAGGATGCGTGCGAGAACTTCGAGGGCATCTACGGTGAGCCGCCGCTGCCCGAGCACGCCGCCGAGGCGTACGCCGACTGCCAGGTGAACGGCAGCGGGCACAACTTCACCTGGCTCTGATCTTCAACCACCAGCAGCAAACCAGACCACCTGAGAAAAGAAGGAAGAATGAGCGAAACTCTGCGAATCTACGTGGCCTGCCTGGCTTCGTACAACCACGGTGACCTGCACGGGGAGTGGATCGAGGTCGACCCGGATTGGGACATCTCCGATCTGGCCGAGGCCATCAGCGAGCGGGTCCTCAAGACCAGCAAGCACAACGGGGAGGAGTGGGCCATCCACGACGTCGACAGTTTCTGTGACTTCGGGATCAAGGAGCACACGAGCCTGGAAGAAGTGATTCGCTTCGCCCAGCTCGTCGAGCGTCACGAGGAGGATGTTCTCTGTGCGGCGACCCGGGTCTGGTCGTGCAGCGAGGGGCCCGACGAACTGGAGTCGATGATCGAAGAGCGGTTCCACGGAGCGTACGACAACAAGGGCGAATATGCCGCGGAGATCAACGAAGGCGTCGAACTGCCCGCGCACCTGGCCCAGTACATGAACTGGGAAGCGTACGAGCGAGACCTGGAGCTAGGAGGAGACATCACCGTCTCCTTCTACGACGGCAGCTACTACATCTTCTCCAACTGAGGGGAGAGAGTGAGGGGAGCAACACACTCCCCTCACTTTCCAACCACCCAACCACCAAAGGATTCCCCAATGAGCGAAGACACGACCGAAGAGTACCCCAAGATGTTCAGTGGCAAGGAGCCGACCGCGTACCAGAAGCGCATCATCGACACGGGAAGGACCGTGAAGAAGCTGATCAGGAGCTGGGACGGTCCTTCCACCACGGACTTGCATCATGCGATCATGACCCTGGAGGCTCTTCGGGAGCTGGCCAAGGAGTTGGACATGCGGCTTCTCCGGAGCTGGACCACTGAATATCTCATCGCGATGATGAACATCCGTGAGAGGCGGGGCGGAAGGTACGGCGGATGAACGACACCGAAGAGACCCTCAAGAGAGTTCAGGAGCGCATCGAGAAGAAGTTCCTGAAGTACGCACTTCGTGACCACAAGCTCCGTGAGTCCATCAGACAGATCTTGCTGGACGAGATCCGAAAAGCTGCGCCGAAGAAAGAGAAGGAATAATCATGACCGTCATCAACCACTTCAACATCGCGATCCTCATGGCCAAGGCAGACATGCTCAAGGAGGGCGCGACCAAGAAGCAGGACGTCACCACCGGGCTCGACTACCTGGACGCCTGCCGGAACATGGGCTGCAAGCTCACGACCGAGGAGTTCGTGTCCCTACAGCGGCAGAGCCAGGCGACGGCCATCGAGGGCCCCGCGGTCGTCAGGCTCTACACCCGAAAGGTTCGGTGAAAGAATGAGCCTGCTACTCAAGGCGTGGCTCCTGTTCGCAAGCGGATGGGCTGCCGGGGCGATTGTTCCGGCAGCCGTCCGCGGCTGGGTCGGGGGCCACATGATGGGCTTCCACTTCAACGCCGGGCACATCCTCGGCATCGTCCTAGGCTGCCTCATCATCTCCAAGATGAGCAAGTAAAGAAAGAGAAAGACATGAGCCACTACGAGACCGAAACCAAGCCCGCACTCCGAAACCTGCGCCAGGTGGCCCTGGGTGGCCAACGCGCTCCCTGGACGCTGGCTCAGATCAAGGAAGCCATCGACGCCGCGGCCGAAGCCGGGGCGACCAAGAAAGTGAGATAGACATGCTACGATTCAACGCCCTCAATGCGCGACTGAGCCTCATCGAAGACATCAACAGGCTGGCCTGGGTCATCAGCGACGACGGACCGGAGGTCACCGAGCACGAGGAAGAGACCGCCTACAGCTTCACGATCAAGCGAGAGATCCTCCCGGAGACGATCAAGTCGTTCCACGAGCGAAACGTCCGCATCAGCATGGTGGGGCGCAAGTGCATCATGGTGGTCGCCAAGTACAAGAACCCCGAGAGAATGGTCCCCGCCCAGACCGACTCGGACGACGCGGTCGAGTTCGTCAAGGTCACGACCGAGGACGGGGAAGAGCTGGGAGTCCGAGTCAACGGGGTGACGTACATCTACTACAAGGGAGACGCTGTGCGTTGCGCCGGGACGGAGTACGAGGCCGAGCCGGCCCTCAAGTCCGAGTTCGGCCACACCATCCACCCGCTGTGGTGGGAGAAGGACGAGTAAGGTCCCGAAGAAAGCGGGCTGGTCTATTAGACCAGCCCGCTTTCTTCTAGTCGCGCTCGCGGCGAAGGGCAGTGTTGATGATCGGAACAACGTTTCCCTCGGGCTGGTACACGGGTACTGCCCAGGCGTCGTCGTCGACCTTGTGGATGACCTGCATCTCTTCTAGCTTCTTGATAGCGCGCCAGCAAGAGGGCCGAGAGCAAGCGGTGGCTTTTGTAAGGAACTGCATGGTTGCGCCCACTACTACCCAGTCCACCGCGTCCTCATCCTCGATGGGGCACTCGGTGTACTGCGCAGCCTCGGGGCTAGCCTCGTACTTCTCCAGCGCTTTGCGGTAGAGCACTGTAAACACCCACTTTTGAGTGTGGGTGAGCTTACTGTTGCGTACGATTTTGTCGGGAGTCTGCCAGTGAATCATGGTAATACCTCCCTTCATAGATAACCACCAACCAAAACCATAACAAACACGTACAGTTAGGAACACCACCATGAGCTATCGAGACCTCCCGGAAGGGAGAGACCTGACCGAGAAGCTTGAGGACCAGGAACCTCTGGGCGTCCCTCCCATTCAGCACACGCCTTCCCCCAAGAAGCAGCCCAAGTTCGATCCCTTCGAGGATGACCTCGGGTCCAAAAAGGCAGCTACAGACATCCCCAGCAAGAAAGACAAGAAGCCAATCATGAGCAAGAAAGTAGCGAACCCACAGCCCGACAGGATGCCTCCCCAAGAGGGCGAAGACGTGCGTATCTGGCGGCACAACACATTCGAAGACCCTCATCCCGAAAGATACCCGGAGAAGTACGCCAAGGCTCTAGAGATTGCCAAGCGCTTGGCATACGTGAAAGCAGGGATCTACTTCGAGTGTGGTGAGTACCTGCACCTAATCCGGCCGACGGATAGGGAGCGCGTCAGTTCCAAGTGGGGAGCTATCCGGTATGATCGGATCATATGTTTCGAGTACAACCTTCGACATGGTTTGCCCTCCAGGGATTATGTCATTATTCACCTCAGCCCCAAGGATAAGGTAAATACTGATGTGCCCGTTGATGTCATTGGGGCCGCTCTCAAGGCGATGAGTGAAATCAGGCGTGGCTCTGATGATGTGGAGTATGGAGTTGACTTTCCCTACGTGGCTCAGTTCTTCCGCCTGCCCACGTTGAACTGGGATGGTTGCTACTACGTAGAAGACAAGAGGTTGGACGTATGATGATCAAGTGTATGAATGTTCTCAGTGTGGTTACGCTGGCTCTTCTGTGGGCTTCCGCAGTAGGGGCGCTACTGAACCACTGGTTTGCTTTCCCTTGCCTGGCGCTAAGCTGCACCGGGGCTGTGGTCTTGACGGTCATGGCCCGAGCGGAGGTTGCTCCGGTGGCCACGGCCACGGAGGAGAGCACACAGGCGTGAACACGAAAGGCCAACCCTGGCCATACTAGATAGTGAAGCCGGCAAGGTGTCGGCAGAAAGGAATAATCATGAACGAGCTACTCTGTGACAGCAGCACGGTGGATGCCGTGTCCGTTCTCCTCAACATCGTGTCGTTCCTCTGCATCTTTGGGATGGGCGTCGTCGCCATCGCTCTCGTCGAGGACTTCGACTTTCTCCTCTCCGACTGCGCCGCCGTCCGCGACGAGTACGCTCAGCTCCAGTGGGAGTGCGACCGCACGACGTCGCTGCTCCCGACGATGCCCGACGATCTTCTGGCTCATCTTCCGGCACCCCGCACCACGCTGCCCGTCGAGACGTTCGACTCCTCCCCCGAGGATCTCGCAGTGGCGTACTTCAGCAGCCTGCTCGGGCTCACGGCACCCACCACGGCCAAGATGAGTACACAAGCGAGCGAGGACCCGGTCCCCAACCGCGCACCCATGCTCCCACCACCCCCAAGACTATCGCTGGTCTGAGGCAACAGATGAGAGACGAAATCACAGAGACGCAAGACCAGTCCCGGAACGGAGTCAAGGTGGTAGTCACCAAGTACTTCGACAAGAAGGGACCGTCCGGGTCGCGAGTGGAAGCGAGCTGTAGCTGCTTCGGGTCCCCTCACCGAGTTCACGACGACCCGTACTGTCCGCTGTTCCGCGAACAGGAAAAGGAAAACCATCATGTGTAAGCGAAAAGTATTCATCAGTCCTGCCTGCGGGCCCTACGGAGCCCGGTTCTACATCGAGTGGGACATGAACGGCCCCCTCTCCAAGTTGGAGCTGGACATCCTTCGCTACATGAAGTCCATGGACATGTGGTCAGGCAGCGACGGGACGGGAAAGAACTACTACCAGTGGGAAGTGAAGACTGGACATGTCGACGACATCGCCACGACACTGGTGGACACCTACGGCTGCAAGATCACGACGGACCACGAGTGGATGCGGGACGAGGACAGTCGCGAGGAGTCGCGGGTGCAGACCGAAGATGGAAGACTCTCGGTCTCGGTCAGCTCCAGCCCCTCGGCGCTCGTGGTCCTGGATGGCTTCGATGTCCTGGTGACGCGAAGCCAGGTGGACGGGGAGTTCCTCGTCGAGATCGGTAGCACCAACGTCGAGGACAAGGACCAGCACGAAGACGGAGTCCCGAAGGTCCGCGTCCTCTGCAACGACGCGATGATCATGGACCATGGCCGGCACGTGCCGGAAAAGGAGTGGTAGAATGCTGAACGACACCGACCGGGCGAACATTCGCCAGCTCGAAAACAAGATGGAAGAGTTGCGGGAGGTTCGCAACCACATCAGTGACGCGAAGGCCCTGCTCCGATCATCGGGCATCACGGAGAGCACCGACCCCGATGCGTGGGGTTCCATGGGTGCCTTCGATGCGGCGGAGGGAGCGCTGGATGCCTTGAAGGCGGCGAGCCGTCTCAACAACATCGCGTACCGTCGTCTGGAAGAGCGGGTCCAGGAGATCCGTCGACAGGCGATGGAAGACACGAACCGCTAACACAGGAAACGGGGAGGCCACATGGCCTCCCCGTTTCCTTGCTTAACGTGACATCTACACGAAGTTACCCAAAGTTCCTGAAAGAAAGGCAACCAATCATGGATTTTCGACGTAAGTACGAGCGCACCGAAGACGGCAACAATGGGTTCGAGGAGAACCACGAGGCTTTCGGTATGGTACAGTTCTCTCGCTGCTCTGGCAGTACCAAGCTGTTCGGATCACACCTGAGCAGCCACCCCGGCTACATCTCGCTGCGCATCTATCCCGGAGTTAGGCGTCATTCTCACAGCCGGGACTGGTACGCTGCCAAGAGCCTGAAGCCCTACATCGAGGTGATGCTCTCGGCTGCACAGTTTGCCGAGCTGGTCACTTCCATGAACGTGGGGAGCGGTGTTCCTTGCACGATCAACTCGATCCTGGGTGAGCGGCTGGACGCAGTGCCCGACCATATCAAGGCCGAGAACGCCGAGATCCTCGCGGGCTTCAAGGACAAGCTTCAGGACCTGGCCAGTGTGGTGACGCGCAGCGCTCTGGAGATGGAAAAGATCGTCAACGACAAGGGAAACATCACCAAGAGCAAAGCCCGTGGTATGCTGGGGATCATGCGGGGGGTTGCGATGGAAGTTTCTTCCAACATCCCGTACGTTCTCACTGCGTTCCAGGAGGCAGCAGGGGAGGTGGTTACTCACTCCAAGGCGGAGGTCGAGTCTTTCACCAACATGATTCTGACCCGTGCAGGAATGGAGCACATGCGACTCCAGAAGAACGGCATGCTGGAGCTGGCCGGGGACTTCGACGGCGACAACGAGGGAGAGCAGTGATGGAAAAGAACGAGAGCGAGAGCGAACAGAGCGAACAGAGCGAGCACGAGGGAAGGCCCGTCGTGAACGGGCACGAATGGAAGCCTGCTCTCGAAGGCGGAGGAATCTACTTCATGAGCCAGATGCCCATGGAAGATGGGAGAACTCTCCGCGAACACAACATGGAGAAAGAGCACAAGTTCCCGCTTGGGTCTTTGGTGGAGGTGGAAGTCCACCACCTCGGCGGAGGCTACGGCGAAGGCCCGATAAAGTCCGACGTGGACATGAAGGGAACGTGCCGACTGTTCGTCGTGGACCAGTTTCGCGACTGTGACGGCACCCCCCTGTACACGCTAAGTGACATCCCGGTGCTCCACGCAGAGTATGCCTCCCAGGAGAGCTTTCGGGAGAAGTATTTCACCACATACTGTGGTGGGGGATACTCTGAAGATTCCATGAAGGACCTTGGTGTTCGCCAGGAACTCTTCCCCACTGTGGCCGCCTGGATGGATTGGTCCAGTAGATAGGAGAAACCAATGGGATTCAATAGCGTAGTTCTGATCAACAACGACTGTATCTCGGACGTCGAGCGGGACCCCAAGAGCTGGTGGTCGAGAGCGTGGGGTGCTCTCTCCAACCTTCAAGGGCCAGCCATGACCTACGAGGAAGCCAAGAAGGCCATCGCAGAGATGGGAGAGAAGCCCTGGGCTTCGGTCAACGATCTCACGGGAAGATTCGGTAACTTCCAGGCTGTGTGGAATCGACACGCGGATGAAGTGGGGCTGATTCTAGTAGGGTGGAACCGGGCCCAAGTTGTGCTACACAGCTTTCATGCACCTGTACGTGGACAGTCGGGGCCCCATTCCGAAGAGGCACAGGTGAAGTTCCTGAAACAGTGGGCGGATAAGTTGGGGTACAGGGTCTCGAAGAAGCCAAAGCCCAGGAATTCCAAGGCCGAGTAAGGCTCAGAGGCCAAGGTCTTTTAACACGACAGGGGAAACAATGACCACAAAGTACAAGATGACGCTGATCTTCGGGATGCGTAAGATGAACTACGAAGGCGAGTATGCCCCGGAGCTACTCGACGCGTGGGACGAATACACCATGACCGAGAACTACGAGGGCTTCAACGAGAAGTTCAACAAGTTCAAGCGGGACCCCGAGTTTTCGGAGGTTCGACTCATGGAGATCGCAATCCCCGAGGCAGCTGTGTATGGGCTTTTCGAGGTTCCCACGCTGGAAGCAAGCGTAAAGCCCGTGAAAGACCCGGCCACCAGCGAAAAGGTATCGGGCTGAATTCCTTGGAGGACTAGATGACACTAGAAGCTGACGTGAGCGAGCAGAGATTGCGAACCACACTCGAATCGGTTCTATCGAAGATCGAAACCAAGTTCCAGGGGGAGACACACCTACAGGCGGCGGCCCATATACAGGATGGTAGATATGGGGACATGGCGCTACGCCTAACTGTCAACCCGGGGCTAAAGTTGTCCCTGGCCAAATGGAATGGCCATGAGTTCGACCGAGAGATCGTGTGGGGAGAGTTCTCGCATGACCAACTACTGCTGGTGAGTGAGTACCTGCAACCTTTGGTGGAGAAACTCTCCCACCAGCAGAAGGAAAAGAAGGACAAGAGTCAATCCGCCATCGATGAGCTGAAGAAGGTCTCGTCATGGTTGGACGAGCTATAGGAGCAAAGAACAGTGGAAGACATCAGCATCAGTAAGATCCGCGCAGAGGCCAAGAAGGAGCGCGCCAATCAGGAGCGTGCGAAGAAAGCGGCTGCGGAGGAGAAGGCGAAGTATGTTCGGGAGCAGGAGGAAATCCAGAAAGCTGACGCTGAGCTGTGGGTTCGCGAGGATTTCCCCGCTATCCTCAAAAAGCATCTGACCCGTGATCCCGACGCCACAATGATCACCTTTGTGCGTGACCGGATCTCCCCCGGCAGCCTCCCCGTTCGCGCTGTCCGCTTTGTCGTGGAGGCCCTCAAGCAGGTGAAGGGTGTGCGGAAGGTAGAGTATGAATGTTCCACTAGTATCGATCCGGACTACGGGGAGATCGATTCCCATCTGGTCAGGGTCCACATCTGAGCTGTTAAGCCCAACCCTGGCCACACTAAAGCTTAGGCTGGTGGGGTGACGTTACCGCCCTCCCCTCAAGGTAGCGTCACTCTGCCGGCCTATTTTACTGAGGGTCCGTAGCTCAATTGGTTAGAGCCTCCGTCTCATAAACGGATCGTTGTCGGTTCGAGTCCGGCCGGACCTACTCAATCATTCATCATTCATAGAGAAAGGAAACCACCATGCGTGACGACATCATGAAGAAGATCTGCGAGCGTGGTAAGCGTGGGAAGGTGAGCGCTGCGACGCAGAAGCAACAGCGCGCTGCCCGACGCAAGCTTGCCCGTGGCGACATGGAGAACCTTCCCAAGCGGGAGGGTATCCGTTCGAAGAAGCTCCTGAGCCAGACTTCCAGCTACACCAAGGAGTTCGACGACTTCCTGGCTCCGCTCCAACGCTACCTGGAGAGGCAGGTTGGTCGACGCTGGAACGATGTTCACGCCGAGATCAGTCAGGGTATCGACCGTCGCAAGGTCACCGGTCAGCACGTCTTCGACCACATCAAGTACATGGTTCAGACCAAGGTCGTCGAGAAGGACGGACAGCTCTGGGCCATGAGAGACACTGGTGGTCCCCATCTCCTCTCCAACTCCTCCGTTAGTCTCTACGTGGACCCGGACGGGTTCCTGCGGAAGAAGCCGGAGAGCGGCCGTCGCCGCTTTAGCCGCCACCAGCGAACCCCCAAACTGCCCTTGGTTCGGAGTCCCCGCCGAGAGCTGCCCAACATCGGTCGCTACTACGAGGGCAAGTTTAGTGGTAACTGGTACTTCGTCAAGTACGAGAACGTGTGGTACGAGTGTTTCTTGGCTCGTCCCCTGAAGTACACCACCACGGAGGAACGCAGCTCCAAGTACATGGCGGGTGCCACCACCTTCAAGGTCACGGACACGGCCTACTACATCCTGCCCGAGAAGCTTCTGCCTTCGGAGAAGTGGGACATGGTCAAGCCGTTCTGGCGTCACCAGGAAGGCAAGTCTCTGAGCCGGTACCAGGCGTACGGCCGGGATGTCTTCGCCGTCTGCAAGAGGCAGCTCAACAGTCGCGAGATCAAGAAGCACCAGCTGAACAAGGGGGAGTAGAACCATGTGGCCTTTCACCAAGAAGATCCGGGACGATGACATCATGCGGATTCGTGTCATCGTTCACACGAAGTCAGGTCGGGTTCACAAATCCTCGTGGAAAGACGTCAGCTCCACGAAATTCCGGGAACTCACCGATAAGTACTCCTTCCTTGGGTTCGGCCTGACCGATCTCTCGCTCTTTCTTGGCCAACACCTCAAGCTCCAACTTCCGCAGCTTCTTCAGGGTCTTGCGGTGAGCGGTCTCTAGGGCTGCGTGCTGACCGTGCAGGTTCTGCCACTTCTCCCTGTGGACAGACTCCTCGCGCTCTCTGCGCTCGGCATCTTCCTTCTGTTCCCGGTTGATCTCGTGGAGCATGGCAGTGACAGTTTTCTCTGCCCTTTCTGCACACGCCTTTCGATCCCCGACGAGCTTGGCTTTGACACAAGCTTCCAGGTGGCGCTTCATCTCCAACATGAGCACCCCAGGTGTCATGTACTCGTCGCTCGCCTCGGTGATGTCTTCGTAGGTCTTTCGCTTAAGTTGGCGCATTTCGTAGTCCTCTTTCTTAGCCGTCGCTCTGTAGCCAAGCGATCAGTTGCTCGTTCCATTCATCGCTGTCCATGGACTCTGGCCAGTATTTCTCCCGGGAAGTTCCGGCGGTTCTCTCCTGCCCCCTTCGGTACGAGTCTTGAAACTCCCTCAGCTGGTTGATCTTGTCCTCTACGAACTCATCCAGTGTCATTCAATGATCTCCTCTGCGGGGATACCCCGCTCCATGAGCCTCACGTACCACTTGTACCGCTGGGTTGCTTCCTTGATGCGATCGTGGTGTGGCCGGTACTTCGTGATTGATCCCGACTTAGTCGGGTCGTTGTAGGTAAACAGCGGAGTGTAGTGCGTCCATGTAGTGAACCCAGAAGACACCATCCTCTCGGGTGACGTACCACTTGTTGCTGTGGTGCGGGTTCTTCTGGCTTCCCGCTTCGACGCAGATGGCGTCCTTGGGATCGTTGTCGCAGTACGGGTCGAAACCCTTCCTGAGGCTGACGGCGATATCGACGTCGGGAAACGTCAGGTCCAGTGCGGTCTGGAATCCCTGGAGTTCGTTGCGGGTAATGATGCTGTTCATGTTCTCATCCTCTCGCGATGTAGGTTCCGACCTTGAACTGTTCGCCGTCGTCGCTCAGCTTGACGACGACGCCACAGAAGAATCCATCGGCGTGGGCCCCGTCCCACTTGTCGAGCATGTCGCTCCCCTTCGGGATTCGCGTGAACTGGTCCAGGTGGTACCAGTGACCGCGGTAGCAGAAGTATCCGTCGTGGACCTCCTCGGGGTCGTGGTAGTCGAACTGATCGGCGAGAACTTCCGCGGGCACATCGTAGTGGTAGACGAAGTCTCGCCACTGGTGGTTGGTGGTGATCTCGGTGGTGGTCATGTCTTTTCCTTTCGGGGTGGTTCCGTGGGGTTCGGGGCTAGTCCAGGCTCAGCAGCCACTCGGTGCAGGCTTCGCGTCCCTCGTTGCACTTATGACTTGCGTCTATCTCCGCGTCTTCCCAGACGTCGTCGGGGTCACGGTCGCCTTCGTTGGCCTCTCCCTCGGACTTGTCGTAGTGCATGTCGAGGACCAGATCGTAGATCTCGTCGTCGGTCATCTTTTCCAGCTCTTCAGCGGTGAATCCTGCGGGCATGTCTTTTCCTTTCGGGGTTGTGGGGTTTCACGGGCCTTAGGCCCCGGGCTATAGCCCGGGGCGGTTGAGTAGTTCTCACATGTCGGGGCGGTCGCCGCGGTTGTAGACGTCGACCGTGTAGAAGCCCTCCTCGTCGATCCAGACCGACACCGGTCCGGGGCCCAGCGTGGTGCACGTGTTCGTCTCGCGGATCTTCGTGAGAACCGACTCGACGTTCAGGTGCTCGGCCATGTCGTCACCCATGCCGAAGATGTCCATCGCGATGTCTCGCCAGGTCTCGTCGTCGAGGGCTCGCAGCGCTCCGAGCACGCTGTACGGCTCGTCGCCGTGCGGGTACTCCGCCCCGTCGTACAGCTCGCCGGGAAGCATGAAGAACTCGTGGCCGAAGCTGAGATCGAATGCCATGTTGTCTCTCTTTCTGATTCTCTGAATCGTGTTCGTGATTGTTTGGTGGTCGAAAGCGAACAGCTCTCTCCGGTAGAAGCCATAGTCGCTAAAGGCTATGGCCACCGCTGATCTGTACCTTATATCGAAGTCGACGGGATGCCGGTAGCGCTGTGCAACGACGACACCCCACGACCACAGGGCGTGATACAGGGTCGTCCGCTCCTGGTTATCCATCTTTTGCTTCATGCTGCACGCTCCACTTGCCTGGTGATGGGATCGGTGAAGAGATCTACTCTTCGGTCTTCGTGGTGTATCCGGAGCGGAAGAGGGCCGTGTACACGTCCGAGGCAACCTTTCGGTAGCCGGCGGGAGCGGTGAAGGAGCACCACCCCGCAGCACTCTGGTCGTCGCTGTCCGAGAGCGTCATGGCGCTTTCCATGATAGCCCTCACAGACACGACGCTGAGCACCACATTCCCCCTGTCGGAGAAGTCTTTCTGCGCCTCTTCGGCCGAGCTGAACTTCTGCACTCGGACCTGGACCTCGTTGTTGTAGCCGGGGCACAGTGCCAGAGTGCAAGAACACTTCGGCAAGTATGTGATACAGTACTGCATTTCTTACTCCTGCCCCGAAAGGTGCTCGTTGGCGATCATCTCTTCGATCTCATCCCAGCGGGAGGCGATGATGCCCAGCGCCTTCTGACCCGAAACCGTGCGGGTTCCGCTGGAGTCGTGACGAAGAACCTCGAAAACCTTGACCCGGGTTTCGATGAGACCCGGGAGACCGGTATCGTCGTAGTCCCCGCTGTAGTAGCTAACCGAGAAGAAGCACTCGAACTCCGCACTTCCGTCGGAGAAGATGTACTCCTGGTCGGCCTCCTGGCCCGCTCGGGTCGGGTTGATGTCGAAGATGAGGCGCTCCGTGATTCCGATCTCACTCATAGTATCTCTCCCCTCAGCGTTTTGCTGGGTTAGTCGTTGCTGCCGAGCCTTCCTCGGCCTCCCTACCTAGTATGGCCAGGGTTGGGGCCCTTAACCAAGGGGCCTGACGGTCTCCCGGTGGCCTGCTCACGGTTAAAAGACCTCGGGCTGTCGGCCCTGAGACTGCCACATGTATCCAAACATGGGGCTTAAACGTCAAAATGCCGACCACCCCGAAGGGCAGCCGGCATCTTGTTGGGTTGGGAGTTAGTCGTTTCCTTCCGCGGGCGCCACCGTCCAGGCGGTACCCGCATCTTCCGCGGCTTCGTCCCACGAGAAGGCCCCGTCGGAGTCTTCCAGGGCCGTCTCCACCAGGTCCACGAACTCCGAAGGGTCGTGACGCTCTTCGTCCACTTCGATCAACAGGGTCACCTTGTATCGTCCGATGGTCATTCGTTTCCTTCTTTCTTCTTGGGTTGTGGTTGGGTGTGGTCTGTTCGGAATGTCTATTACTGCCTGATCTTCTCCACGCGCTCGCCCGTGATTAGGTCGAGTATGTCCCATCCCTTGCCCCTTGGAAGCTCCCTCATGGCAACGACGATGCCGGCCGGGCCGAGGGTCCGCGCCTTCTCAGCACTTCTTTTGCCGTGGCGGGAATCGAGCGCGTACTCGTAGCCGGCCAGCTCGGACGCGGCGACTCTGTAAGCGGTGATCCCATCGACTACCGCGGGGGAGCCCGGCGTGTAGCGGGGTGAGACGTTGAAGTAGAAGCGGCTTCGAGGATGCTTCTTGCGCCACTCATCCAGCCGCTTGTCACGAGCATCGTTGGTCTTCAACATCATTTCTTCTTTCTTCTTGGGTTGGGGTGGGGTGTCCTAAACTCGGCGACGAGAGCAGCTCTTGAGATGCTCCTGCATCTTCTTTCCACATTCCGGGCAGAAGTGGCTCTTGAGAATCTTCATGGGATCTCCTTCTCTTGCTCAGTATTTGGCTTCCACAACGACTTTGAAGTCGTCCACGCTGGTCTTGGCACTGGCGTTGTAGTTGTCCAGGTACCCCTTCCACTCATCCCACAGCCAGGTCTCGCAGGTCTTTCCGTAACCTCAAATGAAAGAATGTCACAGCATTCTAGTCAGCCGACTACGGGAGTACGAAGTAAGGGACGACCCGTGGAGTGCAGAGTTTGAGTGGTCTTTGCTTCACGAGGTAACCCACGAGGAGGTTGCCAAAGCGAATGTCCCGTTCGATAAGATCTACACCGAGAGATATAGTTGTCGTGACCCTCGGTGCGGTGACGCTCGATGGCACGCGGCTCGTATCCTGTACTTGGTCGACCACCCGGACCAGTTGAGTACGCCCATAAGCGTTGACAACCTTTGCATGGGAGACATCATCTATGCCGTCCCCGAGATTATCGATGGATGGCATCGCTTCTTCGCTCATCTGTTCCTGAATCGAGAAAGGATACTGTGTACCTATGGTGGGCACATTGACCTTTTGGATTACTTGAAGGGGGAAACTTTCACACCCCCGCCCTCCTGCTAAACCAACCACAGAAAGAAATCACCATGACCACTACGACTACTTACACCGTGCAGATGTCCTACGCCCTCAAGGGCTGGCGCGATCGTGCCGACCACTATGGGATTCGAACCTTCATCTGCCACTGCGACGTGGCTTCGAAAGAGGAGGCCGCGCTCTTCGCAGTCAAGCAGCTGAAGAACGAAGAGGGGGTTGATTGGGAGACGGACGTCGACCATTCCATGTCGGACCTACAGGTGAACGAGACGCCCGTCCTCACGATCAACCATCTCCTGGAGCTGCCCTACACTTTGAACGATTCCACGCACAGCATGCGGGATCACGAGGTTCTGGGCTCACTCGTCCACAGTGTGTGCTGGCGCAAGGTCAAAAAGCACATGAAGGTTAGCAGAGACTGCAACGACAAGGCTCCTCTGGAGCTTCGTGAGTACGTCCATGAGCCGACAAATAACGGCTTCCTGTGCCTGGACGGGGTGTTCTTCGAGGGGGAACTCGCCTACGTCGTGCAGTCATGGGACCATGGAGGTCACGAGTGGGTCGTGTCCAAGGCACGCTTGGAGCAGCTGAGAGAATGGCTGTCGCATCCTCGGTTCCAGGAGGACACGCACTACGACAGCTACGAGGAAGTGGATCCCGACCAGGTCATCTACGACCTGGGCATCATCGGCGGGCAGTCCTGGTACGACGTGCAGAACGAGAAGTAGCACTCACCTCTCACCCTCACCCGAAAGCGGGCACGTGGTATGATACCACGTGCCCGCTTTCCGTTAAGGGGCCAACCCTGGCCATACTAGGAGCTAAGCCGGGGAGCCCCTGGCCAAACCACCAACCATCGGAGCTGAACATGACCACCCGTACCCTCGCCGCTCACATCGCCTCGACCCTCCTGGCCCGCCACAACTGCATGCTCAACGGCAACACCGACTGGCAGGAGAAGCACGAAGATCGCCTCAAGGAGATGGAGAACCTTCTCCCCTCCGGCAGCGGCTTCGACATGGGGACCAAGATCCCCCGTGATCTCTCCGACGACCCGGAGACGTTCCTGGAGTTCGTGGTCGACTACCACCTGATGAACGGCAACGGCTGCTACTGTGGCTGGGTGCAGTTCAAGGTCAGCGTCAACGCGACCTTCGACGGCATCCACGTCTCCGCCACCATGACCGGCCACGAGGATCTCCCCCGCGACGAGTTCGAGGACCTGGGCGGTGAGGGCTTTGTCGACCACACGGAGGAGTACGTGGCGGAGACGTTCCACCAGTTCCTCACCACGCAGTACACCCTGAAGGTGACGGGTCTGAAGAAGACCGCCGCCTGAACACTCACTGATCCTCCCCTACCTGATCCGCAAAACAACCACGAAAAGAAAGAGAAGAAACACCATGGACACCAAGACCGTCATCAAGAAGATTCAGATCGTCAAAGCGTTTATACTCGGTGTCACTGACGCTATGGACCCGGAGATTTCGTTGGGCATGACGTTCGATGACGACGCCGAGAGCCCCCGTTCGAGAGCCTACGACAGAGGCTGCAACTTGGGGGAAAGGATTACCCTCACCTGCGAACTGTGGGGGGGCGGTCCGCTCTCCCCCATTCCTGAATGGCTCACGGCCTAAACCCAGATCCGATCCGCAAACCAACCACGAAAAGAAAGAGAAGAAACACCATGGACACCAAGACCGTCATCAAGAAGATCATCCACGGGGTCACCGTCAAGGGCTCCCGCTCGGTGCGGCAGTTCACCCTGGCCCTCGTCTCGTCGGCCGAGGAGTACTGGCGCCAGCAGCTCCAGAAGGCGACCGACCGGATGCAGACCGAGGGCACCGAGGAGGCGAAGACTCGTCACTCGGAAGTGTTCAACGAGTGGCACCACATCAGCATCCTCCTGAACTCGGTCCGGAAGGGCTGCGAGGTCGAGAGCTTCAACGTCCGCAACGCCCCGAAGGTCAAGGTCAACATCGAGCACACCGAGACCGCCGAGCAGAGCGCGTGACTCACCTCGTTGAAGTGGGCGGGGATACCCTCGAAAGTATCCTCGTCCGCATCAGCGAGGGCTGCGACCGAGCCCTCTCCCACCCACAAACAACTCAAGCCCAGAAGTCCTACATCGAAGGGATCCAAGAGATGACCGACACACTCATCACCGCAAACAAGCAGCCGGGAAACAAGACCTGCGTCACCCCCATTGGTGGCAAGCTCCCCAACGGAGCGACGCTCCTGGCGCGGCGCACCAAGGACGCGAGCCGAGAGATCGTCCTCGCCCTGAACGGCGACGAGTTCGTCACCTGGTCGGTGTTCCACGGCGACGACGAGAGCACCAGCCACGGTCACTACTTCGCCGATAACCTGACCGCTGCGGCGAAGGACTTCGAGGAGCGATGAAGAGCGGACGCGAGAATGAGGTCGAGAACGAAGATCTCAAGGTCCCTGAGAACCTGAGCCTGGATGGCATCGTGGCATGTGGTGCGATCATCAGGCTGGCTCAGCGTCACAGGATGACCTTCACCGGAGGGTGTAAGGCGTTCTATTCGCCCAAGGAGTGGGAGGAGCGAGGCGAGTCGTACGGCTGTGACAGCGAACTGGTCGTGGTCTACGACGGCAGCGAGCTGAGCCAGCTGTGCCGGTTTGATGGAGACCTCTACGGAGAGATGCGCCGGGAGCTGGAAAAGCTGGGCTTGTGGATCGACGAGTGCATGAGCTGGTACGCCGCGGTCTACAAGCTGTAGGCCGTTCGAACCTGAGGGCTCCAAGCGCTGGCTGGACATGAGCGACCCGGAGGGTTTCCGGCAGTGGCTTTGCAGAGTCCATGGGACATGAGCGACCCGGGCTTCACGGCGTGGGTGCAGCGGTGCAAAGAGTACGACGACAAGGAAAGAGAAAGACAGCCCCGATGACGCCTGACTTCTACCCCGCGTATGTCCCTCATGATTTGTTCGAAGAGCTGCGCGAGAACGTGCAGTGGACGAACCGATCATCACCGCGAGACGAATGTTTCATGGCGACGGACACGAGCCTCACGTACAGCTACGGCAACAACAACGCAATCCGTGAGGCTCGGCACACCTACAACGCGGTCGAGATGCACCCGGAAGTCCTCCGCCTCATGGAGAGGATGAACGAAGAGTTCGGCACGGAGTACAACGTCTGCGTGCTGAACTACTACCAGGGACCGCACCAGCACCTTGGGTGGCACGCCGACGACAGCCCCGAGCAGGACCTACAGCACCCCATTGCAGTGGTCTCGTTCGGGGCCGAGCGGTACATCTACGTCAAGGAGAAGTCCTACAAGGGGATTGTTCCTGACGAGAACAAGTTCCTACTGACGCGAGGCTCACTGTTTGTGATGCCCGGTGGCTACCAGGACGGACACTACCACAAGATCCCGAAGCACCACACCTCTTGCGGTGGTCGGATCTCACTGACCTTCCGCAAACTCGACAAGTAACCAGAAATACCAACCACTACCCCAGAAAGAAAACCACCATGGACTACAAATCAGGACAGATCCTCGCCCGAACCCTTCAGGTTCTCTACCGTCACACCGAGATCATGTCGGGGGCGTACAAGCTCCCCAGGTCCCAGCAGGGAGTGAGCCCGGAGGACGTCGACAAGCTGCGCAACAGCGGGGTGAACGTCATGGAAGCGAACGGTAGCTTCTGGCGTGACCTCACCGACGATGAGAAGCTGGCGAACTCGATGGACATCATGCGTCGACAGATCCAAATCGTCCATGACTGCGTCGATGGTCTGTACGAAGGCGGCAGCGCCGAAGACAACGAAGACCAGGAGTGACATGCAAACAACATTTGGAGCCAGCACTAAACATCTGACTCAGAAGGTGAGTGCCTCTGGGTGGGTTGTACTGACTTCTATCTTCCACGGTCACAGGGATTGCCCGGGACGGGTCTTCGAGTGTTGCCGGGTTGATGGGATCTGGACGATGGTGGAAGTCACCGTCAAGATTCACCCGCGAGAGTGGACCCAAGAGCTACTCCGCTGGGCCCACCCGTCTCTCCTGGACACGGACAGACTGTCTGACTACTGGGTTGATTCGAAGGATGCACTGTGCACGGTGTGCAACCTCCCTCAGCCAGATGTCTGTGAACGGGTCGACATGTACTTGGTCGAAGTATACGAGTACTACCCCGAGGAGGCCAAGCGAAAGATGTGCGCGGACTGCGAGAAACAAAGAAGGGAGGATGTATGAGCGAGTACGAGTACAACGACTACGTCGTAATGCTGCGGTTCGGGGACAACGATTTCAGTAGCACTTTCCGGCTGGTCTTTGCGTCGCTGCGCGAAGTACTCCAGTACTCAGGGGAGTGGGAGGAGTACAAGGACAAGACGAACCTTGCGCAGTTCATCAACAGCATCTCTTTCCCGATGTATGTACACGGTCAGGTAGGTCAGGTCCGGAAGAATTACACCTCCAAGGAGGACCTCGCTTCCACACAGAAGTCTATTCTAGTGGAGGTGGACCGCCTCTACGTGGGGAGTGAGGTCGACACGTTCTTGCAGAACCACGACTCGCAGAGAAACTGCGAGTGGTTTGGCCTGGACATGAGGCTTCCCCGGGACCAGCAGATCTTCGTGGTCTGAGAGGGCACCATGAGAAAGAAACCACCGGCAACCATTGAGGATTGGTTCTCAGGAACCAAACTTCGCCAGGACCGCAAAGTCTCCGGCGAAAGCAATCGCTGGGAAGGGGGGGAGGGCTGATCCCGTCTTTCAGGGTAGGACCCTGGGATGGATGTCCGCCACCGAGGTCAGCGCGTACGCCCTCGCTCACGAAATGGGGCATGTTGTTGAGCAGAGCGAAGATCGTTTCCTCCTGCCCAGCTACGACATGAAACCCACGAGGGTACAAATCATCGGAGGAAGGTCATACCCGGAAGTGAGCACGGCACAAGCCACGGAACGAGAGCTGAGGGTCCACGCCATTCAGCATCTGATTCAAGACCACTGCGGTCTACACGAGGAGCCAGGCCCTGAGTATTCGGCTGTGCTGTGGCAGTACATGGTGGATCATTGGGCCTTTGCCGAGAAGGCCGGGGGATCGTGGACAGAAAAAGAGAAGGTCAGTTACTACGCGGAAGAGCGCATCCGTGCCCTGATGGCAGAGACCACCATCGATGAGGTCTGGGCTGAGTGGGTTCGGAAGTGTGAGATCCATGACAGTGTCGTGGGCCTTCGTCTCTCCGAGATCGAGAAGCTGGGTTACTGGAACCCCAAGCCCGTCCTGGCGATGTGGTTTGAAGAGAACGACGAGGGCGAAGAAGTGATGACGTGGATCCCCGAGTGGGAATGGTGGGAGCGCGAGGAAAAGCGGCTCAACGAGGCAACATGACCGGAAAAGCGGGCGTGGGTTTGTAACCCACGCCCGCTTTTCGTTAAAGGCCAACCCTGGCCATACTAAACAGGGAAGCCGGCGGCAAGCGAGCCGCCCCAAACCACCGACGAACCATCACTGCAAGGAGAAACCTCATGAACATCACCGTCCAAGACTTCCTCGACAACGACGAGTTCCACTACGACGTGCCGTTCAAGCTCAACCAGCACCAGATCGAGGCGTACGGCGTTCGGCTCGACGACCCGGTGATCAAGCTGTACCTCGCCCTGGACAGGCACGAGGACATCGACGCACAGCAGGCGGTGACCCCGGACCTTCAACGAGCGTCGCTGATGACGATCGGGATCTTCCGGTTCGAGATCAGCATCGCGAGCAAGTGGAAGGGAGTGCACCACTACACGAAGCTCTACACGAACTTCCGCACCGACGCTCTCTCGCTCTTCCGGAAGCTGGTCAGTACGGCCCGCGAGCTGTACAACGAGGAACTCCAGACGGACCGGTACCGCCGGGGTGAGTTCCTCGGCGAGACCGTCGCGAACGAGGATCTCTACGATCTCCCCAACACCTGGGAGATTCGGGTCTTCGACTCGATGCCCTGCGTGGAGAAGCCGGACGGAGGTATCTCGTTCCGGTCGGAGAAAAAGGAGGAGATCGCCGGCTGTCGTCTGGGCGCCTACCGGCTGGCCAAGAGCAACTCCAAGGTGTTCGTCTCCCACGGTGGCCGCGACTGCGACAGGGTGCGCTACCACACGCTGAGCGAGTTCAGCTCGCTGCGAGAGGCCGCCGACGCGATGGACGAATCCGCAAAGTACGCGGAAGGGCCGTGGGGCTACAGCGTCATCAGCCGCGACGAGTTCGAGACCTACGAACCCGATCACCTCGGCGTCGTCTGCTGAGACATCTTCAACGAAAAGGAGGAACGATGAACAAGAATACCGAGATCAAGCCCGACTGGCGAGTTATCAAGATCGACGAGAAGGGGTTCTGGCGGGGGGAGCTGGCCAAGAGCATCGATGAGATGTTCGGGGTCTACCTCTACGACGAGAACCTGAACACCTACATCTGCTCGCTGACTCCGTCGGTCGAGCTGATGTTCCTCGGTCACGACTATGGTCTGGTCGAGGGTCTCTCCGACGAGATGGCCGAACAGATCCACGAAGCGGTCCTGTGTACCCCGGTCGACGAGCCGGTCACGTACATGGATCGCCGAACGGTCGAGCGCCTCGTCGCCGCAAACCCCGACCGCTGCGCCAAGGCGACCGAGTTCGTGGATCTCTCGGAGTGTGAGACTCTCAACGAGATCCACGACGAGGCGCGAGAGTGCTTCCACACGGGGTCGCTCAGCTTCTAGGTCCCCCGAAAGCCGGTGAGTGTTTGTTACACTCACCGGCTTTCTTCCTGTTAAGGGACCAACCCTGGCTACACTAAGAAGGGAGCCGGGGAGGGTCCTCGGCGAGAAGAGAGTAGGAAGCATGTCGAACATCATCAAGGTCAGCCCGAGCCTCTACGCTCCGCTCCCCGAGCGACTCCCCGACGAGCCGAAGTTCAATGTGTCGTACAACCTGGAGTCGGAGTACGTCATCGCCGACCTGCGAATTCGGGTGGCGGGTTTGGAAAACTCCCTGTTCAGGGAGAAGTCCAGGAACGGGGAGCTTCAAAAGCTCCATGACAGTGCGGTGCGTCGGGAAAGTTCCCCTTCCCAGGATGTTCTTCCTGCCATCCCTATCAAGGACGTCCACCGGTTGATGCGGTGGGGAAGGGGCTCGGGCAAGACATTCACGCTCCGAAGCTCTTCGGAGGGGCCCGTCGTGTCTTTGACTTGCACTGTTGAACCGCTTGGGCGTGTCGAGGCAAGTGGGTCGTCGTTCGACGCAGCACTTCAAGCGCTGAGCGACAAGATCGCCAAAACAGCACTCGAAAAGCTCGAAAACATCTGAGTAGAAGGGGCGTCTGCCGAAAGGTAGGCGCCCTTTCCCCATTTAATGGGCGAGGAGCCCGAGGTCTTTTAACCGCGAGGTCAGGATATGAGCGACGAAGAGTGGAATGACGAGAAGATAAAAGAGCAGATGGAAAATCTGTGGAATGACGAGAAGATAAAAGAGCAGATAAAAGAGCAGGTGGAAAAGCTGGACAACTACCAGCGAGAGACGGTCGTGAGGCTACGTGAGTACGTACCGGAGCTAGCGGGCCGCACCGACGAGGAGATTCACGATCTCTATCGTTACTACAGCACCACACAAGCAAGTGCTTCGTGGCTTGTCCTGAATTCTACGGAGCCTTTCAGGCAGTTCTTCCTGAAGATGCGCCATATGTTCCGCTGACCTGCGTGGAACTGTGGAACTATGGGGGGTAACCCTGGCCATACTAGACAGAAGCCGGCGAAGTGCTGGCAGAAAAGGAGAACGATGGACCCGAACGCTTGTGTGAGAAAGATCTACCGCGGCCTGACGAACCTTGTTCATGCTGGTGGGTACAGTGACGGCGAGGAGCTGATCGAGGACGTGGAAAACCTCCTCGATTGGGTGGATAAGGAGGGAGTCTTTCCCGACGACGAGGCCACCGGGGACATCTTCGCGTCCCTGTGGTTCGCGCTGTACGACTGCCACGGTGGACAGACCAGTCAGGTCTACAGTTTGGCCTGCCGCTGGTCGAACTACTACACCCCGGGCCCCAGTACGGTGCACGTCGAGGAAGAGGGCGGAGAGGTCGAGGACCTCTACAAGACCGCCTGCGAGCTGCTCGTGCCCGGCTCTTACCCCGAGCACGGGCCCGGTTCTTACCCCGAGAACATGCCCGAAATCTAACCCCGAGCGAAAGGCTGCTGGTAAATACCAGCAGCCTTTCGCTGTTTAACACCCAAACCTAGCAACCCCACACCCCAACAAGAAAGAGAGCCACACAATGCGATTTCAAAACCTAGCAGGGGCACACCCGGAGGTCGCCGACAACGCCATTCTGGCAGAATTGTTCGTGGCGGAGATCCCCTCATGGACGTCCCAGGAGGACGACGGTGTCACGCTCGACATGGAAGTACCCACGAAATACTACGGAAAGTACAGAGGCTTCGTCTTCATCCGTGCCTGGAAGTACTGGCGGGTCAACGGGTTCATGCCGCTCGACAAGGCGCGAGAGATCTACGAACAGAGACCCTACGGCCGATCCGATGTACGGGTGGCGGGTCACTGCGGCTGCCCGGCCCCTGAAGATCCCTGGGTCTACCGCGTCGCTGAGGATGGAAAAGAGGTGATCATCCCCAGCAAAACTGACCAGGAGTTCTTCGATAAGGTTGACAGTGGAACCCTCACTGGATTCTATTCCTCCTCCGAATTCATCGAGAGCATCAAAAGGCTGCGAGCCGAAAAGCACTTCGTCGGTTCTATCGAGGAGCGGGACGCGCTGACGGTCCAGGCGGGGATCAAGACCTACCACATCGATTCCCAGGCAGGTCTCAAGGTGTTCATGGACACGCTGCGAGCGTAGTTATTAAGGGACCAACCCTGGCTACACTAGGCAGGGAGCCGGGGCTGTCCCGGCTCCATCCACAACCACAACCACCGAGGAAACACATGACCATCAACGAGAAGATTCTCACCATCAAGCTCCCGCCCGGCACGGCCCTCATCGTGGAGTTCCAGGACAAGAACGGGGCGCCGCACGACGGCGAGTTCATCGTGACGCACAACGAGGAGATGATCCACGTCAGTGCGAGCCGCCCCGACGACGCGAGCCGCGGCGGGGAGATCTACGCCCACTACTTCGGCGATGACAACGGCGTCGCCTCGGGACTGCGGAACGCCGTCGCCGCCGACCCGCCCCCGAAGCACTCGGAGTACCCCCGCCCCGAGAACATCACCCACGTCGACGTGCGGAAGAAGCTCTACCGGGCGGCGGGGAACACCTACCACCGGGTGAGGATCTTCTTCAAGGACGGGTCGATGCTCGACAGCGGCAAGACCTACGGCTACGGCAACGCCTGGGAGCAGACGGTGCGAGAGCAGCTGAACCTGGGGTCGGACGTTCGCTACCTCAGCACGTACTTCCAGACGCACGGCATCTCCCACGAGGTCGAGGACGTCACGGGCAAGCTCTGAGCAGAAACACAACCCACCCAACCACCAAGAACCAAGAAAGAACCAAACCATGAGAAACCCGCCGGACCTGCAAGATGCCTTCGACCGCGAGGACCTGGAGCGTCTCGACGCCCCGCCCTGGATGGTGCGACTCCTGGACTCGAACCCGAACTACTGCTCGTGGGGTCCTTACGAGGACTACATGTGCGCCGACCGGGCGTTCCCCAAGTCCTGGTCGAACCCATCGAGGGCTGAGTCGTGGGCTGACTTCCAAGCCAAGTGGAAGCTTGGCGACCTGAACGAGTGCGTGAACTTCTACTTCAACATCGAGCGAGTGGACGACGAGCCGGCGGCCCGACTCCAGCTGATCTTGTGGTGGATTCATCCTCGCAAGGGATGCTCCCGCGGGATCGAGATCGACTGCATCCAGCAGGAAGATCTCCCGGCCATCAAGAAGTTCCTCACGGAAGCCCGCGACCGCAACACCCAGCGCTTCGCCGGGGTGGAGAAGATCGGATCATGAGCACGAGCGACAAGAGCGACAAGAGCGACAAGAGCGAACACTCCTGGGTCACCGAGGACATGTTCAACGAGAAGCTGGATGAGATCGTGGAGGAGTCGGGGTGGGATGTCCCCGGCGTCCACGAAATCCTCAGCGAATACTACAACAACGATGTCCTGAAGGCGCTGGAAGACGAGCGCGAGGACGAAGACGAAGACTGAAGTAGAAAAGGCCAGTACCCACACACGGGTACTGGCCTTTTCTTTGTTCGTGGGGGTGCTCCACCACCTATTATTAAGGGGCCACTGCTGTTAAGGGTCAACCCTGGCCACACTAAGAAGGGAGGCCGGCAGGGTGCTGGCCCAGAAAAGGAGACGAGACATGACGATCTGCCACGAGCCGCAGCCCACCCCGACCGAGAAGATCCTCCTGGAGCGCTGGGAGGACCTGGCCGAGCGGGTCGAGGTTCTCATGGACCTGTACTACGGTGGCCACGGTGACGCGCTGGTCAGCATCGCCCAGAAGTTGTACCCCGACAACGCCGAGGACCAGGACCAGGCCCACGTCAAGGGAGCGATCGCCGGCCGGCTCTTCCGGCGCCGCGAAGAGTTCGCCGATGTGTGTGCGATGCTGGAGCCGTACTTCGAAGCCTGGCGACAGTGGGATGCCTACCAGGCGCAGCGTCGCCGCGAGCTGGCCAAGGCTCGGGTCGACCAGGCGGTGAGCCAGGTCTTCCGGGACATCTCCCGCGGCCTGTAACCACAACCACCCACAACCCCCACACAGATTTCACACCAGACCCGAAAGAAACAAAACAATGTGCAAGCCCAAGCAGTCCAACAAGCCCACGCTCCGGCCCCGCATCGAGATCCTGGACGAGCTGATCGAGATGGTCCGTGCCCGGCGAGACGCGGCGGAGGAGGAGATCGACCGCCTGCACTACAAGCTGGCCGAGCTGGAAGTCGAGCGAAACTTCCTGGATAAGAGCGATCTTTCCGGGGAGCGCCCGCTCCAGGTGGCCCGCGCCGCTCTCCAGACCGAGACCGAGCGTCTCCACAACGCCCTGAAGGGGAAACTACACGACCTCCCGAGCGGAGTCTCGGCGAGGATGGCGGACTGGTCGACATTCTCACTGGTCAAGGTGATCCAGGGGATCAAGGGCGAGTACCCCGGGGCGAAGATCTCCGACGCCAAACTCCTGGCCGAGAAGGTCATGCGGGAGAAGTTCGGCACCACCGTCAGCCACGACATCACCGACATGGTCAGGCTACAAGGGCCGGACGCCCAGGTCTGAAGAACCACGGAGAGAAAATGAGCCACTACAACGTAGACGAGTTTACCCGAGCGTACATGGAGTGTGCGCTTTGGTCGACGAACGACGAGAGCACCACAGACGGAGGTGTGCCGATGGATACGAACTACTCCATCGAAGACATCGAAGAGCAAACCCTCGCCAAGATGCTTTCCGACTGCAACCGTTTCCAGCTGCACTACGGATGCCTCGTCGAAGCGGAGACGATGGGCGTGTCCAACTGGAAGCGGGCAGGCCACGACTTCTGGTTGACCCGCAACAATCACGGTGCGGGTTTCTGGGATGGCGATTGGCCCCACGGGGACGCTCTCACCCGTATTTGCACTGACGTGTTCGGAGAGTTCCTGCTCTACGTGAGCGACGACGGCAAGATCATGCACTACTGAACCGAAAAGAAGCCCGCACCCCAACACTCAGGGGTGCGGGCTTCTTTTCGTTTAACCCTTTCTGTTAAGGCCAACCCTGGCCACACTAGAAAGGAGCCGGGGAGGTCCCGGCAACCAGCCCCAAGAAAGTGAGAAGACATCATGACGAACACCACCAACACCACCACCGCCAACATCACCACCCCCGAGACCCAAGTCAGCGGGATCGTCAAGTACTGGTCGAACTACATCATGCGGATGGCGGTCGACCGGGGCTGGTGGGAGGCCGGTCAGTTGGTCTGCGCCAACCCGAAGATGTGGGGTTGGATCGTGACCAGCTGCGACGACGAAGAGTACCTGGCCGAGTCGATCTACTCGGCGCTGACGAACCCGGAGCCGCTCCTGGCCTACCGGGCGGTCATCCAGGCGACGTGCGTCATGGAGCGCTGCACGAACAAGCAGCTCCTCCTCGCCGGCCAGCTGGCCGACGCCTACCGCACCGCGGTGAGCCGCGTCGAGGAGATGCTCCCGGCGCCCAACCGCAACCGCTGAGACAAAAAGAAACTCCGCAACGACCGCGAAAAAAGAAAGCAGGAAAACATGACCACAGTATGGCTTGTGATGCTGAAATGGGAAGACTACATTGGCGCATCTGACGAGGTGAAGGGAGTCTTTTCGTCAAAGGAGAAGGCTGATGCCTTCGTAGTTGGGCAAACCGATCATCCAAGCCCGTGTATGGGTGGGTCCTTTTATGATGTCGAGGAGTTCGAGGTAGAGTAGATCAAAGTGGCCTACGAAAAAGAAAGCAGGAAAACATGACGACCAGCACGAGCACGAACACCCCCGCCACCGACAACGGCACCCCCATGCTGACGAAGCTGGAAGTCCAGCGCATGAGCGACGTGGACCTGGAGACCGAGAACCCCCGCGAGGAGATGGAGAACGTGGGGACGATGGTGTGCTTCCACGGGAAGTACCGCCTCGGGGACCGGGACCACGGGATCGACCCGGCGGAGTTCGACGGGTGGGACGACGTGGAGAAGTTCTTCCGGGAGGAGATGGGGGCCGCGGTGGTTCTCCCGGTCTACATGATCGACCACGGCGGCGTGGCGGTCAGCACCGAGCCCTACGGTGACCCGTGGGATTCGGGCCAGGTGGGCTTCATCTTCGCCACGATGGAGAAGATCCAGGAGGCCATCCCCCTCTCGGACGACCCCCTCGGGGCCGCCGAAAACATCCTCTACAACGAGGTCGTCACCTACAGCAGCTACCTGCAAGGTGACGTCTGGGAGTGGGTGGTTCGTTCCAACCAGACCGGGGAGATCCTGGACAGCTGCGGCGGGTTCTACCACGAGGAAGATGCGCAGGAGGACGGCGAGGCGAACTGGATGGAGTGGGAGACCCACGAGAGAAAGATGGTGACCGAGGCCGCTTCGGCCATGGCCCTCCGTACCTCGCTGGGCGCGCTCAAGGAGGTCGTGCTCCGCGCCCAGGCGAACGCCGAGGCGCTCCAACAGAACGCAAAGTTCAGCTGCGACCCCTTCAAGCACCCTCAGACGGTGGAGATCGACGCGGTGGTGTGGGCCAAGCTCCTGGAAGACATCCGCCGGCTCTGACCCGATCCACAAGACCAAAAGAACAGATGCAGGGACTCACAACCCCTGCATCTGTTCTTGGTTGCGGTTAACTGCACAACCCTGGCCACACTAAACCCCGGAAGCCGGCAAGCCAGGGCAAACCAAAACCATCCACCAGAAAGCGAGACCCAAGATGGACAACCCCGACCAACCCTGGTCACACTAAGCCTCAGAAGCCGGCAAACCAAACCCAACCAGCCGGCAACCCAAACCAAAACCAAGAGGTAGACATGGCAACGATCCGAATCATGACCGAAGGCCCCGACTGGCTGGAGTACAGCTGGTCGAGCGGAACGCTACGTTACAACGTCTCAGTCACAGAGCCCCACCCGAAAGCACAAGAAGACCTCGAACACCTCACGGATTACGTGCCCACCCGCCAGCTGCACGTGCCAGGTGGCACGCAGCGGATGGCGCTTCTCGTCATCCATAGAGACCTGGCGCAGAGGGAGGGCGAAACCCGGCTGAAGCCGGGCGACCGAGTGGTGTTCCGTGCCAGCCCGACAAACCCTCAGGTTCGAACGGCTTACATCGGCACCATTGCGGCAGTGGAATCCGAGACGGGGACGGACCTGGCTGCGGTGGAAGTGGAGGGCTACGGCCCGGGTCACGTGTCCAAGGTCCGGCTGGACCAGCTCCGCCCGGCAAGACCTGGAGAAACTCCACAGTCCGTCTACCGATGTGGGTTCTAACCCAACCACTTCACCTGGGGGTCACCCCGGGGTAGAGCAACAAAGCCAAAAGCCCCGACCCCAACAAGGTCAGGGCTCTTTGGTGTTTAAGCACAAACCAAGCAGCCAAGAAAGAGACGAAAGAGATGAAAAGATACCTAGTTACGATGACGTGGTGGTACCAGGGCGAGCTTGCCAAAGCCCAGCAGCGAGCCACCAAAGAGGCCGAAGCAACGGGCATCCTCCCGAGCCTGGAAGAGATGCTGATGGCCAAGAACTGGTACGAGACTGTTGTCATGGCAGAGACGAAAAAGGAAGCCATTGCGAAAGCCAAGGAGCGAGCGGCCAAAGACCCGGCGGTAAAGTACGACGAGAGCAGGATCGACGACGACGACCACCACCACGTTACGGTCCACGAAGTTCCATACCTCACGATCCAGGAGGTTCTGGACGCCCCAACAGTGCGCACTGAGTACGACATGTACCAGACCGCGAAGTACTTCCAGGGGATTGACGAGTACAGCCTCGACCAGGATGCTATCGCGGAATCGAAGCGAGCGGTCACGCGATTCATCTGCGATGTTTGCTTCGACGGGTCACGGATCATGGAGCTGGGGGTTCTGTACTTCGACGGCGAGCCGGTGCTGGTGTTCCAGAACGCGGGGAGATCGGGCCGAGACCACGAGAAGATGTGGATTGTAGAGGGAGCTGGTGCTCGGAAGCTACAGATGCACCAGTGGCTCCTGACGATGATCCCCACCGAAGATGGCGACGATGGGGAGGTGGAGACCCCACTGGACGAAGAGATCCCAGACCTGAGTGTCTTCTACGGTTCTTCCGTGGCGGACGTGTCAAAGTACCAACTCACTCAAATAAAGTGGTAAGTTCACAAACCCAAAGAGCCCTCGACCCCAACAGGTCAGGGCTTTTTGGTGTTTAAAGCAACCCAACCAACCCAAGAAAGAGACGAAAGAGATGAAAAGATACCTAGTTACGATGTGGTGGCGGCCGTGGCGGCCGTGTCAAAGTAAAACATGACTGAGAACGTCATGGAGAAGAACTTCATCTACGTAATCGACTACGGTGACTATTGGGAGGGAAGCTGTGCTGATCATCCTCTGGTCTTCTCATCGTCACTAGAGGCACTCGTGTGTGCTAGGGAGAAACTTGAGAAGGTGAGAGGCATCAGCCCCGCTTCCGCGTACTGCATCGTCCGCGAGTATGTTAGACCCAACATTCCCGGCCAGCCCTGGGAGTACACGCAGGTGTGCATGGTTCACAAGGACGAAGAGTGGGTAGCCTAGAATGGGTCCAGACCCCAGAGGAAAACACCTGCGCTAAGAAAACACCCGTTACATAACAGCTGTTGTTTATCGGCCGCCGTACAGCGCCGTACAGCGCCGTACAGCGCCGTACAATGCAAGCGCCCCAGAAAACACTCACTCAAAACACCCGTTACATAACAGCTGTTGTTTATCGTACGATCGCCCCGCAGGGGCAGTCGTACAAAAAACGTCAAAGAGCGTGTATTTTTTGACACACCCATGCATTTCTGTATACTTGAGAACCTACAACGACTACTCAGGTGTTCGTTTATGCATGGCTCTACTAGTCACTCGCTCCGCTCGTCCGAAATAGATAGTGAATGAATACTTTCTATTCACTAACCAATCCTGGTGTGGTGGTTGGTTAGCCACTCCCAGCTAACCAACCATTCCTGGGCCTGTACGGTACCTAGAAAGCTCGTAGCGACCACGAGGGTGGGGTAGTGGCGTCTCACCGCTGCGATTGATTAGAGAGCAACCTAGCAAGATTAGAGAAATGGAACAGATTCAATCGCTTCAAACCAAGGCCCAGAGACTTCTTGCTTGTATTGCGGAGGAGATTACCAGTCACTCGCGGGCTCGTAGCTCTGGTGAGCAGGTGACGAGGGACAAAGCTCTTCGGTTACTCCAGGACCTGGGAGTAACTCTGGAGACTACTATCTCTCCTGAGCAGTCTGGTGTGACGTGGGACGGCGAGGTGTTGTTTGTTCGTGGTCTTACTGCGAGTGACCTGTTGCACGAGCTTGCTCACTTTCAGTGCGCTCCTGCTACGGCCTACGGGCTTCCTGACTTCGGCTTGGGTCTGGGGTCTAAGGGGAATCTCAAGGCTGCGTGCCAGCGGTACTCAGTGGAGAGGGTGGCTGAGGCTCCTTGGGAGAAGCGTTCTGTGCGGGGAGTGGATGAGGAGATCTCCGCATCTTTCCTCGGTATTCTTTGGGAGAGATGGTTGGGTGCTCCCTTCTGGAATGCTCTCGTAGCTGATGGTTGGGGTGGTATAGATGAGAAGGATCAGTGGGCCTGGGGGGATCCTTCCTCCTGGCAGTGTGCTGCTGACCTCATGGAACTAGGGCTCATCAACACCACAGGGAAACCCAACCTGGTACTGCGAGACGGCAGAAGATTATTAGGTTAGCTCTCGGTGAAGACCTAACGATGTTAGGTTGGACCCTTGAGTATGGCCTAATGAAGTTAGGTGATAACCATCACGAGACCTAACAGAGTTTTGTTTTGGGTGGGCTTGTAGTGGTTGGGAGTGTGGTTGTTGGGGGTGATGACCTAATCTGATTAAGGGCCCAACCCTGGTCACACTAGGTTGTGGGGCTGGTTGGCCTGGCCCGGAAAGGTTTGGTGAGTGATGAACGAGGACAAGGGTGAGTTGGAGCTGCGTGCTACGGATGCGTTCTACGAGCGCTTCGGCTACGAGCCGGAGCTGACGTGGGACCGTGGTCGTCTCTACGCCGCCGCCACGGAGGTTGGTGAGGTGTTCCTGGTCTTGGTTGTCGGTGGTGGCGAGGTGAAGTTCATCTCGGTGGGGACGTACTGATGAGTAGCGGTGACGAAAGCAGCAGGGTTCGACATCCGGTGGTGTCAGCGTTCTGGGATCGTTTCGGCTACGAGCCGGAGATCCGAATGAACGGGATGGATTTCTACGCCTACGCCTCGGAGACGAGGGAGGTGTTCCTGGTCACGACGAACCGTAAGGGCGAGGTGGTGTTCGAGCCGGCGGGGGAGTACTGAAATGCTGCTGAGTAAGCTCAGGGTGAGAAAGCTGGAGCAGGTGGGCGAATCTTGGATCAGGGTTCTGGTTGAGAAGCGCAACAGTGTGTTCTGCTTCTGGAAGCCTTCGGTCCAGGTGTTCCACGTCTACTCGACTCGGGGGCTTGATTGCTTCTGGTCGGACACCACCTTCTACGAAGACGGTACCAGGTATGAGGACATCTTCCAGTTGTGGGAGGCCGTGAACAGGTACGTGGAAGTGAGGACGGCGGAGCTAAGGGCCAAAGAGTTCTCGGAGCTGATGGAGCGAAAGGCGCGGGAGGAAAGATGAGTGATTGAAAGCCCGGGCCTGGTTGGGTCCGGGCTTTCTTCTCTTGAGTGCTTAAGGGCCCAACCCTGGTCACACTAGGTTGTGGGGCTGGCGGGGTGCTGGTTCCTTGTGGTGGCTACGAGCTGCTGGTGAGCGAGAGGAGAGTACGAGACGTGAACAAGTCCATTCAGGGTGAGATCGAGATTTCCTCCGACAACGAGGACTGGGTTGTTTCCTACAGCTACCGGGCGGGTAGCCGGGGGAGCCGCTGGGAGCCCCCGGAGGGCTCGGAGATTGAGATCATGAGTATGGTCTCCAGCGAGGGCGAGCTGGTCGAGGGCGACGCGGATTGCCTGGACAGGCTCCTCGCGGACGGCCTGCGCCGGGTCAAGGTCTGGGAGGCCATCGACCGCGAGGAAGAGCGGAACGCCGAAGAAGACTGAACAAAAGAGCCCGGCCTTGATGGCTTGGGCTCTTTTGTCGTTTAACGAGCGGTAAGGGGCTGATAAACAACCAAACCGACCATTAGAAGTACGTAGAAGAGAAGAGCCCTGAGGGGTCCCCCAGGGGTGGTTTGTTCTAATGGTCGGTTTGGTTGTTTCTTGTGGTTCCTTGTGGTTCCTTGTGGTGGCTACGTGGTTACGAGATTAAGGGCCTAACCCTGGGGATACTAGATTGTGTTGGCTGGCAAGGGGCTGGCCGGAAAGGTTGGTTGGTAATGCAACACAGAAGCGTGACGAAACATCATGTGCCGGTGAAGTGCGGGCCCGATGTGTACTACATCCACTTTGGGCCGCGGAACGAGCGCCCGGGTGCCTGCATCGTCATGAGGGATCCCAAGACCATCCAGGAGGCTCTGGATAAGGATTTCGATGTTGTGTTGGTTGACCGTCGGTGCGGCTTTTGCGGCGGCCCGACGCCATGCCTGAAGGACTGAGCAAAAAGGGAGGGGTCAAACCCTCCCTTTTGGCGTTTAAGGGCCTGTGGTTCGTGGTGGCTACGAACTAGGGGGCTCTTAACGGCCTAGCCAACCCTGGGGATACTAGACAGGGAGCCGGCGGGGTGTCGGCAGAAAGGTTGGTTGGTACATGGAGCAGTTCTTGGTGGGTTTGATCGCGGTTGCGGCCTGGGATGTCCTGGACTCCGATAAGGAGCACCCGGACCCCGGGGTCAACGCGGACCGGATGGCGATTCGTCTCATGCCGGGGGTGCGGGCCGATTGGGTCGAGAAAGCCCTCTACGTGGACGCTTACTCCCAGGGGAAGTGCGTCAGTGAGATGCCGACCTCGCTTCACGAGATCATCTTCTAGCGGCTACGAGCTAGGGGGTAGCGGCTACGAACTGAGGCACGAAAGGGAGGGGTCAAACCCTCCCTTTCGGCGTTTAAGGGCCTGTGGTTCATGGTGGCTACGAGAACCCTGGTAGTGGCTACGAGCTGGTTCGTGGTGGCTACGAACTCGGCGGGTTTGCTGGGCTTTCTAGGGGCTGTGTGGGCCCTTAAGAGCCCCCAACCAACCCTGGGGATACTAGGTTGTGAGGCCAGTGGGGTCCGTGTTGGGCTGGGCTGGTTAGGAAAGGTGGTAAGTGATGCGCATCAATGTCGGGGACCGGGTGATCGTGTGTGGGCAGGAACCGGGCATGCCGGACTATGAGGAGGGTACGGTCACGGAGCGGGACATCGGGATCGTGGTGGTCCTCTGGGACCGAACGGGCGAACAGAAAGAGATCCTGGAGGATATCCGGCTCACCCCGGACCTGTGGATCCAGAGGAATCAGGACTAGTTCAGCGGGCCGGGGGTTCCAAAGGGCCCGAGCGGCCCCGTAGTCTTTTAACTGGCCGGTGAGCTTGTGAGCTTGTGAGCTTGTGAGCTTGTGAGCTTACGGGCTCACCGGCCGTTAAGGTCTCACACCGGGCCCTTAACGACTAGCTCCAACCCTGGGGATACTAGGTTGTATGAAGCGACGAGCAGCAAACCGACCGTGCAAGGGAGCTGCGTTACTTGGCGCAAGGGCTGGCCACGCTGGCCGCTCTCGGCGCCGCAGCCTTCTACATGTTCGGGCTCTGAAACGAGCCTCAAGCGAGTTCGGGCTCTGAAACGAGCCCGTGAGTAAGTGGGGCCAACCCTGGCCACACTAGTTAGAGAAGCCGGCAAGGTGTCGGCAATCATCATTCATCAGGAGAGAATCATCATGGCCAAGAAGACGCCTTACAACCCCCAGCTCGACGCCTGCCTCCTCTCGACCGTGGTCGTGATCGACGACGCCACGGGCTCGCCGGTCGCCGTGCCGGACGGGCAGGGCAGCCCCAAGGGCTCGACCGCCTACCGGTTCGGGATCCACAGGTACGATGGGGGAGCCGCGAAGCTCCGAATCGCCAGCGGCTACTTGCGAAAGGAGGCGAAGACGTTCAAGGCGTCGAAGGGCCGGCCCGAGCGGGTCATGGAGGCCGGTTCGTTCCAGAGCAACGGCCGGAGCCTGAGCCTCCCGCTGCCGCACGTGGTCAGCGTGACGCTGGGCATCAAGGCCATCATGGCCCGTCTCAACAAGGCCCTCGCCGCCCGCAAGGCCAAGGCGAAGGCCAAGTGATCCCCCGCCCCGGGCCTTTCGGCCCGGGGCCTTTCCCACGTGTGAGCCCTTAAGGGGCCAGCCCAACCCTGGGCATACTAGATAGAGCGGGGCGCAGTGCTCCGCAGAAAGAGAATCAATCATCATGATGAACAAAGAGATCCAGTCCGCCGTTCTCCTGCTCACCTCCCACGGGTGGGGCGTCCAGCCCCCGGCCGTCGTCCAGGTGGCGCAGCCCGCGGCGCCGGCCCCCGAGCCGGCCAAGGCGCAGCCCGAGCCGGCCGCGGAGCCGGAGACGCCCCGGATGATCACGTGCTCCAACTGCGGGGAAAGCCACCCCGCAGGTTCGCCGGAGGCGCACAACGCCAGGACGTGCGAGAAGGGCAAGACGACCACGGCGCAGCCGTCCGGCGCCAAGCCGCCGCCCCCGCCCGTCAAGCCGTCCGGCTCCGCCCCCTCGCTCGACAGCGTGATGGCGGATTTCGACCTGGGTGGCCTGGACCTGGGGGATCTGCCGGTGCCCACGGCCCCCGCAAAGGTGCCCAACGCTCCCGAGTCGGTGGCCGCCGCGCCCCGGAAGGCGGACCCGTTCGCGGACCTCGAACCGATCGCCGGCCTCGACATGCTCTGAACCAGAGCAACCAACCGAACAGCCCCCGACCCTAACCGGTCGGGGGCTTCTCGCGTTTAAGCGCCCGAGCACCCGGTGGCCAGCGGGCCCTTAACAGCCCCTTCCCCAACCCTGGGCATACTAGAGAGTAAGTTAGGGGGCGGCGCGGAGCCGCTCCGGAAAGGCATACGACCATGGCCAAGCGGAGATCGACCGCATCGAATGCGGGTCGGTGGACGTGCTAGCGCTGGAGCGCGTTCAACGCCTCGCGAAGCCATCGAAGTCAACCTCGACGCCGGGCGGGAGCCTGGTGAAGTCGTGATCCGAAAGCTCATCGCCAACATCAGGGAGCTGTGAATGCTTGAGTTCATTCTTCTCCAGGTCATCCTCGCGGGCTACCGCGAGGGATACGACGAGCCCAACAAGCGGGCAAAGCGAAGCCAGTGCGACCACGATCCCCGGTGCGAGTGCATGCACTATGAGATCGAGGAGCACGGTGAGTTTTACTCGCTCGGCCCCGAACCGGAGCTGAGCGACTGCGTCACGCCGATTCAGTGGCAGGTCGACGAGCTGCGCCACCTTGCACAGTGGACGCGCTTCTACGGCGACGAGTGAAAACAAGCGAACAACCCCCGAGCCCAACGGCCGGGGGTTTGTTGCGTTTAACAGGCCCGAGCGCCCGGTAAGCTGGTCTCTCTTAAGGGCCCAACCCTGGGGATACTAATCTACACAAGCGGAGCACGTCGCTCCGCCAATCACCCCGGAGTCAATCATGCGCATCATCGCCGCCACCCTGTACGCCTTCGCCCTCGTCCTCTGCGTCTTCGTCTTCTCGGGCTGCGGCTCGACGCTGAGCCACGCGGCCGCGCCGCAGACGGCCGGCTACAGCTCCGCCCACGCCGAGGAGTACGACCCCACCCGCTGGCAGACCCCGAGCGAGAGCGAGGCCGCCAACGCGCTGCGGGAGGCGTGTTCGCAGAGCGCCCACGTCACCAGGCGCCGGGCCGGCTTCAACTACACGACCAGGGACGGGCAGACCATGCACGTGGTCTGCTACTGAGCAAACAAAGAAACCACCGAACGACCCTTCCCCGGGTTAGTTCGGTGGTTCTTTCGTTTAAGTTGGCGCCGCGCCCGGTAAAGTTTGGGAAAAAGTATTGGAAAAACAAGCGAAAAACCAATTAAGGTATTTGTTTGTACCGTGGGAGCGGAATCGCTGGCGCGGGCCCGGTAACCTCGAAGCCGCTCGGTCGTGGTCGCTTCGCTCACCTCACCTCCACTCGCTTCGCTCCCACTCCCTTCGCTCCCACGCTTCACACACGCTTGTGTTGGTGTGTTGGTGTGCTGTTGAGTTCTGATTACCGGAATACCCATCTCCCAGTTTGCCCCTGAAAAGAGGGGTAGGGGTAATTTTCAGGTACCTATACCTGGCCGCACCCAGAAAAAGAAAAAGCGCCCAAGGCTTTGAGCCCCGAGCGCTTCCTCCCCTACTTGCTGCTGGGTGTAGGGGACCCATCCATTGCTAATGGCCAAGCCATTCGTAGCACCTACCCCGCGAACGGTCAACCGCTTTTCTAATCAACCGTTCGCTCGCAGATCAGTAGACCTGTGGCTGCTGTCCTTCTGCAGTTGAGGCCACACTCCGCACAGCCCCGAGGACCCGCCCGTGCTCTTGAGGCAGCCAGACAAGCCTGCTCCGTGTCGAACGTACCCACCTGAATGTCATTCAACAGGTTGGAGCAGGACGGGTAGGCGACCCCGTGCCACACGTCTCCCCCGCTACCCCTCCGAGTAGCACTACTTCTCTCGGTACGGCCACTAGTTGTACTACCGGCAGTTCCAGTTGCAGAGGGCTCAGTCCACTCCCCTCCTTGGTAGATGCACTGAGACAGATAGACAATCATCAGCTGTCTGTCGTAGATGTTCCACGTGCTCCGCAGAGTGCGGCCTCTCCCTAGATCCGTCTCGACGGTACACGTACCTACCTCAGGGAGGCTCACGGCAGAAGTGCAGGCGGAGTACCAGACTGGCTCAACCACGACTCCCCTACCCACTCCCTGGTTCAGGTTGTACAGCTCACGCCTGAGATAGGTTGCTCGCTCTCCCACGAACATATCACGGGCAGTGACGGAGTAACGCCCCGGCTTCTCCATTGCGACGTGCACACAAGCCATGGTGAGGTTCCCCCGGTGCAGTCGGTAGTTACCCACTACCGTGTCACGCGGGGGCTCCTCGACCTCAGACCCTTCCCTCCCCTCACTCCCACCAGAAGCACGTGCCGGTGTTGAGGGTTCCAGCAGCATCTGGGCGCCGTAGAAGCACAACACAAACGCCGCCAGGTATACGATCAGCTGGAGCGCCTTCCGAAAAAGGCGCAACCCCATTCTTAGAATCTCCCCCATCTCCATCCTCTGTTCTGTCGCTGTTCGTTGAGGGATTTGGTGGGCTGGGCTCACTACCTGACGCGAGGATCCTCACGTTAGACAGTTTACTGAGCCAACCACAGAAGTAAAGCCGGCCACTCCTGTGCAGCCCACCAAGTCCCTCAACGAGGTTGTCTACCTATTTACATTTGCTGGTGGTTTTGGTGGGGGCAAATAGGTTGCCTACACCTATAAGCGTGGACCCACCCCCACCAAAACCACCAAGCCCACGTCCCTTGTAGGGCGACCTGTCTTGCTTATCCGGCCTATAGCTCGGCCAGCGCACGGAGGATTTCACCCCTCATTCTCATGTAGGGGAGGTTCTGGCCCTTCTTCCAGCGTCTCACCGACGCCCGGCTGACCTTCAAGTAGTCCGCCACCGTTCCGTCGGGTAGGTCGAGGTACTCGACAAAGCTACTGAAAACGCGGGCAAATCTCTCGTCTTCCTGCTTGGCAGGCTTCATGGGGTCCTCGTTCCTCAGCTTCTCCGCGTGGCGCCTGTACCCCGCCCAAAAGAACCGCTTGCGGTGGGAGGGGTGCCACTTCTCACTCATCTTGTCGTGCATGGTCGCTACTTCCTGCTGGCTTGTTCAGTAGGAACAGTACACGCGGATGAGATTGACGCCGGGCGGGAGCTTCTCCAGGTCGATCTCGATCCCCTCCTCGTCGTACTCTTCCCTGTACTCACTAACCGCGCCTTTGACGCTCACCGCGACGCCTTTTTCAGGGTTGGGGCCGTACCATTGAAGTAGTTGTGCACCTCGACGGGAATGGAAGTACCTGCCGCGACGCAGGCGTCCCACACCTTCTTCATGCTCCCCCACTTCTCATCCGGCGTCCGGAAGCCTTCCACCATTAAGTCCATACCCATTGTTCTCTTCTCCTCTTTGCGTTTCTTCGCTTCGCTTCTTCGCTTCTCACTTACCGGTTTTCCCTTTTCCCAGTTTGGTGTTCTGAGATGGGTAGGGGGTTAATTTCAGGTACCTTGTCCCTTTTCCGGTCTGTTTCTAGTGTGTCCAGGGTTGCCTCTTCCACGTCGCAGGCGCAGCGCGGCAGCTCGTCGCTCACCGCTGAGGACCGCCAGCTCGACCCCGCCCAAAGAAGAGACAAGCCAGGCACCTGTAACCCGCGTTCTTGGTCATCTCACCACCTTAGCCCCAGACAAGCGGGATGTAACCAATGGCGTGTAGCTCTATTTCCAGAGAAGACGCATCATCCTCTGTCACTGGTGCGTTGTACGCCGTGAGGGTGAGGACGTCCTGTTCGGACTTGAGGGGGACTCGTATGACGTTGAGGTAGAGTTCCATTCCAGCCTGAAGGGAGATAACACCACCGTTACCCTCTACCTCGTAGGTAATTACCTCGCGGGGACTCAGGCCGTCGGGGTGTTCAAATTGCACAGCCTCTAGCTTATCAATCGTTCGTGGGCCCCCGATGGCCCGACAGCTGAACTGGAAGTGGTAGAAGCCAACGGGGAAGCCGGCCAGGCTGAAGCTCGTTTCTCTTGTGGTATTTGCCATGATTGGCTTAGGGGCCTACCAACTGGTTCGCCCGTTCACCACTTCGCCCGCTTCCAGCTCGAACTCGAACGGCTTGACTTTCGCGTCCCGGTCGAAGCGCTTGGTAAACCGGTGAACCTCCTTCGGGGTGGGGTGCGCTCGCACCGTCCAGTCGTGGGTCCAGGTGTAGATGGTCTTGGGCCCGACCGCGATTCCCTCCAGGTCGAGCGTGCGGCTCACCGCCAGCGCGACGGGGCAGCTGTTACACCTGCCCTTCACCCCAGTCGCGATGTCTTCTTTCGTAACCTTTACCAGCATGCTGTCCTCCTTCTCTCTGCCTTTACTTGTCATAATTGATCTCGCTTCCGTGGGCGTGCACGAGGCAGGCGCCGGATATGAAGAAGCGCGGCGGTGTGCCCTGCCCGCAACCGTGCGCATTGTCGATGCGCGGGCACGTGCAGCCCGCCGCGATCGCCTCGGGGCTTCCGGGCGCCACCTCGACGAGATCGGCAGTCCAGGCAGACACCGCCTCCAGCCTCAGCGCCGCGACGATCGCCTCGGCGTCGTAGGTGTGTCGCACCACCTCCTCGCAGCCCCAGGGTCCGCCCTCCTCGCGGATGAGGTGGACGAGGGTGGCGAGGAAGGCGTCGGTCAGCCGGCGCTCGCGCTCGCCGCCGATGTCGTCCGGGTCGGTGACGCCATGCTCGTGAAGCATGTCGACAGCCCGTGACGCCAGGGCAGCCGCCCGCACCTTGGGACTGTCCAGCGACATCCGCCGGTAGCCGACCACCTCGATCTCGGTCTCCTCGGCGCGGAGCCAGGCCGCGACCTCTGCATCAGTGCGCACCGGGTACCGCGGCAGCACGCCCGCTACAGCCTCCGCGATCGCCTCCTCCACGTCGGTGTGCGTCAGCCACTCGGCTCGGTCGCAGGCGTCAAACAGGGTCGCGCCCTTCCAGTCGCGTGTCCTGTCCCGCACGTCTCGGAGCGTGTCGTTGACGGCCGCGCACGTCGCCAGCTGGTGGCCGATCGCCTGCTCCCGCAGTTTGGCCACCAGGCGCTTGCGGCCGGCCGAGAGGAAGCGGGCGTGCTGCGACCCGGCCCACACCCCTATGCTCTCAAGCCACCAGCTTGACACCGCCTTGCGGTACTCCTCGCTCATCTTGCCCGTGGCAGATCGTGTTTCAGTCTCAATCGAATCAGTCACAGTTGATCTCGCTTCCGTCGTTGAAGTGGCAACAGCAGCCCCACGGGATAGGGCTGTGGCCCTCGTGGTGGTAGACCCAGGCGCCGGTCATGGGCGTCCCGCACCAGCACGTGGTGGGGTCGGTCTCCTCGTCGCAGCCCCTGCACTTCTTGGTCTTGGGCTCGGCTTCCACCTCGGTCTCAAACACCGCTGACCTCCAGCTCGAACTCGAATGGCTCGCCGGGGTAGCCCCGGTCGAAGTAGATGATGAAGTCCCGTGCCTCGGGCGGCAGCTCGTAAATGTGCTCGACGCTACCCACGTAGTGGGAGATAAAAGCTGGCGTGACCTGGATGGGTGTTCTGAGGTCGGCACCCAGCGCTCGCCGCACCGCCAGTGCGATCGGGCAGTAGCGGCAGGTCAGGGGCTGTCCCTCCGCGATGTCCTCCGCTGTGACCTTTACAGTGATCGTTTTACGCATCAGTTACCAATCAGCGAGAAAGAGCGGGAAAGAAAAAGGCCGGACAGGCAGCCGCCGGTCGAACCGGTTGATGAAGTCCCTCACCTCGTGCGGTGTGGTCCACGCCCGTCTGTCTTCGCCGTGGTACACGGTGATCCGGCCGGTGCTGACCTGCGTACGCTCGGCACCCAGCGCCCGGCACACCGCGAGCGCAACCGGGCACTGATCCACGGTGTAGGGTGTGGCCTCCGCGATGTCTGCTTCCGTGACTTGAACCGTGACTTTTTCCACGTTGTTCAGGGTCTCCATCGAGAGTTTAAAAACTCGGCCGCTCAAGCTCATTCTCGGGCTCCTTTGACTGGTTGGGGTTTGGGATCGTTTCCCGCACCCGCAGGTCCTCCGGCCATTCGGCCGGGTCGGCGCCGCAGGGGTCGCGGAGGATTGCCCGCATCGCTGAGCCACCGCCCTCGGGGAACGGCTCGCTCTTGGAACCAGCGGGCCACGCCAGGTCCATGCGGTCGCACTCGTAGGGAGCCTCCCCAAGCTGCTTGACGTACACCGGCACCGCCGCCTCGCGGCACTGCCTGATCACGTCACGAGCCCAGTTCAAATTGAACGGAACACCCTCAGGGTCACGGTGGCCGCTGATGGAAACCCAGTCGATGCGCCACGGGGTCGAGGTCTTTCGGCCGCCACCCACCAGGGGGTTGAACAGCCCCGGGGAGATCAGTATCCGCCCTGATGGGCTTAGCAGCGGTACGCGCTTGAAGTCCACCGGCCCCCGGGCCTCGTAGTTCACCCAGCGCACCGCAGCGGGCAGCCAGAGCAGCAACGATACCCGCAGGTCCGCCATGTCCTGGTCCTCCACCTGCACACCCAGCCGCACGTTCGGCAGAGGCCAGGTTTTTGACACATTCTCTTGAAACGAAAGGTGCGTAGTGTTGCGGCTGAGCCACTCCATCACGTAGTGGATCGGCCACGCGTGATGCGGGCGCCGGGTGTCGAACAGCCAGTTGCCCTCATCGTTCTCTCGGTGCCAGAGCACCTTCTCGTCCACCCACCCGAAGAACCACTTCGCCAGTGCCAGCTCTTTCTCCGACTCCAGCAGCACCCAGAACGTGTGCTGGGGACAAGCGGCCATGACGCCAAACTTCGCCGCGATGGATTCCGTTGTGGCTCCCTCGTTGAAGATGAAGAGGTCGTGCACCCAGACTCCCTGCGGCTCCTCCCACTGGAGGGGCTGGTCCAGAGGGCTATTGTGGTTCCAGTGTTTCGTAGTCATTGGTTTCCTCCCGGCAAGCGCTTCAGCTCACCAACCCCTCTTAGTATGGCCAGGGTTGGCCACTACTCTCACGTAGCACACGACGCACTTCCGCGTGAAAAGCGCTCGCCTCCCGGAAAGAGGGCCGCGCTTGTTCGTCACACGCGACGTTCAGCTGCTGGTTCTGGGTCAGCAGCCGGTTGGCGCAAGCCAGCGCTCGCCGCAGGTTCACCACCTGGGTCGCGAGCTGCTCGGCCTGCGCGCTTTCTTCACTTGTGCAGCTCAGTACCACTCCAGGCTCCCGGCCAAACGTCCATCCAGCGCATTGACCGAGACTACCGCCACCTTGATCCCCTCGTCCGCTAGCGTCTGGACGTAACTCCAGGTGTAGAGGCACTGCTTACCAGGGACGGCGAGGGCGTAGTGGTCCTTGCTGAAGTTCTCTTCACGAAAGCGGAGACATGCTCCCACCATATCTGTGTAGCAGTCTTGGCCCAGGTTCCTACTGATGACCTGAAGGTCCCAGCGGTCCTCCAGAGACGACTCCCAGTTGTACTCCTCGACCATGTCACGGACAACCTGGTCCACCCCCGTCGGGCTGTCGCTGACGAAAACAGTACCAGCCCTCTCCACGAGAACATCGCTCAGGATATTTTCGAGGCAGCTCACCTGATCCGTTGAGAGCTGGAAACGGGTCCCGGTGACGATGATGGAGCTACCGTACTTCATGGGCTAATCCTTCTCCGGCGTGTACTTGACCACGCGGTACACGAGGTTTCTCTCCGGGAACATGTTTGCAGCTTGCTCCGCGTAACCTCGCTTCGCGGCTACTGCCTCCTTCTTGGTGTTAGCGCAGTCTAGCGGTTCCCAGTCGTTCTCGCCCTTGATGGCTTCTTCGATCACGTAGACTTTTTGCTTTGAGTTGGCCATTTCTTACTCCTTGCCTGCGCGGCGGTGGGCCCGCGCCATTTGGGTGGCGATCTTCAGGATCTCTGCCTGGGTGTAGTCGTTGCGCACGAGGTTACCCAGGTACTCGTGATCCGCCGGGCCCAGGAACTGCGCCAAGCCGGCAGGCAGCCGGGCGATGACCTCGTTGACTTCGTTGCTCACGGCTCTGCCTTCGTAGATATTTTGAACTGCCTTGGGGTTGATCATGGCACGAACTGTCTCCAGGGCCGTAGCGATAGCGGCGTACGCAAGCTCACTAGGTCTCATGGAGTCCACTCGCTTCCCACGGAAGCGCCCAGCCACAAGATCCCGATCCCGCTCGACTTCCTCGGTGGCTCGGCGAGCCCGCACCGTCTCTTCGTCTACCTCCAGGATCAGATCCCGATCGCCAGTACTGCTGAGGACGAATACTTTCATGTCTCTGTCCCTGGTGGATCAGTTGTAGCTAGTTCCGTGGCCAGCGCTTTGCCAATGGCCTCACGCAGTTCACGCAGACGGTAGATAGCCCAACTGCGTGCAGATTCGGGGGTGGGCCCTGTCTCAGAAACCAACGACTCGCTGCTTCCTCGTTTTCGTACTTGGCAGGTCCAAGTATCTCCCTGGTCTTTGTCTTGAAAGACGAGTACCTCTAGAGTCGCTTCTTTGAAGCTCGCTAGCCCCAACGCGCCTGCCGATCGAGCAAGGTCTAGCAACACCTGCGGCGTCACCCCTACTGTAACCACCACGTCATCGTCATCGCCCTCCGTACACAGCGTGAGCAACAGACCCGAGCGTACATCTCCATTGTCTGATACTGTCCACAACTCCAACGAGTCGTCGCAATCGTCGAAGTACGAGTATAGCGTATCGTTGCTCACGGCTTACCCCAGAACCCAGAACTTGGTGGGACCCACTTCTTTCCGCGGTGCCCGTACTTGCACCGCGCGTAGTTACTCATCTTCCCAGAAGATGGGTGGGTCGTGGAGGGGGATTTGGGTGCAAAGGATCCACACCTTCTGCGGAGGGTGTGTTTCGCTGGTGAGGAGGTGGTGCACGGCGTCCACCCGCAGCCTCTTGCCTTTGGAGACGACCTCTTCCCCCACCCGGGGCACGAAGGTCACGTCGCAGAGGTCCACGAAGGTATTATCATGGTAGTAGAATTCAACTCGCATTTTCGTCACTTTCGCGGCACTGCTGTGATGCAGAACTGGGTTGGGGAGGGACCCACCTCGTTCCACATCTTTTCTTCGGGGTTGAGGAGTTTGTAAAAGCTGTATCCCTGGTCTGTGTCTATGTATTCCCCGCACAGCTCCCGTGCCTCTTTGACTGCCCGGTGCCGACACCGCTCGTGTGCGTAGCCGCTGTAGCGGGTCGTATCGAGGTACTCTCCGATCTCCTCACGGCTAAGATGGCCTTTGCAGACTTCGCAACGGCCAACGGACCAGCTCTTCATCTCCAAGTCAGCCCGCCACCCGTAAGCGGCCCCCTTGTAGTGGATCTTACGGTCCAGACTGAGTTTCCCAAATTGGATTGCCTTATCGCCGTTTTCCATCATCTTGGCCACACCCTCCAGGTCGTGGGCTAGTAGTGGTCGTGGAGCAAGCCAGGTTCATGGAAGCAGAGGTTTGCGTGCGAGAGCACCACCGCCACGACGATGAATACCACGGAACCGGCGGCCACCCCGAGACAGACCGCAACGCTGAGAGGGTGCGGGACAAACCCTAGCGTAGCGTTGACTAACGCCGTTGCCAGGCACACGACTACAGTCGTGGTGAGCAACCGGCTGAGACGCTTCAGGGGCGCCAGCAGAGCGCTTGTGGTTTCAGGGGACTTACCCAAGTCTGACCGAATCCCATTGACCATATGCGCGTACTCTGGATCGGAGAACTCCTCCCGCATCGTCACTACGATGTAGGTAGTGACATAGAACAGTAGACCTGAAAGGATGATGAACGCGTAGAACACATCTCGTCTCAGGTTGTCCCTGTACCAGACCGGAAAGTCGGCCCCACTGAGACAGTAAACACAGACGGCCACAACAGCCGCAACAATTGCCGGACAAGCATAGGCCTTGAATGCAGTCATTTCACTACTCCTTGACGTATCAGTCATCTCATCTTCCCCATGAAGAGATAAAGAACTTGGTCGGTGTGGGACAGAACTCTTCGCCCTCCGGCACGTTAGGGGTGATGGTCTTGCGGTTGCGGCCCTCTCCGTTCAGTTCCCGGGCCTCTTTCGTGGCCTGACGGTGACACGACTTGTGTGCGTAACCATGGTATCTAGAGGTGCACACATGCACATCCGGGCCCTCCAAGTACATGCCGCCCACTATCACCCGGAGGTGACCTTTGCAGACTACACAACTGCGATCGGCCCAGTGCTTCATCTCCAGGTCGTAGGTACCTCCGTAAGCGGCCCCCTTGTAGTGGATCTTACGGGTCAGCACCTCCTTCCCCATATGAAACGTCTTCAACCTCCGGAGGGACATCATCTCACCTCTACCCGGGTTGGTGTCGGACCGACACCCCAATCCAGACCACTCTCGTAAGGGAGTGTCTTGTAACTGAGGCCGCGGAAGGTTTCTTTGGCCCCGTGCAGACCCCGGGCCTCTTTGAGAGCCATTCTACTGCACAGCTTATGGGCAAACCCCTGTGAGTAGCCCGTGTGGGTGTAGCTTTCCTGCGTTATTTGGAGGTGCCCTTTGCAGAATAAGCACACGCCTGTTCTGTGCCGCGTACCTGGTTTCATCTCGATGTCGAGCGCCCCGTAGTAGGGGTAGTACTTTTCGGGCGGTACGCCGTGGGGAAGCTTACGATGGACGATCTTCTTCCCCATTTGGCGCCCCTTCTCGTAGCTACAGCTCACCTCGCCCTCAGCCCCTGGCGCACTTCCATGAGGAGGCGGCCCAGGTGGTTCTCACCCTTGCCCCGGCAGACGCCCCAGAACGTGTCGCCCCAGCTGTTGTCCTCGATGAGCTGCGCCGTCCCCGTGTCGAGCAGCCACGACCGCACCGGCTCGGCCTGGAACTTGAGCTGGAGAAGATCCCGCATCACGTCGACCTTCATCTCATCCCAGCCGTCCCGGAGCGTGAGATTCTCTCCCATACGCTTGGCCTGGCCCGCGGTCTCGCACGCGTCGACCCACTCCCGCTCGTTCTCGTCCTCTGTCTTCGTAGCCTGGTAGGCGTGCTCCACCGTGGGCCACACCCGACCCTCCCAGGTCACGACAGCGGGGTAGAAGTTCGAGAGGAAGCTGTGCCTCCCCTTGAAGGACCTGATGGGTTCAGGAACGTCGAATATCTTGTTCATGTGGGAGTCTATTCGTTTCAAGCCTAGAAGATCACATCCACGATCCCTCGCTGGGGAGGCCCGAAGTACTTGAGGCCCTCTTCGACGGGGTTGCTCGACGTTACGAACTCAGCGTGGCGTTTCGAGAACTCTTCACGGGCCCGATCCACCGCCCGGCGGATCAAACAACCCGCCCGGTGTAGGCTCAGGGGCTCTTGCTTGTCGCGAGACGCACCACCAATGGCGTAAGGGGTGAGTACATGCAAGTACCCCTTTACAAAGGGACGCAGATGGTGGGGCAGCTCACTGCCCTCAAACAGGGAATGCATCTCTCTGCAGTAGTCCAGGAACTCAGGATCCGTGTGGTTGTACTCTTCGAGGAAAGCCAACTTCTCCTCTTCCGTCGTGAGACTATTCCACTTGTCGCTGGTGGCAGTGGCCGAGTCTAGACCAGACAGCGCCAGCTCCTTGTTCTCGTCCCACACCCACCGCTTGATGGGCTCGTGTGGTCCCAGGTACTGCTGGCTCGCGATCCGCCACCAGTAAGCCTCGTGTACGCTCCTGACGTTGTGGAGGAACATGTTCTTCAGATTTCTACTCATTGTTTCCTCCTACAGTCCAAGATTCAGGTTCGGGAGAGCGGCCCCGACTTCGATCCGCACACGCTTCCCCAGGAGCGCCTGGTAGACCTCCGGGGAGGTTTCAGGGAGAAAGCAGTCATGGGGAACAATGGGGTGTGGCTCCTGGCACTCCTTGCACGGCCTCGTCTTGGGGTGACCAAAAGGGTCGTAGCCCACAGGCGGCACAGCTACGTCAAATCGGCGCGAGTCCGGGGGAACAAACGCAGAGAACGTCGGACAGTGCCAGTTCATCCCTTCAAAGGTCACCCCCATCAGGCGCAGCTGCAGTATGATAGGTACTGAGTGATCGAAGTCCGTGGCATTTCGCCCCATGTAGCAGCTCAACGCATACTCGTCGCTGTTGTTAAATCTCCGCAAAGCGGACTTGCCAGCAGCCACCCACAGGAACTCACTGGCATGCCTCTCGGGAGTCACATAGATGAGCGTCAGGCTCTCATCCGCACCCGCACTGATGGTGCGGAGGTCTTGCGGAACTAGTACGTCGCTGTGCTTGTAATCCATGGACTTGTCTTTCTGGGTGTGCCGTCTGCCTACCACTAGTATGGACAGGGTTAGCGAACCCTCAGTCGCCGATAATCTTGAACATGCGAAGCCTGCGGTTGAACCTGAGGTTGGTGCAGCCAAACAAGCTGATGGTATCCTTTGCCTCGTGCCAGAAGTAGTAGGAATCTTCACTGTACTCACTGATACCAGGCAGGATGACCTGCACAGCCTCACATGGCGCAAAGGGAAGCTCCTCCAGATCTTCCAAGCACGAGACAGTCTCACCCAAGATGGGTCCTATCGTAGATTGCTCCTGACTGTCGAAGACAGCCTTGGCTGTCTGGATTGGGTGGCTCTCCATGCAATGGAGGCAGAACATGCTCTTCATGGTCGTCACGTATTCCTGTCTATGACTATACTTCATACTCTTCTCCGCCCTCTTGCCACCGAATGAACGCCAGCTCACACTCCCGGCTGCAGATGCACTTCCGTGCGGCTTCCTTGTAGGCCACGTAGATGTCTTCACCGCAGTTCATGCACCTGCCCACCCGAACCAGGTCATCGTCCTGCACTTTACGGTACTCCAGGACTCCGCCGGGGAACTGTTCTTCGGTGGGGTCGTAGATATCTCCGTCCGGGCCCTCACACCACCAGTGCTCGCACTCGCCCTGAGTCGCGGTGACCGCAAACCCGGCCTGTCGCTTCAGCTCTGGGAACTGCTCCACCATTTCCTCTGTGGCGGTGGCGCACTTTGCCCGCAGAAAGGGGTTTCTGTCCTGATAGGCTCGCATCCACAGGAAGTAAGGGATCTCGGAGCGGGCCTTCTCACTGAGACCTGCGAGAATCTCTTCGGCTCTCTTGATCTTCTCTTCTTTTCCTGGTTCGCTCATCCGCGCCTCACTTCTCGTCCCTACTTATAGGTGTAGGGCGACCGACTTTACAGGTGGAAGCGCTCAAGTGGTGTGTCGTACGCCTGCATCAAGGGATGCTTGGGGCGTCCGGCCTTTGTCGTGCCCAGGCACTGAGGCACCGCTCCGAGCCCATCCAGCCACCCGAGCATGGTCTCTGCGTGCTGGTTGAGCTTCTTGGGGAGGGCACCACCCCAAGCAACCACGACCAGCGGCTCGCCCCAACGCCGCGTCTCCGCGAAGGCGGACTCGACGTGGCGGTAATTCTCTGGTCCAACGGGATCATCTACCGTCAACAGATCCCGAGGGTGCCTGGACCTGTACGCACAGGCATTGACGACTTCCAACCCAGTGCAGCCCCACCTCGTGGCAAAGCCCCGGCACTTTCGAATTGTAGCGTCATCCACCAACGCGTCGGCCGTGCTGGGGTTGCACATGACATAGATCACGTGCCGCCCTGGACCACTTCTGCGCCACAGCCGGTAACGGTACTGCTCACACGCGGAGATAACCGCTCCCGTGATCTCAGCGGTCACTCGTTGTCCATTTCTTTGCGTAGTCGCCTGTGGAGGGAGTCAAGAGCCCTTCGGCACATACACCGTGAGCAGGTGATCGTCAGGTCGCAGTCGTAACACACCTCTGTGCCCCCAAGGCGAGGGATTGACCTCTCCGCCCAGCGAGCCACTGCCAGTAGTTCTGGAAGGGTGTTGTGCATGAGGACGATGAGGCTGGCATCGTGCTCGCTTGCACCCTCCAGGAAGACTCCCTCCCTGCTCCCTCCAGTAACCAGGCCTACGTCCAGTCCTTGGTTGGCCTCGTTGAGCATGTTTTCGTACCACTCGATGGGATCACTCTTGCGCATCGCGTTCTCTCTTGAGGTTGCACGCTTCATAGTGTGAGCAAAGGTCCGGGGCGTTGTTGGCTGCGTCTTCCCTGCAGAAGTGCATGTCGTAGGGCTCGTGACCTTGGTGCTCGGTAAAGACCTGGGCAGCCGCGCAGTTGCACACCGCCTCGAACTCCTTGACGACCGTAGGCGGATCGTCCGGGTCATCATACTTCTTGTGGAGGTCGAGGTGCTGAGCCTCGATGAGCCCCGCGCTGAACTTCCCGACTCGGATCAGGTACTTAGGCATCCTCTGGTTCCACCGTGTCCAGCACAGGTCCCAGCGCCTCGATGATGACGCGGACCGCGTTGGGACTCATCCCCCTGCCTCGTACGCCCTGTCCCTGCACCGGCTCGGTAGCGCGGCATGCGTCGTCGTAGAGCTGCTGAGCCGCATCAACTACCAGCATGAGTCGGCCAATCGTGTTGGCTCGCTCGTGCAGGCTATCGTGCAGGCCGCGAAGCTTCGCACGAAGACGCTTGATCTCAGCCTCGGCCGCTCTCTCCCGCTGAATGTGGTCTTCCAGCTCGTCGTCAAAGTCGTCGTCAAAGTCGTCGTCGAAGTCATTCATGCGTCCCCTCCCCTCGCAACCAGCGCAGCAGTGCCTCCAGGGCGAGGACCCACTCGACACGGGCCGTTGCTACTAGCCGGACTCGATCGACCCGGTCCTTGTTGTAACGTGCCACTGCGCGACCTTCCTCCCACTTAGCCATGTTTGAATGGACGTAGGCCTCCACGGCCCAGTGGTTGGCGTCGCCATAGTATGCCGCGTCAGACATTTCGTCTCTATAAACTTTCATTGGAAGTTCTCCTGTCTCGCCACTTCAACCACCGGACGAGGCGATTGCGCACCTTCAGGTAGTAGGTGTTGTCCTCGTACCCCATATCATCTATGGGGCAGCCTTCACCGTCGTATGAAACGATCTGGAGGAACATCCTCTCGTGAAGGTCGCAGCGCTCTCCCAACCTGTCACACTCGCAGTGACTGAAGATGATCTTCTTGGCCCACGCAATGTAGGCGGAATGGGCGCTCAAGTACCGCCGGTTTATGCCAGGTGCGCGGTATGTAGGCCTGTTCTCTACGATCATGTGTGCTTCAGTCACCAGTCTATCTCCATTCTGAATCCGAAAGGCTTGACCCTCTCCCCTTCGTCAAACCTACGAACCCAGCGTTCCACCACGGCAGGTGTTTCCCACGTGAGTTCATCGCCGTCGTCATCCCATTCCGGCGGGATGACGATCCTCTTGCGGCTCACCTCGACATGGGCTCGCTGCAGGGCTCTTTTGGTCGCAAGAGCGACAGGGCACCAGAGAGCGCTCGCCCGCCTGCCAAGGGCGATGTCCCTCTCCGTGACCTCTACCATGACCCAGGTCTTTTCTCTTTCAGTCACGGTCACTCATCAGTAAGCCCTAGCAGTTCCCGCTCCTGCGACGTCAGCTTTGCCAGAGCTGCTGCGCGTGCCTTGCGCTCCTGCTCGGCCTCATACTTGGGCCTGTACTCCCGCCACCACGCGAACACCTTGTCGTTTTCGGTTTTTCCGTGATCCGCCCACCCGTACATCCGGTAGCAAGCCTCTACCAGCATGGAGCGAAGCTCATCACACTCGGCCTCCAGGCCTGCAGTCGGGCCGGCGTCGTCTTCACCGCTGTCGTCTTCCTCGAAGATGTTGCGGAATGTTCCCTTTTCCAGGGAAATGATGTTGAGTGGGTGGTTATCGTGCCAGTTCACCTCTTCAGTGCTCATCTCCATGACACTCGGACGCATGCAATGGTTGGGGTACTTAGTCTCCTGCAGTACCCGCTTTACCTCTTCTGCGCCTAGCCTGTCGTGGTCGACAACCATCAACACGACGCGATGGACTTCAGTGGGGATGTACGTACTCTTGCGATTCATGGTTTGGTACTCTTTCTGTGCTTCTTGAGGTAGCGCTTGCGGCCTGCGGCAAGGAACTTCGCGTGCTGCTGCAAGTACCAGCCTTGCATGGGGCCACGCCAAAATTGACTGACGTTCTTGGTGTTTCTCTTGTTTCTGCGGGGCCTGAGCGTGATGGCGTAACGCTTCGCGGTTGCCACGACGTTATCCCGGATGAGCTTAGGACAGTGAGGTAGAGCCGCCGACAGCAGCCGTCTCAAGAGTTCATTTTCATCCTCGAACGACACAGGAAACGAGTCCACGCCCTCCAATGCGTCAATTACCTCAGGGTAGAACAGTGCTTCCCCTGTGTCCGGGTCGAACTTCGTGGTGATACGGATCAACCTAACGCTAGCTTCGGTCACGGACAGCGTCTCGAATTTGCTCATAGATACTGAGGAGCTGAAGATTGGAAAGCCGGTCTAAGGGGTAGGTGGAGATCCGGTCGAAGACTTCCTCGTGGTCTGGCGGCCAGCTATGCCAACCGTCCATGCTGGTCCAGTTGCCTGTCACAGTGGCCTTGCCCGTGTACCCGTCGTCATCTTCTTGCACCTTACGCTCGATTTTGACCGTGAGGTCACCTGATGCCTCTACGTGGGTGATGTTCCAGCATCCGTGTTCATTCAGGTATACGCGGAATACATCTTTGTACCCATCAGAACTCTCTAGTACCACGAACCCAGGACCGCCGAACTCTTCTCGTTCGTCCCCTTCGATCTCGATGCGGTCGTCGCTGCTACCAGTAATGACAATCGTCTTCATGATGGCCCTTCTCTCAGAACATTGAAGAGCTGGGCTTGGTGACTAGGGAGATCCCAGGAGGTGGCTCCCCGAATTGCTCGATCGCGTTCTTCCAGAACTCACGGTTCTGGGCAACTCGGTCACGGCGGTAGCTGTATCGTTCCTCCGCGTTGCGTAGCTGGAAGGCAGCTGACCTCAGCTCTGACTGCTTGTACTCTTCGTAGTCCATGATGGGCTGGAAACCACTAAAAGTCTCTTCACGTACCAGTTTTTCGTGCCACTCGATTTGGTCCCGAAGAATGGGAGGTGCTTTGTCGTACGCCTTGCGAGCCTGCTTTCGCATCGACTCCAAACGCCCCCTACGCAGCCCTTCTTCGTGCCACGCGGCGCGCTTGTCGTTCCACTCCCTCGTGCGTCGGCAGTAATCCTCGTACTCCTCTCGGAGTTGCTCTTCCGACTTCGCTTCTTGTACGGCAAGCTCAGCCCGCTCTATGTCGACCTTTTGCTGCTCGTACTCCTCATCCCACTCGAAACGGACAAGGGGCTCATCCGGATAACCCCGGCGGTTGAGGGACACTATGTGCCAGAAGAAGTCCTTGTACTCCGTGATCTTACCTTCAGCGACAGGGTCAGTGAATTCGTCGAACATCTTCTATTCCTCTTCCTCTTCGGGGTACGGGCCGTACTCGGAATGCTGCCCCAAAGTGAAGCCCTCGGCATAGCCTTGGGCAAAGCCAGAATCAATAAGAGTTTGGGACAATTCGGAGTGGTGCCGCCATTTATCAAGCAACAGCCATACCGCACAGGCTAGCTGTAGCCACGCCCACCCGGTGCGGCCTTCCCCAAAGTTCAGACCTGCACCGAACGCCATGATGGCTGCCCAGGTCATTTGAAAGGGGGAACCCCACCGATCGAACCAGTAGAGAACGCGCTCCAGGTTGTTGTAGAACCAGACTTTGATCTTCCGGGGGATTACTCGCATGGGATTGTCACATTCTGACCATTTGGGAAGTAGTAGTTGATGCTGAAATTCTCGATGAGCACGCGCTCCGCTCGCGACCACAACCTCAGGTTTTGGTTGGGCACGTACGCGTATTTAGCGGGCAGTGGCTCTGAGGGCCCATCTCTGTCCTTGAGAACGATCATGGTGTCTCCGACATGAGCCGCTGGGGCGGCTCGCAATGCAGTTGCTTGGGTGGTGTCTCCACCTGAACCTGCAGGAACGAAACCTTGTGTGGTTGGGGCGACATGAGGTGTTTGTACGTCACAATGTACGCACCCAAGGCGCAGCCCAAGATGACGAGGACGAGGGCTCTCAGGCGATAGATCATGTTATCCCTGAGAGCCTCAAGGTTCGCAGCCGCGTCGGCCTCTAACGCTTCCACCTGACATTTGAGGTACTCGACCTGGCTTCGCAGTGCCGTGACAGGGTCTGAGCGGTAGGGTCCTGGGTCAGGTGGTGCGGGCGGAAGCGGGGGAATAGGATCGATCATATTACTCCTCTACGACCACGAGGTCGCGGTCCGGGTGTTTTGCGCGGAAGTCTTCAAGACTCAGTTCCCAGTACGAGAAGAAGTCTCTGTGGTCTGGGTAGTGCGTGGAGAGCCACGTAGCTACTTCGTCGAAGTCTGTCCCCTGCTTGAAGAAGTCATTGTCGTCGGCACTGAAGGTGAACTCTTTCAGTACGAGGACCATCCCTGGCTGCTGCTCCTTCCGCGGGAGGGAAGCCTCTACACGCACATGAAGAATGCCTTTGTCGTAGTCTCTGTATGACTTGCAGGCATTGATTCGACGCGCCGGGCTCATACCCGCTCGCCGATCGTAGATCGCAGCTTTGTAGAACATCCCGAGACGATGGAAGCCCCTGTCATCGACAACAACGCTGTACATGTCGTGAGCCACCGCGCGCTTACTCCACCCAGAAGGAAGAGTAACCGGGCGGAAGATCGGGTCGTCTGGGTAAGGTTCCCCGAACTCGAACCCAAGAGACTCTAGTCCTGCCTCGACGTAAGCATCATCCCAGGGGTACAGGTCCTCCCACTTCGTAGGGAGACTGTTACTCTGGACGAGCTGCAGCTGCCCACGGGCCTCTTGTCTTTCGATAGCTCCCTCTTCTCCTCCCGAGAAGATTTCCAGCAGTAGCAGAGACCCATCTTCCTTGTCCGGCTTTTCCATGTTTCCTCCTTCTCTACTCTCTAGTATGGCCAGGGTTGGTCAGTCGCATTCGGAGTCGCCGAGGTAACCTCTCGACGGGTCTCGCTGGTACGCGTCCCACACAGTCCCATCCACCGTCATGCCGTCGTAGACGGGTGTGGTTCTAGCCTTCGCTTCGTCCATGAGGACAACCTCGTAGTCCTCCGGGGCCGGGATCTCCGACTCGTCGAGTTCGTACACGTTCCTGAGGTACTCGTCTACGACGCTCACGGCGTCCTCTTCGTCGTAAGCGTGTACCCAATACTGTACATGCCCATCGTCCAGGGAGTAGATCTTTTTGGTCTGCTCAGTCATTCTCTGGCTCCTTGAAGTTGTTGAACTTACGGAACTCTTCCCAGTTGGACATCCACTCCGTGGGGTCCCAGGGGTATTCACCATCCCTATGTGCCTGCATCTCCTCTTCCGTGGCGAGGCGGCACTCATCGATGATGACCTCTTCGTCGTAATCGTAACCGTAATAGGTCCAGAGCTTGTAGTGCTCCAGGTGGAAGTCGACTACGTGAACTCCGTCCTTGAAGTCATATCCCACGAAGTAATGGTACAGCTCCTGGCAATCCTCCATGTACTCCAACGGGGCACCAATACTGTCCAGGACAATGTGGACTCCAGCAGTACTGGCGATTAGGGCTCTTGCGTCTTTCCTGCGCCACTCAGGCTGAAGACGCGAATCCTCTGCCCCTTGGATCCCAGTCGAGGTGGTGAGTTTCATGCTCTGTCCAAATCATCCTGGAGCCTAGAAATGGCCTCTTCTGATCGCTGAATGTGCAGCCATATCTGCTCAATCTCTGCGCGCATGTCATCGAGCGTCAGTGTGCGCCGGTACGCCTGCTGGGCAGCTTTGTTCGCTAGTTGTACATCGTAGGGCTTTGGCTCGTGCAGGTACTTCCAGCAAGTGTCAGAAACTTCGTCCAGTGCACTCAACGCGTTCCACAGATCTTCATCGTCTACAGACAGGTTCGCGTTGGCGTTGTTGTTGATGACATCCTGCGCCACTGTGTGGAGCGCACGCAGGTGGGAGCGGAGCGTTTTGTTCTCTTCTTCGAGTAGTAAAAGAGTGACGTAGTCGCCCTCCAACATCTCATCAGGTCCGGCCTTGATGCGAAGCCTTTCAACTTCCTGCAGGAGGGCCTCACGTTCCTCGCGTAGCTGCCCAACCTCGGCGCGCAGGTCATCACGGTCGCCTTCTGCCGTTACTTCCTTGACTGCCTCCTCGGCTGCCTGCGCTGTTTTGGCTTTTACCTTGGCGCCCATCTGGGACAAGTTTCGCTTCCATTCAGGCCACTCGGACACCTGATCTTCAGCCCGCTCCGCCGCTGTCAGTACCTGGTCCAAGTTCACGGTACGTGGTTTCTGGGGCCCATCACGTAGCGCAACCACCTGCTCCAAGGCATGCGATACCGATACGTCCATCGCGCTAGCAACGATCTCTAGGTCTTGCCAAGAGACGCCCTTCAGTGTGTACGGTGAGTGACTTCCCGGGTCATACCATTCGTTCCCTACCCGGTACCATCCCTCCGCTACCATGTAGCGTTCCACATCGTCCGTGGTGATGTCGTACTTACTCATGACGTCTCCTTGTCATCCCCGTAGATGTCTACTGTACGAGACCCGCCTCCGTGCTCTGCACACGCCATGATCACGTAGGATGATCCCACGATGAAGAGGCAGCAGCCGCACTCCTCTTCTTCGAGGTCTGGGACTCCTGATTTAGTGGGTGCTACTTGGTCCACTTATCGGCTCCCAGTTCGGTCCAATACGTACGACCTGTCCGTTGTTCACGCAGGTGCAGACGCGCTCTCCGTAGTCTGCGTTCAGGCGCGCGGAACCCGTGCTCTCGCAGAATATGCGGCACTGGTAACTGTACTCAGATTGGTCCGACATTTTGAACAGCGAATGCGCAAACCCGTTGAGGGCAATGACAAAGACCAAACCACCTAAGATGAACATCCAGTTCGCCTTGATCTTAGACCGCAGGCTCGGCTTTGCCTCCGCCTCAGCTGCTGTCGATGTAGCTGGCTCGCGGTACGGGCTCGTCACACCCACTCCGCGTTGATGCCTAGCAGCCCCAGGAGTAGAACCGGATCGAAGTCCTCGTCCGGGTGACCCTCTGCCAGCTGTTCGGGCTCCTTCTCCTCGTCAGTCACGGTCGGGTAGATGTACCACTGGTCGTTTTCGACCATGACAGGCCCAGCCTCGCCTCGCGCCTGCGCTTCCTTGATCTTGGCAAGGACAGTCTTGACGGAGTCGGTGTCTTCGATCTTCATCGTCATTCGTCGAGCCCCTTGAGAAACGCTTCCACCTTAGCTGCCATGTATTCATGGGAGGTCACACAGTTCGCCATAAGGCGATCCAAGAAGTACTCGGGATCGTCGTACTCGTACAGGGGGAGTTCGAAGTCCACGTACACGTTCATAGAATCACCGGGAGGATTCTTGTCGAAGTCCTGCTTCCTCATACATTCCATGTACCAGTTGGCAAGACTGACGGGGTTGGCCTCGTACACTATACCGTCCAAGACGTAGCACACTCTGCCGATCTCCTTCTCCACAGGAGAAGAGTCGTCCTCCAGAGATGCAGCGTACTGCTCCCGGAGGTCGACGACAGCGTCGTGTCCCCTCAGCGTGGTGGTGAAACCCAACTCGATGATCTCCTCAATGGAGATGTCCTGTGTCTTGTCACTCATGTTCCGTGCCCTCTTTGTCCGAATTGAAGACTACCCACTGCATGCTTTTCGCCTGCACCAGTTCCTTCTCGTATTCACTTTTGACCCACGCGAGTAGACGCACCAGTCCTACTAGGACTTCCTCTCTGTCGGCCCCTGCAGCCAGCGCCATGTCTACGTATGAATTCACCACCGCATCCTTGCGGTACAACTTGTCAAGCTCTTCGGGTAAGACCTCATCTAGGTTTGTCATCGTCAGCCTTTCCTGTGTCCTGTTTACAGCGTGAGACACCACCGCAGGAAGGCCCACCGACTGTTCTCGATGGGCACTACCTCCCGAGCTGAGGCGTCTTCCATCCAAGCACAGTACCGGCACCTCGGCGTATCAGACGAAAAAGGCCAGTCCCGGACAAAGTCAACGGGACCGACCTTACACCCACAAACTCGACAAGATTCCTTTGTCGGCTTGGCAGACACTCTATAGGCCATGGCTAACTCATGGATTCCTCGGGCGCGTACTCCAGGTCGTGGGGCCAAACCCAGAGAGCGCAATCTGCATAGAATGCACGTGAACGAACTAGCAGTGCGCCGTTGTTGTAGTTCACCTTCTCGATGTTGCACGGCAGCGTTCCATGCAGCACAACCCGGTCGCCCACCTTGAACTTCGGCTCTTGCCCTACTGAGGACGTCTCTGGCGGGCCCTCCACGAGCCGCTGCGCCTCCATGGCTCGTGCGATCTGCGCAGCCCCCTCGCGAGCCATGCCGGCGACATGGTCGAAAATGACTTGCACCGCACGCCCACGAAGCCACGCCTCCTTCCACGCCGCGATGGCGCCCTCGCGAGTGGGGTGAGAGCCCGAGACCCCACTATCGTTCACCTCTCCACAGGCGCCCCACCGGACCTCATTATGATACATGAACTGCCATACATGCTCTGGCTCCGGCGCGATCCAGAGAAGGCTCTCGCCATCGTCTCGGTGCTCACACCCGTAGGCGTATGGAGTGTAGGCGTTACCGCCGCAGTAGATGCAGGTCACTGTGTGTGCTCCTTTGCGATTCTCTTTGCTACTTCGAGGTCTTCGTCTTCTACGGTTTCACCGAGAGTTCCCCAGATAGCACCTCTCACCCAAGCGTTTACACACTCGTTGTAGAGGCGATGGTTCCAGAGTTCATGGGTGATTCCGGCGATGATAACGGCAGCGAAGAAGAGTGCAAAACCGGAGAGAGACTCTCCCCGTTCCAAACGATGCCCTGCACTGCAGGCCACATCAAGAGCAAGCCATAGCAGGATCATCTGCACATACCCATTACGGTAAGCTTTAGTGAGTAGAGACTTAGCCGACTTCAGTAGTTTCATTTGTGGCCCTTTGTGTAGCTCAACGTCAATGCTAGTTCTTTCACAGCGGCCTCGGTGATGCCACCTATCCCACCAAGACCACTTACCGCCTCACGCCAGTGAGTGTATTCCGAGGCACGCAGCCCTGCCATCGCCAGGAGAAGCTGCTCGTCGTCTCCTGCAACATTGTGTAGCCGCCACGAGAGATCCTGCAGACCAAGACGATCGCCGTTCCAGTTGCGTAGCTGACGCATAGCCTTTTCGGCGATGGAAGACTGTACACGCGTGTACAGGTCTCGTTCCACGTAGTAGGTCAGCACCCCACCTATGCGCAGCACCGGGGCTTGTTCTACGCCCTCTTCTTTGGCGTCAGCGGCAGTCAGGTGAATGAACAAATGCCCTGTGCGCGCTGGTACTGGGTATGGCAGCAGGGTGCCGTACCCTTCAATCCATTCACACATAGACATGGGCTCGTCAGAGATGATATCCAGTGTATTAGGGTCTAGGTGGAGGCCGTATTCGTCTACGCAAATCGGACCACTCGCTGCCGGAGTCATCTCATCCGTTACCCGGCCGTGGAAACCTACAGCAAACGCTGTCATTCACTCCCACCTTTCTGGAGGTAGGTATAGCCGGTACATATGCACATGTACGCCGATTTCCGCCGGGCCTTTGATAGTCACCCTGTACTGGCCGCACCGGGGACCTCCGCCGTTACCCTCAGACGGAGTGAGGGTCCAGTCTCCAGTTCCGTGCTCCTCCACCACGTCCCAACGGCTTTGACCAATGACTACAGTCTTGTCCGCGTTCTCGCAGGTCCACCCTTTGTCTGACATCTTCCAGACTTCCATCCTGGTGGCTAGAAGGTCCTTCCCTGAATCGAACAGTCCGTACCATGGGCGGCTCATGTACAGCGGAGGAGGGACTCGCCAAGGAGAGTTACCGTCTAGGATGTACCTCAGTAGACCGCCTCGCAAAGAATGCGATGCATCGTTCCTGAGGTTGTCTAGGTTTAACTTTCCCTCGCTGTGGACTACCTCCATCCAGAGGATGACGGAGTTGAGGAAGTTGTTGTCTGTGAGTTTCATTGTGCGTTGCCTGTATTGGTCATCGGTTGCCTGTATTGGTCATCGGGTGGTCAGCCACGCTGAACACCCACACGTAGGGGTTATACTTCCAGTCCATGGACGTGTTCCTGTACTTGCGATGCCACAGTACAGCAAACGCGTAGGAAGGTGACGTCCACGCGAAGTTGGCAGTCTTGATGGATCCATCAGGCTCCTTGATTTCAAACGGAGCCCCGGCTAGAGTTTCTGTGGTTACTCCCTCTGCGGCGAGCCCCTCCGGGTCTCTTTCGACATCGTGGAGTTTCTCTACACGTACGTCAGTGACGACCTTGCGGATTCGTGAGGTCCACTTGGGCATGTGCGAAGAGGGCCTGAGAACTCCCGGCTCAGCTTCACCCTCTGACCAACCGTCTAACCACTCAACGTCTGTGGTCCTGGTCGTGGGCGTGGGTCGGGCTGGCCTGCGACTGTACCCGTCAGCCTCGTACATGATTGGAGGTACAACCTCAGCGTCAGACAGCTTCACACCATCGAGAGTGTTTACTGTCCTGAAGGATTCCCTTCCGTAGATGACGTCACCCGGGTGAAAGGGAGGCATCACCAACTGCGGGCTTTGAAGCTTGTACCTCACGTCAACCGCGCTGGGATTGACCAACGAGGGAACCACCTCAGTGACGTCCGCACCACTGGGATGGTCAGGTATGCTTACAGGAGACCGAAACACGGTCTTGGTGCCTGAGGCAAAGGCAGCAGCCTCCCACGGCTTCAGCGCGAGGAAACGGGTTCTAGTCATGGGTATTTAATACTTGCATGGGTTTTGCCTACAATGGCGTCAGTGGCTATCCCATTTTTGCCTGGTGGTATTTTCACTGGGGATGCCAATGGGATTACGCACACCCTGCGTTTACTGACGCATGGCTGAGAACAGTAAAAATGACTGTAGAGGTGACTCTCACTGCCTGTAAGGACGTTTAGGTTGTAACGTCCTAGGGCTTTTCCGCAGCTAATACAACTGTGTTCCATGAGGGTCTTAATGTATTTTCTGGAACTCATGGAGCTATCTCTAGTCTAGCCCGTCCCTCGTCGTATGTTCTCAGGTGGTACGTCGTGACCTCGCCCGTGATGCACTCGCAAGTGTCGTCGATCCAACTATTAGAGACGTAGAGAGAACCCTGCCAACGGCAAAACTTCCGACAGTCGCCCTGATGCACGGAAGCTCCGGCCGCCGCGTAGACAATCACGCCTACTGCCGCTGCTCCCACGATGATTGCCGCGCCCTTGGCCACGTCACGCCAGCGACGCGACCACCAGGTACTGAGCTTCTTTCTAGTCGTCATCAACCACAGTCCTGTCTAGGCTACGCTGGATGGTATCCTGGAGCTTGATCAGGACTGCACGTCCCGGGTCTCGCTCGTCGCTTGGGGAGCGCATGTCCAAAATCTCCAGTGCCCGTGCGATCTCGGGGGCGGCGTTGCGCAGAACTGAAATGAGCGTGGCGTCGGTGCCTACCATGTCCAGCTCAGACCACACTCCCTTGACCAGGTACTGCTCCAAGGTGCCCTCTTCGAACGTAACAGGGCCTCCCAGCTTCTGGCTGGTGGTGCGCTTGATCCGGGCCCGCCACGGGGCCTGGTGGGTCTTGCGGTGAAGTTCAATCAGAGATTTTGAAGGTGAGGTCATAGTCAGTTGCACCCACAGGCATAGATGTAGCCCTCACACTTAGGGCAAGTGTAGGTTGAGAGTGCTTTCTGGGCCTCTGCGATCTGTGCCCAAGCCTTTTGAGGGTCGTTGGTGTGCTTGTAGGCATCTCTGCCCGCCCATGCCATTGACAGCTTCAACGCGTCGTAGAGACGTGAACTGACTCCCTTGAAGTTCACAACCAGTGGCTCCGCAGCCTTGTGGATGTGCTTCATCACAGCCTCAGCTTCCGAGGGCTGCTCCTCCGTGATCTTGGCCTGCAGCTCATCCACCAGCTTGTCCCGCAGACTCAACAAGTTCCTGTACATGTGAGTCCCCATCAGCAGACAAGTGAGGGCATCCAGGGTCGTATCGTTACGCCCAAGGAGCAGGCCAAACGTAGCGTTGAGGACAGAGAGCCCCGTAGAGCTAGCAGTGAGGGTGAAGACATCCTGGCAGAGGAGGAGGAGCAGCTCGTCGTCCTCCACGTCTGGGGTGGTTGCAACCTCCAGGATGCGCTCACCGCATCTCTCTAGGTCTCGAATGGAGACAGTCTTACGAATAGGGTCCATCGGTAACCTCCCGCAGGGGTTGCAGTTCAGCGATCACCTTGCTGAGGTGCTGAGCTGCCCGCTCAAGCTTCTGCGATTCTGCGTAGTGATCGACCAGTATCGTGTTACTGGGCGCTGGACGAGTTTGATCTCTATTGGCGCTTGACAGGAACAGATATCTGTTCCTGTCAATGTGAGTTAGCGTCAAGCCTCCGCCTGAAAAACGCCAACGCCCCTTGTCACTGCGCTCGTTTAGTAGTACCTTTAGGCAGGCGATGTAGGCATCCACTGAGGTCATAGAGACCAAGACGCTTATGTTCTCCCCCGCAGCTACGTGGTCCAAGGCCGTCCGTAACAGATCGGTGGTCTTACCGGACCGCGGTTTGGCGTCTAGTACTTGTCTTCGCCGGGTAATGGCGACCATGAGGTCCAGCGCCAGGGAATAGGGGTGCCGATCGGTCACTTCTTCTCTTTTCGCGTCGTGTCTGCGATCTTCCGCTTGCGGTACTCAGAGTACTTCCAGCGGGCTCGGCGTGCGGCATTCGCAGCCGCCTTCAGTACCTCGGTGCCTACCGTGTAACCCACGGCCGAGGCGGCTCCGTTCAGGATCGTCTTGGCAATCGTCACTCTACTTCTCCAGTATGGCCAGGGTTGGGGTCGAGGGGCCCAGTCACACTCCCACTGGCCCCGCTGAACTGTGGGAGGTTCTTCATCGCCTCCTTCAGCTGTTCTAGCGCCCGTTGGATCTGCTCCCTCTCCTCCACTACCTTGGCGGCCTCAAGGACCACTGACGGTAGGTCAATCAGATCCATGTCTAGTGAGTAGTCGTTGTGCTTGGTCATCAGCTACGTACCTTTCGACTCTTGGTGATCTCATCGACAAGACCAAACTTCACGGCCTCCTCCGCATTGAACCAGGAGTCTCTGTCCATGGCCTTCTTGATCTGACGCAGAGTCTTTCCCGTACTCTTGGCGAGGCACTCCATGATGTAGCGGTTCAGCCGCTTGCCCTCTGCGACACTGATCTCCATGTCGCTCATGGTTCCTCTCGCCCCCGAGGAGATCTGGTGAATCAGCATTCTGGAGCTGGGGAGGATGCGACGATACCCAGGCTCACCCGCAGCCATGAGAAACGCCCCCATCGAAGCAGCATTTCCCACGCACACAGTGTGCACAGGGCAGCTGATCAGATTCATCGTGTCGTAGATGGCAAGACCTGCGTCGGCAGTCCCACCAGGACTCTGGATGTACATCGTGATAGCCTCATCCGGCTCGGTCGCCTCAAGAATCAGCAGCTGGGCTACGATGACATTAGCAACCTTGTCGTCGATTTCGGACCCAAGGAAAACAATGCGGTCCGCAAGAAGGCGAGTCCACATGTCGAAGCCGCGCTCACGGCCGTTGATACTCTCAATGATAGAAGGGAACGGAATACTCATCGTTACTTTCTCCGGTAATCTAGTGCGTAGGGGGTAGTAACCTACTTACAGGTCTCTCGTGACGGTGGCCTTCCACTCCGCAAAGGCTTGCGTAGCTTTTCTGGTTCTGTAGGCCATCTCCAGCCGCTGTGACGACTGTGACAAGGAGTCGTCTCGGTACGACTCCGCGGCAGCCAGCAGCATATCCTTTGCCATATCAGTGCAAGATGTACACTGTGCAGTATTGGACAGTTGTTCCGCTACTTCGGAGACGGAAGCCCAAATCACACAGTGTCCGTGGTGGTTGGTCCATTCCTCCAGTACGGCAAATGCCAGGTTCCTGACGCAGTGAGAGTACTCATCTCCACGCTCCTCCCACCCATCACTGATTCGCCACATCAGCCAAAGGTACAGGCCCTGGTCGGGCTCGCTATCTAGGTTGTGAAGCTTCGAGATGATAGAGAGAAGGTCTCCATGCTCACGCTCCATGGAGTATCGTTGGTACTCCATCTTCTCAACGCGCTCCTGGAGTAGCTCCGAAAATAGATTTGCCATTTCCTTACCTGCTTTCACGGCAAAGCCGTAGTTTCTGTGCGCGCGTGAGTTGCTTGATAGCATACTCACGCTTCATTGCATCACTCTTGGAGGACAGCTCCTCCCAGTACACCAGCTTTACAGGGCAGCGGGAGCGTGTGTATTTAGCACCGCTCCCGCTGTTGTGTTTCGCTACGCGTCTCTGTAGGTCTGTAGTCCAGCCGCAGTAGAGTGACCCGTCATTGCACTCGACCAGGTAGACAAAGAAATCACCAGTCGAGATTGCTGTAGGTTTGCTGCTCATTTGTTTCGACACGACCTGAGTACAGGCGATCCTCTGCTGCGATGATGCGCGCGAGTCTTTCCATGTCAACAAGGTCCTTGGGCCGAAGGATGGGGATCAGGGTCTTGACCGCCAAGCAGTGCCTAGGGGACACGATTCGAAATACACGTCCATCCTTCATACGGAACTTGTCCGACTGCGTGTGCACGTGCTCGAACGTCAGCCCTGTGACCCGTGGCATGCTGTCGAATACGTCCATCTCCTGGGTGAGTACCAACTTCCGGCGCTCGATAGAGGACTCCGCGTACATCGACAAATCAGCGTCGTTGTCGACCACAAAGGGAGTCAGCTCTCCCTTTCGCAGCAAGTCGTCAACGTCTTCCACCATCTCTTCCGTCCTCACCAGGATGTCCAGATCGTGGACGTCCCGCACTCCACGGACAGCCAAAGCTGCCGAGCCACAGATCACAAAGTCGTCCTCGGACCATCCTGCGGGAATACGAGCAACAAGCTCTTCGAACAACGGAGCGTCGTCCGCGTTGCGAATGCCCGCGTCGTACCAAGGGTCGAACCGGGCGCTGTGCACCTTGCCGGTCGACTGAGACACTGGACTTAGGGCGAAGGCCCGCTCACTAGTAATATTTTGGAACTTCTTTGGCCCGTTACTGAGATCAATAGCCATTGAGTGACTCCTTACGGTTGATTTCCTCGATCACTAGAGCAGTGATTCGCTTCACCATGTCTTCTCGCTCGGACAATGCACGGCGGACAGAAGCATTTACGGTAGCCTGAAGCTGGTGATGCACCGAGCTGTGCACAAGATCCTGGATCTGGCGCTCGAACTCTCCGCCATCGAAGAACTTCTCCACCTCCTGGTCCACCTTCGCTGCCACGGCGTCACCGTAGTCGACGAAAGCGGCCTTGATGGCCGACGCCATGGCTCGCACTTCCATGTTCAGTTGTACGACTGGAGCGGGAGCACCCGCGGCAGTTAGCTCGGACGGTGAGTTTCGACCGGGCCGAAAGAAGGGGTCGTTGAAATCCATCAGCTGACAATCTCCATTAGTGTGTCCCTGGTTACTCTCTCGTACAGGGAAGCCCCTGCTGCGGCTGCGTCCTGGCGGGAGCCCCACCCCGAAGTGGTGAACGCGGGGTTCGTGAACTTGCCGTTGATCTCCTGGCCCCAGGTGACCAGGGCTTTGTACCGGTCCCTCCCAGTTTGGATGATCTCTATCGTGGGCTCGTCAAACACTGGCGCAGGCATCAGCACCACCTCAACGTTGCCTTGGGGTGCAGCACGCACGCCTTTTGGATGTTGCTGAGGAACGCGAAGAACCCCTCGAAACTGCCCCATCCCCCACAACGCTCTTGGACTTGATCACGAATCTTGTCCCGGTTTTCCAACATGTAATTCATGATGTAGAGTACGTGCTTCTGGGCCTCAAGCCCGCTCAACCCGTCGAGACGGGTCAGCCCCTCCTCGTCCCCACCCGGGTGATACCCAGCGTCGTAGAGGACAAACCTCATGTTGCTGGTGTAGTTATCACTCAGCGCGTCCTTCAACTCGAACGGCTCTAGACCGCCAGTGTCCACTTCCAGCCAGACGTCGTAACTCATTTTATGCTCCCTTACTGGGCGTACGGTCGTAGCCCGCCCCACCTGTTTACAACGAAGAGCGGACGGGCCAGGTCGTAGTCCCAGCCTGAAACCACGGGCTCGCGGAGGAAGCGCTTGGCCTCAGCCGGATCGTCCGCCAAGTGTGGGTTGGCACGTACGATCTTGTCCTTGAGCATCTGCGTGCCGTAGTAGTGCTTGATGTAGCCAAGGCGCACGAGAAGGGACTGAATCACTTCGGGGGCTCCTTTCCTTCCCACTTCTGCTTCAGCTCCAGGTAGTGCTTGTACTCTGAGAGTTCCGCATCGGCTTCCCACGAATCACGCTGAGCCTGCCACTGGAGGAAGTACATCTGGTAGTCGATTGGAAGGTTCCGCGGGGCTCGCCCGCTCTCTGGGTACCGGGGGATCTCAGCCGCGACCAGGTCAAAGCGTTCCATCTCCTCCGTGGTCAGCACGTGCCCCTTCGGGTAATGGTCCATGAAATCGCTGATGTACTGATAGATGTAATCCTGCAGCGCGTCCTCGTAGTCCCTGTAGCTGTAGCAGGCGAACAGATCTTCCACACCTCCGTGGAAGATGACGTAGTAACTCTCGTCGTAGTGGCTCTTATCGGTGCTCATCGCTCTTCTCCTGTCTCGCTAGTACTGTGCTAAATCTAGGTAAGGCCAGTCCTGTACCGTAGGACCAGTTTTGCCGGAAGCCGTACGACCCCATCTCTACGCCGCATGGACTCACTAAGTCTTCTTGATCAGGCGACACGACGTCCCTAGAGCACCGCAAACCATTATCCCTGAAGAATGCCCAGGCATGCCATTGGTGAGTCCCAAAGTGGGACCAGAGGCTGAACAGCTCTACCTTCATGAAGGTGAACTGGGAGACCCCAGCTTCCACGGCAGCCTCGGCTCGAAAACAGGGGGAGACTGCTACGTAGTTTCGGTTGGGATCTAACTTCCCCCTGTCGACCAAGTCGATGAGCCCCTGCTCTGCAGACCCAATCAAGTCCGCGCTGAGTATGTCCGGATGGGACACCCTCATAGCGAACTTCCCTTCCGGGAGGGTCTTTTCCGACATGCTCGTTGAGACCGCCCAGGGCACTTCCACGTAGGTGTACCCGTGGTCCACGTAGTACTGCACCGCCTTACCAATCAAGGCATAGTCGATGGGGGCTACGCAATCGAAACTCATGAGCACTTCCTGGGTTCACGGTGTCCGTTGTTGAACGCTCGCTTGGTCACGGCGGACATCTTTTGTAGATCTTCCATGGTCAGGCCCCACTTCTCGCTTACAAACGCCTCAAGGGCGCCGTACAGGTCCGATGCCTCGACCATGGCCATGATCGCCACACCCTGCTCTAGGGCGTCTTCCAGCTCTGCTAGCTCCTCACGGAGCTTGGATAGTTCGCCGTACACGCCACGCTCGATGTCCCGCAGGTGGTATCCTGCTTTACTTGACATCAGACTCCTGCACCAGCTCGTGCAGCTTCCGGTGAATTCCACTGATCATCTCGAAGTATTCGTAGTCGTCCCTCTCCTCAAGCTCAGAGAGGAGAAGGATCACCTCAGGTAGAATACGCTGGAGGGCGGCAACGAGGAGCGCGTCGGCCTCAGGGTTCTTGGGAACCTGATCAGACCTGATCGTGACCTTGCCGGCCTCGCTCCAGTTTCGCAGGAGCGTTCTCCCGAACACTGCAACGTCCGGCATCGCCCCTCGTGGGTCTGTGACTTCGCAGGGGAACCACCAGCCCTTGGTGGCCTTCACCGCCAGCTTCTGCAGCAACCTACTTGGTAGTGTGGCCAGGGTTGCCTTCCCGGCCCTGACATCCTCGTAGCAAGAAATGCAGATCCTTCTATTCTTGCCGTCGCCGTTACCTACCCAGTAGGACGCCTCATTGCAGCAGTAGCTGAGACTGCCTTGGGCATCTACGGTTCCGTCGCAACATTCGCCACTATCGGTCTTACCGACGATGTCAACCATGCACCTCTTTTACAAGACGAGATGCCAGTACACGAACGCGTCGCCTGCCCAACGCCACTGAGGGCAGTACAAACGAAACCCAGTGCCAATGAGTGAGTTGGCACTGGGCGCATTGTCTACGGTTGTGTAGGTGATGACGTTCTCGATTCCCTGGGCGCGGGCCCATCGCAGTCGGGCTCGAATGAGCCTGCGATGGAGCCCCTGACCCCGGAAATCTGGGAGAATGCCGGCACGTTCCAGGACTGCGAACTCTGGCTCGTGTGTGAGCTGTCGAATCCCGGCGAAGCCTACAGGTCCTGCTTTCTCATCAACGGCAACCCACCAAGATCCTCGATCTGCCTCGACCTCCGCATCCCCGAAAGGTTCTACGAAGATCTCCCGGTCCAGACGTGTAATGACCTCTGGACCTTTGGCTTTCTGAATCTTCACGAGTGAGCCCCATTATTAATGAAGGGTTGAGGCAGTCAGCTAGGTGTCTGTGCCTTTCCGACCGGTGATGAGAATCGTTATCAGGAGAGAAAACAGAAGAGATAGGGTGATGGCCAAGAACAACCAGGCGAACGCCTCATGCTGCTCATTAGTGGCCGGACCATAGAGGTAATAGTGGTAGATGTCCATGTCCCTCTCATCCCCATATAAGGGCGGAAAATCACCTGTACCTGATGCAGCAGGGGCAGGTATTTGACCCTCTCCGCTTTACCGGCGGCTTTCCACCCCCGTAGACGGTGATACCCAAGAAAGCCTCCAGCTTGAGGATGTAGTCATCTACGACTATCTCCTCGACGGGGCCGCACTGGTTTTTCCCGCGCTTGCCATAGACCTCATGACAGAGGTACGGTTCGTGGCCGTGGTCCTCCGGCAACTCACCCCAGAGCCTCTTGGCCATCTGTGTGGTTGGGTCCACCACGAGAGGGGTATCTGGAGGTAGGGCTTTGTTGCAAGCCGCGCAGACGAGACGAGTTTCAGGCATGTGTTGGTATTTACAGGGTTAAAAGGAAAAGCCCGCTGAGTAACTCAGCGGGCTTTTCAACCACTTTGGAGAAAGTGACCACTTTACGCATGGGCACGGGCAGTGAAGGAGTCGAACCTTCCGTGCTTGTAGGAACCTTTTGGTGGGTAGTGAACTACCCGAGTAGTCGGTACCGGTTTTACATCTTACCTAGATGGTGGACCCCACGGTCCAGACTGCCCTTAATTTCCCTGTTTCCGAGTTATCCAGCTGGTTGCTTTTCACAAAGTTGAAGTTTGTTGGCTTTTCCAGTTTGCCTACTTCCCCGAGCGGAGAAGATGGGAGTCGAACCCACAATATGCGTGTAAGCTGGATTGATGTGGAAACAGGTATGGGGAGTGAAGGAGTCGAACCTTCCGTGCTTGTAGGAACCTACGGTGAGGGTGGTAAACCACCCGAGTATAGGTACCGGAGTTTGAACACCTGCAAAATGGTGGTGGACCCCACGGTCCATACTCCCCTTATATCTTAGCTGCCGAGCGCTGCTCTCTGATTTTGTTGCAATGACGGGAATTGAACCCGCTACGTCAAGATCCGAAGTCTCGTGCTCTACCAATTGAGCTACAGTGCGTGTAAGAGAGTAGCAGTTTGGCAGCTAAAATCGCCCTCGAAGGTGTGATCCTTCTCGCCCTTTCGAGCGCCGAACTCAGTCGGTCGGGCTGTTACGGTCAGCTTTTCAATCGGCAGCTTCCTGCCTCGGGCTCACACTCTAGCACCTCTTCCGAGGTCGTCAACCAGTTTTTGAGCTTTCTGGTTGTGGCGTGTTCGCCTTATCAGACTGCGACGACGCCGCCTGGACTTACTAGATAACCCATTGTAGCATTGGTGTCAAGCCACTTCTGGAAGGAAATCGCGAGATAGGCGCTGGTGAGGGCGATGAAGGGCAAAAACTCCCCGTTTTCGCAGGTAGCGGCGCCCTCTGTCTCCTGGTCGACGGTGAAATCGAGTCCCGTAGAGGGGACTGTCCAGCCCACGCGACCGAACTGACCGGTGTCGTCCAGGGAACCATGGAGTACGTCGATCCCCTCCTCGACGCAGTAGCGCTTGATGAGGTGACGAGTCTCCGCGTTGTCGACGCAATCGATGACGATGTCAGCGTCTCCCAGCACCTGCTCCAGGTTGTCCGAGGTGAGCTTGTGCGGGACCACGTTCAGCTTCTTCTTGAAGAGAAACTGCATGGTCTGCTTCAGCCCTTGCACCTTGGACTTGCGGACAGTGTTGGACGAGTGGAACTGCGAGGCGACGTTCTTGGACTCGACAGCGTCGAAATCCACGATGGTCAGCTCGATGTCCTCGTTACGGAGGAACTGAGTGAGGTGGGACCCGAGGGCCCCAACCCCAACCAGCACTACTTGGGCAGTACCCATGGTGGTCTCAGCCGAAGGGGGACTTCGGGCGGAGCGAGATGAGGGAGTACGGACGAACCTCGGTCGAGGCGAAGCGGTCCACAACGAAGTCGCTGAAGTCCACGTTCTCGTCCGCGTTGAGGCCCGGGACGCTGCCGGTGCGAACGGCCTCAGCCGCCCACTCCTTGATCTCCGCGTCGGTGGCGTCGGTCGCCACCGGCTGAGCCATGTCCCCGTTGGATCCCGCCCAGGTGATGTTCACCCGAGCCTCGTTCGCCATGATTCCGTTCTGTGTGTCTTCCATTTCCTTATCCTTTCGTGTACGTATCTGAGTTAGCACGCCAAAAGGCTACTGCTATGCAGCCCTCGCAGCTACACACAGCAGGATCGTGATCCCACATGCGACTCATGATATCCATACCAGCCATGGCCATGCCACATTTGAACATTTCGGGATGCTGCTCGAAAATTGGCTTCTTGTTTTCTGCGTTTTCCATATTGCTTTCCCTTTACTGCGGCTCGCCCCATGAATCGAATGCCCACTTGAAAGAGGGATTCTTGGCTGTGTCGATCAGTAGCTGCCTGGACTTACTGTAACTGTCCGTGGTGACGCTGGAGAGCGTGGCGTACCCGCAGCCACCCATCCGAGTGATTTGATCGGGGCTCTCGCTGTAGATACCCCACCCAGTCATCTGACTGGTGTCGGTGTCGATGTGAACCATTAGGTAAGCCGTCGTCATTTCGTCCTCATTCCTGTAGTGTGGCCAGGGTTGGCTCGATGTAGCTGAGCCTCCGCAACTGCGGCAACCAGCTGTGGTGAAGTCCATAGCAAGGACTCGTCTCGTAGGAGCCGCCACGGAGCCGAACTGTGACCAGCTCATCCTCGCTGCAGATCCACCACATGAGCTGGCATCCCAAGGCCTGCTCGATCGCCTTGAAGGTCGTGAGGTCCGTTCCCGAAGGAACCGGAGTCCCACGCCCCGGGTGACTGTGCGCGAAACCCAGGACCTCCCGGCGACGGTGCCACATCTCATCCCACAGCTTGCGGCTGTCGGGAAGGTACACCGACGACCTACCTTCGGGCAAGTGCCAGAAGATGGGCTCGCAGCCCGTGTCTATGAGTACACCTGTCTCAGTACTTGTCATAACTCTCTAATGGGTGCGAGCACCGCACCGCCGAAGACGACGATCTTGTAGCTTTCGTCGAAGCACTCCGCGCTGCACGTGATGTGTGCTCTGGAGTCTACCTGGTCCTTTACAACCTGAAACCAGAATAGGTGCTTGGGCTTCACATTCTTCCCGCAGGCAGAACAGAATACCAAGCTTCCGTGCGATGGCGTCAGGTCGGACTTCACCGGTTGTACCAGGCGATCTTCTTCACGCCGTGTCGCTCCAGCGCTGCTTTCTGCCAGCCCCACTTAGAAGGAAGAATGAAGACACCGACCTCCTGGCCGTCCTCATCAATGGGGTGGCCCCATCCATCGTAGTCCACGAAACCCCCGTCATCCACGAGTTCCGTGAACTCATCCAGCTGGAAGAGGTCGGGGACCTCACGCTCGGCATCCTCCCACAGTGCCTTACGCTCGGCATCCTCCCACAGTGGATCCACGAACACGTCGTCCTTCAGCTCTACGAACTCGATACGATCGTTCGAGTCGGCTTCTTCTGAATCTTCACTTTCGGAGTCTGTAAGCGGTACCAGGAACGGGTTCTTGTATTTGAAGGCCTTTGTCGCCTCCAAGCGTTCCAGGTCTCCGATGATAACACCCATCCAGCCCAAGCCATGGCGAAGACGCTCTCGGGCGGCGAAGGAGTTATTTTCAGCAAGGCACTCAGCTGCGCTTGCGAGCAGGGTGCTCAGGGCGACTAGGCGCTCCTGGGCCGTCTTCAGGTCTGCCTCGCGCTCCTTCTCTCGGCGAGCATTCTCAGCCTCGGCATACTGCAGGGCAACCGCGTATTGTGATTCAATCTTGCTCATGGTCTTTTGCCTTTCTATTCGTACGCCCCTAGGTCCCACAGTTGGCCGGTCTTTTCCAAGAACATGAACTGACTCAGGAAGCCAATGTATCCTCGCTCTACCGTCAAGAAGATTACTTTGTCCTTCGGTTCCTTCTCGGAATCTTCCTCAGAGGGGTCAGTCCAAACTTTTCCCGAACTCTCTTCGTACTCGATGCCAGCACGATCCAGCATCTCTTTAATGGTCTCTAGGTCAGTCACGGTGCGTCCTCTGGGAGGTAAAATCAAGGTCTTTTAACTAGACGTGCCTGAAGATGACAGCGCCGTTGTTCATGGCATCCCGCACAACCACAGGAAGTGATTCCAGGGTGAACAGCGTGTCGCCCTTCTCACCGGTACGCTCGTCAGTGAGGCACACGCCCGCTTCGAGAATGGACATCATCGAGTCACAAACACACTCGAAGCGCCTCCCGTCGTCCAGCTGGTACCTAACTACATGCTCGTTGCGGCTTCTTCCAGCACGGATGCTCAGAAGAGACGCCCCACCCACGGCCAGAGCTGCACGTGCCGCCTCTTCGAAGTCTAGGGCGGCCATCTGACGACGGCCCGCTCCATCTCCAAGGCTCTCGCGAATAGACGCGATACGTGCCTCTTCTTCTCGGCGACGCTCCTCGGCTTCCCTACGGAGGCGTGCTTCTTCTCGCAGGCGCTCCTGCTGAGCCCTGTACCAGGTCCTGGCGCGGAACGCAAGGTCCAGTGCTGGTGCTACACCTGAAATCGAGTTCAGGCTGTCCTCCTGGCTCTCGAAAGCCTCGGTGACCTCACCCTCTGGCCCGAGAGGGAAAGCCTGCTGCACGTAGTACAGAGGTCCACCATCAACCAGGCGACACACCTCTACCCGGTCGAAGAAGTCCAAGCCAGGCTCGATGAGTCGAACTCTTTCAAAGCGATCACCCAGGCGCTCAAGGGAGCACTCTCCTCCTTCGAGGTCGGAGACAAAGAAATCACCCACGAGGTACCCGAGCTGGGTCTTTGCGTCAGCGTTTTCTACTGCCTCGATGGCATCGGCTTCTTGTGGGTCCGAGGCGACGCGTCCTGAGACCTCCCAGGAGTAGAACCCAGGCTCCTCAGGCAATCTGCCACGGATCTTCCACTTACGTGGACCGAGCCGGAGAGACCTACCACCCGTCCAAGGGGCGACGACTCTCTCGTCTTCTTCCTGTAGTAGGTCTCTCCAGCTCATGGTTCTATCCGTTCTTGTCGGGAGGATCTAGTAGATCTGCGACAGCCCGTGCCTCACGCGCCAGCTCAATGCGAATGTTCTCCGGAAGATTGGTGAACGCTCCGTCACTCTCCCACGTGCTCTGGTAGAGCAAAGTGGCGAGACGAGCGGTACGCACCGAGGGGTCGGGAGCCTCGACTTTCTTCTCCCCTCCAGGGAGGATGTCATCTAGCATGTCAAGGTCTTCCAGCTTCAATTTGATCATGGGACTAGTCCTCTTCACGCCCACGCCGGCTTCTGCAGAAGCTCGGTCTGCAGAATGGTGTCGACAAGGCTCACTCGGGCCACCCGAGTAGACCGAGTGGCGATCTCCTGGTTGACCGGGGTCGAAGCGACCAGGTTGCGGATCGTACGGGGAACCGAGTAGGGGTCCGAGAACGTGTCCTTGTCGATCAGGAAGCAGGGGATCCCCAGGCTTCCCGCCGTGGCCTGCACGATCCGGCTGTTGGCGAATCGCGGGTCACAGACACGCACGAACCCGAAGGCCATGGGCTTGAGGTTCACACACCTGTTGAACGCCGCCGTCATCGTGCCGGTCTCTTCCTCGTCGCCCACCCAGATGACGAGGATGTCGTCGTCGGGGTCATTCGGAGGAAGACGATCCATCAGCTGAACCGCCTGCCGGTGGGCCGTACCTCCGCCAGCCTTCACGCCACGGAAGGCTGCGCGAACACCCACGGACGACGCCGCCTTGAGCTTGACCTCGCGAGCCACCGTGTTGAAGGTGATCACTGTCACCTTCTCCAGCGGGAACGCAGTGACGACCTGCTCCAGTAGCGTCTTGGCCTCCTCGATAGACTGGGCCATCGACCCAGAAGTATCGACAGCGATGTAGATGTGCATTCCCTTGGTGGACTCTTCCACCTGGGTCTGCAGCGCCGTGTCGGCCGCCTCCTGCAGCTCGTCCTTGGTGTCCTGGCTGCGGACGTTGCGAGCGATGTTTCGCGCACGCTGGTCCTCCGCCTTCTTCACCGCGGTGCTCCAGCGCTCCTTGACCTCGCTGACCTTGAGAAGGCCCAGCTCCTCCAGGGTGGGAGTTGCGATGATGAGGTCCTTGTCGCTGAGACAGTTGGCCTCAATCGCCGCAGCCATGATGGCTCGCGTGATTCCGACGCTGGTCGGGACCTTGCTCGCGATCACCTTCCAGCTGGGCTTGTTCTTGACGATGCGGTTGCAGATCTGCCGCTCGGTCAGCTCCTCCCACGAGTCGCTCTTCTTGAGCTTCACGTTGATGGCGATCTGACGGTGACCCTCTGAGGACTGCTTCTGCTTCCAGCGCAGAATCTCGAAGAACTTCGGGCTCTGGGGCTTGTACCCGGTCAGCTGCGCCAGGCGCACGACGCTCTTGCGGAACCCAGCCTTCACCAGGCCCTCCAGCACCCGCGGGTTCAGCTCACGGAACCGAAGCCACTTCTCCACCGCGGAGTTGTACCGCCCGAGGAAGGGACGACGGGTCGACAGGCCGAAACCAAGGTCCCGGTTGATCTGCGCCACCTCATCGAGGTTGAGGACCTCCCGAACCCGGAGAAGCATCTTCGGGTTGAAGTCCTTCTTCTCCGCCTGCTGCAGCATCATCGCCTCGCCGACAGCACGGTAGTCGTCGTCGAAGAAGGCAACAGTGCCGCCGTCCATCTCGGGCGCACCCTTTCGGTTCTGGACCAGCATGAACGCCGCCAGAATGACCTTCAGGTCGCGGTGCTCCTGCTTGAACTGATAGGAAGCCCAGCGTGCAGCGAACTCGTTGTCGAGCTTCCACACCTCAGCCACCTGGCTGTACATCCACTTGGCCACCTCGGGGTAGATCCCAGCCTTGCGGTAGTGCCCCACCGTTCGGGTCCCCTCCTTGATGGAGCCGTCCTCGTGGAGAACACCCACACGAACACGGTTCGTGCGTCGACCCACCTTGTCGAGGCGGTAGACGACCTTCTCGCCGTTCTCCTCCTTGTGTGTGACGGGAGCCCATCGAAGACCGATGTTCGTACGCCCGTCCGCCACGACCATACCAGGACGGTTGTGGTAGAGGTGGTCGGTGTAGCTCAGGAGCGACTGGATGATGACCTCAGCGGGACCCTTGTTCTCGTTTTCCATGTCTTTCGTCTTTCTTGGCTCTGGAGTAGTGGGCGTGTAGCCCGAGTTCCGGGAGCGGTGTCGAGCCTCGTCGGCTCGTACTCAGCAGTGTGCCCAGGGTTGGCCGGCGAGCTTGAAGGCCGCCTCCGCCTCTAACTGTGAAGAGGAAGGGACTGCCTGGTCTCCCCACACGTGCCAGCCCTCTACCTTCCCCCGAGCGAACATCTCAAGGCGGGACCTGTCTCCGTACCCCTTTACAATGAGGTCACGGAACACCTGCGGCTTGGCGCTGTGCTCCCCTCTGGGCGCAGCGACGATCTGCGGGAGCTTGTGATCGAGCAGCGGGAACGGCCTGCCCTTCTTACACGTAGTTGCGAGAAGAAGCAACTCGGAAGTGGGCTTGGAGTACGTAGCGGGGACTCCTTGCCCATGGATGAGCTGCCCGTCCGACTTCCGGCACTTGGCCCAGATGTGAGCGATCCCCCGATAGTGAAGCCCCCACGCCTCTAGCGCTTGGATGCCAAAGTGCAGCTTGGGACCCGTCGTCCAGCAGAAGCAAGCTCCCGTCTTGTTGAGCGACTCACGGATCGGTAGCGCCTTGATGTCGTCCATGGACATCAAGTCGTAGTGCTTCCCCGCTGCTGCGTTCTTTGTGGTGGAGCCGTAGTACGGCCACGGCGGGTCGATGTAAATGATGTCGTACTTGAGGACTGGAAGTGGAAGCATTATCTGCCACTTTTACACGTAAAGAGACACCATGACACAGATCGACCCCAAGGACGCCGAGACGATGCTCGTGTGTACGTTCCGCTACGCACTGGGGCGTCAGAGCTACATCACGGCAGAGGCCGTAGACTTCATCAAGCGTTACAAGGAGTACGTGAGCGACGCATTCCTGGAGCAGTTTTGCTCGGATATTGCTCAGCAAGGGGAGAAGCTCCCTGACCGGGAGCACTGGCTCCGTTTCGTCACCTGGTGCCATGGGGAGATCGACAGGCGCCACCAGCCGGAGGAAGAGCTGCCTGAGTTGAATGCCGGGCACATTCAGGTGCGGTACATCAACGCGACGCCTTCTCTCGTCAACCAGAACCCTGCGGGTGTTCGCGTGACTCACCTTCCCAGCGGTCTCTTCGCAGACTCCACGGAGCACCGAAGTCGTCACAAGAACAGGATGAGCGCCATCTACCTGCTACGCAAGAAGTTGGCGGAGGAGGGAAAGAAGTGATCTACGAATACTTCTGCAAGAAGTGCGACAAAGAGTTTGAGGTGGAACAGCGCATCTCAGACAAGCCACTGAAGAAGTGCCCCGAGTGTAAGAGCAAGAAGATCAAGCGCCTCGTCAGCGGCGGGCAGGGCTTCCAGCTCAAGGGGAGTGGCTGGTTCAAGGACGGATACTAGAAGTGGTCCCCTCAGAGCCATTGGGATCCGTGCGACTGCGGCAGGCGATCCATGACGCCATCCTTGCCTATACCATGCAGATGTCGTGCGGACTGGCCCTGAAGCCTGAGGGGTCCATGGTCACACCTTGGCACTACCGGGAGTCTCTCTACTACGACTCCAGTTTCATCCCACGCATGCCCACCAGGCACTACAACGGCCCGTTCCTCCAGTACGCCAAGGACTTGTACGAGGGGAACCAGACGGCTCGGGTGGGCTGGGACGAAGAGAGCGTGTGGCTGTGTAAAGCCTCAGAGGTCTCGGTAGAGGAATGGGCGGCCATTCTGTACGAGGACGAACTCATCTTCGATGACGACGAAGAAGACGAATACTGGCTTGTCCTATACATAGAGGACAACCCACACCTGGAGTGGGTAAAGCCCACGCGAAAACTTAGCCAACCTCCGAGAGGATCCCGTGGCAGATCACAAAATGCGAGAAATTGAAGCCCCGCTAGCCGAATGGTGGGAGGACGACGGGTACTGGAATATCGTACCGGATTCGAAGGGTAGTCTTTACCTCATTCGAACAGAATCACCGCTGTGGTGGCCGAGCCAGCAGTTTTGGGGGGTTGATGCTGAGGGTGTGTTGCGAGCCTCAAACGGGAATGAAGACTATAACTACGGTTTCGGCGTGGGGGGCAATGGAGGCACTCTCCTAGCTAAAGAACTCCAGTTCGGGTGGAAGGTGAGGAAGAGACTGCGTGACACCGTAAGTGGTTTCATCCCCTCTCCCGACGAAGAGGAAAATCTTCCTAAGATGGTAGTTGAGTTCCTCGCCAATAACTACGTTCACTTTCCGGAGTATTGGAAGATGGAGACCAGGAATGATCTAGTGCTGCTGGTGGCTAAGTTGAGGGGCCCCAGTACAGACGCCGTTATCAGGCCACTCGGCCTGCCCGCATCGCCAGGAGGCATTTACCCTGAGGTTGCTGATGACTCAAAAGACTACCTAGATGACCTGCCTCTGGGAGACGGGTACTTCCTGGTCTCTGTGCCGATGAAAACCAAGGGCATAGCGGGGTACCGAAATTACCCGCTTATCACCAAGTCTCGTGTTTCTCTGCCGAACAAGATTACGGGTAATGGATGGCAAGGCGAGTGGGAAGTAATCCAGGGAAGTAACCTCAAACAACGCACTCCGGGGGCTTCCTTAGTGACATTTCGCCCGTCCAAGGACAAAGAGGGCACAGTCCTCTACGACTTTTTCTTCGAGATCTCCAAGGAGGCTGAACGTGACTTTGAGCAGGCAGCCATTATAGCCCTGACATATGCGTTTGAGGGACTGAATAAGTACGGTCAGGTAGATATCGAAGGCCGTGAGGGCTACCTGGAGCGCTTCCGTGCGTGTTGGAGCGTGGAGAACTGGATGGAGTCAGAGAAGGATCGTGAGAAGGAAGCGCTTCGAGCCAAGGCCAAGGCAGTTGTGTCGGGAATGGGGACCGGAGTCCCCCAATCCAACGCTCAAGTCGAAGCTCACAAGGAGTCACGGAAAGGGAACCACAAAACCCCCTTCAACCTTCCCGTAGCTGAGGAGGAAAAACGAGTAGCGTACATCCACGAGATCGTATCAAGCCCCGACTTTCACACAATAGACTCCAGCCTAAGAAGAGGTGAAGTTCCCCCTGACCTTGTAGGTGCAAAGGCGGACACTCTTCGTCACTTCATTGGGTACACCCGGCAGTACTACCAGGAGTTGGATTATTCATTTGAGGTTCAAACTGCGATTAATCTACTGACTTGGATGCAGTGGGTCGTAGAGGGTAGGCACTGGGATCATACCATTGACTTGGCACATGAGGTAGAAGAAGGCCTTGCCTGTCGCCGTTACGACATGCAGGATTTGATCTCACGTGTAGCAGAGGGATACACCCTACCTTCCAGCTTTGTTGTTGGCTGGGCCCAATACGATGGCGAGACTATCCTCCAGACAGTGGAGAAGTTGCTCACCGACTTTGATCGGAAGGACTTCAAGATCTACGGCTTTTCTTTTTCAGACGACGAGTGCGTCGAAGTAGGGAGCAGACTAGAACTTCTGCGTGATTTCCTTACTACTCACTCACCTCGACAAGGCCCCCTACCCGAGCTGTACCAGGCGTACGTCGAGAGCAAACATCTTGGCCTGGACCTTGTCAATCCTCTACCCGACAACGGGCTCATGGGTGCTAAGTACGACGCGGAGGATGGGTACGACGCGGAAGATGAGTACCCCATGGACGACGAGTACGACGCGGAAGATGAGTACCCCATGGACGACGAGTACGACTCAGAAGACGAATACGCCGCGGAGGAGCTGAGCCCTGCTGTAAAGGGGTTGAGGTTGGCAGCCTCCAACCAGTTCGGTCACCTGGCGGTAGACCTACTAGCGGCGGGGGCAGAGAAGGCAGACTGGATTCGTGCTGCAAGGGCAGTAGAGAAGGGCCGAGGTCACCTCCCCCTCATCAGCGCGGTGCTGGTATCGGTGGGGATGTACTCCGCAAAGGAGACGATTCCCTCCTACGTGCAGGAGCTGCTCGACGGTGTCATCACCTCTGGAACCTACGACCTACTGAAGGGTAAGCTCCAGGGCCTCCGCGAACCGCTCAAGAAGGTAGAAGAGGCTGCGGCGCTACTGCTACCAGAGAGCACTGTAAACTCATACGTGACTGAGCAAGCTCAGGAAGCCGCGGAAGCAGAGACTGTCGTATGACGCTGGCAAACACAGACCTGGAAGACGTCGATAATGTCCTGCAGGACGTCGAGACCCTTCACCTCGACCTCAGCATGGGCCACACGGTCGACATCGAAGAGGTCAAGGAGAGAGTGGCAGACCTATACGCAGCTATCCAGTTCCTTCGAACGGATAAGATGATGAGGTCACTCAAATGACCAAGCCACACGTGGTTGAGCTGGATACCAGATCCTTCTCCAAGGAATTCCGTTCGAAGCTGTGGAAAACTGGACTGGTTGACGAGGAGCCTGAGCCGGAGTTCCGAAGGACCATATTATCCGACGAAGAGTCTGAACCTGAGAATCGGAGGTCCATAAAAGTAGACGTATCCAATGTAAAGGACCTAAAGGCCTTCATTGAAAAAGTAGGGCAGGCTTTTACTGACCTCGGGCCCGCGTCGATTCCTTCCGACGAGGAAGATCCCACGGAGGGGGTTACCTTTACCAATGTCAGCAAAGAACAGTTCCTGGAACGCTTTGGCAAGAAAGCAAAGGACCCTTGGGACGACTCTGTGAAGGAGTTGGACCCCGGAGGGAAAGAAGAGCGAAAGAAGTTCTTCATAGACCTAGCGAGCATGCGCAACTTGCAGGCTATTGAGTCTGCCCTCAAGAAGGGTGATATACCTAAATCCTTCCTGGATATGGCCTGGCGTGGGGAGGCGAGAGAACTCAACTACCTAGCCAGCTACTTGCTCCTGTACTACCGACAAAAGCAGCAACACCAAACTCCCAACGAGAACGATGATGAAACGGAAGCTGTTTCCCTCCTAACCAAGATTCAGTACGTTACCGAGGGTAGAGCGGGAGAAGCGGACCTCTGCGAGGTGTTCAGCCTACTCGATGCGGTGCATGATCGCTTCGCCCCGAGCCTGAGGAAACCCGTCTACGATCTTGGCGAAGTGCTCCATGATCTGAGCGAAGGTCGTGTACCCGCTCTCTTCGTCAAGGGTAGGCGGGTCGGAGACTCGGACGGGGTCCGAGAAACCATTGACAAGCTACTGGTTGGCTTTCACAACAACAAGTCGTTCACGGACTACTACGGTGTTGCCCTAGACACCGAAGAAAAGTACAACCGAGCAGAGTCCTTCCTAGAGCAGATGAGAGATAGGTTCCCAGAGATGAGTGAACAGCGACGGTCAATTTACGACGACGTAACGTACGCAGCAGAGAACACAGAAATGGAAGAGTCGGAAATGAAAGAGACACTCGGTCAGCGAATCAAGAGCAGCACGAAGAGTTCGGGTCGAGCCGCCATCCGTGGTGGTGTCATGGCAGGCATCCACGAGGCTGGAGAGGTCATCCTGGACCTCGGCAAGCACGTGCTGGGCGACGTGCCCATGCTAGACATCATGCTTGACCACCCTGATGGTCGGGAGGCGCTGAAGGCTTTCACAGCCTACCTGGTGTCGGTGAACTCACCCATGTTCGCCGCGTTCGTACCTGGCGTCTCCGCGACTCAGTTGCAGCAGGTGGCCGACATGGTCATCGAGAACAGCACCTACGAGCTAGCCAAGCCGCGTCTCGCCTACATCCGAGAGTCCATGCTGAAGCTCGGGGAGGCCAGCAAGCTTCTTTCGGCCGTGGCGACGGATGACGACGGTGACCCCTTCGTCAGTGTAAAGGACTCGATCCCAAACGTCACCGTGGGGTGACACCTCCGCCCTCCAGTAATAATCATCGGGCACAGCGTGAAGCCCTCCAAGTACTTTTTCCGCGAAATCCACAGCTGCAAAGATGTAGTGTTCCTCAGAACCAGCAGCTCTGCAGCTGTGATTTACTCCAAAGCTGAACAGCTGGGCTTGATGGCTGTATACGAAAAAGGCGAGTCCTGTCTGTGCCTCCCTGACACAAGCACGCATCCCAAGCATTATTTGAATGGTACTCCAGGAGCGGATCGACTTCATACCCTCCTAAAACCCACATTGAATTCCAGGTAGAGGCACCCGAATGTGTGTAAATGTTGTGCGTAACTACTTCCCGGCTACTTGATGTTTCTTGTTGACGTTGCGGTATGGACGCGTAAATACGAATGCAGGCGCACCCGCAACAACAGGAAAATGAAGATGAGAATCGCCCACCAGTGTGGGAAGGATGCTTTGTGGCTGAAGCCCTCTCCGTGCAGCTACCGAAGAAACAATTCTAACAGAGAGGGCAACTTCAAGTTCATCTGTCCGACAGCCAAACGTGGCTGTCTTTAGCTCAGTTTACCGCTATAGTCTAATGGAGTGTTATGAGTGACTTTTCCAACCCCGAAGAGATCGACAAGGTCGAGAAGAACAAGTTCCTTCACCTCTACGATCCGGAGTTCGACCCGGCGTCTCTGAATTGGTTCTCTCGTGAGATGTACGAGGCCAACCTGGATCTCACCAGCGCCGACACGACCGTGCAGGTGCTTCGTCTGCTTATCAAGATGTACTCGGTGCACGTGGTGCGGCACACCAAGCACAGCATCTACACTCGCTCCTACGAGTACAACACGGCCAACCGAGTCAAGATCGCGGAGCGAGTGGTCAAGGACATGGGGTTCAAGCTCGTGGGAGAACACCTCGATGACCACGCGTTTGCCAACGATGACATGCTCGTCCTGTTGTTTGACAACGGCTACGTGAATACCTTCAGCTACTCTCCGCTACTGAACGACGAGGTCTACGAGAAGATCAAGGACCTCTTCTACGTCCCGGAGAAGCCGGAGCCCAACACGGCTTGGACCATCGACGCCTCGGGTGGTGGGTACGAGTTCCGGAGCCACACCATCAAGGAGCGTACTCTCATCGAGGAGAACTACGATCCTGCGGTCGTGGCGCAGCTACCGAAGCTCTATGACGTGGTGGCCGGAGAGGACCCGGATGGGCGTCTGGCCGTCCTTGAGGGTCCCCCTGGCGGAGGAAAGTCGAACCTCATTCGCGGTCTGATGAACAAGTTCCCGAACTCCAAGTTCGTGTGGGTTCCTCCATACCTCGTGCCGAACATCGCTAGCCCGTCGATGTTCTCGTCTGTTCTGCGCTTCCAGGAGCGTGACCAGCGTCCCCTCGTTCTTCTCCTTGAGGATGCGGATGAGTGTCTGAAGAGCCGCGAGGACGGGTCCACTACGAACATCAGCCAGGTCCTGAACCTTGCCGATGGTCTTTTCACCGACTCGGTGGACATTCGCCTCGTGGCGACCACGAACCTGCATAAGGTCAAGATGGACAACGCGGTCACGCGAAACGGTCGCATGGGCTGCTACATCAGCATCAATGCCTTGAAGTGGGAGCAGGCGGAGAGGATCTACCGTCGACTCACGAACGACGAGAACGCTACGCTTCCACTCGACAAGTCGAAGCCGGTCATGCTGGCTGACGTCTACGCGGCAACCAAGGAAGTCAACAATCTGGACTGCGACGTGAACGCTCCCAAGCGGGTCGTCGGCTTCTAACTTCGTCGAAAACACGAGGTTATATGGGGAGGGTCTTCGGATCCTCCCCTTTTCTTTTGTATGAGTAATGCCTACGCCACTCGACGAAGTAACTCTCCTATCTCTTGAGCACACGGCAGAGCGCTGGGACCGCGCACACAAGATTCTCATGTGTGCCAGCCTGATCACAGTGGTAGCTGCCCTTGTGTCACTGGTCCTAGCGATCACGTCGGTGTTAATGATGCCTGCGGCTCTGATGGTTTGCATCGTGAGCTGTGGGTGCGGCGCAGTTACTTCAGGACTTTGGTACTTGTGTTGGTACAAGACCACCGCTTGCTTTGCCTCCCTCAGAGAAGAGCGTCTGCGCAAGACCATGTCGGATCTGGGGTATCGTCCTTTTTCCACATGAAGCGTTGGGTCCCAGTCCTTCTTGCCTTGGTTCTGTTGGTGGGTGCTCCTGCCCTTGCAGCTCCGGAACTACAGCTGTCTGCAGTAGACTCCCTGTGGAGCGGAGAGATGCTGGGGTTTAGGCTTGCGCAGCCTGACGGGCGAGCTGCTCGTCGTAGATCCATCGAGGTAGACTGCTTCTCCACGGGTGGGAGGGTCTCAGCTACGGCGCAAATGCCTCAAGCAAGGGTTTGCGAGCGTGGTGACCATGCTTTCCTCGCCACGTTCGATGAAGAGGGAAGGCTCCACACATTCAGGTCCACGGCACGGACCCGGAGCCTCGTGCTCTACAACCAGGTAACCCTATCCACACTAGGGGACATCGGGCCGTCTACCGTAAACCAGGGTAGTACGCGGATCTGGGCTACCAGGACGGTCAGCGGTGAAAGGTGGACGATAGTGTACCATCAGGGTGATGAGCACTTGTTCACTTTTCACACCCGGGACTACGTTAGAGAAGACCAGCTGCAGGAGCTGGAGATAAGGACTGAGTAAGTTGGACATTCCCAAGGGTCTCAAGCTGTTTCATTGTAACACTGTGAGCGGTAAGCTCACCCCTCTGGCCTGCGGTAAGCGGTCTCTGCGCGCTGACTCCATCGACATGGAGAAGAAACTGAGCCAGGACAGCCAGTCCTACGTCATGTGCCGGGACTGTAAAGTGGGCAGGAAGAACTCGGCTCTCGTTGCCGAAAAGGACCGTGACGTGACGTTTCGGTCACGCACACTAGGGCTGGCCAACCAGGCCCGGGACGAAAGTATGGCCAAGAAGGCTAAGCGGGAGAAGAACAATGTTCGGAACAAAGCTGAAGTACACGGTTGACGCTGCTCAGCAGTTTCAGCTGTACAGCGGGTACTACACTGTAGTGGTGTGGGCTGAGAAGATATCCCTGGGCCAGCGTATCCTGAACTTCGTGTTTGGGACCAACCGGTCAACAGAGCGGCATCAGCAGATCTGGATCGGTTCCCCGGGCACCACATGGGCTCGCGTGAATCGTGGTACGACGAGTCACACCCCATGTCCGTTCGAACTTCGTAAGCAGCTCAACGGAGCAGTGAAGGCATTCGTCAACGATCCACGGTCTATGTACCAGGTGTACGCGTGAGTGAGCGTGAGGTAAGCGACGAAGAGCTGGCCTTCCACAATCACTACGTCAAGCCGTTATTGAAAGAAGCCCAGAGGCAAGCGGAAAGCGCAAAGCCTCCGACACTGCCCTCTCCGTCCAAGCCCGTTGAAGAGATGACCCCTGAAGAGTTCCAGGCTCACTACCAGGAAATCTTGAGGGTCCAAGCGGAACATCGACAAGGAAACTCATGAAAAAGTCAGACTACATTGAACAGATCTTCCATCCACGGCTAATGCTGTCCTCACCCATTCCCATCGAGATCTCCGGGTACGAGGGTGACTTCTACGGTAAGTGGACGGAAGGAAACATCGAAGCCGAGGGCAAGACCGAGGATGACCTCCGCAAGGACTTCCAGACGGCTATCGTGGAGACCTACCTCAAGCTGCGTGACAAGGTGTACAAGGCCAAGCGTACCACCGACGAGGAAGAGAAGCAGTGGGAGGTTCTCTCGTACTTCATCGTAGAGGCAGTGCAGCATGGTGCACCGACGGATGAGCGGTCGTCAAATGTCTATGCTCCCGTCACACCTGACGGGAAGAAGGCCGGGCCGTTCTTCGGCTGAGCGCTGCTTTCAAGAAGAAAAGGCGAGTAGGATTCCTACTCGCCTTTTCTTTTCACTCCTCTTCGTCTTCGTCTTCGTTGGCGTCGTGCCTCTCTGACTTTACCGCTGGAGGGGCTTCTTGATCATCCATGAAGGTATCGAATGCGGGCGCGTGATCCGTCCGCTCGCCCTCTTGCACCTCACGGACGCGCTCCTCCGCATACTCATTTAGTGACTCAGGAAGCTCTAAGAGACGACGGTACGTGTCGTGCAGTTGGTCGAGACTTTCGTCCTCCTCTGTCCACGGTTTTGGTACCTTGCGGCTGGGACGACTTGTCTCATCGGCGCACTCCTTCTCTTTAGGGGATTCCTCAGGAAGGTTTTTTCCTTGATTGACAGCACTGTCACTCGACAAGCCCCCCGATTCTAGGCGCTTCTTGATGTTCTGCACAGCGTTGATGGCCGCCCGCGACTTGTCAATGATGAGCCTGAGCTTGGCTGCTGCGGGTCCACCCTCGTCCTTGTTGACAAGCTCCTGAAAGACCTTGTCCCCTGCGTCACAAGCCTTTGTGAGCGCGTCCAATGTCGACTCTACATCTTGGTAGGACTTGTCGATGGACACCGTATGGCTCTTGCTGGCCATCTCATAGGCAGTTCGAAGAATGCGTCGGGCTGTAGAGCACTTCATGGCTTCAAGATAATCCCTTTGACTGCCTTCTCATTCTGAGCGGGCAGGGGTGTTATTTGGCGGTTATGGACCACTACCTACATAACTGCCAATACGGCGATATTACAGCTCCAACGGAGGACAGGTCTAACTCCAGCAACCCCGTAAAGTAGCCAAATGGGGAACGACGCTATGCGTCACTTCACTACCCAAGGACACGTAATGATGGCCAAGGAAACTAGGCAACTAGAATCCCTCATTGACGATATCGAGGATGTTTGGGATTCAATCTACCCGGGTGCACGGCTTGTCGTTTCATCACCCGATGGACACCATGTATCCCCAGCAGAAGACCTACAAACAGTACTTGCTACATTTAACAAGGAAGCAGAGGCAAGAGCGTACAGTGTTGCTTCTCAGCACGTTGAAAGATTGGCAGAGGAGCTGCGCTGTGTGCTAAAGGAGCGTGACGAGGCAATCACTGCCCTCAGAGAGATCAAGTTCGCATTGGAAGAGAAATCCCACTCTGAGGATGATGAGGCTAAACGCCTTCACACCATCCGGAAATGGGCTAACTACGTACTCGAAAGTGAATAATGATTTCCTATCTCTCTTGGGTAGTGCTCTACCAACATGAATCCGAAGATGAGTGGGTCGGCCACTGCGTAGATATGGACGTGGTCTCTACCGGTACCAGCCCCGAACAAGCGCTTGAAAGCGTCACTGAGGAGGTTCAGACTACGGTAGAGATGGATGTGAGCCTTGGATGCAACCCCCTCGTGCGAGGGAAGGCGCCCAATCTCATCCTGGATCTGCTGCGTACTGCTATTGACGAAGGGGCCACGCTGTCGCATCCTCGCGAGCTACAGGAAGTGGACGTCTCCGGGGTGTACGCTTACCCCCTAGTGACGCGAGTGGCCGGAGGTGAGCCTCCACAGGGCTTCTGGATGGAAGAGATCTGGTTACCAGCTGAGTGAGAAAAGGCAGTCTTATGCAGATCGACAAAGAGCGAGTTCTACTCATGCTGGGCGTGCTCCTTACGCTTAGCCCGTGTGCGTTCCTGCTTGGATTCATGGCCAGCATCATGTCCTGGGACATGTTTGAGTCCCTTGCTGGGTTCGTCGTGGCCTCAATTATCTTTGCCGCTGGGCTCCTGATCCTCTCACGGGCAGAGGAAAAGAAGCGTCAGCGGCAAATTGAGGACTACATCAAGCAGTATCTGGGCTAGTCAAACCGAACCACTATGGGGACCCCTAGAACTTCAAAGGGTCCCTCGTAGTGGTAGTTTCCACGCACCCCTACGACCACTGAGGTAGGTGACGACTCCACGCTGGTGATGCACCAGTCGTAATCCTCGAACAGGCTCTTACGTAGGGCCAGCTCAGTGATCTTCCGCGCCGTCTCCAAGAGATCCTCGTCGAAGTCCGCCTCTCGCAGGACTTCATGACCCCACCTCTGCGCAATCTCTTCCTCGTAGAGCTGCGTGCTCTGCTTGATGGAGTCCAGCGCCGAGTAAATGGAGTCCTCCTGAGCCACGAAACCAAGGCCAGGCTTGAAGAAGCCCTCAACCTTGATAGTGTCGCCGTCCTTCGTGAGGATGAAGGCCCCAAGAGCAGAGTCGCCCTCCAGCTTCTCCTGGAAATCCTGGCAGTACCAGGTGCTGAGATCGTCGTCTAGGTCGGGCATTCAAATCACCTACAATCCAAGAACTTTCCTACAGTGCGCCAGGGAGTCGGCAGAGATATCAGAACCCCAGAACTTGCGGCCGGTATTACGGCACGCCAGAGCGATGTTACCGCTACCTACGAATGGATCGATGACCAAATCGCCCTCTGAGGTGGAGTTGGTCACCAGAGTCTCAAGGAGCGGCACGGGCTTTTCAGTTGGGTAGGAGCCCTTCTTGCGCGACTCAGACTTGAAGCTCAGCACGTCAGGGATGCCCTTGTTGTGCAACTGCCTGGCCCCTGGGGTCCGTGAGGATGCCGTGGGATCGAAGGGCTTGGTTCCCTTCTCCAGGAAGAGAATGAACTCGTACTGCGCCCTGTAGTGGTAGCCCATGCCCATGACTACACGGTCCCACACGAGGCGCTTCCATACACGGAATCCTGCCTCGATACACATCGGCTTGAGAATGTCAGATGTCTCGTCGTCGCAGAACACAAAGGCATGTGTGTTGGGCTTCTGAACCCTGTAGAGTTGTTCGCACAACACAGGAAGAACGCTGTTCTCGATCACAGGGAACCATCTCTTCTTGAGTCGCGTGGTTGTACCCACGCTTCGATGCTTCTCCAGAGACTCATAAGGAGGGTCTGTGACAGTGAGGTCTACCGATTCATTCTCAAGGTTTAGAAGGAAGGACAGGTAATCTAGCTGCGCGACCTTGATGTTATCCTCATAAATGAGGGTCATAGAGCCTCTGCTACCTCGACAGGTGCAGCCTGGGTCTGCGGCCCACGCCACTCCCCATCCTCAGAGATGAAGATCAGGGAACGCTTGCCGTTTGCGTAGATTACGCAGTGAGTATGCGTCCACGAGCTGGGTCCACGGTTGTATCCCTGGTCCAGCTTGCCACTGACGCCCACCTGGTAGCACCCCTCCAGGATGGCCGCGGTGTGGCTGTGCCCGATGACTGTCTTGGCGCCGAGCTTGGAGTAGCTCAGCAAGCTAGCGCGAGCACCGTTCAGGCCCAGGTCTCCATGGAAGCCACACTCGATATCGGCGATCAAGTGACTCTGGTCCCTGCCTACGAAGTGTGCGCGGCCCTTGCCCCACTTTTCATAGCAGTGCTCGAACGCCGGTAGCCACTCCTGGTGCTCTTCGAAGTGCTCCAGGATACTCGCACGCATGGTGTGGAAGAACCGCGCGTTGAGCGGGTCCTTGTTGGCGTCTGCGTTTCGCAGCCATCTGTCGAACGCCTCATCGTGGTTAGACCCAATGACGACAGGGAGACAGAAGTCAGGGGTCATCTCGTCGACGAACGCAATCGCCTCCTTAACCTCATCCTCTACACAGTCCGGCTCGTCACCAAAGATGCGCTCGAAACGACGGTCTGGATCGTCAATGGAGTGATGGTTCCTGGCGCGAAAGTCTAGGAGGTCGTGGTAGAGAATCTGGGACGGCTTGAGGGCGTGGACCATGGCGTCTGCGCCCGTGTAGGTCGCCTCGACCACCTTGGGCTCTACCGCGGCCACGTGGGTGTCCCCAGTGACCAGGGCCAGGGGCCGCTCGGCCTCGAACACACCAGCAGGCGTGAACATCTCGGTTAGATCGGTGAAGACCCCGTCGTCATCTGCATTGATCTGACGAAGGTGCCAGGTGTCGCCCACTACCTCCACGAGAGCAGCACCGAAGACGTGGTGCTGGAGTGCCTTCTTGCCTGCCTTGGTTCGCGTGTAGTTGGGGTAGGTGATGGCACCGGTCGAGACAAGAATCTTCGGCTTGCCGCGAACACTTGATGGGATCGGGCGAAGCTGAATTTTCGGGTGACCAAAGATGGAGGAGCAGGGGGACGCTTCCCACCCTGTAAGGGGCCGGACCGCAGTAGGCTGGATGGAGACGTCAGCGTAAACGATGAGGTCCTTGGCCAGCTCCGGCCGATCATCGCGGATGTACGGGTCGAGGCGTAGATCCCACCAATCATCCTCCTGGTCCTTCTGGGACCAGATAGAGGTGGGGTTCCGGTATCTACCGGGGACGACTACGAGCTTGGCGTCTCGGTGCTCACAGAAGTGAAGCAGGCTAGCCAAGAAATTGTCGTGGACAGGAGTGGCGTTCTGAGCCCACGTAATCACGAAGCACTGAGGCTTCCCGTAGGAGGTCCTATCAACCAGGGTGTCTTCGCCGTCATCCCAGATGAGATCGTCCATGGTCGCTTCACGCACCCGCCGGTTGTGCGTAGGCTCCTCTGGCTCCTCTACCTTCTTCGTGTTCTTGCTCTTGTGGGACTTTTGAGCCTCGGCTGCAGCCTTATTCTTGGCTGCCAGTCGAGCCTTCTGTGCTCTACGAGAGACCATTTCGTCAGGGCGCTCTCCCTCTGCTAGCCCCTGTAGCCAGGTCCAGCCGCCGAGCTGCTTGATCTGATGATCAGTGAGCTTCGTGGGAGAGTCTTGGAGCTTCTGCCATCTCCGGAACTCCCTGCGGGGCAGGCTCTTCGGGGTGAAGCCCTTCACCTCGGCGCACTTTTTGATGAGTACTAGGGCCTTCTCTAAAGTCTGATCTTGAGACATACACACTCGCTGATTAATGACTATGTGTCCGGCGAAGCCGGTTCTACCTTATTCGGTAGGTAACATACGCAGCAGCAGTTTTACAGCGAAGAAGAACGTCCCTACCCGAACATCTCCGAGAACTGTCCCGGCATCCCCGCCTCAGCTTCCTCGTCATCTTCATTCGCAAGCTTCTTGAGCATGTCTACGATGGCCTTGGAGCGGTTGTTCAAGATGTGCTGTGCCTTCATGACGAGGGCCGGTCCCTTTTCCGACGATGCGTAGGCCTCAGGGTCGCCCAGTACATACTGAACAAGGGCGAGGGAGACTGTGCCTCTAACGAACGCGCGGTACGCGGAATACAGGATCTTGCGCTTCTTGGTGGTAAGGTGTGAGGCCACATCTACCTGGTCGCTGAGGTCCATGACCTTTTCGGAGTAACCCTTCTCCGTGATGAGTCGAGGATCAGCAAGCTTGTCGTGAAGCACGTCGATCACATGTTCTGTGAACAGCTGCCGCAGATCTTCAATCTGCGACATGGCATCCTCGTCATCAGAATCTAGCTTCTCGTCCAGGAAGACCTCGTTGGCGGTCTCCAAGAGCGCCGCCTGGATCTCCTTGAGACGCTCATGCATACCAGACTGGATGTCATTGAGTTCTTTCTTGACCGCGGCCAAGTCCTGAGTCTTGGAGGGGGCCTGCTTGACTGGGACCTTATCCTCGATGTCCTCTAGATCAGGAGCTTCCTGACTGGAGGGCTCCCGTGCCTCATCAACCCGTGGGGGTTCAGGGTTGGGGAAAGGCTTGTTCGGGGCCGAGGGCTTCTCCACGCGAGGAGGCTCGGGATTAGAGAAGGGCTCCGCTGGCTCCTCTTCCATGGGAGGGGGTTCAAGTACTTCTTCGGTATCTACCTTCTCCACCACCTGAACCTGATCAAGGTTGGACTGGAAGTTCTTGGTAGAGTGTGAGAGCGACCCCATGAAGCGCTTCAGATCGGAGAGTGACGTAGAGTCTCCCGCTACCAGGCGGCTCAAGAAGTTCTTACTCTGGAGAGGGCCTGCGTGAAGAGCCATGCGAAGGAAGTGCTTCATCGCTCCGTAGAGCTTGACGATGCGGTCGTCCTTCTGGAAGACCTTCAGAAGTGCGGGGTATAGCTTCTGCGCGGAGGTGTCGATGCGCTGTAAAGCGTTGGTGTCGACACCTCCGTCGGCAGTGAGTGCATCTTGGATCTGCTCTTCCAGTACCCCAACGACCTTGGTCGTCTTGAGAGTACTAAGTGCGTCCAGCTTGGTTAGCAAGGCCTTCTGTGCCTTGAGAAGGAGGCTCTTACTCTCCTTGGAGATGTTGTCGGCCACTGCAGGAGTGATGTATGACCGTGGCGGTGATTTCTTCGAGGGAATCTCAGGACGCGTGGGCCTGCCATCGGGCACAGTCCGCCTGTCCGGAATGGTGGCGCGACCTGCATCTGCGGGATCCTGAGCGTCCGGCCGAGGCAGCTCATCTTGGCGCATGACCTTGGTACCCTCAGCACATCGCCGAAGCCTACCTAAAATCTCCGCCTTTCGAGCCACACGCTCGATTCTTTCTTGAAGATCGTATCGCACATGACCAAACTAACCAGTTTTTCCGAATTGTTCGAGACCGTAGAAACTGTTGGGTTTTCGGGTACTCGCAGGGGTCTCACAATCAAGCAGGCAGCCGCTCTACGGGAGGCGCTTGAAAGTATTTCCCCCACAACCTTTCAACACGGAGACTGTGTAGGGGCAGACTCCAAGGCACACGGCATCGCCCAGAGCTTGGGAATCTCCATCGAGACCAGGCCATGCAACCTTGAGAGGCTCCGCGCCTACTGTGAGGCAGCTGCCACACATCCAGAAGAGCCTCCCCTGGACCGGAACAAGAAGATCGTGCGCAGCAGCGACCTCATGCTGATCTGCCCTGCAGAGCTGCAGGAACAGTCTCGTGGTGGGACGTGGTCTACCTTCCGCTACGCGGTGACCCAGAATGTCCCCACCATAGTCATTTTTCGTAACGGTTCCATCGACAGTTACGGCACCGATGCCACTAATAGTGTAAAGTAGCCTAGCAGTAAGCCCATACAGGAAATGGCAGAAATATCAATGAGAGACTTCAAGAGTAGTATTAAGAACGCCAGTCGCCGTATCACGTTCCTCCGGGAGAAGTCCCACCAGAACTCGTTTGACAAGGCAGAGATCTCTGCCCTGGAGACTCTGGTCCGAGTTGCCAACGTCTATAACGACGCGCGAGGAGGCGGAGGACCTCATCTAGAGAACATTCTCTACATGGTGCGCGACGTACTGGAAGAGACCATCGAGGATTTCAGCGAGGACATCGACGCGATCCAGGTCGAGCGCCTCCAGGATGCCCGGAAGAAGTGTACCGAGGGAATCCGCATCATCCGCAACCTGGGGAAAGAAGATGAATGAGCTTACCGACCGCTACGTAGTGTTCGACTTCCAGAACACGCTCTGGAGGAGCTACATGGCTCGCCCGAGGAACGAAGAGGATATGCAGACCTCTACGGGGTACCCCTCTGGGCATGTCTACCGCTTCTTCCGGTCGGTCCACAAGTGGAAGAGCCAGTTTGGTGGCCACCCGGTTTTCATCTACGAGGGAGGTGAGAAGTATCGCTACGAGCTATTTCCCGAGTACAAGGCGGGGCGTGACCGTAACCGCGAGTTCGACCCAAAGCCTGACGTGGTCAAGATGCTCAAGCACATCAAGTGCACTGAGATCATCCCTGTAGATTCTGAGGCCGATGATGGGATTGCTGCGTGGGTACACAAGTACCCGACAGCCCGGCACCTCATTGTCTCGTCGGACAAGGACCTCTGGCAGCTGCGCTGTCCCAACGTGCAGATTGTGTTCTTCCAGTCAGTGATCTCTGACCAGGAGATCGAAGAGAAGTGTAAGAAGCACTATGGCACCCCCAAGCCGGCGTCTATCGTCCTGGCCAAGGCCCTCTACGGCGACAAGAGCGATGGACTGCCATCGGTCCCTCGCCTGTTCAAGAAGCACGTCAGCCCTCTTCTTGAGCGTGTCCGCCTGGTGGATGACTTCTTCGCGGAGATTGATTCTCTGCCCACGAAGACAGCCCAGAAGCTGCGAGACCACGAGGAGCAAGTTCGCAAGGTGTACGAGGCTGTACAGCTTCGGGCGCACTGCAAGTTAAGGCGCCGCGAGCGCGAAGGAAACGCGGAGAAGCTTACGCAGTTCCTTGAGAAGTTCGAGTGTGAAACACTTCTACCGCTAGTCGATGCGATGGTTAGCTGAGGTAACTATGGAAGACGAAAAGACTGATTTCGAGGCTCTGGTAGACCTTGTCACGCACATGTGTGAGGAGCTGGTCGACGACCCGAGCGAGCTACGGATTAATCATGCGTACATCGGCACTACGGGGTGTATCGAGATCCGCGGCCCGTCCGATGACATCGGGAAGATCATGGGTCAGAAGAAGGCCACGATTGCCGTGATCACCTCGATCGCCACAGCGGTGGCGTCCAAGTACCGCTACCGCATCTTCATCAACGTACTGAACGACCAGGAGTACGAAGAGATGTGCAGTTACCACGACGACGTAGGCGAGGGTAGCCTCGTGGAGGTGAAGTAATGGAGAAGCTTGAGAACATTGGCGAGACTAATGGTGACTCGTACCTGTACTACATGCTGGGTGTCATTTGTGCCCGCATGGAAGTGGGCGGAAGCCAGCTCCGGCTCCCTCCTACTGGGGTCAATTACTTCTCTGGTGCGGGCCTCTCACGCCTGGTTCAGTTGGGCCTCACGTGCGAGGAAGGTAAGGTATTCGGCACGCTGGATGAGAAGAAGTTCGTCTTCAAGTCGCTGGGGCTGTCCAGCAAGGCCAAGACCCTGAAGCCCGACATGGAGGCCATGGGTGATAATGGAAAGTACTTCCTGCGAGCGCTCGTTGAATGTGCGCAGAAAACTGAACTGTGGGAGCACAGCCCTCGTTACACTGCCGGGTACTCGGATGGGCCAAAAGCCCCTCAACTGACTATGTCTTCAGTGGGGACAGAACTATTGGTCTCAATTACTTCAGACATGGGGTTTAGGCCGTACGTGTTGGACGAGGCGGAGATGTTGAAGTTTTCTGGCACTGACTGTATTGACCTCCTTGGTCATATCTACAGCGGGGAGTATGGCCCGTGCAGCCCAACCCTTCGTTCGCAGGCAGAGAAGTTTCTCTACGCAGGAAATCAAGCCACATTCAAGCTTTTCCGGGACGGGGCGGTTCTCCCCTCCAAGGCAAACGCCAGCGACTCTGGGTTTGATGTGACCCTCATCGGGGTCGAGAAGGAGTACGGGGACGTTACTCTCTATCGAACAGGTCTCAGAGTAAAGCCGCCAGAAGGGTACTACTTCGACATGGTGCCTCGCTCGTCCCTGCACAAGAAGGGACACACGTTGGCCAACGTGGTGGGTGTCATCGATCAGAGCTACCGGGGAGAGATCCTGGTGGCACTGAAGCGGTGGGAGGGGTTTGAGCCCCTCGAACTTCCTATGCGAGCAGTGCAGCTCATCCCGCGTCAGGTGCACCCCATGCGTGCAGTCAAAGGAGACGCGGGTGCCTCTGCGCGTGGCGAAGGTGGATTCGGCTCCACGGGAGAGTAATGGGAAAGAAAAAGAGCAAGAAGCCCCTTGCTGTACTCAATAATGTCTTGTGGGTACCTACTGACTACGTCACGGATGAACACCGCGACGCCTTCACCCACATAATTCCTTATACTGAGTATGTGCAGGAGCGCAACAAGCCTCGGCAGTGTCGCAACTGTGACCTGTGGGGCAAGCGCTGGCGTAACAATGGGCAGCACACCTGCAAGGACAAGGGGTACAGCCTAGACGACGTCTGCCGTCAGTTCTCCTACAAGGAGGTCAAGGTAGAACAAGAGATCGAAATCCAGACCTACGCCAAGGTCAACGATGACTGGACGAAGTTCGCGCGGGGAGACTTAGGCAAGATCAAGTCACTGTTCGGCTCGGACTTCCGCTTCCGTGACGAGCGATCAGCCCCTGAGCTGGGCTTTGATCTGGAGTGTACCAAGACGCTGTACCCCGAGCAGCAGGAGGTGGTCAACAGTTGGCTGAAGCACAAGTACGGCATCATCCAGGCCCCAACTGCTTTTGGTAAAACGGTCATGTGGGCGTGGTTGGTGGCTCACCTGAAGGTGAAGACCCTACTGCTCGCTCATGAAGTCCGCCACTTGCGTGTAGGGTTCGAAGGCATCTACGACCACACCAACCTCTCCGAGATCGAGGAGGCGATGGGCGGGGTGCACCTCGCCGGGGTCATGGGGAAGGACTGGTACTGGGCCACGGACCAGAAGGGCAACAAGACCCGCAAGTTCAAGGCAAAGAAGGGCGCCACCTACCCCATCATGTTCACCACGTTCCAGGCTCTTGCGTCGGAGAAGGGTAAGAAGATCCGGCAGGAGCTGAAGGACGAATACGGGTTTGTTCACTGCGAAGAAGCGCACCACGAATCTGCCGAAACCTTCAACGCGGCCACAAGGTCTTTTAACCCCAAGTACAGATCTGGCCAGACTGCGACCCCCACACGCAAAGACATGACGCATGTGGTGATCTACGATACCCTGGGTCCTGTCACGGCTCGTGGCTTCAAGGAGGCTATGACCCCTGAGGTCTACTTCTACGACACACAGATCTATGTGCCGGCCTCCGTGTTCCGTGGCAAGTACGGGTACACCAAGCTGGTGTCCTGGCTGGCGTCTAACAAGGCCTACACTGACTTCGTGTACGAGAAGATATCTGAGGAGATTGAAGAGGGTCGAAAGCCTCTCTTGATCTCAGAGCGTAAGAACCATGTCGCAAGGATGGCGCAGCGTCTCAGTCAGGATGGCTACTCGTACGAGCTGATCGTGGGTGGAAAAGAGATGGGAGACCAGACGGTCCTTTCTCAGCGTCTCATGTCGGGTGAGCTGCAGTGCATCATTGGCACGAAGGTCATGAACGAGAACGTCAACATCCCTCCGCTCGACTCCATCCACTTGCCATTCCCGAACTTCGGGAAGGAAGTGGAGGAGCAGCGCGTGGGTCGAATCAGGCGTTACCTCTCCAAGAGCCACTACAGGTGGATGGAGGAGAATGGAGTAGACTGGGACAAGCCCGACCCCCGAGTCCACGTCTACCACTGGCAGACTGACAACGACTTTTCCATGAAGGCGCTCCGTTTCCGGAAGTCGCTGTACAAGAGCTGGGAGTTCGTGTTCCAGACCAACCCCGAAGAGATCCTGGATCACAAGGTGCGTGAAACCCTAGGTAGTCTACTAGACGACGAAGAACTGGATTTGGACGATGACGACTAAAACTGAGCTTTTCTTCTCGGTAGACATCGAGACCGATGGACCGAACGTACTCACCAACTCCATGCTGAGCCTGGGTGTGGCGTGCTTCAAGCCTACAGGGGAGCTGATGGGTACCTTCTCGGCGAACTTGAAGCCGCGTGAGGGTGCCGTACAGGACGAGCGCACCATGCGGGACTTCTGGGCGAAGAACCCAGAGGCGTGGGAAGCGACTACGAAGGACCAGGTCGACCCGCACACAGCTCTACCGGCCTTCGTGTCGTGGGTAGATACCTTCGAGGCAGATCTGAAGACCTGTGTGGCGTTCCCTGCTGGGTTCGACTTCACTTTCCTGTACCCGTACATGCTGACGTACGCCGGCCGGAGCCCCTTTGCGTGGTCCTGCCTAGACGTCAAAACCATGGTGTCGGTGATTCGTCGCACGCCTTACCGGTTCGCCACCAAGAAGCGTTGGCCGAAGCGTTGGTTTAATAAGGGCCTTCCACACACCCACGTAGCCATCGAAGACGCCATCGAGCAGGGGCTCTCTTTCCTGAAAATGAGGGCGGACTTTCTTGAAGGATCTGAGGCAGTTACAGCTGTTGATACCAAGTTCTGGGAAACTTTCGATCAGTGAGTTCCGAAAACAACTCGGTTTCGAGTGCTTTCATAGACTATGAAAGAATCGACGGAGACTTGCTGAAGAAGATGTACCCGAACCTCAGGCTCACCCTCACGCGTGATTTTCCCTATCTAGGGAAAGAAGACCTGGAGCTGCTCTCGGGCCTCATTCTCAGCCTGTGCCCCCGATGCCGTAACAACAGCAAACCTTGTAGGTGTGAGTAGTGAAGTCCGATCTGAATCCGTCTGAGAAGAAGTACGCCAAGAACACATGGGAGCTGGCTCAGTTCCATGCGGGTATCCCCCGCCCCTACTGGGGCCCCATCAACCTCGCAAAGCCAGACTTCGGTGTCTACGTCTGGGAGCAGTACGAGGACGAGAGAGGAGCCATTAGTCCCGCCAGACAGAGCGAATGGTACAAGACGCTACTCGATGAGAGCAACTGGCTGGAGCCGTTCCTCATCATCATTTCGTCGGACAAGGACGATGGAGAGGCACTGCGCGTCGGGTTGAACCTCATCAAGAAGGCGACTCAGCTCCCGAAGTACAAGACCCACGTGGCGAATTCCATGGAGTTCAACGCAGTACGGAACCGTAAATTCATCGGCCCCTTCGAGGATGCGACAGAAGCGGCATGGCCGGACATTTGTCTGCTCTACAACGTCTTCGATGACTCCAGCATGGACCGGATTCAGCAGGTCCGGGACTGGTCAAAGTACTTCGAGAACCGGTTTCGAATTATCTGTGCAGGTGGGGACACGGGGGAACTCATCAAGAAGCTGAAGCTGGATACCACCGCAGCGTTCTTCCTCAAGAAGCAGCCCAAGGTCATGGTCCGAGTCTAAAGGTTCCTAATCAATCATGAGTAATTCGAAAGACGAGCCCGTCATTGATGAGGGGCTCGTCGCTAACCACAAAATCGAGATGGCTTCTATCCGAAGCATCTTCGACGCTCCGAGCGAGAAGATCCGCTCCAAGCTCCTCACGGGGCTGGGAGATGACATGTTCGGCACCCAGCGGGGGCGTGACTGCTGGAAGGTAGTCACCGAGGTGCTGTCTACGGCCACCTTGGACAGCTTTCCTAGCTGGGAGATGTTCCTCTCCACCCCCGAGCTGTCTCAGGCCGACAGGGACGTACTAGGCAACAAGTCGATCAAGGTCATCCGTACCCTGGACGATGCGACGCGGGCCCTCTCCATTCTGGAGAAGACGCGTCAGCGTCGCATCGGGTACTTGTGCGCCGACTCCATCACCCGAACGGTCAACGAGCACGGGAACAAGACCAAGCCGGACGATCTACGTCGCATCCTCGAAGACAGCCTCAACAAGATGAAGGGGGAGATCGACGAGGAGCAAATGCACCACGTCGGCTTCACCTCGGAAGAGGAGAACGAGAACGACGACGAGTTCATCGAGGACCTACTCAACCCCGATGAAGTCCGAACAATCCCCACCGGATTCATTGCGTTCGATTCCAGAGCGGGCGGCGGCTTGGGTGTGCAGGACCTTTTCATCCCTGCGTCACACAAGAAGGGTGGTAAGAGCATCATCACCCTCAACATCTGTGCGAACATGTATATGCAGTCAAACCAGAACTGCATCTACATCCCCCTAGAAATGAGCCGTGCGGAGACCATGCAGCGTCTCCTCTCGTACATTTCACACGTCCCTCACGCGAAGATCAGGTCTCCCAATAAGCTGTCCGCGGAAGAGAAGGATCTCATCTTCTCACGTTGGCGCGCTTTCAAGAAGCACGGCAAGAAGAACAAATGCCGCTTCACGATCTGGGCGCACTCTAACCTCACCGTTCCGCAGCTACGGGTCCGTCTCAAGCCTTACCGCTACAACGTAGCCGCAATCGACTACATCAACCTCCTGGAGGCTCCGGGCTTCGAGAAGAAGGGCGAGTGGGAGCGTCTCAACACCGTGGCGCGAGACCTGAAGCTCATGACCAAGGCGCTCAACATGATGATCATGGCGCCCACCCAGATGAACGAGGACGGTTCGCTGCGGTACGCTAGAGGTCTGGCTGAGCACGCTAACGTCGTATGGACGTGGACGTTCGATGACGAGGCGCGAGACATGAATCGCATCACGATCAGCCAGCCGGCTGTGCGCTCATTCGAGCCGTTCAACTTCGACCTGAAGACGGAGTTCTTCAAGATGCGTGCGACCGACCTGATGGAGAACTTATCCCAGGAATTAGGTGATCACGAGTTATCTGACAGACACCGACCCCGTAGTAACCCATTCAAATAGAGACAAGAAATAACAAGTGCCCAGCGATTCTCATGTTAAACTCGATGGAGTTGTCACCGACGTACACCCCGGAGGACAGTTCGGCATTGAGCTAGATACCGGCCTCAACGTGAAGGCCAAGTTGTGCGGTAAGATGCGGACCAACAAGATCCGCGTCCTCCTCGGAGACAGGGTCCAAGTGAGCCTGTCCCCCTATGATCTTACGCATGGGATCATCTCTTTCCGCTATAAGTGAATCCTGAGATGGTCGTTATTTACCACTATGCCTGCTGTAGTGTGTAAAAAGTGCGGCCTCAGAGCCAAGGTATTCGGGGACCCTGCAAAGGGTCTCGTTTGCTCCAATTGTAAGGCCCCACTGCGTGAGCTGAGTAAGTCTCAGTGCATCAAGTGCAAGGTGCGGGTACCACGAGAGAAGAAGCTCTGCGCAAGCTGCAGATCGTAAGGACCACACCATGAAAAAGTTCAAGTGTACCAGGTGCCACACGGACGCACTGATGCCTGCACATCGCGTTGTGAGGGCGCTTGCTTGCCCCAACTGCAAGTGTGCGATGAAGGCAATGGATGACGTGCAGACGTGCCGTAAATGTGGCTCTGTATTCGCTGCAGGGCTCTCTGCCTGCTCAAAGTGCAAGGTAGAGCGGACGACCCAACGCCGTGACCCGCAGTCGAAACGGAAAGCCATCAAAAAGGAAGATGCCTGACTTCATCAGCCCCTCAAGCTTACTCCGCAAGAAGTACGAACAGCGGAAAACAGAATTAGTCCAAGTCTCTCCATCCCCCGTAAGTGACATCTGCAAGCACTGTTGGTTTGCCTCACAGTGTACTATTCGTACACTGACTCGCAACCCTCCTAGGAGCTGCTGCGTTTACGACTTCTTCTCACAGAGAGTAGATCCTCCTACGCTAGAAGAGGTTGTAGCCCATACGTGCGACCGTATGTGTAAAAGCAGACAACAGTGGGAGTACGATCCCTGTGTACACGACCGGAACTACTGCGATAAGCACTGTCCCGTGAGCAAGTACATCAAGGACGAACCTCCCTCGGATGCAAAGGATGTCCCGTATGACGACTACGGATGATACAGATTCTACAGATCTTTCCTTCTCGGTAGATGTTGAGAGCGGTGACCTCACTGAGGCACTCAAGAACATCAGCCTCTTCGTGGGTCCTGGGTGTATCGTCTATATCAAGGCGTCAGTTCACCCAAAGAATCCTGACGTAGGGAAGCTCCTCATCGAAGCGGGCCAGAACGGGGTGTACATGTCCACGTACATCTCCGCTGAAGTCATGGAGGAGGGGAAGTTCTGCATTCCTATCTCTAGCCTCACGACACTGTCACTCAAGACAAAGAAGCCGCTGTCTCTTCGTATCGGAGAGGATAAGCGACTCAAGATCCAGTCAGGGAACTTGAACTTCAGGCTGGTATGCTCTCCTTGGAGCATAGCCCATCTGCAGCGTCCTAGATCCAAGATCGAGCCACAGGTGAAGATCCATGGGTCCCAGTTTCAGCTAGGGGCACGGCTCACCACTCTGGCCTCTCCTGTCCCTGGTACTACCCCGGTGGTCAACGTAGAGATGGCCGAGAAGCTCTCCATGAGCATCACAGACTACTACCGAGCACTCCTCTACACGGAGACGTTGGACGCGAAGTTAGAGCCCCCTCTGCGAGCCAGCCTGCGTCCCGACCTGGTGCAAGGGATCAGTTCCAGGTTTGCGAAGTTCGATATCGAGCTGGGGGAGGACCGAGGGGTCTTCATGTGTAAGGCCGGCAGAACTAGGTTGTATTACCCAACTGTACAGGCCTACGACGCAATCTCTGTCGAGGAAGAAATCCGCTCCTTCCCTGAAGACAAGCGACTAGGGGAGTTCAGCGTGGACGCAGAAGCGTTTGCAACCGCTGTCGCACAGTGCTCGTCCATCTCACGCAGAAACAAGGATGCAGAACCAGCCCTAAACGTGCTAGTGATGGGCAACCGTCTCTTGACTCAGGTCAAGGCAGGAGCTGATGTGGCGGAGTCTGAGACGCGTGTTAGTTCTGACTTTGCCAAGCACATGTTCAAGATCAGCGTGAGACACTTAGTGGAGACGCTTGCAGGATTGAAGGGGTCGGACTGCATCCTGAAGTTCGAGGTGTGGCCCAACCTAGTACGAGTAAGCGGGCTCAATGAGCACTACATGGCTGCGTTTCCCGTAGTAGACTGAGCATAGACTAATGATCAAAGCACTCAATCAGATCCCGTGGAAGTCGTTGGAGATGGGGCGTCTGACGCAGTATAATGACCTGTACTGCGTCAAGACGGGCATCATCCTGAACCGCCCCAAGAAGGTCAAGCTCTACGACGACGTGTTCGTGTCCCTCTACAAGTTCAAGGGGGAGTCACGGTCCACACTCGGCTACGCACTGCAGGTGAAGCGCGACTTCGCCCAGACCTACGCCACAGGTCTCTATGTATCGTTGATGGGCGAAGTAGAGACTCATACACAACCAGACCTCATCTACGACGATCCCCGCCTGTACCTGTACAAGTTCAACTCACGTAAGAGGCCCGCGTACTGGTGCCTCGTAAGGCATAGAGTATAATGGCTTCGCGATGTCTAGTTCTAGACCTGGAGACGGTAAACCCGCACGATGGGGCGGAGGAGAAGCCCACTGTCTCGGAACACCAGATCGTCACCGCAGGCATGCTGTGGCTCAATGATGACCTTTCCCTACACAAGGCTTCCGCGCTGTCTGTGCGAGATGGGCGCACGGAAAGTGACGTCATCGAAGCCGTCATCGGCGAGCTAGACGATGATACCGTCCTCGTCACATGGAACGGGCGTGCTTTCGACGTTCCAGTCCTGGTCTACCGTTGCATGCACCTCAAGATCCCGTGCCCGTGGTTCTTCAAGAAGGGGGTGGACAACCGCTACAACCGGACGGGACACTACGACCTACGTGATCACATGAACTTCGTGGGGGCAGCCTGGGGCATCGACCTGGATAGAGCTGCCCACCTTGTGGGCCTTCCAGGAAAGCTCGGTACAGACGGGAGTGATGTCTCCAACTTGTACAGGGCTAACCGCATCAACAAGATCGAGACCTACTGCGTCACTGACGTCCTACAAACGGCGGCAGTCTACGTGAGATGGTTATTTGTGATGGGGGTTGTCAGCCCCGAGGAACTAGAGCTGTTCCACATGAGTATTCGTAACTACCAGCCCACACAAGGCACAGTCCAAGCAGCCTTTGACTTGATCAACTCTGAAGTCTCCATCTTCTAAATCGAGCGTAATAATGTCATCTGATAACGATCTTGCTTTCGTCTGCGGAGTCGCAGGAAGCTCCAGCCTTCAGGCAGGACTCCTACGCATGTTTACTTCCTTCCCCCTTGAGTCCGCCACTCTGCTACTGAAAGCGGATCCGAAAGCTTCATGGGACTCTTTCCAACTTGATGTGGATCAGGAGAGTAAGACACTCTGCTTCAGGTATGACCCCACGACCGTGTCGGCCCAAAAGCTCTCAGAGCGTATTGTGGCGGTGTGGGTTATCGCGTATACGCTAGACTCCACCCAGTGGAAGCTCTCATCGTTTGCGCCATTTGCAGAGCATGCCGAAGAGATTGCGGATTGCCTGCGTGACTCGGACATTACCAGCGAAGGCGACATCGCTAACTTCATGCATGACGTACTGGAGCTGGCCGCACGTTGGCTAGTCCACTACATCGATTGCTTTGATCTGGTCAAGACCACGAACAAGAACCTCCTGTTCGGCATCATGAGCGTGTTCGAGAACGGAGAACTCTCTCGCCGCCGTCGGGTGTGTGAGGCGCGGTTCGGGCTCAAGTCGTGGCTTGAGTTTGAGGCGCGTGAGGGTGCCACTGCGGAGGACTTCTGGCTGGATGACCTCGGTTACGACCCGAGCCGACCGTGGGAGCAGGTGGACACCAACATGGAGCGGATGTACGCTCTCACACCCGAGTCGTGCGAGATCCTGTCACAGAACCTGAGCAAGTGGGCTACGTGCGGCATCATCCTAGAGCCGAGCCACTATTTCAACGTCCCTACTGAGCTACCTTCATGGAGGCTCAAGAAGCCGCCGTCGAGGCAGGACATCCTCAACCACCTACTGACTTTCTGGGACCACTCCGCTAGCTTTGATGTGTCGTCCCACTGCCTTGAGATCGCACTGATGGTAGACGACCGGGCCGTAGGGACATTCAGTACACGGGAGTTCACGCGGGATGGCCTCATCCTGGATCCAAACGGAACCAACCCCACCGAACCAGTGTCGTTCTACGGCGATGACTTCGACGACTTCGAAGACGACGATGATGACCTTTTCGAGCACACCAGCAATGACGCTGGTCCCTACGAGTACACCCTAAACGCCGAGGAGGGTGACTTTGTCTTCTCTATGCCCTTCCACGGCGACCCCAACAAGTTCGGATTGAACTAAGGAACTATGAGATGCCTACCTCCACGATGTGGGACCCTGTAAACCCTCCTGCTGTCAAGACATTGACGGTGTGCGTGGTATCAGACACCCACGGCATGCAGGGGCAGATGAAGGCACTGCCCCAGGCTGACGCAGTCATTCATGCGGGTGACTTCACTGCACGTGGGGAGTACCAGCAAGTGCAATCCTTTGCTGATTGGGGAGACTCCATGAGTCTTCCTAAGCACCGACGGATCTGCATTGCAGGCAACCATGACATCTCGCTCCAGACGAAGCCTGAAGTCACGGAGCCGATAGTTCGTGAGGGCTGGACGTATTTGCGGGAGTGGGATACTGACCTTGAGGGTCTGAAAGTGTGGGGTTCACCTTGGAGCCCAATGTTCTTCCCAGAACATTGGTCTTTTCAGCTTCAGCGTGGCAGCCACGCCAGAGATCACTGGGCGGAGATGCCTGACGACGCCGACATCGTTGTCACTCATGGTCCTCCCTTTGGTTACGGTGACCTCACATCACGAGGCTATCACGTGGGTGACGTGGACCTTCTAGAGAGACTGAGAGTGGTGAAGCCTCGGCTTGTCGTGTGTGGTCACATTCACGAGGGGTATGGCGTTTATGCCACCGACTGGGGAGGCATGGTTGTAAATGCTTCAACGTGTACACTGGGCTACGCGCCAAAGAACAAGCCGATTGTTGTTAGACTACCGCAGGTGGGACACCAGTACAAGTGAATGAAAAGGGCAGAGAGCGTAACCTTCACGAAGATGATGGTGAAGGCGACCCCTTCAACACACTTTGGATCATTCTCATCCTAGGTGTGCTGTGTCTAGCTCAGTACTGCGGTATCCTACACCCGTAAACGAGAACTACCTTTCCAAGGACACGTATGAAACTCAGTCTTGAAGACGCCAATGCAATCGCCAAGGAAGTGAGCGCAGAACTGCGAGAGCTTGAGATCCCCGTTCGGGTCAACAAGAACTTCGTTCTCGCCATGTTCAAGGTGCAGAAGGCCCTCCACAAGGAGGCTAAGAAGCAGAAGGCGGCAAAGACCTAGACTTCCTCGTCCTCATCCAACAGAATGACACCATTCAGGTAGAGCCTGCGCTTCACGGCCGGGCTCTTTGTCTTTCTGTACTGCTCCCAGAGCTTCACCACGTCTGCAGTTGTGCCGACAGTAGTCTGTTCCCTGACCTCGTCGTATACGAGAGCCACGCCCTCAAACTCCTGCGACAGCTCCTCGAATACCTCACGAGGCGTAGGACTCAGTGGGTACTCGGAAGCCCCTGTGTAGCCTCTCCTGCCCATGCTCTTGATGTACTCTAGGGAGAGCCCGCGATTCCTGATGTACCCCACACAGAAACCGGCCAGGAAGAGCGCAGTGTCTCCCAGTCGTTGATGCACCTCAAACCTTCTGTGAGGCGACGGCTCGGAGGTGACCTCCATGAGGAGGTCGACCAGAGGTCGGTTCACGTCAAACGCTTTCGACGCCTGTCGGACCAGAAGGTCAACGATGTAGAACTCAGACCAGTGTGATAGTTTCAAGCCTACAGTGGACAGGGCCTTGTTCACTACTTCATGGAAGTAGGATTGAACAGGAGTGTCATCTATATCCACTGTAGGCTCCTTGGTCAGATATCGTCCAGCTCGTCCAGTCCCTCGATCTTGCTATGAATCTGTACCAGGACCTCGGGGAGGACTGAGTTCTTGAAGTACTCAGCTACCTCGGGGCCCTTCTTGTACATCAAGGGCTTGATGAGAGACTCTGGGTCGACGCCATTACCGTAGAAGTTGCGTAGGGCAAGTTCCACCAGCTTGGCATGCAGAGTCTTCCTCTGTGCGTCGGTGAGGGAGCTGACCTGCAAGTGCCCAGGGGTGGCTGCCGGAGCCGGTGCGGGGGCCGCTTCCGGTGCGGGTGCCTGCTCTACTGGAGCAGATGCCGGCTCTGCCGGAGTCGGTACCTTTTTCTTCTTGGGGTACGCAGCGATAGTGGCAGTTGCGATGTCCTGGAACACTTGGATAAATGCCGCCAGCTCGTCAGCACTGAGTACTGATGTGACGTCCCCCTCCACAAAGATCTTCGTACGAAGGTCTTCAAGGCTGAGAGAGTAGAGATCCTGAGGACCTAACAGGTCCTGTCGAAGCTTCGACAGCGCGTACAGAGCAGCGGTGTTGCCCTGGTGCTCCATGAACACCTTCTTCACAGTCTGGCCCGTAGGTACGAGGTTTGGAAGCTCACGATTGAGCAACCAAGCAGGAACCTGCGAGGCAGGGGCCGCCTCGGGCTCTTCTTCCTCAAGCTCAGGCTCTTCTTCCTCGTCGAAGTCGGGCTCTTCCTCAAGCTCCGGCTCTTCCTCAGGCTCTTCTGCCCCATCGAAGTCCGGCTCTTCGTTGTCGAAGTCTGGAGCCGGCTCTTCTTCAGGCTCTTCAGGCTCTTCGGTCTCTTCTGCCTTGGGATCTTCTTCCGGCTCGGGGTGGAACCCATCGCCAGCTTCGAAGTCAGACATGAAGTCGTCTTCGTCACTCTCGGAGACCTGTACCTGGATCTGCTTGATCTTGTCGGCGAGGTCGGCGTTGCCGTTGTCGCGAACTTCCTTCTCGATGACCTCAAGCTCACGCACAGTCTCTTCACGTGACTGCTCGTCTACCTCTCCGCCCTCAGAGACTTCCGTCGCGATCTCCTGGATGTTCTCCTTGGCCTTGTCGAGGTCAGAAGCAAGCTCCTCGTCGCCGATCTCTCGTGCCTTCTCCTGCGCGTACTCAACCTCTTCAATAAGCTCGGTACCGGAGACAGGTTCAAATTCCGCGAAGGGATCGTCGTCTACGCTGTCTTCGACCTTGTCGGCGAGTTCTTCCTCACCGTCCTCACGAAGATCCTCAACGACTTCCTCGACTACCTCTTCGGAGTCCTCAACCGTAGCGTCTGCGAGATCCTCAACCTCAGGTACTCGGATTCCGTCGACGATCTTACCGTCGGCGTCCGCAAGCCCATGGTCCTCTAGGAATGTCTGGATCTCAAGAATGTCGCCTATGTCAAGGTCCTCAGACGGGTTGTCTGTAAGGGCGTCAATTCCGTGGTCAATCAAGGCACGGAAGAGAATAGCCGTCTGCTGCGGGTCAGCTTCCATGGCGGCCACGTACTGATCAAAGATGGTGCCCTTGAGGTACTCCTGCTTGGCGTCTAGCGCCTCGTCCAGGTCACTCTGAGCCTCTTCTTCGACGTCAGAGGTGGGCGTGGCGGACTCTCCTGCCTCTTCCTCGACACTGTCGGTGGCGATCTCTTCCTCGGAGAGAACGTACTTGGCACAAGCCTGCTGCCAACGACGCTTCAGCTCCTCCCACATCTGCAGAAGGATCTTCCCCTCCTCGCCAGGGACCTGCTGAACCTCTGTAAGGAGGTCCGTCTCGGCCTGCTGGATGTCTCCCCAGGTGAACAGGTGAGTGCCGCCCATGGGAAGGTGAGCTGCTAGGAGGTTCTGAACGCTCTCGTTGAACGAGTCCAGAACGTCGGCCAGCACCCCAGGAGGAAGCTGAACCCACTCTCCGCCCTTGACTGCGATCTCTGGGATCTCCTGCTGAGCCGTCTCAATGTCGGAGACTTCCTCGACGTCCGCAGAGTCTGTAGTGGAAAGCTCCTCTTCGGCCTTATCAAAGTCCTCATCCGAAGGCTCAGGGGCCTCCTCTACGGGAGCCGAGTCTGTCTTGGCAAGGCTCTCCCCGGTGAGAGTACTCAAGGATAGAGACCTGGCCTCTTCCTTGGGAATGGAGGCGACCCAGGAGAAGAACTCCGAGAACAGGGTTGCGTCAACCGGAGAATCCTCATCGGCGCTAAGGCGTGAGAGGATGTCCTTTGCGTTCATACCCTCTACATCGATTAGGTACTGAAGCTTCTTCAGCTCTGCTAGAGCTGCTTCCTTGTCGTCGAGATCCTCGGCGTACTCGAAGAAGCGGTCGAACATATCGGTGTAGTGAGTCTCCTCTTCAACCGGTGTGACCACGTCATCATCGGGGGAAGGAGCCTCTTCGTCAAACTGCTCTTCAACTGGAGTAACCGCAGGAGCGCCTTCACCGAACAGAGAAGAGATACCCTCGTCGTCCAGGGAGTTCTGCAGGCCGAGCTTACGGTTCACCTGCGCGAGGTAGCTCCGCATGGACTGGAAAAGGAGGGCATGTGAGTCAGGCCCCTCAAGGCCGTACTTGGAGTCGTAATCCACAGCCCAGTCCAGGACCATGTCCAGGTTTCCGCCCTTCGACGCTACGTGACTCATCACCTTTAGCAAGCGATTCATCTTGGTAGTGGTCGCAGACGGTGGCTCAATGGCTTCCAACGACTCGTCACCCTCCTCCTTCGCCAGGAGTCGTGCCTCCTCCTTGAGGTTCCGGCGGAACGACCGCATGAACCGATCAAGATGCTCGCGGACGGGAACTACGCGGAGGTAGTCGTCGTAGGAGGGGAAACGCTTGTCGCCTGAGTAGAGGCCGGAGAAGTCAAACCCCTCTTCGCCCTGTGCATCAGGGTTGCGTGACAGGAACAGCTTGAGCTGCTTCACAATGGCCTGAACACGCTGGTGAGCGGGGCTCACCGAGGCGCCCTGGAGCTTCTTTTCCAGGTCTTCCAGTGAGAGGCCAGAGGTCAGCTTCCCGATTAGACCATGGAGTACCGCAGCTTCGTTCGCTGACTTGAGAGCTGGCTGCGCGTTGTGCAGAGTCTCGGCATCTTCAACTACGAACTGATCCTCAGCCTGGGGCTTTGTGATCTCGTCCTGCGACTCGGGAACAACATCCGTCTTCTGGTAGATGTCTGTGAGGTTGTAGACACCCGGCTTAACCTGAAGCTCGTCCAAGTTGTTGGCCAGGTAGTCTTCGACTGCCTCCAGGACTACATCCTGGTCGTCGAGCGCCATGCCCTTGGAGGGGCGAGGCTCGAACTCGTCGATGGGGTTCCCGTGGTACATGTGCTCCACGAGCTGGTCGATGAGGGCGCGGAACTGCTTCTGACGCAGCTGAAGAACCGCTGCCTTGTCCCCTGGGCGTACCGGGAGAGAGGCGTCTCGAATCTCCTCGAAGAGAGTCCGCTGTTCGCGCTTGGTGAAGTCCTTCTCGCGGGGAGTGAACTTCATCTTCTGGTCCTCGACCGGAACCGTCTGGAGCTTGGTCGTATCCCACTCAGAGGGGTTCTTGCCAAGTGCAGAGTAAAGAACCTTGGTTACGGCCGGGTAGATGCTGCTCTCAAGGTCAGAGAGTTCTCCCTTGAGGGAGTCTAGCTTCACCTCTTGACCTGACTCTTTGCCCTTGGCAGCGAGTCGCATGATCTTCTGGAGAAGGCTGAGGACGGCTGCGTTCTTACGCTTGTAGTCACGCTCGAACGCGTGCTCTGCCTCGGCACGTGCTTGCTGCCAGCCCTTGAGAGCCTTCTGGTACGACTTGTACTGAGTCTTTTGCTTTCCCTTTGGGTCAGACTCGTTGACGTAGTCGGCCTTCTGTGGTAGCGGCGGGATTTCCGCTGCGTCAGGAAGGTCAGGGAACGCCGCGACAAAAGCCTTCGTGTACAGCGCGCTGTCTTCATTGATGCCGACTTCGGTATCCCGAGCAACGTCCTGCTTTGAAGTGTCTCGCTTGGGGGCGCTGTCCAGGTCTACCTGCCGCTGCGACTTCCACTTCTCGTAGCGGCTGTCGAACTTGCTGGTGCTGGTGGAGCTACGACCGGTGAATCTACGGAGGAACTTCTGCTTCTCTTCGTCAGTCAGATCGGGAGGGTTTTTGAACAGGTGGTCGAGCTTGAAGGGCCCGGCTTCGTCGAAGTAGTTCTTCATGCGCACAGCGATGTCGTTGTGCTTCATGATGGGGTGGCGCTCCTTGCGCTCCATCAAGTCTTCGCGAAGCTCTTCCTTCTCTTCCTTGATCCTGTCTCGAAGGTCGAAGTACTGCTCGTCCTGCTTCTCCTTGACTCCATCTAGCTTGGAACGCTCCAGCTTGAGCTGAGTGACCTGTGACCGTAGCTCGGCGAGCTTGCTCCTGTCCTTATCAGACAGGTCCTTCATCCCCTCTACCATCTCCTGGAGATCGGAGACCTTGGCGAGGATGTTGGTGGCCCGGTCAGCCGCTAGCGCACGAGCCTTGGAACGCTCCAGGAAGTCTGGAAGAAACTCCATCTTCTCTTCCAGGGCCTCAAGACCTTCGTCTTCCCAGTCTTCGATGAAGTTGAAGTTGTCCGGAATGTTGGCAGCGTCGGTGCCCTTGTACTCCTTGGACCAAGCACGCACTAGCGCCTGGAACTTGTTCTTGAAGTTCGCGGGGGTCTCGCCAGCTTCCTCTGCATCCAGGATGCCCTGGATGACCTTCATCAGCTTCTCGATGAACTCGGCCTGTGGGCCGTCATTTGATGCGACGCTGGGGTCCTGAAGGAACTCCTCGTCGATGTCAAACTCAGGATCAGCAAGCCCCTGCATCTCTGAGGTAAGGGACTCAATCTCCTCGCGGATCCGGGAGGGATCGCTCTTACGTGCCTCTTCTAGGCTCGCCTCTGTGTCTGCGATCTCCTGGTCCAGCCTGTCGATGTTGTCTAGGGTCTGCTGACGCGCATCCTTGAGTGCCTGGAACTTAGCGGAGAACGTAGAGGGCTGAGACAGCTCCTTTTCAATCTTGGCGTCCAGACGCTTGACGTCGTGGTATAGCCAGTTCTTCAGGCTCTGCAGCGCCTTGCCCGGGTCCTGTGAAGGGTTGAAGACGTGGATCATCCACAACTTCCGCGCTACCTTATCGATATCCGCGTCGTCATGCGGGAGGCTGCTCTTTAGACGCTCTACGACTGGACGGCTGTCCCTGGCGGGCTTGGGGTCGTCAGCAGGTGAAATACCCTGCTCCCACTCGGACTCGTCTGCGTCTGCGTCGAGGTTGTCCTCACGCTCAGCCTGCTGACGCTTCCAGTGCTGGCGGTGGAGCTTGTCCACGTAACCAACGAAGTCCGGCGCCGCCTCGTTCATGGCGTCACGGAACTCATCTGTCTTCAGAAGGGCAGTGAGGATCGGGTCGAACTTCTCGATCGCCTTCTTATAGGTCTGACGGATCCCGTGAAGGTTCTGAGGGTCGGACGGGTCGGCGTAACCGAACTCGAACTTGGCAATCTGTTGAAGGCGCTTCTCGACCTTGCGAGGCCCGAGTAGGGTAACAGGAATAGACTTGAGCATCTTCTCCTCGGGATCGTCGTCCCGGCGGAGAGGACCTGGGATACCCCACATCCAACGCAGAATGTTTTCCTGATCCTGCGTGAGATTTGCGTACTCCAGCGTCGCTTCGAGCTTGTCAGCGATATCGTTCCACTGACGGACCCTATTCTCAGTGTCTTCCTCTGTGAGATCACCCTTCAAGAAGTCGCGAATCTGGGACGGCTTGAGGCCTAGCTTCTGACTGAAGAAAGACCAAACCTTGTCAGGCCGACTAGACTCCTTGCGCGGCTTCCCGCGCATGATGTTGCGGCGGTAGAACTTGGCAAGGGCATCAAGGGAAGGATCGTCAGTAAGCTCCCACTTCTCCTTGATGATGTCGAAGAGGTTGCTCTGTGCGCGCTCCAGGCGCTTCCTTACTTCTGTGACAGTGGTCTGGAACCCTGGGTCAGACTCTACCCCATTGAAAGGTGGCTTCGTAGCGATCTGTCGGAACGAGAGAACGTCTCCGTCCGTACCCAGGCCGAGTCGCCCTGCCAAGATTGCCCGGTCCTTGTCGTCGAGTCGACGGTCGTCCTCGACCATGATGATGTCAGCAAGGATGCTGAACCATTCCTCGGCCGTATCCTGGCTGCGGACCTGCTGCATCTGCTCGTAAGGGGTGGCGCCTTCCTCAGGTACCATCTCCTCAAAAGTCACCTCGTCTTCGTCGTCACCCCCGGTTGATACAGGTGTGACAAAACGAGAGGGTGTGACCTTCTTGTTGAGCTTGACATGAATGGTCTCTCCCGCGTTGGAGGGGGAGAATGTAAGGGTGCCCTTTGTCGGGTCCAGTACGTATTCATCAGCTCCAGGCTCTACTGAGCTGGCACCAGACGTGGCCTCTGTGACTGTGATCTCCTTCCCAATCATGTGAGGGGGAAGGTAGATGTAGTGCGAGGAGTACGACGCAGGGGCGAAAGCATCGTGCTTCTTGACGTAGTCCGCCTTATCCTTGACGCTACCTCCACGCATCACTACCAGCGGCAGAGACTTGCCAGAGGGCCCAAGAACGAGGAGCTTCTCTTTTCCGCCCTTCTTGGGGTAGGCGATACGACCGACGTTGTACTTGGTGTCTTCTTCAACGATGAAGGCCTTACCGCCCGCAGGCTTGAACTCCTTGCCGTCCGAGTCTCGTGTGACAGAGAATCCGCCGGGCTGAATGCCCCAGGCGTTCAGGGCTACAACACCGCCGCCGGGGGGCACCTCCACCGTCTTGGAGACTGAATGGACCTCGCTGGTGCTGGTCTCTTCCTTGTAGCGCTCGTAGAGCTTGCGGAGAGCCATGGGCAGCTTGCCGCCGCTCTTACCATCGCTGCGACCGAAGACCCAGGGGTTGTTGAGGAAGCGGACCTGAGCGTCGGTCTTCTTGGTTTCCTCTTCACCTTCAAGCTGGATCTCGTCGCCCTTGCCCTTACCCGCGTCGAAGTCGAAGTTGAGGGCCGCCTCCTGGATGGGTCCCAGCATGGCGTTGTATAGGTCCTGCAGCTCGATGCCCGCAGCTTCGAAGGTCTTGCGGATGCTGCGCCACGCCCCAGGAGACTTGCTGCCCGGGAAGTAGGTGGCCGGGTTCATGATGACGCGCAAGATCAGCGGCGTCACATAGCGCCCCAGCTCCTGTACCGTCCCGTTGACGTCCTGTGCTTGTGAGCGGAGGGAGTGAGAGTACTCCAAGAACTCAGGGTCCATTGACTTGTTGCCGAACTCGGCAAAGTCATCCCCAAACTCATCGTCACTGCTTACTGACTTGGCTGCCTCGTAGGACTTCTCTACCAGGAGGTAGGCCAAGGAGCTGAAGCGTGCGAGCTTGGGTGCAATCTCTTCGTCGACGAACGCACGAATGTGACGCTGTGCCTCAGCGTTGTGGTCGTCGTGCAGGTCGTGAAGCATCCCCTCAAGCTGCATGAACTCGTGGGTGAGATCGGGAATGGTTCTCTCGTCCTTGGACGAGGTGTCGGCTTCCTGCTCGTGCCGCAGGTTTTCAATCTCTCCCTCGATGTAGGGGATTGCCGTGTCAAGAACGAAGTCACGGTTCGGGTGAGATAGCAGGAGGGTCCAGATGTTACCCACACCAGACTGGATCTTGCGAAGAAGGTCCTCTTCACGCTCCGGTGTTAGCTTCTTGAACTTGGTGTGGGGCTTGTCCGCCAGGTAGTATTCTACTTTGACGTTCTGCCCAACGGCGTCTGGACCAAAGTACAGCTTGCCTGTGCTCGGGGCGTAGCCAACGCGACCGCGGTCGAGGTAAAAGCCCTCGGATGCGTTAGGATCGGGGCTGAAGAAGATCTCCATCTCACCTGTGAGAGGGTTCTTTCGCTTCTTCGGCTTTCCGTCCTTACCTACGACGGGTGACATGATGCGAGTTTGGAGCTGCTTCCTGGTCCCATCCTGGTCGATCAAGAACACGCGCATCTTGTGCTGAACGATGTCGACGCCCTTGTCGAGCGGCTTGGACGCACTCTGACTGACCTTGAACTTCTTGGTCAGCGGCTCCCACTCGAAGTTCTTCGGGTGCAGCTGCCACGGACCTGTCGCAGGAGCGTGGTGCGAGACGGCCTTCTCTGCCCGCTCGTCTACCTTCTTGTCGAGCTTCTTGGTGTCGAGCTTCGCCGCTTCGCTCTCGTCGATGTCATCGGAGCCATCGTCGTCATCGTCCTCAGACGAAGGAGCCTCGATCTCCTCATCGCCACGAAGCTCGGACTGTTCCAGCTCCTTGGCCAGGTCAAACCCAGAGTCTTCCGACTCCTCTCCGTCGGAGTCCTGGCTCTCCAGGTCACTTTCCTCGACGACGGTCATGCCCAACTCGTCTGCTTCTTCAGCAGACATGTTGGCGGAACGGATCTTCTTCTTAACGCTGTTGGAACGACGAGACATTGTCCCTCATGGGGTAGGGCTACTGTAAGATATTTGGCGTGGAAGGCGGAAGTTCTGGAGTCATGGGACCCCCTTCCAGCTCGTCGCCAAGTCCGAGGTCAAGCTCGCCGTCATCCTCGCTGCCGGAGTCCTTGTCCTTCTTGTCGTCAGGACCGACGCCCTTTTCAGGGAGTGAGTGCTCTACAGGCTTGTCCTTCTCTTCCTTGTGCTCACGGTCTGCAAGAGTCTGCAGCGTGCCCGTCAGCTCCTTGAGGTCACGAAGGGTGTGCACCTCATCGGCTAGCATGTCCTTGAGTGTCGCAAGGTCAGATGCCTTGATACCAGGAATGTCTTCCTGGTCAAGTTCAAGGAGCTTTGCCAGCTCCTCTGAGCTGTCTGCTAGCTTCTTTTCAAGCTTCTCGGTGAGGTCATGGAGTGACGCCACGTTCTTCTTGAACGGGTGCTTCTTGGGAAGAGTGCGCATCAGCGCAAGGAAAGAATCCGCGTTATCCTGCAGCACTGACAGTGCGTTCTCATCCTTCTCCGTGGTGTGAGTAATGGGGGCATCCACGCCGTCCATCTCGGAGAAGTTGATGGCCTCAATCAGGCGAGCAATACGCGGCTGCATGAGCAGCGGCGCGTTGCGGTGTACGTGACTGAGCTTTTTGAGTAGAGTTGACATCAGGACTTTGTGATATCGCGGGTTTGTTCCAATAGAGGATCCCACATCACAGGAGGGGGTCCGCTTACTTGGTCTAGATAAGGTCCGGGAGGCCTGTCTTCTATCGTGGGATGACCATTCTGTGGTCGGTTAGACATGGGGGACACGAGGTTGTCTGAGGCTTCCTTGTCTTCGGCGTCTACTTCGTCGGAAGACTCAGACTCGTGAAAAGGGGAGAGTCTTACTTCCACCCCGTCGATCTTCTCGGGGACCTCGTCCCGCATGGACTTTGGCGTAGTAGCGTGGACATGGATGACGGGTGCGCCATCCTCTCCCATGCTGGTGCGCATGTCCTTGACCCGTGGGTCCCCCTTGAACATGTCCTGGAGCTGGGCAAGGACATCATCCACGTCCGGATCAACCGGCGTGAACTTGATCTTGGTCTTGCTCTTCTGCTCTTCCTTGGGGACGTAGGTCTTAGTGGAGTCTACGCGTGGACCCTCCTCAACGACAGCGGCAGGGGCAGGCCCCTGGGCTGAGTCAGGCAGGTCCACGCTTGGGGCTAAAGGGGGCATCACCTCCTCGGGGGCCGGAAGAGGACCCGGGCCGCCGCAGGGGGAGTCCACCGGAGGAGCCATGTCCATAGGGACGGGAGCAGGTGGTGGCCCCATCCGAGGCATGAAGCGAAGCACAGGGTGAGCGGCAGGCGCAGGGGCTACAGGAGCCGGCGCAGGAGCCGCGTCACCTGGGAACCTACCAAAGCCGGGCGGAGGTGCCTCCGGCATCATGTCCCCGCTCGGAAGCTGGAAGATGTAGAAGCCGTTCCCTGTATCGAAGTGGGCAAGACCGTCGCCCATCATGCTAGGGGGAGGCGGCAAGGGAAGGTTTCCGCCGTCCATCATGGGAGGGGGCGGAGCCATGTGCTCACACGCGTCCTTCTCGAAGGGGCGAATCCACGGACGCTTGATGGTGAACTCCTTGCCGGAATCCAGCGCCTTTACCACGTAGTGCGGGCCACGCTTGGCCTTCTTGTCTACACGAACAAGCTCTACCATGGAGCTATCACCTGTGTCGGGATCCTTCTCCTGCCAACGGGTGCCTACCTCGGGAATGAGGCCCACTGCACCGTCTGCATAGCGGATCACGTCATCGCTGGAAGCAATGAGGTAGCTGCGACCCACACGGAGACGGTCCGCAAGGTTGGCGACGCGCTCCTTCAGCGGAGAGTCAGCGGGGAGAAGGTTCGCGATGTCGATGAGCTTCTCGCTCGTCTCTAACGAAGCCGTCGCCCGGTGCGCAGACATCTCATTCGACGGCCGAATGTACGTGAACATCAGACGCGCAGGCCCGTTGACCGCGGAGAACTTCGACAGGGGGAGGTCCTTGAAGCTTCGAATGCCGAAGTCCTTGTCGACAGAAATATCGACATCGTCAAGGATCTCGAAGATCTCAATCTTGTAGCCGAATTCGTCTCGGATCTCATTGAGAATGAACTTCAAGTCCTCCTCACGCTCGAACGGAATGTCGTACTGCCAAGAACCCGACTTAACGGCTTTCTTCTTACTGAGGAAGTCGCGGAACTCGGGGTCCCGTAGGGCGTTAGCCGTGAATGTGATCCGCATCATCGGACCAGCAACACGGACGGTCGAGGCGTGTCTGGGCATCTCAGTACCTTCACTTAGCGTTTCGAGTAGAATCTTATCGGCAGCCACAACTAGGTTTTTGCTAATGAAAACGGGTTCGTTGGCTACCAAATACACGTCATAAGTGAAGTTTCCCTTGCGCTTTGACTTGGGATATTGCTCCAGCATGACGCTAAGGCGGTCATCGGTGACCTTGCCAACGTACAGCTTTCCACCTCTACGGTCAGACTCTGTAAGAAGTTGGCGAATGAATGGGTCGGTCTCGGCTAGCTCGGCTAGCTTCTCCCTCATGGACTTGTTGCCCATCTCCTGGATGTTTCCCACCCAGTTGCCTTCCTTGAGGCGTACCCACGCCTTGCACTTGACGTACGAACCTTGAATGCCCGAAAGAGCCTGACATTCTTTGTTCTCCCAGCGGCAGAACGCGAAGTTCTCGGTGAGCTTGGTTGTACGCTCAGGCATGGAATGGTCCGGGCAGTCGTCCGCTTCAACCTTCCAGTTACCCTTGGCTCCGACATAGGCGGGAATGAGGCCTGCCTCTTCCACGACGTAGTTCTTGATCTTGTCCCGGGACTCTGCCACGCGGTGGGCGGCTAAGTCTGCGCGACGGTTCTTCAGTAACTTCTCTACCTGGTAGAGAACTTCATGTGGGCTCGCCAAGTTCAACTCCAGAGCCTCCGCGGCCTTCTTGAGCTGCGGCGTGGCTCCCTCTACGTACTCTTTGATGATTCCCAGGACCTGCTCACGCTTAGATGTCCAGAAATCGTCGATGTGGTTCCAGTAGGGGCGCACAGCAGCAAGAAACGCCGTCTTGGGCATATCCCTACCTGAGTGAGCACGAATCAGGTTGATGATCGACGACTCCATCTTGGCGTACTTGGTGTACGCTACCTGCATGGAGTTGTACGCTGTGGCCAGCTGCGACCTCATCTCGTCGGGTGTCAGAAAGTCCGTCTGAACCAGCGCGGTCACGTTCTTCTGTGCCTGATCGAGAAGACTGAGATGGGAGTCTAAGAGTGGGGCTACTTCTAGCTCGTTGATTTCGAGGAAGAACTTCCGACCTTCCTCGACCCGGTCGAGGTAGTCCACAGACATGGCCACCAAAGGAGCCAGGTTTCCAGCGACATTGTTCTTGACCAACGTCTGCCAGTCTGCAGGGCTCACCTCAAGGTAAGCCATAGCCATGTCATCGAGGTCTTTGCTCACAGCTCAGTCTCGGTGCTAAGGGCAAGGTAGGCACCTACAGCGTCCCCTCGCTTGAGCGCGGCCAGTACGGGGTCCTGGATTGGGTAGGGTGCTCCCTGTGCAACAGCGGAAAGGAGTAGCTTCCGCTCTCCCATGGTGGCCTGAAGCCTAGAATCTCCCTCGATAAGGGAATCTAGCTCCTCTACGGTAGCGGTGACCGTCTTCATGACGTCAGTGCCAACACGAGAAGCCGTGCGCTGTAGACCACACCGCCGAATGATGCACGCGGCCAACTCCTGGGTGTCGATGACCTTGTCGATGTTTTCAGCCAGAAGAGTCTTCAACTGATCCGCCATCTCGACGGAACGGCTACCACCGTAGAGCTGCATGTCAGGGCCCATGCTGCGCACAATACGAGCAGCCAGCCTCTCCATGTCTGCGTTTGAAACGATGGGGGTGTTAGTTTCAAACGCCTCGTTCGTGTATTCACGAAGCCTATCCCATGACTGTTCTTCTGCGTGCTTCTTCATGGTGCCGATGGTCTCTGCTGAAATGAGGTTGGGCTGGCTACGGCCAGGGGGAACTGCCATGTAATTGAAGTTCGCTGAAGGCGTACCTGAGGGTCCGCTGTCCTGACGCGACCTGGATTCCTGGCGATTTTTCTCGCGCAGTTGCGTAGCACGAGACTTTTCACCCTTGCGCCACAGTTCACAGATAATCTCCAAGGCGTCGGGATCCTTGACCAACTTCTTGTACTGGATCCCCACTTCGTTGAGGCTGTCGAAGAAGGCTTTTGGAGACTTGTCTCGCGATTTACGGAACTTGACGTACTGAACCTTCATCCCAGATTCAGGATCAACCTCTTCCCACATACGCATGTACCGAAGCTGGTGAGATTTCAGCAGCTTCGGTACAACGTTGCGAATGTCAACGCGCTTAGTCTGAGGCATCACCCCTCCGACGTGTACGGTTGAACAACTCAGAGAGCCTACGCAGCCTCTCCTCATCCTCGTCGATCTGCTGGATTTCCTCCAGCTCTTCCTTGACTTCCTCTTCCTTCTCAGCCGCTTCGCGGATCTCCTTCTCGGCCTCTTCGTGGATCTCCGCCAGATCCTCGCGCAGCTTCTCCTCCTGCTTCTTTAGTGGATCCGTGTCTACGTGGGTGGAGCCACGGCGGCGAAACAGAAAGACCGCCCCGAACACCGCTACCACTCCCCCGATGAGCCACAGGGCGTACTTCTTGGCAAGCTCAGGCTTCGTGAACACGAAGACAAGAACGAGGGCCAGTACGCCAAGCAGGATTCCTACAGTGAGGATGTCTTGAAGAATGAAGTCAAACATCAGAGGACGATGGGTTCGAACTGCGGAGGCACGCCCAGGCTCTCCTCGTACAGGCCCTCCACCCAGCAATGGATGGTGGCTTCCTGGACGGAATCCAGGTTCTCGATTGAGAAAGAGTGGTGTACGAGACCAGAACCCAGGTGAGTTGCAGCGAATTCATGCCACAGAAGCTGCCCTGAGGTCACTTCCTCGCTGAACATGATTGTCGAGAAGGCACCCGTGAGTATGGGATCATCACTGATTCCCAAGTCGAAAGTGTGGGTCAACGTCACCTGAACAGCGGCCGACGCTACATTTCGAAAGAAGATCTTGGGCTGGATGACGGGCGAGACAGGGAGGTTCGTTTCCAGCGCAGTGGAACGTGTCTCTGACGCATCGAGACGAAAGGGGTAGTGCTGTCGAAAGGAAACGAGCATGAATCAGTCCTTCAGGAGACGCCGTAAGCGTGCGCCAAGTGAGGCGAACCGGTGTGAGGGAGTCTCCCCAGAGTCAAGATAAGGTGAAACACCCTTCAATCCGCAGATTCGCTCAAAGTGAGCACGTGCCTTCGCCCACTGACGACGCACTGTTTTCGCGTCGTAGATGTCGTCGGCGTATTTCTTACAGACGTTACGCCAGATACTCTCAGCTTCCGGGTTCAGACGAGCAGGAGCGTTGTTGGGGGACGGTGTATTTTTCACAGCTGCTCCTCGATGCGCTTTTTGGACCTAAGCTCGTCGTTGGCGTCGCTGCCTGTGTCTAGCTGCTGCTTGAGCGGCGTATCAATGGGAGCAGCACACGTGACAGGAACCGTTTTGGCTAGGTCCCCTACCTGTGTCAGACCGTGACCTGCCAGCAGGGAGGCGGTCACATTTGCCTGTAGGTTGAAACGAGCAGGTGGATGGTTGAACAAGAACTTGAAGGACCCATCAGCGTTGCCGAACCTGCGGTCAAAGCAGATTTCAGCCACGGTAACTCCTCGGTGTATGAGGGAAGTAGTACCGGTCCCCACGAACTCGGGGTGTGCCAGCTGCTCATCCGAGTCTGGATCGTAGATCCATGCCTCTACGAGAACAGTATCACCGTCCTCGATGTACTCAGCTTTGACATCTAGGTAGAGGTTGGTGGGCATCTATTAGTCGGGGGATGGGGCCTTGAAGGTGGTTCCCTGTGACCCAACCGTGATGTTGCGGTTGTCCCAGATGATGGAGTCGGGGTCGGAGACCACAAGCGTGTAGCTGTCTACAATCGTGTCGGCGCCTGCATCATAGGAGTACGTGATGGTGCACACGTACTGATGAAACGTAGCTGCTTCGATGTTCAGTGCCCCAGAGTATAGGAAGCTGGACCCTGGAACGAGGGTTAGATCGATCTCGCCCAGCGTGCCCATGTCGAGATCCTTGACCATGGAACCTGTGTCCGGGTCAGTGCGGAAGATCTCACAGAGGGGATCGGCATCGGGGCTCACCAATGACCCGTCAGAGCGCTTGCACACTGTGGTGATCGCTACGTGGGACATCCCCTTGTGTGCGAGTAAAAACGACATCAGCTAAGGTCCATGACTGAGGGTAAATCGTTGTCGGAGATACTACGATTGAACGTGCGCCCAACACCAGACGTGGTCTCCCATGCCTTCAAGAGATCGTTGACCTGCTTGATCCACGCAATGATCTCACTCTTCTTCTGAGCTGCTGCCCTAAAAGATAGGGGCTTATGGAAGTACAGAGCTGCCCCCGTGTTGGTGCGGTGAATGTCACTCTCGATTCCAAGGACTCCCTCAAGCGCAGCCTTCTCATTCTCCAAGATGTTGACAATCGTGTCCTTGAGAGTGGTGCCGTCCTTGTCCTTGTGCCTGTCGGTGGGGGCGTTTGCCCAGATGATCATAGGACGGTAGTGCTGGTCGAAGTCCAGGAACCCAGAGAACCTATCCTGGCTGACCTCATTGACGGTCACCTGGTAGATGTCGGGGGTGAGCATCTTCTGCTCGGAGAATTCTAAGGTCGGGAGGTGTTGCCCTGACAGGTGACCTGGAGGAATCGTTGTCTTGATTACTGGGATGGTCTTGCCGTCATCTGACAGATCGTTGAACATCTTCTCGATCTCGTCCCAGCCCGACTTGTCCGTACGCTGCCCTGGCTCAACTCCCAGAATCTGAACGAACTTGTCGTGGTAGGCCTCCAGCTTGGCATTGTCGGAAGACACTAGAACTGCACGACTCCCAGTCGCCAGGTAGTCGGTCTGTACTGCTCCCTTGGAGTGCTCAGTGACCCTGCGGAGGATTCTACGGGCTTCCTCTGCCTTGGTCTTTGGGATGAGTACAGTGTAACGACCCCGGGGCTTCTCGAAGATATCGAGACCAGCGTTGAACTCCGAAGGATCGTCTTTGGTAACCTTACGGAGAAGGTTCCAAGCGATGGCGGCATCAACCGGCGAAACTGCGTAGTAGTGGGTGTCTGCGCTGTCCATTTCAAAGTTGAAGTCTAGAATCGACTTACTGAGATGGTACAGGGTAACGCTCTCCTGGGCGTCGCTGGTGCCCGCGTGTTGGTTGACAAACGCGCTGAGCTTGTCGTACTGGGCATCCATGAACTCGGACTGATGCGGGGAGGGACGGTGAGTTGACTCCGTGTCAACATGGTAGTTCTGACCGTCAAGCTCGATGCTCTTTACCGCACGGATGATCCCGTTCACGACGTTATCGAGCTTGAGGGGTGTTCCCTTAGGGGAATCCACTACTATGGCGTCTACCTCATGAATCTTGTCTAGCAGGGTCCTGAGGGGCTGATCGAGTGCACCAGGATTAGGTGCTCGGGGGTGCGCCCGCTCAGGCAACTCGAAGGTACCATTGGTGACTGAGTTGACCTTCTCGAACCGACGAATGAACGAAGGCAACAGGTAGCCGTTGTGTTCCAGTGTGGTCGCAACTGCCCAGAGCCCCTTGAGAATGTTCTTTCCCTGATCAGATCCCAGGACGCCGTGACTGTACATCACGGAGAAGATCGTGGACATCACGCGGTCGAACACCGTGGCGCTCACGCCAGGCGGGACCTCAGCAACCTTCAAGGTCGGGTCCGTCATGACTCGATGAGCGAGCTTCTGCAGTTCGATGGCCTGCTCTTCAAGTAGAATTTTGGTGATCGACATCGAATAACTCACTTCTTAGGTCGGATAGGAGCCCAACGCCCTAGGTCGTAGCCGTCTTTCTCAAGCTGCTGCCACAGCGCCTTCATCTTGCGCGCAGCAGGCCGGCTCATCGTGTAGCCCTCGTAGCAAAGACCGTTCGCCAGCTCCTTCATGGACCTATGGATGGTCGAGGACCCATGAACAGAGGTAGAAGAGGGACTAGCATCCTGCTTGTAGGCAGGGGTGCCCTTCCTTGCACACTCAGATAACCAGAACTTCTCCGCGAGAGCCCACTTATCAGAGTTGGCCTTTGGAGCCATGATCATCTTGCGCTTCTTCTTGTCACGCAAGATCGAGTTCCAGAGGGGAAGTGCCTGGGGAGAGCATCCCTGCGGGGGCTGACCTACCTTGGGCCGCCCACCACCAGCAGCTGTGCAGAGCTTTCGACGCTCCGCCTTGGGCATCGCAGCCGCTGTCCTCAAAATCTCCTTGAAGGGGGTCTCCTGTGGAGCGGACAATCCAAGGGCAGCAGCTCCCTCATCGAGGGTGGTGGGATTCCACACACGAGCTACAGCCAGGCGCAGGTCAGAAAGACTCACACTGGACTTGACGAACGTTTCCGCCGAGCGAACAGAGGCTTGCTTCGTGGTAAGTCCCAAGGTCTGAAGAGTGCCGAAGAACTCATGGGCGTAACGGTGCGGCAGCGCCTTGAAGATCTTCAAGAACGCGTCCTCACTTGCCAAGATCTCATACAGCTTCTCAGCCGACGCTGAGTACACCAGAGACCGCTGGGTTTCCAGGTCTGACATCAGGATCTCAGGCAAGCTCCGCGAGAAGTGAAATCTCAGCGGCGTTCTTCTGCCCGAGCTTGTACGCCAAGCGAAGGTCCTTGTTCAGCTTGGTTCCCTTACGAGCAGCAACCACTGAGCCAGCCACAGCCGCAACCAGACGAGTCGCAAGGGCTTCTGCACCCTTGAACCCAGCCTTGGTCAAGCTAGCCTGGATCTTGTTACGAACCTCCACGAAGTCCGGAGACTTGGACGCCGACTTGGCACCCGCCTGCGCGGCCTGGCTCATGCTTCCAATGAAGCTCTGAAGAAGCTGGGCTAACGTCTCGGGCGGAATCGCCTCCATCATCTTGGGAAGCTGCTTCATGACCTGAGGTCCCATCCGGCTAAGCATCGGTCCGATGCCTCGAATGAGGGCCATGAGAGCGGGGTTCGCCGTCTTCTGCAGGTCGGCAACTACGAGCTTGCGTAGGCGGGCCGCCGTGCGTAGCATCTTCTTCTGTTCCGGGGTCCGGTTCATGATTCAAATCCTCTTGTGTAGGGGCAAGCCCTTAGGAAACTCTGGGCCCTCAATGGTTTCGTACGTTTGAGGTGCCTTGACGTAGGTCACGATGTGAGGATCTGTACCGGGAAATAGTGGGCCAAGGCCTTCTTTGTCCTCCGCCTCATCCATCTCTCCAGCGTCATCCTCGTCTTCTGCGTCCGGCAGAAGCTTGGTAATTCTATCAGCTACTTCCAGGCCTCGATCCTCGGCTACAGCCCTTACGTACCTAAGTCTAGATAACAGGGAGGCAGGGACGTATTGTGCAAGTACTTGATATTGCATCATGAGTGCAGACCCGTGGGTCTCCACACCCAGGACGTTCACCTTCATCTCCTTGCCGTCAATGGCAAGCTTGATGGCGCCACGGGCATCCAGCACAAGGTCTTCGTACTTGGGGCTGAGAAGGTTGAAGATCAATCTCCCTGAGTGCTCCTCTACCACCTCGATGTCAGCGCGAGAGTTGCCGATCTGCATGTAGCTCTGCTTGCCCGCGGCCATGCGCTTAGGCATGTCGCCTAGGTAGAGCGGGGTCATCTGCTCGTCGCCTCGGCAGACCATGATATGGTCAACCGTCCAGGCAACGGAGGGACACACCTTCTTCTCCCCTGGGCCGTCTACGTAATCGAGCGTTGTGTGCGGCTTGTACTGGTCGTACGCGAACTTAGTGTCCACAAGACCTGGGAACTTGAACTCCAGGAACGCCACAATCTCAGTGTGCAGGTAGTCGTGTGGGGTCCTAATGTTGGCTACCCAGGGATATTTCCCCTCGTCGGACGGGTTCAGGAAGACCTGAGAGCCGTCTGTCATGGCGTCGAAGCTCCTGAATTTCTTCAGGAAATCGCGGAGCTTGTTGCGTACGCTGTCGTAGTCTTCCTCAGACAGCTCAGGCATGTAGCAGAGCGTGACGTGAGGTGCGTACTCCAGGTCATCGGCGTAGGGGAGGCCCAGATTGGTAGGTACCTGGAGGGACAGAACACCGGAGCGCGACTTCGCCGCCATCTTGGGGGACTGATCTGCAGATGTGAAGGCGAACGAGAGCGCGAAGGGAGAGTCAGCGTACTCTTCGAGCGTCCCACCAGCGGGGATCTCCGTCATGCCTGCCAGAGTACCTCGAAAAGAGTCAGTTGAGATCTTGAACTCAACTGTGTGTCCCTTTTGGCTCTTCAGGAAGTTGTAGTCACTGATGATGTCGTCGACAGACGAGTACCCACCGTCCCGCGCCCATGTGAACTCGATGACCAGGTTGACACCATCGGCGATGGCGTTGAGAAGTGTACCATCCCACGACTTCCCGCTTACAGAGAAGTGGACATCCCGGTTGAGATACTTGGTAAAAATCCTCTCGGCAGACTCCGGATCTAGGATTCTATCAGCTACCTTGAGAACCAACATGATGAACCTACTTGTCGAGGCAGCGGCGAATCGCCTGCTCAAGCCCTTCGACCCAGCGGCGGCAAGTAGCCGCCTTGGAGCAGAAGAAGGTCGTCCGATCGAACGTGTACGCGTCGACTCCGTCGAGGCGGAACTTCTCCATCAGCGTGCGCCCGTCATTACCCTGGACAGCCTCAACTGTGAGCCCGTAGGACTCCAGCTGGTACCAGGTGCAGGGCTTGGGTAGGGCCGTGTTCTTGCCGCTTCTGCGCTTTGAGGAGGCATCGGCGGGACAAACCGAGAACTTGTAGGCAGACTTGGCCTTCACCATCTTGGCCAGGTCCATAACTGCCTCGGCGTCAAGGCCTGTAGGCGGACGAGTCGCCAGAAGCAGGCAATCACCCCCATCGCAGAGGACGTGCTCCCCTACGTTGGCGCGAGGTCCGGTGACGGTGTTGGATGACGGCTTGACCTTGGTGGGTCCACCCTTGAAAGAAAAGCCCTCAGCCTGCATGGCCTGCTTGAGTCGGATCAGAAGACGCATCACACGGTCGTTCTGTGTGTAGCTGGTCTTGTCCACCACGTGCTGCATGATCTGGTCATACAGATTCTCGGCATCGGTGGAATAGTTCCCCCGCGGCTTGGTCGACCGCTTCTTGGTCGTCTTTTTCTTCGCAGGGGACTTCTTCTTGGATGTAGTCTTCTTGGTGGACTTCGTCTTCTTGGCGGGGGCCTTCTTCTTAGTGGTCTTTTTCTTGGTCGTCTTCTTACGTCCTGCAAGGACGCGCAGACGCTCAGCGATCACAGTACTCATGACTTACCTAGCTTGCGAAGGGCGACGCGGTAACGGAACAGCGCCTCAGCGCTGGCGTCGTAGTTGGTGCTGGCTGTGCGGAGGCTGGCTCGGTCGAACACCTCTTCCATCGCCTGCGAGGACTCTACGGAGGCCAGGACTTCTTCGTAGATGCGGTGGACCAGCCCATCGTCGTGCAGCTTTCCCGCCGCTGCGGTGATATGCTCGGCAGCCGCGAGCACGGCATCAGCTACCACCTCGCGAGGGTCGCGTGCAGGGGAAATCAGGCGGTTCAGGCGCTCCAACTTGTCTAGACGAGCCGTTACCTTGGCAATCCTGGTCTGTAGGTCTTCTCTCATGAGTCACCTGATAGCGTGTTCAAAATGCGGTCGTAGCGCTTGGAGATGAAGGCAAACTGGTCAGCGGTCTTCCGGTTGTTCCGGATGGATTCTGCCAGTAAGGGCAAGTCGCCCTCCTTCAGTGCCTTCTCCATATCGCTAGATAGCGCGTAAAATTGGTCTGCCATCTTACCTGTATCGGCAGCCAGCTCACGGAAATACCGCAGCAGCTTGGCTGTCCGCGCTACCTTGCGCAGACGATCGGTTAAATGACCTCGCATGTGGCCCAGATAATGTGTACTAGGCATTTGTTCAACGAGAAAGCGAGCTTTGCCAACCCTGGCCATACTATACGTAAAGGAGGACCTTATGGCTACGCATTTCATTGCGATCTTCCCCTCGTGGAGCGAGAATATGCCCGCGTGGGCCCGGTTCCCTCAGTGGGGAGAGTGGGATCCGCACACTGGGCGCTACTACCACGGGGGTTCGTCATCCTACATGACCTTCGAGAACGCCGAAGACATAGACCTTGTGCTGTACCTGGGTAAGGCTGAGACCGAGGAAGACGAGGACGCACTGGTAGATACAGCTCAGCAACTGCTGAGCGACGCGTTTCCGCCGCTGGAAGGCTGCGCAGAGGACTTGGCCACGTGCTTCAACGGGTGGATCAGCCCCGACGGGCGTATCTTCCCCTGCTTTTCCGAGTCCCACAAGTTCCTGGCATCCAGGCTTCAGAAAAAGGAGGGCATTCCCGACACGCAGGACAGGAGAGACACGTGGCTCTCCAGTCTTGCGGAGGATTCCCTGCTCGCGTCGGGGTGGGTGAAGGTCTCCCTGATCTACTGGTTCCGGAACCCTGAGCACTTGGTAACAGCACGGCAGAGTCGTGTAGCGGAACGCATGAGGGAAATCGGAGATTGTCCCACTTTCAGGCGGGCGGCATCTGACTTTTTGAAGGATAGGCTATAGATCATGGGATGTTGGAGCGAAACTTGTGTACTTTCACGGATGCCAATCGAGGGAGGCGACCGTGTCGTCTTGTTGCTGATCGTTGAGTCGCCGTACACCGACCGGTTCTCTCAGTACTGGACTCGCAGTCTTCCGATCTACGGGAAGTACGACGACTACGGCGGCATTGACCTGGACGACTCCATTGGGGACGAGGAGGACAAGGCAAACCAGCTCGTCTGGCACTACATGTGTCGCCTTTTCGAGGAAGATCTCTACGAGGGACCCAACACCCGGGACCTGGGACAACCGGCGCCATCGAAAGCACTGCTCAGTCCTGCCAATATTCTGAGTTGGGTGAGTGAGGGTGACCTCTATATCGAAGACGACGCGAGATTTTCCGATGCAGAGGCAGACAAGAAACTACAAGTGCATCAGGTCTTGGTTCGAGCGGACATCTGGGAGGCCTTCCTGGGTCAGGTCGTGTCCAGTACAAACCTGCCGGACGTGGAGTTTGTCTTTGAGTACCTGAAGGGGAAATACCAGGGGCAAGTCCGGCGCACCAAGGCTGCGGCTGAGCTACTCGACAAGCTTTCCGATGAAGATTCAGAAGCTCTCACGGAAATCAGAGAGCTGGCCTCCGGGCTGTCGCACTACCAGTACCCTGGCCGGGTCGTGATCGGGACCCGTTCCCATGTCGACACCCTCAAAATGCTCGCGCAGGACGCAGCAGAGGGGCTGGATGATCCTAACAACGAGATGGTTCTCCGACGAGCGGCGGAGCTTTGCTTCGTAGAGAGCGTCATGCGGGAGTCGCGTATGGAATGGTATCCTGTACGCGAGGGCACTGGGAGTCAGTACGTCAACGAAGGCATGACCACGCAGCTGCACCTCGAAATGGCCAGAGCGGGACTCCGCAGGATGATTCGAAACTACGACGATATGCAAGACGAGGACGGTCTGCTAGACCATCAGCTGACCTGCATTGATGCCCTAGTAGAGAGCCTCGTAGAAACCCTGAAAGCTGAGGGGAAGACACATGACTGAGGGAAAGTTGAGTGAGCCGCTACTCGTTACGGGTGACGACGGGTGGCCGGAGTACTACTCGATCGCCAAGACGATGGAGGACCTTCGACGAGATGTCGAGGGGATACTCAGTGATGGAGAACACGCAGTCACCGACATCAGTCTCTGGAAGCGGGTGGAAGATCTTCCCGAGGAGCCGGAGCGCGGGAGGTACGTCATCGCGCTCGCGTACACGTCGGATGGTGAGCCGTTCGATGTACAGGGCGAGATGTTCTGCCACGAGACGATCCATCAAGGGCTTCAGCTATCGGAGCGGGACAACGAGAGAGCTGTCGACTGGGCGTGTCAGGTCTGGATGGAGGTCGAGGTGGATATCGACACCCGCACCACAGTGAGCGGTATCTGGCTCCCGAAGTCGAAGCAGCGCAAGAGGCGAAAGCGTTTAGCCTAGCTTCTACAAGCGAACGAGAAAAAGCCCCGTTGGAATGCTCCAACGGGGCTTTTTCTCGTCCTTGAACTACGTCTAGTTATCGGGTAGCTTTGGCCACAGGCGCCAAACGATGGTGAAGCCACCAAATATGTACCCGTCGTCATCAGTACAGGGTAACCACTTACCGGTCCACACCTTATTGGCGAAAGAAACTGGCATGCATAGTAATATCCACAGTACCCCTACGACGGGAGAGAGTACAAGTAGGAACGGTGTCAACATCACCCGCATGACGCGGACAGTGAGATAACTAGGCTTCTGATCTTGTACCGGGGCTGTCCGGTACGGCCCGTCTCCAGTTTCCTCGTTGGTCATGTACATTCGGGATTCCTTCTAGTTTCTAGAGTGCGGTTCAGGCACGCCTGAATGATGTTGAAGCACTCCTGAGGGGATTTGGTCTCTGCAATGTGCGCAGTTCCTGTGGCCCGCTCCAGCCACTGGTAGGCCTGAGTGCGGCTGATTCGTGGCCTCTTGGAGTGTGGCGCTCCCTTCCACAGGAGATCGAAGACCTCATGGGCAGCCTTCCGCCAGTGACGCAGCTCTTCCCTGGCGGGACGACCAAGAGGCCTGCCATCCGCGTGGGCGCCCACCCTGGCGTCACAATCTGGCCATGCCTCGCAGCTGTAGTAGTTCCCATACTCGCCACAGAGGTAAGCCATGTGACTGCCACAGTAAGGGCAGTCCATGTCTACGCTACTCATTGATCTTCAACCGATACATACGAGCAAACGAACGTAGGCTCCATTCCATTCTGTGCGGTATTTCCCACATGTCATGCGCTGCACGTAGGCTCTTGAGCCAAGTTACGTTCGGCGCTGGCATACCAATGCTATGACTCAGTACCTCAGTAAGGTCTGAGATATCGCGGCCTTCCATGTCTGGGGTGTAGTCCTCGTCTCGGATAGCCCATCCAATTGCACAACGACGGTTGTCCTCTCCGCGCAGAGCACACACTAGGGTTTGATTGTTGCAGTAGTCTTTGACTACAACAGATCTCTCAAAGCCCTGGCTCTTGAGCCCCGCCCAGGCCAAATCAAAGATGGCCTGCTGTGCTGCGGTATCGGTCGATTCCTGTGTCATGCTTCCCTAGTATGCGCAGGGTTGGACAGTGCCGTTACATCCACTCCGCCCTCACACCCAGCAGCTCTAACAACTGGGCTAGGTCGAGAGTTTCGAGGCTACCCTCAGACAGAACGCTGGGGTGATCTATTGACGCCGAAGGCAGGACCCACGCGGGTGAATCTAGCGACAGTAATACGGGGCCTGCGATTCCACTAGTCTGCCGCTTTCGAATTTCCTCCAGCAAGGCAGGCAGTGGAAGCAAGTCCAGACCTTCAGGTGTCTTAGTCACTCTGCGACTGCTTGTGCTTACGGTACGAAGCCATGAGAGCAGGGACATCAAGCCCCTGCAGCCCAGTTTCGAGGGAGGCGCGAACCACTGCGCCGAAGAGGGTGTCCTTCAGGCGCTGGTCGGCGGGAAGCTCCGCGTACGGAACCATGCAAGGGTGGGTCTTGGCGTCCGCGTCCTTGACTTCACCATACACCCAGCCGTCCTTGGCCTTGTGCTCCATCCAACCCTCGTGGGACTGCTCCGGAGTCCTGTCGGGATCGGATGCAATGGCGATGGCGCCCTCCATAGCGGAGGCACGCTGCCACTCTGGCGCGTCATTCCACGGCACCTGCGAAGTGTAACCAAGCGATTCGCAGTACGCACGGTTGACCTCGTGAGCCATGCGAGCGGCCTCTCCCACGGCGGTCATAAACTCCACGGCGTCCATAAAGGAAACATTGTCAGTTGTCTTAGTCATTTCAGTCATTACATTTACGGGGAGTCTATCAACTCCCACGGTCAGTCTTTGTAGGGTCTCAGGGGACAGCTCGTAGCTTGTTATCTTGAACGCCGCGTCTGGTGGCGTTTCAACCTTCTTGCGAGTCCACATATCGTCGTTCGGGTCAGGCACAACATGATCTGGGTCGGGGACAGGAGCCTCTGCCTGCACACGTCTCAGGGTTCCAACAGAAGCTGGGGACTTCACTGCGTACGTCGAGACGCGGATCTGCCGGGTAGGGAAGCCGCTCGTAGGACTGAACCGTCCCAAACGGCTCAGCACGCTCGCGGATCTCAGCTTCCGTAGCCGCCTCCCTATCGCCCCGAAACCTCTCACGCGCCTCTGGCGTCTTCATAGGCGTAATGGGGTACCAACTTACGTCAACTTCGATCGTACCTGCCGACCGATTGGCGAACTTCACCCAGTAGAAAGTCATCACTTAGCTCCTGTCACTCAGCACACTGGCAGGTTTCATCACTGGACTGATCCAGCGATGGGACCGCGTAGAAACGGTAGATCTGTATACCAACCAAGATGGTAAAAGACACCACAAATACAGCCCCCGAAAGTACCAGCAGAGGGCGGTAGGCATTGAGGACAAAGGCGACGAGCAGCCTGTGCCACTCACTCATCGTCACCTCTAGACTTGAGGTACGACTCGTGAATTACAAGCGCCTCCAGGGGGAATACCTCCTCATGCGCAGGTCCCCAAACCACGTCGTGGTGGTAGTCGGTGTAGACTGGTTCAAACCATTTGACGCCCACACTGAGAAGGCGGTCGTAGTCATTCTTGTTGAGCTTGCATACGGTCAGCAGGGGGCTGCCGCTCTTCAGCCGCACCACGTCGCCAACATTGAGAGTTGTCTTTTCTTCCGAAGCCATGATCTGTTCCTTTGTGTTGTTAGATCGCACCGGTAGTGCGTTTACAGGTGAGTTGCTCTTGTACGGCGCATTCCCGCGCCAAGCACTCTCCGGCGGGAGTTTGCGAAGGGTGAAGGTGGGGGCGTCCTCCGGCCACCGCCAGTTAGTATCGCGCCCAGCACCAGGCTGTAGGCCCCCGAACTTGTAAGGACCCTCACCGTTAATTTCAGCAAAACAAGTGAAGGTGGTAGACGTGGCCTCGACAACTTCCGCGTCCTGCCAATGTACGATGTACCTGAGAGACACGTGACCCTGGAAAGGCTCCTCCCTTGTCTCCGCCCAACGGACCTGAACTACGTCCCCAACCTCAACGGGTCGGCGTGTATCTGTCGTGCTCACTGCGTGCTCCTCGTCCAGCCGATACAGCCCCGGCAGGGTGAGTTTACAGCGTCACCGGGACGTAGCCCGGAACCTGTGGTCGGGGTTCTGCCGCAGGAAGTAGATGAAGCGGTGACTGTCCACCTCAAACTGGAATTGGCCCTCCCTGTCGAGCACCAGGAGACGATGAGAGGTAGTGTTGTTACCCTCCACCTTCTCCAGAGCCTGCAGAACCTCAAAGCGGTGCCCCAGCCCAAGACTGTCCACACGACTCTGTGCGGCACTCACGGGGTCTTTCTTCTCGAAAAAGGTAACTTCAGGCCCGTACTTCTTACACTTGCCGAAGAATCCACCCAGAACTCGGGTGAATTCGTCGTTTGTGCGCTTGTCCCTCACCCGGAGGGTCCAGAACATACGGCCACTTGTCTTGGTGCGTGACGGGATAGCTTCCTGTACCTCCAAGATGGAGTCGAGTCCCATCTTTGTAAGCCGCTGGTTTGCCTTCACCACCTTTGCTTGGCGCACTTCCTTCCCAGGAAGGGGCAGCTCAGCCCGGCTGTTGTCTCGCCGGGTTAGTGGTGGAGCCTCTTCTGGCGAGGAGGGCGGCAGCGAGGAGGTTTCCCGGAGTTCGAGGGTCCATTTCGCTTGTCCACAATCCCATATCCGGGTGTAGCCCGCGTCTACCCCCGACGACCCGGGGTACTTCATGCGATGGAGCGTCTCTGTTCCGTTGGTCCACTTGAATGAGGGGTACTCAGACACCTTGGTCCAGCCTTGGGCCTCCAGGTGAGATCCGTCTCCATACCTACGGTCCACGAACGTTTGGATCATAGCGGGGTCATAGTGGTTGATGACGTGACGCAGCAGCCTGCTCCATCCACCGGGGACAGCGTGGCCTCCCCGAGTACAGAACCGACTGATGTCTAGAAGCTCACCTACCTGCACCCACCTCACCTGCATGGCGCACAGGGTCTCCCCTCGGTACGACAGTGAGAAAACCTGACCGGAACCCCTGCCCATGAGGTGATGAGTATCGAAGAACTCAGCACTCCCAGGAACTATGGTACATTTCCGCGCTCCTGTTGTGGTACTCTTCCCTACCGCGTGGCCCAGGATGGAACGTACTGCCTCAGTCCTGAAAGTGATCTCATCTGACCGAAAGAACAAAGGGCGGTACCCCAGTGCCTCGAACTCTCTCCTGCGGTGCAGGTGGTGGTTTCGTCCTTTCCCCGTAGCTTCTGAGTGGAAGTACAATCCGTCGCACTCGATCACCACGTCGTAACCAGGAACCAGGAAGTCGGGGCGTAGAGTGGACCCGGGAAGCTCCTTGTTATGAATGTAAGGCACTCCCAGGTCTGTAAGAAGCTGGGACACTACATTCTCGATGACGGTGCCCGTACCACGAACCAGGTCTGGTACCTTGGCAGTCCCACAGTTAGCCACCAACGCCCGTGCATAGGTGTTGGATATCCCGTTGGCAGCCGCCCATTCATCGATGGGCTGACCTTCAACGATAGTGGTCAGCCCTTTGTCGATGAAGGCCTTTTTGGTGAGGGAAGACCGCTCCTCTGATGTTGGACTGAAAAGTCTGTCGGGATTCTTCTTTAGCTCACGGATGAATGCAGGACCACTGTAGGTAAACTCACAATCACGGTTGATGTCCACGATGGTGAAATGGTACGTGGTCTTTAGAACCTTACCCTCAGTACTGATGCGAGCGGTCTTCTTGTTCAGGTCGAGCACCTGGTACGTGGAGGGTTTCAAGGCGTCTGTTTTTGCCTGAAGGCGGGTAACGGCTCGGTTCCTCTCCTCATCTGAGGTGGGGATCTCTTTCACGGAGGTCTTTGACGCGCTGGGGGTGCGGATCTCGTAGGTAGGACTGTCCCGCAAGTTCTTGATGACCTTCATCAGGTTCTTACGCAGAACCTCTTCCCCCGTAGCCAGGACACGAAGCCGGACCCCAAGATTTGTCCCTGTGGAGGGGACCACCTCCACCACTTGGTACTTACCAGGACGCAAGCTGTCGATTACCTGCTGGTAGTGCAGCACTCTGTGCGTTGGTTGTGTGGCCATGGTACTGCTATATAGCTCAGTAGAAAGGAACTAGCAACTGGAAAGTGCAACTTTGGTGGTTAAAATGAAAAACCCCCTTCGAGATAGTCTCGAAGGGGGTTCACAAGGCCTTGACCCATTTGGCTTGACCGCAGTCGTAGAGCCGGTCGTACCCGAAGTCGTACCCGGTTTTGCCGCGGAACTTGGTCCGGGCGTACCGCTCTAACTCTCCTTTGACCCAGGAGAACGAGGGCTCCGGAGGGTCCTTGCTCTTCTTCACCCACCCCTGCTTGCTGAGGTAGCTGCCGTCGCCGTAGCGAAGGTCGATGAAAGTAAGGACGGACTTCGCAGATGGAAAGGCTTCCCGCACACCGTGTGTGAGGAGCCGAGAGAAACCACCCACGACGGAGGTGCCCATGGCGGGGGAAAATCTGGCCACTTCCAGCAGCTGATCCTCCTTACTCTTCCACTTGAGCTGCATCCCAGCTACGGGTTGGCCCTGGTGAAAGAGGCCGAAGGAGGAGCCCCGACCACGCCCCATGAGGTGATTCGTGTCGAAGAACGACGGGCTCAACTCAGCGAACTCAAGCTTCCGGGCAAAATGCCGGGCTGTGGATTTGCCTAGGTGGTTCATCAGGATGGAGCGACAGATCTCAGGCTTGTAGGTAAGCTCGTCGGACAGAAAGAAGAACGGACGAATGCCCCGCTTGAGGTAGCGGAGTCGCCTGTTCCGATGGTGAAACATCGCCTTTTTGCGCGCTTCTGCCTCGGGCAGATCTGCGTACCGTGACTCCAGGGCGAACATGAACCCGTGCCAATAGTTGCCCTCACACTCAATAGCTACGTTGTGGTCGGGAAGGTAGAAGTCCGGCCGCATCTTGCTGCCGGGCAGTTGAGAGTCGTGGACGTAGGGAAGCCCTTCTTCATGGAGCCACGACTCTACCAAGGCCTCAATGTTCGTCTTACCACGGTTGCACGTGGCCACCAGGCCCTCGACGTCACCAAGGTTCCGCATGTTGGTGCGAAGGGTGATTGGCGACACCTCAAGGAGGTCCGCAAGTTCCTGAAGTGAGCGTCCCCCAAAGACCTTGGTGGTCCCGTTCTCACCCATCTTTGCCTGCCGGGTCTGCGCTGATGGTGCGAACACAAACTCCGGGTCGGAGCGTAGCTTCTTGAGGAACTTCTGCGCGGGGGCGGTCACCTCACGGTCGTCTCGCTGGTCCAGCACACGCAGGTGGACCATGGGCTTGCCGTTTCGCCTGTCTTTTCTGTCGACCTCCAGGAGCTTCAGGTGCGGCGCCTGGCTGTCGAACATGGCCTGGTACCACTCAAAGGAAGATTGCGAAGGGAGCCCAACCTTGGCAGGGAGCCGGCTCCGGTTGAGGCCCATGTCCTTCGAGATGGAAGAAATAGACTCCCCCGACGCCCACCTCTTGATGACGGTACGCGACAGCTCATCCGAAGTCTTTTCTAGCAACCCGTGAAGCACGGACCCAGGGGCGCAGGGCTCGAAGGCCGCGTCCCGGTAGACGGCTAGAGGATCATGGGGAGGATCGAAGTCGAAGTCTGGATCGGAGCCTTGCCCCAGAAGGTCTTTGAGGGGGACTTTCTCGATGCTCTCGGCCTTCAGCGATAAGGCAACTACCATGCAGGTGTCGTCGTCCCGGTAGGACGCGGAGAGGACCCTGAAACGACCCTTACCGATGGTATCGTCCAGCTTCTCCTGGCAGAGATCTTCCAGGACACCCTGGTGTTTGAACTGGTGGTAAGGGTTGACCCGAAGGCTATAACCCAGCTTGTGACCCCTTTTCTTGAAACTCCTTTTGTTGGAGTTGTCATAGAGGAGCCAGTAATCACCTTTAGGGTGAGGTAACACCCTGAGAAGCCTGAACCTATTATCGTGGGGATAGGTGGCTAACAGCTTTCTTGCTTTCTTTAACTTTTCTGAGGGCATTATGCCTCTCCCGTTCGGTCTCGTTAGATCTGCCGTTACCAGGGTCTTTACAGGTCCGTACGTAGGAAAGTCGCTTTAGCTATGAGAACAAGGCTTTTCTTAGTGATTTCAGCTAGTTATCAGGCTTTTAGGATCGACCACTACCAAGCTCTTTTTATGCCTTAAAAAGAAAAGCCCCGTTCGCAGTGCGAACGGGGCTTTTCTCAATGGTTTCAGCTAGTTATCAGACGCGAACGCCACGATCACACGCTCGGCCATTGACGATCAGCTGCGATTGGATCTGCTCCATGAACCAACCACGACGCGCACGACCCAGGTTGTACTGGTCGATCGCCCTGGAATCCAGTTCCTTGCGCTGGAGAATCGCGCCAAGCGTCACGGGTGACGCGGTGACGTAAACCTCACCAGGCTGCAGGACCTGCAGGGTGTCGTAGCGGAAGCCGTCTGTGATGATTTCCATGCCGAGCATGGAACCAAGACGACCCTCAAGGATAAGCTCATGCTTGTGGACCTGGTCCCACCAAGCAACAAAGTCGGCATCTGCGATGATGTCATCCCAGATGTCGAAGCTGATGAGCATGGTGGACGCCGGGGTGCCCCAGCGGTTGACCTGGGTACGGAGCGTGGTCAGCACGGACGGGTTGAACGTTGTGAACATCACAAGCTCGTTGAACGTTGTGCTGGCCTGGTTGAGAAGCGCGCGGGTGATGAGGTCCTCGCGGCGAAGAATCGCCTCAAGGCCGTCCTGGAACTTCGTTGTTTGTTACTGATCAGTAGTTGGACCGTATAAATCCAACCACTAACCGGGAAGGTCATTTCTGCCTTCCTCTGCAGTTTCATGTATAGCTGCAGACCAGACTATATCTTCTACCAAGTTGGGTTCCTTGGCAGTGCCGCCCCCTGCTACGAGGTCTCCCCCGTTAGCAGCCGAATTATCGTCATGTCGTCACCAGCACTCTAGGGCTTGTTACCCTGCCCCAGGGTGCCTCCGATTTAGACTTTCGGTAGTCGTTACGCACACCTGACAGTTTCCCGTCAGGCTTCACTCGGTGTGGCCTTGCCTGTTCCACCAGGTTCAAGGTTTCCACCGATTTCGCGGCATTTGCTAACATCCTATTGCTAGAATGAGACGAGTTAGTTGAACTTCTCGTCGAGAATGTCCGTCGAGGCCTGCTCGATCTCCTTGTCCTCAATGAGGATGAAGGCACCGAGGTAGAACTCTGCCGGGTAGACCCACGGCTGACGGATGCGCTGCTCTTCGATCGCGCTGTCGCTGGTGAACTGGTACGCGACCACGTCCTTACGACGAACACGAACACGACCGGTCTGTCCCTTTGCAAGCGGGTTCACCGCCAGAAGGCGGCGGCTGAAGCCCTGGCGACCCAGGGTCTCCCCATTGATGTTACGCTGCACATTTCTGTTGCAGCCTGCGTCTTCATTTATTCACGCAGATCGGACTATATCTTCACCCCTCGTAGAGGGGGACTGGTACATAGTCTCTACACCTTCCCTGCACTGATTGCTCGCGCGCACAGCGTTCAACCCTCACGGGTATCGGGCTCGGCTCGGTATTGTCTAAGGATAGTGGGCGGTAGCTTATAGTGCATGGAATCTACCATGCAGACATAGGGGGCAGCGAGGTTCCAGAACTCTTCTTGAGACTTTGCCCGAAGGTTTAAGTACCAGTATTGGTTCTGGCGCTGGATGCTGAAACTGAGGTTGAACCTATCGTGAAGACAGGCAGCAAGTGCTTCGTTTTCAACAAGTGAGTATGCGTGAGTGGCGAACACAACCTCCCAACACTTTGCTGAGGTGTCGCGAGATTTGTCTGATCTTCCCTTCCACTTCAGACTTCCGTCATCCATGTACCATATGGCCAGCCCGAGAGGACTGAGGGAGTTTACTAGGTGCCTGTCCACTGTTCGTCTTCCTTCGAAGTATAGACGATGTCTCAGTTTACCGAACAATGGGTGTGCTTTCGCACGCAGTCTCAGTACGTCATAGCTACCGCTAACGTAGCCTTTGCCATTTGGATAGTTGTACTTGGAGTAGGTGGTCTTACAGACCTGATTGAGGATGTCACATTTGAAATCCATCAAGTCCGTACTGTCAGCTTTGTGCTCAATGAGCACAGATGCTGTGTTTTTACCACTGGCCTCTAAGTGTGCGTCTCCGAGAGCCATCCCAATGATGGCGCCCTTCAACTCTTTTCTATTCATCTGACCACAGATTTTCACCGAATTCTCCAGTATTTGTCATGCCCATTGCTGGACAAGGATCCTAGGAGTTAAGATCTCCTCGGAGAGAACCTCTCCGAGAACCTCAAGCTTGGTGTTTGACCGGTCGTAGTAAGCTTCCCGTACCTGAGCGAGGCGCTCCTGCATGACCTCGGGGGACGCGTGACGTTCCATCACGTTACCCTCGCGGCTCTGCTGAAGCACGTTCGCGACGACCTGCATAAGCTCCTTCTTGGAAGAAGCGTTTAGCTCGCCATTGGAACCGAACGCGGGACCTGAGCTGAGAAGCTGACGACCAGCGACACGGATACCTCCACGGAGGCCATCCTCGGAAGTCGCGGGGACGTCGGGCTGCGAACGCAGGACCTTTACGCCGGGACCAGAAGCATAGGGGTTTGCCATTACTATTTCCGTTTCTTGGATTCGGTCTCGCCTTGCGGCTCAACCTCTTCCGGATTTTTGGTAACGGGTTCGGTGTGGTCTTTCTAAACCACAAGTGTGAGAACCCACTACCGGATTGTTAGCGGTTAGTAGTTACCTTATTCAGTTTTCAAGGTCGGCCAGCTGGTCAGCTGCCCCGTGGCAGCTGGTGGCCTGTTTTGGGTCTGGGTGCCCAATGAGGCTGCGGTTTATTTGGGGAGGCCATCCTTGGCCTGAAAGGTAACGTAAGGCTTTGCTTCTGGTGACCCAGCGCCGTCAAGCACTGAATCGGTGGCACTGTTGCGCCTGAGACTGGAGGACGTTGTAACGTCCCGATGGTTAAAGTATAACACCGAAACCAATTGTTGTTATTCAATGGTTCCGGTGTGTTGAAGAGCGAGGGCTTACAGGAAGCGCTTTACAGCCTTGTTGTGGAGGGACCAGAGGCCGTCTTCCACGAACTTGCGACCCACGACATGCATGCCAGCGGCGGCTCCGCTAAGCTCCGGCATGACGGTGAGTGTCTCGCTGGAGTCGGCGTAATCCACTGTGGCTTCGACGGCGGAGCTGACAGGGTCGACGGTGGTCGCGGTGATCGCCCCATCTTCCGTGTGCTCGCTCGCGTGGTAGGGAAGCTGGTAGGCTCCGTCTACAGGGGGCGCGTGCTGTGTAGGGTGGTCGATGGTGATGGGCATGCTACTTTTCCTTTTCTGGGTTTGCCTTGCCTGAAACTGAGGTGGCGAACGCCTGGCAGTATGAGATCAACTTGGGAGCGACTCGATCTAACTGAGTCGCTTTCTTCTCTGCTTCGATGAGTGACTTTTTGGCCTTGTTGGACATCGCGAGATAGAGGGAGATCTTGATGAGCAGCCGCGTGAAGTTCTTGTGGCCACTCTTACCCAGGTAGGAGAAGTTCACGGGCACTTTCTGCGGCTCCAGGGAGCCTAACTCGGACTTCCCCACTGCGTAGTGGGCCTCGAACGACTCGAAAATACTCTCCAACTGGTCCAGGTACTGGACTTCAATCTTGGAAGGTAGGCGAACCTGCGACAGTGACTCCCAAGCCTGCTTGAGAAAGCTCTGCACGCGTTGGTTGTGCTCAGCCACGGATCCAGAAGAGACCTGCGCCGCTTCAGCTGCGCGCATCTGTAGCTCTTCCGCGAGAATAATCAGTTGATTTGTGTACTGGTTGGTCATGACTTACTCAACGTAGCTCTTAGGCTAAGACATCGGAAATCGTACTGAGCCATGCCGTGTCTGTTACTCGGCCCGCTGAGCTGATGGCCGCCCAAGTAAGATCTGTAGATCCCAACCTAACGTCGACACCCCCATTCCCAAAAACAGTTTGAACACTGTTCACTCGGAGGTAGCAGCCCTCTCTCGCGAGAATGACTCTAGTACTGGCGGTAGGTAAGGTGGTTTGTGAGACGTCCCACGGAGCTACAGTTAACATGGAGTTAGCAATAGTAGTAGACGTTGCCATAGAAACATGGTTACAATCGAGCACGTTACTTGAAATGTGAGCCACGTCAAGCTTAAGTGTGCCAGTAAAGTCGGCCGTACAGTTGAAGAGATGTGCATGCCCCCGTAGAAGGGGCGTGACCCCGTTGCCGGAGAGGCTTATCCAGATAGTATCTGACAGTTCAAGTCGAACGCCCATCAGAGCAGCACCGCGGGTCCAAAGAGTGTGGTGCCCGTTTGTAAGCGTAATAGCACCACTTACAACCCCCTCCAACTGAACTTCTGATCCGGAGTTCAGGGATGCCAACGCTCTAGTAGTAATGACGCCGCTGGTATTTCGGATGCTCGAACACCAGGTTCGCCAAAGTTCCGCTTCGTCTGGGTTAAGGCCCACCATCTCTAGGCCAGAAAGCGGTAACGCTCCCACTGCTCCTTTACTTAACTTGAAGGAGACCCCTTGAGATAACTGAACAACACCAGAGACAGAGTCTCCTATGCCTGCGGTACCGATAAGGTCAATATCGCAAGCACCTTGTGTGACTAGAGTTTCGAATTGAATACCAACCAAGGACAATCTATACCCTGGACTTGTTGAAACTCCTAAGTTTCCCACTCTCACGGTAGGCTCTACTACATAAAGCCTGTCTGTTGTTTGTGGTACGATTGAGAACAGTGCGTTGGCATGTGTTTGGATTGTAAGTGTCTGCCCTAATCCTTCGTGAGCCACAACGCACCCGCGCCATCTTTCCTCACCAGAAGAACCATCAAAACATCGGACCTGTCTGCCTGTATATGTATCGTCAGACTCCGCAAAAGTCCCAGGGTTAAACGTGTATATGAAGCGCCGATCTCTAGTTTCAGTTGCGACGGGGGTCAGTGGTCCCTTCAAGACATCAAACCTAGGGTCTGTTGTTGAGTTGACGGAATCTGACCAACTGGCGATGTAGATGTTCCCCCAGTACGGTACCTGACTGGAGCCAAAATCTAGATAGCCACCGAGGCTGCTGATCTGGCTTGGAGTCTGTAAAGTCACAAGAGGCCCCAGATCGTAAGGGGCTTTTACCCAAATCACAAAGGCCTTTTCGGGTGATGATGTCGCCATTGCCAAAATGGGAACATCAGCTAGAGCCCTCTCTATCGTTTTGTAGGGGTCACTTTGTGTTCCCCTACCCTCAGCGTCACTGCCGTTAGAGGCCACATAGCGCGCGGCTGGAACAGTCTGTAGCTGAGAAAGAACAAGCGATTCGAACTCGTCGTCTTCTGTTGTGGCCGTGTTTCTAACGTTGAAGTCGATTATTCCACGTGATCTGAGCGCTATTAGCGCTGTTGAGGACGCATCCAACTCCGTTGAGGTCAGTACGTACTCCCTCACACCACCTGCGGGCAAGGTACCTAGGTCTGCATTGATGGATACAGTAGACGAGCTTGTATTCTGTACGTACAGCAGCGGCATACACACAAGATAACTGGCTGGAACTGGGTGAGTTAGCCCATCCGTCAACCCTGGGCATAGTAGAGAGTATGGAGATTTCGTACCATGGATGAAGTTACACTGCAGACGGTCAGCAAGGCGGCATACTGGGCCATCAAGCACCACGATGGCCAGTGGCGCAAGGGAGGCGACGGTCCTCCCTACGTGACGCACTGCGCCCGCGTAGCAGAGACCGCAGCCCGCATGCTGGGAGACTCGTCTCCCAGACAGATGAATGGCAGACACGCCATCCAGTGTGTGGCGTGGCTGCACGACATCGTGGAGGACACTGCTGTCACGATCGAAGAGATTCGAGCGGAGTTCGGCAACACGATCGCAGAGAGTGTCGAGGCTCTGACTCTCAACGACGAGGAGCAGCGCAACTGGGAGCTGAAGCTCAAGTCGCAGATCGAGGCGGTGCAGAGTGCAAGCCACATCTCTGTTCCCATGGTCAAGCTGGCGGACAAGCACTGCAACGTGATCGACCTGGTCACCATGCCTCCGCCCAACTGGTCTCCAGAGAAGGTACTCGGATACGCAAATAGCTCTCTTCAGGTGGCAATGGAGTGCTACAAGTCGCTACTGGAGACTACTATCTGGGGTGTGTTTTCTATCAACCCGGAAGAGATCGAGGCTGTTCTGGAGGAAATGAAGGCGGCACACAAGGCCCTGGCCATTTCCCTTGTGAAGCACGTAGCGGAAGGGGTTGCGTGATGGAACCGGACGTAGCGGACAAGATCTGGCCCATGGCTTCCCCTGAGACAGTTCGTGAGAGCTTCAGGTCACTGAAGCTCTCAGAGGAAGTCACGAATATCCTGGTGGATATCTACACAGAGGTCCATGACGGAGTCCGTGAGTTCCTCAACCAGGACCTCTACTACGTGAACTCGGTAACCAGCAGTGAACTGGCTCCGCCTGGGTTGACCCGTGAGCCCCCGTCAGCTGAGAACGCCCTTCAGTGGGTGGCCGACCAGACGGGTAAGGACCGGAGCGAACTACGGCTCGTCAAGATGGGGATGAACACGTTCCGTATCGAGGTGGAAGCGGGGATTTACGACGACATCAGGTTCACCAAGCTGAACTGGTGGGCCCACCCTGATACGGTTGAGAAGCGCCGGGAGGAAACTGAGTGATGTCAAACCACAGCGAGTTGCTCACTGCAGTCCGAGACGCACTGGCTGCGATCCATGGACCGGCGGTTAGTGTCGCCCCTCCGAGTCCGCGAGTACTGTCCCTACGGAAACAACTTCTTCAGGACCAGCCAGAGCTGACAGTGCACGGGACGGGAAGTTCGCTTCCCAGCAGGTCGAGGCGGTGATGCAAAAAACAAAGATCCGAAGCCCTGAAGCTTATGTCAAGTTCCTTGTGGAACAACCATTCTTCCGTAGTAGGTGTGTAGAAGACATCGAGAGGTTTGCAGGTATTGCCTTCGCTTACGTGACCGATGGCAAAGTCATCTACCCAGCAGCCGACGACTTTCCTGAGGAGGACGAGCCGCTGGTCGATGACGCTAAGGTAGATTTCTCACAATTCAAGCTTGCACGTCGCGGTAATGACGACTACTGCTGGCCCGAACAGTTTCCATGTCTCGTGGTCTCTCTACTAGAGGATGGTCACGACAGGGCAGGCAAGTTCGGTATCGCGGCAGTGGAGTTCGTCTACCCCAGTGATGTCGACTTCACCGAGCGCGTTCGCCTGACCGATCCGTTAGGCATTGAGTGGTTTGGCCTCCAACTTTCGGTATGTCGCAAATGAATGAAGTAGAGAAGCTGATGGTAGATCTTCTGGACGTGACAGCTCCCCAGATGGTGATCGAAATCCTAGAGGACATAGAAGAGCGACTAAATCTACTGGCAGAGAGCGAGGATTCGTTTTCACTGGAGATGAACCCTGGGCTGGTGCGAATGTTCCAGGAGCGTCTATCAGAACTAGAGCACGGAGAACTTGTGCCCCTGTGCGCCAATATTAGATACTACCTGGGTTGCTGATGCAAATACTTGACTGGCTCGATAAACTCTACAAGAAGTCAACCCCAGGCGAATGGATACACACCGGGGATGTTACTCCTCGCGCCATTGACTGGCATGACGCTCCTGATGGGCACGATCCCACGTCGGTAGTGGAATCTGAAGAAGACGCTCTGTTCCTCGTTACCCTTCGCAATGTGTTCCCACAACTGATGGAAGTGGTCCGAGCAGCCGAAGAGCTGAATCTACAGGCGAAGGACTCAGACCTTAAGGATGCGCTCTCTAACCTGGAGATGAAACTGCGGGAAGAGAGCGAAAAGCATGAGTGTCCGGGCTGCGAAGGGGAAGACTTCATCTCATCTAACCGTGCGGGTGCCGAGTGCATGAACCCCAGCTGCGAGTACTATAGCCAGCCGTTTACCCTCAGCGAGATAACGTGCGAAGTAAAACGACGCCTCAGGCTCATCCTACTCAGAGGGGAGTCAGATCCATTCCCACAGTTCGAATCAACGTTCAAGGGATGGATGGTGTCTCAGGCGTCTCCTACAGTTATTAGGTGGTCACGAGGGGAAGAGCACTTTGACTTTCCCCTGGAAGTTCCAAACTTTCCTACGGAAGTACTGAGGTCCGATAAGCCGGTAACATGAATTCCCCCTGTGACGAAGTAGAGAAGTACCAGAAGAAGCTAGACCTGCTCTCACCGGGCAGGTTTCGCATTTTGGAGCTTGTTGCCGTAACCAGGTACGGAAAAGCCCGCAATATCCAGCGCAGGTTCCGTTTCCGCGACGTTCAAACCGGAGCTGAGTTCGAGTACTACTGGCACAAGATCCAGGCCGAACTTAAGAAGAACCCGGAGAAGACTTTCCAAACGGAGGACACCCGGTCCGACACGGAGAAGTATCAGGAGCAGCTGGATGACCTGGCTCCCAGAAGGTTCTCCGTACTTCAATGCTTCAACAAGCAGCCTAGCCCTGAGAGCCGGAGCCGCAAGTACGTCAGAGTCCAAGACTCCAAGTACTCTACGGAGTTCGACTACGACATTGGAGCACTGAAGCAGGAGCTGAGGGCTAACCCTGACTCGCGCTTCTTCGTCGAAGAGTTCTGCGAGAAGGACTTCACGTCCGAAACTCAGTCCAAATTTGACGTCCTGTCGCCGGGGAGACTGAGGATACTGGGCGCACGACGCACGGGTCCTCCATACAAGTACGAGATTGACTTCATCGACACCTGGTCATGGCGAAAGTGGGAGGGTGAGAACCCATACACGTGGATCCGAGGACTGACCGAGGACCCCGAGTACTCCCGCCAGGAGGCCATTGAGCTGGAGGGTAAGACCCTGCCGCAGATTGCGGAAGAGCACGGCTACAGTCGGGCGCACATCCACAAGCTATACAAGAAGTGGGGCGATGACTTCATCGACTACCTGAAGCCCCATGCTCCCTACTCACCGCTGGAGGTGCTGGTACAGGGGTGGCTTGATGGAGAAGAGGTGGTCCTAGGCAAGAAGCTCGACGGTACCAACATCTTCCCAGACGTATATCTGCCGCAGCACAACCTGGCGGTGGAGTGCGATGGTCTGTACTGGCACTGCGATCGCTTCCGCGACAGGCGTTACCACTTCGAGCGCCGACAGACCTACGAGTCAGTAGGAGTCAGGGCCCTCTTCTTCCGAGAAGATGAGCTGCTGGAAAAGCCGGAGATCTGCCAGGGCATTCTACAGAACGCGCTGGGAAGGAGCCGTAGGGTGTTCGCCCGTAAGACCACGCTCGGCAGTGCTCCACCCTCTTTCTTTGAGAAGAACCACCTCATGGGTAAAGGAAGTGGCCGAGGCTACGGTCTGTACCACGACGGGGACCTGGTAGCGGGGATGAGAGTTCGATGGGTTTCAAAGTCTCAGAGACAGCTCGACGTCTCTCGGTTCTGCACCAAGCTGGGTGTATCCGTTGTGGGTGGTTGGTCCAAGCTACTCAAGCACGTCATTGGCCAGGAAGACCCTTCATCCATTCGTACCTTCGTAGACATGAGGTACGGAACAGGGGCCTACCTAGAAAAGATGGGGTGGAAGCTGGAGTCTTGCCACGCCAGCTTCAACTGGACGAAGGGGATGGAGTCGTTGCACCGGCTACGCTACCCTGGGAGTTCTGGGTATGAGGCGGGGTACCGAAAGATATGGGACTGCGGGCAAGCCAAATGGGTGTTGCAGGTGAATTAGAAAAGGCCGGGTCGAAAGACCCGGCCTTTTCTTTAGGTACTAAGACCTAGTGGGCTCAGCTCTTCTTGACACCGAGCATGGCATCGCCAACGCTCGGGACCTTGGAGCAGAAACCGATCTCTGTTCCACCGGCAGCGCTGGTCACGAGACCCGCGGCGCCAGTGTAGAGGGCGCCGCCCACTGCGTACGCCTGTGAAGAGTCGTACACTGTGGTGAAGATCTCGAACTCAGACCCGTCACCGATCACGGATACCTGCGAAAACAGCTCCTGTGCTCGGTTGTTGATGCTACGCTCGTGCTCAGTCGCAAGGATCTCGGCGAGGGTGGGCTGGTAGCGGTAGTAGATGGTGACGGTCTCACCAGCCTGGGCCGCATTGAATTCAGCGGTACCCGCGGAGTCATCCACGGAGTACTGACCTGCGGCGGGCGGACTCGCCGCCTCGGTAAGCGCACCTGAAGTGCTCGCTACTGCGTAAGTGCTCCCAGCAACAAGGCTGGAATGGGCGAGGGTGGAGGTGCCACCGCCGGTCGGGACCACAAGCTCCTCCACCACCGGAGCGGTGACGTAGCTCATGCTGTCGGTAAGGGCGAAGCCCGCGAAACGCTCACCGCCAGCACCAGCGGACGGCTGAACCGCCATGGTGCCGTCGCCAGCGTCAACGTAGACGAGGCACTGGGCCTCCTCTGTGATCGTCGCGCCGGCCGCAAGGGGACGCTCGCGAAGATCGTTGTGGTAACCACGTGTAAGATCGAATGCCATGATTGATTTCCTCTAGAAAGGTAGTTGGTTTAGCGACGCATTGAAAGCTTCATCTTAGCCTTCAAGCTCGCCTTGTCGTCGACCTCCGCGTTGCCCTCGAAAGCGGCGTCACGGTAGGTGTGAAGTGGAACATTGTGGATGTTTGCCGCCGGGATGTTCTCGGCAGCAGCGACCACGGGTGTACGGTGAGAGAAGCCACGGATCTGCTCCTCAAGCTCAGCAAGAGCCTCAGGCTGAAGATCCATCCACTTTGAAGCCTGCTTGAAGCACGCCTCAAAGTGGTCCGCCGCCTTGGCCTGGTAGGCCGCCTCGATGATCGAAACGGCACGACTGTTGTCTACGCCAGCATCAGTCATCCGGGTGAACATCTCCTCCTTGAGGGGGTTCGCCTGGATGAAGTTCTTCGACTGTGCGTGAACAACAAGGTTCAGGAGGTTGAGCATGTTGTCGCGAAGATCGGCCTTCGCCTTGCGAAGCTCGGCCTTCGCCTCCGCCTTTACCGACGCCTCTACCTGGCGGTACGCATCAGCACCCGCGACAGCCGCCACGTAGGGACGACCACGGACACCAGCGAGAACCTCCTGGAAGGAGAAGCGACGAGCCGCCTCACGGACAGAATCCGCGTACTGCTCGGTGACAAAGAGGGAAGCAACCTTCTCCGGCTCCTCCTGGTCGCGGAGACGAATCTCACCGACCGGGCGGCCATCAGCAAGAACGATCCAGTGAGGATCCTGAGACTCAGCGCCAAGAAGGAGCATGTCCAGGTGAGCGTTCTTCTCGATGGAAGAGGGGTTGACAACGGGAGCCACCATCTCAGCAGGTACCGCGGACGCGGGGGAACTTGCGGGGGTGGGGGCTGTGGCTTCATGAGACTGAGTGCTCGCTACCTCGGCAGCCTTGCGCGCGGCAATACGCTGCTGACGAGCTGCTCTTAAGGCTTCTGCGTCGTGCTTTTTAGCCATTGTAGTATTTTCCATTATGGGCCGTAGAGCATTTGTCCAGAGGCGCAATCAGACACCATTGTCTTATCACGCACTACGCTCATTCTGGAAAAGCGTAGATTTGTTCTCCAGATAACGGAGAATTAGTAGGGTTTTAGCGACCTTAGCAAGGCGCTTGGTAATTGTGGAGGCAGATTTGGATCTTTGCGTCCCAAATTCGCCCTGAAAATCGTCATGAACGGTGCGAAGATTCTTGTACCGACGAATCATACTCTCTAGGGGAGCACCCACTAGGTGGAGGACCACATCGACGGCTTTGACTCGATTGAACATGCCGATCACTGCCTTGTGCATCTTCTGCACCATTGGGTGGGAAAGAACCTTCTTGGAAGCTTCTTCCCTGCTCGCTCCTTGCTCCGCGAACATCTCTACACCAGAGAGGTATCGCGTCTGGAAGACCTCGAAGAGCTTCTTGTGCTGTTCTGCAGTGGTCTTCCGGAACTCGCGGATGGACGACAGGGCGTTCGACGCAGACATGAGACCCATACCTGCTTCTTCGACGAAGCGATCAGCAGCCTTTGCGTACTGAGGGTAGTTGTCATTGTCGAAGGTGATCTTCTTCCCGATGATCCGCACGTTGTTGATCAACTCTTCCGCGTGATCGACGTAGTCGAACACAGGGCGGATGAGTGAAACTGCCTCTTCGATGGTTGCTTTGAGCTTGGGGTCGACCTGGTCAACCTGGTCGTCTGCTGCGATTGCCTCAGTCGCCTTAGGAACTAGGTCATTACGGAGACGAATCAACGCTCGAATGTTCACCAGGAGCTTTGAGGCGGCGCCTTCCAGCTGCTTGTTGCGCTCGGTAGAGACAAACTTTTCGGCACCAGGGTCGTCCGAAAGGAGGTAACTCAGATCAGTCGGATCGGCAGAAAACTGAGCCTTCATGGCCAGCTCATGCGCCTTCAGCTTACGAGACTCTGCCTCCGTTATCTCGTTTGCCCACTTTTTCTTGTAGAGTGCATCTACCTCTTCTTTTGAAAGAAGTGCAGCTTCTGTATTCCTAATTTCTATCTCTGCTCGTTGACGCTCGATGGCACGCCAGATCTTACGCTCTTTGGGGTTGAGCATGTCTACGCCCTGCTCCTTGACCTTGCGCAAAACTTTGCGTTGTAGCGCAGGGTTCAGGGTAAGGGCGAGCTTCTGAAGGCGATGGCTAGTAGGTCTCATGATCTCAAGCTAGAAATAACCAACGAATCCGAAAGGTTCTGTGTCGGTGTAAAAGCACGCCATGGAACTCAACCTTCAACCGCTACAGCCCTCGCTTGCGCTGTTGCGAGAGGAAGCCTCAGAGTGGGAATGGGGCTGTGTGCTGGTGCACTTCAACACACGCAACTACGTAGGTACTAGGGGTGGTGAGACTGTCTCGGTGGTACGTAAGACCGACGGATGGCGGGTGGAAACAGACGTTGGGTCTGTCCCACTGGAGTACTGGCTGAGTGGAGGGGGAAATGAAATCACTGGATGACGTCGTAGACAAGGAGAGCGGGGGTCCACTTCCTATTCTCCCAGCAGAACAGCGGGTGGCGAACCTGGAAGGTGACATCCGCCTCCTCAAGTCCAAGATCAAGAGGCTCCAGAAGAGAGGCCTCTACTACCGCCACCAGCGAAACCGCCTGATCTTGTGGGGTCTTCAGGACCGGTTCATGCGCTTCGTGATCTCCAACGTCGTGGGCGCGGAGTGGACCGAGCTGATGCGTGGTCTAGTTATGGAGGGGGAGTTTGACAAGGACGAACTGAAGCAGATCAGCATGCAGGACATCGAGGAGCAGCTTGAGCTAAAGTGGAACGAGAAGGCGGGGGTCTACAAGTCCACCCGCAAGGAAGAAAAGAAAAAGAAGAAAGCCTAGAAGAGGCTCTCGTCCTTTTCCATCAGCTCCTCTACTTCCACCAGCGTGCTTCGTAGAAGCTTGAGTTCCTCCTGGTCCCCTGTGGAGAGTTCATCCTCGTCGTAATCGTCCTCATCGAGGTCCGCAGTGAGATCCTGGATCTCACCCTCTAGCTCGCGGTGTAAGGACGAGAGTCCGATACCCACACGCGTAGACGGAAGTCCCGCAGCCTTGGCCATGTCTAGGAAGTCGTCAGCCAGGTAGAGGGCAAAATCTAATGGCTCCCCTAATGGCACGTTGACTGTCAAAAATGAGGTCAAGAGTGACCCAATCCGACGCACCACATCCTTGGGTGGAGGATCCTCCGTAGCGATGAGTTCTTCGAGAACTCCAAACACCTGCTCTCGCACCGCATCGTCCTTGAGGAGGGGATGCCAACCATGAAGGTAAAAGTACCTGGCGGGTAGGTTTCGGGTGACGAGTACCCTCACTGCATCGGACCCTCGACGAAGTACCCCATCGACGATCCCTTCCTCCGACCCTGGCGTTTTCTCCGCCATCTCAATAGCCCTGATGACGGCATCTTGAGATAGACGCGGGTTGGACAGAAGCGTGCGTGCCGCCTCAGGACGTCCATGCTTCACCTCTTTGTTACCCTCCTCGTTGGTCACTACACGAGTGAAGAACAGCGGAATGAGGCTCTCTAGTTCCTCCCCGGTCAGCTGTACATTCTTGGACAGGTCTACCCGCTTGAGATTCTGCAGGACGAAGTCGTAAGGTAGGTAAGGGTTGCGCACGATGCCCTCGATAGGGCTCAGTACTGGAATCTCTTTGGTGTCAAGGTCGGAGAGCACCTCCTGAAGTAGGTCTCCCTTGATGGATCGCAACGTTGCGTGGAGGGCATTCTGTGGGTGGTTCCCTCCCCGCTGCTCTAGCGTGGCGTCAGTGAGTGCCGTGAGGATCTCCTCCTTTAGCCCAGCAGAGGACAGTAGATCCGTCAAAGAGCTACGCCACACCTCGGTCGGAGCATAAGTAAGCCCGTCGCCGTCATACAGCTTCTTCGCTTTGACGAACTCTTCCACGTAGGGGCGGTACTTGGGACTGACCGGATTTGCGTTCTTCTTGCCTCTGATCTGCCCAACGGTCACCTGGCCGTTTTTCTTGTTCAGCTCGATGGTGGCATGAGGCATGTTCTTGGGATCGCGTAGGGATAGGATGGTAGACCTGCCCCTATCTACGTCTTCGCAATACCCACCCACGCAGTGGTCCATGATCCTGCCCTCGACACCCAAGTCTTGGGAGGGAACGTTCACAAAAACCCAGCCGTTGCCAAAGTCGTAAACGACGTCACGACTTTTAAACGGGCCATAACGCCCGTTTTGATCGACTTGTGGCTGCGGTTGCCTCGTGATCTGCCGGTGCCACGTATCCGATGCCTGAACAAGGTCCTGGACTGACGCCCCAGCTAGGGAAGGTGAGTTGGCAGCGATCCAGTCTGCTACTTCCCTAAGTTTCTGCTGGCCTACCTGAGCAACTACGTCCTCCTGCTGCATGAGGAGCGTCGCAAAGTCGCGAGCCTGAGCCTTGTTGAGGCGCTGGCCAATCTGATCGATGAGGCGGATGACAGCCTCAGAGAACAGCGGACCCGTCTTGGCCAGCTCCTGCAGCTGCATGTAGAACTCCCGCTTGTCCTGATCAGGCTGAGGCTGCTCCGTTCGCTGGAGCTGCTTCAGGTTGATCTTGACCAGGGCATCAGAATTGGCTCCTGCCTCCACAAGTCGGTAGAGGCAGGAGGCAAATCTAGTGCGTGCAGCCAGGCGGGAGTACTGAGGCACGAAGGAGTCTCATCCGTTCCAGGGCTTGACCCAACGCTGAATGGCCTCGGGGTCAGCCTGACCGCCATGACCCTCGGCGCCGTTGCCGTTGGTGATGACTGAGGACTCAATGTAGCAGATCTGGCGGCAGATTTCAGCGATGACGAACTGCTTCGCACCCGCTGAGATGAGGCGCCCCTTGCCGCGACCCGACTCCATGTGGCGGCAGGCAATCCGGCCGTTCGGGCTCGTAGCACCACAACCCGGGAAGTTACACTCGGTGTACCCAACAAGGGCACCCATCGAGTGACCCTTGAACTCCCCACGAAGGATGGACTCCGCCACATGACGGTCCTTGGTACGGTCCCACCCCGCGAGGATGACGATCTTCCAGAGGTCTGTGCCGGCAACCTTCTGCAGGTTGGCGTCGAAGATGACGCCCTTGGCCTTCCGGGGGTCCCGGTTGTCGTGGTCACGGTGCGTGGGCTTACCCACGAAGCTGCGGTAAACCAGTGCCCCTGTCTCCGGGTTAAAAGACGATACCTCGTCGTACGGGAACAGGTCGAGGTTCCGGTTCGGCACATCTACCGAGACAATTGGGATCTCGGTGATGACGTAGTCGTTGATGTTACCCGAGATGAGGAGCTTCTCAGCCGCCTTGGGCAACCACGAGATGTCAATGGCCGACTGCTTGTTCAAGAAGTTGTCGGACGCAGCTCGGAGCTTGCCGGAGAAGTGGTCCTTCTCCATGCGACAGGTGTGGCCTTCGAACAGCCGGGTGTTTTGGATTACTTCGCCAGTCTTAAACATGGTTCATTCCTTGAGCATAGCAGGGTCGTCGACGAATCCGTTGATGACGTTGTTCACGTGCTTGGACTCTTGGGTTATTGAGTTGGCGATAAGACGAGCCTGATTGGGATTGTCGCGGAAGAACTGGTTCCGGATGTCCTTTACTTCCTGCATGTCCGGCGGCTTAGACCCTGCGATGCGGCGTTCACGTACTTGAGTTAGATGAGCCACAACAGTCAGCTCACCTGCAAGAAGCTTGGGGTCTGGGCAGACCTTCTGGAGGTTCTTGTAGATGTCCATGGCCACCTCTCGGGTGACGTCGGCGTTCTTGAGGATGCCGATACGGGCCATGATGTAGCGTAGAACTTGGTCTCGCCTGTTGTGGCCAGTGGACAGGATGCGGCGAGCCTCAGCCTTGGTGAGGGTCTTCGCAAGCTTCTCACCCAGAGAATCGAGAAGGCGCCGAGCATATAGCTCAGCCTGGTCCTTGCTGATGCCCATGAACTCGCCACCCTTCCAAACAGGGAGGGCGTCGAGAAGGTCCAGCATCTCCCGGTCTCTGCGGTAGTTGCGACGGGTCGAAGTGATGATGTTGGGCGCCGTGGCAGCGTCGGCGGTCTTTTCGGTAGCCGCGCCCTTGAATGAGGCGCCAATGGAGGGGAGTTCTAGACCGGCATCGGCGCCAGCGTCGCCGCCCATGCCCATGTCGCCGCCCATGCCTCCACCCATGTCTCCGCCCATGTCCATGCCACCCATGCCCATGTCCATGCCACCCATGCCCATGTCCATGCCACCCATGCCGCCACCGAGTTCACCTAGACCGGAGCCAAGGTCGCCGCCCATGCCACCCTGGCCGCCGGCTGCTTCGGGAGCTAGCTCCATGACCTTCTTCTTTTGGCGCGCTAGCTGGCGAGAGGTCTCAATGTCATCGGAGAACTGCTCAATCTCCGAGTCGAGATCGAAGCCAGCGGCGGAGGACCAAGTACGCTTGGTAACTGGGATGCCCTTTTCCTCCATCATCTGGAGGATTTCCAGGTAGTCTCGGTCAGCTACCGGCTTGAGGCTCTTCTCCCACGCCAAGGTGGGGAGGATGTACCTGCGGTTGTCCTCGTTGAAGTCACTCGCCACGCGAATCCGATGATCGACGTTCGCCTTCTTCTGATGGAAGAAGCCATTTCGCTCGGCGATTGGCTTGAGGATCTTCTCCTTGATGAGGGAGTTGACGAAGTAGTTACGATGGGCCTTGATCTTCTCAAGGAAGGTGGACATCACCTGTTCCATCGCATTGAAGTTCGCGTCCCCCGTGATGAACTGCTCACTCACACCGAGAGCGTTGAGCTTGCCTTGGAGCAGGAACTGCCATTCATCGCTGATCTTGGTGATGTCGCTGACGGTGCCTCCGCCAACTTCTGAGGCCTGAACACCAGACCGTGTCACTACAAGAGCGCCAACGGGATCCTCGTCAGCCTGCATGAAGAGGCCTGCAAGGTCATCCAGCTCACCTGGGCTCGGCTCCCACACGTCGTCGATTCCAGCAGTGATGTGCCGGATACGGGAGGCCCTACGGCGGCTGGCCGCAATCGTGGAGTTCACCAGGGCCTTTTCATAGGCCACGAACATGATGATTCGAGTGAAAATACTCGCCCCCGTCACGTCGTACGGGGAGACCTTCCGCGGAAGGTAGAAAGTCTGGTCGGGGTGGAGCGGGATTGACTGACCGTCTCGGATCATGTCAATCAACTCAGAGATGTGGCGCTGGGCCGCGAGGTCTCGCGGGTCGCTGGAGTTTGCCCACCCACGCATTTCTGGCGTAGGAATGATGTCCAGCTTGGGCTGGAACCCTGGCATGGGGATGGGGGTGACCCGAATCCAGTCAGGGTCGTGAATGATGAGCCTGTCCCAGTACCCCTTGGACTCATTCATCAAGAGGTGACCAATGACCTTACCCATGCTCAGGTATTCATTCGAGAGCTGGGGCAGGATATTGGTGATATCGATGGCGTTCAGAGCATCGGCGTACGTCTGCGCGATCTCTCGGTCCTCGACGCCCACAACCTGGAAGTCTGACCAGGGGAGGTCGGAGTAGAGATCGATAACGGGAGCAGCAACTGGGTCCTGAAGGCGAATTCGACGCCAAATCCGGTGAAGCCGGCGAGGATCCACCGGCATGAACTGCTCAATGATCGTCCCTTCGGAAAGATCATCGTAGACCGGGTTGTAGCGGTTGATGGTGTTACGGCCACCTGTGCCGAACCCGCCACCGTACGCACCGCTCCCACCGAAGCCGCTGCTTCCGCCGTAGGCGCCGCTTCCGCCGCCGCCTCCGAAACTGCCGAGCGCGTGCTTGCGCATGGCAGCAACCTTCATTCTGTCGTAATTCAGCCTAATCATTGGGGTTACAGACTCAGGTACAGGTAGGTAGGATCGCCGTGGTCCATGCGATCGTACTTGTAGTCACTGATACCGTGAGTGTTGAGGCGGCGAAGGAGAGTCTCCACGAACGATGAGATCTGAGCCACGTTCAGATGCTTGGGGACCATGATCTTAGCCTGGCCCTTCTTTGCATCGATGGCCAAGCGAGGGGTGTGGAAGCCCATGTACGCGAGCTGCTCCTCGATGATCTCTTTCTGCTCAGCGGCCTCTTCGATCGAAACACGCTTAGCCTCCTTGAGGAGGATTTCGGCCTCCTCAGGGAGGCCCGAGGCGATTAGACCTGAAGCCATGCGCCTCAGGTAGGAGGAAGAAGTCGTCATACAGCTCAAGTAACAGGGATGCAGACGTTGCAACTCGTGCAGAAGCGGCTCTCAAGGGAGTCACTCACCTGAGCGAACACCATCGAGGAGTTGCAGCGGGGGCACATGCCTGCGTTGCGAAGGGAGTGGGCCTGAAGGCTGGGACGGCCAGAGGCGGTCTTGAGCGTGGAGGCAGACTTCTTGTTCTCCTCAAGCACGATGTCAGTGGCCAGAGGGGTATCCTCGGGCGCTACCACGTCGGTGATCTCAGCCATCGCCAGCTTGTAGCGGAGCTTGCGCCGCTTTTCAGCGGTAAGGACACTCTTGACCTTGTAGAGCTTGTAGGTGTCTTCAATGAATTGATCGACAGGTGTCATCTGCGCTTACCTTTTCTTATAGGAGAACTTTCCTATGACGGAGCCAACGGAATTTCGTGAGTTTGCCCCTCGGAAGGCTCCCACCGAGGACTTCATGGCTACAGTACCCACACGCTGTGATTGACCAGCCCCTGGGTTAAAAGACGAAGAGTAGAATTCCTTAGGATTCTCAGACACATAATAAGCTGCCAGAACAGCAGTTCGGAAGCCATCGTCCTCCCCTGCCTCGGGTTTGACGATCTTTTTCCCGATCTCTCTGACGGTGGCGAACTGAGCACCAAAGTGAGTGTAGGGAGCGTTCCGGATGGCCGAAACACTGGTCATATCGAAGTCCGCCAGCTTCTTGTGTTCCCAGCGAGGCATCTTGTAGTGACCGTTGTACACCATGGTTCGCAGGCGCTTGAAATCCGCGTCGCGGGGGCTGTACTTGATCGCCTTGACGCGCATGCGGTTCAGCTCCTGGATGACGCCAGAGGATCCCCACCGGTCGTATAGTACGGCCTTGATCTGAAGCCCTGTGATGGGGTCCACGATAGACTTGACCAGGTTCTCCATAGTGGGAAAGTGAACCGAGATGAGCTGCCCCGTGTCCATCTTCTTCTCTGGCTTGGCCTCGATGAACGCGTCCAGCTGCAGATGGAACGTGTCGTTCTCCCCGGGCCTCACTGAGTGAATCGAGAGACAGTAGGAGTTTGCGGTCTCACCGCAGTCCACCGTGAGTACACGTGGTACCATCCGTAGGCGGTTGTCGTTGAGGGACGTGAGCAGCTTGGCTGCAACGTATCGAACGCGGCTGGAGTCCAGCTCATCCCTGATGAACTCAGGCTTCCAGCGAAGGAGAGGCGGATCAGAGACCTGCATCTCTTCGATGGCCTGCTCGCTCTCGATGAAAGGAGAGTTCGCAGTAGGAGGCCTGGCCCCGAAATCTCGCCAGAACTTGACGGGATCGTTGGTCTCTTCACTCGCGAGTGACTCACGGGTGATGAGAGGGCTGGCCTCCCAGCTGGAGTAGTGGAACGTGACCTTCCTCGGGTCAGTATCCCCTTCCTTCAGGAGGCTCATCATCTTGTCGTACTGAGATGAGGGGGATGAGATGTTACACATCATCCCCGGCATCGTGTTGTACTCACCGTCTCGCCACTTCACGTCAGACGCAGAGCGGACCGTACGCAAGGAGTTCGAAAGAGAGGCATAGGTCTCTTCTGCGTTGGCGCGGACAGCAGTAGATCCCTGCTTAAACCACGCCAGCTCATCGATGCTGCAGAACACGCGAGTCGAACCACGAAGGGCGCTCATGTCAGCGGCAGCGTACGAGCAGCCGAGTAGCTTGTTGGCGAACACGATGCTCTGGTCCTGGACCTTGTAGAGTGTTCCCTTTTCAAGTCCCTGGGCCTGCTCCACCTTTCGTAGCTCCTTGAAGTACTGGGTAAACCAGGCACTCTGAATCAGGGCTTCCTTGAAGTTCTTCCACAGTGTACGCTTCACCTGGCCTGCCGTAACAGCAACGAACGTCAGCTCGAAGAAGCTGTTCTGCATCAAGCCGTAGAAGCGTGCCGGGTTTGGCAACTGGAGGAACCGGTGAACGTAGTAGGGCGCCAGAACACCCGCCGTGACCGCGGTCTTACCTGACCGCTGACCCAAGCAGCTAACCAGTTCCCAGGGCAGGGAGTCGAATAGCTCCCTGCGGTTCTTGTTGCACTCAGGACAGATTCCATTGTTGAGCAGCACAACATTGGACCGGAAGGTCCCGATGCTGGCATCGACGGGAACATCTTCCATGAAGTCGTCGTTGGAGCAAGAGGGGCAGTAATCTGCGTACATGCGCACACACTGCTCAGCCTGCTTGGCCCAAAGAGTCTCCATCCCCATAAAATCACTGGAAGTAGCGAAGTCGATGACGTTCTTCGCGTACTCAATTTCAATGTCATCGTCGAAAACACTGGGGTCGAGCCCGGAGGCGATAACCCTGTCGATGATGTCTTGGAGATCTAGTAGATGCTCGTTACTCTCCTCGTTCTTCTTACTCACTAATCAGCTTACTTTCAACAAATCCGTAAGTGTCTGGCCGTGGTCAGGCATCAACTTGTAGCGGGACTTGTTCTTGTTGTTGGCGGGGCCGGCAAAGCCGGACGCATCATCAGGATAGGATGCGCCATCATCCTCGAAGAGGTCGCCAAAGGGTTCGTGCTCCTCTTCTGTGGTTTCAACCGGATCTGTCCGGAGGAATTTGGGGTCTAAGTACCCCTTCTCTTCCAGGATGTCCGCCAGTCTACGAAGGACATCCATCTTCTTTGCAACGCGCTCAATTCGGCGGTAGGGAGTCATTTCGAGGCCTCTCGTGCTTTGCGCGTTTTCGCGTCTACACCGAAGTAGCTATCTAGCCCAGCCACTGACTTGGGCATCACATTCTGAACTCGCTCGGCCAACCGTCGGAATGTGTCCTCTGCCAGTACAATCGCGTCACGGTTAGGGATACCGCGCTTCTTCAACTCGCCCTTCAGCTTGCGGGTCTCCTCTGTGGAGACACGAACAAGATCGGTCACGAAGGGGTTGAAGACCTTTTGGATAATGTCGTCGACGGTATCCTCAGGCGTCTTGATCTTGTCCAGCTCGGACAGCAAATCCCTGTATTCTGCCACCAGGCCACGGTAGGCGGTGACGAGGTTGCCGTTTGACCACCCGGCCTGGTCCAACTGCTGCTTGGTTCGGTAGATGCTCTCTTCTAGCTCTTCGAGCATCTCCACCAGGCGCTCAGTGCGACTGCGGGGAGTCCGGATGAAGTTCTCACAGTAGACTCTGACGTCGTCGAAGTCGATACCGTGCTCTCTTCCAATGTCCTCGTAGCTGACACCATCAGCGAACTGAGCGCTGATTACGTCAAGCTGACCCTGAGGCAGGTGAGATAGCGGGTGATTAGGGGAATCGTTACTCATATGATGAGGTCCAAAGCGAACAAGGGGCGCAACGCTATGCAGCGCCGGCCCCTTGCTCACTTAGTGTCCTAAGGTTTTCTATTAGTCTTCACTGAGTGAATCATCATCTTCGTCTTCATCAGCGCTGGCGACACCACGTGGGCCTGGATCGAGGTGGGGTCGATGCTGCTTCATCTCGGGGCCACCCATATCCACAATCAAACCTAAAAGGCTGTGTGGGTCAGTGGGTAGTGCTTCCGCTTCCTCCGCGATGTCCGCAAGTTTCAGCGAAAGCCGAGCGAGGCGCTTAGCAGACGGGGGCAAGAGATTACTCGCTGGTGCCAGTCGTGCCGGTCCAACCTGAGTCATCGGCGGGGCTCTCGGCCTGCTGGTTCAGTTTGCGGGTAAGCTTGTCCGCGAAGGACGAGTTACCAACCGCACGCTCCCAGTAATCGCGAAGAATGCTCTTCTCGTCGCTGACCTTGCTCTCGGAGCGCTCGACGATGTTGAACACGCTCTCACGCGGAACGGTGTGGCTCTTACCACCAGAGCTGATGGAGACGTCGTCGCCGTTCATGCTGGTGATCTTGCCAACCTGGGGAAGCACGCCGTCGAAGAAACGAACGGTGTCGCCAGAGCTGAGAAGAGGAGCCGCCTGGCGAACCTTGTCGAAGGACGCGGACTTACGACCACGACGGTCAAGCTTCGCAGCCACGATGTCGGAGATGTTCTCGTTGGTCCGACGGATCATGAACTTGTTGGTGTCGTTGCTGACGACCTGCCAGAGGTGACCAGTCTGGTCATCCATGTAGCTGGACGCCGTAATGCGACGCATGTTGACCGCGTCAGTCACCGGACGGCTGTCATGATGAAGGGTGAGCATGACGCTGACCGCGTTGCTTCCCTCATGAACGCTCGCCGTGTTGGACTGCGCGTGAACCCTACCGTTGAAAGTGGCCTCAACGTACCGCTCAAGCTGGCCAAGCGTGGGAACAGAACCCATTCCTGGCTCGTACGCGATGAGAGCGTTGCACTTCATCGCATCGATCTCCCGCATATCCACGAGGAACATGTCGGAGCGCGGCGGCAGGTTGCTATCGGCGACCTTCTCGGCGAAACGGCTGAAAACCTTCGCTTGGAAATTACTCATTGTGAATTATTCTCCTAGGAGCCTGAGTTTTGGAAGGAGGCACTCAGGAGCCTGAGTTACAAATTTGTGGTCTGGTTCTGTGGTACCTAGAGCCAGACCTGGGTACCTAGGTAGAAATAACGCGTAATTCCGATAATCTAATGGACTTCCTGCACTTCTTACTTGGAGTGTGCCCACCGTACCAGGCAAAGTATGGCGCTGTACCAGTAGAATTGGGCTCGGTCAGTGCAGTCCTGAGTCCGCCTCTTGTCTACATGACCGCGTGCCGCCTCCTCGTACACACGGGCACACCTAACCTCTGAAGCTGCACGCTCAGCGTGGGTTTTGAGGATCATGTCTTCCTCTACAGTGTACGAATTAGTTCTTCAGCCTGGGCTACCAGGTAGGAATGGTCCTTCTTGGACTCCCCAAGCTTCGCCTGGAGTTCCTTGAAGGGCTTGACCACGCGGTCGTCGATGTGGACCAGCCAGTCGGGCTTAGATCCCGTACGACGTACAAGCTCACGGTTCCTCGTACGAACCCGCTTCGTCGTCGGGTACAACCGATCGGCGTCAATCCCGAGAATACTGAGGACTGTCTCGCCTAGGAGTGTACGGCTGATTCCCAGCGCCTGCTCCAGCGCTCCAAGAGTGGAGTACTTGTTCACCGCCCACTTGACAATGGTCTCCACGGGGACCCGGCTCCGGGCCTCCAGGGCCACGTAATGTGTAGGCTTGGCCTCTTTGCACTCCGGGGAGCAGTAGTAGATGTGATGCTTGGACCGGTTCATCAGAGTCCGGATGTACTGAGGCTTGTAGCTGGGGTCGTCCCAGCCCATGAACTTGGAGTCTGCAGGCTCGTCCGTGTCACTCGCATCTTCGTCAAGAAGAGAGCCCTCGTCGTCCACGGGTTCCTTGAGTTCCGCCCATTCCTCAGAAGTAGGCGGAACGTCCAAGGCCTTCTCACAGTTGTAGCAGACGGGCTGGTTCATCAGTGTCACGAACTGCGGCTCGATCTCAGACTGGTTCGAGGCTCTAAGGGTCCCTCCCCGGAGGAGGCTCACCGCCTTTGACAGGTCCTTGATCACAGCGGACTTCTTTCGCCCAGTCAGCATACTGATGTCCAGGGGAGACAAAGAGTCCTCTCCCTGCTGATTCATGTACACCAGCATGCACCCCTTCACGTTGGGGTACTTCGTGTGGAAAGTACACTGAGTGAGCGTGCAGTCGGTCACGATCGGCTCCTTGTGGAGCTGACAGCGGACCTGCTTACTAGGGGTACTGGGGGACTTCAACTTATGAACCTCTCGCCATGTACCTCCACCGCATCTAAAATGGTAGCATTCGTGGGTAGAGGTGTTTGTTGGTATCGTAAAGGACTATTTACCCTGTGAATGAGCAAAATGCTCGAAAAATCGTAACCCAGCACAATCCATAGTGTGTACTGAACAGTTGGTCAGGAAGGAAACCGTATCCTCATGCAGGAAAACCATAGTAAGATTCGCCCTCTACGTCCAGAGGACGCGACTGAGGAGCAACTGGAGCTTCTAAGCGAGTGGCTCACGGAGGTCGTCGAGGGCGAGCTTGAGATGGACCAGCTAGAGGATGATCCGGCTGAGGGAAAGCACCAGGAGCTTACCTGCCTGCTTCTCGGCATCATCTCCCACATCCGTGAAGAGTTCCTCGGTGAGACGCAAGACGTCGCCTCAGCGGTCCTCAGCGGTATGTGGCCCGAGGAAGAGGACGATGACATCGACTACGAGAACGAGATGGCTTACGAGAACGACTGGCTCATGGACGAGCCTCCCCACTGAACCCATCAAGCTCACGGAACAAAGCCCCGGTCACTTCATTAGTGACCGGGGCTTTGTTGTTGGGGTCTAGTCACCAGATGTGGAGGTGAAGCCACGAGCCGTTGTAGCCGGGTCCAGGAGGCATCTCTTCGTCCCACCCGTCACTACCAATGACGGACTCGTGAGTGATGGCCTTTAGCTCTTCCTCGGTCGGTTCATGGTCAAAGGTCTCCAGGGTTCCGTAGTCGTCCCCCGACTCCGACGTTGCATCGACCCTCCAGATTCGGTTCTTCTTACTCTTTGTGATCTTGCCCATTTTTGATTTGATCTCCATTTGGTGAGCTGGTAGACGAACCTCTCCCTTCAGGGTGTCCTTAGAGACCCTTGGGGGAGTGGTTGGTGTCGGTGTTGGTGTCGTTGGAGGGTGGTTTTGGTCTCCTTCGACGTTTCTTGGGAGGTGGTGGTACCTCAGGGGGTGTGGGAGGGGCTAATTGAGTCGTAGAACATACTAGCTCCTCGGCTCTGGCCTCTGGCGCCGCTTGCGCGAGTGGTGGTTCATCGGTCGATCCAACTGAGGAAGGTGTCCCGGGGTGGGGCCCGAAGGGTCCCCACTGGGTCCTCTTCAACTGTTCGACTGGTGAACTCGTGAAGTTCGCAAGACTGAGGGGATCTCGTACTGGATTAACGAAGCCACCTTCAACGAGATCACCTTTAGAGAGATCTCCTTCAACGATCTCACCCGAATCCTCGTTGAACTCAGTACGGAACGGAGAAAGGGAGAGTACCTTCTCGAAATCCTTGTCAGAGAGGAGAGTTACTGTCCCAACTTCATCGAGATCTGATGGAAGCTCCTCTGAGGGATCTAAGTAAACCCGTCCCTCGTCAAGATCCTCCTGCAACGCGTCAAGACGCTCTTGCTTAGGGTCCTTGATCTTCGCTGATACTGGGACGGAAAGGAAGGAAGAGAGAAGCTCGTTTACTCGGGAGAGGATCTCCTCGGACTTCTCCTGGGTCGTTCTGATGCCATCGTGCTCACGCCCGATCACATGGGGAGCCAACTCTGGGTCCTCGAAGAGCTTCTCAAGGAGGTAGTCCACGATCTCCGTCTCTCGTGGGGCCAGGACCTTGTTGTAGACCTGGGTCATGAGAAGGGAGCGCAGCTTGGTGAACGCCTTGAGGAAATTCGGTGCGTGCTGGAGGAAGAACTCCTCCACCTCTGGCTGGTGGGTTGCCCCGCGCTCGTCGTTCATCCACTTGAGGAGTGGGATCTTACCACCCAACTCCTCTCGTTGATCTTGATCGCACAGGCTAGTGAGGAACTCACGCTCTTCTAATGGAAGGTCGAAGTTCTGGAGCGCGTACTCGAACAAGATGACCGGGTGGCACTGGCAGATGTCGATCGCCGTCGTGCTGTGGAGCTTTCCGTCGAGTTCGTAGCGGACGAAGGGGCGGATTCGGCGCGCTACCTGGGTGAGGAGGTAGTGGAACCGGCCTGAAGTCTCGGTTCGGAAGAGAAGCTCGTCGTGTTCTGCGGTCTGGTACTGCTCGATGAGTCCAGCGGTGTGCCGGAGAGCACGCTCGTCCAGATTCTTCTGGGTCTGCTGCTGTGAGGTGATCGCGAGAGAGGGGATTGCCTCTCTCGCTGCGACGAGATCCAAGCGAAGATTCTTCGCTTTCTGCACGCAAACACGGTTAATTGGGGTGAACCGGGACATGCTGACGGCGATCGCGGTGGCGAGCGCTCGGTAATGTCTCGCGGCTACCGTTCCCTTGAGTGTGTAGTCGTACTTGGGGGCACGAGCGAGGGACCAGTTGCGGATGTAGAAGAGGATCGAGCGGCCAAATCCGTTCTTGGTCTTGGCTACGTACTTGCCGTTGCCGTTGGCGTTCTCGATTCGCCCGATCGCGTGGGAATTTCTCCGGAAGAGGACATTCGTCGAGATGCCGGGGCAGACAGTCTGCTCGATGAGCTTGCTGTAGCCCGTGAAGAGCCGGCGGGATCCGTCCCGGGACCGCTGAATCATGAGGTTCTGGTAGAGTGCGTCGATACCAGTGGCACACGGGGTCAGGGTGTTGATCGTTCGCTCGGGGAGAAGGTGGTAGTACTCCTTCTTCCGCTGGGTAACGACCCAGAGCTGCTCCGGGGTCAGTTTGACCGTCTCGGAGAGGGCCGCCATCAACGCGTCGGGGTTGACGTCGTGTGGGGTGAGGGACTCACCTTTGTTAAGCCAGGCTTGATAAGCTTGCTGGAGATCTTCTTCTGTGCGCGTGTTCCGGCGCCAGGAGTTTTCGTTGGACCACGCCTTGGAGAGGAAGAACTCCAGGTCCTTGTCGACTTCGCCGAAGTGGGCGGGGTCGAGGAGGAGGCCTCGGCGGTTGACGCTTTCTTGTTGGGTCTTTCGGATCTGACCCTTGTACCTGGACTTGCGGAGGCACTTGGGGCGCTCGTCGGCGTTCAAGCCTCCGTCGATCCACTCTCGGACGTTGTCGAGCTTGGCTTTGGAGAGCGCGACGGCTACGGTCCAGTCCTTTCGGTTGGAGGGATCGTAGATCTTGAAGAGGTTGGCGAGGCCTGGGCGGGTCGGGTTCTTCGGGTCGACCGTGTAAGAGCCGCTCTTGAACGTGGCGCAGACGGTGAGGTAGCTGCGGATCGCAACGAGGCGGGCGAAGAGTCGGACCGAATCGGGCGAATGGATGGGCTGGCCGGTCGGGACGCAGAACCAACCCTCTTCTCTCTGCTCGACCAACCACTCGGGGGTAGCGCAGGCTCCCTTGGGGTCGAGGGCGACGAGCTGACCGTTGGCCGCCGCGACTGGACACGGGGTCTGGCACATCAGGTAGGAGTAAAGGTGGCGAGCCCTCTTCTGCTTGGCGAGCCTGGCCCAGTCGACCGTGTTCTGGGGGAACCGGAGAGCCGCCTGCACACGCCAGGCTTCCAGCACTTCGCTGGGAAGGAAGAGTCCCATCTTCCCGTCTTCGTCGAAGACGGGGGAGATCTCTATCTCCTCTGTACGTTGGCGTGCCTGCATCTCACTAAGTTAGCATAACCAGTTCCCTGTCTCTTTACGGCATGGATCAGTTGTGGGCTTCTCCCGGAGAAACCAAATTGTCGTCTGTTATCTGACGCAAGTAGAACGTCCACTCATGCTGGAGGTCAGATTGGTGTCTGCGGCTAGGCATAAAAGCATTAAGCAGCAGCAGGAGAGAGTCGCACAGCAGGTCCTATCTCATAAGGCCCGCTTGTACTCAGCTATTGAGAAGCTGCTAGGTTGCCCATCAGGTAAGCCCCATGCTGCAGCCCTTGTCGAGGTTGAGAGTTGTCTCTTGGACTACCAAGTATGCCTCAAAAGCTTAGGGATACTCTCCCCAGTTCTGGGTGAGTAGCCTGCTCTCATGGCTGCGTACTTAGTGCGGGATCTTCTTTAGATCGAAGTATTTGGCGATGCCTGCAGCGTCCCGTGAGTGGACACTTGGGAGAAAACTGAACGTCTCCTCCCAATTTTCCTTCTGTTGCTTGTTGAACCACGTCTTCCACTGGGCGGGGGTGACCTGGTTCGTCATACGGTAACCGAACACGCGGGTGAGGACGCTTATGCGTCCAATCATCTGGTTGATGGGTTCCGAGTGTACCGACTGCCCTCGGTTTCGAATCATGAACCGCTCTAGGACGACGTAGTCGGGGTTGAGGCGCGTCAAAAGATTGACGAAATTGTTGATGAACACAACGTCCTCATGGACGTCGGTCATGACTTTGATCCACCCATACTCTAGAACCTCCCCGCCGCAATAATGGACCCAGGCAAAATTGACTTTGCCTGGGTCCATTGCAAGGATGGTGGGTCTTGTTACTGCTTTAGAAGGTCCGACTCGGTCGAGTCGTTGATCAAGAAGTGCCTGTTCTGGTTCAGCACTTGCGCCAGCTTCGTTACTGGGTTGACTAGGTCTTCTTTGTTCTTCCACGCTGTTACTAACTCTTGGGCTAACTCATTAGTCTCAAAGAGGCGTTTCCTCATTTGTGAGTACCGCACCTTTGCTTTGTTAATAACGTGAGAAGAGGTCTGCGCTGTCTCAAGTAGCCAGCTTCGGTACTTTGTTTCCGCTTCCAATCTGTAGTTGATCTCCTTGAGTTTAGTCAAGAATACAGAGTTGACAATCTCAGTGACGTCAACTAATTGATGGTAGTCGCCGTCTTTCAGCTCTAAAACATAGGAGTTGTCCTCATGGCATAGAAGCTCAATCTCCACGGCTGCCTAGCTTTCTGTGCTGGTAGAAATCAGAATACGCGAACAGCTTCAGCTGTAAGCGGTACGCCATCGTCCTCTACAATGAGGTAACGACGGTTGACCAAATCAGCCACCTGGTCTTTCACGTACTGGTCTAGGTTTGAGAAGATAGTCTCCTCAAACTGAGCACCATCGATAGATACGTTGATGGTTGTCCCATGAGACGGCTGGTAACGGTGGGTATCTCCGAAACGGCCATTACTTTTGCGGCCTACGTAGCGCATCTGATCGCCCCTTGTGACGAATCCTACATCACTTGAGGAGAACATCTTAGCGCCGATCGTTACCATCGCTCCATCTCGTGTAGTCTGCCTGACAGTGGTAGCACTTGTACCGTCGGGAGGAGGGCTGGCAGCGGGGTCGCCTCTGTAGATGTAGATCATTCGTTTACTCCAAGGGCCTTGGTGGCCATTTGGACACCTTAGCCGCCTTGCGCTCATCTGCGTCCATGGCTTGCCATAGCAAATCCATTTTCGCAATGATAGCTGTGTTCTTCTGTTCCCAGTCCTCTTTGGCCTCGCCGCGAACCTTCTTTAGTTGCTCTGCTGCCTTGAGGTACTCTCTAACTAACTTGCTGTTTCTCGTCATTTCTCATACCTCCCTCAAAGGCTTCCCAACGTCTGCATGGCCAGGGGCCGTGACGGTGGGCCCGTCAGACTTGCTTGTCTCCACCCTGTGTCCAGGGCTTCGCATGTGAGTTGGATTGGCTTTGAGGAAGGCAGCCGCATCTTCAGCATCAGTTTGAATGCTCTTGATGTGGTTAGGCAGGATAAGGGGGTTGATGTTGCCTAGGGGCACCCTAGCGTAACCCTCGAAGGACTGGATCAGGCGAGCCTGAAGGTCCCACGAGGTAAGAATGCCCTCGGGCTTGTTGTCTGACACGCCGTTGATTTTCCAGCGTGTACCATCGGCTGTGTTGTACAGCCAGTCTTCTGTTGTGATGTTCTTGAGGGTGTTGTCTGTCCAGAACGCCTGTGAACTAAAGCTCTGGTAAACACCCAACTCTTCAAGTGTCAAACTCTCCTGTACACGTGGGATATTTACCCGAATTTCAGTGTGCTGAAGAAGCTTGTATGCGAATCTAATACCTATTACCTTAGGTAAGGGACTGCTAGGTGTTTTTCGACGCAGCGTTATCTTGAAATGCAACCTTTGTTGCCCAAGCCGTGTCCGGAAACTGTCCTCACTGAGGCGAGAGAACTCAGCCTCAGCCGGGGACTTGATCCAGTAGTCGATGGACGTACCGGAAGGTGCGTAGTCGAGTATGTTGAGGGTATCTACCAGACCTAGGTTTTGCTTGATATCTAGGTCGAACTCAAGTGTTCCGTGCACTGCGGTTCGGTGGAGCGACCAGTACACGGGACGCGTTGGGTTGTTGTAATCTGGGGAGACGTTCGCGCATCGAACGTTGGGTGAGGTGACGTCGAAGACCTCTAGTTTCGTCCCGCGCTTCTGGTAGCCTCCAACGATTCCCACTCCGTAACACACAGGGCAGATGCCGCTGGGGTCTGACTCAATGTCGAAGCAGGAGCACCGACGCCCCACTTTGATTCTCTGAAAGAACTCGAAGTAGGTGGGACTGACATTTGAAGCATTTTGGCTCATTCGTGCAATAGCTGGAATGAGGTCTTCACGCGCTCGACGCTGAGGTACGTCACCCAGAATATCTGTCCTGGAGTTGACTCGGTCATTGTCCGGCGGTCTGTAGCCCCTTGCGCCCATAAAGTACGTCTCTGTTTTATTGGTTTATCTAGTCAGTAGACTCGCTTCCCACATAACGTCACGGAATTCGCCAAATATGGCCTCAGGAAATCTACGTCTATCACCTCAAGTTGCTGTTCGCGGTGCTGTTGTCGCGTTTGAGGAGCTGTTTGTCGAGGAAGATGGGTCCGCCACGTCCCCCCTTGATCCTACAGCCTATCCTTCCGTGGCAATCTACTCCCCAACCGAAGAGATGCTGCAGTCTGGAGTTGGGTCTGCCGTGTCTGGGTCAGAAGGACGATGGAGGTTTACCTGGTTCGTACCGTTAGATGCAGACTTGTCCGGACCCGATGCTCCTTGGCGCATCGAGTGGGTCATGGTTACCCCGGGAGGTCGTCAAGTAGAGCGTCACGCGAATTTCTTCGTAGTTGATAACGTTGAAGCCTCTTCCGAGGAGCGGGCGTACACGTCAATGGTGTACGCCGGACAATCGGAGCGAGTTTTTGCCAAGTTCCGCAACCGTCAGGAGAGAATTCAAGTCAACCTAGTGGACCAAGGCGAGGACTACGTCGATTTGACGCCTGGTGTGGTCGAAGTGCAGCAAGACGGGTTCTACACCTACTATGTTGATACACCTGAACTCACTACTACCGGATGCTACTTAGCGGTGTGGAACAGTCGACAGACAGCCATCTCACAGAGCGTTACGTCCGTTCAACAGATCCGGGTACCAGAATCCAAGTTTTGGTGGCTTCAGCCTAGCATTCGAATGCTCCTGGATAAGGCTCAGAAGAAAATAGGGCATGTTCAGTCATACTCCGACTCAGATCTTTATGAGTACATGATGCGAGGCGCTGATTACATTAATGCGACCAACCCTATTACTGGGTGGACCCTTACCAACTGGCCTGGCGCTTTCGGAATGACTAATTTCCTCTTGATGGCGTCCGCCTGGTACGGTCTCCAGGCTCAGTACCTTGGAGAGGCAGAGACTGCCTTCAACTTTTCGGGTCAAACTGTGACACTGGATATCGATCGCACCTCGTACTACGCTGACGCCATGAGTAGATTCAAGGACTACTTGGATAATGATCTACAGAAGACGAAGAGAAACATGCTTCGTCGTGTAAGTGTCGGTGCTCTCGCCTCCCGCCCCCTCAGCTTCGGTTTAGAGTCCTTGGTTGCCCGAGTTCAGACTACTAATGGCGGGAAGAACCAAGCTCTTCCCATATTTAGCCGGCTAGGGTTGCTATAGTACCCCCTCATAAAGACTAGCATTTGCTACCTTATATGGTGCCGGAGGTAATATGCCAGTTTTGACCATCACGAATTTAACCGCACGACGCCTACCCGTTGACTCACGCGTAGGTGTGCTTGAAGCAAACCAACAGCGCTCCGTAGAACTTACGGGCGCTGAGGCAGAGGCGGCGGCCAATGCGTTAACTCGCCTCGCCGCCGCTGGTCTCATTGTGTGGACTGGGGCTCCTACAACGACTCTAGCTGATAATGCAGCCGAGCCAGTTTTTGGCGGCAGTCCTGTCCTTCGAGGTGCAGGAGACCCAAATGGGGTAGTATCTGGTTACCCAGGAGACCTATACACTGACGGAGAGGGTGGAGTTGGAACTACTCTCTATGTAAAGGAGTCCGGAGCTGGCACTGACACTGGCTGGGTAGCCAAGTAGTACGGTTAAACTGTTTTAATGGTATTCCTCACTACCTCAAGTGGGGCACATCGAAAGTAATTGCTGCATGAAGAAGAAGTTCATCGTACGTAACCCTAACGGGAGCCGTGTCTTTGTGGGAGGCGTCCAGGTTAACGCTTTTGCCCATGAGGTCATTGAGTTGAACCCTCGCACTGCCCGCGAACTCCGTAAGTACGGAGTCATGGTGGAGCCTGCAGGGGAGACGCCAACTCCAGTGAAGTCTGAAGCTAAGAAGTCAAAGAAGACTAAATCAAAGAAGACCTCAAAGAAGGAAGCGAAGGCCGAAAAGGCCGTCAAGAACGCCCTCAAGGAGATTCCCCAGGAAGAGAAGGAAGCGAAGGCTGAGGAGCCTACTCAACCCGAAGAGCTTCCTGCAGCCCCTGTCGAGGAGGCGCAAGTGAGAGCCCAAGCGGAGACTCCTGTGACGGAAGAAGACTCGGCGGTATCCGAGTCCCCGGACGACCTCTCTGACGGGACCGAGGAAGCCTCCGTTGAGGAGCCCGAAGTGGACGTTGCGGCGAAGGCTTCTGCCAAGGCGCGTAAGCGGCGTGGACGCAAGTGACATCGGTTCGTCGTAGGTCATACGGGTCGTACGCAGGGCCCTCGATTATCGGATCGGAAGAGTTCGACGGCTCAGGAGCACAAGAGCACTGGGATCGTGTACTGTGGCTTACTTCCATGGTCGAGAGCGGTGGTAGGTTTGGATCTATCACCATGTACGACGGGACCGCTGTCACTGCGGGACTGCATCAGGCAGTCGCAGTCTACCCTCGCGCCCTTCGCTATGAGGACTGGAACGCCACAGACGACCAGGGTTCTTTCTGGCAGTTGTTGCGTCGCCTGGAGATGATTCCAGACTTCCCTACCCTCCAAGACCTCTGGACTGCGCTTGCTGCTAAGAACTGGTACCTCGCCACTGATTCCACTCTGCGCTACTTGGCGGATGCCACTGTCAAAGTGAAGAACCGTAGCAAGAAGGTCAAGGCCGGCGATATCGTCTACGGCGCTGAGATTCGTGAGGAGTTCACTCCCAACGCAGGGAAGGTGCCTGCACGCGGGAAGGCATGGGAGCAGAGTAAGGCATGGGCTTTACTTTTCCATGCGGTGTTTGCAGATCCCAAGAGTTTCAAGGCCCAGGTGTCTTTCGGGCGTGAACACTTTGAGAAGGTGTGCCGCCATCGCACGCTCACAGTCTCGGGGGAGCGCAAGACCGTTGAGGATTGGGTGTATGGTGGCCAGCTGGAGGGCTTCAGGGCCGCGACAGATCAACTAGACCTTGCCCTAGCGGTGTGGTGGTCACACAGCGTCAACGCTCCTGCAGAGGCGTACAAGATCATGAAGCGAGCCCTTCGCTCCACCACCCCAGACGCTGACCCCGATAAGTTCTCAAGGCTACTTCTCCGCTACTTGGCTGCATCGAAGCATGGCCGGTGGCACTTCACCGAGAAGAGCGGGCGCTGGCAGCGCACGAGGTCAACCGCCAAGAAGGTGTGGGATTCCCACCTCTTCAACCCAGGCGGGGCCATGCCCTACAGATTTTGATCTGTAGTCACGGCATGTAAACAGAAAGGGAGACGTAATGTCTACTGTGCGATATGGTGATGTTTCTCAGCCAACCAGGACCGTAGAGGGTTCTGATCTGGAGGAGAGATTCAAGAAGAATAAGCAGCTCAAGGAGGGTGAGTCTTCCGAAAACGCTGTTGAAGATGACACCCAAGAAGTTAACAAGGACTAAGTAATCATGATTCTTACTGCCGACAAGAGTGCGTTCCTTTACCTAGACGAGATGCTGGACAAGAAGGAGCCCATCTACGTACGAAACGTAGCCCGCTACATGGGGAAGCGTGGTATCGTGGTCGTCACTCTCAACGATGGTCACCGGTCGCATCGGGAGACTATTCCGAACACGAGACACCCGGTTTGCCTCTCAGCCAAGGTGACACCGGCAATGATTGCCAACTCGAAGTCCCTTCGGGAGCTTCTTGATGGTGGCTCCCTGGAGCTGGTTCCGCGGGAAGTGGCCGAGAAGGAACTCTCAGACGAGACAGTCCAGGAGGAACTAGCTGCTGCGTACAAGAGCATCGGCCTTCGTTCTGAGGATGTCATGCGTCTTCGCCGTGGTGACGACGACTTCAAGATCACCAACGAGAACGGTCTGGCCCTTCAGCCGGATCTCAGCCCTCAGAAGGACTTTGTCTCGTTCGACAACGCTCCGGACATGGGCAACCCCTACAACAACTCGTACAGCGACGACATTCAGGTCCTGGCAGACGCGGGCCTCAAGGATGAGGGCGCGAGCCCTCGTATCGTCGGCTTGGTCGAGGCCTTGTCCGCTGGTGACATGAAGGCTCGTGAGGTTAAGAGTGAGCTGGTCGGTATGGAGCTGAGTGAGAAGGACTTAGCCTACCTCATCGCCAACGCATCAGGGATCGTGGCGAACTACGCCAAGGAGAAGTTCGCTCGCCTAGAGAAGGACGCAGACTGAGGTTTGCTGATCCCTTTAACTTAGCTCGACTTACCAAATAGGACCCCTTACCGGGTCCTATTTGTGTTTCTAGAGGGTAATCGATACATGACCGCAGGCACAGAAGTCACCAATGTCATCAACTTTGACGCAGTCAGGAGACTGGCAGCTGATGAGGATCGAATCGTACGTGAACTAGCATCACGAGCGCCCTCCACCCGTTACAAGACCTCTATTGACTCGGAAGATTCTCGGGGACCGTACCGCTATAACGGCACTCCGATGGTTATTACCACTGAGGACCTGGCAAACCAGGGCAGGTACATCCTGTTTTGGTCGGGACCTCAGAACACGCAGTGGAACTTCCCTCTTCGCGCCTCGATGCAGCAGACCAAGAGCGGTACGATTCACCACGTGTGGAGGGACAGCAGCAGGGAGACCTACTACGACGAGCCCACCGTGGCATTTACGTTCCAGACGGGGAACATCATGCCTGTGAGGCTGCGTCAGGGGGTTCAGAACCCTGATGGGGTGAGCCAAGTCGCCGAGACGATCAGCCTTCCTCCTGGTCTTCTGGATCTCTACGACTTCTTCGAGATTCTCAACGCAAAGCGAATTCTGAGCGATGGACGGCCCAACTACGTCTACATTGCTTACCATTCTCTAGCGTTCCCCGAGATCTTCCTTCGTGGGTTCTTCCAGCCTGAAGGCTTTTCCTTCTCCGAGGATGCTGCGAACCCTGCACAGGTCACTTGGCAGTCGACGTTCAAGATCCACTCATCGGAGCCCAAGTTCTGGTCTTCAGCTCGTCTGAAGGAGGCCTGGATTACTGCCTTCCGCGCCCAGGGAACTCTACTGGCTCAGGAGGCTGGAACAGTAGGCAACCAGACTGTGTTGGGGACCACAGGAGTCCCTGTTCCTGGCCAGGGATCTGGTGGGTGATCTCTGTAAAGAGGTCTCATGTCGGATGAAACTTCCCCCAAGCCCTTAGTTACTTACCGCACGTCTCCCTCAGACCTGCCTGACCATACGAATGTAGCCTACTTCGTAGGAGAGCATGAGATCATGAACATTGATCTCAACCACGGGTTCATGGCTGCGAACTCACATACGAGTGAGTGTATGCTCCTCACGCAGGTCTTCGTGACGCCTCACGCTCACATCCAGCTTCTGGAGGAAGCGCGTTCTTGGATTTCGGCTTCGACCCTGGAGACTGGCCGTGATCCCGGTGACCTACTTCTACGAATTCGCGCCCTACTTGAGGGACCCACTCAGTGAAGCTGCCCCATCCTGTTGAGGCAGAAGCTCACATGCGAGCCGAGCTTCTGCGGGGTGGTTACAACCTAAAAGAGGACCGTAACAACCTCAAGATCTGCTGCCCCTTTCCTCATGAGAAGCACGAGGACCGGAAGTATAAGCTGGGCTTCCTGAAGGACGGTAGCCGAGTTCACTGTTGGAACTGCAAGTGGAGTGGTTCCTGGAACAAGTTCGCTGAGACCGTAGGGCTTGAACCCTTCGGCTCAACGGCGGACGAAGGGGTTATTCCTGACTCTGTCCTGCTGCAGGATCCATTCAGAGCGCTGTCCTTGCGGATGCAAGAGCGCAGTAAGGCTGGTCAGGAAAAGAGGTCTCTGTCCAACTTCGAACTGGCCGCGTCTGACCTCAACGACGATATCAGGACCGGGCTACTGATCAATGAACCTTCTGTGATCAAGGAGCTGTCTCCCTGGGATGGTGGCAGGTGGAGAGGGCTAGGACCCAAGCTCCTCAAGGCACTGCACGCGTCGCGCTGGGAGCGTAAGGTCACCTTCCCTAGTGGTGACACCATCACCGAGCCACGCATCTTCTTTCCCTACCTGCAGCATCAAGAGTTAAAAGGCTATGTGGGGCGACGTCTGGATGGCATCGACAAAGTCAAGTACCTGAGAGCCGAGTGGAACAGTGCTTCCAGCACTCTCTTTCCTTTTGACTTCGTTCGTGAACGCTTCCCTCGTGCTAGATCAGTCTGTTTAGTAGAGGGGGAAGTAGACGCACTCAATCTGATATCCTCTCAGATACCAGCACTGTCTATCCTCGGTACCGGGGCCTGGTCTTCCGCTAAGCGGGAGATCCTTTCAACCTGCTATGATCATCTGGTTGTAGTGATGGACCCTGACCCCGTAGGAGCTGACTGTGCTCGGAAGATTATTGCTTCTTCGGCCTCCTCATTCAAGTCGGTAGTACCAGTTGACTTGCCCCCAGATGAAGACCCCGGTACCCTAGACAAAGATCAGAAACAATGGCTAAAAAACCAAATGCCCTCAAGGGCCTAGAGACCGCGGTAACTGGGCTCATCAAGAAAGCCCAGGAAGAGGCCGTCTTTTCAGAATACAAGTTCAAGTTCAGAGCCAGTGGTCTCCCGTTCTGTCCTCGCGAGCTTGTGATTGACCGCCTCATCAAGGAGGAGAACCGCGTCGGTAGTCTCATGGACTACGGGTTCGCCTTCTACGTTGGTATCGGAACTGCGGTCCACGAGGTAATCCAGCGTTACCTGGGCATGGTCAAGGGACTGTACGGGAACTGGACCTGTTGCGGCTACACAGAGCTGGAACGGGAGGGATCTAAGGAGTGTCCCGTGTGTGGTGAGCCTCAGCACTACGACGAGTTCAAGATGTCGTTCGGGGACTCTTCTGCGTACGCTGACGGTGTGTGGTTACGCCACAACGCTGTGTGGGAGTTCAAGACCTACGGCGTCGATAAGGTCGACGACCTAACCGAGCCCAAGGACGCCCACCTACAGCAGGCGTCCTGCTATGTGGAGCTTCTGAACGAGGCTCGTGGCTGGAACATCGACAAGATCATCTTTGTGTACCTTGCACGGGACAACCCACGTAAGTTCAAGGTTCTGGTAGTTCCCCCGATCAAGAACATGTACAGCACTGTTTTGAAGGAGTACCGGGAGGCCCAGAAGATGGCAGAAGCCAAGATTCTTCCTAAGCGCGTATGCGAATCCCCGACAGACGGTGATTTCATGAACTGCGGGTACTCTGGCATTTGCTTCTCTCCCGACCTTGACAAAATGCTGATTCCAGTAGAAAGTCTGGTCCGATGAGCGCGGATCCTCTTAGAGTCGTGGATGAGATCCGCGAAATGCTTACGAGCGGTGCCTATTCTGTGGACGAGGGCACCCTCTCTGTGATCTCTGACCTAGAAAACGCTTTAGTTGCCGAGGGTTACACGCGGCAGGTTGTAGTCAAGGAGGAGACCTACTCCGAGTCCCGTGCGCAGCGCCTTCTCACCTTTGGTGGTGACATTCAGGCGGTGGTGCAAAAGGCACGTGAGAGGAAGCGGATTTCCCCTGCGGAAAAGGCAGAAATCATACTCTCTTGTTCTACAGCTTACCTTAAAACAGTGCACGCCTTCAAGGTTGGTTCGAAGGTTTGGAGCGCTGCACAGAAGGAGCTTTTACCCGAGTTATTGTCAGTTCACGAAGGGAAGTTAGACGACCTTCTGGAGCTGCTTGACAAGCACTTGAGTATGTTCTCAGAATCACTTGAGAAGTGGCTCACACCTAACAAGTAGTGCCCTAGTGGCAGTTTGACTTGTTCTAGTTAATCACAAGCTAATAGCCGATTTCCTTCGGAATTGAGCCGGCCAATGAGCCGTGTAATACAGCTACGGGTGCTGCGTGCCCGTAGCTGAATGAATTATTGCGTAATGATGGAGTAGCTGAATCGTGACACTTACCTCTGGTAGAACCACTTACAAACCCTTCCGGTATCAACAGGCGTACGACTACTGGCTCAAGCAGCAGAACGCGCACTGGCTCCACACTGAGATTCCAATGTCCTCGGACGTCCAGGACTGGAAACTCACTCTCAGCGACGAAGCAAAGGCGCTGGTTGGCGGTGTGCTCAAGGGGTTCATTCAGACTGAGTTGGTAGTCAATGACTACTGGTCCAGTAAGGTCGCCAAGTGGTTCCCTCACCCAGAGATCGCGATGATGGCCAGCTGCTTCGGCAGCATGGAGACCATCCACACTGTCGCCTACGCTCAGCTCAACGATACCCTGGGCCTCTCGGACTACGACGCCTTCATGGATGAGCCTGCGGCCAAGGCCAAGCTGGACCGCCTGGTGGAGGTCAAGGGTGAGTCCATTCGTGATATCGCTCGAAGCCTGGCCATCTTCTCGGCCTTCACCGAGGGAGTCTCACTATTCAGCTCGTTTGCTGCCTTACTCAATTTCTCACGATTCAATATGCTCAAGGGCGTAGGTCAGATCATCTCGTTCTCCATCCGGGATGAGAGTCTCCACAGCGAAGCGGGTTGCTGGCTCTTCCGTCAGCTGATCGAGGAGAACCCCGAGATCTGGGACGACGAGCTGAAGCGTGATCTCTACGAAGCTGCGCGTGTCACGGTGGCTATGGAGGATGCATTCATTGATTCGTTCTTCGACGTCGGCGAAGTCTATGAGCTTCAGCGACAAGACCTGAAGAACTTCATTCGTCAGCGCGCCAACGTAAAGCTGGGAGACCTGGGCTTGAAGATGAACTGGAAGAACATCGACAAGGATTCCCTGGAGCGTATGGCCTGGTTTGACTTCCTATCGGCGGGACAGTCTCTCACAGACTTTTTCGCTACTCGCGTCACCGACTACAGTAAGGGCGCGATTGACTTTGAATCTATGTACAACGAGCTGGATGCAGCTCCCGTTGTAGCCGCGGCAGAGTAATGTCACAAGAACTAATGGATCTTCAGGCCTCAGGAGAGGCTCCCGAGTGGATGACAGTAGAGGGATTCTTGACCCTGAGTCGAGGCTACCTCCTGGATGGCGAAACTCCCAAGGGAATGTACCTGAGACTGGCAGAAGCGGCTGCTACCCGCCTCGCCAAGCCCGCGCTCGCTGCTCGCTTCTTTGACCTTTTCTGGAAGAACTGGCTCTGCCCCGCCTCTCCCGTAGCGGCAAACATGGGCGCTGACAGAGGCCTTCCTATCTCGTGCTTCGGTCTCTATTGCCCTGACTCCGTAGACGGCATCATGAGCACCATGCATGAGATCGGCATGCTCTCCAAGAACGGGGGAGGCATCGGTGTTTCGTGGTCGGATGTTAGAGCCCGCGGCTCTAAGATCTCAGGCAACGGTGTGTCAGACGGTATCGTTCCCTTCCTGAAGATTCAGGACTCCACAACGATCGGTATCTCCCAGGGCGGTACTCGTCGTGGGGCATCTTCTGCCTACCTCGATATCGAGCACGGGGACTTCGACGAGTTCATCGAGATGCGTCGCCCCCAGGGCGACGTGAACCGCCAGTGCCTCAACATTCACCACGCAGTGTGCGTGGGCGACGAGTTCATGCAGAAGGTCGTGGACGGGGACAAGGAAGCACGGCGAAAGTGGACCAAGGTCATCAAGTCCCGTTTCGAAACTGGTGAGCCCTACCTATTCTTCAAGGACACCGTCGATAGAACTCGTCCAGAGTGCTACAAGCAGCGTCAACTTGATGTGCGTGCTAGTCAACTTTGCTCGGAAATTTTCCTCCATAGTGATGAGGACCATACCTTTGTTTGCTGCCTTTCCTCCATGAACCTAGCGCGATGGGAAGAGTGGAAAGACACAGACGCGATTCAGCTTTCTATTTGGTTCCTTGACGCAGTGATGGAAGAGTTCATCGACAAGGCCCAGCACATCAGCGGATTCGAGCGTGCTGTGCGCTTCTCGCGTAAGAGCCGCGCCCTTGGTCTGGGGGTGTTGGGGTTCCACACCTTGCTGCAGCAGAAGATGCTCCCCATGGACTCCTTCGAGACCATGATGCTCAACGCCGAGATCTTCAGGACCCTGCAGCGTGGGGCAGAGACCGCAACCTCAGACCTGGCCGCTGAGTACGGAGAGCCAGAGTGGTGCGAGGGGAACAACCGTCGCAACACGCACCTCTTAGCGGTAGCCCCCACTGTTAGTAACAGCCTCATCTCCGGTAACGTCAGTGCAGGCATTGAGCCGCGTTCGTCGAACGCGTACGCCCAGAAGTCGGCTAAGGGGACATTCCTTCAGCGAAACCCTCAGCTCATGGCTCTCCTGGCCTCAAAAGGCAAGGACACACCTGAGGTGTGGCGTTCGATCGTGAATGAAGCAGGTTCGGTACAGCACCTGGCCTTCCTCACCGACGAGGAGAAGGAGGTCTTCCTGACCGCTCGTGAGATCAACCAGTATGCACTGGTAAAGCTCGCGGGTCAGCGTCAGCAGTGGATCGACCAGGGTCAGTCATTGAACCTTTTCTTCCCCGCCAACGCTGATCCTAACTACGTCAACGGCGTACATATCGAAGCTTGGAAATCAGGGCTGAAGACGTTATACTATCTGCGAACCGCGTCCGTACTCAAGGGAGACTCGGGTTCTCGCGAGTACAGTAGAGCAGCCTCCGAGTGTGCTGCGTGTGAAGGATAGAGATGGCGTATAAGTCAGTTTGGGTTATCTGTTCAGAGTGTGGACATCGTCAGGAGGACATCGAAGGTCATCCTGAGGGGTTCGATCCTTGTGGTAAGTGCGCTGCCTACGCTATGACAGCGGAGGAGGGCATTTTCGAGCAGTCCTCGCAGAAGAATGCCAAAGAACTCAACATCAAAGGCTGGGCCTCCTGGGGCTAGTAAACACGTCCTTACGGGAAAGGACGCCGCCCTCTTGGAGGCGTACCTCAAGGCTCAGGGGTGCGATACTAGGAGTTCGCGCTTGAGCTTCCTTTTTCAGGCGACTTCTCACCTAGTGTTTGGCTCCTCTGCTGCGGAGCTACACGCGCTTATCTCCACGCCCGCGGGGAGGCTGTCCCTGCGCAAGCTCAAGACGGCTGTGGATTTCATACTAAAGCTCAAGTGCTAACGCTCAGTCAGCTCCTCCTACTCACGCAAGAGGCTCGCCGCAGCTTCAAGGCGGACTACCGTCTGGACTCCCTCAAACAGACCGAGGGTCAGGACGTAGATGGGGAGTTCATCGCAGAGGTAGGGATAGTGGTCGGAGGGAAAGAACCTCGTCGGCCTATCATCAGGGCGTACTCGGAGAAGATCGACGTTACTTCTCCTTGTAAAGTGTCCTGTACGTGCAAGTACTTCATCTATAAGCTGGCTGTGCCGCTTATGCTGACTGGAAGTACGGACGTAAAGATAGATGAGGATGATATCCCTCCACAGTTCAAGAACATTCAAGAGCCAGGACTATGCGCTCACCTTCTAGCACTCGCAGAGGTTGTTCTTGCCCCCAGCAATACCGAACGCGACCGACTTCGACGAGAGTCCTTCCGCGTGCGAATCAGCGATAGACTTAAAAACCTGTGACATCTGCACGGCAACTCCTAGACAGCGTGAACGATGAGGAGACCCTGGACCAAGAGGTCCTGGTGCCCATGTTCGCGAAGGCCAGCTACCTGGTCGACAGTAGCATTGAACTGCTAGTGCGTCACAGCACGTACTACCAAGTTCACGTTCTCGAACTAGGTAGTCAGGTAGCTGCAAACCTGGACCGGAATCGGGCTCTGTACAAGAGAACAGTCGCATTCTCCACCGATGGGGAGTTCGGGGATATCAAGTCCAGTCCGGAGTCACGCCAGCGCGCTTTCATTCTATCGTGCATGGACCTTCAGCACGCGATTGCGTCCGGAGATTCTGTACGCCAGCTTCAGGTCATTCGAAATCTTGAGCTGAACCGGATGGCAAAGGACTCCATTCTCAACGAGTGGCTCACCTTAGCCTCTGACTATGTGGAGCTGTCTTGGCAGGCGGCCAAGTTGCGCCTCCAAGGGGACACACTGGGAGGCTCGCAGGTAGAGCTGCAGCTGCTCAAGATTGAGAATGAGCTGTGTGTTTCACCTGACGAAGCTTTCGGTCTCATCAACACCCTTCAGCTGAAGCAGAAGGCGCTGCGTAAGATCTACGAGAATATATTCGCTGCCTACTCCCGCATCGTCTTGAAGATGGCCAAGTCGCAAGCCATCAGCGACGACTCCACGCTTGAGAACTTCCAGAACGGAAGCTTCGGTCTGATGCGTGCTATTTCGTCCTACGATCACGCCTCCAACGCGAGATTTGTGGGTCATGCTCGCTGGTGGGTACGGCAGTCCATCCTGTATCACATCAAGGAGGACGCTAACCTCATTCGGGTCTCCTCAAACACCTGGCAGCACTACGCCAAGATCCAGGCCGTCATCAAGAAGCACGCAGGCTCAGAGGGTGAACTGCCAGTGGAGCGAATCGCAAAGCTGTCAGGTTTCACGCCCACCCAGGTGTCCGAGGTATTGCGGACCATCGAAGTGAGTCAGGTCAAGTCTCTAGACTATCCCCTCCGTGGTGAAGACGACTCCGTCGGGTCCACCGTGGCAGATTCTATCGAAGACACGACTATTGAAGATCCCCTCGACATGAAGCCAACGGACTCTGTAAAGAGTCTGTTAGACTCCTTATCTACTAGGATGAGGAACTTAGTATGCCTCGCCTACGGACTCACTGAGTATGTAGTCGTGGAAGTTGACTCCGACCTCATCGAGGCGGAGAAGCAGCGACAAACTAAAGCCTTCCAACAATCAGAGTACTCCGAAATTCAACAACAATCAGCTTAGTTCCTAGCCCCTGTAGGGCACTGTAAATACCAAACCCGTAACACTCCGTTACTCCTAACAATTAGCGAATATAGAAGAGGTGAGTCCATCATGGCACTCAAAGACCTAGACGACACCAACCCGCGTGGTGGTGAGAAGAACTGGAAGTCCGCTCTTGAGATGGCTCAGATGCCTAAGCTCGATGAGTGGTACCGTTTCCGACTTGTGGGAGGAGTTTTCTCCTTCTCGCAGCACTGGATCGAGTTCGTAAACAAGGACGGGCAGACGAAGCGCTTTCCGACCGAGTGTCCGAACTGGGACCAGGAGACTGAGACCAACACCAAGCCCGGGGGTTGCCCGGCCTGTGAGGCTGGAATCAAGGCCAGCCCTCGGTACATGATCAACGTCATCGACCGCCAGCTTCAGGATAAGGATCCGAAGGATTGCCTTCGTGCCCTGGAGCTTCCGCCGACCGTTTTGCGCAAGATCATTGACCTGAAGAAGCTCAACGTGATCAAGGGCAAGGCTGTAGCGGTTACCAACAAGAAGTACGGCTGCGACATCGCTCTACAGAAGGTCAAGAAGGCCGGCTGGGGCACTGAGTGGCAGGTACAGAAGCTCGATCGTGTCGCACTGGATGAGGATGAGCTGAAGCTCACGCTTGTCGACTTCGAGGAGTTCTACCTTGAGCCCGATCCCGTCTCGATGCGTGCCGACCTGATTCGTGTAGGCGTAATCTCCGCGGGTAACGACAGCACCGGCGGTGCTCAGATGCCTTCGAAGAAGAGCCTCAAGGAAGAGGCGGCTGACGACGAGGAGATCGAGGATACGGAGGAAACTCCGGCCCCCGCTCCCAAGAAGCGCAAGAAGAAGAAGCGCAAGGCTCCTCCGCCCCCTCCCCCGGAGGATGATGACGACGACGACGACGACGACGACGAGGACGAGGACGAAGCCGAGGCACCTCCGGCTTCCCCTGTTGCTGATGAGGACGTCGATGACGACGACCTCTTCGGCGACGACGATGATGACGACCTCTTCGACTGATCGTTCGTCCCTGCTCTGACTCCGTAACTACTAGTCACTACTAGCTAGTCATTAATGATTCATGAGAGGGGGCGTTCTACCCAGGGCGCCCCCTCTCGCTTTAACACTTGGTTATCAACGTATGCGCGAAGTCGAGTACTCTGAACTGTCAGACGCCGTAGGTATCGGACAGAGAGTTGCGGTAGTTCTCCTCAAGAATGGCAGTGCGCTATGTCGTGCCGCCGAGGCAAGCATCAGGAACACAACATTTGGGTTCGAGTCTATGGGGTACAAGGTACGTCTTTTGAACGTGTCCCCTGAGTCTCAGCGCGACAGCCGCTTCTCTGTTGTTCGCGTCCCTCAGATCCGTGTGTTTGACGGTGGTCGTCTCACCTACAAGCATATTGGCGCTCCCTCCCCTGAAGAGGTTCTGGAAATAACCAGAGAGCTGTAAATCACTGAGTGATATGAGCAGCTTGAAGGCCAAACTACTCGACTTACTCTCCCCTGAGAGAGTAATCAAGTTCGCAGGAAATTGGGTAGAACTACCTAAGGACCTAGAACTCCGTTCCGCCAACTCGTTTCTAGTGAGCGCCGCTGCCGGCGAAATCACCATCTTGGTAGGGCACCAGCCTGTGATGTACGACCGTGTTCGTGCCATTGCGTTGCTGGGACTCTCACCTGTCAAGGCTGTCGAGTTACGGGACCTATTCATTCGCCTCGTGCAGCAGTACGAGGCCACCTATGGTCCCATTACCCCCGACTCGGGTAATGAGACCGTTCATTAGAGTCAGAAATCAATAATCATCATGGCTGCAAAGAAAAAGACTGCTGAGAAGGTGTTCCTCACCTCCGTAGAGGACATTTCAGCTTATGCCGACGTCCTGGGTAAGGAGTTGGACAATCCTCCGGTCTCCATGGACCGTGGGAGTTACGTCAACGGTGCCCTCTCGTTTGGGTCACTGATCCTCGACCTACTAACAGGGGGCGGAGCCCCTCCTGGCAAGATTAGTAACGTCTTCGGCCCAGAGGGGTCTGGTAAGTCCACCATCTGTGGTCACCTCATTCATAGCTGCACCACTGACCGTGTTCCGATCTTCTATTTCGACCACGAGGCTGCGGCTGACGGCAAGTACTTCTCGGCCCTTGGGGCCAAGCTCCGGATGCCCGACGGGACTCAGAACCCGTACCTGAAGTACTACCAGCCCACTACAGCCGAAGACACGTACCGTACGATCAACCGCATCCTGAAGGCCCTTCCCGACTTCACTCCTACCAGGGATGGAGGACGTCCCAAGCCTTCTATTCTCTTCGTGATCGACTCTATCGCTGCCATGTTGCCTGCGGCAGTAGACGAGAACGATGAGAAAGTGCGCATGGCTGCGGGAGCTGCGGTGCACTCGCAGATGTTGCCCACCATCAAGTCTCGACTAGGACGTAAGAACGCGTCTCTGTTCGCCACAAACCAGACACGCCTGAACCCTGGGCAGATGTTTGGTAACCCCGAGTATGAGCCCGGTGGACAGGCATGGAAGTTCTACCCTGACCTGAAGTTCCGTATTAGCGGCGTGAAGCAGCCGTTCGAAGAGCGCAATCGTAGTATGCGCTTCGTGAACGTTTCCACCAAGAAGAACAAGCAGTTCCCTCCCTTCCTTGAGTGCAAGGAGACGATGACGATTGCATTCGGTCGCGGCATTGACCGCGTTCGTGATGCCAAGGGGTACCTGCAGCTCACAGGACAATGGCAGAAGCACGGCAGTAGGGTTTCGCTACCCTGGGCCCAGCCTCTCGACATTGACGCACCTTGGGCCAACCCCGAGAACACCTTCTACGAGAAGGATCTGATTCCTTACCTCGCAACGGACGAGTTCCGTCGGGTGTGTCGCGCTCAGTTAGAGAGTGACGTTGCCTACAAGGCGTTCTTCAAGAACAACGACTGGGAGGAGCTGTACGGCGATCCCGAGGCAGCGGAGGATGAGGAGAACCTTCTAGAGGTTCTCGCTGAAGAGCTAAAGTCCGCTGAGCCGCCTCCCGCACCTAAAAAGACCCGTAAAAAGAAACGTGTAACCGTTTCAGGTCCGGATGAGGCGCCTGGCGAAAAGACCAAAAAGACAATGGTATGATCGATACAGCAAACACTCAGTCAAGTTCACCGCACTTAGGGGTTCCCACCTTGGACAAAGTCATTGACTTTCAGCATGTCCGCATGTTGAAGCATGTGGAGTCTTTCCAGGAATCGCTGAGGGGCGTGGCTGAGTGTTTTGCTGATCTGACGCATGCATCCGTAGTCGATGAGGTCTTAGTTGAGCTAAGTCAGTCACTCGGCGATGTACCTTCTGCCATTGAAGTAGTGTTCGACTATTCGGAGCTGACCAAACGGCAAAGGCTGGGCTTCTGGACCGCGACGTGGAACGCTATTACCGTGATGGTTCAGGGAATCCCTCACTTCGTAGTAGAGTGCAAGTACGGCCAGAATGGCACGCGCATCAGTGCCCTCTACTATCGTGAGGGTGGCTCGTTACTCATGAGCGGGTGCAACAACACAAAGACCGCTGAGCAGGTAGGGTGTGCCTACCTCTCCAAGCACGTAGTCCCCTCTCTGGTAGATGTAGATGTCTGATAACGAGAACGTTTTCCGTGGCGACGGCTCCAACATTCCTGGAGCAAAGGTTCAGCCTGGGCTTTTCGACATGAACGGAAAGCCTATCAAGCTGGGCAACGATGACCCCAACGTCATCGGCCTTGACGATAAGTTCGACTTCGTGGGCAGAGGGCCCAACAGCTATCCCAACCTTCCCGACGCTGTGAAGGACGCAGAGTTCCGGTTTGTTTTCCCGTTGGGGCAGTTCATTGCCAAGGCAATTGGGATCACGCTCCTGGATGACGAAGCGTACAATCGCGTGCTGAAGGCCATCCGGTCTCGCAGCGTGTTCGTCGTTCTGAACCTCTACAAGTGCCAGGTCAGAGAGGGTGAGGCGTCATGGTTCGGTCTCACTGTTCAGTGCAAGAAGCACCCAATTGTCCTGGTGAAGTTCAGGTTGCGGCTTAGCACTGGCCAGATTGGAATCAGTCAGATTCGTTTTTGGAGTTCCGCCGCACAGCGGTATGAGATTTCGGGGGACCCCTCGGGTAACTCCTTCATCCCTCGCGAGAAGGCCAACGCCATGATCCTCAACTACCTGAACCAAGAGGGAGTCATTCCAGGGATCTAACGCCTCTCGAAGACTACTAATAATCGATGAGATTCCTACATACCGCAGACATTCACTTCGGCGCAAGCCTGTGGCTTCCAGACTCCTTGGAGAGGCATGAGGAGATGTTCGACAACATCTTTGACATTGCCTACGAGGAAAATGTGGAGGTAGTCGTTATCGCTGGAGACCTGTTCGACACGTCTGATCCACCCCGTGAGGTTCGAGAGCTGGTCCAGCGTAAAGTACTACAGTACGACGAGGCAGGATTTCACGTTCTCGTGATTCCTGGAAACCACGATCTCGTCACTAAGGGAGGGGAGACAGCCCTTGCTCAACTGGCGGAGCTTTACCAGTTTGGCAGACTGCGTAACTCAGTGATTACTGAGAAGACCATGTTTCACCAAATTGGTGATACTCTCTTCTGCCTGCTAAGTCACGGTCGCGACTCTTTCAAGGACGCGTGTCGCAAGGCCGTAGAATCCGTATCGGAGTCAAGCCTATCGCTGCCTCACCGCCACTTTGTGGTGGTTTGTCACGAGACCATTCGTGGGAGCCTTTCTGACGTGAAGCTTCCTGACGGGTCCTACTACAAGCTAAAGGATGGCGAGGAGGCTCCTGATGGGGCGCTACCCGTGACCTACTGGGCCTTGGGCGACATCCACATGCACCAGAAGGTAGGGCGTAACGCTTTCTACTCTGGGGCCCCCCTTCAACTCAAGTTCGGGGATGCTTGGCCCAAGGGCGTTCTCATCGTGGACACTGATCATCCCACGGAGCCCAAGTTTGTGCCCGTCAGCTCCGTGCAGCTGGCAAAGGTGCGACCCAATGAGACAGCCCCTCCTAACAGTCATGTCAAGCTGGTTGCAAAGTCAAAGGAAGACCTGGGTGACGTCAAGGCGAACGTCGTCAAGATTCAGGTAGACACGACGGCAGCTGACCTGACCCTGAACATGGATGATGATCTGCAGTCGCTGATCGTTGAGGGAGTTCAGCAACAAGGAGCAGATCCTGTGGACGTGGCCCTGGCTGAGAAAGAGGTGGAGTCGCTTCTGAGGTCGGTGGACCTAGATGCTTGAGGACTACCTAGAGCAGGTGTGGTTGCACATGAACGAGGGCAATCACGTCTTCCTTTTCATCGACGTAGAAGGAAAGCCGGACGACTACTTCATCAGCGTAGTCGACGACATTCAATCCTACTTCGATTCCATTGCAGAGGCTTCGTACGCCACTGAGGTGCTAATGCTCAACGGATCTTGGCTAGTGATGCGCAAGCTCCTGCCCAGGATGCCATCGGCGTCCGTTCCTGCTAACACTAAAATCATGGTACTCAAATGACATCACCCTACAAGCATCCACGCCATCCACCGCCTCAAAGCGCCGTGCTAACGTGGGAGGACCGCGTCGAGGGATACAGGCAAGAGCCAGTAGTGCGAAAGGTTCTCGACCTCCTTGAGAAGAAGTCCCTCAGTATCGACCTGTCCTGCATTAAGGAGTGCCACGGGTACCTTCCGTTCCTGCGAGAGAAGGACTCTGCTGTTCGCCAGATCAATGGACCTGACGACTTCGACAGGATCATTGACTTGGTCAACGAGTTGAACGTTCTCAAAGACCGCGTGTCCAGCATCCTACTGCGGTACCGCGACGTCAAGAGTCGATTGGAGCGTGGTAGAGACCTCGTTCGTCATCACATCACGCTCAAGCGTGAGGTCATGAGTGCTCTAAAGAACGAGAACCAGCGTGTGGCGCTCCTCGGTCAGATCATGCCCGAAATGGAAGACAGGATCTGTGAGTGTGATCGCGTCATCGGCGCCGCAGACACGGTCTACAAGTCACTAAATCAGACGTACAACCTGCTGAAGATCCAGGTTGAAGCGATGAGTCAGATGTTCTACCAGGCGGGTCTCTCCAACGTAGAAAACAAGCTCAACAAGAAGCTACAGCGATGACAGAAGAGATCGACGACAAGTGGAGCGACAAGGAGCTTGAGTTCCGCTCAATGCTTCTGTCACTCATCAAGTCTTACGAGAACCGTATTCTGGCCCTCCAGAACAAGGCAGCGGACGAGTACCACGCCCAGATCGTCCCGGGTGATGACGAGGACGACAGTCATTTCTACGGCGTTGACGAGCTGTTTGAACTAGACGCCAAGTCCCTCCGTGTCACCTTCCTCGATCAGTTAGATCACGTGATGGAGGAGGGGTCCAAGGTGCGGAAGGGGACACCTTCTTCGGTATATCGTGAGATTCTGTTCTCACTCGTTGACGACCGCTTCCAGAGAACCGTAGGGTACTACCAGGCTATGCGGAAGACGGAGGAGCAGGCGCGGAAGTACAACTCCTCCGTCGCCTCCGAGGTCTTTGCTGTAGAGGCCAAGAGTATGCAGTCTACGCTGCACAAGTTAGATGACATCTACTTCCTCCGGAACTTGGCAACTAGCCTCGGACTCCTTCCTTCTGACGTAGACCACATTGTCTCGAATCACATCAATCGTCTCTTTTCTCACAAGGTAGCGGACAGCCATCATGGAAGATCCAGCGACGCCATCGGACGAACAAAACTCACAGAGAGCGCCACGCCTGAGCAAGGTGATCTTTCTTAGCTACTCCATCGAGACTGAGGCACAGACACCGTTCTGGGTACAACAGCTCCGTGCGGTAGAGAAGCAGGCAAATACGAGCCTGCTTCTCTACGTCACAGGGACCAGACCTTCAGAGGAAGTACTAGTCGCTCTTAGGCAGAGGCCGGCATCTCAGCTTCTCCCTGCCCAGCTCGCGCAGCTAGGACTCCCCCAGTTCGTACGCCCCCTGCAGGAAAGAACCCCTGACTCGATACTATCTGAGTTCCTGCGACGTCCAGATTCCATGGAATTCCGGGTCCTATGGGACCTCTTTGTGCTCTCCCGATCCTCTGCCCTCGTGGCTGACCTGAACACTCCTAGTTGTAGGGGAGGGGTGGAGCTGGCACTGGCATCTGGGTGTATTCCTGTGATTGGCGTGAACGATAGCCTTCAATTAGATCCATATGCAGGCCTGCTGGTCGATGTTCTGGTGAGGTCGGGATCGAAGAACGGCGCTTCCGCTGTGTGGAACTGTTTGAAATCCATGGAGACTTCCCTGTGACTGCCCTGTTATCTGTGTGATGCATGGCTGATGAGCGACGATATGTGTCGGGAGACACCTGGAATAATCTCCCTGATCCTGGCGAGGAAATCCTCACAGACCCGAACAGTCTGCGGTCTCCGACAGAGGGCAGTAGCTCGTCTACGGTTGCTGATCGAACCCCAACGTCGTCGGGGCAGTCGCCTGCAGATGAGGCAGCCGCAGCCACACAGGACGCCCAGGGCGTCATTAACTCAGGAGACCCCGAGGACAGCCACGACCCCACAAATCCCAGTGGTATAGCTGAGGAGATAGACGCACAGGGGCCTCCTCCGCACTACTTCCGTGAGTTGAAGCACCAGGTCTTCTTCCACGACGCCATTGTGTACATTGAGGGGCAGGATGTGTCACCCTTCCTCAAGGGTGCTATCTCACTCAACTACGGGGAAGGCAAGAACCCTAATAAGTGCGACTTCATCCTAGACAATGCAGGGCATCGGTTCACTCTTACTCCTGAGAACATCCAGGGAGAATGGCGTCTGTCTAGTCCACAGACAGGGCCAGGTGCACAGCTAGACTACGATGAGTCTGCCAAGAAGGCACTTTACGACAGGAAGAAGGACCTCTCTCACAACCCAGTGGACCCCCAGTCCGGAGGGCGTCGCCTGCCCTTGAACCACTGGACGTCCATTTTCCACACCAATGATGTAGTTCGGGTCTTCATTCACGACCCAGCCTCAGAGGCAGACCGCTGGATTCCGGCCTTCACCGGCTTCGTAATCTCAAAGCCGACCAACGAAGACTACATCTCAAGCATGAACGAGATTCGCGTCTCATGTGCTGACATTCGTCACCACATGGGGAAGATGCGTGTCAACGCGAACACCATGCTTACGGTCCTCCCGGGTACACAGGCTACCAGTGCTGCAGACCCAACAGGCCGTACGATTCTGGGTAACACCCGGCGAGTGTTCAGGCCGCAGTCCAACAGGCAGTTCGACACTTCCTACTTCACGGATCTCATCCGTGGGTCCAGCCTGGACAATCCGTGGTCGGCCTTGTCCCTTCCCGACCTTGTGGCGGCCCTCACCTTCCTGCCCTCCTCAGGTAACCTTGTCCGGTCAGCTTCGGAGAGGTTACAGCGCAGGTACGACGCCGAGACAGACGAGATCCGCCAGGAGATCGTAGCGCTAGCGCGTGAGATCAAACCGCTACAAGATAAGATCGACAACGGGGAAACTCTCTCCGACTCTGAGCTTGAGGAGTACTACGAACTTCGAGCCCGCCTGGAGGAGAACGGTTACACCAACATCCCGGCGCTACTAGAGCAAGCAAACGTGGCCCCTAGCGCAGCCGCGGAGAACGATGCTGAAGCGGGGAACGCCGCAGATCCCGCTCAGACCCGCCCTCAGACCTTAGATGGGGCGGAGGAGTCGGACAACGAAGAGGCCACGTCAGAGTCTACCAACAGGCAGATCGGCGTGAACCGTGGCTCCGGCAGGATTGGGCGGTTGCGCCCTGGTGTTTTCCCGTTGGGACGTGACTTCCAGGAGGACGTCTCTCGCGGATTCTCTCGTCGGTCGTATTGGCGAGACACCTACTTCCCTCGCCTCACCCGCCCCAACGCTACCAGCGCACAGGACCTTACTCGCGTCGCCGCTCACATGCAGGGGTGGTACGCGCTCTGCCTCTTTGGGTCTCCCGTCAGGTTCGGTCTAGCTGCTCAGGATAGAACGCGGTACGTAGCTGACGACGCGCCACTTGACCACAGTCGACAGAACCGTCGGTACTGGACGGAAGCCGAGTGTCATCAGGCCGGGATTGGGTCAAGGCGTGAAGGCGCGTGGCATCCCGAAGCTCAGGCTGTTCACTTCCTTTCTCCCGCGGAAGGTGTTCCCTCCACGGAGTCTATTTGGGAGTTGCAGACCATTGCAGGGCAGCCCGTCTCCAGGAACAACAACTGGAAGACGCGACTGGATATGCTGGCAGAGGCAGCCAGTAACGTAGAGTACCGGTTCTGGGTTTCCGGGTCGGGCGATCTCATCTTCGAGTTTGCCCAGTATGACTTCAACCCCGAGCACTATGGAACGTTCAAGAACGTCCTGGAACTCAACCACCACTTGATCTCCGAAACCTTCGACCCGGAGTCAGGGACCATCTACACGGGAGCTATCGCGAACGGATCCATCACAGGTCTGGCTGACGTCCCTGATGGGAACATTCGTGATTTCGTCCCCAACTCCATCGCAACGTGGTCCCCTAGCTTGGCATCTCGGCACGGAATCAACTTCGATGTCATGAACCTGCCGCAGATTCGGGACCAGAATCGACTGGAGCAGCTCGCCGTTCTCCGCTTTCAGAAGAATCTTGCGACCGCTGACAAGTATTCACTTGAGCTTGCTTACCGCCCCTGGCTGACTCTGAATAGGCCAGTCTTCAATCAGTACAGAGAGAGGATTGCGCTCATTGACTCGATGTCGGTTAGCATTCCAGTTACGGCAGGTGCTATCGCCGGCAACAACAACCCCTCCACCAGTCTGGAGCTGAATTACACTCGTTCCTACGATGAGGTAGGCGTCCCCCGTTACATCACGGGTGGCCCAGGTGTTCCAGTGTATTTTGGCGTTCGTACTGGCGGGGCTACGCAGGCCGCTGCTGCCCTGAACCGCAGGGTACGTGATATCCGAACTGCAGTCACCGAGCTACTGGAGCAGGGAGACGTAACGGAGGAGCGAATGCAGCTCCTGCGTCAACGGTACCGCGCAATCCTCCCACAGTCGCAGGCCGTATACAACGTGATTGAGGCCACACTGGCTGCCGAGGGAGACCTTGACCGGCCAGAGGGCGAGGAAAACTCTACAGTAGACCAGGTGCGCGAAGTAGATCGCCAGCTTGAAGAGGTGACGTCTAACATTGGTGCGTTCACAAGTGATGAGCGCCGACGAATCTTAGAGAATATCCGGACTCAGACCGAGGAGATTGAACAGAACACGCGTACCTCCAACCTTCACGGAGCCCCTGACCACGATCAAACCCCTGCCGGGCGGCGGCCTGCTGTAGGTACTTCTGGGGTACGTACAACGATGGATCCGGGGGAGGATGTCGATCCACCTTCGGCACCTCCAGCGTCGACTCCCGCTACATGTGAAATCTCTGACCCTGAGATGTTTGGGTGTCCCCTAGGAAGGGCTACCCGCACGATTCCGCAGTGGGGTCTTACACCTTCTTCGCTGCGTCGTAGGTACAACTCAGGTCAGCAGATCGATGGTGACCTGCAAGCAAACTATGGTGTTCTATACTACGAGGGTACGTTCCCTCGCGTCGCTTCTAATGGGTTTGGAGGCAGGCGTGAGTGGAAGGAGAATGCACGAGTTCCTCGTGGGTCCATCAGGTGGCACCAGGGTATCGATGTCAACATGGACCTGGATGAGCTATGTTACGCCGTCGCTGACGGAATAGTTGTGGGCATCACTGATGGGTCCTTGGGCACGTCGGTGTATGTGGTCCATCGCGACGGTTTCGTGACTGTCTACCGTCACATGCAGTCGGTTGAAGTATCGCTCGGTGATGAGGTCAAGCGCCATGCTCCCCTGGCAAGGTGTGGGTACTCGACAGAGAACAGTGCGGGGAGGTCAGCGCGCGAGGCTTCGAACGTTCACATTCACTTTGAGTGCGGCGTTCTTCCCGGGTCGGACGCTTGGAATCGGTGGGTAGGAGATGGAAACCGTTTCTTGCTTACACGAAGTGATCGGTACTTCAGAGACGGTTCCGACCCTCGGCGTCTTGCATCTGCACGCTGCATGGTCAACTTCAGGGGACGTGGCACCGTAAGAACACTCACGGCAGACCAAGTGAGCAGGTTCAATCTATCGTTTCTGTCTAGGGGTGGCTCCTTTCGCATACCAGATGTGATGCTAAGCTACAATCCCATCCCCGTCGACGGAGATCCCTTTTCCAACGCTGAGGATCTCGACTCTGCTGGGTGGCGGAGAGATACTATCACAAACCAGCGTTCCTACTTTGAGGCATACGGACTCAAGGGTGTGCCGATTGCTGCCATCCCTGCCTTCTCAGGCGTAAGACGTCGCTCTGGGGAGAGTGCACAGGACTACGACCGTAGGGTTAACGCGGCCCTCACGCGATTTGACGCAGACAACATTAATGATGACCACACAGCTAACATTGAAATGTTCCGAGGGATTCATGCCCCCGAGGAATGCCCTCCCGAGGCGTATGAAGGGTCTGCACCCAGGCAGCCAGGCGAACCTCTGCCCACGCAGGCACGGCCTACCCGGTCGAGTGAGGAGTAACGGATGAGTCGTCGTTACCAGCAGGAAATGCAGCGCCGCAGTACCGAGGCTGCTTACTCTACTCGCCCTCACGGTGCTTCCGTTACTTCCATCAACTCCGATACCGACCAGCTGGAGTACATCTCAGGTAGAGGCGGACGTCGGATGCAGGTCACGCATCCCTACCTAGGTCCCGGATCGTGGATTCGAGTGATGCCAGAGCGCTCTACTCGGTTGATCTTGGATACCCGAACTGACTCGGGTGAGTCTTTCGTTTCCGCCTATATGGCAGAAGAGGATTCGAACAGCGACAGCGACACAACCCAGTCTCCTCGTATCGCCGCCACGTATGACAACCGGCAGTTCTACTACCGTAGGTTGCGGGAGGGGGAGATCGACATCTCCAGCCCAGGTCTGGCACAAGCTCACTTTGCGGCTGGTGGAACTCTCACACTACGTGGGGGTGTGCTGGAGCAGGTGTTTGACGTAGAAAACTTGGAGACTGTCAGCGATTCACCTACCTATGCTTTCCGGGGCTTTGACCACACAGTAGGAGAGCTTTCTGATGAGATTCGCTTCGGGGTTGTCAAGCGGTACGAAGACGACGACACCGTTTCCCCTATGTTTGTACGGATCCCTACTCCAAGCAGTTCTGAGTTTGCCAAGGAGTATTCGGTTGTTCTGAATAGTCGCTCTGACCCTGGCATGCTCCTAGACAGGAGAGAAGGTCATGTTGTCGAGAGCAACGGAGATGAGGCTACCTCAATAGTAACAGGTGAGAAGCTGCGGTCTCGCGTGCGGTATGGCGTAACTCCAGAGTCCTACACGCTGTTCGAAGTAGACATCAACGGCAACTACAACATCGATCTCCCTGACGATGCAGATGAGGGATACAACCTCAACGTGCAGAACTCCGACATCAAGACCAGCGCCGGTCGCGATGCGCAACACTCTGTGGGGCGTAACCTGCTCATCGATGTTGAGACAAAAGCTGAACTAGAAGCTGGATCAGAGATTGAGCTGGAGGCTCCTAGAATCAGTCACGGTGCCAACGCCAGCGATGCTGCGGTCCTGGGAGACGCTCTTCATCAGTGGTTGGACACCAGCACTGTTCTGACCCCTATGGGACCTGCAAGCTTTAACCCGGCTGACATTGCTAGGTTCCCTGCTCTCGTTCTTTCTACCAAAAACTACGTGGAGTAGTCGTGCCTCTTCTGCAGTCTAACTTGGTTGATGACCTTGAGCGTCTTTTCGAGTCACCTCCAGAAACTGCTGCTCTGTGTGCGCAGCAGTGGGCCACTATTATGCATAACTACGCTAGTACTGTAATACCGGCCTCAACAACTGTGGCTGCCGCTGCGGCTGCAATGGTGCCCTCCCTCACCTCTATCTTCGAGACCAACGTCGAAGCTTCTCCGACTGCTGGGGCCATGGAGTTGGTGTTTCTGGCGTTTGGCATCCAAGTCGGCGCCGGAATGGCTCCAGCCTGGGTAGCCACAGCTCCTGTGGGTCAGGTAGGTTTTTTGCCCTTATTTGAGAGAGGCGCCCGTACCTCCCATCGCGAGGAGGCCATCACCTACGGTAACAGCATTCATCTGTGGATGATTACTGGTCAAGCCACTAACTCAACTTCCGGCGCCACCGTCTCTTGGAGCTAACGTGCCTCAAAACCCAGACGATCCTAGCGAGTTCCCAGAGGTAGACTCTGAGACATTAGCTCAAGCCATTAGAACTTACACCATCATTCGACAGAGAGCACTGGTCAATACTGGGGGTGCTAACTATATGGAAGTAATTCGTGGTTTGGCCGAAGCCATGACGTCGAGTATTAACCCCTCGTTGGCTCATTTTGCTACAAACGACGAGACCCTTCTTACTGCAGTTCAGGGCCAGGCAGGGTCATCAACCCCCTCTTTGATCTTTAGTCACGGCGGAACAGTGGAAGTAGGTCAATGGGTGTATTTAGAGGCGCAGGATTTCATTGATCTTGCGGACTCTTCTGCTGCTGCGCTTGGCCCCTCGGTAGGGGTTGTAACGGAGTTGATCTCCTCCGCCACCGCCCGTGTTCAGGCTATCGGGGCTTTCACTTACAGTCAGTCCTCCAGTCTTCCCTTTTTACCTTTAGTTCCTGATACCACCTACTTTATTGATTCCTCCGGTGCCATTACAAACAGCCCGAGCCCTACAGCAGGAGGGTATGTGCAGGAGGTTGGGTATGCTAAGACAACCCATGAGTTAGTTCTGAGTATTCAGGAGCCCATTCTTGTCTAATGCCATTTACCAAACCTACTATTCGCTGCAGGTCTAACGCCGAGATCGACTCAGCCCTTTTTGACTTCCAAGAGAAGCTGGGGGACATTCTGGTTGAGACACGTGCGGAGATCGCCGCCCTCTCAGCAACTGCGGAGGCAGTTGAATCTGATTTCAGCGCTGCACTAAAGTTGTCGATGGATCGTGTACTGGCTATCGTCAATACGTCCACTGACGACATTCTGAGTGCCTCGGGGGTTGTTGCAGGAGCAGACGATACAGCGTTAGAGACATCGCTCATGTCTGCCTACGGGCTGAACGTTGTGAACGGACGAATCATCCCTCCTGGGGACACAGACCTAGGCCCTGTGGCTCGCCTTGCAAACCTAGCGGGTGGGATTGAGAGCTTGATGGACGCAGTCCCTACCCTGGGAGAGTTACCCTTGATCGAGGGGCCATCAAGGGATTACGTTCCCTTCGATTTGTTTGCACCCTTCTTCGTCATGGTGCCCACCTACTTGAAGGTGTCTCTGACGGAGGCAACCAGCTGTAGTCCCGAAGTTCGGGTGGAAGAGCGGATCACTCTTGGGTTTGACCGGTCCATTGAGAGTGCCGCAGCTTCTGTTGGCATCTCTGAGGACGACGTCGAGATCTACGTCTTCTGGCTTGGGGAGCCCACCGTCAGCACCAGCAACCGTGCTAAGGCCGTTCGCCTCGGTTTGACCAACGCGGAGTTTGCTGCCTCGTTGGCCGGTCGTTCCACTGGCCGAATGACTGTAGAGGTCATTCGTGACCCCCGTGACATCATCAGGGCTCTTACCGTTCTTGGTGATGACGCTGATGACTTCCTTGCACGCGAGCCTGGTAAGGTGACTCTAACATCGGGTACAACCGCCATCGTCGACTCGATCCACGACTCCCTCACCCCTGCAGTGGGCGCAAAGACATCAGCCGGGGTCAAGTCTTACTCATCGCCTGCTTTGGCCCTGTTTTCTACGATGGATATCAGCCGCACTTTCCAGTACGGCATCAAAGCCGAGCTTCTGAGTGGTAGAGCTGCCTCAGAGACAGGGGAGGTTGAGGAGTTCATTGAGGGGGCGGCTGCTTCGATCATGTCTGCTCTGCAGGTAGTAGATCAGCTCGTCAAGGAGATACAACAGGCCATTGCACCTGTACTGACGAACCTGACCAACGTTCAGTCTGTTCTAAACCTGGTGTTTGAGAACGTAGACTCCGGGGTGATGGACTGCCTCTTTGGTAGCGGGTTTTCCCCTCTGTCTTCACTAGGTACAGTTTCAGGATCAGTCCCTGGCATCGGTGGCATCGGTGGCCCGGGAAGCCCCGGAACACCCGGCGTGTCTACTGCCGACCTTGTTGACGGAATCATTTCTGTAGTGGAGGCCCAGTCCAATACTGTGACTGGCTACATTCAGCGGGTTAGGGGCCTTGTATCCAACGTGGGGGCCGCATCCTGTATGGGCTCTTTCCTCAGCAGTGCAGCATCAGGGCAGTACCCCGACGTACCAGGCCTAGGTCAAGAGTGCCAGGGGGCCATCCTGGAGGATGAGGGATTTGACATGCCACTAGAGCTTTCAGTGTCCCTGGAGTCCTTCCAGAATATCCTGGAGGTAGTGACTGCTGTTGTTGAGGCTGTTGGTGAGACCCTTCGTCGCCTACGTATGGCGATCAAGTCGACCGCTAGGTCGCTGCGTACGCAGCTCCTGCAGCGCCGCTCCTCAACCTCACTGGCGTTCTCAACTGGATCCTCTGCCTCTGAGGGCTGTGCTCCCTCTCAGGTCACACAGCTGGCCCGTCTCCTTCAGCTGCGCGCTGTCGCTGGGTTTATTCCATCATGAGACGTCTTACACTAGAGGAGGCTGAGCTGGTTTCATCAGCTGCTCGTGGTGATGGCAATAGGCCGTCGCTCTACCGGGTTACGTCCGGGTTTGACGAGGAGATCAGTGCTGATTTCGAGACCTTCCTTATCCTCAACTCCATTGATGAGCGGACCCAGGTAAGCCAGTTTTTCCAGACAGTTCTGGAGAACGACCCCAACTCAAACGACAACCGTGACCGCCTTCTGGCGGAATACGTCTCCGCGCGGAAAGCGAACGAAGAAGCAAAGCTGACGAGGATGGAGTCCTTCTCCGAAATCTATGACGAGACCAAGTCCACACTGCAGAACATGTCAGACGGGTTCGAGGACATCACTGAGGTTGATCTCCTGAACGAGGCAACAAATACGGCTCTTGGCGGTATTGTGGAGCAGCGTGACAGGTTCAGTTACGACCTTTCCGTGTTGACTGTACTTGAGCAGGCCGTTCCTGAGGGTGGTATTTCGACCCTCCGCCGCGAGCTTGAATCTTGGGGCGACCTACTTGTGGAGTACGATTGATGTCTAAGACGATCAAAAAGGCAGATGGCGACATCGTACTAAAGGACTCGGACGGTCGAGCTTACTGGGTGGAGGGTATTGAGAAGCTTTCTCAAGACTCAGCGGACGCCCTTATGACAGAGTACGACTCTCGTCGTGGGTTTGGTTCTCTGCTGACTGACAACCTGTTTACCAACTCACCTGAGTTTGGTGGCTTTGGCATGATCACTCGGGGCCGGATCAAGTCCATGGTCCGGGATGCTGTTGAGCGCCTGCGAGACCTCCAAACTAAACGACCTGACCAGTTGTCTGGCTTTGAGGCTATTTCCGACATAGGGGCTATCCGCGTCTTTCAGGTCTCAAAAACTGGCTATGTATTCTTTGTAGACATTCATCCGTTCGCAGGGCCTGATAAGCTGACGACATCGTTCACGATTAGCCTGCGTCACCAACTTCCCCCGGGCGCTCGGCCAAATCTACCGGGATCAATTGTTACTGACGACACGAGAACCTTCTAAATGGCACGTACGATAGACCAGATCGAATCTTCAATCGCGCAGTCCATTGAGAACCAGGACTCGTCCATCGATACGGTGAAGGGGCCGATCTACGACATCTTCGTCGCCCCTGGGTCCCGTGTCGTTCGGAGAACCGAGTTGATGTACGACGACGTTTCCCGTCGTTACTCACTCGACTACGTACTTTCCAGGGACCCGTCAGTTCTTCAGCTGTATGGGGCCAATCATGGTCTTCGGCGTTCGGCAGGAGAGGCCGCTAGTGGGCACGTAGTGTTCTACTCCTCTCGCGCCCTGTCCTCTTCCGAGGTAACCGCCATTCCTGCGGGGACAGTCGTTTCTACGTCAGATCGCACCATCTCCTACAGGACTACACGTGACGCCTTCATCCGAGGCTCGTCTCGTGCCACCTACTACAACGCCTCCCTTCGAAGGTATGAAGTCCGGGTACCCGTCATAGCTCTGGGGTCGGGGGATGCTTTTGACGTTCCGCCCAACCGAGTTCGCGTCATCAAGGACAGCATTCCTGGTATTGACGGGGTTGTTAACCGTGAGCGCATTGAGGGAGGCTCCCCCTTTGAGTCCAACTCCAGGTTCGGCACCCGTATTCGCTCTAAGTTCAACGGCACTGCTCAAGGTTCAGGTGATGGATTCAAGTCCCTGATCATGAACTTCGCGCCATCGCTCATCACAGACGTTGCCGTAATCTACTCCTCTGACACGGAGAACTTCAGGCGTAGGACCCGTCGCTCGGCCTGGGACGTGTACATCATTGGGGAGCGATCTGAGGAAGCCACTGCCACATTCATCGGTGATGGTGTTCGGCGCTCTTTCTCTTTGGCCAACGCTCCCGTACTCGCCATTAGCTCTGTCACAGTCGATGGAAACAGCGTGGGGTTTAGTCTTGTAACTGACTCTACAGACCAGACTCGCCGCTCAACTCAGGCCGACGACCGCGTGGAGCTTGACTCCATCCCTGGGTACAACTCCACGATTGAGGTCACGTATACATACAATCGTCTTGTGACTGACGTCCAAGCGTACGCCGATACCCTGTCGACCCAACTGTACCGTAACGAAATTCTCATTAGGGAGGCCATCCCTGTAGAGATTGAAGCTGAGCTTCTTGTTCAGGTGCTGTCCAGCTTTGACGCCACAGACGCTGTATCTTCAGCCTTCAACTCGACCTCTAACTACATCAACACTGGCGAGTTCAGTGGTGTCCTCTATCCCTCCATCCTCAAGACTACTTTGGCGTCAGAGGTTGCTGGGGTAAGTGCCGTTACGCTGACACGCTTTACCAAGAAGCTGACCGGCACCTTGCCGGTAGACGTAGTGGAGCTTCGACCCTTCGAGTACCCCGTTGCCGGTACTGACAGCATTAATATTGAGAGACGCCGATGAGCCTTCTAGACTTCTCAACTGTGTCCAACAACGGGCCGATCCCCAACGTGGACAACCTTCCCCACCCCGAGGACGCACCCTTACCCGAAGAGGATCGTTACAGCGGTCCTACGGGAGAGCGTTACGTACGGAAGAAGAAGGATGTAGACGACCTCGACAAGGGTACCGGCACAGTCTCCGACTCTGATTTCAAGAGTGTCGAAAACTACATCCCTCCACGTGGAGTTCCCCGATGAGCATGAACCTCGAAATCCTTGCAAACCTTGTCTGGGAACTGCGTTTTCTCTCTATGGTCAGCCAGACCGCCCACTGGCGAGTATTTGGCCCCTCTGCCCCTGGAGACCATGGTCTCTACAAGGTGGTTTACGAGAAGCTGGATGAGCTACTGGACCCGCTGGCAGAGGTATTGACCGCACACTTGGAGTTCAACGATCGCGTAGTCTGCCCCTTGGCTCAGGCCACCTACGTCAGGGAACGCATGGATAGTATCATGCCCCACCTGGAGGGAACGCTCCAGAATCCTGACGCACTCGCCGTCTTGGTTTTCGAGGAAGTCAAGAGTCTGGTACACCACTTCCGTGAGATTGCGGCTGAGATTGGCGGGTCCACTGGGCTGACTTTTGGGTTGGAGGACCGTCTGGCGTCCACTGCGAGTGAGCTGGAGAGCCTCATGTACTTTCTAGAGCGACGTGCGCAGCTTCTAACCCACTGAAATGATTCGCATTTACCCAGCTGAGTCATCGACTGATGGCCTTTACTCCGAGCTTCTCGCTGGTGTCCCTTCAGGCACACAGTGGCATAGGTCTACGTTCACTCTACCTCTTATCGAGGGTACCACCTCGTTCATCCTTGAGGGAGATGTGGGTGACAATGTCACCATCTTCATCGACAGTAAGGAAGTCCTTCGAACTGTATTGCTCAGCCAGCGGCAGCAAATTCAGCTTCAGCTGACGGCGGGGACGAATGAAATCTTCGCCCGAACAACTGACTCTGAGTTCTTCATCAAGGTGGTGGCCACCAACTATGCCACTTTCCTAAAGGCTTTCGCCGACGAGTACTTCTTCAACGTTCATTCGAAGTTTGAAGACGCCGAAAGGCAGCTCAATAGCGAGTTGTCTTTGCGAGCTGTGGAACACCAGATTGGTTTCCAGGAGATGTTGCCGCCCACACGGGCTATGCGCATCCTGGCCGGGAAGCTAGCTGTCCGGGCGCTCATCAACGAGACCGCCACCACTCGTGGTGTAGACGACATCGTCACTGCAGCATCCAACACCACCCCAGTGGTGCGCCCGACGCAGGTAGACCTTGAGTTCTTTGATCCTGCAGTTCTCCCTGTGTATTCGGCGGCCCACGACGAGGGCGGCTTTGAGTTCCACGTTTGGCACCCAAACCTGTGCGTAGGAACATGGGCCGCCTTCATCAAGCTGATGGACAACCTCCCACGATCTATTGCAGAACTAGTCTCTGTTTCCGATGAGCGGGTCGTAGTTAACTTCATGGGGACTGTCGAGAGTCACAGTTTTGACTTCGACACAAGAGAGTGCTCCCTTCTGGCACTTATCACTCAGGATTGTCTCCCTATAGTCGTCAGTGTTACAACGCTGGTTGAATCAGAGGTTGCGTTCTGTGCGTGGTCGTACCCGTTCGACACAACTGTTGAGCTGGCATTGGGCAGGACTCGTCTGGATTCTATCCTGCCATACTCCGAAAGCTTCTCGACTGTATCGATTGACACGACAGGGGCAGTCACTGGTGTGTTGGGGGCTCCATACGTCACACTGGCCAACCCCGTTGAGTCGGTAGTTTCAGTATCTATCAATGATCCGGCGGGAACTTCGTTTCCTCCCCATTACGTCGTTCCTGGGACCAGTGTGCTGGTGTTGGACGTGGCTCCACCCTCTCACCCAGTGGTTGTCCAGTACCGAGGGCTCATTGCCTTTGACGCTGGGATTCCCTTGGATTCGTGTGAGGAGGCAGACCCGCTCTGTGACGGTTGGTTCGGAACCCACCTGGTGGACCGGTTCGACTCTGGGTCCTGCCTGGACACTACACACCCGGATGCTCGACTGTTCGAGGACCTAGATTGCTGTTTTGGGCGGCCTGCCTCTGTTGGTTTGGGTGCGTCTCTCGCCACTATCGAGGTCGAGGTCCCCATTTCAGCTTCCGCCACTCTGCTGGCTCCATAATCCATGACTCTGAGGCTGCTGCCTCACCGAGTATTAATCTTCTCTACCAAGCATTATCTGGGTGAGTGAATCATGCCCACAATTGAAGCCGTAGCTCTGGTCACGAATCAGGGAAAAGCCCGAATTGGGGAAATGCTTGCCTCTGGCAAGTCTTTCGTCGTGGACTCGTTCGTCATTGGCGCCAATGGCCATGACCCTGTGGATCCAACCTTGGCCCTGTCTCCTGATCCTGGTAGGACGGGATGTTACTGTGGTCCCGAAGGATCACCTATCGAGAGTATCACCACAACGGGTGGATGCTCCCTGGTAGACGCAGTTGATACTGTCGGGTTCGCTAGCTTTTCTTGTCCGGTCTACACATGTGCTGTCGAAGCGGGCGAGGCTACAGGGGCAGTGAGTTCTCTTTGCCTCCTTGGCACTGTGGTGTACTCGCCTGTCGCGGGAGACCCGGAGATTGGGACTCAGTTCCTCTTTGCCATTGCAAACTTTCCGCTGAAGTATAAGGCTGCCGGTGATCGGTTTGTCTACGAAGTTTTCGTCCAACTCTGATTAGGTGCGACTATGGCCCTTAGGCCCCTCCTAGCTTTCCGAAACCCTGACAGCACGCTGGACCTGAACGCAACTCAGGCCCGGATTGTGGATAGGGCCATCTTTGATGGGGGTGCTCTGACCCTGTCATCTACCAGTCTGCAGGTCACCGTAGATCCTTTCATTGCCTCTGGGTATGATGGGATGGTTGCAATTTCGGATGATAGCGAGACTCGGACGGTCCTTGCCTCCAGCACAGTGGGTGTCCCGCGAGTCAGCTACTTGGTACTGCACCTTGAATACCGGGTCGGTACCTCCCCGATTGCAAACCTGCAGATTGTCCCAGAAACAACGTGGACAACTTCAGTTCACAACGACTTCTTCATCACATTTGCGCGGTTTGAGCTGCCCTACGGCACGTCGGCCCTGACTGACGCGGGTGTGGTCGTTGACTACTCTGTGGGGGACTGGGGCGAAAAGCTGGGTCTCGCTGGATGGAAGAAGCCAGTTGCAGACTTCGCTTCGCTCCCCACTGAGCAGAATCGTGATGGCGATGTCCGTCTTACCTTGGACACCCATCAGGTGTTTGTGTGGGAAGCCACTACCAGCTCATGGGTTCTTTCTGGCGGTGCTGTTGCCATCGGCAACGCACAGGCCGCGTCGGATGCTTTAGAGGCTCAGAAGACAAGAGCATTCAACGGGTCCGGTATTGTTGGTTCAATCGATAATGACTACTCTGTAACCACAGGTAGTGGTGGGTTTTCCCATTATGGGGCTGAAGGGTTACCAGTACAGACACAGCCCTCTGTTGCAAATCAAATTGATTTGCAACCACTTCACGCAGTGATAAATGGCCACTTTGTCAAGACTCCATACACAGAACTAAGTCTGACAGCCCCTGCCGCCGGCAGGTACGACCTCGTGTACCTGGAAGTTTGGCGAGAGGAGGTTGCCGACCCCGCCACCACAACGTGGGACAACGACCCCACTGTGGGTGGCACAAGTACCCTCAGTACGATTCAAGCAGCACTTGAAACCCTCGCAGAGAGACACACCAGTCCCAACTACGGTTTCTCTAAGATTGAGCAGATTGACTCTACCACCACTGTGGTTACGCGCTGGCAGATTTCGTCCGTTGCTGGCGTTGCCAGCGGTGCTTTGCACGAGACCTCACTCGCAGCCTCAAGTGTTACAAACATAGACGGAAACGTCTTTGCCGTAGCTACGGACCAGACGGACCAGAGAATCTGGTCCGCTGCCGCAACTACTTCAGCCTACGATGACGTATCTTGGGCCATTCCGCTGCTAATCGTCAGGCGAACTACGGCCGAAACTGGCCCATCTGCTTACATCCAGGAAACGCGTCCTGACGATGACGATGCCAGGTACGTGTTTGATGTTGCGCCGCGTGCGGAGCTGGGCGGAGGGGCTGCTGCCACAAGTACCGTTGCTCAAACAAACAGTACAGACCTTGCAAACGCGGACCTTTATCCCTCAGGCTGGCTGCGCGGCAGGCGAACTCCCTTCAGTTATGGAGCCGGGACTCTAACAGTTCATGACTCGGTAATTCGAGTTCTTGGGCGCGACTTAAGTTTGGATGGTTCAAGTGTAGCTGTTGACCTACCCAGTCCCCCCGCAGCTTCGGGTCGACGAGATCTTGTAGCACTAGAAGTCTTCCCCACCGCCCACCCCCCAGGAAACGTAGCTTTTACTGGTCCATCTGAGTTGCGGCGGTACCCAAGACAAGGTCTCCGATCCGTACCTTGGATCGGAGTGTTCAGGACGTACGAGCTTACGTCCGAGCTGGACGAGGACGACAGCATGACTGCTGCAGGCTACACTAAGTCAGGAACTGATCCTGGCCTGTGGTCACGTCCTGCCTTGGCCCACGAAGACCAAAACGCAGACTCTGAGATTTGGGCTATACCTGTTGCATTAGTCCATCGACGAAATACTGCTGCTTACAATCCGTCTACCAACCCGAATGGTGCAGATAGATCAGCTTATCCAGGGCTACCAAATCAGTCCGCCAGTCTACCCTTTCCGCAGGAAGTCCTAGATCTACGGCACTCCATTCTTGAAGACGCATCTGATGTAGATGCAGTCCTACACGAGTCTTTTCAAAAGCTTGTTCGTGGGGAGCTAGACACAAAGTTTGTTGTCAACCCTTACGACCCGTCAGCTCTTGTGGCGGGTACCAAGTTGCTTCATGTAGACCGTATTGCGTCCAGTACTCTGACTGGGCATTTTGCGCCTGCTGCCGCACCAGACGGTATGCGCAGAATCTGGTCAGAGTCGGATGAGGCAGATCTACTGTGCTGGAGTTTCTCAAACCCCACAGTAAATCGTTCTGATCTGTCTGGTTCCTTTGCTTGGACTTACTCAGGTGGAAGTGCTGGGGTTCTCACTGTTACCGCCCCCGCTGGTTATCACCTGTCTCTGACAGATGAAAACATCGCACTTAACTTTGCTACAACCAACTTCACTTTTTCCCCTAATGCGTTTGGGCCAGGTGGCCTCCCAGTTCTAGCTCGTGAGGATTTTGACCTCAATCTACGTGCCTGCTCAATTACTGAGACCAGCACCGTTTCAAACGGTGCTGGTCACGTAACACAGATTGTCATGGATGTGACCCTGCCTGGCGCTGTGTCGGCTAACATGGATGTCTACTGTAACTTCTGGGCAGTCAAGCCAAACCGTGATAGGGACTTAGCCTATCTCAATAATCATTCTTTGTTTGCTGTGCCGGAGACAGTACATCGTGCCGAAGTCAACGGACGCAGGGTACATGTGGGGGCACTCACTGCCCACGTAACAGTGACCCTGGCGGGTGCCCCTCCTGTTGCCGAGATCACTCAGGCAGACATACTGGCGGCTTTACCTGAGCTGGCCTCCTCTTCCACCGCCATTCGCATGTACGGTATCGCTTCGTACCATATTCACGACGGAGAATACACCGACACCGTGTCTGGCTTGCCTGCCTTGCGGTACGCCAGGCTAACAGATGTTACGGGAGTATCCCCTGGACTAGAGCGCATTGAGGTGGAGTTTACCGCCGGTACAGGCGCTGTTACCGTTGATCTTGAAGTAATGGTTTCTGGTGACCTCGTTGATTCTTGGGTCGAAGTTTACCCCGCCTCGAAGCAGGTTAGAGGCCCGTATGCCTGGGGCTACGCCGACGTACCTCACAGGGCCGGCGCCTCCTCCATCACAGTGGAGCGTCCAACGATTTTTCCTCATGTACCACAGACCTACCAAGGGTGGGAAGTCGTATCCTTCTCTGAGGTAGGGCTTTCACCTTTGGGAATTCGGTCTCCAAATGCGGCAGCCGCTACGCCTGCGAACAATAGGTTAAATGCAGACGCCCAGTTTTTGGTGCACGAGGCTGGCTCGTACACCTACTGGACCGATGGGGCCGACCTAGTTACTGTCGGGATGGACGGATCGCAGTTGTTGAGTTACGGTGTGGCGTTCAATAACGCCGCCACGTCGGAGCATACAATTGGTCCGCGCTCTACGTTCTATTCAGTACGTAGAGACTACACTGCCACCTTGGAACCCCAAATCAGAGTAGTTAGCCCTGTTGCACGCCCCCTTCTTAGTGCTGATGTGTTGCGTGTATGGTACACGTACTCGCCCTACCAAGGCATATCGTCCGCGTTGGAGAACTATCTCCTGGGACGCGTAGAGACAATCGGGGACCAAGTTATTACAACCGCTGGTGTGAACGCCCCCTTCCTTCACCCTAGTGTTCCTGGGAACAATGTCTCTTTCCCTGGTACTTTCGCGGAACCCAGCACCCGTGGTCAGGATATTGGTAGTATCAACGCAAGTGGTCTAGACAGCGGGGCGATTAGGTACCTCTCATCTTCAGGTTTCGTTCGTGAGGATCTAGGAGATCCCAGATACCGTACGGGAGAATCACCCCCCGTAGCTATATCTGAGAGGCTCCCTTACCCTGCAGATCCAAAGCCCTCGTCTGTCACCTTGCAATATGTGGCAGAAGGACTTCTGGATTATCGAACAATCCGTCCCGCACCCGCAGATCGCGTTGATACCCATGTTCGTAGCATTGACCTTGGCTCGGGCCTTACCAGCTCAGGGACTACATGGGCGTATCAAACCCCCTCTGCGACCGAGTCTTACTTCCAGGCCACACTCAGTGCAGCAAGCTTGGTCTTTCCCCTTGTCGGGTCTGCTTCTTTTGATCAGCTTGTTTCTGTGTACGCTGATGTGTATTCCGATGCCTCCTCAACACCACTTTCAGTTTGGTTAGAACGTCGGCTTCCAGGGTCTAGTACTTGGACTTCTGTCCTGCAGGGAATTTTCACAGTGGAAAACCTTGCGACTGTGGAAGGTAATACCAAAGCAGTGTGGCAGGATGCAAATCCTACCTTTGCCCTCACAGATGTGTACGACTACCGTCTGCGCCTCGAAACGACATTTGCAGGAGATGTTCGACTGTATGGGCTTAGGTTTGGTTTTACTGCAGTAGACAGTCAGTTCGATGATGCAACTTATTACTACTCAACCCACGTGACAGACTTGTCGGGTGGGGAGAATGAGGGTAACACGTTACACCGGGGAGCGGTGTTCGAAATTCCTGCCAGTTGGACCACAGAGTTTACTGACTTGGAGGGGAAATACCTTTCTCCTGGTCGTTCCTCCTATCCCCTATCACCGGCCCGTGGTTCCACTCTACGTGTTGAAACTGCAACCTCCGACCTATACGGGGAGAACTTCTTAGCCTACCTCCCTGGGTCTGACTCTACTATCAGGGAACTGGCATTCAACGTGGTGCCTCCCTTCGGTAGCCTTTCAAAGCTTGAGCTTCCGCGTACCTACACAGTTAACCGAAGGACTGTTAGGTCATACGGCACTACACAGGGCCCCGCCTCCGGAGTGCTAACCGCACTTCCATACGTGATGCGAACACCTGGTTCTTCTGTCTACATGGGCGTTTCTGTGGGTGTAAACACATTGAGTAGTATTTCTGTAGTTGCCGTAGGATCAGCTCTGGACGCCTTCCACCTTGTTGGACGTCCTCTTCTCAAGAGAGACTAATTAATGCCCACCAAGATCATCAAGCGCTTACAGGAAGATGGGCGAACTGCCCACTTTCTATTAAGGGAACTCCTCGTATACAGCCTCGATTGGACTGGGGTATACGCGAACCCACTTGCTGTGTTTGAGTCCCCTAGTGCCACTGGTACAGACGGAGAAGTTAGTTCTGACAGCCCTAACAGATTCCTAAGTCCGTCTGGCGTATTCAACGCAGGCCACATTGGGTTGTGGCTCACTGTCTACGACAGCAACTTCAATAACAACGGCGTTTACCGGATCGTGGGACTAGCTTCCAGCTCTGAGCTAGTCTTAGAGGGCGGAGTGTATGGCTCATCTTTCATGGATGACACTTCTATTTCGTGGCGGATTGTAGATCCTTCTCTGTCCGTGGGGGCCGTGGAGTACGTAGTGCAGGGCCGAGCTGGATCTGCTACGCCGCTATGGCAGGCAAGCCTTGCCGTGGCAGGTGGAGTTACTGACACTATTGACATTCAAGTAAGCCCTAACGCTGGGTGGAGTGGCTCTTGGACTGTCCCCACACTTCCTGTAAGGTCAGTGACCTCTGACACCACTCCTGTGTGGTACATTTTGGTGGATGACACGCATGTTCGTATCTGGTCCCAGGACAATGCGGGGACTGGCGTTTTTGAGTTGGCTTACTTTGGTGCTGGTGAGAGTAGGCGCCCCGCCGACGACGATAGATTTGTGTGCTCCCTTGCAGGGTCTCCTACCCTGGGCGCCCTTGGCGCCCTTTCATCAATTGATTGCTTGGACGATAGCTTGGCCACTCAGGTCACCTATTCTGCCATCACTTATGGTGACGTCACCCAACAGAACATGTTCACGTCACTTCCTGCTAGTGACTTCGACCTTAGGTGGGACCATGCCAAGGTGGCAATCGGCACGGAACAGGTTGGGTATGAGGAGGATAACCGAGGTTATCTGAGGGGTATCCGGTACATATCTGACCAGATTCCGTACCGATCATTTGTGGACAATGGCCGCCAAATCCTCAGTCTTGGCAACGGTTTAGGGATTGAGTGGGATGGTAGCCTATCAAGGTAACCCATGCCAATTCTCACAGACCCGTCAGCGCTTCGCCGCGCGCGTATGCAGCGCAGAGCCGAACAAGAAGACAGCGTCATGGAACTCGATGTTTCAGACGCCGATCTTGTAATTGAGCCTGATGATCTGAAGGCCCTCAAGAACCTTGGATTCAGTGCCGAAGACCTTGGCCAGCTAGCGATTGACGAGGTTCCTGAAATCCTAGATAGGGGACTTACCAAGAAGCAGTGGGAGGAGGCCTCCCAGCAGCGGGCTGATGCCATCGATGCCATGTACGAGCAGTGGGCTGATATCATTGCCGACATGGAGAAGATC